CATACGTTTCATCGTCGTTGTTGGGACTCTGGACATCTTTCTTGAAGTCCTTTTGCTGGTTAGCTGGGATGACATCATCACACTTATGTGATTCTTTGAATTCATCATCTTCATCCTCGTCCTCGCCTTCTTCGTCATCGAAATTGGCGTAAGCACCAGGACCATGAATCTCACCCAATAGACCACGCACCTTGCGGTCGTTGCGCATTGCATCAGAACGGACAATGATACCATCTGGAGTGTCATCACCACCAGCAATACTCCACTCGTAGTCACGATCGACCAAGTAACCCAAGTCAGCCAATTCAGCTTCGTAGTCGGCCATTTCTTCCGAGTCGAGCATGACTTCTGCATCAATCTGGAACCAGCCATCATCACGAATCATTGGCTTGTTGGGGGATTCAGAAACCATACCTTCTTCTTCATCCGTGAATACGGCATCGCCATCTTCAGCCATCAGATCACCATCAGCCCAATCTTCCGCAACGGCCTTACCATAACGGCTCATACCCTTCAGCTTGCCCTGAAGTTCATCACGCTTGCGCATGACTTGACCATACATGGGGCTGAATGCATTCATCTTGGACAGTTCAGACTGGGTTTGCGCCAGTTGGCTCTTCAGATCATGAACATCACCACCCTCTTCGGACTCAGTGTCATCTGAATCAGAATCCAGGTCGTATTCGTTGATTTGACTTTCCATTGTGCTGCCGCCAGTTTCCTTCACGTGTTGATCAATGAGGCGCCAGCCATCAGCTTCTGAACCGACCAGACCAAGCATCTTGTTGGCCTGCAGATCCCAAACGCGATACACCGTGGAATACATGTTTGCATTGTTCAATTCATGTTGAGGGACACGACGAACTTCATAACCATCTTTAGAATACTTGGCGATAAGATCGCTAACGTCATCTTCCTCATAGTCGTCATCATTGTCGGGGAACATGTTTTCCACAACTGGGCGACCATAACGCGATGCACCCTTCAGCTTGGCTTCTGCGTTTTGCTTCTGAGTCAGAACTTGTTGGTAGGCTGGATCGAATGGGCTCATGGAACGCAATTTGATTTCCGCAGCCATCAATTGGCTCTTCAGATCATGAATGGAAGGTTCTTCGGTGCTTGTATCGAATTCCTTCAACTTGTTCTCCAGAACTTCACCCTTCTCGTCACCCATGTCAAAGACGCCGTAAGTGCGATCTTCGCCGTCGATTTCAGCGGAAACCAGAGTCTTGCCATCTTCGTGGCGGCCCTTGAACTTCAGCTTACCTGCAACTTCTGGATGAGCAGCCTTGACTTGGTTCTTCCACAGGTCAAGTGACTGATCTTCGTCAGTTCGTTCGCGCTTTTCCTTCTTTTCGTCACGCTTCTTCTTGGCGTCCTTCTTCTTGCCCTTGGGATCCGAACCGTCGTCATCACCGTCGTCGTGCTTGAAGGTCTTGCCCTCGTACAGGCGGCTAATATCGAAGTCACTGAAGTATTCAACGTTGAAACCACGGAAACGACCATCCGTATCACCGTGCTGTTCAGCTTCACCTTCTGACTTGAAGGGGCCAAACACTGGACGGTCACCACGGTCTACGATGTAGTAACCTGGTTCAGAGATACGACCTGATACTTCGACGGGTTCACCAACCAGACCAGCGCTTTCTTCAACTGGCTTGCGCTTGGCATCGCGTTCTTGGCGACGAGTCTTGTCTTCCTTCTTCTTGCGACCAACGTCAGCGCCATCCTTCTGGTCCTTGAAAGTTTTACCTTCCAGGAAGTTTTCTGGATCAAAGCCAGCCATCCATTCATTGAATTGCTTAATGACTGGGTTGTCGTTGCATTCGAGGGCTTCTTGTTCAGCAGTGCCTTCAACAGTCAGGTCGATCTGGCTACCAACGCCTTCATCATCCGTGACTTCATCTTCGGCGACTTCTGTGAATTCTTCAGCACTTGCTTCGTCAATGATCTCTTCGTCGAGGGTTTCTTGGGCTTCTGGCAGCTTTACCAAGCGTGCGAGGCTCAGGACAGCTTCTTGTTCAATTCCTTCGCCCAGAATGCCCGTCCATGCTGCCACGGCTTCTTGCAGATTTTCGCTGTCTTCCATCAGGGCTGCGGCTTCGGTCAGACGACCAGTTTCGCGACCATAGCTCTTGGCTTCGTAAACACGACCAAACGAGCGCTTGATTGACTTCATACCTTCCAGGATCGATTCCTGAACTGAGGCAAAAGTTTCGGGTTGAGCAATGGCGTCAGTCTTGCCATGTTGTTGGACACGAGCCAGATTGCGGAAATCTTGTGCCATGCGGATGATCTGTTGGCCAACTTCGTCCGCAAATGTGCCACCTTGGTTGACGTGCTGAGTCATAGCACGGCCACCGGAAAGCATGTTCACAGGGAACAGGAAGCGCTCACCCAGGGCGTTTTCAACAAAGATTGCCTGGATGTTGCGGCCACGGCTACCGATCATATTCTCATTGACCTTCGCACTGTGGCGAACGATCATACGGGCACTTTCGAGCTTCAGGTAAGAGCTCTTGCTGGTGCCGTACAAACCTTCCATTAGATTCATGTTTACATTCTCCTGTTCATTAACGGACGCCCTAGTGGCGAAATCTTGTGGTTTTATCTCTTTATCAAACTTCTTAACGTGAAAAAGCAGATTGGACTTGATGGCAATGTTTCTAAGCATTTCAATGAAGCCATTTGCTTGGTCCAAATTGACGGAATTGCTCAAATACAATTTCAAGGAACTGTTGTCGCCATCTTCGTGAATACTCAACAGAATGTTTTCGCCCAGCATGTAAAAACGACGAGCGTCAGCTGGTTCGTAAACGCGATTACCCTGTTCGTCATATAGAACGAGATCTCGCCCGTATGCGCGCAGAATTTGAAAAATCTCTGTGCAGAAATCACTAAAGTCAATCATATCGTCTCGAATAATAAAGTGTTCAGTTATTTATGTGACTACCCAATAATGACGGGCATTGGATCACCAAAGTCATCATCCAAGTTAATTGTTTCCTTGAGATCCTCTGATTCTTCAGCATCCAGCCAATTGATAACTGTTTCCAGCATACGAACGCAAAGCATGGCGGCCATAACCAGGTCATCATGTTCACCACTCTTTGCCGCATAACTGCTACCACTGCTCACAAAGGTCTTCAGTTGTTTCAACAATTGCTGGCTGTTAACTTTCATGCGATCACTTTCAACCAGGCTCTTGAACTTGGAACAGGCAACCAGTTTGTTGCTGTTGTTGGTAGTCAGACCCTTACGGAAGCGGCGACTAGCACCAGGGCGTCGCTTTTCACTAATGAACGTACCGGGGAAAGCGTGTTCGCCCGTATCCTCAATGATTTGTAGGATAGCTTCACCCAGAGTATTGTTTTCAACAGTCCAATAGATGACTGGATCACCCTCCTGGTCTGAATTATCTCTGAGTTCGCTATCAATCAAATTCAGAATGTATAGCAGGTGGCGTACTTGATCTCTGGGCGGAGTCTTGTTGTGTTGCCATTCAGCAATTTGGATCATTCCAGGCAACTCAAATACTTGGATTGCAGATGAGTCACCACCTGTACCCAGGCTAGGATCTAAGCCCACCAGATATGTTTTGTTTGCTTCTGGTTCTTTAAACCAACGGATGGTCCCAGTAAAGAATTCAGGGTTCGCACCACGCATACGAGCCAATGCCATGGGTTCGATCAATGTTTCATCGTCAGTAACGAATTCACATTCAAATTCCTGCGCAAAACGAGCAGGACCCAAGGATGCGCGGAACGGAGCAGCCCAAGCTTCATCACGTTCTGGGTGCTCATCCCACTTCACCTTGATAGGGAAGAAGTCGTTACGACCAGTGCCGTCGGGACGTGTATTACCATAGTCGTCTACGTTATCATTGGCGCCCTTCCAGATCTGTGCGAATTGATCTTCGTCACTCTTTGGTGTGCTGGTAATAATGCATCCACCACCAGTAGACAGAACTGGTTGAATGGAAGTCCAAAACTCAGATGCCATGTTGGGTCGCACAAATGCGAACTCGTCCAGGTACAAGAGGGTGATGGACAGACCACGACCAGCATCGCTTGTAGTTGCGCGAGCGGTGATACTGGAACCATTGTCAAAGGTGATGGTACCCTTGTTGTACTCGGTCACGCCGGCACGGATATAATTAGGACATTCTTCGTATGAATAACGAATACGGTCCATAATTTCCATAGCTTGGGAGAACTTGTTAGCCGCAATCAGAATCTGCGTGTCAGCGTTGAACATGGCTTTCCACAACAGAAACGCGGCGGCCGTTGTAGTCTTACCCATCTGTCGAGCAGTTAGGCCCACAACAAAACGGTTTTTCCAGAAGCCTTCAACCATTCGCCTCTGGAATGGGTACAAGACTAGTGGCACGCTACCCTTGATAGGGTGTTGCACCTTGATAAAGCGTTCAATGAAATAGATTGGATTTACCGTACTCAGTTCAAGTTCATCCAACTTGGTGGCGTTATACGTGTCTTTCGTATGGCCTTTCTTAATAAGATCGTTTGCACTCATATATTTTCTATGAAGAAATGGGGTATAGATTCACATCTATACCCCATGATTTATGCGAAAGGGAATTAGCCCTTTAGTTGCGCCAATACTCGGTTAACGGCTTCAAGAGCAGGTTCCAGTTCATTTTGAACCATGTTCTGCTTGTACCAGTCATGAACGTTATTGGAAGGAACGGCAGTAGCGTTCTCAACAACATGCTTGAGTTGGGCTTGAATGGCTTCCAGTTGCGTGACGATTTGATCCACTTCTGGACCTTCATCGATCTCGCTTTCGTCACCCACGATGCCGTTTTCCATCACATGTTGGTAATGGCTCAAAACTTGTTGAATGGCTTCGTCATCGTCACCGGCGGCTTGCAATTCAGCGATAGCTTGCATGGCATCTTCGCCAGTAAGATTCACGGCCGTACCAGCATCGCCGTCGTAAATGTTCACGTTGCCCAGGCTGTCAACCACGTAGCTGAAACGGCTACCATATGGAATATCCTGAAACTCATCCAGTTGTGAAGTTTGCTGGGTGGCTGAGGAGTTGACTTGGGGTTCGTCCTTACCCATCAGACGATCACCCAACTGGGTGATCATACCAGCAATCTTGCCTTGGGCGGCGGCACCGTTTAGAGTTTCACCAGTCACGTTCTTCAGAATCATGACAGCTTTGTCAGCGTCCAGGTCCACATCACCCATAGCAATGTCTGAATCCTGAATGCCAATACCATTCAGCAGATGGTTCAGCTTGCTGAGCATAATGGGAGTGATCGCCACGTCTTCTTGGATCGAAGGATCTTTCATGGGGTTGTCACCCATGCCGTTTACTTGATTGTGGTCAGCGGCATCACCACGACTAGCGGGTGTGTCAAATGTGACATCATATGGGTTTTCGCTTTCTTGTACCTGGCCGTAGTTCAACAGGCGAGCGATAATCTTAGGATCGATATTCATCTTTAGTCCTTGCGAATAGAATTAGGTTTGGCAGTCAACGTCTTTGTGGCGCCCTTCGAATCCACGTAGGTCTTTTTCATAACCTTTCCTTCATCATCGAAATTGCCGGTCGGGGTAGGGACCTTAGCATCAGTTTCTTTGGGAAGAATTGTTGGATTCTTGATGTCGCGATTAAAGTCGCTGTCGACTTCTGGTTTGGGCATATCCAACCACTTGAACAATGGAGCGGGAGCGTCAACCTTCATAGCTTCAACACGTTCCTGGGATTGCTTTTCCAGATAATCCAATAGACGTGAGTTGTAGCTGTTGCCGTAATAATTGGAGCCATCAGCAGTTTGTTCAGCCTCGGGGTATTGCGAGTCAGTACCCAGAAGAGCGGCTGGTGACAGGTCTTTCTTCTCAGCTTGTTTCTTGATATCAGCTGATTGGTCACCTGCGATAACTTGTTGTTCCACGGGATCATTCTCACCGCGAACCACCAAATAGTCACCTGGAAGACCCAGTACACCAACCAGTTCACGCTGAATCACGTAAGAGCTAATGGGTAGCCCCAACGTCACATCCATTATGTAAACCTCGGCATTGGGTACGGATTCAAAATCCAGGGGATTCTTTTGCATGATGGTCTTCTTGGGCTTCTTGATATCAATCAAGTTGTAGCGCTGCAAGAAGCGTTTGATTTGTTCGAAGCCGCTGGGCAGGTCGGCCACGCTTTTGATGCGATAGCTGAACTTCTTTTCGCTCTCCGCAATGTATTGTCTAAGATTCATGTTGCTCTCCAGAGCTGAATTATGTCTTTATTTATTGTTGCCCTTCAGCATCTTGATGAGCGCATTGCGATCTTCAATGATTGTTACTTCACCATCAATTACTTCGCCCTCACCACCTCTTGCGCCTTTCTCAGCCAATTCTTGCTTTCGTTCGTCAAGTTGCAGCTTCAATCGTTTCAATTGAGCATCGCGTTTTGAGTTCTTGGAGTCAAGGGCAATCTTGAACATGTTTGCGGCATTTTCAAAGATTCGGCCGGCAGAACGAGTGTCCACGTTGTAACCCAGATCCATGAGATCCTTCGCATGTTGCAGGGTTTCCGTATAAATGGTGTCCATTGCGCCTTCATGATCTTTGATCGCTTGAATATCTGCGAGATTCGTGGGCACATTACCACTTGAGAGGTTCGCATCCATTTGTTCAACCAAGTCGATTGACTCCTGTTGCTCAACCATATCATCGGTTACTTCATCTTCGTCAGTCGCGCCTTCTTGAAACGAGGACTTCAACAAGTCCTCGAGTACTGGAAGTTCAAGTGATTCTTGAATAGCTTTACTCATTTCTTACTTCCCGGTTGTCTAAAAAGCTGTTCCTCAGTCATAACGCGAAAGGTCATGCCATTTTTATGACACCACGCAATTGCTGCGGCCCATTTCGCTTGGTTGACTGCTAATACCAATTTATCCTTCTTGGATTTGGCCTTTTCTACCACAGCTTCTTTCAGGGGTTTGATTTCAATAATTTCTGCCCGCTTGTTGCCATTCTTATCAACAAAAACGATCAGAAAGTCAGGAATATAGAACGTCCACTTACCAGTCAGTGGATGTTGATATGGGATACTTATAGATTCACTCGCCCATTGTGTGACGTTTGGATGCAAGTCCAGGACACGCATCATGCTGAGTTCCCAGGATGAACGGTAAGTTATAGGAAACTTACCGATGTATTTCTGGGTGTTCGTGGGTGCGAATTCACCTTGACTGTACTTTGTCATAGCAATGGTGGTTGAGTGGGTGGTGTTGTCCTGAATCCAATTTGACTTGAACTGGGACGACTGTTATTCATTACAGTCAGAAGTGGAGTTCCGTTAATCTGGCTTTCTGCATATGCGGCAGTGAGACCAGCCTGTGTCTGTGCGTTGGGACCAAGAGCTTTCTGGGCTTGGCCGGCAGCAACATCAAACTTCGCTGCATTGATACCACTTTGGCTAGTTTGCAGGATGGTTGCACCATTACGACCCAGTGTTGAAAAGTCAGTATTGGCAATTTGAGCCAATGAACCGGTGATAGGCGACAAGATTTGATCCACACCTCCACCGAAGTCGAATACACCAAAGGAACTCAGAACACCCAAGCCCTTAGTGACATTTGCAGGAATAACTTCAGCACCAGCCAGTGATTCGCTTCCAATCAGACGACCAACACTTCTTACCAGGTTGTTGACACCGTTGGCTTGAGTACTGAGATTCTGAAAGATATTACGTTGATATGAACCTGGTGGTTCGTATACGTTACCATCCAGTTGATTACCATAGAGACCAACCAACTCTTCGTTCGTGACGATGGGAGCAGGAATCAATCCATTATGGTAGATGACGGTTTCATATTCCATACTCATACGAATACCGTTTGATCCACTATTTTCATATTCCATCGAATCAGGATCGAACGATGTAATTTTGGGGTGAATCAAATCAAACTGTGTGTACAGTCCACCAAAGAACTGATAGCATTCGACTTTTTCAAAGAAGAATCCAGCTTCAGTATCCGACGAGCTGATACCACCAGGCAAAGTTACACCAAAGCCTCGGTTACCCGAGTTGTAAAATTGCTCATAGGTGGCATCGTATTTCCAATCAGTATCAGTTTGGCGGCGGAAATCACCGAAGTGATAAGCGGCGTATTCATTCCACATGTACGAAACAACTGAGTCAACGGTATCGTAGAAGTCAACGTTTACCCCACCAAACTTTACGCCGGTGTGGACCAATCGCTTCTTGTTATACTGATTGAACTCTTGCGTTTGTGGTTGAATGCGAGGACGATCAAACGATCGAACCGCAAATGACAGACCATCTTTCCACTTGGCATTACCTTCACCCGCTCCTCGAATAAATCGAACAACGAATAGGAATTTGGGACGTGGTGGTCCAACTGAAGCGCCCCCACCGGGGACGCCCAGAAACGCGTCTTGATCCAACCCAAATATGCGGACCGCCTGTGAGGGCGATCGCTGCATAAGAGGGTTGCCAAACTGATCCTGATATACAGCCATATCTTAACCCAACATGACGCCAGTGGCGAGTTGTGGCAGAAGAGGCATGAGGCCGCCGCTTTGAGTAGCGATGTCGTAACGAACCGTCATCGAAACAGTAACCATGTCACTGCTGCTGTAATCAAAGTTGCTATAGTTGACGTTGGTCAGGAAGCAACCTTCCAGGAACCATTGTTCAATAACGGCATCGTTACCACCATCCAGAGTTTCCAAATACATCTGGAACTTGTAGTTGCTGGCAGCGAGTGGGCTGGTTTGTTCAAAGTGGTTCTGTTGCTTCTGGACTTGGTGACCGACTAGCTTGCTCAATGTGTTAGTCACATCATCACGAGCTTCAATGTCTACCGTGTTCCATTGTGGCTTACCACCATAGTAACCGACCGAGTTGTACGAGTGAACTGCTTGTTCACTCTGTTGGAAAGTTGGACGAGTTGCCGACATGACGTTTTGTGTCAACTCGATACCACCAGCGATGGGACCAAAGTTAACAACACGAACGCGGAACTTCCACTTTACCTTGGGCTGAAGCATACCACCACGGCCTGCACCGCCGCCAAGTGGAACGCCAAACCTTGATAGGGTTGTCATAGAGAAATCTCCTTACAAAGGATGAATATATTCATCTGTATTTATTGCTAAATATCAAATGAATAAGTGACAACATTTACAAGGTTGAAAGTGGCACATTCTCAAGAAACTAAAGACAAGATTCGGAATGCTCTACGGGGCAAAAAGAAGACGTCTGAGCACGTTGAGGCCATCAGACGTTCAAAGACTGGTGAGGCCAATCCAAACTGGGGACAGCCTCGTTCAATCGAAACTAGGGCGAAGATTCGGGAAGGAAATGTGGGTAAGAAGCACCGACCCATGACCGAATCGGAGAAAGCTCATCAGAGTGAGCGTATGTTGAGATTATGGGAAAAGCGTAGGAATGGTGAATGAGCGAGTGACTGAAATCACTCGCTCATTCTTTGTTTATCAATCACCCGTCTGGTTCCTTGACGCGGAGACAAGTCATTGCTGTTGGGACCAACTAACTGATAAACGTGCCCTTCAATCTATCCCCGTAAACTCGGGATCAATATTCACCCCCTCCTGCGACAGAGGGCTTGCCATAGTGTGGGTCGCACCCACCTCCCAGTCACCAGTGAATATCTTATGGGTTCTGGAGATTGCTCTCCTTCGACTGAATACCTTGCGGTCAACAATTAGATTAGTTGCCTTTTGCTTTCGTGTCAAGCTTTTTCTTGTAGTACAAATCAACAACTCGCATTCTGATCGCACGTTTGGCACGATATGATCTGGGGGTCTCCCAGGTTGAGATATTGTCCGGCACCAAACTGTAAATGGTGCATCGGGGTGAACCTTTGGAAGATTTTCGGCTTCGTGCTGGAGCAGTAACCTTCGAACCACGCAGCTTGCCCTTCAGGATGCTAAACCGTCGGATTCGACGAGTCAAATCACCCACAACAGTCACACCCATGCGATTGAACAACCAACTGAGTTGGGTTATGGCTGCATTCTTATTGGGGGCGTTGAGTAGAAATACGTTCTGAGTGAGCGTAGCATCCTCAATAACAATTTTGAAATTTCTTCGTTTTTCAGTCATAAAAATGGGCACCACAAAGGATGCCCATTTTACTTTCAAGCTAGAAGTTTTACAACTCCAGAGAATCACCGCTGTTACGGATACGAATTGGCAAGTAGATGAATTCAACAGCCTTGATTGGCTGAATCATGATATCTGCCCACAATTCGTTGCGATCACGACGTTCTGGTGTATTGTTCGACTCATCACAAACTACCAAGAAGTCTTCCAGAGCGCGCTGACCGACGAGACCCATGAGGAATCGTTCAATCGTAACGCGGAAGCTGTCACGTGTTTGCGAATCGTTTTGTTCGAACAAGAAAGGCTTAGCCAGATTGTCCAGGTTGTAACGCATGTAGTTGGTCAAACGAGCAACGTTCACGCGATCCAAGGCACTGTCAACTGGGTTCAGTGTCTTCTGACCATAAACAACCAGACCACGGTTTGGAATGTAAGCGATAGGGTTGATCTTGTTGGTGTACAGAACATCGCGTTGTCCTTGATTCAGGATAACGGGAGCGTATTCACCTTCCTCGTCCAAATAACCTACCGAGCTTGCATTGGTAACCAGACCACGAGTAAAGCCCGCTGGAGCAAACCATGGATACGACACTTGGTCGTTATAAGCCATAGTACGCAGAGCGATCGTGGAAGGTGGAACCATGATTTCGTTACCGTCATAGTTCGTTGTCAAACCCCATGGGTAGTAGATACCAATGTATGGATTGCTCGAAGTCAGACCAGCGTCACCATTGCTGGCGGCGTTGTTGGCATTTGTAGCCCAACGTTGAATTTCTGTACCACTTGGAGCCAAACGAGCAGGGGTGTCGCCAACGATGAAGCTGACTTCCTTCTTGTCCGTGTTCAGAATTACCATCTCGTCGATCAGTTCTGGGTAACCAGGAACGGCCATCAAGTTGAAGTAAATCAATTCCGAACGGATGTCTTCGTTTGCTGCAACAGTTGCGCTCAGGGCCTTAACGACCATGATACGTTGAGCCTTACGACCCATGTATGGCGAACCATCAACTGCATTGCCGCTTGTGGTAACCCAACGACCAGCCTTTTCCAGTGCTGGGAACTTGATAGGCACGGCTTGGCCGCCATCAATATAGAATCCACCACCCACTTCATACTCTTCGAAGGTGAAGTCTGTGTTGTCGTCAAAACCACCCAGTGCAAACCACTCAGGCTTCCATTCCTTTACGTTGTACGTACCGAAACGTGTGTTGAACAACAGGCAACCACCAGTGTATGTGCGAGGATCAACGCAATCAGGATCAACGAAGTTACTCAGGACCATGTCCTTCATTTCTTCAGAGTTGCGAACGTAGTCGTTCGAAGCACCCATGTAAGATGGACCGCTGTTTTCACGAGCGTCAGCAAACACGATACCGAACGGCGTAGTTTGATCCGTATTGTCGATTTGAGTCCAGCGGCGGCTTGCTGCGTTGTAACGATACAGAGCTGGATAATTTTCCAGATCGCTCGTGTCCAACCACAAGTCGTTGTCGACCAATGGAGTTTCATCGCTTTGAGCCAAAGGAGCTACGCTCATTAGAGCAACACCGTTGGGGTCAGTAGCGGGATACATCTTGCGGTAACCAACCCACTGATCGCCGTCATTGACCATAATGTCAGCACGGAAATCAACGTTGTACCACATCGTACCATCTTCGGGATCAGTCGTAGGAGCTTGTTCGTCTTGTTCGTACGACAGTTGTTCCCAAACAGAACCGTTCCAACGCTTGATCAGTTGGCCGGCCAGAGCTTGCTGGCTAGTGCCTTCTGGGTTGTACTGAATATACAGAGTACCAACTTGTGGGTTCGAACCCAACGCAACCGATGCGGCGGCGTCATCAGCGTAGAATGGAGCATCTACGGTAACGAATTGGCCTTGTGTTGCATTGTAGAACTTTACGACATACTTGGCACCACCGTTCAGAGAAGTGGTCTTGATCCATACGTCACCAGCAACAGAGCTCTGTGGAACACGGTTGTGAGGGGCATATGTGAGCTTAGTACCATTGAAAGTACCAGCAGCCAGACCCAGATCAGTCAGGGGAGTACCAGTCACGTTAGCTAGTGTGATCGATGGCAGAACGAAGTTGAACTTCAGGAAGCCACTCGAATCAACGCTTGCGATCACGTAAGGAATTGGATTCTGAGGATCAGTCAAGTCGCTCAGTACCGATGAAGCTTGAATAGCGTCATTGATGTCGTTTACAATTTGACCCAAGTTCGTGCTGTTCAGAACGATTGTCACGTTGTTCAGGTTAAAACTGTTACCAACAACCACAGTGCCAGCAGCTTGTGAACCACGCACGAAGGAACGAGACATCGTCCAAGCACGTGAGCCAACGTTAAGCCACAGGGAACCGTTAGAAGTTGGGACCTTTTCAAAAACGCGGTTGGTTGCTTCGGCAGTAACAATGGCGAAGTCACCGTTCTCACCCAGAGAACCCAGGGGCTTACCGGTATTTTGATCGACTTCGTCAGGGTTAGAAACCACCAGAACGCTTTGCTTCAGGAACGGATCCAACGAGATCGCGCCCGAACTTTGAAAAACTCCGAATTGTGTTTCGCTCAGATCAAACCAGTATGTACCATTCAGGGGTTCACCACGTGGAGCCGAAACGCTTGGATCCAATTGGCCCAAGTCAATGTCAGCACGCATCACGTATGCACGGTTGCTGATACCCAGGTACTGATAAGCGGCGTGGAGGCCGTATTCGTTCAGTTCGTGACCATGTACAGGCGTACCTTGAACGGTCACAAAATTAGGGTTACCAAACGTTTGAATCAGCTCACGCTGACTTGTTGCGATGAATGGTTTGTTTACTTCGCTTTGAACTGTACCAGGAGCAATGCCAGTGCCAGTAGGCGAAGGCTTGTTGCTGCGGGTGGCAATCACAATCAGAGGAACTGTGCCAGGTCCAGACGATGCGTAAAAGCTCTCATCAATGACGGTAACTTGTACGCCTGGACTCACTAGATTTGCCATATTGGGTATCCTCCAAACAATGCTATGTTGGAGTATTTATGCTGACTCTGAGAAATCAGTGCTTCTAGGGCATCTGTGGCTTTACGAAGTCCATCAAATCCCTGATGGCTTGTTTACCATTCTGGTCCAATTCCCTAGTCCCAATACCCGCCCAAATACCCCTTGGTTGCGGTGGAGACACAATCGCTTCCCAGTCCTGCTTGTCATGATCGAAAGTGAACCACGAGGCTCTGGTTTGATCGTAGACGTATACTGGTGGTCTCTGTATATCAGTTCGGTTCAGGAACATGTAAACTGCCCATGCAGTACCACCTTGAACGACACCGTCCTTAATAGTGGCAACTGCATAGACAGATTCACTCCAAGCAACCTGAAAATAGTTGCGTTGGATGAGTCGCTTGACGAATAACTGTTTGGGTGGATGCTTTTTGAGAGGAACACTAGCCAACTTAATCAAGTCAGTGGATTCGGCCAACTGTTCATCAGTTAACCGAACCACTTCATTGGTTGGCGCCCTAGTGTTGTGACCCTCAAAGCTCCAATGAATTACTTGATGTCCCAACAATCCAGCACACATCCCCCATTGAAGATCAGCACCCTCTGCTCCACCACTCAGGCAGAGGTTCGCATTTTCATCAAGACTGAACATACAGTCCCTTGTAGGCTTGTAGCATGGTAGATTGCAGTTCCCCAATGCCGTAGTTGTTCAGAATGTCACAATCAACGGTTATATGGTTCCAACCCCATTCGCTTTCGTGAACATCTGGATAGTGTGTGGCCATATACGCTCTTGTCTCTTCGTACCGATGCTTTTGGTGGTTGGCTGATTCACCAGTCTGAGACCAGAAACTGGGCACCGGTCCCTTGAATATGCGAATGAACTTACCACCCATTCGACGAATCATACCCGCTTCGTTGGGGAAGCGGCAATCAGTGATGATCACCTTGTCGCTATTGCTGAGATCAATGCGACGTTCGATATTCGCCAGCCACATGTCATCATGGAAATGCTTACGAAGCACCTCAGTACCCACATGAGTCATCGCGAACCTGGGGGTGAAATGCGGGATATTCAGACGTTTGGCCCACCAGGTGTCTACTGTTTCACGCCATGCTCGGCTTTCGGGAGTAGTCCCCTCAAGCGCCTTCCGATCCCAGCAAAACATTGCCGCCAGAGTATCTTTCAGTGCATCCGCAAATGCAAACTTCTCAAAGCCCTGTTCGCGGATTAGGGCTTGGGCTGCGGTATCCTTACCGCTTCCCTTGAAGCCCAAGATACCAATGATTTCGATTTTTCTGCTCATGATTTTTCTTATTGTTGTTCATGATTTAGTAACGGACTTTGATAGAGTTCACGTCCAATATTGATTGGCAGAACTCAGCCCTAGCGTTTTCCAGTTCAATCAAATTGACCGAATCTTTGAAATCACCCAGCAGTTTGGCTTTGACTATCACATCATCGTCATTAACCCAAATCCAGTTCCTTGTTTTCTTGTAGCAGCGTGAGCTATGGCCCAGATTCTTCAGGTTGGTCCTGAACTCCTCATAACCCCGATAGTCAACCAGAATTGCGCATTTGTAGAAACCCACACCCTTTTCTTTCACAAGCTTGGCATATTCTGCCACGAAGGCCTTGCCGTATTTGGTCTCTTGCTTCTTGTTGAATATCCTGTTTTTTACTGATTCTTGTGCAGGGATTGTGCCGACTTCATTTTCGACAACTTCATATTCAACGACTTCAGCAAGTTCGATCCAATCCAGGATCGACTTGTGCCGCCACCTTAACTGATTTGCTAGTTCGTTTGCTGCGGACTCCTGGGATTTCCAGGAGGTTCCCGACTTAGAGAAAGTGCTTCCGTAGCCTGTCCAAAATTGGTTGGTGTCTGTTCTTTTTATTTTATACCGTTTTTCCATTTATCTCACCGAAGTCCCGTTCGAACGGGCGGTCAGATAACCAGATTTTGAAAGTTACCATTTCTGCCTCGTTCTCGAAAGCATAAAGGTAAGAGTCGAGGCCACTTTTGTCAAAATACCACCATCCCTGGACGTTGAGATTCAGCCACTTCTTGATAATGTCCAGGTGAATATCGGCCAGCTTATCGGTGCGATGACGCATGTAATGGAAGGAGCCTTTGTGCGCTCGCCATTGTTCTTTGGTAAATTGCGCCATATCAGTCTCCCAGCAGTTCTCGAATTTCGTTGTACTTGGCAATGATGCGTTCAGAATCATACTGCGTGAGCGAACCCAAGCTCATAAAGATTGGATAGCCATTTACGGAACGAGGACCAGCCTCGGACATCTTGGCCCAGAAGTGAGCCACCTTATCGGCAACCAATTCTTTTTGTTGGACTTCATCCAGAAAGATGAGGGGCATGAAGATCATGTGAAGTAGACCCTCATCACCTTTGCGGATCATCCAGCTGGTGAAGATTTCGTTGCGATAGATGGCTTTTGCGAAGTCAGCCACCTCCTTGTCGGTCATGGGTTCACGAGGCTTGCTGGGGTCGACTTCGCCGCTTTCGAATTCTTCGCGCATGATGATGGCCTGTAGTGTTTACAAGCCATCAGTGTACTACTTCATTTGGTGGAACTCAAGTGAATTATAGGGAAAGTCTCCACTCCCCAGGCATATACTCACCGTCAATGCTCATGATCCATTCACCATCGAATTTCAATTGCTTGCCAGTCTTCATGTTCACAACATACTGAATCTCCGTTGTGTCGTTTGAAGCAAATGCAACAATCCATGCACCATTGCGGTATTCAATGATATCACCAGCTCTAGCAAAAGCGGGGGCTGGTTTGGATGGCTGCGTCAACGTAACCGGAGGAATGCCCCAAGCTTCACTGCCGCCCATGTCCTTGATGATCAAATACCGGTGACCTTCCGCGGGAGCTTCAGGCAGATTACCTGGGTGGTTCTTCAACGGATCAATAATAGCCTTGATTGGTTGCAGGGTATTTGATGGAACGGTATCCAGATCAATGTGCCAAGATAGAACATTAGGAGCATTCGTATACTGGATTTCACCAACGATATCCAGGGACAAATCCTGTTCAATGTTATTTCTGAGCCTCAATTGACTTACCGCCGGTTGCATATTGCCGTATTGATCCAACAGATCTTTCCACACATATACGGAACCATCAGGCTTGAACTCGGAACCATCAGAACCCAGCAGAGTGATGCTGTCACCAGAGATTCTGATTTGAGCGTTGTCGGGAGTGACGATCTTGCGTGTGAGCAATGGTCCGTCGGCCAGTCTGCCACGTTGTGGCCCTTCGGGATAATCCCGGTCTTCGTCCACTGCACCACCATCCACAATGTTCGTAACGATTTGATGGATAAGGCGCTGTTGACGAACCTTAGCTGGTGGGGAAATCCAAACTGGCATTTCAAACACAAAGGTCATGACGTCAATTTCATCATTGGTGCCAATAGGAACAGTTCTAGAGGACCACGTCATATCAGCCAACATCATGTCAGTCATAGCCGACCAGTCAACGGGATTGTCAGAGTTCTGAATGGAAAATCCCACGTTGAATGCCATGTAGATTTGCTCAAACAGTTGATGCTTCTGATGCTCATTGCTGGTCCAGACATCAACCTGAAGGGTTACATCTAGGGGATGTGGCATCATACGTTCAACCGTATAACGGCGACCGCTTTCGCTTGTGTATTCACCCGTAGCCTCATCAATGGCACGTTCATTTACATGGACGGATGACGTCAAGCCAGGAGCTTGTGTTCGACCACGATTGATGTTGGCTTCTCGAATGAATACAGTAATCATAGGGACACTCAATAGTGAGTTCTCACTATTGTTCTTGAGAATGTGCCCTACCTGGCGGTTCTGTGTCGCCATACGGCAGGGCACTACCCTAAGCTCAGGCCCCGATCCATCTCTACCAGCCACCTCATATTGAAAGCCCGAGAATGCTCGAACGACTTGGGTTAGAAATCGGCGCACTTGTCCATCGTAGAAGTAGTCGTATCCACTCATTTTATTTCATTCCTTTTGTTGAGGTAAGCTGCTCTACGAGCTTCACTCCATGGTTTTCCCTTTGCGGCATCACTCATCTTCTGCAATGTTTCAGAGTCGTGCCGTTTTCCCTTCATTCCAGATGATTTACCAATCCGAGATTTGCGTATTTTGTCTTTGGTTTCTGTGGTTCTAATCCAAGCACCCATTTTTTCCTTTGTCTCATCGGATCTAGATTGGCCTTTTAACTTTGAAACTCGCTTTTCAATCCATTCGGGATTTTGTTGCTGGCCCTTATGAGAATTGCTTTTACCACGCATCGCCTCATGATTAGCCTCACGTTGTTCCCTGGCCCGCTCGCTTACTTTTAGGGACTCGGATATTTTCGCCAGGTGTTCAGGGCTTTTGGTTTTTCCGGAAAGAATGATGGACATTCTTTCCGCGTTTTCTTCTTTCAACCAAGAATAGGTTCTACTACCAAGACTGCCTTTGGATTTGTTTGTCATATACCAAAGGGCTGTTAGCATTGGGCCACCATACATTTTGGCGAGTAATAAATGAGCGACAAAATGTTCCCTAGCAGTCATTTTGACCAAATTCGAATCAATATCGGAACCACCCATAGATCTTGGGATAATGTGGTGAATTTCTACATAACCCGACAGACTATTTCTAGATTGGGCTTTAATTACTAGATTTTGGTAGATTTTGAAATAATTCATATGAAAGAAGGGGCATTGATGCCCCTTCTATTTATGGCGCGTCGTAGAAATAATCGAATGCCATTGCTTATCCTCAGTTCTTCAAAAACAGTTCACGTTCAGCTGTGCGACGCTTGGTCAAGCCAGGCAGTGCAACCAAGGAACCATTTACTCGTGCCTTATTCCATACCAGGAACTGTTCTGCGGCCCCCTGGTAGTCTCCAGCGTTCAACTTGCGCAACAGTGTCGAACTCTTGAAATTAGCTGCTCCCAGGTTGTATACGAAGCTTACCAGGGCATCATACTGGTTCTGGGTGAGTGGTACCGTAACCAGACTATTAACCACAGCTTCATATGTACCCAGGGAATAATCCAAGAGTTCTTCAGCCTCAGTCAATGTGACAGCATTGTCCTTCATCGTCACTTCTTTGCCATTCATCTTGTATCGGCTACCGTAACCCAGGGTTGGATAGCCAGCCGGGCAAATATATGGTGGATACTTGCCCGCCTTGTTTTGTTTTGGAAGACCCTCGTAGAACTTAATGAGGTCCTTGCCGCCTTTTCCTGTTTTCATGTGTGCTCTCCTTAAAAATCGGCACGTGGCTTCACGGCCTTGCTCAACGCTTGTTTTTCGGGTGCGGTTTCACCGTCGTCAAACGTTGTGGTGTTCTTGTTATTAATGAAGGTCTCCATCAAGCGATGGGCCATACTCCAATCTTCCTTGCGATAATCGATTTCAACTCGGCGCCATCTGGAACCTTCACGTTGAAACAACACATGTGGTTCATAATCCAGTCGCAGGTAATAATCACCCTGCTGTGGGTCCAATGGGAAACTGTTTCCGCTACCAACCAGTTCTGCACCGTTAGGTGGAACGCCATCACCAGAAAACACCCAGGGATACTCGCCCTCTTTATCCGAACCCGGGACGATGTAGAATTGCTGCGTCTCGAAGTTTCTCTTGGGGACGTAGATCTTGGCTTCGTCAATAACGGCTTGATTGATACCATGTTCACGAGCGATACTACTCATGATGTCACGAACATTACCAAAGCCAGGATCGCTAACCAGGAGACCAAATGGGTCCTCGGGAGCTTTGTCCAAAATGTCACGGTATTCCTGTGCATCGGTCAATGGCGTGCATTTGACACGCCAGATATGGGGATACCAGGTCTGCGAATAACCATCGGATGCGCGATTGGCATCCGTCACCACGTAGTATTTGTTGGCGGCTGGTTTGTTTTCGTCCAAAAATGCATCTTCGCGCTGATGAGGAAACTCCAGAACGTCGCCACTCATGAGCTTTCTTCCCAGAATCTCTATCATGCCATTCAGGTGGAATTCCACGAAAATGTCATCGTTATTCAGGAAGATGCCAAATTGACGCAGGTCAAATTCTGAATCCTGCACGTTGTAGATACCACGAAGCTCCAGTGCATCCTTGTCGTAGACTCGGTCTCGGTTTTCCAGAAACAACATATCCTGGATGGACATTTGATCGATCGTGGGATTACCGTCAGCGTCGTAGGTTCCCAGATATTTGTGAATGTAGGCGGCTGTTCCACCTATGCTGAAATACTCAGCAATTGTGCCATCAATGAAACGATAATCGTTTCCCTTGCGGCCACTATTCCAGATTGAAAGTTTGGGCATAAGTCACCTCTCATATGAATATTTAGTGAGAGGTGAGACTGGTTAAATGAACTGATTACTTGATGTTGATATCAAATCTGCGATTATCTACCTGGAGATTGCCCACAGTCAAAAGGTCTGTTTGATATCTTCGTCATGAATTCATCAAGAAGTGGTCCATGAAATCCCATTGATATTATTCGTGAACCATGGACCAATTCCCATATGTCTACCTGGAGTTCTACGACATCACACATAGTCGCTTATTGGTTGTGGTATGATCCATGAATCATGACAAGAAACCACCTTAGTGATTACCAGTTAATAACGATCTTACCATTGGTACCAGTAGCACCACTTGTCTGACCACCAGGACTACCCAAGCCATTACCACCATTAGTACCACTAGCTCCTAATCCACCTCTTACTGAACTGGAAAAGCCACCACCTCCTGCTATGGCGGTATTATTGTTGAATACTGAATTCGTACCACTAGAACCATTCAATGCATCACCACCGCCTTGTCCACCTGAACCAACCGTATATCCGTATTGAGTTCCAGGAGTCGTATAGACCGTGTATGTGATTCTGCCACCATTACCACCAGGACCACCCGTTGATCCATAGAAAAAGTAAGGACCACCTGCTCCACCACCCGCAGCATCGATCGTAGCCGTGATCTTGTAAACGTTTGTTGGGACCGTCCATGTACTGGAGCCAACTGTTGACAGAGTAGCTGATGAAGTTGGACTAATTGTCATATTAACCAGAGGACTGGATGCCTTATACGTTCCTGCTGTCAAATCGGCTGATGTTTCTGCCATAACAAGTCTTATCTGCAAGCCTGATGTTTTCACCACATCAGTCACAAGGGTTACAGTCAGGGGAGTATTCGCCACCATCGTGGGTGAGCCCTGAATGCCACCACTTCTCACCATTGAACTAGTGATCGTAGTATTACCAATCAATTTCCAGAATATCTGTTTGTTAGCCTTCAGGACTGGGCTGGGAGTTATGGTAAAAGCGATCGTGTCACCCCAAACCATAGAAGTTTTATTTGCTGTTGCGGTATACTTCTGAATGAATTTTCCACCAGTCAGTAGTATTTGGTCTGATATGTTCATGATTTCCCCATAAGATCAGATGATTAGTTCTAGGGCTGGGCGCCACCCGCCATTATTATTGATATTAGATTTGCTGCCATACGTGCAACCATCAACACCGTTGAATCCTCGCAGCAAACCTATACTGTTGTTGGTGCTACTGGTTGTTTCCTGAACGATGCTTATGCTCCCCGTACTACCGTTAAAGCCCATATCAGCATTAGTAAATGATGCCCATTTGGTACCCTGTTGACTGCTGGGAGTTACTGATGAACAAACGTTGTATAGGAGGCGATTCCATTCAGAACCAAAAGTCACTGGAGCATCAGCAGCGGTGGTTTGAGCAGCTGGATCGCTATTGTATCCGTGTATCAATCGTACTCGGTATGAATATCCAGACCTTGATACAACTGCTGATTGAATCACAGGGGTGGTGGCTGGGAATGTGCCAGTCGTTCCATCACCGTATACGGCACCAACCGCGTATAGGTTATTCCAAAAGGAGCCATATCTAATCGGTTTCTGTGGGATCAGTATGATTTTACCATCCAGAATAAACTTCATCCAGATCGTAGTGTCGTTTATAGCAGTTCCTCCACTAAGACCAATACCACTCGCCACTTGGGTTCCAGTAAAGAAGTTGGTGGCTGTTATCGTCCCGTAGTAACCGGCGAACTTCTGTGGATCATTGGGATTTTGGTATGACCCCACGAGTGTTGTGGGCCCCAATCCTGTATCGCCAGGAATTACTGGACCCGAGGCCTTCTTCCCTTGGTTGAATAGTAGCTTTTGATTAATGTTCATGACTTCCCCAATTAATCAAATATTTATTGATAAATGGTTTCACCTAGGGGTAAATATCTGGTACAAATTCAATTGGAGGTTTTCTGTGACTACCGCAAGACAGAAACTCGTTAAAGAAGTTCAGCTCCGTCTGGGTGCTGGTATCATTGACTTGGAAGCAGACCCAGAGCATTACGACCTGGCTGTAACCATGGCTATCGACCGTTATCGTCAGAGGGCCAGCAATGCAATGGAAGAAAGCTTCATTTTCCTGGATACTCAAAGAGATCAAGACGTTTACACGCTGCCACCAGAAGTTCAGTTGGTGCGTCAAGTGTATCGTCGTGGCATTGGCTCAAATGCTGGTACGGGAGCGCAGATTGACCCCTTCAACCTGGCCTACACCAACAACCTGTACATGTTGAGCAACCCCAACCAGAGCCAACAAGCTGGTGCTTCGGGATCACTCGCAACGTATGACCTCGCCATGCAGTACCAGGAGCTTGCTGGTCGTATGTTCGGCCGTGAGATTATCTTCACATGGGAAGCTTCACGTCATCGTCTTCAGTTGCATCGCAAATTCGGAACCACTGAAACTTTGTTACTGTGGGCCTACAATCAAAAGCCTGAAGAACTTATCATCACTGACGTATATTCAAGGCCATGGATTCGTGACTATTCGATTGCTCAAGCAAAGATCATCATTGGTGAAGCTCGTAGCAAGTTCAGTCAGATTGCAGGGCCACAGGGCGGTGCAACACTCAACGGGGACGCCATGAAGTCAGAGGGTCTCGCTGAGCTAGAGCGTCTAGAGCGTGAAGTTGCAACGCAGATCGATGGCAATTACGGATACAGCTTCGTCATTGGATAATGAACAATAGCTCATTGGCGACATTCTTTGAAAACACGGTGAACCGTAAAATCACCGTGCTTCATCCCAGCAAACTTCCCGTGGATGACCCCTTGGTCCCTGGAAAACACTGGGATGAAAGCGTTAGACCCTGGAAGAATTGTAACTTCCCGCAACGAGTGATCTTCTGCATAGCTCAGAAACGAGCTACTACCTCTATCATCCGTAATCGGATCATACAGGGTATACAAGATCTAAACTTGGATTCTGACAGTCTGGAGTTGTATCAGGACCCCCATAGTGGATCATTGGAACTTTATGTTCATGATGATTCCTGGATGGTTATAGCCAGGTTGATGGAACGGGAGTGGTTAGTTTCTATGATTCTGGCTACTGAATATCGCCAATCCTGTTGATTCCCGGTAATTGACGCCATAAAATGGACCTCTACGGAGGTCCATTTGCCAAAAACACATTTCAATCCAACGGAACCATGGCACGATCAAGTCATCTACGGTGACGATCGGATCGGTGGTTCGCTATCATATTGGCCCCAACCAGAATTCCGATATCGACTTCTGTTCAGTCCAGTTTTAAGAGAATTCGTGAATGGCCGCCCAAACGAATGCCATGAAGAGTATCGGGCATTCGTAGAAGAACACGGACCCAAACTTGAGAATTTTGTGGATTCTATGGTTTTGGTAAAGGATCTAGTCCTCGTCATCTATTTCAATGGTGATTATCAGGACATCGCCATGTATCTGCGTCTCCATGATCTGAATTGGATGATATCACAGCTTCGTTTCATTGAAGGTGTGGGTGAACATTCACTTGATCCCAAAATGATTTCACCATAAAATGGCGCCATCATATAAGGAGAACAAACAAATGAGCATTTATGTGGTTGACGTTGAGGCTGACGGCCCTTGTCCCGGACTATTCAGTATGGTGCAAATCGGCATTGTCAAAGTGGACGACGCACTGGATACGACTTTCGTTCGCACCCTGAAACCCGTCACTGACCAGTACGATCCAGGAGCCCTGAAAGCGATCGGATTGACCCGTGATGAAACAATGACTTATGAAGATCCGCTTCAAGTCATGAAAGACCTGTTGACCTTCATCAACGCCACAAACGAAGGTAATGCCGTTTTCGTGTCTGATAACAACGGCTTTGATTGGCAGTTCGTGAACTATTACTGCCACCGATATTTGGGCGAGAATCCATTCGGGTTCAGCTCACGTCGCATTGGGGACTTCTATGCGGGTCTCAAGAAGGATTGGCGCGCCGCATCTAAGTGGAAGCATCTGAAGATCACCAAGCACACCCATGACGCTCTGGACGACGCCAAGGGTAACGCTGAGGCGATGCTTGCTATTGCCAAGATGCATAACATCAAATTCTAAGGACAACTCGACCATGAAATATATCGCCGCATTGTTTGTCGTACTGTTGGTCGGATGTACCGACCGTAGTGCCCCCGTGGATGAACCCATGTTCATCACTGATTCCGGTAAGGTTATCAAGGCTGTCACTTCCACTATGGCCGAACGTTGCAATCCGTATGGTCAAGTGTTGTATCTGGCTGGGAATACTTGGTTGCCCAAAGTTAATGACCAGGGCGTAATCGAACGTTGTCGCCCTGCAATGAAGTGGAAGGCGCTTGAGGAAGACAAACCTGCTGCGCGTTGATTCTTTGCGCCAATCGTGTATCATTTGGCGCAATCAATAACGGAGAAAGTCATGGAACGTTTGGTGATGTGTTTCACGGTTGGTGATGGCTGCACGTATTCTTGCGGAGAAACCATTCCGTTCAAATACGAATCCTCGGAGGCGGCCCTTGTTGATTTCGAGGATCTCATCAAACGTTCGCAGTTTGAACGTGAGGTTACGTTCGCTGGCCAAACCTTTTCGCCGTCCGACTTCTTTGAAAACGGGGTCTTCTACGGTCCAAACATCTACACCATCGATGAGTGGTTTGCTGCTGAGGGAGTTGAGTAATGGCATACATCGAAGTCCAGAACGCCAAGATTCCACCCAATGACCCCAGAAATCAAGGTCGTTATCCGCACAAGGCTACCATCATCATGGTAACCACTCGTGAAAATCAACAGGGTTACTTGACGGCTATGCGACTATTTGACGACCGTCGACTTTTGTTGAACGAGTTTCTGCAGGAGCATCTGGATGGTGATTTCACTCTGTCGTTCGGTGATACTGCCATTCGTGGACAACACACTCATATTGCTACGGTGTGTTGTCGTGATGTTAACTGGATCATGATGGCCATGTTGTTGGATCAACAATGGATTGGCAATCACACGTACATGGTTGAATCGGTCAGATAACTGGCTCGTGAAGGACTCTACCATCTGCATACCAAATTTGATGCAACGGTGACTTTGATTCGGCGAAAGCCATAAAGTCACCGATCTTCAATCTTACTTCATTATCCCTGTGGCCGAAAGATTCAGAACCTATACGGTGGATTTCGGCTTTCCAGAAAGTATCATCATATGTCTCGAAGCCGTGTCGTTTGCTTCGATGAATCAAGCCATCTTCCCAACATGCTTGGTATATAAGGGGCTTGATATACGATGTGAATAGACGCCAACTCCACCACGGAGTCTTACTGTTTTCTTCATATACTGAATACAAGCTTGGAAAAGATCCAACGAATGATTTGGTGATAGGATTCAGTACCTGCGAACAGAATAGTTCAGGCGTGTATTTGAGGAATTGGGCCGAGCCCTGTACGTCATTGTCAATGAAATATTGTTGAATAGTTGACGTGGGCGCACTTATCATAAGTTCACCATCCCTTACGTCAAAGTTGGGATTCCCGGCGCATATCAATAATGCATATTGATCCTTGAACTTATCAGCATAGTGAGTTTGCGTCAACATCCTGTAATACGGGATCCTGGAGATTCTTGCTGAGTCACGTCCTTTTGCTTCCAAGAACTCTTCCAAGTATCCACTATCAGTCAAAGGAATTAATCCATGGCGTTGGCAAAACTCCATGGCATATTTTACGTCATCGCCATTTATTACATGACCATCGGGTGCTTTCCAGCTCATTATAAATGGCGTAAATGGAATCTGTGCTTCCAATAGTGCCAAGCAAACAATCTGAGAGTCAAGTCCACCACTAAAACACACCATCAAGGGCTTGCTGAATCGATTTGCCACCAGATGACAAGCATCAACCAATTCCTCTCTAAGGGTTCGAGTATTTTGTGGTGACTTGAATGTCACCTTGAAAGTAGAGTCGATATTTGGTGGAGCATTGAACCAGCCATCATCCCAGCCCCATTTGTAGAAATCATTGTGTGTTCCAGTATTCATGTCAATATTTATGGCTTGCTTTCGTTCGGCCATATGTTATACTTCGTTCATTAAAGAAGGAGGCCCTATGACCACCAAGACCCCGTATTTCTATATCCTCATGCGCACCGACTTGGCCAGTATGAACGCCGGCAAGGCCGTAGCTCAAGGCTCTCACGCCGCCCACCAATTCCAAACGGCCATGCAAGCTCATCGGACCGAACAACCCAACTCCCAGCTTTCCAAGCTGTATGATTTGTGGCTGGAACAAGGTGTGGGTAAAGAACTGGGTTTCGGCACGGCGATCACGCTTGGCGTTACCGATGGTAGCTTGATGAATGCGCAAGTTATGGCCATCCAAGATGCCGGTTTCTTTGCCAGTGTTGTTCATGATCCCACTTATCCGTTGGTGGATGGTGCAGTGGTGCATTTGTTGCCGCTTGACACTTGTGCCTGGGTCTTTGGTGACAAGGCCGAACTCGCACAATATTTGGCTGACTTCTCGCTGATGGGCCTTTGTGGCGCCGCAGTTCATGGCAAGCATCGGTGAATTGCGCTCCCTGTGGTGGGAGTTCAAACGTCGTACAATCAGCCGCAAGATAAAGGCGGCTGGTCTCACTATCGATCGATCACTTTGGTGGGATCGAAAAGGTTGGGAGCATGTGCGAAAAGTTTGGATCTTCAGCGTATCTCGTGATTTTGCCAACATTCATTATGAGCTTGACGAAGTCCACAGCGAATTAGAACGCTTATACAATGCCCACCACCAGATTTCAAATCATCTGGTCGAAATAAACCGGTTAGGCCATGATGTTCGAATCTGTATGGAGCAGAACCCCAGATTTTTCTATGTGGGTGCGGAATCAGACGAGTGGTTGATCCACTATCGTCTGATGTTTGGTGAAACTTCTATTTTTGATGACAACGTATCCCGGGTGGACACTCGTGTTTGAATTCTTTCGATCTCTCTTCGCTACCATTCGTACCATCTTTGAACCCAGATTTGTGGGAAGATTTCATGATTCCTACAAGGGTCCAAGAAGCTGGTGGATTCATGTGAACCCCAACAAGTACAAACACGTCTACCTGTTTTACGTATCCAGGTTCGTTCGGGATGAATGGTACCGAGGGTTCAATACATCTGCTCGAGACCAAGCCGTCACAATCAGAGATCTGGAGCAAGCTTTCCGAAAAGAAGTGGCGGATTTACTTGACGGGTGTGGCGCTGAATGGATGACTGTTCCCTGGACACCAATGACTGCCAGTGAAGACAATGTCATCTGGGTTGTGGCCATGTCCAATGATGACTGGCTTATGCATGCCAGACTCCACAACAGTAGACTGGGTGAAGTCATGTTTTACGATCACGATCGGATTTAAAATGCTATCAAGACGGATCTGGTGGTATCTGCGCTTGCGGTTTGGCACCAAGGTCAGGACTGATATTGGTAATTTGCCCAGAACCTGGTGGGCCAAGAAAGGAGCCCACCAATATTCGATCGTTTACGTGACTCACCATTCCGACTATCATTCGGACTTCAAACGCCTTATCAGGGACTCAGGCGTTGATTTCATGCTCCATCGGGATTTGATGGGGATGACTGAGCTGTACTTCACCAACAGTGACGATTGGGAAGCGATAGCAAAGCTCACTGATTGTCTCCATTATCAATCTTCTATGTGGGATGTTGTGTGCAAGGATACCAATCCCTTCATCAAGAAGTCCAAGGAGCCGTTGGCGGTGTGAAGGTAGCAGTTGGCGAACTATTGTTGAGAGCTATACGCACTCCTCCAAATAACCCAGCTGTTGGATATTGCAAATACATATCGTTTGCCCTTCTGTCTGCTATTGAGAATCCCGCAGTATTGATCATAGAATAGGCTGAAGTCCCCGTATTCTCACGAACCCCATTCACGAAAACATAGTAGCTGCTGCCAACTTTACTTGCGGCAAGGTGATACCACTGACTAGCTACGAGTGTAGACGTTCCACGAACTGCGAATTGGTTTGACGTCGTGCTACCACCGATCGCAAATGTCAATTGTCGGCTTTGAATCCCCATGACCCATGTGCCTTGATTCAGACCGTTTCCCTTCCCGACTAAATGGCACCAAGTGCCATTGAAGTTTGATTTCAATTGAACCCAAGCCTCAATGAACAAATTGGTGGTAACGTCGGGCAAATCATAATTCAATCGACCATTCGTAAAATCCAAATAACCATTATTGAATTTTCCGCCTGTTGAAACGATTGAATTCGTACCCTGTAGAGTCCCAGAATAATGGTTGAGTGATTGATCCACAATACTACCACCTTGAATCATCAATAGCGTATTGGGATCACCGGCGGGTGCTACCTTCTTCGTCATCAACAAACGTTTTGATATCATTACTTTCTCTTTAGGATAACCGTCATCAAATAATCGGATTGGGGAATGGCGCCGTTGGTGGCGTAAAGTCGTCAGTGTACAGAACCTGATCCATAACGATGCGAACTTCGTCAGTAGCGCAACCTGGTTGGTATGCATTACTTGATACACCAAATTTCAGTAGCGTACCTTCAGTTATGGCTATCGCTCCGATATTTTGTGAGTTTCGCAAAATACCATTTGTATAAACCCTAATTACCGATCCATCCCTAACGATGGCGACATGGAAATACGCCGTAGTTGGCAACAAAGATGATAGACCAGGTATGTTGATGGTTGCTGCTGGAACACCATTAAAACCGCGATTAACCGTAAGCTGCATACCACCGTTATATCGAGTTCCTGAAAGATTCAAACCACAGTAGTTGTTTGACGTATTCAAACCAAACTCCCAACCATACTGTTGGGCACCGTTGGCTGATCCATATGCATTCCATAGATGCCACGAATCAATAGTGAAATTATTTGTTCCGAAAGAAAAGCCTTTTGGAAAAGTGACATACTCACTAGCACCACCCCCAACCGTACCACCATGCAGCAAGTATCCTTGTCCAAATTTAGCAGACGCGGGATCATTTGTTATGACTTGTGTTCTATAATAGCCGGCATTCACCACAGTACCAGCTCCATTTGTCGCAGCATTGATCGGTGGATTCTGATCAAAGTGACAAAGAAATTTCACATTGGCATCAATGACCACCGGTGTATCGTCTATCGCAGCTTCACTTAATAGGATCTTTTTGTGCAACATCGCTTTCTCTTTTCAATTTTCGTTTTTCGGCGCGCTCAGTCGCTTCCCTGCTAGTCTTTTCTTTATGGCATGCAGTGCATAGAGTCTGTAAGTTTCCTAGTCGCCAGAAATCCATATTCCCCTGAGCCTCTATTAGTGGTTGGATATGATCCATATGCCACCGTGTAGCACCTTTACCACTACACTGCACACCACATCCCCTACAAACCCCTTTATCACGCTTTAGGACTGCTCGTCTCGTGGTAGTAGGCCAGAACAGTAACTTGTACTCCTTGACGCATGTAGGGTGCCAGCGTGACTTGCTGGGTTGTCCTTTCTTCGTCAATCCTATTTGCTTATTGCACCACTTACATGTCCCTTCTGGTACCGTATCAAACCATGGTGGCTTTGGGGGAACTCTATGATCATTGGCCACTTCTGAACACTCTACTCGTCATTGCTTGTTTTGCTTCTTCACTTGCTTTTGCCTTCAAATCGGAATTGAACTTGCTGAATATTCGATTCAACTTTAAGTCTTCCTTGTTGGCAATGGGGTCCATGATCACCAATTGTTTTCCACCTCTGGACATAAAGTTGCCTGGGTGAAGGTCCAAGTTATGACCCAACTGTTTAATCTCCATAAGGGTTTCAACAAACAGTTTCAAGTCATTTGGAAAGTCGTCTAATTTGTATTCATGACCAGTCATTCCGTTCAACTTCAATTGGAATTGGCGTAATGGCTGAAAGACCGAGTCTGGTAAATCATTGATTATTTCAATGACCCTGGTTATCTTCACACGGCCCAGATGCCCACGTTCGTCTTCGTCTTCGGCATCTTGATATTCCATTTTCAATGGAAAGGATCCACTCAACAAATCACCCAATGGTGCAAGTTCTTCCATACGAACATAGTTGACATAATCGCCACTGTCTTCGTGACGAATAAAGAATGCAGGCATTCTTTTCACATCAGTGAAAAACTTTGGTAGATATGGGTTATTGGAGTTGGCCTTGGCGTATTTCACAAAGTCAGTGAAGGCACTGTCCTGTTGCCACAGCTTATATACCGTTGAACCGATCTTCAGGGCAGCGCCCATCGAGCCTTGACCCAACACCTGAATGTTGGTCGAACCCATTGTGTTCTTGATATAGTCAAGAACCTCTTGAGCGTTCATATTGGCGAATTGCTTCACCCCCACGAGCTCGTTAATTATTTGATGGTATCGCATATTATTGCCAGTTTGTAGAAGTCTACCTGGAGTTCTCACACTATTAGGAAGTAGTGACAGCTCTCCATGAATATTTTGATCATTGGAACTCATCAAGAGATCGAACGATTTACATATTTATTCATTAAAGGAGTCTTTAGAATTGGCATGGTTCACCATAAATATCATTGTCCTAATTTACTGGAGGATATTCTTATGTTTAGTCTGATTATTGGTTTTGTTGCTGGTCTGGCAGTTGGTCACTATTCGCCTACTCTGTACACCAAGATTGTTGGTTTCTTCAAGAAGAAGGTTGATGACGTCACTACCGTCGTTTCTGAAGACAAAGATGTCAAGTAATTGATCATCTGATTGACAAAGGGGAGAACAACTGTTCTCCCCTTTCTTATTGAAGCGTAAGGATGGGACGCCAATGCAAAATGTTTCTGTTGTCATTGGGATCTGTCGAATATCCGTTTACGTTATTCGCCAAATAGCTGATACTCAATTTGGTATTAGTAGTGGTATCAAGACTCTGCATAATCCACATATATGCGGAGAAATTATTCACTCCCCAGTCCTGATATGTGGAAGTACCCCAGGGTCCATTCATTAGCCTGTTGATCAATGCATATTCAGATGTGGATGCTGGTATGGTACTAACTGGGACCGGATCAGTTCCAGTTGAAATCAAAGCGCAGGAAAACTTATAACCCTGACCATTCATTACTTGTTTTCCTTGCTGAGTCACAGGTTGGCCGGTGGGTGGATAGTTACCAGGTCCACTTGGATATACCGCACCAGCCAAATAAAGAGCCTGCCAAGTTAAACTGTAAGCCAATGGCGCCATTGGAATGTATTTGATTAAACCGTTGTGAGCGAATTTTGCCCACAAGGGTGTATCATTCCAAATAGTTCCAGTCGTTACTCCCAATGCAGTTCTTAGTTGAGATGCACTGAAGACTTCAGTGCTTGCAACTGTTCCATAATATCCAGCAGTCATATCGCCGAGAATCAATGTGTCTGGCCCTGGTCCTACTGGTGATGTTGTACCAGGATCCTGGTACATGGTCATCAATAATTTTCTATCAATCATATGACTAACCCTAAAGATGGGGTGAACGTTCACCCCATAGTATTCACTAACCCTTGATTCTTATTTGGGAGTCACATCAATGTAGATCCAGTTTTTCTCACCACTTTGTACCCCGATATTAAAATCAGGATATTTGGCTCTGGCCGCAGTAATGATTGTTCGCAATTGGTTTGACGTTTCTTGAGTCATTTGCTGCCAATCGTAATCGCCATCATCTTCTTCACCGGGCGGAACTTCCCAGTCACCCCAGTCACGCACTTCAAAGCAAACAGTCAGGGGATTGTCGTGACCCATTTCTTTTGCTGAACTACTGCGAAAAATTGTCCAACGTTTGGTCAGTCCACGTTGCATTGCCTGTCTAATCTCGGAAAGTACCGTGTCAGCTGATACCTTATTGGCTGGTGGTTTGGCTTTTGGTTCGGCCTTAGGTTCCACTTTGGGTTCTACCTTTCCAGCATCCTTTGCTGCGAACCTGTCCTTCTCTGGTTTGAATTCTGGGTTATTGGGATTCTGCGCCAGATAGAACTTACCATCAGCCGTTGAACGACCAACAACCGTATTCGTACCCTTGATGTAATACTTGTACTCAAATGCTGACGTACTGGCTTGTTTCCTTTTCACCAATGGATGCCCACCAAAGGCCATGGAAGCGTAATAAATCAAAGCCTTTTCCGAGCCATAGGGTTCTGAATAGAACCTGGCAGCGGCAGTCTTAGGGGCTTCCACGACTACCTCTTCACTCAACTCTTGTTGCGTTTTGGCGTTCAGCAGCATGATGACTGTGACACCTGGTTCCTGTTCAGTAACTACCTGATACTGGGAATTACGAGTCAGTGTGGTTGCCATGCGTTTGTACAAGGCTGAACGAGAACCGTCAGCCTCATCAGCCGTAAAGATGATGTTGGGATTGTGTTCTTTGTTTATGACATGTCGCATAATGTCAACTACGGTGCTGAGGATTGCCACCGAGTCACCATCACCAGTCAGCTTGTATTGATCATCTTCGTCCCTACCCCTGATATCAAAGGAAGGACTCCAGAACCAAATGTGTTTACCCTTCAGGAACTTTGAGGTTCTACGGAAGATCATCGTAAACGGGACGTCATTGACTGTGAATGAAAATGTTTTGCCGTTTTGTCCGTCGGTTACGGCTTTCCATTTGTTTCCGCCGTCAAACAATTCCATGAGTTCAGAATATCGCATATTTCACCAATATTAAACCTGTATTTATGGCGAATGAACGAGATGACTGCTTGACTCCTAGTTCATTTGGTACCACAATGCGATACATGGTAGACAAACACAAGGAGCAGTAAATGAGCATTTACACCCGCATCGAAGCACTGTTTGGTATCAAGCTAGAACAAGTGAGCCGTGGTGAGTTCTCCTACAAGCAAGACCAAATCACGGAAGACGAAGTCAGCAGGCTGACGAAAATCAGCGAGTATCTGGAGTGGCAGGATGACAATGATCCTCGTTGCAGTGATCCCGATCCCATCCTGTACGTGGTCGTTTACGACGGTCCGCCTGATGATCAAGATGAAGCCATGGTTGGCATCAATTTCCAGGAACGCATCATTTACGTGACCTGATTCAAAACGTAGGGATGAAGAAAAAGCCACTGATTTCTCAGTGGCTTTCTTTTGCCTTCAACCTAAGTATGTATCAAGTGGGGTCTAGCCCCACAGTTGATTACAGGAACTTCAGGTTAGCAGTGTTGATACCGACCAGACCCAGGTAGTCAGCAGCGTTACCCAGCGACGAAGCGGTGTTCGTCAGTTCCAGGTAGCCGTAACGGGTCATGAACGACACGACTGGTTCGAAGGTGTTAGGATCAACCACAACACCAGACGAAGTCAGAGGCACGTATGGGCAGTAATAAGCGGCAGCGTCGATTTCGCCTTGACCCTTGTAGCCGACGAGGACAGGAGTGTCATCGGAAGCGTATTGGTCAACATAAACGCGCATCGAGTTGTTCAGCATACCAACAAACTTGGTGTTGGTAGGGGCTTCGAACGTGCCTTCAGTTGTACGAGCAAAAGCCGAAGTCGTAGCAGATTGCAGGATGGTCAGAGCGGTTGGGGAAACAACAACCCAGTTACCAGCACCGCGACGTGTACGAGCAGCGATCAAGTTAGCTTGACGGTTGATCAGAACAGCCAGAGCAGCGTGGACGTCACCAACGAACGTTGGGGTACCGGACACAGCGGCTTGGTCAAACGAAGCTGTAGGAGCACCTGGCAGAGCACGCAGAGAGACCAGAATTTCTTGGTCGATTTCAGCGGTGATTTCTTGTGCCAGAGCAGCCATGATTTCTGCTTCGATGTCAATGCCTTGTTGGGCTTGTGCATCTTGAGCAGCTTCGAACGTCCAACGAGCGGACAGACGACGTGTCTTGGCTTCAACAACTTCCTTCAGGATTTGGATGCTCAGACGCTTGCCAGCCGTACCTTCCAGAGTGGAAGTAGGAGCAGCCTTAGGAGCGGATGCGTCACCGTTACCCGAGTAAGCACGGGCGATGGCGTATGGGCTCAGAGCTTCAGCACCAGCAGTAACGCCAGCGTGGCTGTCAGCGTAACGAACGCGCAGTGTGTGGATCTGAGCGACAGGGCCGGTCAGAGGCTGAACACCGATAATTTCGTTAGCGATGACGGTAGGCATAACACGACGGATAACGGGCAGAATAACCTTGTTCAGGGTAGCCACGTTTGCAGCGTTGGTAGCACCAGCCGTTGCATTTTCCATCAGCTTGAGTTCACGGTACGTGTTCTCAAGAACGGTTTCCATCATCTTCTTCTTGGTAGGATTGGCGCTGCCATCCTGGTTATGGGTCAGATCCTTGCCTTCGCACAGCAACTTCTTGGTCACTGCCCATTGAGATTCAAACAGTTTAGTCATTTTTATATCACTCCTGGTTTACTTGATACCGGCTAGTTTCAGAATTTCTGCGGTCATCTCTGACACGGCTTCTGAACCTTCAGCCTTGACCGATTCGGTCAGTCGGTTAATGCGCTGGTCGCCAGTAATAGCTACAGTGCTCTTCTTCTCAACAGGCGCTTCACTCAAAGTTTGGCGTGATTGTTGAACGTTCTTCTTGCTGGCCTCACTGAGGACTGCTGGAAGATATTTATTGAAAGCGTCACGAAGTCCTGCGGTTTTGACTGATTCCAGCAATTCCTGCATTACGGCGCGCTTATCACGAGCCAGTGGCGACAACAGCTCACCCATGACTTGTGTACGGCTTGCCTTCTCTTCGGCCAGCTTTGCCTTACGCGAAGCTACGTCGATTTGAAGTTTGGATTCTTGCAACAGCTTCTTAGCATTGGCGAGTTCAGCAGCTTGAGCTTCCATAACCTTCTCTAGCTTCTTCAACTCCGTACCTTCTGCAAAGTAGCTCGACATGAACTCGCTGGCAACCGCTTCGAAAATACGGCGACCAAACATGTTCTGACGATTCGCTTCCAGGTCTTCGTGCAACTGAGACAGCTCAGTCTTGAGTGACTCGGTGACTTTCTGGTCAACCAACTTTGCAGCTTCCTTGATGAAAGTACGCTGGGTTTCAGCGAGCTTTTCACGGGATTCAGCAACCAGTTGAACCTTCTTTTCAACGAGGGCACGCTTGTCTTCTTGGAATTCACGCAGTTCGGCAGCAACCTTGGACACAACAAACTTGTCCATCTTTGCGATGCGGTCAGCATATTGAGCTTGCAGGGCAGCCTTGACGTCAGCAGCTTCCTTGACGACTTCGGCCTTTTGCTGAACAAACGCGGCTTGCTGCTCACGCAGGGTTGCCAGTTCGCCTTCCAGCTTTTCAAGCACAAACTTACGCATCAGCTGCATGTTTTCAGACATGCGAGCCTTGTATGCGGTCTTGCATTCAGCCAGAGCGGCTGCGTACTTGACGCGCATTTCCGAAACGGCATTCTTGTCTTGCATGAATTCGCCGAGCTCGGAGCTCAACTTGTTCAGCACGAAAGATTCCAAAACCTGGGTGCGTTCCTTGATTTTTGCCTTGTACTGAGCTTGCAAACCAGCCTTAGCGGATTCGAAAGCAGCACGGGCTTCTTGAAGCTTTGCAACTTCAGCAGCCTTGTCGGCTTCGTGTTTCTGAACTACGTCAGTGAAAGCGTGTTCCATAGCTTCTACCAAGGAACTCTTGTCTTGCTCGTAACGTGCAGCCATTTCCGAACGGACTTGGCTTTCTGCGTCGGCCTTAGCTTCAGCAATACGAGCGTCAAAAGATTCTTGAAGAGACTTTTGGTCGTCTTCACTGAGCAATCCAGCTTCAAACAATTTCTTTACGATGTTATCCATGGACCACCCCTTATTTCAATTTATTGATCCAGTCCAACAATTCCTTCTTCAGGTGTTGTTGGGCCTTGGCGTCATGCTGTACAGCTTGAGCCAGGTCTTCGATGATTGCGCCACGTCTTGCGTTGCGAGCTTCATAAACTGCCTGCGGATAGGCGTTAGGAGCGCTCGGACGCGCAACGATGTCAACCGTCACGATCTGGAAGTCGGATACTTCACCACCATCAGTAACGTTGCCGCTACCACGGCTGGAAACACCCAGCTTCACACCGCTTTCCAGCAGTGTTCTTACGATGTTGCCCATTGGGGTGGGTAGGATCTTCAATTTCCCCATCCCGTTAGGACCATCCATCCACATCTGCGTAATCATGTGGCTAACTCGATCCAGGTTGATGTTGAGTTCTTCTGGGTGATCAGCTTCACCCAGAACACTCTCTCCGCGACCCAGAATCTCATTAACATTTTCCACAGCGCGACGGATTTCCGATACGGGATAGACGCGTTCGTTCAGGTTGCGGACGCCACCTTGAACGAAAATACCATTCATGAACAGGGGGCGGATACCGGTCGTTGCGTCAGCAGCTTCCGAGATTTCGACCTTCAGTCCAGCTTGGTCAAACGTCAGTCGTTCTGTTAGAAAATTCTTCATGATTTACTTCGCCAATTTCTTGTCAAACAAGCCCTTCAAAGCAGACGTGTCTTCCTTACCAGTATTTAGAACGGCGGATTTGTCGCCTTCCTTGGATACCTTGGATTGACCATCAGTCGACTTCTTGACAGTGTTGCGACGTGGTTTCATTGTGTCGTTCTTAGGAGCAGCTTCACGCTCGTAGCCGTTGTGTTGGCTCGACTTGATCTCAACTGGCTCGCCAGCAAGACGGTCTTCGTGCTTGTTGCTCAATGCACGGCCCTTGGTGTCAACTGGCAGCTTGCCGTCAGTCGTCATACCTTCAGCGTGCTTAACTGAAACGTCTTCGAGTTCATCGACGATCGACTCACCCAGGGATTCGAATTGCTCGTCATCCATGGCAGCTACATCATCGGGGTGGTGCGTGATGGTCATGTCACCGTTATCACTTTGCGTGATATCCAGTTCGCCTTCTTCGACTTCGTCATCACCGAGTTCTGGGACCATAACTTCGTCACCAACGACTTCTTCATCGCCCATCAGAGCGTCGAATTCAGCAGTCAGTTCAGCCAGTTGGGCTTCCAGGTCGGAAACGCGATCTTCGATAGGCTCATCACCTTCGTCTTCACCTTCCTCATCTTCTTCATCTTCGGCTTCTTCATCAGCATCGGCTTGATCGCCTTCAGCTTCATCGTCGCCTTCCACAGTGTCGTCGCCTTCAGCGCCGACAACTTCGTCATCACCTTCGTCTTCGTCAGCTTCCAACAGATCAGCTTCCGAAAACATTTCGTCGATGGCGAGAGATTGTTCCCAGTTTTCGTCCAAAATCATATCTTCGCCTTGACGCAGTGATTCATGAATCTGGCGAGAACGTTCGAGAACGAATTCGTGGAACAAAGCATCAGCCTGGTCCTTATCTTCGTTGATAAGAGCAACCAGTGCTTTTTCCAAAATTGAACGCATATTAGTCTCCCTATTTCTTATGAACAAACGCTGGCGAATGTTCATTGTTATTTACTACCTACTTTTTACTCGCCGAAAATAGCGATGAATAATCATCAGTTTCAGCAAATAACTGTCTTTATTTAACAAATGGCTGGCACGAAGATTGGCGGAGCATTTGCTCCGCCAAATTCACATTACTTACCAGCGATTGGGCTCTTGGCCGATTTGTCGTCACCCAGTTGATTCAGCAAAGCCTTGGTGTCACCACCATCCTTTACTGCATCCAACGAGTCCTTACCCTGCTTGAAAGCGTTCTGGCGAACCTTCGAACCTTCAACCGATGGGGAAGTTTCACGATCGAAACCATTGTGCTCGTCACCCTTTACTTCCACGGGGGCGGCATGGTCGACACGATCATCAGCGTTACGGTTAGGTGTTGGGCTATGACGTTCTTGCTTCACTGCCTTACCATTACCAGCTTCTTCGCCATCCTTGTTGGTGACGATGATCTTTTCCAGTTCAGAAACCAGAGACTCACCCAGAGCTGAGAATTCGTCATCGGAAACCGAATCAAATTCGTCAACGCCTGGATCCAAGTCCATATCCATATCCGTTTCTGGTGCCATTTCGCCACCAACAACGGGTTCCACTACAGGGGCGGCCATAGGAACAGCAGCACCTTCTGGTTCGTGAACAATAGTCAGGACGCCGTCGTCACCTTGAGTGGCGGTCAGTTGGCCTTCTTCAACAGGTTCACGCTTCGACTTCTTCTCGTCGCGCTTCTTTTGATCAGCCTTCTTCTTGTCCTTAGCATCGCCATCTTCGTCATCGTGCTTGAAAGTCTTGCCTTCTTCGACGGGTTCGCGCTTTTGCTGGCGGGCCTTGGATTGGTCCTTGTCCTGCTTCTTCTTTTCATCGGCGTCGTCATCGCGGTTGCGCTTGTATGACTTGCCTTCAACCATGCTACCACCGCCGTTGGCGTGCTCTTGTGCAGCATCCCAAGCATCGATTTCAACACCTGGTACTCGAGCAACCGTTACGGCATCACCGTTTTGGTTGAACTTGGTGACTTCCCACCATTGGCCGCCACGCTCGTATTCGTGGTTGTTTAGCATGTGTGGCGACAGCTTGCTTACCTCGTAACCCATATCAATAAGTTCAGCCTTATTGGGTTCCTGGAACTCGTCTTCGTCGAGTTCGTTGTCGTCTTCAACGTAATCCTCAGGATCGTCATCGTCACCATAAGGACCCTTCATTTCACCAATTTGGCTTGGCGTACTAAACATATCTTCTACGGCGATACTGTCTTCCAGACCCTCATCAAGAACAAAGTCCTCGCCCTGACGAATAGATTCGTGAATCTGGCGTGAACGCTCAAGAACGAAGTCATGGAAAAGCTTATCGGCCGTCTCCTTATCCTCGTTGATAAGAGCTACCAGAGCTTTTTCCAAAATTGAACGCATTTAATTTCTCCCTAGAACAAACAGATGTTCGCTCTATTTACTTTGTATTTAAAAATGGCACGAAGAAAACGCGGAATTCCGCGTTTTCTATTAAATAAGACCCTTTACGGTTTAGAAGTCGCCACCGTCATCGTCACCTTCGCCCTGTCCGTAGATAGTGGAAAGTGAGTCTCTTCGTTTCAAGTCCTGGAGCTTTCGGAAAGCCCTGAGTTTCTTTAGGCGATTCAAGTCCCTGAGAGTCAGACGTGGCTTTCTGGTGTCATCCAGATGTGCCATAGATACTGCGTCTTCTCTGGGGTCATACATGCCCTTAGGCATTGGTGATTCAAATTCATTCAGTCTCATCATGTCTCCGTATCGTCAGGCGTGGTGTCAACTGCATCAACCGTGGCTTCAGTGTCTGTACCACCGTCACCCTCATCACCACCAATTTCTTCCGTTGCATCACCATCATCAGCAAAGTCACCGAAGTCGTCACCACCAGAACGAACACCAACACTCGAGAGACCGTCACCACCACCAGGACCCATTTCTGTGGCACCAGTTGCGGCCTTCATCTTGCTGGGGTTTTCTTCAGCCCACAAGCGTTCGTTTTCCAACAGTTCTTCTTCAGTAAGGTTCAAGAAGCGCTTCAGCTTGAAACGCTCACTCAAACGCTTGTTGTCTGCGATCTGGCTGTAAACGCCCATTTGCGCAGAGTCCAGATCCACTTGGCGATATTTGGCGAAGTTTTGTGGCGGATTGAAGTTCAGCTCAAACAAGCTCTCGTCAATCATAATACCACTTTCTTTCAAGAACGCCTTGAATTCTCGGTCAAATACTGGGGACAGCAAGCTTTGCAGCCTCATGCAGTATTTGTTAAAGCGGAATTCTTGAATCATGGCAGCGCCCAACTTGCCGTCGTTATAAGCGGCACCTTGCTCGTTTGCACCAGGCAAGTACGATGACGGGATACGCAGAGCATCCTTGAGCTTTTTATCAAAGAAGCTCAGGTCACCAATTTCACCCGTTGCATCGCCCCCAGGAAGGGTGTCAATAGTCGAACCACGGCCTTCTGGCGTTACGGCAAAGAAATAGTCTTCCAACATACTCAAGGGATTGTAGGCAGCGTCCATGACTGAACTGCCGCCTCCAGTCCTGTTTGGAATGCGACGTTGATGGATCTCGTTCTTGATACGCTCGATATGAGCATTAGCCATAACGGGATTCATATTACCCACGTCAATCTTAAAGATTCGACGTTCTGGGGCACGTTGCACGCGATAGATGATTACCGCGTCTTCCAACAGTTCCTTTTGCTTGAATACCTTGAACACTGACTCCAGAATCGAAGAACCGAAGGGCCAGTTATTGTCCATACCCACACTCAAGCTTAGGTGAACGACGTGTTTGGCGTCGATAACCGATACTTCGTTAGTGGGTTGATTACCATGAGGCACTGACGCATCACTACCGGCCAGGTTGAAGCTGGTTCCCGCACCAGCACCTGGCGTGCTCAACGGGCCTCTGGCAATGCCAGCACTGACTCCGTTTACGCCATAGTCACTGTTGTTGGCAGGCTTAGTAGCAAGCTTTGCTTGCTTGTTGTAGTCCAGATTACGGACCACATATTCAACAGGTTCACGGCCTTTGGCCTCGTCAACCTTCACCAAGTCAACGTTGTAATGATCAATCCACAACCATTCCTTGGTTTCAGGATCACGCACGAAGAATTGATCACCGTTCTTGATAACACCACGGAAGATGTACCAAAGACGTTGACGGAAGTCATTCAATCTGGTCCACTTTTGAAGTGTCGTCTTCAGAATCTTTACTTCTGTTTCGTTTGCTTCGCCCAAATAATTGACTTCAAATTGTGAATCCGTGTGCTCTTCGCTTTGAGTACAGAAGTCAGCAATCGTATCAAGAGCTGCGTTGATCACACTGTCACGATCCATGTCATCATACTGCATGTATCGTTGAATGCGGTTTGGATGGCCGGCGTAGATTTCTGGCAGATAGCTGGAAAACTTTGAGCCGGATCCGTGCGAAGCCGAACTCTCACCCGAAGACGAATTCGGCTTACTGGTGTTCGCGTTTGGAACAGTTACTACTCTAAAATGCTTTTTCCAGGACATTAAATGCTCACAAAATTATGCTGGTATTTAGTTCTCAGAAAATCACTGATCCGTATTGTCGGCGATCGACTTGTTGGTTCTGTTCATCTTCTTAAGTTCTTCGATCATCTGCATGGCCAACAGAGTTGATTCAGAGGTATTCTTGTTCAACAAATATTCAATCATGGCACTCTGATTCGATTCCATTGCCTTATTGAGCATGTCCTTCATTTGTTGCTGTTCACGCTCCGACATTACCGTGTTATCAGGCTTTGGCATATCAGGCGTTTTTGGTGTGATTGGGGCTGACACCGATGGACCAAACCATCCACTAACCATATTCTTTGCACCGTCCCAAATACTGCTGGTAGTCTTGGTGATGTCATCCCAATTGTCATAAGCTTCCTTGATAGCGCCCAGACCACCGCCCACCAAACCACCAATCAGAGTACCAGCACCTGGAATAATGCTACCAATAGCGGCCCCAGTAGAAGCCATACCTGCGATGTTTGAACCTGCGCTCAAAACCTTCTTACCAGCGAAATCTGGAAGTGCGTCTAGAGCCAAACTAGCACCAATACCCAGGGCACCACCTTTAGCCAGTCCTGGAAGTTTGCCCCAAAGTCCACCAGTCTTACCGACGATATTACCAACACCTTTTGCGGCCCTCTTGAAGAAACCACCAGATTTGTTTGCAGCTTCACCAGCAATGCCGCCGGCTCTTCCGGCTGGTCTATTGACTGACCCACCACGATTTCTGGAACCGGGTCTGTTGGGTCTTGGGCCAGATTTTCTTCCTCGACCTCGTGATCCTCTATCAAAACCACCATTGCCGTTATTAACGACCCAAACCTTCAAACCACCATTTTGAATCCCGACATTATCAATACCGTGACCCACGTTGAATTTCTCGGAAAGGCCACCCTTGATTTTGGCCATGTAGCCACCCAACAAGCCACCGACACCCTTTACACCCAAATAAGCAACGAGACCAGCAGCCGCAGTACCCAGAAGACCAAATTTGTCATGTATCCACGAAAATCCTTCAATCATGGGTTTCACAACAGCTATGAACTTTTCGCTCAATGATCCAGCCACCTCCAGGAATTTGGGCAATGCCGTCCCAACACCATCCAGGAAAGATGTCAACTTGTTACCCATAGACAACAAGTTTTCTGGTGAGAATACCTTAGTGAGGAACGTTCCGAAGCGATCCATCAATTCACCAAAGCGAGCACCCAATGCTTCTAGCTGTGGTTTCAATTTAGAATTGTCGAATGCCTTGAAAATTTCTTCCACGGCAGTGAAGAATTTTGTTCTAAGGAAGCCTGAGAAATTGTTGAACGTGTCCTGCAGGCGCATCACCGTGCTGGTGATAGCCTGTTGCTTCGTCAAATCAGCCAATTGTTTGCCAGTCAAGTTGGACATCTGACCAACCATTTGAACAATCTTCTTGGCGTATTGATTACCAGTGTCAGCCTGCCATTTGATAGCTGACATATTCTGTTTGGCTTCTGCTACAAAGCGATCTCTGAACTCCTCCATGTCGGGCATTTCACCCTTTTTGACCTTTTCGGCCATCTCATTCATCATGGAGTTGATGCCGTACATACCACCCTTGATGAGATCGGATGACATGTCAGTCAATTCTGCCGAACCCCTACCAATGGTTTGCGACAGCATACTGGACATCAGGGTACCAGCTTCACCAGGCAAGGCGGCCAAATGCGCAATCGCCTTCTGAGTACTGTCGTTGAATTCCTGTAGATTTCGCCCACTGTTCATCAACTGAAGGGAAATCATACTGTCATCACGCAACGCCTGAGCCGTTTGCTTGATGATATCCATACGATTCTTACCAGTCATTTGAGATAGCTTCGTGGTCTCAATGGCTAGATCCTTCATGGAGCTGGTAGCTTGCATTTGGTTGAGATTCTGCAAATTACCGTACAGTCGTTGTGTTTCGGTATATTCAGACAGATAATCATTCAAGTCTTGAGTAGTGAGGTTCAAGAGGTCAAATTCGCGCAAACTAGCACGAAGTCCCTTGCTCATATCACCCAAACCCTTTGTACCAATAACTGCGGCCGCCATAGCATTATCCTTGATAAGCTTGGCAAAATCAGCCAGTGGTAGAGCTGCATCAGCCGCTGCCATCTGCATCTTCAACATGGAACCAGTAAACGTCTGGCCCACATTAGACATGTCTCGATATGTGTCAACGCTTGCATTTACCGCATTCACTGCTGAAGTGGTAGCGGTACCAACCAGTGCAATCCAAGCAGCCATTGACTTGAAGTTGGCGGCCAACTCTTTAGTTTGTCCGGCTACGTCTTTGGTGGACTTGTACAGATTGTTGAATTCTTTGTCGCTCTTGGACATCGCATTTACGACGTTGTCCATTCCTTTGACAAATTCTTTCTTCTTACCAGATACCGCTTTATCGTCAGAACCAGAACTTGACGAATAACCAGTACGGTTGGAATTGCCCATCCGGTTACCGCCAGATAGGCGATTAATCGCATCTGTCAAATTCTGTAGATCTTGTTGGGAAATGTCAGCCATACTGATTCTCTAATGAATATCAAATATTTAGTGAAAGAATTAAGTGCTCAGATAATCAGCTGACTAAATACTTGACACATGTCTTTAACGTGAGACTTTATGGACCAACAAATTAATCCGCTACAAAAATATTTCCGTTTGCCTGGTGTTCACATCAAGCTACCAAGCAACGGTCGTTTTCAAGACGCAGGCAACATCAACCTAACGGCTACCGGTGAGTTGCCAATTATGGCCATGCGTGCTCAAGATGAACTACTTATGAAAAGCCCTGATGCTCTGATGAGTGGTATGGCTATTGAGGAAGTTATCAAGAGTTGCTGCCCTGCTATCAAGGATCCACGCCAACTACCAAGTCCAGACGTTGACGCTATTCTGTTGGGTATCAGAGCATCAACATACGGCGAAATGATGACCATTGAAAGCGAATGCCCACATTGTGGTGCAGAAAACGCTTATGAATTCAACATCAACGGTATTCTGGATACCGTTGCACCATTGGAGGACGAGTATTTGGTTCGCCTAAGTGATGAGTTGAACGTGTATTTGCGTCCGTTCAACCTGCATAACAGCACCAAAGCAAGTTCAACAGTGTTCCAAGAAACCAGAAAACTTCAGTTGTTGGACAACCTTGAAGTCTCTGATGATGAACGTCAATCGTTCATCAATCAAAGCTATAAGGTACTCAATGACATGAACGTTCAGATGATCGCTGAATGCGTGGAACGAGTTGTCACACCAGGTGGCACAGTTACCGAACGACAGTTTATTGACGAGTTCATTCACAACATCGATCTAAACCAAACACACGCTTTGGAAAACAAGCTGAAGGAAATCAACGAAGCCGGTATCAATAAGAAACACTCGGTTACGTGTTCGCAATGCTCTAAGACCTGGGAAACCATTGTTGAGTTTGACCCTGCCAATTTTTTCGGGCAAGGCTCCTAAAAACTCCGCCTGAGCATATTGGTGACCTTTTGGCCCAAATGGCTCATGACCAAAAGGAGCTTCGCCAATTCATCCACGAACTCATGTGGTATATGCGGGGTAGTTTGAGTAGGGAAGAAGCTTGGACGCTGAGTCCCAAAGAAAGAATGGAAATGATGGAAGACGTCAAGAAACGTGTGAAGAACACGGAAGAGACTGGCTTGCCATTATTGTAACAATTATGGTCCCACTGTAACATGGTGGGACCATCCCATAAGAATAGGAATTATAATGACGGGAAAAGCTAAGGCAAAAGGCAACTCGGGAGAACGTGAACTTTGTACCATTTTGAAGAATACCTTCGGTGGTTCGTTCATTCGCGTCCCCAACAGCGGTGCTTACATTGGTGGTAAGAATGCCCATCGCCGTGAATTTTTGAGTGAAGGACAAGTAAGGCACGCAAAGGGAGACATCATTCCTCCTGGCCACATGCCAAAATTGGTCCTGGAGTGTAAGTTCTACGCAGAATTTCCCTTCCATTCCCTTATCACTGGTGGCAAAGTGCCACAATTGGACAAGTGGATTGAGCAGACTCTTGATTGCGTGGAAGAGGGTGATCTATGGTTTGTAGCATTCAAAATCAACCGTAAGGGTTGGTTCATCTGCTATTCACACGATCTGGCACCAAAGGTTGCGGTTGGCAACCATGCCGTATACAATGATGGGAAGAACTCCTTTGTTGTCACAGAACTGACGAAGTTCGTGGCGGATAACAAAGACGTCATCCTAGATTTGAGTAAATGAAACAATCAAAACGAGCATGGAAGAAGCGGAACAAATTTCAGAGCGCTGTAACTAGCTCTCCGTCAATTGACCGCGGTAAACGATTGAGAGCATCAAAACGGAAGGCTGAACGTCTTCCTCCCAAGACCCTTGATGTTGCTCCAGTACAAGATGGCTTCGGCGCCCAACTGTTTTTCAATATCCACGATATGAGCTATGGGGATGCTTCTCGATCCTCCAGACAATTGCTTGACAGCATCAAACAATTGACCACTGGTCAATACAAAATTGTCAAACACAGATACTGTTCTTATCGCAAAGACCGTCTCATCAAGTCGGTCTTTTTGGAAAACAGCAGTGACGTATTGATCTTGATGATGTGTCATCGAGAACTCGTGAAAAAGATTCATTATTTCGACGAAAATAAAGCCCCTAATGGGGCTTTATGTTTATCCAGCTCTTGTTTCGATGATGGTAGCAGCTTTCCAGAAATGCTCACTTGTATCGCGTAAGTAATCGACCTCATTACTCATATTCCCGTCTAGCTTCATCATTAGCATCCAAGTCATGCTAGTCAGATATACGGCGTTGCCATAACGCTCGTCATCCCCAGTTCTGTAGTCTGAACATTGTTCAACGACCCAGTCCTTATCTTCTTCGCCACACTGCTCAGAAAGCATATATCTGAGATCAGCCAATGCCATAGCGTTGGTGAAATCGTATTGTGACTTCTTGAAAAACATTCGGTATTGGAACTCATGTCTGTAAAGCATTGCTGGATCCCAACCAGCTTCATTGGGATCCACCGTTACATGCTCGACCGACCATTCCTGATCGTCATTCTGCATCTTCTGCGTTTGCCTCAAATTTAGTAAACGAGTTTTCTTTCTTGACCTTCAGAATAGTATTAACTCGACCAATCAGTTCATCCTTGTGGGAGATCAAGAAAATATTCTTGCCACGTTCACGTGCCATGCGCTTCATCAGCTCCAGGGCACTTTCTGCACCTTGTTGATCCAGACCATTATCGATCATTTCATCAACAAACATCAGATTAACTGTTTGATTCAAGCTTTCCCATACATCACGGAAGGCCCAGCTAGTGGACAAAATAACACGGTTCATCTCACCACGCGACAATTGTTCAAAGTCAAAGTCGCGACCCAGCAGCGAGATTTCAACACTCAGATCGCTCTTGAAACGAACTTCGTGTGGCAAACCCAGCTTTTCCAAGTAGTAGTTCAACCGATGATTCAAGTGGTTGATATTCTGGTCGATGATCTTCTTGCGAATAAACGAATCCTTGCTGGTTAGAAGTTTCAACAAGAAATCCTGATGTTTCAGCAACACTTGTAGTTCATTCAAAACATCATATGAGACTGGCTGCAACCCATTCGATTTCAAAGTCTCAATCTGTTCCATGTATGGATTCAGACTGGCTTCTTCACGAGCGATAGTCTCACGAAGGTTGTTGATGGTGTTGCGGTGCTCGTAAGCTTGCTCCAAAGTTGCATAGGTAGTGACTGGTTCGTCACCAATCGACGCCAGTGCGTCTCGAAGTTCTTGAATCAGAGCTTGGGTTGCCTCAACATCCGAAGCAGCTTGGAGAAGCTCTGGCTCAGCCTTGTCAATTTGCTTCTTTAGATCAGCAATTTGGCGCTCATGTGAATCATCATGAATGTCTTGTCCACAAGCATGACATTTGTGCTCTTGTGCCGAAGCATAATGGGCAACCAAACGCTCATACATTTTGTTTCGCGTCATCAGGTCATTTTCCTGGCGATGCAAATCCTTACGAGCTCTGGTTATTTCAGCTGTGAGCGTCTTAAAATCCACAATCAGCTTGTGGGCCTCAATTTCAGCTTCAATGTCAAGGTCTTGCAACCCCTTCAACTGGTTCATTGCCTGATCAATTCGATTACGCTGACCTTGATTCCAATGCTTGCTTTTGGCATCCAGGTCATTAATCGCATATTGGATTTTCTGGTTACTTTCCAGAACAGCCTTAATGCGAAACTCTTCTTCCTTAACCGAATCCTTGGTGCCCTTAATCAACTCTTTCAAAACATCTGAACGAGTGCTGATTTGGGTGATACCCAACAGTTCTTCAATAATCTGACGTTGGTCGCCCGGCTTCAGCTTCAAGAATGGTTCCGTGTACGTGTTCATGGCCACAATGTGACGGAACATGTCATGGCTAAAGCCCAGAACCTTCTCAATCTCAGCTTGCGTATTGCGTGAGTCGCCCTGACTTTCGTCAGTATTGGCGTCGTTTACCAAACCATCATCCACATAATAGCGGACGAATTGCGGCTTACGGCCGCGTTCGATCTTGTATTTCTTGTTGTCGCGCTCAAAGCTGATGCTAACAACCATGTTCTTGGCATTGATATTATTCACCAAGTTATCCTTCTTGATGTTACTCAAGGGGATACCAAACAAGCCGAACGATACGGCTTGCAGGAGTGTGCTCTTACCAACACCATTGCGGCTATTCACGCCGCCAGTGTCCATATTTTCACCCAGGACAAGGGTAAGACCCTTGTCACAGAGCTTTACCGATTGAGGTGCATTGCCAACGCTGAGGAAATTACGCATTGACACATCAGTGATTTTCAACATTATTTGAGTCCGTTATAGATGCTTACCAGTGTTTCGTTCTTGATGCCAGTGCTTTGAACCGAATTCAAACCCTCAATGACGATTTGATCGATACTCTGGAACATCACGCTGTCATCAAATTCCTGATTCTCTTCCTCTTTATTCATGGGAACCAGATCAATTTTCCGGGCCTTGAATTGAGTAATGAAAGTCTCTTTGATGAATTGCGCTTCTTCATACGAAATATCCACGTCAATACTGGCGCGGTTATACGATCTGGGAAGCATGAAACGTTCTGGTGCCTCCAGGAGCTCACTAACTTTCATGGTGCGATACTTGGGTGCATCCTGCCATTCTTTGAAAAAGGGCTCTTGGCCCCATTCCAGAAAGAATGCACCTCTGTCATCATCCCATGCATCACTGAAATTAAAGGGGAATGGGTTACCCACATAAACCACATTACCTCTCGACTGTCGCTTGTGGAAGTGACCACTAAAAACATATTCCTGATGTTTAAAGTGATCAGATCTCAAACCACCATGGTCGGGCATTTCTACCTGGCCATTCATAAAGAAGTGAGGCAATTCGAAGTGGCCGAACATATATCGGCTCTCGATTTCAGGGATTTTCTCCCATTCCTCACCGACTAGCCACGGCATGAATGTCACACCGTCGATAGTCGTGGGTTCGTTAATAATGGTCATGTTTGGAATATTGCGGCCGAATTCCACGCTATTGATCTCACGCTTTTCGCGATAGAACAAATCGTGGTTTCCGGGAATAAACCAAACTTTCTCAAATGCTTTGCTGAGCCGTTCCATGTTGCTCAGACTGTAATTCATTGTGCTTACGTGCAGATTGTGTCGGTTATCGTGCCAATCGCCACAGAAGACCATTTGCTTGGCGCCCCAAGCTTGTGCTTCTTCAATAAACCAGGTAATGAAATCTTCATTGTCCTGGTTTGCCTGTCGATCGTTGCCCTTTCTACCGAAGTGAATATCTGTGAAACCAGCAATCTTTTCAAATAGTTCTGCCATGTTTACCTTCTATGATTCTATTGTAGTATTTGTCGCGGCAGCGCACAAAAATTATTCGTTGTCCAGTTGATCGCCCGTGTAGGTAATCACTTCTGAAGTATTGGCCGCGGCACCACGTTCGTATTCATAGTCGGTTTGGCGAGTGTATGATGGTGTGACGCCATTCATGATCAAAATATCATCACGGATGGTTTGATTCTTCTTTTCCAGATTAAGCACACGAGTGAAACAGTTCTTCACCGTGGTCGTGTAAAATGCGAAAGGATTATCGGAAACGGCTTCGTTAAATTGCAGACCGATCTGGCTGAGCTGCAACAAAGCATGGCTCTTCATTTCATCCAGATACGTATAGCCCCGCCAGTTATAACGGCGAGCATATCGATCAACCAGCATCATAAACATGACAGCCAGTCCGTTCGTCATACGACCTTGATCCATGTCAAAGTGGCCGGTTTCAAAATCACCAGTCCAATGCGAGCGCAATACTTCCACGAGTTCGCCATCTTTGCGAATGAAGTGTTTGAAGGGCAGGAAGGGGGTGCGTTTGTGATCTGCGTTTTCGCCCTTACCCTTACGCTTGCGATCGGGATCAAGGGGAATGTGTTCGGAAGTCATGACCCTGATTACGACTTGTTCCATGGGAATAGTCAGGGGATCAATAACGGCTTCCTTGAGTACTGATTGTTTGGCACCTTCAGCTCTGAGGACAGCTTTGGCGCTTTGGCTCAACAGATGAGCTTTGCGGATTCTTGCAGCTTCCAGCACTTCATCAGTTATATCAGTGCGTTTTGCCACAATAGCGTCATACATGGAGTATTCGGGAGCGAGACTCACACAATACGTGAGTTTACTCTTGTGAATTTCAGCCAGTAGTTCCTTATTGTTCAGGTACTTTACGGGTTGTTTAATTTGGTCAGTCATACTGCTCTCTGTTATTGTTTTTATAAGCTTTGTTGAAGCTATGGGTTAACTCTAGTACCATGTTTGGGTACCAGCAATATTGGCAACAGATGAATAACTCCAGTTATATAGGCACTTAATACTCTCCATAAATATGAGGAAAACATGAAACAGGTAGTATTTACAACCGGACGAATCAACCCTCCCACGAAGGGACATGAGAAGCTCTTTAGAGCAGCCCATGAGTTGGCTCGAACAACCGGATCAGATTGCCGCCTGTTCGTGACACGTTCCCAGGACAGCAAGAAGAATCCACTTTCAGTTGAGCAGAAATTGCATTTTCTGAAGGAGTTCTTTCCCAATACTGAGTTCCAGTCATGCGTCAATGCGTTCACGGTTTGCCGTGAATTGGCGCAACAAGGATATGAAAGGGGAGTTCTTGTAATTGGTGAAGATCGTGATGGCGATCTAATCAAGGGTTTGAAACAGTACATTGGCCACCCTGATCCTGAAAAGGCTCTGGGTCTTAAAGAAATCGACACGTATGTGATCGAACGTACTGCTGAAGACTATTCCGCAACTCAGGCTCGGAAACTTGCCGCTGAAGGGAACTTTGAGGAATTCTCAAGCTGCGTCCCAGAAGCTGACCCTTCCGTGATCGCAGAACTATACCACGCGGTCAGGCAGGGGTTAGGTATCCGAGATGGCGAGTCCATTTGATAAAATCAATAGTTTGGCAAGACAGGCCGGTTCAGTAGCAAACAATGTCAAGACGACAGTCGCTGACGTTACTGGAGTAGTCGCAACCGTCAATAAAGCAAAACAAACAGCTTTGGGGTTTCTGGATGATCCCGTGGGAGCTCTTTCCGCGAATCTACAGTTTGACAGCATTGATCAACTCCAGGGTGCTCTAGGGCTTCCTACGCCCAACACGGCGGACAATCGAGTCCGCCTTCGTGCCATGCAACCAGATCAAGTATACGGTCCCAATGATCCGTCCAACTTGTTGAAAATCATGTACGAGACCAATGGTCTGTTGTTCCCCTACACCCCAACTATTGATTGGACGCAATCAGTCGATTACGCAACCACCTCACTCACTCATACCAATCAAGATTACAAGATCTACAAAAGTACGCCCAGCACTCAGTTCAGACTTACTGGTGACTTCACTATCTCCAACTATCGGGAAGGCCAATATATGTTGGCTGTGATTCACTTCCTGCGTACGGTATCCAAGATGTATTTTGGTAAAACCAATAAGACACCTGGTATGCCACCACCTGTTCTGTTGTTCTCTGGTTATGGTGAGTACATGTTCAACGATCTTCCAGTTATTTTGACTGATCATGGATATTCGTTGGGTAAAGACGCCCACTATATTGATATCGAAACAGCAGGTGGCACAGCTAGATTACCCTCTGTTTTGCAAATAACAATGACTTTGGTGGTTCAAAATACTCCCAAGAGATTGCGCGAGGAATTCAATCTGGACGACTTTCGCACCGGCAAACTCATGAAAAACAAGGGATGGATCTAATGCCACGCCAACAATATTCTGCTCAATCACCATACGTTGATACGTACCAAACTAATTGGTATTTGCTGCCAATTACCCTAAGGGAAGTGCTGCCAGATAGTACGGATACGTATGAAGAAATTTCAACTAAGTATCAGTTTAGACCTGATCTCATGAGTTACGACTTCTATGGCACGCCGTCATATTGGTGGGTGTTCATGGTTAGAAATATGAACTTGATTCGTGATCCCATTTGGGATTTTCAAGCAAATGTGAAGATTTGGGTTCCAACAAAAACAAGAATTGAAGGATTGATGACCTAATGGCAAATAAGACGCCAGACTTTGTAGATTCGGATTCCCCAGCACCAAGCCAAGGGAATTCGCTTTTTGATACTCTTACCTCCAAGGTAACTAATGCCGTAAGCACGGTATATGACGCTGCCGGTCAGGCGGTTGAGTTTGGAAAAACCAAACTCAAGGAACTAGAAGAAGTTGCCAAGAAGACCGAAGCAGCGCAGAAGGCTCAGGCCGAACAAAATGCCAAAACGCAGCCATCACAAACTCCTGAAGGTATCAACCCTGATACTCCCTTTGAGGCTCTGAACTCTTTGGATGGTTGGAATGCGAATGTGTTGAGTGGTGTGCGCCAAGCCACCTATCACGCTCGCCTGTTTATGACTGATGATAGCCCATTCAATTATTCCAACATTACTGATTATCCTTCATTGTTAAAGGAAATCAGTGGACGCAAACAAACAACTATCGTGGAAACAGGCACTACTGGACTCAGCATCATGAGTTTGAATATTGAAACAGTGCCATCACCCAATCCCAAGACTCGCAGCATGAGTGCCACCAAAATCGATATGGTGATTAAGGAACCCATGGGTGTGAATTTCATGGACATGGTTGCCAATTCAGCTCGTGAATTGAAGGTTAGGAATTTCGCCAAGATGTCGTATTTTCTGGAGGTTCGTTTCCAGGGCTATAACGAAGATGGTACATTTGCCATAAACCCATGTGCCGATTTCCCCAATAAGGGTTCATGGTTGTATTTCTTGAAGATTCTTGATGTGCAGACTAATTTCACGGAAGAGGGAAGCACGTATCATATGACTATGATGCCGTTTGAAGAGGCCACTCTAAATGGTGACGACTATACTCTTCCATTCAGCATGATGCCTCAAGCAAATACCGTAGGAGCAATGTTGAGTGCATTGGCTGAATCTTTGAACAAAGCTTATGCTGAAATGTACAAAGACCCCACCTATCGACTTTACGAATTCCGAGTCCAAAAGTTCATATACGATGGTCAGGAAATCGATCCTGCTGGTTTCAAAATCGTTTCTGCAAACGAACAAGATGTGAACACACAACGACATCTTTCCCTGGATGGTGCTGGTAATGCGACTGGTACATTCGGTCGTGGTGCTAAGATTCACGACATCGTTGAAATGCTTATGGCCAACAGCGAAGCAGCACAAAAGCTTGGTAAGGCTGTAATGACACAATCCAACTTGACAGATGGCAAGAAGGAGATCAAGAGTACCGTTGTGTTTAGGGTGGTTCCAACAGTTGAAATCAATGATTACGATCATGTGACTGAAAGCTACAAACTCAAGTACATCTTCACAGTCATCCCATATTTCACCCAAGAGCCAATTATTTCGTCAGCTCAAGTTGATATCAGTAAAGACCCCAGGGCACAAGCCAGAAACGTCCTTACTATGCGCAAGGCTGGCTATTTGTCCAAACGATATGATTATTTGTTCACTGGTTTAAACACCGAAGTCACAAATCTGGACATTTCGTTCAATACAACGTGGGCGGCTTTGCTACCGCGTGTGGCTGGTTTTGGTAATTCGATTGAATCCAATACTACCCATGCCATGTATTTGAACCGTGAAAGTATCACAAAAGATCAACGAGAATTGGCTGATTTGGTTCGTCAACGTGACGAAATTGGTAATAGAACCACCAGGGTCCGTCAGCTTGAAGACGAGCAGGCCAAGACTACTGATAAGGCGAAGCAACTAGATTTGCAAGCACAAATCGACAAGCAACGTCAAGAACTTGACAAATATAAAGAATTTGTTGGTGCCGATGTTGATGACATTCAGAATCGAATTGACTCATTGAATCGTACTTTGGGTAATTCCATTCAGGATTTTAACCGCATTGCACAGTCTCGTATTGGTACCATTGCTCCTGATCGCACGGCAATCAAATATGCTGAAGAAGTTAAAGAAGAAAGCAAGGCATTGATGCAACAAGCACCCATGCCAGTAACTATCCAGCAATCAAACGAAGACACTAGGTTCCTTATGAGTGGTGCATTCCCGGATTATTACCACCGAGATCGTTCGATTTACGGTGCGGTAATGGATCAATTGTACTCCACTCAAGGTGGCTCCCTGCAGAATTTGAGTATGGAGATTATCGGTGATCCATATTGGCTAGGGGCAGGTGGTTTGGAACGCTCGTTCACAAATTACTATCAGGCTGGTGCTAGTTCAAACATTGTTCGAGATAATTTGAACAAGAATGAACCAACTCGAACCAATTTGGACGATGGTGACATACTATTTCTGTTGAAATTCAAATATCCACAAGGATATGATGACAACACCAACAATCCCGTTTTCAATGAAAATGATACGTTTACGGGTGTTTACAAGGTCACCAAAATTAATCACCACTTTGAAGGTGGTATGTTTCGTCAACGTATAGATGCCCAACGGATGCCCCTGTATCAGATTTTCCAAGCATTCGGTTGGAAACCTGAACAAGTTGATCAGAACAAGAACAAAGGTACGTGATGAAAAAGCAACCAGGATATAATAACGAGCCAGGATTTGGTCGCCCAAACGACAGCAAAATCTATATTGGCATCGTGAAAAGCAATACAGACGTCCAAAAGATGGGACGTCTGGCCGTTTACATTCCTGAATTTGGTGGGGATCCCAACGACCGTGATCGTTGGTTTGTCGTCAGCTATGCGAGCCCATTTGCAGGTGTGTCGAACATCGATGCAAACGTGAATGGATCACAGAGCATGGATGGTAGCCAGGTTAGCTACGGTATGTGGTTTGTACCACCAGATCTCAATAACGAAGTTCTGGTCACCTTCCTTAATGGTGAACCCACAAAGGGTTTCTGGTTTGCATGTGTATGGCAACAGAACATGAATCACATGGTTCCTGGAGTTGCCAGCAATGTGTCATTCAGCCAGGGTCAACAGGGTATCTTGCCACCAGTCACTGAATACAACAAGAAGGATGGTAGCGTCACCCCCAATTCACCCACTCGTCCACGCTTCACCCCGTTGCATCAGGGGTTGTTGGCACAAGGACTCTACAGTGACTTTGAACGTGGACCCACTGACGCTAGTGCGAGACGTGAGGCGCCATCAAAGGTGTATGGTCTGCTGACTCCACGGTCGCATCAACTGTACATAGACGACGACATCACCAATGAATACATGCGTTTCCGCACTCGTTCTGGAGTCCAGATACTTGTGCATGAAACGAACGGCTACATCTACATGAACACCAAGAAGGGTAATACCTGGTTGGAGTTGAGTGATGATGGTGTGAACGTTTATACGGCTGGCAGTGCAAGCGTTAGGGCTGAACAAGATCTCAACTTCAGAGCTGATCGAAATATCAACCTGGATGCTGGTCAAAACATCAATATGAAGGCTGGTGCCGATGTATTGACATGGGCGGGCGCAGGCATTCATCAAACTGGCATGAGTGTGATCAATCAGAGCACTCCAATTCACAATACTAAGGCTGATACCATCTATCGAGATGGCATGATTTACGATAACATTGGCAACGCAGCCGATGCCACGACTCCCGGCACATTCACTAGATCCGACCGTAAGGGTACCGTTGATGTGACTGTGAGTGTAATGCCCACGCATGAGCCATGGAATGGTCACCCCAAGACCAACAACACAGATCCCCCACAAGGGGATATTCCGGGGCAAACGGCTGCCATTAGGGGTACAGGTGATCAGTTGACGGACGTTCCACCCAATACTCCAATTGAAAGTGCTCCACAAACAAAAGAACAACGAACTGGAGATGGTGAAGTGAAAGATGTCGAATATGATGCAGAAGCAGAAGCCAAGAAGGTAAAGATTGGCGCCTTTAATGTTTCTGAGGACGTGGTTGCTGCGATTCGTCGAGCTAGTGAAGTGGTCGGCGTTGACTTTGGCTTTATGATGGCTATGGCCGAAAAGGAAAGTAGCTTCAACCCCAACGCTATCCCAATGAACAAGAAGACTGGCAAGCCTTACTCATCAGCTAAGGGCTTGTATCAGATCCTCAACGCAACTTGGGACAACCTCTACAATAACTATGGATCTCGTTACAACATCCCCAATAATCGTTTTGATCCATACGCTAACGCATTAATGGCTGCATTTCTTACAAAAGAAAACGGTGCTGCTCTTAGGCGATATGGGGTTGCAAGCCCTACGAACACTCACCTGTACATGGCTCACTTTGCAGGCCCTAGAACAGCCGCAAAATTGATCCTAGGGGATAGTTCAGCAACGGGTGTTTCAGTTGCTGGTTCAGACGCGGCGAATGCGAACCCTTGGATCTTTTTCGACAAAGGTTCTCCCAAGACCGTAGGGGCTATCACGGCCTATTTCCGCAACTTCATTGAGCCGCGTTCAATCGCCTACAGGGGATACAACCCCACAGCTTAATGGTATGACGGGGTGTCAGTAATAAAGATGATACCCACAGGAGCAGGATCCTGCATTCGATCCCTGATTACAGCCTCTAGGACGTGATCGGGGATCACCATATAAGCCATCGTTTTCCTCACGAGCTCATCTGCTCGATCACAGGAATCATCCATCCACGAACCCACCAAGAATTGAATGTCGGGTTCATCTTCGTTTTCATCAAGCTCTTTGATTGAGGCGAAATAAGTTTGTCCCAAGGCATCCCAGCCAACGTGAGCCACATACCCCGGGATCCTACTGAAAACCGTGTAACTACTCATCATGTTCTCCTTAGGGACAAAGTATTACCGCCACGTTTACAAGTCAAAGCGAACACGTAACTATTATCTACGTAGTTTATGGGACGAATAAATACATCGATAACAATGGAACTCCCATGAGCGCAATTTTCACTGGATTCAGCACTGTAGGAAGCACGCAAGCTAAGAGCTTCAAGATGTACGATCTTGAGCTCATCAAGCAAGATTTGCTCAATCACTTCAACACTCGTATAGGTGAGCGAGTGATGCGACCAGAGTACGGCTGCCGTATCTGGGATTACCTGATGGAACCATTCACCGACTACATCAAAAATGCAGTCCAACAAGAAGCTATTCGTATTTGCGAAAGTGATTCAAGGGTTAGACTGCAGGGTTCCCCCGACGTTCAAACCACCCACAATGCAATTCAAGTGAGCATCACGCTTCTGTATGTGCCCCTGGATGTGGTTGATGTGTTTACGGTTAACTTTGAAACAAGACAGACGGAACAAGGATATTAATTATGAGTCAAGCACTCCGCCAAACTGAACTATTTTCTGGTGAGGACTGGACTGTCCTGTACCGAGCGTTTAACCAGATTAACTTCAATGCGTATGATCCCCAAAGCATCAACGCAGCACTGCGTCAGTACATTCAGACAAACTATCCAGAAGATTTCAATGACTGGATTGAATCATCTGAATTCGTAGCAATTATCGATCTCTTGAGCTGGCTTGCTGGTAGTTTGGCATTCCGCACAGACGTGAACGCCAGAGAAAACTTCCTGGAAGTGGCACAGGCTCGTGAATCAGTTCTGCGTCTTGCTCGATTCCTGTCCTACAACCCCCGTAGAGCGCAATCAGCCAGGGGTATGGTGAAGATTACAGAAGTCAGGACCACACAGAGTGTGGTTGACAGCTTTGGTGTGAACCTCAACAACACATCGGTGAAATGGAACGATCCGGACAATCCTGATTGGATGGAGCAATTCACTCTGGTTCTGAATGCTACCTTCCCATCAATCAACCCCTACGGCGTTCCGTTGAAGAGTGGCACACTTGGTGGCGCTACTACTCAATTGTATGCGATGAATACGGCCCGTAACCCCAATTGCGTTTACTCTTTTGGGGCGGTAGTTGATGGTTCGAATGAGCAATTTGAGCTAGTGAACGTTGACTTTGAGGATGAAGTTGGTTTTAGCGAACGCACTCCAGACCCAGCCAATAGTTTCCACATGCTATACCGTAACGACGGCAAGGGCAATGCGAGCACTCGTACTGGATTTTTCCTGTTTTTCAAGCAGGGAAGCATCAACCAACAAAATTACACCATCGTCAACCCTATTGAAAACCGTCTTATCGACATTGACACCAATAACATCAGTGAAACTGACGTATGGTTCCAAACACTCGATGACAGCAACAATGTGACTGTTAATTGGACCAAAGTACCTGCAATCTTCAGCCAAAATATCACATTCAACGAAATTGATGCAAACGTTCGTGACATCTTCAGCGTAATCACCAGAGACGATGACACCGTGTCATTGCGCTTCTCGGATGGTCGTTTTGGCGCAGTGCCTATCGGTAACTTGAAGGTGTGGTTCCGTACGGTAAATGGTCGTCAATATCAGATTCGTCCTCGTGATATGGAAAACATCACAGTAACTATTCCATATGTGGATACCTATGGCCGTTCACAGGATCTGACTATCAAATTCAGCCTGCAGGAAACCGTAAGCAATGCTTTGGCCTCTGAAACTATCGACCAGATTCGTGAACGGGCGCCACAAGTTTATGGCACGCAAAACCGTATGGTTAGCGGTGAAGACTACAACGTATTCCCGCTGAGTTCGAATGAAATTGTGAAAATGCGTGCTGTAAACCGTGTTTACAGCGGCCACAGTCGTTTCATTGATATCAATGATCCTACGGCAACTCTGCAGGATACGACGGTTCTGTCTCAAGACGGTATTTTGTACAAGGAATTCAATGCGAATCAATACACCCAGGTATCATTGAGTGCCAACTATTCCCCAGAACAGATGGTATCCAAGAAGATTCAACCCATGTTGGAACACCCCAATGTGAAGAGCTATTTCTTGGATTACACGTTGGCCAATGTTGATTCTTTTGGGACTCACTTCAGCCATGACAATTTCCAATGGAAGTCGGTGCGTAGTGATGGCACTAGTTCGGTAGGTTATTTTGATGCCAGTGGGAATCAAACTGATGCATACTGTCCATATACTGGGGCTCCTTGGAGTGATGCACCACAAGCCGATCGCGATGCAGTTCAGAAATTCCTCAGCCCTAACGCCAAGATCAAGTTTGAATGGCAAGTTGACGGCGAGACCATGATTGGTTGGGCCAAAGTAATGACCACCAAACTGAACTCCAGCACGACTTCTTGTGTATTCAGTACTGATCTAACAAACCCGCAGCTTGAGCCAGTAACATTGGACGAATCCATTCCTGATGGTGCGGTGATGCGTTTGATCGTTCCACCATATCGAGCAACTCTCGATACCCGAGAAATGGAACGTGATGATCTGGGTACTAGCAGTGAAGTTCAAAAGCTGGAAGAATTTATCTCGTTGAAGAAGCCATTCAAACTCTGGTATGTGATTGATCAACAAAGCATTCTGTCGTATTCGACCTTGATTCTTGCTGGGCAATGGCACATTCAGGAACCAAGTGAACCAGCTCCTGAAGGCTCTGCCATTGTGGTGCTAAGTGGCTCATATAACGGTGGATTATTCTGGAGCTTTGAAACAGCCATCGGCACCAGATACGTATTTGAGAGTGTTGCTGATGTGCGCTGGCATGATTTGAAGAATCACAAAGTTCTTGATAGCAAGTCAGGTGTTGACCGTCGTGATGCAATCAAAATCGTATGGCCTGAATACGAAGTCGATGGTCGTAAGGCTGAAAGCGTGACATTTGATATCGTGGATAATGTTTACGATCCTGACGGACTCGCGGACTTCCGCAAGGTAGTGGTAGTCCCCACGGATTCTGATGCCGATGGTGTAGTTGATGTGCCAGACAGCTTTGATTATGTGGCCAATATCGAATATGGCAGTTCTCAACCTCTGGACTTTGCATTGTTCCAAAAGGACCTGCAGGACATTTTCCAGAAGTTGAATCCGCGTTCGGATATTAAGCAGTTCACAACGCTACCAACCAATTACAACGGGGCTGATGTTTTTGTGAAGGGAAGTACCCAAGCTAATGATTCCACTCGTGGCTTCTATACTTGGAATGAATCTCTGAATGCTTACGAGCCATCAGTTGATGAGTCTTTGGTTTATGAGATGGGTCGTAGCAGCTTGCGGTTCCAATGGGACCACTTCGCTGGTTCCGATGTTCGTATTGACCCAGCTGTCACGAACATCATCGACATTTTTGTTCTGACTTCTGAGTATGACTTCCTGACTCGCCAATGGATTAAAGATGGCACTCCGGAAGACGATATTCCTGCCGCACCATCAGACTTGGATTTGAAGAACACCTTCCAGGACTTTGAACAATACAAAATGTTCAGTGATCAGTTGGTATGGCGTCCAGTCAAATACAAGTATCTGTTTGGTAGCCAGGCACGTCCTGAGGTACAAGCACAATTCAAGATCGTTCGTCTACCCAATACCTCGTTGAGTGACGGTGAAATTCGCTCACGAGTAATCCAGGCGATCAATGATTATTTTGACGTAAATAAGTGGGAATTTGGGGAAACCTTCTACTACACCGAGCTGGCAGCATATTTGCACATTCGATTGGCGGCTGCAATCAGTTCTGTAGTGATCGTTCCCCTAGCTGATAATGGCAAATTCGGTGAACTCTTCGAAGTCCGCTGCGATACAGACGAAGTCTTTATAAGTACAGCACAAGTCGAAGACGTTGTAATCATCGACGGCAACACAATGGCCAACCTTAGGATCTCATAATGGCAAAAAGACGTTTCATCTCGCAACTTCCGGTTATTCACCAAACCACTACGCTTCAGAAGTTTTTCAATGCGACAGTGGATCAGGTGTTTCAACCGGGCGAGACCCAAAGCGTAAATGCTTTCATTGGTCGAAAGCCTTCGTATTTCGACCCCTCGAAAGACTTTTACAAGAGTGAAATCAACGCTGATCGGGAATTCTATCAGCTTGAACCTGCCATGACCACGAAAGCAACCGATGGTACATTTGAAGATCTGTTGTTCTATCCAGACCTGATCAATCAACTGCGATTCCAAGGTGCTATTACTGAAAATCATGAACGTTTGTTGGAGACCGACTTTTACAGCTGGTGTCCTCCAATCAACATCGACAAGCTGACTCGTTACCGTGACTACTATTGGTTGCCTGATGGTCCCCCAGTCATGTTGTTTGACTTGGGTTTCCGTGATGACGATGGTAATGGTACGAATGATAACCCATTCTATTCATATACTGTTTCTGATGGGTTCCAAACTGTTTACCCCCTGCCTACGGCTATTCCGGGCATGGTGGTCGACTATGTGATTCATCGTAATGGTGTACCAGTCACGAACGAAGGTGTGGTTGACGGCAACGACGATCAGAATGGAGTTCTGGATGGCAACACGGGTGGTCCAACTGTTGATGGGAACCAGGACAACGGTTTTACCATCATGGGCGCTAACGTTGTGTTCAGCGGTGCATGGCCTGCTGGTGATGTAATCGAGATCTGGTCTAATGCCAACTATACACAAAACATCGTGGGTAAGGCAGAGTATCTGCACCCCGTTCAAGTGTACGGCTACATCACCACTCAGATTGAGACTTCAGGTGGCACGAAGACTGTCACCTACGGTCCATCTTTGGTGGAAAATGCGCCTCCTTTGCGTGCTGGAATGAGTGTTGCAATCAAGGACAACAATGGATTCAACGTATACCAGGTCATTCGTGACGAAAATGGTTTGTTGGATTTGATCGCCCCGACACAAACCGGAGTTCGGGTAGAAGAACCCATGTATTGGACCATTGAGCAGGGTGCCGAAAACGTTAACCGTTGGAGCCGCACCAATCATTGGTATCACAAGGACCTCATGTTCTTTGCACATGAGGATTACCAGCCCACCCAAGCTATTCGTCCAATTATCGAGTTTCATAAGAGCTTGCGTTTGGTCAATCACGGATTTAATGGTCTTCAGGACGTTAATGCCCGCTGGGATGATCCTTCGGATACTCCGTACTCAATGATCGGACAAATGGATGTTGGTTTGATGGCAATTACCGGTGGGGTTCGTGGTATCACCTTCCCACCTATTGGTCAAACTGGCACCAACACTATCCGCATCTTGGTGAATCGTAACTCCCAAGCAAATGCTGAAAAGAAGATTCTGACTGGTGAAGTGTTGACTAATTCCATGGAATGGGATGGCGTTGGCGTTGATCTGGAACTCAGCAACTGGGATGTCCCAAACGATGAGTACTGGGAATATGGTATGCGTCTAACTTCTTTGGAAGATGCCGCAACAGTACCTATGCCAGAACGTTATGACTCGGTTGCTTTGATTGACGAAGCACAGTCGTGGTGGTTTGACGGTTCCAATTGGGTCACACAGCAATGGAATGATGGCAGTGAGCCATTGTTTGAACTGTTTGACACACAAGGGCGTATGCTGTCAGAACTGCCCGGTACTACATTCCGTGGCAGCAAGATCTTCGCATACAAGCGTGGAACCCTACAGGACAAGATCCTGGGGATCGATGTCAGCCGCAACAAATATGGTAGTCTGGAGTTTACCAACCATATCAACACCGATGTTATCACGTATCAGAGTGGAACCGTTGATGGTTTGAAGTTCTATGATTTGGTTGAAGGCGGTGAGGATACGCTGCATTCAGTGTGGCAACCTGCAGGTCGTTCGTACCAAGATAAGAATGCTGATGGTTTCTACGCCATCCCATTCAATCTTCAAGCCAACCCACTGAATCAAGAAATCACCACGATCTCATCCAACGAATGGAATAACCACTTCAAGGTTGTTCGTGAAGGTAATGACTGGACGAAGGATAGTGACTTCTTTGACTTGAGTTTGGGTCGTTCTATCCTGCAACATCGTAGCCCATTGTTGAAGACTATGCTTCTTTGCAGCAATTCAGCTTTGGACTTCCAGAAATCTACGATTTACAATGAACGCGAATATTTGCGCTTCCGCAACAAGTTCAACCAAGCTTTGAATAGTTGGGCTAATTCAAATTCCATTGTTGATCCAGAATCAACCGTCTTGCAATTGCTGACGATGTTGAAATCAGCTAAGACGCCTGATTTTCCTTTTGCCAACACTGGTGTTATTGGTGAATACTACATTCCCGCCACCGGCGCGTATTTGGGTATGAGCCCGTTGTGGGTTCCCGAAATCTTCGTTGAAAATGGCACTGTTCTGTTGCGCGGCCATGATGGTAGTTTGACTCGCGGTACTTCCACTTTTGATGTTGATACGAATCAAATCGTATTCAGCGGTCGCGACGTTGTGACTTTGACGTTGGAACGCATGATTTACGACAGCACCAACAACAAGTTCAAGAGTGAGCGCCCAATATTTGATCTGACTGTTTACACTTCTGGTAAGTTCCGCACACGTGATTACTCACGTGACGAGCTCAACCAAGTGGCACGTCCAATGTTTGAACGTTGGGCTGCTCAAAACGGCTACAACTATCGCAAGAATGAATTGTATGTTGCAAATGATCCGTTCACTTGGAACTACAATACTTTGCTGGATGTTGATGGTGAAGCACTGCCAGGCTACTGGCGTGGTATCTACCGTCATTACTTTGACACTGATCGTCCCCACACGCACCCCTGGGAGATGTTTGGCTACACAAGCAAGCCAAGCTTCTGGGATGCACTGTACTCATGGACGGACAGCGCCAAACGCGCTTCCTTGATTGCAGCTATCGAAAATGGCCAAGCTGATCCAAACGGAGAAGCTAACGAAACCTATGCTCGAGCATCGGCGGCGCGTTTCATTCCAGTTGATGATCAGGGTAACCTGTTGAATCCAGTTGAAGCCGGCATCGTGTTGGATACGGGTTTGCAAAAGTACGGCAATCCATGGGCTTTTGGTGATGGTTCCCCAATCGAAATGATGTGGTGGAATAGTTATTCGGCCAGCTTCACGATCCCTCACTTGAGTTACTTGATGAAGCCTGCTCGATTTGTTGAAAGCAATTGGGTGGCTGGTGACGAAACATTTGCGTTTGAACAATGGTTCAGCAGTAAGACCAAGAACCGCGCCGCCGACTTGAAGTCACTGGTTCACAATGAAATGACTGGTACCACCGCAACTCGTGTACTGGGTGTTCAAGTATGGATTGGTGACTATCTGCGTTCGCAAGGAGCAAACGTCACAACGTCGTTCGGTAATAAAGTTCGCTCTCTGAGTGCAAACATTGCTCACAAGCTGGGTGGTTTTGTTGATCCAGCAAGCGTAAAGGCATTCACTGAGAACTCAGGTCTGGTCCCTCAGGAAGACGTCAACATTGCACTGTATCGCTCCCCTAGCATTAGGGAAGAATTTTATGGTGGTGTGATTGTTGAGTGGACGGGTAAGGGTTGGCGCGTATTCGGTTACGACGTGGTAAATCCAGTATTCACCATCAATCCTATCAGAGAAACCGGCCGCAAATTTAAGATTTCTATCGGTGACGATGGTCCTTCCGCCGTTGACTGGCGTGTTGACACGTATTACCAATCAGGTGTTCTGGTTCAATACAACGGTACCAATTACCGTTGTATCAAATCACACACAAGTGGTAGAGCATTTGAGCAAAACTTCTGGACTCCTGAGTCCACGGGTAAGTTCAGCCCAGCAAGTTCCCTGATCTGGCATAAAGATCATGAAGATTTCGTTGACACTGTTCCTTATGGCACTGAGTTCTATTCACGCCAAGACATCGCCGACTTCCTCAGTGGTTACCAGAAGAATCTAGAGAATGATGGCTGGGTATTTGACTATTATGACAACGAAGCAAACGTCATCAAAGACTTCCGCTACTCGGCACAAGAATTCTTGTACTGGACTCAAGCACAATGGGAAGCGGGCACGTTTATTGCTTTGAGCCCCGCATCAACTTCAGTTAAGTTCACGACAGATCACGGTACGGTGCAAAACGTCGAACAGCTGGTACATGGCGTTTATTCACTCCTGGATCGCCAAGGTGTCGCAGTTCCATCTAGCACTGTTACCGTGAACCGTCTGGATGATGAAATCAACATCGGTGTTACTGCTGGTGGCATTTTCGGTTCTCGTGTGTTCGTAAGCGAAGTCGAGCAGGCTCTGATTTTCAACAACAAGACCATCTTCAGTGATGTCATCTACGACCAACTGTTCAATCTGCGTCAAAACCGCATCCGTTTGGTTGCCCTATTGAGCACTGAATGGAAGGGTCGCTTGGATGCCCCAGGGTTCGTAATCACTGACAACCGACTGGTCCCAAGTTTTGAACGTCAGGCCGAAGATATCCGCTACATGTATGATATCGAGAAGACGATCAATTTGCCACTCCGTGACAATGCACGTCATCAAATTGGCTATCAGAATCGTTCATATCTGGAGAACTTGATGTATAACGACATCAACCAGTTTGAATTCTATCAGGGTATGATCCAACAGAAGGGTGCCCCTGGTGTATTCAAGCGCTTGATGCGTAACAGCGAATTGACGCAGACTCGTAGCCTGAGCTTCTTGGAAGAATGGGCTTTCCGCAAGGGCCAATTCGGTGGTGTTGAATCACGCTCCACGTTTGAATTCGAATTCAACAAAGAGTTGGTTCTACAGGACCCACAATTGGTGGTTGCTAAGAATGAAAGCTTGTGGGATTATTTCGTTTATGATGTGCATCCATACGGCATGTCGACTCCTGACGAGATGGCCAATCATGATAGCAAGGAAGATACCATCATCAGTCTGTACAAGAGTGTTGAAGGTACTGATAGTCGTTGGATTGTTCCACCTACTGGTAACCTGTTTGAAATTCAGGAATCATATGTTCGTGAAAAGGGTTGGTTGCCAACGGCTGGTTATGCTCGCACTTCGGATGTAAAGTGGCCCGCCCTTGATTTGGCTGCCCTAAATGTCGTTGTGGCTGAAAGCATTGATGACATTGTTATGGGCGACCGTGTCTGGATTTACAAGGACCACAAGGGTTCTTGGGATGTTTACCGAGCAACCGCTTACTCAACTGATGCAAACGAAATAGCAGGCTTTGGTGCTGAGATGGATGGCACAGTTATCACATTTGCTGCCCCAACCACATTCAAGGTTGGTGACGTGATGTACATTGAAAAGAACATGCAGGTTGATTCCGAAGAACTGGTTGGTGCGCACGTCATCAACTGGGTAAGCGAGGATTTGACGCAAGTTCGTGTTGGTGTTGACACACTGAATGTGAAAACCTACATGGAAGATGAAGAACGTGCCTTGGCTTTCAAACTGGAAAGCGTTCGATTCCGCTTTGACACCGACACTCCTGTTAATCGTTCACTCATCACCGCAACTCTGCTGAATAACAGCCAAGTCGAATACTTGGGCTTGGGCGACTACCAGGATGGTGAATTGATTTATGTGGATGCTTGCTATGAGTTTGCATTCCAGCACAAGATGCCTGAAGTTCACCGTCGCTGGTCTGTATTCCAGAAGTCTAATGGCCAATTCACTCGTGTTCGCACACAGCCAGAATTGATCCGTAGAGACCGCATCGTGGATGTGAAGATCTTTGAAAACCGCAGCGTTCGTACTGATCGTGTCCTAAACGCTAAGCCATTGCGTTATGGTGAAATCGTATCGTTTGCTCCAGTTCAAGGTTTGATTGTCGGCCAAGCTGACAAAGAATTGTTCTACAAGCTGCCATATGATCCTGCTTATTACAACGAGGGTTCCACCCAGAACGTTGGTATGCAGTGGGGCGCAGCTCAAGTTGGTCGTTTGTGGTGGGATCTTAACTCGGTTCGCTTCCTGATTGCTGAAACCAGCGATATCATGGATGACGCTGAGAAGCTTTACCGCACTTCGAATTGGGGTAAATTGGCACCGAACACGAGCGTGGATGTTTACGAATGGACGCGCAGCACTCTAACCCCATCGGAATGGCAGACTGCGTTTGAAAACAACAGCGATCCAAACACCTATGACGGTGAAGTTCTAAATGCGGCTGATCCATCATGGGTTGAGTCGCAAGAATGGAATGCCCAATTGGGACGTTTCATCACGGTGTATTACTTCTGGGTTAAGAATCGCAAGATGACTCCAGTGAGTAATGAAGCTCGTGAGATCTCGGCATTTGAGGTTTCTCGTATGATCGAGAACCCAACGTCTGCTGGTTTGGCGTGGGTTGCTCCTATGGACGAAAACAGCTTCATTATTGCTGGTGTGGATCAATTCCTGTCAAGCAATTCGTCCTTGCAATTCACTGTTGCTCGCAATGAAGCACAGGTTCCACTCCACGTTGAATGGGATTTGATGCGTGAAGGCGACGAACGCAGCTTGCCAATTCAGAGTTTGTGGACTAAATTTGTCAATTCGTTGACTGGCCGCAATGCTTGGGGTGCAAGTTTGCCAAGCATGGATCGTTACTACACGGATCGTATTGGTTTTGACGTGGAGAATGGCCAGAACTTGTTCAGAGACGTCAAAGTTGCTCGTAAGCGTGCAGTACAGCACTTGAATGAAATCTTTGCCAGAACCCCTATGGTCGAAACTCGTAGAGGTCTTGAGATCTTGAACGGGGCAGATGGTAAGAATGAATTCTTGCACTGGACACAAGCTGATGAAAGTTATTTCGTTGAACCTTTGCCACAACAAGCTTTCTGGGGCCAGAAGTTCAATGACGAAGACAATCTGTCCAACCTAACTCCTGATCTGGTTTATTTGTTGAAAGATAGTGATCAGTTCTGGTCTGTTATGCAACGTGACGACAATGGTTTGGCAATCACTGTCAAATTGTTTGATCATGTAGTTGACAACTTGGCAGAACTGAAAGCCTTGGAATCAGCTCTCCAAGCCGGCACTGCGACAGTTGAACTGGAAGTGGGTCAACGTATTAAGGTTGACGATGACATTAATCTGGAAACTGGTGGTTTCTGGACCTTGTGGGAAATCAAGGCCGGCTTTGTGCTGGAATTGGTTGCCAGCCAGCGCTACGACAGTTCGGATATTTGGTCCTATGTTGATTGGTACGAAACCGGTTACGACGTATTGAATGCACCACGTGACGTATTCGCCACAGCAACTGATCGCAATAACGCCCAACTGACTAACCCATACCTGACTTTTGCGAAAGTTCTGGATGACGGTCGTGGTCGTTGGATGTGGACTGAATTGCGTGATGGCATTTGGCAAATTGTTGCAAAGCAAGCTGGTACCATTAAGCTCAGTGATACTGTATGGGAGAATACAGGAACATTCCTGGAAGACTCAATGGAATCGTTGGGTAAGACTACTGATACGTTTGATCCAGTGGTTTTTGGTAACTTGGTCGTTGCCAGGGATCAGGGTTACGAATTCAACAAGGTTCTGAATTCCCTGCGTGAAGGCGTGTTGACTGATTTGGAGACCAACGAAATGTTCTTTGGTTGGGTCCACTATGCTCACACGGAGCAAGACTTCATTGACTGGAGCTTCAAGACCTCGTTCATGTATGTGACCGGTTATAGCGATCGTCTGCGCCAGGATCCAATTGCTTTTGCGGATCTTACCAGCAATCTGCTGTCGTACATCAACGAAGTGAAGCCTTATCATGTGAAGGTTCGCGACTTCATTAGCAAGTACGGTGTCGATACCGAAGTCGCCAACGTTATGGCTCTGGACTTTGACAAGCCTGCATACTATGACGTTGCTCTTGGGCGCAACCGTATCCTGGATGCAAGGGTACCAGCTGACGTGGCAATCATGCAAGGTGGCATGTGGAAGCACTGGTATAACCAGTTTGCTTTCAACAACAATGCCAAGGTACGTAAGATGAACATCACACTCGCTCCCCTGGATGTTGCTGACATTCATATTGGTGAAACGATCAACATGAAGATCTATCGCCAGGATGGTCCAGCAGTTCACGGCGAGTATGGTTGGGATTACATCCGATATGATGGCATATCGGCATACGATTGGGATGAAACAATCACGACTGAAGATTACTTGGATCGCTATTTTGACCCAGAGCAATACGGTCGAGCAGTTCTGGATTATTTCGAATGGGATATGACTGCTGGTAATCCTAGAGTTTTGGCACGTCGTATCAATGAGGATGAAGACACGGATGACACACTGACCTTTACTGTACATAAGGGTGTCAACCACGCAGTCGAGGCCGCGCTTGAGCTCGATTACATTTCGGAAAACCGCAGAGGGTGGTGGGTAGTAACCGCTCCTGCGGTTAACGGGCCATATACCACCCCCAGTAATCCAAGCACCAATCCAGGAGGACCGGGTGGCTCAGTCTTGTTCAATCGAGAAATAACTGACGCACCTGGTACTACACTTTACAGTTACTGGATCCAAAGCAACCCACCGCAAGATGGGATGACACCAACACAATGGGCCTCAACATATGGCCAAATGGTTGGTGAATGTAGTGGGCCGGACGGAGATGAGAATCAAACAACGATAACGATCGATTCGTCTGGTATCGGTGTGGATAGCATGCCATCTACGGGTAACTACAGTGGAACCGCATTGCAAGCCGCTCAAGCGATTGCGCAAATTAAACAATCAAACATGGGTATTGGTGAATGTGGTACGGCCAGTTGTAAGGGTCAGTATAACGTACTCACTGGTAGTTCCTCATACTGTGATGTGACTGAACAAATAACACAAACGGTACCACTCATATACTCGTTTGAAACAGATTATTTGACTGGGGAAATAACGCACGAAGCTCAGGTGGTGGCTCTACATTGTTATCCAATGCCTGATCTCGCAAGCGCCAAGATTGAGACGTTCATAGTCACCGCCAACAGCATCAATAGCGTGAATGTTCAAGACATAGCTATGCCTTGGAGCATGGTCGTGAGTATTTTAGCACCTGACGTTCCGGATCCACTTTCAACTAAAGGCTTTTGGCACTTGGAATTGGGGACACCACACTTTACATATCAGTTTGAACTCCCAGACAATGGTTCTTGGGCCCCTGATGGCAATACCTTCAATCAAGTGCCATTACCAAATCCATATTATGGTTGCTCACCGAATGCATCTGAGATTCTAAACTATCCATCTATTCTCAAATTCCAAGAAAACTAATGGATGGAAGTTAAGTATCACTATTTGGTGTCAGCTAAATACCCGTACTATGAATAATGAATCCACTCTAAACCTGGACGTAGATGACCATCAAGGTATCTGCATTCGAGAACATCTAATGATTCGAGATGCAGATACCAAAGAAGTGATCATCGATCAGTCTGGTTCTACGAAAAGACAAGATGGGGAATGGGATGAATGAAATGAACAACCCAGTGTTCGCGACTGGCCATGTGCTGATTCGTGATATTGATTCGGGGGAAATCCTCCGCGATGTCCATAACGATATCCACTTGGAAAACTTCAGCGAAGCTTTGGCGCTGTCTTTTGCCAAATATGACAACGGTGTTATCGAAGAAATCCACTTTGGTAATGGTGGTACCATTGTGAATTCTACAGGTGAGTTGGACTATAACACACCCCAGGTTCAAGGTATCAATGCTGATCTTTACAATCCCACCTATTCCAAGGTGGTTAATGATCGCAGCCCGTATTTCACCGACGATCCCACCAAGACCAATGTTCGCATTCAGCATACTGTTGGTACCACCTATACAGACATCGTGATCACATGCACGTTGGGCTACGGTGAACCAGCTGATGCAGCGCAATATGACGATGCGGTGGTACAAAATGCCAGCCAAAGTGACGACCCCAATGCTCGATATATTTTCGATGAAATGGGCCTGAAAACGGTGAATTCAAACACAAACGTTCGCCGATTGCTGACTCACGTGATTTTCCACCCAGTCCAGAAGTCACTGAACCGCGCAATTGAGATCATTTATACGGTGCGAATCAGTATGGTTGCACCTAATTAAATACTCACATAAATACCGCGATAAATATTTTCAGATAACTCTGGAGCTTAACTAATGTCCAACAATTATATCATCCCCGCGTATGGCCCTAATGGTGCGCTCACCGTCGTGGCCGGGGCTCTGGACACTACTTCTACCGCACTGACATTGGTCGGTCGTGGCGGTCCTGGCTATGGCCAGGCATTTGCCATCAACACGGTTCGTCAACTGTCGAACTTTGCTAATACGACTGCTCCAGCTGGTACTCCGCTTGTTGGCCAATTGTGGTTTGACACCGGTGTCTCAGCATTGAAAGTGTGGTCGAATGGTGCCTGGAAGGTCATCTTTGGTGAATCAAGCAATTCTACCGTATTGGTCCCACCCGTTCAAGGTGGCCTGGGTCTGAAGCCTGTTCCCGCTGATGCCAACAAATTCATTCAAGTTCTGCCTGATGGTTCCGGCTACAAGTTCGTGACCTTGGCCGAAATGCTTGCCGCATTGGAAGGTGCTGGTCTCGCTACCAATTACTTGAAGTCCAACGCTAATACTGGCCCCACAACCAACAACGCTTTTGATCTGGGTTCTACTACTCGTCGATTTGCGACTGTTTATGCCACTACTTTCAATGGTGTTGCAACGTCAGCTCGATTCGCTGACTTGGCCGAACGCTATGAAACAAGCGAACCAGTTGAACCCGGTGACGTGGTCGAACTGGGTGGTGACAAGGAAATCCAGAAGGTGCGTGATTGCAGGTCTGAACAAGTATTCGGCGTGATCTCAACTGCTCCTGGTTTCAAGATGAACGCTGATGCTGGTACTGACGAAACGCACCCATACGTGGCACTAGTTGGTCGTGTTCCAGTAAAGGTCAAGGGAGCCGTCAAGAAGGGTGAGCGTCTAGTTGCAAGCGGTGAACGCGGTGTTGCCATTGCAGAAAGCCGTGTTTCTGGTGAGCTTACAACGTTCCAAATCATTGGACGCTCTTTGGTCAACAAAGAATCGCATGATGTTGAATTGATCGAAGTGGCGTTGGGAGCGAAGTAATGGCAAACGTCGGTGATATTCTCACAGCATCGTTTTACAACTCAATGAAAGCACGGGTTGTGAGCATGTTGTCAACTGGTAGTGGTGACAAGGGCTATGGCCAAAGCATTGGCACATGGGTTGATGCCACTACGGCTGATGTGAGCACCGCTGCCAAATGGATCGAAATGCGCAATTACATCAACGCTGCTCGTAGGCATCAGTTGGGTAATTCGACGGGTTATGTGGAGGCCGATCTTCCAATCCCCGTAGCTGGTTCGACGCTTATTTCTGCCGCAATCGCAAATGCTTATGAAGCCAAAACCAACGAAATCTTTGCGCAATCGTTGACGTATGGTGCAGCTAGTATGACGCTGACTGCCAATGCATTTACTAATACTCGCGCTGCTGCATGGTCGGGTACGATTGACGCGGAAATTGATGTGACTTGGCCCTCTGCCGATGCTGCTCGTTGGTTCTTCAACAGTGGTGGTGAAATTCGTATTGTCACGTCGCATCCTACGGGAACGGCTAATGACAATTCATGGGCCAATGCATTGAGTCGAGTTGGTACTGTGGCAATGAAAGCACATACGACCACCAGAACTGGTGATTACGGCACGCCGGCCAATGCTGGATTCTATGAATTGCCAGTTGATCCAGCGGGCTATTCGATTATTCTGGATGGTACGAACTTTGATCCCACGTATGCTGGTATTCCGTCATATCAATTCATGGATGACTTCTATGTGCGTGCCAAGCGTACCACCAACGGTGTTCGCTTCCTGGTTCAATTGATTGAACAAAATGGTGCCACTATGACGTCAGGTACGTCCATTAGGTTCTCACACCTGAAGGCCACTACATATTTGGACAACCCAACGCTAGTTACACCCACATTCTCGCTTTTCAACGGCAACGGTCTTTGATTTTCAGTGACTAACAAGGGGAGTGGTTTTCCACTCCCCTTCACCACCTTTGGCTATTTTGAACAGTAGTCACCCGCAAGCTATCATAAGTAAATCAATATGGAGAAATTATGGACGACCGTTTGACTAAGGCTCTTGCCCATTCCAACTACAAGGTTACGGTTTACAATCAGAAGCAGAACCTCAAGCTTCGCATGGAAAATCTGCTCACTTACGCCCACAATGGTGGCATCTTTACGGTAAGTGATCAGTTGATTGCGTTTGTGGACGTTCTAGTCCGTCGAGAACAGACCGAAGCCGTTCTGATTGATGCTAGGGGAAACCCGGTTCTTATCAGCAACTTGCAGGACTTCCTGGATGAAGTCATCAGCAAATATTTTGAAGCAACCAATGAGTATTTGGCCGAATACGAAAAGATTCGTAAGGCTCGCACTGTTGAGCAAGCGACTGGAAAATGAGTAGAGGATTTCTTATCTACGCCCATAACAACGAAGAAGTTGATTATGGCAAAATCGCACTCTGTTGCGCCCTGATGATTAAAGCAAATCTCAGGGAAAACAGCGTCTGTCTAGTGACGGATCAAGGAACTCTTGATTGGATGCAAAGTAGTCTGGGTGATGAGTTAATCAAACAAGCTTTCGATCACATCAAAGTAATTGGATACGAATTCAAGCGTCAATCCAAACAACGTCAATTCCTGGATACGAAGAGCACCGTAAAGCATCTGACTTGGCATAACGGGACTCGCAGCACAGCATACGAACTGACGCCTTACGATGAAACCATCATTCTGGACAGTGACGTTCTGGTGCAAGACGGTATGTTTGATTTGGTTTGGGGAAATGACGAAGAAGTCCTCATCAACAAAGATGCATTGACTTTGCTTCATACTCCTCCCAAGGATTCAGAACGCCGACTTGATAGCACGTCCATCCCCATGTATTGGGCTACCATGGTATATTTCCGTAAGAGTGAACGAGCACAAATTCTGTTCGACCTAGTTGAGCAAATTAAATCCAATTACGAATATTATCAGTACGTCTATGAGTTTCCAGGCAAGCTTTATCGTAACGATTACGTGTTTAGTATTGCCATCCACATGTTGAATGGGTTCCTGGAGAATGACGAGTTTAAGCCATTCCCTCAAAGCAAAATCCTGAGTAGTTTTGATGTGGATGATATTATGGAAGTGGGCCGGAATGAACTGACATTCTTGGCGCAAGATCAACACGAATCATGGCGCTTCCTGTTGAGCAAAGTAAAGGGCGTCACCGTTCACGCAATGAACAAATATGCAATCCTCCGCCATGCGGATAAACTGATTGAGTTGTATAGAAAATGAGTCAACGAGATTTCAAACGTAAACGTGGGTTCTTCACCTTCGCACAAAATGGTTCATACGATTACTTGCGGTTGGCATATGGACTGGCCCTTAGCCTGAAAGCCACCCAGGTCGAAGTTCCATACTTGGCAGTAGGCATCACGCCTGGCCAAGAAGTGCCTGAGAAATACCGGAAGGTGTTTGATGAAGTGATTGAAATTCCATGGGGCGATGCGGCCGAGGATGCGTCATGGAAGCTTCAGAATGAATGGAAGGCTTATCACATGACTCCGTATGAGCAAACAATCAAGCTGGATTGTGACATGCTTTTCCTGCAGAACATCGATGCATGGTGGGATACGTTGGAGCTTCAGGACGTATGGGCTGCCACAACAGCATTGACGTTCAGGGGTGAAGAAATCACCAGTGACTTTTACCGAAAGACATTTACGGCAAACAAGCTGTCAAATGTTTACACGGCATTCATGTTTTTCAAGTCAAGCGATATGGCCAAAGAACTGTTTGATATGGCCGAAATCATCTACCAGAACTGGGAAAAATTCCGCTACGAATTTACTGATGAGCCACGTCCAGCAGAGGTTAGTACAGATGTGGTATTTGCCCTTGCTATGCGATTGCTCGATGCGGATGATCAGTGTACGAATACGGTTAGAAAGTTCCCACATTTTGTTCACATGAAATCCAAACTGCAAAATTGGGACGATAAATCAATTACAGAGGATTGGACAAAACACATCGGCGTTTATTTCACAGAAGATCTGGAACTAAAGATCGGACGTTGTCGCCAAATTGCGCCACTCCACTATCATATCAAAGAATTCCTTACAGACGATATGATTGCCACCTATGAGGAGAAACTAGGACTATGACTTCATTCTACATTTACCATGACAATCAAGGTGCCATCAAAGCAGTCGCCCCAGCCCCTCAAGAAGAATTTGGTGATTACGATTTCCATATCGTGGATGAGGAAGTAGCTCTGAAGTTCATCACTGCTGAATATAGCGTTGATGAGTGGTTTGTTGTTGAAACTGGGGATGGTGTTTTCAACCTTCAACAGAATGTTTTGGATTCCGTTCCAAGTGATGCCGGCACAGTCATCGCAATCCCCCAGGATTCAACTGGCGATTCAAACGTCCCAACAATCACGGTCGCCCTTTACCTGAAGAGCAACACTTTTGAAGTATCAATTCCTCAGAAATTTGTCGGTGTGCCATTGGTGAATATCACTGAACAGGAACTCCGCTTCATTCTGCATAAGCAAAAGGATCCGTCTATGGTCTTGGGTGAATTCAAGATCAATGTCAAGCAGTTGGTGGAACGAGGTTCAGTTCGTTACCAATTCAAGAACCAAATCAGTGATTATGCGGTGAGCACTATCAAGGTGTTCCGTAACTATCAATTGGTGATTCGGAATGCAGACTGGATGACCGCCCATGTAAGAACTGGGCATATGAACAAATTGACTGTCTTCAAACAAGCAACTCAGGTACCAGAAGACTTTGAAGGAGTGGTAGTGTATCATCTCATAAATAACAACACACTTGAGCTCAAGGTTGTTGGTGAGCCCCAGCTGTACACGCCAGAAAGTTCCAAGCCGTCAGTGTTCTTGACTAAGGCCGGTGACCCCATGATCTTTGTTGACACGATCGACTACGATGTCAACGAATTGATCGAGAAAGGTGGTCTGACAACCAAGGTCAAGAAGAAAGCAGGAGCAAAGTTTGGCGTGTCGGGGTTCCCGATTGCTGATCAGATGCTCTTCATACGAAAACAAGAATGAAAAAGACTTACGGCATCAGTGAATTTGATATTTTCTTTTTGAGTTACGACGAGCCCAATGCCGAAAAGCATTGGGCTGATTTACTTGACAAGGCGCCTTGGGCTAAACGAGTCCATGGCGTAAAGGGCTTTGACGCAGCTCATAGAGCTTGCGCGGAACAAAGCGAAACTCCGTGGTTCATCACAGTCGATGCTGACAACATTGTGTTGCCAGAATTCTTCGACGAAACAATCGAATTAGACGATACCCTGGATCGCAACAAGAGCTTCTGTTGGAACGGCATCAACATGATGAATGGTTTGATGTACGGTAATGGTGGCCTGAAATTGTGGTCCAAAGAATTTGCCCTGAATATGCGTAGCCATGAACTGTCTGAAGATGGACAGGCCGTGGATTTCTGTTGGGATGAAAACTACAAGGGTATTCACAAGGCATTCAGTGAAGTCTGGAACAACGGTTCCCCATACCAGGCGTTTCGTGTGGGGTTCCGAGAGGGTGTCAAATTGGCCCTAGATAGGGGCCAGCGCATCAAACCCGAACTTATGAAGACGCAACTACACGGCGTAAATTTGCGTAACCTACGCATCTGGTCGTCAGTTGGTGCTGATGTGGAGCATGGTCTCTGGGCTATTTACGGCACTCGTTTGGCATGGTGCAAGATGTGTGACGCCACATGGGACTTCTCCGTGATCCGTGATTATGACTGGTTCAACCAATACTGGGCTGAAGTGTCTCATCAGATCTATCTGCCCAATATGGGCAAGCAACGAACAGAAGACCATGCACTCTTCTTTGTTGAAGAAGAAATCAAGAAACTTGGTGCTTACATCAAGGAAACCACCAAGATCAGTGTACCAACACTAGACGCGGATACTAGTGCGTTCTTCCGCGAAACTTTCAAACTCAGGAACATCTAATGTCCGATACCCCCAAGTCACCCAATCAGATCAACATTGAAAAAATGGCTGAGCGGATGGATGATGTGGAAAAGCAAAGTGGCTCACCCACAATGTGTTTGGCAAAGTGGCTGCAAAGTACCGTTTATTTGATGAACGGTCACACCCATTCTTGTCACCACCCATCCACGCACAAGATCCCCATCAGCGAGATAAAACGTAAGCCATCAGCTCTGCACAACACCGAATACAAGGTCGAAGTTCGCAAGAAGATGTTGAGTGGTGAACGTCCTCCTGAATGCAGTTATTGTTGGAAAGTGGAAGACCTTCCTGGTAATCACTTCAGTGATCGCACATACAAGAGTGCTGACATGGGTTGGGCATATCCCAACCTGCAGAAAGTCATCGAATCAAAGGAAGGCCAGGACGTCAATCCGTCCTACCTGGAAGTCGCATTTGACAACACCTGCAATCTGAAGTGCATGTATTGCACGCCTGACATTTCGTCCAAGTGGATGGAAGAGGTCAAACAATACGGTCCATATCAGGGCACCACTTATTCAGTGGGTAACATTCAGTGGCTGGAAAAGATAGGCAAAATGCCTATTCCCAACAGGGAAGAGAACCCATACGTGGATGCTTTCTGGGAATGGTGGCCTGATCTTTACAAGAGCCTGCATACATTCCGCATCACGGGTGGTGAGCCCCTGTTGAGTAAGCATACATGGCGCGTTCTTGAAGAGATCAGAGACAATCCACGAGCTGATCTTACCCTGGCCATTAATACGAATCTCCAGGTACCTGATGAGCTCATGGATAAGTTCATCAAGCTGTATAACGAGATCGCACCAAACATCAAGGCTTTTGATGTGTTCACCAGTTGTGAAGCAGCTGGGCCTGCCGCAGAATACATTCGCTTCGGTATGAACTACGATTCATTCATTGCCAACTGCCGCAAGTTCTTGTCGCAAACTGGTGAATGGTCGAGACTTAACTTCATGATCACATTCAACATGTTGAGCCTGAGTACGTTCAAGGATTTCATGCAAGACATTTGGACCATGCGGACCGAATTCAACCCCGACGATGCGATGAACAGGTTGCCAATGATGATCAATTATCTGCGTTGGCCACCGTTTCAGGATGTCAGGGTCGCACCCCGGGAAATCAAGGAACGTTACTTGCAGGAAATCAAAACCTACATGACTGGGTTGATGCGTCACAACAGTCCAGATTCCAAGGGCAGATTTTACTTGGAGGAGATTGATCAGATTGAACGCTTGGGTGAATACATGATGGAAGAAATTCCCCAGGACCAAATGTTCAATCATATGAATGACATTGGTGCGTTCTATCCCGAATATGATCGTCGTCGCGGAACAGACTTCCTGAAGACTTTCCCTGAATACAAGGAATTCTTGGAGTCATGCAAGGAGGTGTATCGTGCCAAAAATTCAAACTGAGTCATACGTTGAATACAGGGATCGAGTAGTTGATCCCATCAGCCCGTCATTCTGTGGTGCAAAGTGGTATAACGCAACGATCTGGCTGGGTAGTGGTACGACTGCAAGCTGTCATCACCCACCTGCTCACAAGATTTCAGTTGAAGAAGTGTTGGCCAATTACAAGGCGATTCACAATACTTCATACAAGAAGATGGTCAGGGAACAAATGCTCAGGGGTGAACGTCCCGAAGAGTGCGATTACTGCTGGAAGATTGAAGACTTGGGTAAGGATCAAGTCAGTGATCGTGTGTTCAAGAGTGTCATTTACACCGACGAAGAGTTGGCACAAGCTGCCGAAGTTCATGGTGCCACGGGTGACGTTGACTTGAAGACTTTGGAAATTGCCTTCGACGCCAACTGCAATTTCGCTTGTTCGTATTGTAATCCCAGCTTCTCTACCACCTGGATGGCTGATGTCAAGAAGAACGGTCCGTACCAGGATCTAGTGAGTGATGGTGGTGGTGCTTTCCAACAGGACGGTTCCTGGGCACAACCCTATGGTATCCGGAATACCGATAATCCCTATTTGGCGGCGTTCTGGCAGTGGTGGGAAGCAGAGTTGCAGCATAGTCTGACTGAGCTCCGAATTACTGGTGGTGAGGCTACCATGAGTCAAGACTTCTGGAAGCTTATGGATTGGTGGCAAGAACATCCTGAATGTAAGGTTCGTCTCGCCCTGAATAGCAATCTGGGTGTTAACGCCAAACTGTTGAAGCGACTCGTTACTGCCAGTCATTCGTTCAAGGATATTCATCTATACACTAGCAATGAATCATTCGGAGCTCATGCTGAATATATCAGGGATGGCTTGCACTGGGATGAATGGTTGCACAACCTAAAAACGTGCATTCAGGATGGTAATTTTGCTGCCACACACGTGATGATGACCGTAAACAGTCTTTGCCTGTTTAGCATCACGGACTTTATGGATTCATTGAATAGAATCAAAGAACAATACGGCATGCATCATTGCAGCATGAGCTTCAATATTCTGAGATTCCCTAGTTTTCAGAGTGCAGTGACACTACCAGAACATATTAGGTTGGAACGCGCCGACCACATTGAAACCTGGTTGAAGCACAATTGGGATTACCAACCTGAACATTTGAAGGGTAGGGGAATTCTTCAACAACACGAACACGATGGTATCGTTCGCCTCATCCAATACCTGAGAGAAGTCACTGAGGGTCATGCTCATACCAGCAGCCTGAAATCTAGAGAGCGCGACTTCCGCAGTTTCTTCAAGCAATACGACGCTCGTAGGGGCAAGGACTTCAGGGCTACATTCCCACAACTGGTTGAATGGTTTGACAGCATTCCCGATACCAAGCTTATTCCTATCAAGCTGGAGAAGGGCAGGGTCGAGGAATGGCCCCACGAAAGAGAATTGAAAGAAAGAGCCAAACAGGAAGGATGGATCCTAGACAAGAGTAAGACAAATCCAGGTTCACAGGACTTTGTACCACCATCAAAGTAAATAAAGGTTTTGAGCACACCTTTATGATCCCTATCGTATACAAACTGTTGTTTGCTGCATACGACGGTGAGACTGAGCAAGATGGTCCTCGTGGTATTATTCAATTTTCATCAATGACTCCCAGAACCACTTGGGCTGGTTCTGGTACTGCAACATCAGCGACAATCGCACCGAATGGTGACTCTTGCAACCTGTGGAGTGATACAGGCGCATCCTGCTTGCAATACGATCTGGCACCAACCCTGGGATTGAATTCGTTCACGGTTGGCTTCTTCATAAATCCAACCAGTTATCAGCCGCAATATGGCAATTCACCACCACAAGCCTGGATTCTGCAGATTGGACCATTTAGCGGTCTGAATCTCAATTACGTGGTTATGAGTGGAACAGGAACGGCAACGTACCCCAAGACAGGATCTGTTGGTGGCTCAGTATCAGGAGCCTATAGCGACACTGCATCACCAGTAGGTACCTGGCGTCATGTGGCAATGGCATACGAACGCTCAACTGGAACTATAACGGGATTTATTGATGGTAAACCATTCGGTCCAGCACAAGGAGCAAATCCGTCGAATCTAAACATGTATATTGGTGGTATCGGTGATAGAAGTGGCTACACGGGTGGTAATTCAGCTAGGTATGGCTACAGGGGATTGATATCACAGTTCAGATATGAACTAGTGGCAAGGACACAAACCTTCGATCCATTGACATGGAAATAAAGAAAGAGGAACAGAAAATGTTCCTCTTTGTTCTAATGGTGTGTGATAGTATCTAGGGGATCATTCTTTACGGATGATGTTCAAGGATATCAATGGGATTGGGGGATCAATTCCTGATGATGAGGGGAATCTCCAGGTAGACTTATGGGAATTGGTAACTGGTACATTCATGGAGAGTCATAAGGGTCTCTTTACCCTGACAGAACTCCAGGTAGATATTCGCAAACTTGATAGGTAAATAACGGATAGCGCTCGATTTTATAGCAAGAACCCAAATGAATTTAACTACTAAGCTTTTGTCTGCTTCATCTTCACCCGAATCACAGTATCGAGACCAAGTGGGATTCGCGTCTCATTTTGATGGTGAAGAAGGTTCTACTCAAATAGTTGCAACCTCTCCAGATGGCCCCATCTCGATAGTAGGGAACGCCAAAATAACCAACACTCTTTCTAAGTTTGGTGGTTCCTTGGACCTGCGCGGCTCATCGTCCACCAATCAGCAATATGTGAATGTCCCGAAGATCAATAAGTTGGTATTGGGGACAAACGATTTTACCATTGAATGTTTTTGTTGGTTGAATCAATATGTCAGTGCAAGCGTAGTCCATAGTCCGATCCTGACCATGGGAGCTTCGGCAGCGGGGAATTTTCTCATGGTGGGAATAAACAACCTGGGTAAGATTCGCCTATACAGCTACATCACCAACTCGGTACTTCTCCTGGGTAACATCACAATATCGCCACAAACTTGGACGCACGTGGCGATAACTCGCATCAACAACGTATTCATGATCTTCGTAAATGGAGTTCTGGATACCACACTCAATCAAGTTCAGAACTTTGATAGCTTTGGTGGTTCCTGTTATGTGGGTGGCTTCTTTACCAATCAACGGTATTTTGATGGTTGTTTGGACGACATGCGTATTCTGAATGGCATTGGGTTGTATTCGAGTAGTTTTGTGGTACCAACCAAACCTTATACTCTATGACATCATTACAACACGAAGCGGATGTTTTACATCTTGAAGTCACCACTAATTGCAACCTACGGTGCCCTCAATGCCGCAGAACTGAAGGTGATTTGCCAAACGAAACACTACGTCATGGTGAAATGACTCTGGAAAGAGCAAAGCAAACCTTCAGTCCAGAGTTCATTCGTGGTCTTCGCAAAATGTTCATGTGTGGCAACTTTGGTGAACCTGCTATGGCTAAAGATTGTCTGGATATCTACCGGTATTTTCGTGAATGTAACCCAGACATCGAGCTTGGGATGAATACGAATGGTAGTTTACGGAACGCGGCCTGGTGGCGGGAATTGGCTGGGATCTTAAATCAACCCCTGGACTTTGTCATCTGGTCTATAGATGGATTGGAAGATACTAATCACATCTATCGCCGTGATGCCGTATGGTCGAAGGTAATGACTAACGCCCAAGCATTCATAGACGCGGGAGGACACGCTCACTGGGATTATTTGGTGTTTGAGCATAACAAACATCAGGTCGATGAAGCAGAGGCTTTGGCGCGCTCTATGGGCTTCCTGTGGTTCCGATTGAAAGAAACCGAAAGGCAAGTTCATCAAACGGTCTTTTGGCTCAAGAAGGTTAGTGAGTACAAGGAACCAGAAATTCAAGGAATAGAATGCGAAGCCCTACGAGATCGAAGTGTGTTCGTGAATTCGTTAGGTGAATGGTACCCGTGTTGTTATATCGCTACCAAGGCTGATATTGAGTCGGACCACGGCATACGGGATATTCCGAAAGATCGGGTGATAGATACTATCATCAATCGACTAACGACTGATCCCCATGTCACATGTCAACGAGCATGTGGTAAAGTGGGCCAGACCACTGTCGTCAAATCGCAGTGGAAAAAGAACATGCAATTCTGATCATGTACGACATATTCCTGATAACCAATAATCCTTCTGACCAATACCAGAAACTCAAAAATAGATTTCCACGAATCAAAGCTGTTGGTTCAATAGCTGAAGCCCGCCGCAAATCGTTCACCAAATACTATTGGGTGGTGTGGGATGACATGCTGGTCTTGGACAATTTCAATTTTGATTACACGGTGGAACCATGGGATCAGGACTTGGTGCATTGTTGCCGAAACTCCAATGAATCCTTGGGAGTGGCCCTAATCCCCAAGAAATTGGAAATAACAGATGAACGAGCTATATTCAATAACGAGGTTCGTGTCATCAATCAACGTTCGTCTTTTGTTAAGAATGATCCCCTGGATATCGTATTCATTTCAAACGGGGAATCAACCGCTGAAGAGCATTGGTCTCTTCTACAAGAAGTCACCGATCATATTCCCAATAGAGTAGTTAGGGTTGATGGTGTGACTGGACGATCGGCAGCCTATAAGACTGCGGCACAAGCAAGCAATACAGAACACTTCTTTGCTGTATTTGCGAAGATCAAAATCTATCCTGACTTTGACTTTAGCTGGACCCCTGCAAAATACGAAGATCGCCACTATGTGTTCATGGCTGAAAATCCAGTAAATGGATTGGTTTACGGCCATCAAGCTGTGATTGCCTATTGCAAGAAGCTAGTGCTCGTAAACCCAGGTGATGAGATTGATTTCACGTTGGCGCAACCATACGAAGAAGTAAATCGATTGTCTGGTACGGCCGTGTTTAATACCAGCCCCCAACATGCTTGGCGCACGGCCTTCAGGGAAGCATTGAAGTTGAAACTTTACAGTGAGCGTGGAGAACAGGAAGCAAGTTACCGCCTAGAACGCTGGCTGGCCCCTTCCCACGCCCTATACGGTGATTGGTCGCAAAAAGGAGCGCACGATGCGCTCCTGTACTTCACGTCTGTTGGTGGGGATTATACGAAGCTTCTAGCAAGCTACGAATGGAAGTGGTTGGATCAATTCTTTTCTGAAAAGTATGCGTCAACGCTGTTGACGACATGATGCATCTGGTCTGCCGTCAATTCGGGATAAAACGGCAGACTCAACCATCCGGCCATTGTTGTTTTCAATTCGTCGTGAATACGCAAATAATAAGCATCATGATCTTCAAAGTCATTCAAGAATCCATATTCAAACATGGTTTTCTCGTAATGAATCTTGCATTCAATTCCACGATTGCTCAAATAAGCAACAAGCGCATCACGATCTTCACCAGGAACGGATATCACGAACTTCTGTAGACCGTGATTCCAAATGTCTTGGTGTTTCATAACTGTTTCAACTTGTGGCGTATTTGCGAATTCATTCAAGTAAAACATGGCTATAGCTCTACGCCTCTGTTGCCAGCTTTCCATATGTTTGAGCTTCACATTCAGCGTTGCGCACTCCAGTTCTGACATTCTTAGATTCATCCCAACCATACCGAAACCATCAGGACCTTTTCCGTGATTGATGTACTTACGGACGAACCTCGACAATATTTCGTCATCAGTAGCTATTGCGCCACCATTACCCAACCCGGCTATATTTTTTGTGGGATCGAAGCTTATGACTTGTGTGTGCCTGGAGCTATACGGTTGCATCCAGGGTGATGCTAACCAACTTTGACAGGCGTCTTCCACATAGGGAACTCCCATGGTGGACATATAGCAAGGTTTCCCAAATAGCCCAACACCAACGATTAATGCCACGTCTTGTGATATGACACTCACATTTAGATTGTTGTAGAAGGAAAGACGCCAGCCATCATTCTTGAAAGCGTTTGCGGTGGCAATGAACGAAACTGCTGGCAAATCCACATATCGATTTGGTTGATAAAACGCCTTAGATATGATACCGAGTGCAGCAGTGCCACTATGGGTGACAATGGCGTGTTTACGTCCAGTGATCTGAGCAATATTTGCCTCAAGTTCTTCTCTGTGAGGACCATCAAGCACTTGATTTGAATCCAGAACAGAACTGATGGCTTCCATCAGTTCCTCTTTTACGGATTGATTCTGCAGCTTGACGTTATTGAACGGAACGTCCAGAAATCCATTTTGCATATTGTGCGAAACCTTGTTCGATGTCAATGGTTGGGTTATATCCGAAGTCATCCCTGGCTTGCTGAATAGATAAAGTCCCTCTGGATGGGAAGGAAGCATCACGATTTAGAACCTGGATGTTGCCGTTTCCCATAAGAGATACAGCAAGATTTGCGGCGTCTTGAATGGTTCGAGGAGTTTCGCTTGATCTAGTCAAATTGTAGGCACGATTGGCAGCGTTTGGTGAGAACGCTGCCAAAACCATACCTCGAGCCACATCACTCACATGGGTGAAATCCAACACTTCCTCGGGGCCCTTGACCAATAGGGTTTCTCCACGGCGAGCCGCTGTCAAAAACTTTCCAACCAGTCTATTGGAAACATCGCGTTCACCATAAACGGCACTGGGCCGGATGATGGTATATTCGATGCCATTCTTGGAACAGAAATCACACACTATCTGTTCACCTGTTTGCTTAAGGATACCATACAGAGTATTGGGGTTTAGAGGGTGACTTTCGGTAGTGAGGTTTTGAAAGTCACCATAAACCATGCTCGAACTCACAAAGACAAATCGCTTACACGTTTGTCTCACCGCCTCTAAAACATTCAAAAGGCCGCCCACCATTGTAGCACTGGCTTGGGCTGGCGCCAACTGTACTTCGTATTGGCGTGGAAAACTGGCTAGGTGAATAACGATTTCAGGATGAATGTTGAAATGCCCCAGAAGTGGACCGTGCTCATCCTCAAAAGGTTCCCTGATGTCTTGATACAGATCTTGAAAATCAACCCCAGTATCACGTATGGAATCCATGCGTTCACAAATCAATGAGTTGAGTTCGAATTGATTAAGACTAGCATATGAGTCACAGTTGTCGAGACCATATACGGTATGACCATTTAACTGATTCACGACATTGTGCCCGATGAACCCACTGCTTCCAGTCACCAATACTTTTGCCATTAATATTCAACCAATATGCGGCCGCCGTTTAGCGCCCATTCGTTTATTTTTCTAGAACCATCAGTTTGAAGACCAGTAATGCGAATCAAACCTCGAGGCCAAAAGCTAGTATTGAATGTTGAATGTGCGACAGTTGGCCAATCCCAATAAATGATGTCACCCGCTTTCCAACCGGTCAGCGTTTTGTCGTGAAACATCATTCCTTGTCCCCATTGCCAGTCTTCCAACATGATCAAATACCTGGTGGCTGAGCGCACATCATCACGAAACTGCTCTCGTTCCTGATCGGTAAATGTGATAGTCTTTAGAGATTCCTCAATGGGATTTATGTAACCCAGATCCAAATCATCCAGATGCATCATTGTCACATTGCCAGGTTCCAACACTTGCAGTCTAGCTTGAGGTTTGGTGAGCTTCAATATTTCAGCCAGTCGATTGACAACTTCATCAGACAAACCAACTCGTTGAAATCCAGGAGCATTGGCAAAATTCGCAGTCTTCGTATCGGCACCAGTCTTAGACGAAATTATGTCTAGGGCCTGTTGCTGTGAACTGTACCTAAGAGGCACGAATTTGGGATCGGCTGCCAATTGTTCTTTGGGTGTGAATCCTCCACTTCCTGCCATAAGCTCTTCTCTAGATGGCAGGTTTCTTATATTACCAATGACTGTGAACATAGTTCTTCTCCAATACGAATTTCTGAGTTTTGATACCAGGTACGATTGAACCCTGGCCCAAATCCTTCACTACATCCACGTATTCTTCATATGCTTTCCACGCAGAAGCCCGTTCTCCAGCATATTGATCGATGTGAAGGTATCGACCATTGTTCATACTTGCTGATTGACCGACGTTCTTTGCCAGCAACACGAAAGAATTCTGAAACTTGCTTGTGCGGCGCCCAACTGAATAACACCATTCGTGGTAGTAATTCTTGTCGTTCTGCAATTTGTGCAGTGCATCCTTCAAAGGCATTCTGGGGAATAACATCTTGGCTACCCGGATAGCGCCTTGGCATTGTGCTCGAATCAACTCAGGAGCATCGCCGGACAAATAGAACCAAATGTGAGGTTCCTCCTGCTTCCTGGCGCCATACATAGTATTCTTGTCGTTCATTTGAAACCAAATCATATTGTCATCAGCAAACAATCGTGGTTTCTCAAAACCCATCAAATCCACATAGTTGGTAACACCAGGTGGAAGAGGGCACAAATCGATCATGTCAGCCATGTGGTTGACATTGAAGCTTTCAGTTCCAGCATGACCAGCAGACTTCAGAAACCAATCCTTTTGGAAGTGGCGTTCGTGAACTTTCTGGTCTATTGTTATGACTGAGATCTTGCCGCAATCAAGACCATATTTGGCATGCATATCCTTAAGCCAACGGATCTTCATTGCGGTATTGTTGGCAGCGTCAATGCAGACATTTTCCATAGTCTGCCATTCATACAAAATGAATTCGTCTATGGGGTTACCGCTCCGCAAGAAGGCGTCAGCTACTGAGTAACTGTCCGACCCTCCGCTATACAGCAACCGCACATATTGGTATTCACCACGAATACGAGTCGCATACTCTTCTTCTAGACTTTCGATCGTTTTCGTGGTGGATTGTTGCCAGTCATAATGCTGAAGCTTACCGGCTTCGAGAACTAGTTCGAAGGTAGTCAGTTGATTGACTGCCTGTAAGGAACGAATGCGACTCCACGCCTCAATGGCGTTGATGTATTTTTCGTCCCCGATGCGGTAATAATGCTTCATTGTTTGATGCCTTGAGCTCGCTTATTGATATCACGGAGTTGAGTTTCGATTGAATCAAACACCGGGATATAATTCTTGCTGAGGGATTGTTGCAGAACGCCGTGATTGCCAGAAGCACCCAGGATTTCTCGAACCTTCGTCATATCAACGTTGTAGCCAACAATGATGGGCCAAAGGCCGCTATCTTGGTGACGTACTTGTGGATTCAGTTCGGAATATGACGTGCGGTTCATACCGGCAGCGATGGCGGGTTCTGCTGAAGTTGCGAAACATTCAGCATTTGGGAGACCTTTAGCCAACGATTCGGAACTCAGGATGATGTATTGTGTATCACCAGAAACGAACGCCTGGAGTTGATCTTTACCAGCCGCATAGCCGATGACCTTGAAGTTCTTAACGCCAATATCAGTCAATTGATCTTGAACGATCTTCATTTGTACTGGGCTGTTCCAAGAACCAACCTTTGCGCCATCACTTGCCAGCAAACCCTTCAGACCACCGGCATCTGCGTGGCCACAAATAAAGTGGAACCACTTACCAGCAACGGCCACTAGGGACTGTTCATTTACTGGAAACCCGCAACCGGCAGGATTGGACGGTTCGGCGATATTCAACAAGAACGGGTCGCTAAAGTTCATCGCTACGACTGGCTCCTTGGGATTATCCTTCAGCCACTTTGCACCTTCTTGGCAATTCTTAAAACCCAGAATATTGGTCGTATAGCCGTTCTCAGTCAGTGTTTGAGAAATAGCTTCCGCCCATGCTGCCGTTCCGGCCCCTGGGGGAGCCAAACGAAGTACGTTTACTGTGGGTTGAGCTACGGCAGATGCCGACAGAATCAGAGCAGCAAAAGCTGATGCGAAAAATTTAGAAATGTTCATATAATCAAAAGTAGAGTTGGCTGACACTCACTATGAGTGACTGCAACAGGTTAAAGACAAGGACTCCGAAGATGAACGGTAGCGGGTTCATCCGTGTTACAAAGAACACAAGTCCTATCAGGACAAATGTGGCCACCGACAGCCAAATTGTGCCGGTCATTGAAGCGATGTAAATGACTGCTAGGAGACTGATGATCAGAATCAAAGACATCAAGAACATACGTGGCAACATGAGTACTGAGACGAGTTTGCTACCTAATTTCCATGCTGTGAACATGGAAATCATATTCACGAATAATATGACAAGTGCGATGACAAACCAATTATCGTAGATACTTGCCAGTAAATCTTTGGTGGTTGTTGACAGAGTGATGATGTTATAAATCACCCCCTCACTCGCAGTAATTGGCACACCAAAAGCCAACAAGGGAAGAAGCATTGCAAGAGTGCCTGAACAATGCGCTGCATCTGAACTCATGATACTGCTGAGAACTCGATCCTTATCATTGAGTTTCTTGGATTGTCCAATCTTTTGTTCAACTTGATAGCAAACCGTTGAACTCAAGATATAGCTTAGGCCGGGAACTAGACCCACGAAGAATCCCACAAATGATCCACGCATCAACGCACCCCATTTATTCTTGAGTGACTGCATGGCTAGGTTGAAACCCATAACCCCTTGGGTGTTGATTTGTACTTTCTGGTATCCTTTCATGGAGTTCATCGCATGTCCGATAATGGCTCCCATTGTGAGTGCTACCCATGACAGGCCACCACTCAGAAAATTCATCCCCAGATCAATCACTTGAAAGGTGTGCGCGTTTGGCCCCAAATACATAAGTGAGAAAGCGAGTAGAATTGATATAAGGGCAGCCAAGCGACGTTCAGTAGTGAGGATCACAACGAGTACTGAAGCCATGATGATCGTCAGCTGTAGGGCTGCTCCAAAGATCCCAAGGATCTTGGTTGCGAGGGGGATGAACAAGATCAAAAGAACCATACCCACACTATTGCCCACTACAGACGCGAGAGCGTTCTGAGCGACGGCAGTTTGCGTCAATCCCATGCTGATGAGATTATGGCTTTCTTTTGCTGTAGGGAATGAACTTTCGGCTCCGGGAATACCGGTGTAAATTGCGGTGAGACTCGCCACGTATTGACTACTGATTACAAGGGCCAGATAACAGACCATTGCATTCAAGGGATCAAAAGCGATCAGGATCATGTAGAAGGTAAGCATGATGCTGGCTGATCCGATGCCAGGCAATATGCCAGAAATTATTCCAAGGGCGATACCCAGGAATGTCGCTAGGGTGAGTTCCATAACATTCAGGCATTGCGCCTGCGAAAAAAGACGACTGGAGAAGTCATCAAGCCTAAACCCCATTGGGGTAGAAGATGAGACTCTTCGCCGCATCTTCGTTCAATTTGTTCCAGTAGAGCAAATTGAAAACTTGGGGAACAATGTTCCCCAAGTATTTATACCATCAAACCGCCATCTTGGCCTTAATTGGCTCGTGGTGTTGGTAGTCAACCAATTCAATATCATCCATGGTGAAGTCCAGGATGTTGGTGATATTGGGATTCAGTTTCAACGTAGGCAACGGCAAGGGTTTGCGCGTCAACTGTTCTTGCGTTTGCTCGATGTGATTCTCGTAGATATGCGTGTCACCCAGAATATGGATGAAGTTGCCAACTGCATAGCCACAGACTTGTGCCAACATGTGCGTCATGAGCGAATACGACGCAATATTGAACGGAACACCCAAGAACATGTCAGCTGAACGTTGATACATCTGGCATGACAGCTTGTGAGTGGGTAGACCCAACTCTTCCAGGTCGGCCAATGTCTTGGTGCGGTTCTTGCGCGACTTGCCACTTGCATCGGTGTCGATGCGAACCTTACGCTCTGATGATGGAATGGATTCCCGGAGAGTAAGGTACGAAGTTTGGATCTCTTCAGGCGTCAATTGTTCCACAAAGAATTGTGCAAACATGTGGCAGGGTGGGAGAGCCATTTGATCCAGCTCACCAGGATTCCAAGCCGAGATAATATGACGACGTCCAAACGGATCATTCTTCAAACCATCAACCAACTGTTGAAGTTGATCAACGGTTTCATATTTGTTGAAGATAGCCTTGATCTTGCCCCATAGCGTATTGGGTTGCTTGCGCCAGAAGCGCCACTGAACACCGTAAACACGACCCAAGTCACCAATGAACTTGGCCTTGGGCTTCCAATAATCAGCCTCAGCATTGCCAGTCCAGATGGTAGCCTTGGGTGAATCCTTACCATGCATGATTTCTGCAAGACGACGTTCATTGCCAGAACCTTCCATAAACCACAACAGTTCTGACACAACCGATTTCCATGCCAGCTTCTTGGAGGTCATAGCAGGGAAGCCTTTCGACAGGTCGAACTCCATACGACGACCAAATACCGCACGAGTTCCAGTACCAGTACGATCCAAACGAGGGTCACCGTTCTGCAGAACTTCACCCATTAGATCCAAATATTCTTTCATTGTTTTTCCCAAATTTCAAAATCAACCGCGTATTCACCTTCAAGATGGTGGCTTGAAGTTTTGGTAAACTTTGCGGTCTCACTGTTATGTATGCTCATTAGGGTGTCAACATCCAGGAATGTATCACCCTCAAAAGAACCACGAATCCTTGACAGGTAGATGACGTCCATGTATTTCAGAAAGTCACTATATACCTTTGCTCCACCCATGAACACAACCTCGTCAAGATCGGCATAGGTAGATTTCAAGTATTCGATGACCTCTTCAGGCTCACCACTAAGCGTCAAGTCTGCATCCTGGATACTGTTGCGACTTGTCAGAACGACGTTGGTGCGCTTTGGTAGCGGTTTGAAGGGCAAACTGTCCCAAGTGCTTGAACCCATTACCACGACCTTTCCTGACGTGTTGGCTTTGAACCATTTCATGTCTTCTGAGTTATGGGGCCAAGGTAGGCCGTTGTTAATACCGATGACATTGTTATCTGCCACGGCTACAATCATTGATATTTTCATATTTTGTAAAGATATTTGCCGATATCATTCAAATCGGCTTCGATGTCAGAATTGACTAGCTTTGCTTTCACCAAAAGAGCATGCCAGTCATCAACCAGTTCTGGGTGTTTATTGAAAACTTCCATCATGGTATCATATAGCGCGGCCTTAACCTTGAACTGTTCCGCGTTTTTCACTTGCAGTTCCATATATGCATACCGACCAACAGCGTTATGGTAATCAGCTGAGATTACTTGCAACATTGAACTGTATTCATTGAGGATTTCAAATCGCTCAAAGACGTCTTTGCATAATGCTAATCTAGCGTCCACTTCTTCTATTGGAATAATTGGTTCAAACATAGAACGATTCACTTTTTACTAGTGACGGCACAGTCCAGTTTTTCATTTCTGGGGAGACCAAAACCATAGTCGCAATGAACTCACTCCAGGCTGCTTGTAGCACTGGGTTGGCGATAATGAGTGTTTGCATTTGTTTGTAGAACTCGCCGGCATCTGATACTCGATCGTATCGATCTTGTTGTGCCATGATGCGTTCTTTGAGTTGACGAATTTCTTCGTTCAACCTGGTGATGATTTTTGCCTGTGCTTGATATTCAGGCGTATTGTAAGGCATGGAAAATCCTCCTTTCCACCAATTGTAAGGTGGTTGGGAGGATTTGTCTAAATTAAGAACCAAATACTTCTTCGAGCATTTGCTGGGTGACTGCGATGATGTCTTCTTTTAATGCCACAACATCTACGACCAAACCGACGGAAACGATATCGTCCTTGTATTCCATCAGAACTTCATTCAACTGATCAACCATGACTACCTGTTCATCGCCGTCTTCAAATACAACATTGGCTAGAATCACGTAGTCTCTTGACAAGTCCATGATGTCCACTTCGTTTATCGTTTGATTGATAAGTTCACTGAAGTTCATATCGGCCTCCAAGGCGTTAATTTCACTCATGTATTTACGCCTTTTTCATTGGTGAGCCTGAGTAGGACTTGATAATTGTCCCAAGCTTCCTGTAGAGCAGGATTTTCAGCCCGTTGTTTGGCATCACGTTCCCGATAATACCGTTCCTTTTCCTCGACGGTAACCAGTTCACGGAAAATTTCTCGGTCGATTTCTTTTGTAATCTCGGCTACCATCGATTCAGCCATGAGATCTTCTATGCCGATATTCATGGTAGAAGAAATTTGTGTCGTGGATCCCCATACGATATTCTGGAGGTCGTTGGGTTTTGGGGTGGTCATGGTCACCGGAGTGGTTTCCACTGTTATGTTAGGTTTCATTTTTTAAAGTCAAGAAAAAGCCCTAGGGGTCTAGGGCTTCCTGGTTATTGCAAGTCGCCGTTCTTCTTTAGCGTTTCTGCTTGTTCCAAAGCAGCCAAAATAACCGCTGCGGCTTTGATCAAACTTGCCTCGAAATCTTCCTGAGTGGGGATAGATCCTCGGTTATAAGAAGCAGAACTTTTGCGCTTTGCTGGTTCATTCAGATAATGCCCAGCAATTGCAATCCAATCATTAACCGAATTTTTAGCGTCATATTCAGAACCTGGTAGGGTCTTTTGACGATCACGTTCGGATACGATTCGCTCAAGGAGCTTTGCGGAACGTTCACTCATTACCAGTGGCCTGAGCGGGAGCGTCATCCGCCACAGGGACGATTGGCGTATCAGCAACAGGTCGGAGGGTCGGAACGGCGGCATATGCGATTTCACGCTTCTTGGCAGCTTCGGCTTCCAGCATTTCTGCTTCAACGATCAGATTGTGTGCCATTTGCAGGCGTTCTTCCGAGGATGCGGCCGAAATGTTGTTGGCGATGGGGTTGAACTTGTTATAGTTCTGAGTTGGCGCAGTCTCAGCGCTTTCTGGATCCATTGCAGCCAGAATGTCAGCCAGTGGCATGGGCATGTTGGGGCGTGGCAGCATGACGATGTTAGAAACCAGTTCAGCACGCATCAGACCACGATTGTGGAACTCTTCCAGAATGGTGCGGCCTGTCTGTTGAACCATACGACGCGACAGCACATCAGCCAGATTACCAGCTTGTTGACCTTCCGGGGAATTGACCACTTCCATGAGGATTTGCTCATAGTATGGTTGCAGGGATTCGGTATTGATGATGAGGGCCTTGTCTTCGGCATCGGGGAGACGCATGAAAACAACGACACAACGTTGGTCGGTAGAAACGACCTTACCAATATGTTTCTTGATTGACATAGATTCTCTCTATAGGGACGGGTGGCGAACCACCCTGTGATTTACTTGGCAGTCTTGCTGGCCTTGGTGGCCTTTGCGGTCTTGCGAGCAGGCTTGGCGGGTGCTTCAGCGGGTGCTTCTTGATCTTGTGGTTGAGCTGCGGCCACGAATGCTTGAATCTTGTTGCGAACGGCTAGAACCTGCTCGACAACGACCCAACCCTTGAAGGCGCCTTGATCGGCGGCGTGGTCGATGATCTTAACCACGTTTTCCAGATCGGTGATATTGATAACGGGGCCTTGAACTTCACCCGCTTGGTCTTGTGTATCAGCCATTGTTTACTCCTGTTTGTTATTGTTCTATAACGGCGTAAACATGATTATAAGGGGGCCATTGGCCCCCGTCAAAATAAATCAATCAGCTTTATTATTCTGGTAGTTCACCAGTTATGGCAAAGAATTCGTATTCGCTAGTAGTCATACCCAGATAATCTGCTAGAGATTCCTGGGAGTTTGCTGAATGCCATTCCTCGATAAAATCGTCAACCATTTCTGAATTGACGATTTCATCTCGGTACAAGCTCATAAACGTTCGGTTCATTTGCCTGCCACCTTTACCATGTCGTCAGGCCATTGCAGGTAGGTATTCCAGCTGGCATGACGAACAACAACTGGACGTTCACGGACGATGGTCAGCATTTCACCGTACGATGGGCGACGTGGAGCGTTCATGGGCTTCATTTCATTGAAGTGGCTCTTCTTGTGATTGCAAGGCGAGCAAGCAGCAACGACGTTATCCCAGGTAGTCTTACCACCCTCGAAACGAGGAACGACGTGATCCAGTGTCAGCTGATCATGACGGAAAATTTCGCCACAGTATTGGCACTTATGGCGGTCCCGCATGTACACATTCGAGCGCGAGAACTTGACCGAGCGGCCCATACGAACCCACTGACGAGTCATAATGACGGCCGGCACGAACATTTCCACGCTTGGGCTGCGGATGACCCAATCTTCGTACGATTCCAATACGTCCACTTGATCCAGCCAGTAAGCCTTGATGGCTTCTTTCCAGTTCACAGTGCTGATTGGCAACATACTCAAAGGCAGGCCGTCGCTGTTCAGTACCAGCACGTCCCCGCCTGCGTTGAAATTCATTTGTTCGACCATCATAGGCCCCTTTATATGTGCAGATATTTATTTAATGCAAGTTGAAATTCTCAACCTTAACGACGTCACCATCAAAGCGAATGTCAAGCGTACTCAAATGGCCACCCTTGCCACATCCAGTATCCATGAATATGGCAGTGCCGCCTTTGGCGCCTTGATGTTTTAGGGGCTCGAAATCACTTCTGATGTCGTGACCCACAACAGCGATCTGGTTTGGCGTAAGCTCGTCTACCCAATTGTAAACACGGTTGGGATATCCGTCAGACCGATTAACGGAAGTATCAACCTCACCATACAGACTGACCTCCTCCAGAGAGGTTGGTAGCCTGTTGTCGGTGATTGTCCACATTTCTGGCTTAACCGCCCCGTGAGCAAAAATGAAGCCATCGCTCACTCGGTGATTGCGCATCATGTGGACCAACGCCTTGAATCTCGTGACCCAACGATCATGGTCGAACTTCCCCAATGCTTGCATTCGGGAAACCGTGACCTTGTTGCCTTCGCTCAAACGAACATGTGAAACACCCGTTCGTTCAACTTGTGCCAAATGCTTGAAGATCTTCTTTTCATGATTACCTTCAAGGGCTTCAGCTTCACCACGGACCACGAGTTGATACACTTCATCTACGACTTCCAGCGTATCAATCCCATAGTCTATGAGATCACCCAGAAAAAGCAGAAAGTTATTTCTGCTTCTTGCCCAAGAAATTGCATCTCTTAGGGGATTCATCGTTCCGTGTATGTCTGGAACAACAGTCACACCCTTAAAACCACGTTTCTTAAGCTCAGCAAAGAAATTTTCATCAGGGAGAGGCATCACGACTTCAAAAGATGAATTGGTGTCAACCACGTCAGCCACTCGATCACCACGTGCCATATCTCGTCTGATGTTAAGATCATCGACCAGGTAAATGACTGTGAAACCACGATTCTGCGCTTCACGTGCCATATTGATCCTTGCATCTCTACGTAGATCTGGCATACTTACCACCACACGCTGCCCCAGAGACAACTTCAGGAACACCGTGCGTTCTAGTTCAGCCTGAACGACTCCACGCAAGTCTGGCCTCACCATAGGGCCCAGAAGCTCTGTGGTGAAAGCATCAGAACTCATGATCTCATTGGCAGGAAACCTTGCTTCAGCCTCTTGAGGCGAAACATCAATGAGAAAAACCAGACTGTTTAGGGGAATCTTTTTCATACCAAATAATACTTTACAGTTGAACTGGCGTCAAAACTTTGTGCCACCTTTGATTTAGCATGGTATGAAGGGCGGGGAATTTCCCCGCCCTTCAATTACTGGTGAATTGCCAGTTATTCGTTCGGGTTGCGGTCGATGATCTTGTCGACCAGGCCCAGTTCCAGAGTGGCTTGGGCGCTCATGTAGTGATCACGCGAGCACAGTTCTTTCATGCGCTCATAGTTGACCTTGCCATCCGTCGCTTCGGCCAAGATGTGATGCAAGCGATCGTTCAGGCGTACGGCTTCGTACAGTCCGCGCTCTTGATCCATGACCGTGCCCTGAGTGCCACTCGACACTTGGTGAATCATGACAGTGGCATCCGGCAGAATCAAACGCTTGCCCTTGGTGCCACTAGCCAGCAGAACCGAACCCATGCTCGCAGCCATGCCCATGCACACGGTGGTGATGTCACACTTCACGTAGTTCATGGTGTCACGGATGGCGAGACCAGCGTAAACGCTGCCGCCCGGCGAATTGACATACATGGTAATGTCACGCTTGGGGCCGGTGCTTTCCAGGAAAAGCAATTGGGCGCAGACGCTGTCTGCCATCGCCTGAGTGACGGGCCCTGTCACGAAGATGATGCGTTCATCCAGCATTTTGCTGTAGATGTCCATTGCGCGTTCGTTGTTACCTTCGCGCGAGATGACCATGGGGACCAGACTCATTTAACTTCTCCTTCGGGGGTTTTTTCAAAACAGGTGGCCAATCCACCCATCAATTTGAATAAAATTGCGTCGCTTTCTTCTTGGAAGAAGAAAACAGTAGTGGCATTCCGCATGTTGCTATAACAGCCCCATGCTCCTTGAATGTTCTTTTCAAGCCATACGTCGATTGCTTGTGTGATCTCTTTGGCTGACAATCCCCGCGAATTCTGCGGATCCTTTTCGACCAATCGAGTCCACGATGCAGGCCAGGGCGAGAATTGTTTGCGGCCGCGACTAGCACCATACATGATGTTGCTGGGTACGGTCAAACCGGTGAATGTAACTTTATCGGGTATCATGAGGCTCAGCTAAAACGTCTAGTAGCCATTATATACGAGATTTCTTGCCATTCAAAGGCTTTATGTCAAGGCCTAGACGCCTTTTGGCTTTTCGCACAGCAATGGCATTGAACTTCATATCATCCGCTGTGGTTAGATCACAACCACACGACCGACAATGCCACCACCTGGAAAGATATGTGGTTTTCTTTGAGCCATTCGTCATCACCCGGGTTTCGACCTGGTGGATGGCTTTGGACTCACTACAAATCACACAGAATTTCATCTAACAATCGTCATTGACGCCATTTCTCTCGTGTTGATGGTTCGAGTTTCAAAGATGATGCGACCCGATTTCTTCTCGACGAACTTGTCAATGAACGAATCACCATTTCGCAACACAACTCGAACACGCTTTCCTTTTGGAACACTAGTATGGCATGCTTTAAACTTGGTGGACATCAAGTTCTCGAAAAGAATCGCTTGATAGCGGGAATGATGTTCATTCGAATGTCGGCTGCCACTTGGCGAGCGCCCACGATGCCGTTGCCCTGAGCTGCGATAATGTCATAGGTCATCGCAACACTATCGATTTCATCAGTGAGCGGTTTCAGAGCCAGGCTACGTTCTTCAGCCTGGAACTCGGACACAATTTCCTGGATTCGAGCGATGGCGTCTTTTTCGGGTATGCTTGTCACATCCCGCTCTTCCAGAGCGGCAAGCATTTCGCACGGCGTCAAACCGCCACTATCCCGCATGGTTTCCAGGGTTTGCTTGGTGTTCTGTTTGATGCGAGCTTGATGCTTGATCGCCAAGCCCCATGGTATGACCAGATCAGTCCCATAAATGGGCATACTGTTCGAACGTGCGAGAACCTCGTTCGTCATCTTGGTTCGTGCCCGATACAGCATCATTCTGAGGTTGGAATATTCCCCGTGCGTTTCGTACTTGGAACCGTTTTCCCATTGCCACAACGCCGCTTCAATGTCACCGCTTGCGAATAGTTCCGCAAGCTCTTTGGGCAGACCGCTTTCAACCAAATTCTTGGTAATACGTTCGATCGTCATGGCAAAGGTTCCTTATAGTTGGGGTTATTTCCTCATAAGATGTAACGCTGCGAATTTCATTCTAACGTCGTAGATGAACAATAATCAAGTACAGAATGAAATGGGACCCCATTTGGGGTCCCATCCTTGTACTGCTGGCCGGCTTACTTTTCCTTCGGGCCGTCGTAGTACGCCGTGATACCGAACGGAGCTTCACCCGTGAACCCGCCGTGAATCACGAACAGCGTGTCCACGTAGTTCTCGTCACCCCAGGTGTGACCCGGGTAGCCGTCGGTGAACATCACGAAGCGCTGCGGCTGCAAGCCTTCTTCCTTCATGTAGTCCCAGTTCACTTCGAACAGGGTACCACCACCGCCCTTGGGGTCGTAGGACAGGATTTCTTCCGCGTTCTCCATGGAGAACTGTTGCGGGTTCCAGACCTGGGTATCGAACGTCCAGAGCGTCAGCTTGAAATCCTGGAACGTATCCATGATGCCCTTCACTTCACCCAGGAAGTCGCGCAGCATTTCATCGGTCATCGAACCCGAGGTATCGATCGCGATGGCCAGCTCGACCGTGTCCATGTAGTCCATGCCAGGCAGAATTGCCCCGACCGACCACGAGCGACGGTTTACGCGCTGGAAGGTGTAGTCGTTGCGGATGCTGGACTTCAGGTGCGTTTCCAGCAGGGCACGCCAGTCCATCTTGGGCTTGGTGAACGCATCGATCAGGCGCTTCACGCCACCGGGGGTCTTGTCCGCACCCACAGCCTGCGCAGCTTGCATGGTAGCCGAACGAATTTCGTTGCGGATTTCCTGCATTTCTTCTTCGGTCAGCTTGGGCGGGCCGTTTTTGCCCATCACGCGGACTTCGACTTCCTTGCCGCCTTCGCCACCTTCACCGTCTTCCGGCTGGCCAGTGGTCGGGTCGATGTGCTCGTCCAGCGTCATCTTGATGGTCGTGCTGTTCTTCATCAGGATGTTGTAGACCTCTTCCGACGACATGGTGTCGTTGTACTTGTCTTCGTACAGGCCGCCTTGGGGCATACGGCCGCAACCTTCTTTCGTCAGCGTATAGTTGACGATGTAGTCGTTGGCCATGTTCCACACCTTGGGATCACGACCACCACGACGACCCAAGTGATCGTAAACGCAGTGAAGCACTTCGTGGCCCAGCAGGAACAGAAGTTCAGCTTGGGACAGGCCCTTGATGAATTCACGGTTGTAGAAGAGATGGCGTCCGTCGGTTGCGGCAGTCTTGCACCAGTCCGAGGCGTCCATCAGAATCAGACGCGTCGCCAGGTTGCCGAAGAAGGGCTTCTCCAGAAGGAGCTTGATGCGGGCGGCGACAATCGCTTTGACGATGGGGTCGCTATTGTAATCTTGTGACATGCGGGGCGGTCCTCACTTTTTTAAGGTAACTGATTCTAGACTTTGTTGCCATAACAGTCAAGTGATTTCATGACTGGCAAGTGAAAGTTACATCTGTCATGGCTGGTTATTGCCCCGTTATCGGCGGATTCCTGGCTACCAGGATAACATGATTGTGATACGCAACCAGGTACGGGGTTATTGCTAATGAAAAGGGCGAGGCCCGAAAGCCTCGCCCCGGCACGTTTCCGCCCGCGCCTTAAGACATAATCATGTCCTTGAACTTCTTGGTGAACTCTTCGAAGGCCGGCATCTTCTTGGGATCGAAGGGCAGCTTGAAGACGCTCAGCGCGGTCTTGGCGCCCATCACCGTCACTTCGGGACCGAAGTTCTTCATCATGAAGTCGATGAAGTTGTTGGCTTGCTTCAGCCATGCCGTACGCACTTCGTCCTTCGGCTTGCCTTCACGGGTCGCTTCGGTCCAGCGGTCGCGCAGCTCGTAGCAGAGCGCGGTCGTCAGCGCGTAGCAGAGCGAAACGTCGTTGCGCTTCAGCTGCTTCACGGTGCCGGCCAGCACGTCGGACGGGTTGGGCATGTGTTCCGCGTTCTTGCGGTGCTCCAGGAACTTCATCGCTTGACCGTCGCCGATCGCACCCGTGATCAGACCCGTCAGGACCTGGCCGGGCAGGGCGTTGGCGCCGTCCATGATGCGGGACACGAATTCCCACGAACGAGGCGTCTGGAAGCCGCGGCTTGCGCTGCCAGCGTCGAAGCTGAACAGTTCGTGCTTGAATGCGGTCAGGTAGCCGACGACGTCCTTGTCGTAGTTCGCGTTCAGCGCGACTTGCAGCCAGTCATCGAAGTTGGCTTCCATTTCGATGTGAACGAAACGGTTCGCGATCGGGGTCGGCATACGGAACGTGATGCCCTTGTCCGTTTCGCGGTTGCCTGCAGCGATGATCACGCAGTTCTCGGGCAGCACGTACTCGCCCAGTGCGCGGTCCAGCACCAGCTGATACGACGCGGCTTGCACGGTCGGAGCGGCCGAGTTGAATTCATCCAGCAGGATCAGGGCCTTGGCGTTCGGGTCACGGGGCAGCACCAGCGGGGGCGACCACTTCATGCCCTTCTGCGGCTTGCCGTCGGCGTCGAGTTCTTCGGTGGGATACGGGATACCGCGCAGGTCGGTGGGATCCATCTGGGACAGTCGAATGTCGATGAAGTCGTAGCCGAGTTCAGCAGCCAGCGCCTTGATCAGGCTGGACTTGCCGATGCCCGGGGGACCCCACAGGAACACGGCGGTCTTCTTGTTGACCATGTGACGCAGGGCTTGCGTGGTTTCGCTGGGCTTCAGCTTGATCAGGTTGGCTTCTTGCTTGTTCTTGCTCATCGAATTTAGCTCCTTGGCTTTATGCGGGCGGGTTACTTAATACTTGCTGCGCTTGTTGCGCTTGCGCTTTGTGTTTCAGCACAAAAGCAAGATTAAAGAACAATGAAATGCCAGTCAAGCGAATTTATTGATTTTTCATCAAATAAAAAGTTGGTGGACTGGCAAACCGCTTGGATTCTAGGTTTGCGCCATTCACTAAATTGTAACAGTGGTGTGGGATGTTGCGGAAGTCAGACCTAGTCTTGGTCTGGATTCAGCGTAGAGTCAGAAGAGACGAGCCTAAAACGCATATCGATCAATCCTTGGATCTTGCCATCTGCCAGTTTGAGCATCATGGCGAGCTCGGTGTCGAACATTGCGCAATAGGAATTGTTGAACCAATATGGCATGCGATTGACGCGATCCATATAGATGAGATGTGGGGCAGTGATGCGATACCCTGGTGTCAGAGTCACATCATGGCATTGGAAGAAAGCTTTCATGAGTTGTAGGCCAGTATCGCTTAAACGAAGACCTTTGACGGTTCGACCGTTACCCTCACGATAATTCATGAAAATCAAATGGCAAACTTGCTGGACAGTTTTACCATCCAGCAAGTTCTTCAGGGGACTGCTTTTTGCTTCAGCTTGTATTATCAGTGCTTCAGCTATCTTCTGGTGGATTGTCATCGGATTCCTGGAATTCTTTGACCTTCTCGCCTTGGGTTAGCTTGAAGACCTCGAACTTGTCAGTCTTGAACAGAGCATTCAGCTTTTCGGCTAGATTGAATGCATGTCCAGGATTACTGAACGAGACCTTCTTGTACTTGGGCCCTGGATAGTTCACCAAACTATTTAGTGAGCGCAAGTTGATGGGTTTACCTTCATAAAACACGGCATAAATGGCGTCAGCAGCGAGGATCTGCTCGCTTTTATAAGTTCTGCTGTCAGTGTGATTCAGCAGAACAGACGGCTTCGGGCGGCTCATTTTATCATTACCTCACTAATGAACTTACCACATATTTATGCCATACCCCTACCAAGTGAACCCTCACTTTAATTCACCAAATGAATGGCCCCAGATCATTGTCTGGGGCCTTATTATTGAGTTTGTCGCTGTCTGGCTACCTACGCCATTTGTATACAATATAGAAACTCGCAAAGGTTAGCAAGAACTATACTGTAACGGGCGCTCAGAAATCCTCGTCGAACGAACTGGCGTTACGGCGTTCGATCAAGTCACTCTTGATAAGGTCCTGAAAGCCACCCAGGCGAGTACCATCAACATAGATTTGTGGAACAGTACGAACGCCGTTCCCGACTCGTTCGTAAAAGGCCATACGCTCTTCGTCGTTGTCCAGGTTTACTTCCTGGTACTCAAATCCGTTATTCTTCAACCAAGCTTTGGCTTGGGTGCAGAACGGACAAACGGTCTTGGAATATACTTCAATCTTCATATTTCTCTCCTTCAGGGCAATTATTTAGCGGCCCTGTTGAGTTCAGAAAGGTTGTTCATCATTTCCAGCCGAGTCTTGAAAGGACCGGCGCTCTGATACTTTTCGACCGTATTGAGCAGTGGGCAGAAGCTTGGCACCCAGCTCTTGCTGAACTTGATGCACCAGTATCCAGCCACGTGTTGAATCTTCTTACCGCGCACGTAAACGGGGCGTTCACCACCAGTTTCTACCGAGATGTTTGCGTGCTTGACCGGGAAGCCATCAATATCTTCCATTGCCTCGCTGTCAAGTCCTGACTTGGCTTCGGTAATCTGTTCCTTGACAGTACCACCCAGATAGGTCTTGATGTCAGCCATGTTTTTGAACTTCTGGGAACCATCCGGAGTCATGTACAGATAGTGATCATCGCCCCGATGAATCAATGCAATGGGGCTGCCATTTGTGTTGGCAATCCAGCAGTTGGCTGTGACTTTGTGTAGATTTACGTTATTGGACATTTTTCAATTCTTGGACCATCTGCTTGACGGTACCAACCCTAGATAGATTACGATTAATAAAGCGGCGATCATCCCGGGGAACCAGATAAACCAGGTTTTCGGATATGAAGTCGGGCACTTGATTGGGGAGCTCCTGATCTTCTGGCAACTCAACTTCTGCCATAACCAGATAGCACTCACCCAGCGTTTTCTTCTTGTAGCTATGCAGGAAGTCTACTTCCCATTTGTAATCCCCAAATGGGACAACAATCCGAGTTTTGGTAATGACATTACCTACGAGAGTCCACAGACTGTTGAAGTCACGTTCCGAGATTTCGTTTTCAATTTCAATCTGGTTGCCGTTCACTTTTGTCTTGTAGGTGAACAAGTATTGGACCGTCCCGTCCAGTCGACGGATTGACCGGATTCGATTGGCTTTGTCCAGGTAACCTTGTTTCAGATCCAAGGACGTTGCACCTGGCATAGTTACCAGTTTAGCCTTAAATCCAGATGAATCTTCGTCCCTTAGGACATATTTCCGTTCGTTTTCAATCGGCATGATTATCTTATGTGTTGACTGATATGATGCAATGGCTATCACATCATATCAATATTTTCACTTTGCATATGGGGCGTTCAAGTAGCCCGTATGGTCTTTGGCTTCTTTGCTGACGTTCACCAAACCGTTCTTTTCACAGAACCGCAGAAAGTGAATACCAACACCTGTTTTACTGGGTTGAGACACCGCTTCAACAATGGCTTGATCCATGATATCCTTGACGTCCTGGGGTTGGCGAGTCAAGTCAATCAATTCACGGTTGAACTCATAACGGTCTTGAACTTTGGCTTCCTGACCGGCATCATCCCACGTCTGAAGCATCAGGTTGTTCCAGTTGTAGCCACGTTCGATTCGATCTTCCCACGCAGCCTTCAGCTTGGTCTCGCGAACTTTGGGATATGCACTGAAAATGCCATCACCGGAATCACCACGCATACACTTCATGAACAGCGCACGGCGCCACCATTCGGGTTCGACTTCAAAGTCACCATTAACCATGTCAACTTCTTCGCCAATCTTCAGCTTGCCGTCGCTTTTTACTGTGAACTTCAGGGGAGCACCGTCAGCATTGAACACGCCGTCGGGCTTGATCATGATGTCCTTCACGCCGTCGTAAATGCTAACGTTATCAGCCAATAGTTGGATGAAGTCAGTGTCACTACTCACAATAATGTGTTCATCGTCTGGGTGAACTTGCGTCCAGCGGGCAATGAAGTCATCACCCTCGGCTCGGTCACACTGAAGAACGGTGGTATTGGTTTTTGTCTTCAGGAAATTGTTGAACTCGTCAAGCGTTTCCCTATAAACCATATCATCTTCTTGCTCCCTAACCGATTTCAATTGTGCAGCAACCTTACGGTGAGCCTTGTACTTGGGGAAGATTTCGTAGCGCCAGCTCTTTGATTCAAGAGCGAATACGATATGATCTGCCTTCTGTTCACGCCACAGCTTCTTGATTGAGCGCAGAATGATGTGAAGGGCTAAACCAGCCTTTGAATAAGCGTCACCTTGAGCGCCATGAATGCAGCGGAAGAAAAGGTTGGCTGCGTCAACCACAATATATTTTGACAAGAATTTCTCCAGTTCTTTTAGGTATAATCAGCCTTGCCGCCTTCCCTTGGAATGCGATTGGTGGGGCGCTGGGGGCCCTGGCTATTAAATGGAACCGTGTTCTGATTGAAGCTGTCGCTTACAACACCACGACACACGTCTTCAAACCAGGCTTGAACGACCAAGTCCTCGCTTGCGCCCGCGTAACCGTGTGCAATCAGGGTTTCAATCCACTTTTCATTCCAGTCAAATTCAAAGTGAAAGCCATCCAGAACCAGTTCAGGATCATAGTCGCTGTCAATCACTGCGATATACGGCTCACCCTTAAGTGTGGCCAACTTCTTGTTGAACTCGTTGTCAGTCAACTCGCCATAATCGTATGCAATTTCAAGCAATACTGCGTCAAGCTTTGTCCCCGTGTATTCACGGTGTGCTTGCGCAGTATCGAATTCACGTTGTGTGATTTTGCCATGCTTCAACATGACTCGATCAAGTTCGCTACCCAATTTGTTGGGCTCATCCTGATACTTGATCTTAACGAGCTCAGCATCCAAGTCGTAGCCTGTCAACTCGTATTCAGCTTTTGCAATTGCCCGAGTGGTGCCTTTAAGACCCCAATGGCCGGGCAGCCATCCAAATGGTAGTTTCATTGTTATTATTCCTGTTGACAACCATTATACTTGGCGCCAATACCTGGTACAAATTACTTGTCACATAGCAGTGTAGCTAAAACAGCTTGTTCTGGCGTTTCGAACACCATTATCAGCTCATCACATGGTAATTTATTGGTGCGCATTACCATGCACATGATTTCATTCTGGAAGAATAGATTGTAAACGTCGACATCTAATTGATACTTGATGCGCAATATGACTCGACCATCATCAGTTAGGCCACCATGATGGAATCCTGACACCAACCAGGGATGTGAATTGTCAACGACCTTGTACCCCAGATTCTCATTACGAATTTCCTCATAGGTGATAAACTCGTGTTCGTAAACAATTTCAAATACCTTGTATTCGTCAGTCATTTTCTCTGCCACGTGTACCAGTCATTAGCTATAGCATCGCCCCATATGAGGATGAAACGAACAGCTTCTTCTGGGGTGTTGAAAATCAGATACCCCTTGTTGACTATACCATGTTTGAGGGAGTCTGGTGATTCCCTGATGATCATGGGTGGAACTTCCCGGTAGTCAAAGTCATCCAAGTCAGTTCGAATGTCTTGTTCCAACCCAGTGAAAGCCATACCAAAGCCGTTATTGGTTGATATAAGTTTCCACCATTTTGTGGGGACTTCGACGGAAAGTTCTTTAGTCATAGCCATGTCAATCTGAACTGGAGCGCCGCGTCTTCATTTGGAATAGTGAGTTCGCAGCGTTCTTCAAAATGCCACTTCTGGCCGAAATAATAGATCTGACCCATGAACTCCCTCGGCGTGCCATCTGAAATCTTATAGCGTTCTACTACATGTTCAAACGAGTATTCGATGTCACGATTCTTCAGCCAACTTTTCATTTGCTTGGACAATCGTCGAACAGTTCTGATGGTTCGATCTTCCTTAGAAACTCGCTCTAAGGAAGATCTACACATTTCAATAGGGAGCTGGATCAGCGCCATTATTTTCCGATAACGTTTGCGAACACGAAGCAGTGAACACGGGCGGCGACGTTATAACCACGACGCACCGCTTCTTCAGCCACCTTAGCCTGAACTTTGTTCTGTCCCTCGACCGTGGCTCCCACTGGCATGATCCAGACGGGCCAGTTAACCCCTGCGGCACGGAATGCAGCCGTGAATTCTTCTACTTCCTGCCATGCACGATCTGAGCCATCACAGACGTATTTGAGTTGACCCACATTGCTCAAACGAGCGTAATGGGCCACGACATCAGGCTGCAAAGCATCGGCCTTTTGTTCACCACTCAAGTACAGTTTGGGGCTCACAGACCAGAACCACTCAATACCACTTAGAGCTTCCAGTTCGGCTTCGAGCCCAACCATCTGCTCGCCACGCATGATGCGTTGACCAGTCATGTAGAAAGACTTCGTGTAGTCAAAAGATTCGTCATACAGGACGACTTGATCGTCGTCATCACGTGGCATACCTTCCAGGTATTCTGCGAACTTCGCACGAGCTTTTTGTGTACCGTTCGTTTCAACAGTCACGTATTTGGGCACGTTGCCCCTGCGAGCAAATTCCAGCATGATATCCACGATGGCATTTTGGTTCATCATGGGTTCACCGCCTGTGAACGCCAAGTGAGTCCATTGGCCGCTCTTAGGATGCAAAAACTTGCCTTCTGGGTTATGTTCACTCTTCATGAACGCTTCCAGCTTATTGCACATTTCGCTCACGGTGTCTTTGTGGGCCAAATGCGCAAACTTCTTTGCCCATGAATACGAACTGTCACAGCCGGTATTGAAAACAGGCAGGTCTTCCATGCGCTTGATGTTGCTGATGTCAACAGTCTGGTAGCTGAGATCATAAGTGCTGGGGTCGGTGGGATCAACCTGACCGAAGCCATTACAATCGAAGTTGCAGCCCCAAAACCTCACCCAAACGGTTGGGACTCCCGTGTATCGACCTTCGCCTTGGAAGGTGTCACCGAAGATTTCTGAATATTGGTATTGCTTTTCTCGAATTGGTGTCGTCATGATATTTCCAGTAGATTGGCATTATGACACGCTTTGTCACTATGCCGCAAATAGAAAACGTCAGTCAACCCACTCACTGACTGGAATGTGTTGACTGACGATGTGTCGTGCTTGTTGGAGTGTTCGGGCTTCCACCCAGGCTTTACTGACCTGGGGGCCCAGCATCAATTTGAACGGTAGGATGCCAGCAGTCTTATGTCTAACTGGCGTCTTGAATTTGATTTCCCACTGATGCTTCTTAGTGGGGAGACTTATGATCTTCCCCATTCCCGATCAGTATTCCCAGGGATAGACGATCCACTCGGGTTTTTCAACCTTGTTGATCTCTTCGCCACAGAAATCTGGGGTGAATAATCCAGAACCCAGATTATGTTGGAGAACAGCCGTCTTAACGCATGATGCTGCCACCAAGGGATCAAACATGTTGATCTCAGTGTAGATGTCGTGCAGTGTGTGGCCTTCGTCACAGATGTCGTCAACGATCAGCACATTACGGCCCATCCACAATTCTGAAGTCAACTTACCGACTGCATCCTTGCCTGGATGATCGCGAAGGCTATATTTGAACGCCATCATGGGAACATCAAAGTAATGACTGACGTGAATAGCGGGAACCATACCACCACGTACCAACCCGACCACCAGGTCGGGCTTGTAACCTGCGATGGCCATGTCGCGAAACATTTTGGCCAGCATCGTATTCACATCGTCATAGGTGACGAAGCGCTTACTTACCATGGTTTGCGATCGCCAGGAATTCGCTACGGACCATGGGGTCAGTGCGGAACTTACCACCCAGGTGGCTGGTGATGGTGCTGGAACCAGTGTCTTCAACACCGCGCGACTTCACGCAGTAGTGGGAGGCATTGATCACAACGGCAACATCTTCAGTTTCCAGAATGAATTGCAGAGCAGCGGCGATCTGGCTGGTCAGACGCTCTTGAATCTGGGGACGCTTGGCAAAGTATTCAACAACGCGGTTGATCTTGGACAGACCCAGAACCTTCTTGCCGGGCAGATATGCCACAGTTGCCAGACCGTCGATCACCACCAGGTGATGTTCGCAGTTGGATTGAACAGAAACGTCACGCTCAACGACCATTTCGTCGTATTGCATCTTGTTTTCGACAGCGGTACACTTGGGGAACGCTTCGTAATCCAGACCCCAGAAGATCTCGTTCACGTACATTTTTGCCACGCGAGTCGGCGTTTCGATCAAACTGTCATCAGTCAGATCAAGACCCAGAGTGGTCAAAATTTCTTTGAAGTGCTTTTCGATTTTGGCAATCTTTTGTTTCGCAGTGACAGCCGTGAGCTTATCAGTGGTGGGAGTTTCCAGACCAAGCGAAACCAGATGTTCATGAACAGCCTTACCCAGAATAGGATCGGCCTTGTTTTTATTGAAAGACATATGAGCAACCTCTTATTGCTTTGTTGTTATTATCTCTAACCTCTTGCTAGAGACATGGGAAGGCAGTGCTTCCTCATGTATTTAGCATTCTAGCTGGCAAGTTACCAGCTATCAATATTCTTTTTGCCAGTTATTGAGTCAATTCTCGATACATGGCATCAGCATTCATGTAATCGGCAAGCAGGCGTTCACGTTGAGTTTCAATGTCAACATGATAGGCATCAAAGAAATTCATCAGCTCTTTGATTGATTGAATCAATTGATTCTTGTGCTTGACGTATGCATCCCAGTCAATCGTCCATTCAGACGCATACTTAAATGTTTCATCATACATTTCCACGTACGAAAGCCGATCAGGAACAAGCGCGATGGTGTCAACCACAAAGGCTTCCATTGCAGAGATGCCAAGGGTTTCTTGTAAGTTGGCGCTGAACACGATTTTGGCCTCAGCCATCATTTCGTGATACTGATCTTTAGTCAGTTGCTGTTCCTGACACATGATGAATTGATATTCAGGCAAACTGGCTTGCAAATCCTTGAATATTTCTGGTTGCTTCTCTGGAGCGATGCGGTGTGGAAACAGGATCAGATCGCGCTTTTTGCGACCCCTGAACTTGGACAGTTCTTCAACCATACTTTCGTGTGGTTGACCGGAAATATAGATCTTGGATTCAATATCAGCATCGATATCACCACCATACAGTTCAGTTGACAACAGAACATTATTCACAAACAACTTCTTGTGAAATTCAGTTGCGAAAATGTTCTTGTCAAGTGCATGGAAAATTGCTCGTTCGGTGTTCAAGCTCCAACGCTTGTCCTTGACCAAACGCCCCAAGAAATCCTGAGGATCATACGAACCAGCATGCCAGATACCATGCAGCTTGGCATTAATACCCAGGAGCTCCATCATGTACTTGACTTGAATGATGACTGGATTCCATGCATCGGTGAACAGAAAACGATCACCATCCCGCACACGGCCATCAGCAACCATTTGGCTGATGGCGATTGCTTGTTGGGCCTTATAGGCATTTGTACCAGCAAAGTTCAGAAAGGCACCAGGTGTGGTGATTTGTTCCGTTTCTTCGCCCGAGATATTGATGACGTCGTAATTGAGACCGTTGTCAGCAATGTATTTTCCTAGTGCCGCTGGGAGGCCTTCCTGCCATTGGCAAGTATAACGAGTCGGGACACTTTCAAGGTCCACGATAAAAATTGTATTCTTCATTTCTTTTCCTGTGTTTCTGGGTAGTACGGTTCCCAACCAAGTCTGGCTAGATTGGTTAGCACTCGCTCCGAAATATCACCATAATTGGCATCAATCGAATGATTGGAACAATACCAATTAATATAATCTTCATTCATATTATGACAGTCATTGCGAATGCCCGCAATAACGCCACCCATACCACGAAATGAAGCTCCCCAAACATCCCAGTTATACCAATCAGATTTTGATTCATTGGCCAGTCGGTATGCGATTACTTCAGCATCAGTAAAGCCAGGGAATCTAACCTTTTGCCAATCCTGATTAGCAAACGCAGTCCATAGTTCAGCACAAAAGATGTCATCAGCCATCAATGCAACAAACTCTGGATCCGAGACAATATCTGTTTCCAGATCAACCGTTACTGTTTTGATTGTCATTTTTCTAATTTCTTCTGGACCAAAACGGATTGTGCCCTAAGACTCAATCGTTCCGTCAAGTCAATATTCCTAAATCGCAATGCAATCATGCGTTCGTTTAAGGCAACGATTTCTGAGATATCGATATCATTATGGCGATGACGAGTATTCTTCATGACCGTTTCGATCATGAGAATTATGGCTGCGTTCATTTCAATTTCGCGCAGCCGTCGAGCATCAAACAGGCGCTTAAACCATTCAGTCATGCGACGCGGTGACGTTGAAAAACTCAACGATTGCGCCGTTCTCACCGTCTTCGGCAACTTCGATGATGGTGTTACGACCTGGATACTTGGCCACGATTTGTGCATTCAAATCGTCAGCGATCATCTCGCAGCTACGATAATCCAGAGCCAGAGTGTTCGAACCATACAAGCCTTCCAGCCAACGCTTGAACTGAATGAATTCAATATCACGGTCATCATGGAATACGTCAATGGTGACCCGGAAATGAAACATGTGGCGATGTGGATAACCCAGGAAACTCACGTCATCAGGACCACCAGTAGCCAAATTGGGGTCGGTCAGTGCTGCTGGATACTTGTGAATGCCTTCACGTTGGAAGGTGACAAAAATCTTGGAGCGTTTTTCCATATTATTCTTCTTGTTATTGGAGTTTGTCAATGCCACATTATACGGCTGTTTGGTATACTTGGCAATATCAATTCGTCTTTTTAGCGAACGAATAGTTAAGAGTCAGAGTGAACCGACAATCCTTCTCGTATTCCTCAGTAAACCTGGTTCTGGGAGAAGTAGTCAACTTAGTGATTAACGGGGATTCCAACCGATAATTGGCCTTGACTTCATCATCACTATCAGTCATGTAAACCATTACTTCAAGAGAGGATTGATCTTGAACTATCAATGCCAAATAATCACCAATCAACCCGTCTTCGTCGTCGTCAATTACTACATCAACCGTATGCGGTTGTCCAGTTGGATCAGGTAGCCAATTCAATGAACCGACCGAACACACGCCATAATCAATCAACTCATCGATGTCTTCGGTATGATGCAGTCTGGCGAATACGCTGTTGATCGATATTGTGAATCGACCAGCTTTTGACATGTTGTAATGCATTATGGCGCCTTACTAACTACACTCGTGATTGAGTATAGGGTAGAATCATTTGGTGACCTTACTGAATTTGTTCCACAACATCAGGTCAAAGTCAGCTGGGGTCATGTTTGCTTTCTTGGCTTCTTCCAGGAAGACTTGTTCAAGAACCAAATATTGTTTGGGATTGGCAGAACCCTCAGGAACGGTATAGCCCAAGGTCCCCAGATAGCGAAGCACGTGGCGATCCAATACAGCCAATTGTTGATCTGGCCTAGTATGCAGGATGAAGTATCGAGCGGTTTTATCGCCCACGCCCTTGATCGCTTTCAGATCATCTACGGTCGCCGTACGCAAGTTCAAGGCAACACTCTGAGTGAATCCTTCTGTCAACCGCTTGTATTGGCCAAGCCTGGCCGTCTTGAGGTTGTCGGTGAGTGTTCCACTCTGAATCATTGCGCGGATGCGGTCAAAGGGGCCTCCAGTGCTTTCTAGGGCAAAGAAGGCAGCGAGTGCTTTGGCTTGAACCCTGGCTGTCTTACCAGCCACTACTTGACAGAAAAGCCAATAGAGTTCCAGCTCTTCATCCGTTCGATCAAATTTGGTTACTACCGTGGGGTCAACTAGAAAATTCATTTTTTGTTAGGTGGAAAATAATTGATTCTTCGTCGGTCTCAAAGCCCAGCAGCCACGCGCTATCGTGGCTGAAATCTGTCATATAAACTTGACAGATAGCTTGTTCAGTATATTTGTTTGGTACATATTTGGACAAGGTGAAAACTTTGTATTTTGCCAGTTCATCATATACTGAGAACAAGTGAGTAGCGACATATTGAATACCGGCACTCTTACACCACTCAGCATTGACGCCCCATCTGGGGAACAACGGAGTCAAAATGGTACCAACACCATCCAGGTATACGCAGGAGTCGTACTTCATCCGATTGCCAATTGAAATGCTAGAGCAGTCTCTGGGTCCTCGAACAGCACAAAGACATAGGTTCCTTGATTCTCTGCGTTTTGCGCTTGAAGCGTGACATGCCGCCCACCGATATGTTTCAACCGATCAAGATCATGAAAGTTTTTGATCGGCACACCGTATTCAAATGACGGCCGCAAACGCCGCTTTGTCATCACATACTGATAGCGGTCAGTTTCGTGCAATGGCTTTGCTTCTCTGAGCGTTTTCATTGATACCATTCGAATGGTACCAATACCCTGGATGGTGATAAGATTCATTTCAAGTCTTTGTGTGCGAACTTTGGCAACTTGCCCTCGTAGCCTACAAAGTTATACTCTGCCAGTTCTTTTTGCAACTGCTCAAAGTCATCTTCCCATACTTTCAGAATCCGTGCGGTCTTAGGTGAACTATCAGCGTTGCGACCAACCAGGTAATACATGACTCGCTTCTTGCCAATTTTGGCCTTAAGCTCTTTGCTCTTGGCCATGATTTCCCTGGGCGTCATGGTATGTGCCATCAAGTGCAGGGTTGAATTGACCATACCTTTTGTGTACGGTAATTCGTTTGCCAATTGTTCTTTGAACAATTCATTGAAATCGTGCATATGAATTTCCTATGAATGATGGCTCCACTAGGGAGCCATCCAGTCAGTCAATCAAAGATTAACGACGACGTGCAGGCATAATGAATTTGTAATTGGCGTGCTCAGTCGTGACTTCGACTTGCAGAGCGCCTTTGCTGGTGATACCGACCGTGTAGTCGTTACCATCAGCCAGCTTCACAATGCTCAGGAATTGCGAGATGGGCCACAGCAGTTCGCCCTTCAATTCACCGGCCACGCCCTCAACCAAAACCATGGAAGCACGGTGAGTAGCAGCAGCTTCTTCACCAATAGCGACAACCAGGTTGCCGTCCTTGGTCTTAACAGAGAAGAACTGGTCGAACTGGCTGTACAGACCGGCCAGCGAGGAGAATTCCTGGATCTTGCTCTTGGTGGGAACAAACGAAACGTCCCACTTGATGTCAGCAACGATGGGTTGTTCTGACACCAGGTTGGCGCTCATCAGACGGAAGTTGGAACCCAGGCCAGCGGCATCACGGAATTCGAATTCTTCAGGAACAGTTTTACCGTTCATGTCACGACGCTTCACGTTGAACGTGGCGTCATCAGTCTTGTAGCTGGTGAAGTTCAGCAGGCCGCTCAGCAGGGGCAGGGAGCTGATACCAAAGTCACCAATAAGGTCGGCTTGAGGGGCATTCAACTTAGCCTTGATAATGACGGTCTTGTCATTGTCGATGGCTTCGATCTTAGTTTCGTCGGCGGTACCGGTAACCTTCACGGTATCCACAAAGCCCAGACCACCAATCTTCTTAACGACGTCGGTTAGAATTTCGCGCATATTTTCTCTTCTTGTTGTTATGTGCCCAGTGGGCTTTTGTTTATTGATTCTATTGTATGTGAGTAAAAGGTGGTGCGCAAATTATTTTCCGCACCACCTTCAAATTACCAGCTAAACAGTTCGTTTTCGATGTCGTCGTTGGTTTTGCTCAAATCCCACTTCAGAACGCCCAACAGGTTGGACAGTTTGAAGTCGATAATCGTTTCTTCCATCAACGAATGATCAAACGGCAATTCTTTGAACCATTGCGGCAAGTGTGGTTCGTCGATCGGATAAGCAACCGAATCCATCTTCATTGGATTAGGCTTCAGCTTGCATACGATAACCTTTTGACCGTCAGTAATGCTCATACTGAAATTGTCGCCATGCATCTTACGCAGCTTCATCCAGTTCATAGCAGCACGAACGTGACCTGGCATATTCACCTTGCTCTTCGTTCCCACGTTTGCGCTGGTGAAAATGTTCTTACCCAAACTACCAGCAGCGTTTTCCCTGTCCATGTAATCGGTCAAGCCGTTTACTTTCTTGGGAGTACCCTTTTCCCAACCTGGACGTTCACGGAAATCACGACGGAATCCACGAATACGTTCAAAGATGTCATCCTGAGTCTTGCCAGTCAGCGTTGACATCAGGACTTCTTCCAGGAAGTCTTGCATGAATTGAGGCGTATCGCTGCGCTTCAGGTCCAGGCCCATGACCTTCAACTTGCCAGGCTTACCGTCAGTATCGTACCGGAAACCTTCCTTGTCGTACATGAGTACCGCGTACTTCTTTTTCTTAATGAACAGACCCTTACTAGCAACCAGTTCACGACCAGCAGCAATAATGGCCCCGCGTTCCAGACCAGTGTTGAATGAACGATGCATGAATTCAGGGAAACTTTCGTTCACTTCGTCACCAATACCATCGTAAAGAGCGATAATATTGTCACGAGTGAATTCAAAGTCCTTGTATTCTGGACGATTCTGCCAAACTGCCTTTGCGCTGAAATATGACGAGTCAGTATCAGCATAGATAATCGCGTCACCCTTATAATCATAAGCGCCGGTGATAATCTCGTTGATCTTGCTATTCATGTGACGAGCAATTGAACGACCGGTCAAAGTAACCGATTGACCAATACGCTTGTCATAAAACTTCATGCTTTCGTTCAACAAAGCGCCGTATAGCGAGTTCAACAAAATCTTACGAGCTTGTTGACGTTGATTCCAGAAAGTTTCCTGATATGAATATTCAGCAATCAGTGCAGCATCTGGGTTATCTTTAGCCTTCTCTTCCTTGAGCAACTTGGAGAATTCCTTCTCCTTTTTCTGCATAGTCTTTCGTTGGCTATACCACTTTGCCAGAAGACCAGGAATCACACCCTCGATATCAGTACGGAACAAAGTACCGTTTGCACTGATCGACAGAGGACGACCTTCGTGGAAGATGTAGTTGTTCAGTTCTTCAGCCCGCATCTTAGTGCTGGTACCATCTTCAAAGTCGATCTCGATGGCGTCCATAGTACGGTCTCTGATGCTGTCAAACTCCAGAGTACAGAACACACCTTCCCAGATCAGATTGCTGGCCATTGATCGCAAGCGATTATCCAACATAGCATCCGTTGCAATGGGGCGAATATGCCCAACCAACGTTTCGGGGCTCATATTGAGGGCGCGAAGAGTGGACGGGTACAGGGAGTTAATGTCGCAGCAACCAATCTCATCCTGAATGCCAGTCTTAGGATCAGCCACGTATGCGCCGACAGCAGTCAACTTACCCTTAGGAGAGTCATCATCATCGTCATCATCGTCGAATGCTTCTTCATCGTCATCTGAACCATATGTACCGGGACGTGGCTTGCGGTCAGGAATGATCATGCCACGCTCATGTGCTTCATTCGTGATAGCTTGCTCAATAAGTGCAACCGATCCCATGGTGGTCTTAAGAAGCACCGTGTTGGTGTGCGCAATCTGGTTAGCAAGTTCGATGAAGCGTTTCTTCGCGTCGATCTTCACCAGCAGCATGGTATCTTGACGGTTGTATTCGATGAACTTTTCAAAGTCCTTCTTGTACAAATCATCCAGCGTACCTTCATACGGTGTCTTGTTTTCGCCAACTTCGATTTCACCCACAAAGTCCAGTCGATAGCTGTGAAGCTGTTGCGGGTTGTGCTTTTGATACAGTTCCAAATAATCCAGGTGAACACGACCAACCAGATCATAAGTGAAGTTCTTTTTCTTGAACTTAATGTATTCCCGCTTCTTGGGCATTTGGCCCCACAAGCAGAAACGTCGTGCTTCGTCCTTACCCAACACACGGATAATACGATTCACCATATAGGGAATATCGAAGCCCGTTGAGTTCCAACCACTCAGAACATCCACGTCGTCAATCAAATCCAGGAATGCACGAAGCATATCAGCTTCGTCATCAAACACGATAGTGTCCTGAAACTTGTTGGCGATTCGTTCAGCTTCATCAAGTGACATAGTGGGCGGTGGTAATACCAACGTCACTAGCTTGTTCAAATTGCTGATATGGACTGAGATAGCCGTAACCTGGTTGAATGGATCTTCAGTTGGGGCAAAGCCACGTTTAAGGTCAAATGCGACCTCAATATCGAAGAAACCCAGGTTCAAAACTGGGGTGTCAGCGTGCAGGTAGTTTTCTTCCAAACACCTGAACACTGGATTGATATCACTTTCAAACAGTTTCTTTTTGCTTCCCACGAGCATCTTTTCTCGATTGAAAGCTTTACCGTTTACAGTTGAATATTTTGATAGAGCATCACCAAAGATACTCTTGTATTTCCCGCGAGAATCAGGATAGTAGAAAACGTAATTGGCGGGCAAAGTTTTGTATACTCGCTCGCCATTTTTATTACGTTCAACAATATGAATCTCGTCGGAATCACGCGAATGGATTGCGTCCACGTACATGTTACTTCCTCCGAATGCCGTTTCTGGCCGGCAGACCTTTCCGAGTATGGCTCTTAATTAAGCCATTAGTGTCTTTGTCAAGCCGATAATATCGACAATGGCAAAGAACATATTCAATAGCAACCAGAAACCGTTGTTTCGCATGTAGCTACTGATTGACAATGATGTGCTACCAACAAGGTACGCGCAATATGTCAGAATCAAATTGGGGTGGGGTGCAAGTAGAGCAAGCGAGCCTGCGGCCACAACACATCCCAGGGTACCAATTAGTTCAAGCCAAAAGATAGCTGGGTTATGTTTGTAATCATGTTTCCAGTTATCCAAGATGCCATTAAAGATGGCAGGCCTTTTGAATGTCAGCATTTTCTTATTATTGATTTAGCTGTTGGGGAGGAGAACCCTCCCCAAAGAATTAACCGCGACCAGCAGCTTCCAGAATTTCTTCCAGAGTTTCGATATCTTCGCGTTGCTTGCTCAGCGAGCTCTTGAACGCGACACGGATGGCCTTGTTCAGGATAGCGGGCTTGACATTGACCAGTTGAGCGGCTTCGGTAACCATTGCCTTCAAGTCTTCGCGCAGATCGGCGATTTCTTGTTGCAGACGCAGGCCCTTTTCGATGGTTTCCTTGAGTTTGTCTTTGTCGAGATTGATGGTGTTGTTGTCGGACATTTTCTGTCTCTTCTCCAAGTTAGTGAGTATATGGTATGTTTTGTGGTTTACTGCGTCAAAATAGAAATCAGTTTTTCTTGCTTGCTTGCCATTGTTGATAAAGTTGTTCACTAGCCAGGTTCTTTTGTTTGGCTTCAACCTCAATGTCCATCCAATCCAGATGAGAAATTGCCCAGTCATTACAAGCAGTGTTCCAACACATTTCGGAATGGGCCCGTAGATCGCGCAGGCTGAATCCCTTTAGTCTCAAGGCATCAAAGTCGGGTTGAACGTCTGTTGGTGCGCCCCTGAGGACGGTCTCGCGGCTAAGGCTGTAATGACCCAAGGGCCTAACTCCCCTCCACGAATCCTTCACATATTGGATCCTGGGATCATCAGGTTGAATGTATTCACCACCACTGAAAACCCATTCATGATGAATATCCAGAACGATTGGGCAATGTTCAGCAATGGGCTCCATGCTATCAAGACCAAACGAATATTCGTCATTCTCAACAGTGATCAGGTTTTGACCTTCAGTCGAGAGTTCTTTCAAACCTTCGATGAAGCCATCAACACCGCCAGCCCTACTTCCAACGTGGATATTAATTGCGGCACCATGTGGATGCCATCCACCTGTGTAGCCCATCATGCGCATCATGTCGACGTGATATTCGAATTCTTTGATGGCGCGAATCTTTGCGACAGGGTTCAGGGTATTCAATAGGCAGTATTGTCCTGGGTGGAAGGATAGACGAACATCGTATTCTCTGGCGACTTGTCCGATCTTAGCAAAACCTGTCTCCATAGCATCACGCATAACAGGTTCCAGATATATGGCTTCTGCTACTTCATGTGTATATGCTGGTAGGATTTCGGAACCGATACGAAACATACGCTGACCTTCTGGGAGGTTACCCACCCATTCAACCGCGCGTTCCAACGTATCCATGTTGTTTCTGACTAGCTTCAGAAGCTTGTCAGTTGCTTTGATAGTACCCAACTTACTCAACGACGTAATAGTCGTGGTGCGTTGATTCATCAGCAGCTCTTCATTCTCATCTTGGGTTGAGCTCACCCAACTACAGCAAAAACCAATTCTTCCCGTCATTTGATGCCTTATCTTAGGCCTATTTGAAGCGAGCAATGTCGCGTTTGTTATGTGGCTGTTAATCAGCAGAATCACATAATAAACATGGTGGTGACAAAGTGCAAAAATGGCGACGGAGAGGATCACCCTCTCCGTGAGTTGGTATTTAGCTGGTACTTAATATCCGCGATGGTTGTAAAGGCGGCTCTTGCGTTCTTGTTCGTGTGCGACGGATACGTTTTCGGTTTCTTCCCGAGTTTCGATAGAACCATCATCCAACAGATATCTGGTTTCTCTGTGGGGAACATTGTTTTCCGAATACAGCATGGGCTCGTGCGTTATGACATCAGTGAATGCGAGGCCAAAAGCAAGCGCGGTTGTGGACTCTTCAAAGTAAAATTGATGGTATCCATGACTGACTTGGTAACCGTGATCACTGTATCGACGGCCCCAGTTGTAGTAGTAACGAAGATCCAGATAAGTCAGTATCACTGTTTCATCAGTGTTCCGTTCAATCCATTTGCGGATGGCTATGCGATGCCCATCAAGGGCATCCTTAGCAATATGAACAGCATGTTGATATTCAGGACATGGCAGGACTAGGTTGTTGGATCCTTCTGAATACCATCCCGATCCCAATCCTTCTTTTGCCATCTGAAGTGTAATTAATCTTCCCATTTGAACTCTGTGCTCTTTAGTTTGTCGGCGTGCGTCGACAGCATTTTTATAATCATCATCATTTCTGGTGAGACCATGACTTGTATATACCAAAGCGGCATCATAGTAAATGACTTGTGGATTTGTCCGAGATGTTCAATACTCACTTCAGTGTCACGTTGATATACTTTGTAGTAGCCTTCAGAACTATGATCACTTAGTATTTGGACAATTTCATCGAAAACCGGACCGCGCCCATGCCCGCACCGATCATTTGAACTCGAAAAGAATGCTTCAATGAATAGAAATTCAAAGCATACCCAATCGTTTGGTACTCTTGGGGCGTGGCCTGGCGGAACGAGCGTTAACATATGATGTGGCATCCTTATATCGCGATGATGGGCCCATATGGGCCCATCATCAAGGGATCAGACTTTACAGCTTTTCACCCGGCTCAGTCCCACGAAAGCCCTTCCAACGCGGAAAACGAGCAGACCATACGTCCGTGCTGTTGCGCTCAAGCGTCAGCACGTCGCAGCGTACTTCACCGATGAAACCCATGTACTTTTCACGGTCGCGCCAGAACTCTTCACGCTCCTTGTCCGAGAAGCCACCACCGCAGTTGGTACGGATGAACTTGTCGTCGTCCGTACCTTCCATGATCCACGCACCCAGCTTACCAACGTTCTTACCCGTTCCTTCTTCCCAGCCCACGATCTTCAGGCTGATTTCAATGAAGGGCTTGATCTTCAACCAGGCAAACGTGCGCTTGGTTTCGTATGGGGCCTCGGGGTCCTTGACCATGATGCCTTCATAGCCGGCTTCAACTGCCTCCCGGTTGAATTCCTTGAATGCTTTCTGGCCCTCAGGAGTGCGCAGATCAACCGTCAGCTTGGGTACCACATACACGGCTTTGCCGTATTGCAGAGTACCCATGATTGCTTGCGACGAGTTGAAGAACCCCACCATTGCGGTGTGGCGATCCTTCTGGGGCATCTTGCACCTGCCGGCTTTGAAGTCAGCCACGGGCAGCATGTCGAACAGAGCCAGCTTGGTGTCTTCAGTGGCGACCTTTTCGGAACGGTTGACTTGGGTCATAAGCTCCTGGAAGTTCTTGCCAGTGATTTCACCGTCGAAGACCATGCTGCACGGAAGTTCGTCCATGATGGCTTCAAAAATGCCACGGATGTGGGTGAAGTTGTCGTTCACCTTACCGTTGCGAGTGTATTGCGTGACCGTCCGCGCTTCCTTGTCCACGAAGGTCAGCAGCCGCACACCGTCCAGCTTGATGTCAAGCATCTTGACGCCAGCAACCTTCTTGGCGTTGGCTTCGTCAGCTCCGTCCTTGGCCAGCTGACAGCTGAACACGGGAACCAGATAGTCATTGGCCGTACTGTCGCTCTTGGCAAGCTTGCCAAGAACTTTGTTGAATGTGGTATCGGTCACACCAGCGCGGAGATCCTTGAGCAGGACGCGGCGGTAGAATTCATTCCAGACAACCGCATCACATGAGCCGGCCGCCGCATGGATGGCATCGCGAGCAGCATTGCCTGTGATTTGACGAGTGTGAAGTTTGTTGGCGAGATCCAGAAAATTCTGGAACGTGAATGTGGGTTCGAACAAGTCGCCGTCTTCGGATTCGATCTCGGCGACTTTCTTGACGTTGAAGGGCATCAGGATGTCGTAGGCGAGCTGGCCACCTTTGAACAGATCCCGCTCACCATTCATCCAAGCGTCAAGGAGAATTTGTTCCTTGTCCGTACGGCTATTAGTAGCCGCAAGGGCACGGATGATGTCGACTGTGGACATTAATGCATCTCCCATTGTTATTAAGACGCATCAATCTACACTCAAATGAGCTGCCAGTCAATTACGGACAGCAGTTACTTCTTGCGTCCAATCTTGTTGGCGGCGGCAATCCGCTGTTCACGATAGTGGCGAATAACTTCGCCCAGAGGGGCACCCACTGGCAGGGATTTACGAGCCTCATCCAACATCTCCAGGTTGCGGTCAATCTTGTTAAGCTTTTCTTTCTGCTTGCGTACTGACATCTGGCCTCCTTACAGGTCTTTGCTGATTTGGATAGACTTGTCGAAAGTGGAGTCAACGTGACCGTCACTGTAAACGACCATGGTTTTCTTGCCCATACGACCGGTCATCTCGTTGTAAACCTGTTCCTTGACGAGCATGACTGCTACATTGCCACGGGGATTGCGCTTGCTGAAAATGACCTGGTTGAACTTGTAACCATTGGCCTCGTTTTTGTAGATGGAGTTGGCTTGGCGATCGGTCACTTGGCTCATCAGAGCGGCGAGTTTTGCGTTGTTGCGAGCAATGCGTTCGCGGCGCTTGTTCATTTCATGGATAGCCATTTCACGCATGGCTTGTTCGAGACCCTCTACGCCGTTTTCCAGATAATAGCCCATCAAAGCATTGAGTTCGCGAGCAATATGAGCGTTGACTTCACGAACAGCTTTATCGTTGTTGGACATTTGCGTTTTCTCCGTTGCGTTTACCATGTTCGTATAATAAGTTCATTTGGCTACGAGGTCAACACATGGATGAAAACCTGGTGAAAATATTTTCACCAGGTTTTGAGTTGCTGTCATTTAGTCTTTGGTCTTTATGGTGATCTTCACCACCGAATGATCCCAGTCCTGATCGTATGGATCACGATGCATGCCTTGATCAACTTCGATCAGTTCGAATTGCTTGGACGTTTGCTGATCTTCGATCTCAAGAGGCATGTCATCAGGAAATTGGTCCAGTAAATCTTTGAGTTCACGGACATTCATATTGGCTCCTTGTGATCTTCTGTATATCAAATGATAAACATGGTTTCACTTGGAGTCAAGCACCTTTATTTGATATTGCGCAGAACTTTCAACAAGGCACCAAGTTCTTCCTGGCGAACAACCGCGTATCCTTGGTTGTTCAGGAAATTCAGGAAGTTTTCTGGATTGTTAGTGTCAACGTCCTTGTATTGAGCTGGGAGGTCATCCCAGGGACGCATCATGGGGTGGGTTTTTTCGCTGATGCTCAGGACTGGCCCGTAGCGCCAACCTTGTTTGGCTTTATCACGCATCCAACCTTCATGTTGAACTTTAGCCATCTGTAGGCATAGACTCTGATACTCGTCTTGTTCAATCTTGAGACCAGTCACAGCTTGGTTCAGCTTTTGATCCTGGGTGGGATTTGTGGAGATCGAGTATTGACCGGGTGGGGAAATTTCCCGCCAAGCATCGGCCAATGCCTTCAATTCGGTGGGAACGAGATCTCGGTTCAACGGAACAATCAGTTCAGTGCCGTCATCAATATTACGGCGAACTAAGCGAGTTTCTTCAATATTTCCTTGCGAATCCATTGAAGAGATATATGATGGCAAACCGGATGGAAGAACCTTCAGAATTAAACGATACCATTCTCTAGCTGCCTTGATACCAAGATGTTCTTGGCTAGTCAACTTCACGTAAATTGGAATATTGGCTTGTTTTCTCATTGTTGATTCTCGTCTCGATCGGTGCGTCCACGACCATCAGGTCTATCATCCCATTTATCACGGGCACGAGTCCAAGCAGAAACACCCAGAATTGCACCAAAGGCAATGTGAAACAATCCAGTAGCCTGAAGCGTCAACGGCTCCCAGCTCTGGCTTCGCTGTAGGGCTTTCAAAGCCTCGATCTGTGAAACTCCTTCTGGGAATTTCAAAGCCATTTCCACGTATTGGGTTTCTTGGATTCGCTTAGAATATTCGTAATATATTGGCATACCTACGAAGTCATTCAGGCAGATGAATAGGTACACGTAGGCGGCAAAGGGCCGCCATGATTTAGTATACCAGGTTTCAGAACGTTCTCGTGCCATTTTAAATGACCTCATTTGATTATGTATTTATAGAATGGTAGATGAACCATGCATGGCATGAAGCCGGGGAGTTTTCCCCGGCTTCATCAGATCAAGCTATTAGGCCTGAACGTACTCGATAACGATTGTGGCAGCACCAACAGATGGCGTACCGTTCACAGTCACTACCAATTGTGTATCAACAGCATAATCAACATTGGTGGTGATTTCGTATGTGCCGATAGCTGATTCGTCAAAATCAACAGCGGCCACAACCTGATCAGCCGTTGTGCTTGTACCGATCGTGAATGTGGCGCCGGCCGAGTAGGCAGTTGTCACATTGATCATTACACGACGAACGCGACCCTTAACAACACCGGCCACGTTAGCAGTGGCTTGCGCCAGAGTAACAGTGCGGGTTTGAATCGAACCAACTTTGGAAGCACCAGTGCTGACTGCGTTGTCAACGTAGTTCTTGGTGGCAGCGTCTTGTGCGGTTGTTGGATCAGCAACTTGTGTCAGCTTGCTGAAGTTCAAAGCAACCGTACCAGTTCCCTTACCAGCCAGGATCAAGTCGATATTAGCTTCGTCACCAGCTGCAGAAACGGTGACATCGGTCGTACCAGCAACAACATCCAGAGCGGCGGTCGAGTCAGTAGCGCCAGTAAAACGAGCAACCGGAACTTCGCTTGGTGAGGCGATGATAACTGCGCCATCTGTTGTTGAACCGGAACCTGCACGCAGGATCAAGTCACCACCAGAACCAGCAGCATTGTCACCACCAGCCAGAGTCAGGGATTGGCCATCATCGGCTTGTACTACACCAGGAACGCCTGATTCACCAATAACGACTTCACCAGCACCCTTAGGGGCGATGTGAATGCTTACGTCATCACCAGTACCATCAGCCTGGAACACGATCGTGTCGGCTTCAACGACGTTATCAAAAATAACGCCAGTCGTGGCACCTGCCCCAGACTTAAATGTGGCAATGCGCGAAGCGGCTGTGCCAGTAGAAACATCAACAGTTACTTGACCGGCAACCGCATCTGTATCAACCTTAGTGAAACCGTCAGCTGATGCGATTTGTGTGCTGTCAAGGGCGGCGACAGCCGTTTGCAAATCATCAATTTCACCTTCAGCAGTCGTGACGCGGGTAGTCAAAGAACCCAGGTCAGTCTGCAGAGTGGAAATATCACCCTGTGCTGCGGAAATGTCACTCTGTGCTGTAGTGATATCAGCAATGATATCATCAGCAACCTTCAGACCGTCAACACCAACGGCCAAAGTTGCGCCGTCAAGTTTAACGGACAGTTCAGACTCAACCTTCTGCAAACCATTACCAGCAGTGATAACTTCACCACCACCTGAACTACCACCAACCTGGGTGAAAGCCAGATCAGTTGTACCAACAACGATAGGATTGGCTGTGTTCAGAGCCCACAGTGTCATACCGTTTACGGTGCCACCAACAACCAGCATCAGGGCGCCGGTAGCGAGTGTGAAGTCGGAGTTCGCGTCAGTAGCACGAGTCCATGTTCCTTCACCAACAACATAAATGCCGTTTTCGCTGGCTACTGTTTGGTTTTTAACCAAAACACGTTGGCCGACAGTTACTGATACACCGTCAATTGATTGTGGGCCAGCTGCCAAGTCAATGTTTGCCGTTGTGGCAACATCGACTGATTTCTTAATCTGTTGATTAAGAATCGTCTGATCAACATACGAGCGTGGCACTGCATAGTTGGCACCCAGTGCATCACCAATTTGCAGTGAAGCAAAGTCGGTACCGGCGGCATCCATAAGGGCCATGGTACCTTCGCCTTGGACCAGACGTACACCGCCTTTACCAAATTGTAGGCTGGGGGCAACACCAACCAAACTGAAATTACGAATTTCTGCCATATTCTTCTCCGTGAAATCCCCACGAAATCATTCGTGGGGAGTTAATACTTAAACTGGGTCGCTGACGCTAGGAGCGTATTGAATCGTTACGCGGCCGGCAAACGTACTACCAGCACCAGAGTCAATAAGGATATCGCCGTTGGTCAGATCCAGCAACACATTGGGGTGAACCAAATATGTACCAGCTACTGAAGTATCAACATCATCAACAGTGATCAGGGCGTCAGGAGTTGATTCGCTTCCGATAGTCAAAGCCGAATCCATAGTGCTTGGTGTGGTGATGGTAACCATCACAGCAATCATCAGACCCTTGATTGCATTCGCGCCAGCTGGTAGACCCAAACCAGATGCACCAGTGAAGCTAACTGAATAGGTGTTGGTTTTGTTGAGGTCAGCTGTGATTGCGGCAGCAATAGCGTTATCAACATAGTCACCGTCAACCTTGGTGTCAACGACCGTACCCAGTTGACCCAAAGCTGTGTCAACTTCGACCAAACCACCAGCAACCGTGGTTGCTGCATCAAGGAAGTTCGTACCATCGAATGGAACCAATGTACCGTCTGTGTTCAGACCGACGGAAGCCAGACCAGTAACAGCACTGGCAATATTGGTGTTCAGAGCATCAGCCAACTTCAGGCCGGTTGCGCCCATAACCAACGTGGAACCATCCAGGCGGATTGCCAGTTGTGCATCAGTACCGGTTGAAGCAGTGGTACCATCTTCAGTCAACCACAAACCACTGTTAGGACGAATGTCCAGACCAACTTCACCTGCTGGCAGAACAGTAACGCCAGCGCCCATGTTTACATCAAGCTGGTTACCGTTCAGAGTCAGACCAATACCAGCAGTAACGGCAGAACCACCAGTGAATTGAACTGTATCGGTACCGTTGAAAACATAACCGTTATTGTTGGCTTTGTTGAAGAACGCGTCGCCTTGTACAAGAGCAACACCAGCATCAAACGTAGCAGGTGTACCAACTTCACCATCGGTCAGAACTGTGAAGATCGAATCAGCTGTGGTGTCAACAATACGTTGACCGGTGACGTAAGTTTCAGCGTCAGTTGTGTGATCAGCAACAATGGCGTCAACTGGCAACTTCCAGCTGAAACCAGCAATAGCCGAGTCAACATAAGCCTTGGTTGCTGCGTCAGTGTTAGCAGATGGAGCACCCAAGCCAGTGATCTTCTGGCCGCCCATTGCGATGGCACCTGACATCGTGCCGCCAGCCAGAGGCAGCAACAGGGCGTCAGCATCAGCACGAGCAGTTTCTTCCAGCTTCAGGGCAGCGTCAATAGCTTCTACAGCAGCCTTGAAGGAAGTCTTACCTTCGGCATAGCCACCAGCAGCAAACGCTACCAGAGTACCATTGGCGTTCAAACCAACTGAAGTTTCAATAGCATCAACTTCAGTCTGAAGAGCCGTTACGTCCAGATCGCCAACAGCATCGGCGATGGCGGCGGCCATCTGTTGATAATTGACAGCATCAGTGTTGCCAACAGCATCACCGATGTTAGTCAAAACGTTACCGCCCATATTGACGGTAGCACCTGTACTGACAGTAAAGTCACCTGTTTGCAGCGAACCGACCGTCAATCCAGCATTGGCGGTGTCGGCTGCGTTGCGGAGGGACAGAGTTCCCGCGGAGGCCTTCAGACGCAGCCCAGCCTTACCTAGCTGAACGTCTGAACCGATACCGGACAGGCCAAAATTCTTGATAATTGCCATAGTGGATTTTCCCCTATTGTTATTCTCATATCTCTGAGATACGAATATTTATGAGCTTTCTATGAAAAAATAAGCGACACGTTTATGCGTCGCTTATTTGTGGTTTCAACTTTACATCACAAGTATGAAACAACTACTGTAGCCGATCCTGTTGTTGAACTATCCCCGTCAAATTCAACGATCAACTCTTCTTCCATTAATCCATGATATGTGTATGATGGGCTGGTTTTAAATTCACCAGTCATCGACATATCAACTAGATCATTTGACATCACAACTTCACCACCAATGGTCTTCACCATGATGACTGGCGATTCACCGTCAAATGCCTGGTGGATCACAATCGTAACGTCAACAATACGGCTTCCGGGTGAAATTCTACCCAATGTCAACGAAGCATCACTATCAGGGAACACGTCTACCACATAAGTGCTGGCATCAGTTCTAGCGCTGTCGTAATCACTTACCTTCGTCCACTCATTGTCAGTCTTCACAAAGAAACCCCACTCACCAACACCGTTCCAGTCTTGAACAAATGCTTGATCACCGTTCTTGACGTTCTGCAGCATGGCGAGCGATTCCATATCCGGCACGCTATAGCCTTGGTTTGCGACCATGCTCTTATCAACAACTAGAGCGACCGGCAACATACCATTGTTGACACTATAGACACCAGTGTCAGCCAGGAAATTACCAGTAAGTTGGGTGATTGTGATCTCACCACCATCAAGTCTGGATAGTTTCAGGCGATTGGCTGTAAGAGGAGCATTAACTGCCTGGAATCCAGTAGCATCCAGGAATGTCTTCTCAAGGAGCACGGTTGTGGTGGGAATAACGTTTTCAAATGTCATCCCTTCGCCACCTGGAGTCTCCAGGACTAGACGGTTAGCAACAATGCTCGCTACTACACCTGTTTGTGGGGTGCGTTCATTGATAACCTTCATCAAGTCTTTGTTACCAAGGCGAGCTGGATTGGAAGCCAACAACATGCCAGGCTTAGTAACTTCATGGGTCACACCGTTAATCTTGAACGTGTATTTTTCAATGTTTGTGGCATCAATGTTTACGTTAACGGGTGCAGTAAGCGACAACCGAGGTGAACCAATTTCGGCGAAGACCCCGTGTTCTGGGGTCTTCAGGTTGAACGCATCAACCACGTTTTGCAGAGTTTGTCCTTGGTTGAACGTGAGTGCAATCTTGTTGACGGTAACCGAAGAATTAACGGAAATAGTAGGACTCGTCACCGAACCAGTCACGAAGCATGGCTGTGGGTTTGTCATCTGAATATACGTTGGGAACACGTTTGCCCCACGAACGCTAGTCATCTCACCAGTTTCCTCGTCAACCCACACAAAGTCACCAGCACGTCCAGGCAGCCCTGGTTCAATGTATTGAATAAACTTCGTAGTAGGAGTCAGATAGAAGTAATTGGGGCCTGGCCCAATGTCAACCACAGTCCCTACGGTGTAAAAGTCACTACTAGAAGCTTTCTCAAACAATCCTGTATCTGGATTGAGTTTCAAAATATCACTTTCTTGAAAGCCATGACTCAACTGAAAGAATTTGACACGAATGTTTTCATTGAAAACACGGAAACGCGCTTCCATCTGCATCATAGCTTTCAAGCTGGCCACTGATACGGCGATGGTTGGTAGGGGATCGAATGATGGCAAACCGTCATCACCCAATTCAAAAATCAAAGCGTCCTCAGAACCAGGAGTACCGTTACCGGAACCACCAGAAGCTGAGAAAATGTTATGACGATCTTCGTCTTCGATGATACAAATCACTTGAGTTTCAGTTTTGCTTACGACTGAAGTGATCTTGTACGTTTTCGCGGTTGAAAGACCACCCAACCACAGCCCTTGACTAACATCCAAGCCGTTGTATTCAAACGGCTTACGAGTCAAGTGTGAACTGTGGGTGGTGCGGTTAATGGCAAGCGTCACTTGAAATTTATACGATTTCTTTGACGCTCCCATTTCCCACCAGGGATCTCCCAACCCATCGTCATAGTACCAAGCCTCAAGTTCTTGAACTGCCGTGATTCGGCAGGACAAGTTCTTGGGAGGCGTAGTGCGGTTAATAGAACGATAGGTTGTGTAGTTCATTTTAGAATACCAGAGTTACGATGGCGTGGGTGTTTCCATCACCGTCCTGCAGAGGATTTATGTTTGAAGCAGACAGCTTCAAAGTGACCTGAGACGTGGATGGAACGGCTGTGGCGGAAGTGTTACCACCAACACCAGGAATTTTCACCATACCGGTTGTAAAAGCACCCAGGATGATCGGAGCATAGCCAGTATTACCGTCATAAGCCATAGCCTGTGCGAACAACACCACCTTACCAACCGTGTGCGTAATCGTGATATCTTGTTTGCTCGAAGCGATAGAAGCCGACCAACCCGATGGCAAGTTTGTCACGGATTCGATGGTGTCACCACCACTCAATTCCTCGTAATTAACGCGGAATTGGAAGCTTTGCAGACCACCAGTAGGAGTTTCGCCACCACCACCTGATGCATTGATAACGATTTCATCGACGCCTTCAGTAACTGTGACGTTTGTACCAGCTACAATCTTGCGGAATTGCAGATCGACACCGCTCTTTTGCTTGAATACACCAGCACCCTGAGTACCAACGTTTGACGCCGTATTAGCTTCACCAGAACCAGCTGGAGCAGTGTAGCTCATAACGCCAGTAGATGCATCATACGTCAAGTCACCACCAGCACTGATAGCGGCGCGGGCCAACGTATCGGTGTACTGTGTTGGGATTGTTGGGGCACCTTCCAGGTCTTCATACAAACCACTGAACAGAACTGGCTTGTTGGAAAGATCGTTGTAGTCGCCTGAGAACAACGTGGGTTTGTTGGTCAGATCGTTATACGAACCACTGAACAAAGTTGGTTTGTTCGTCAAATCAGCATAGTCACCTGAAGTGGCAACAGCTGACAGGACGGGAGCCGTATAGCTAATAACACCTGTTGTGGAATCATAAGCAACGTCACCAGTTGCGCTGATTGCTGCACGGGCGTCGGCATCCGAATACGTCAGACCAGTTGGCTTATCGGTTAGATCATTGTACGAACCGCTAGTTGCAACAGGGGCAAAGTCAGGAACGTTTGTGAGGTCAGTATACGAACCGCCGAACAAGGATGGCTTGTCGGACAGGTCGTCATAAGAACCACTGAACAGGACTGGTTTATCAGTCAAGTCATCATACGAACCGCTGATGGCAACCGGAGCCAGACCAGTGATGCTTGAAGCAGCCAAAGAACCAGTCAAATCAGCCAGATCAACATTGCTTGGAACAAATGTGACAGTCAGGGCACCAGCACCAGTAACAGGCGAACCCGATACTGTGATCGCATTGTTGCTTGAAGTCAGCCCAACACTCGTTACCGTACCCAAACCGGCCTCAGCGGAGACGCTCAGGACGCCGTCTTCGATGACCAGACCACCACCAACAATGATACCACCCTTTTCAGTAGTAGAAGCATCAGGCAGCTCATAGGCAGCGGCTTCTGTCGCCCATGTAAAGGTTGTACCGTTGAACTTTAGAACCTGACCAGCAGCCGTTGGTGCAGTCTGACCTAGTGTGTTTGCTGAAGCAGCGAAGATCACACTGTTGGGAGTGTACGAACTAATACCCGTACCACCTTGAGCCACTTGGAACACCGAGGGACGACCCACAATGTCAACCCACTGGCCAGTAGTGGCAATAGTCGCCAGATCAGCAGCAACCGCATAACCAGCACCGTTTGTCAGAGCAGCGTTGTCCGTGATACCATTCAGTTCACCATCACCATTGATGGACAGGTTGACGCCAACCTTCACACCACCCAGGATCGAGGCTGAAGCAGTAGGCAGAACATAGCTATTGCCTGGGTTTGTCCAAGCAAATGCTGTGCCATTCCATGTGAGTGCTTGACCAGCCGCGGTAGGAGCAGCCGTGAAAGCCGCAGTATTTGAAGCGCCACCAACCAACACACCGTTCTGAACAGTTGAAGTCAGACCAGTACCACCCTTGCTTGCAGGCAGAATACCACCCATGTTGGCCAGATTAAGACCACCTTCAGCCACATCGATAGTAATAGAACCCGACGAGGTAATTGGTGAGCCCAAGACCGAAATCTTACCGGAACCAGCCAGAACTTCAACGCTTGTTACTGTTCCGCCAGTTACTGGCTTGTCAGTCAAGTCGTTATACGAACCGCTAGTTGCAACAGGAGCAAGAGCGGGGGCACCAATCAAATCAGAATACTGCGCGGATGATGCGATAGGAGCAAGGAATGGCTTGTTGGACAAGTCATTGTAATCACCGCTTGTTGCGACATCAGCCAAGCCTGGGACGTCGGCCAGAGACAGGGTGAAATATTCCAGTCCTGTTCCGCCTGCATTCGTACGCAGCACTTGATAAGGAGTACCAACAGCCGACAATCCAGTACCACCCTTGGCAATTGACACGCTACCAGGAATGTTAGTCAGGCTCAAGTTGGCTTCATTTACGTCGACGGTGATGCTACCAGACGTCGTAACAGGGCCACCAGTTACGGTAACCTTGTTGGAACCAGCAGTAACACCTACGCTCGTTACCGTACCACCACTACCACCAGAAACAGCACCAAATTCAAATCCCGTTCCAGCAGAGTTGACGCGCAGATACGTACCAGCAGCACCCAGAGCAGTCAGGCCGGTACCACCCTTGGCAACAGCCAGAGTACCAGACAAATCACCAAGAGCAATAGCACCTGGGTTAACGTCAACTGTGAAAGCACCAGACCCAGTAACGGGACCGCCAGTTACTGTGACCTTCGACGATCCAGCAGTCATACCCACGCTTGTTACGGTACCAACCGTTCCCCAAGCATAAGCGGTACCGTTCCAGTTCAAATATTGACCGGCGGCAGATGGTACAGGGGCATTCTTTAGAGCAGCAGTTCCGTCACCGACGACCAGAGCATTGGCGGTGAAGGACGTCTTACCAGTACCACCCTTTGTGACAGCTAGTGTACCAGTCAAGTTGTTGATGGCTACTTCATTTTCTTTGAAATCCAACGTGTACGTACGGTTACCCGAACCGTCAGTGCTCAATACCGAAGTAATCAAAGGATCACTTGATACCACACTCGTGGTTGTTGGGGTAACGGATTCTGGCGTTGGAATCCACTTATATCGAGAACCATCCCATGACAGCAAACGATCGGCTGTGGTTGGCAAATCAATTGTTTGGACAGGACCAGTCCCGTTACCAAACATGATTCCATTTAGGGGGATGGTAGTTACACCAGTACCACCTTGAATAACCGATACCGAACCGGGGAGATCATCCAGGTTGGGACGGCTACTATTTGCAGGCGACGAGATTGTGATGGTGTGAGCATCACCACTCATGACAACACCTTCACCAGCTACCAGCGAACGGTAGTCAATGACGATCTTGGATGAACCGTTGGTGCCGGCATAAATGCCAAACCCTTCACCCAAGTTGTTTCCGCTTATCTTAAGGGAATTGTTGGATGAACCACCATCGGACGTATCATCACCACCCACCAGGCCAGTAGCGGTGGCGGTGTTGTCAGTATTAGAGGTTTGAAACACAATCTCGCCGTCACCTGGCTTGATTCTGCTATCAGTTACTTTTGGCATTCGACTTCTCCGGTCAATTGTTTAGCAGGATACGGTCCACGTAGCCATACGCGGCGATACCCATATCATCTACTGGTGCTGGTACGATGTAAGAACGGTCAACTCTCGCCCTTAACCATATGAAACTACCCGTTATATTCATGCCAATAGTTCCTGTGTCACCAATATCACCAGTTGGATTCATGACGTCACGTGGAAACTGCAGGTAAGATGCACCGGACATTTCAATAGGGAACCAGTCCCCATCTTGTGGATCTGTTGCGATGCTTGCTTCAAATACCAATCTGCCTCTAAAGTTGTTCAAGTAGATGGCTACTGTGTGCAGCCCATCGGAGAAGCCATACCAGCCGTCAGCTCGTACTTTTTCACCGGTCAAATTGAATGAACCTTGAGTGCTTGGCAACATGAGGATGCTTGATTTACTCATTCTTTCGTCCCAATACCGTATTTGAATATTTATGAAATATTGACAGTATTGGCCGGTTATCAAAGAATTGGTGGTATGGACAAAACAAATCTAACAACAGTCCCAGCACCACTTCATTCAGAAATCGTGAAGGGTTTCATCGTAATCGAAGAGCAGTTGTTTCCCAATATGGACATCATGATTGCCGGTGGCAGTGTCAGAAAAGCCCTGGTGAGTGAACCTTTGGGAACGTCAGATTACGACGTGTTCTTCAAGAACAAATCTGAATTTACTCGTGCCGTGGAATACATGATGGCGAATAACATTCACGTATCTCGCCACCCCAATTGCGCATCGTTCACCCTCACCAAACACAATCAATTGGTGAAGCTTCCTGGTGAGAGCTTGTACATTCAGTTGATCGACAAAGAATGGCATGATTCTGTGGAATCTCTTTTGAGTTCTTTTGATTTCACTGTTTGCCAATTCGCATATAAAAATCAAAAGATCAGCTACCCACTGTCAGCTCTGATAGATCATCATGACAATAAACTTGCGTTTACTCCAGAATATTCAGCAGGAGAAAGGAATGCTTCCGACGTACGAACATGCAAATACATGGCGATGGGCTACACGCCCAGCCAAGAAATCTTTGAAAAAGTTCTTATTGGCGATCGCAAGACGCTTAAAGCTGGCGACCTTGACCTCAGCGGATACGACGAGCTATATGGAGAACTCTGAACGCGACGAGCTGGACCGAATGATGGTCTTGAGCAAGTTGGGTATGCCAATGTATGGTGAGATCACTACGGCGAAACGCACATATCAGGTGGTGGCGGTGTGTGGTATTCCCGTCGAGTTGAACGTTTTTGCGTCAACAATCATGCGCCATTGTGCCGGGTATGGGTTGTCTACTGCTCCTGCGCTCGAAGCATCATCCAAAGCGTTTTGGGAAGACGTTGGATTTGAGGCACCAACCGCTCAATTCAATGACATTGTGGGCAGTATACCCAACGCAAATGTAGGGGTGGGAAGGCTGATTATAGACAGCCTGCAGGGAAGGGCACTTGATATGTCCTACGTGACCAAATACGACAAAGAGTTTGATTTTCTACCAGTGCTCAAAAACATAAATGAGCAAATAAAGCAATACGTGAAATGAAAAATGGCGCCCTAGAGGCGCCATTCTTTACTTTACTTGTTCGTCATCGACGAACACTTCGATCACACGACCTGGTTCTTGCAAGAGTTCGCCGACCAGAGCTTCAATGTTGGCGAGCACTTCGGGAGTAACATCCGCAGCGTCACCACATTCAACGTGATTACCCTTCTTCAAGGTTGTGATTTTAACCAGAACAACCTGTTCATGCATATGAGCCATGATAAAGCCCTCCATTCTTCTGGTATTTATACCAAATGAAGGAGGGCTTATGTCAATCAGTCACACGACCAAACCTTTTCGGGATTGCGATCCTTAGGCTTGCGTCCACGACGCTTAGGAGCATCGCTTTCCTTACCATCAGGCCGAATGCCATATTCTGCCGCATACTTGTTGGGGCTGAGTCCTGCAATCAACTTGATGTTCTTGATGTCAACTTCTGCTTGCTCTAGATCATTCTTGATATGAACAATAGGCATATAGCCAAGCGGATGAGGGGTAAAGCGTTCGATCGTATACATACCTTTCACCGTTCCGACCTTTTTGCCGTCCTGGTATTTGATATATTCTACGCCGAGTTCAGTGCCAGTTTTCAGTAGTTGCTTTTCAAGTAGTTTCAGAAAGAGAGTGGGGTTCATCGAATATGCCTGCTTTGTTTTTATTTTTATTGAGGATATATACTTGTTTGACTTTGCCCATGTTGCCGCCATGCATCAATTTGGCAATCATGAGCTCGACGTCATCAATGAAGTATGCGTCGATTCGTTCAGAGCTTTTACGAACGAATTTTACAGCTTTGGAACCACGCTCTTCGGCGTGACCCCAACACCACTTCCTTAGCGTCTTCATGGTATTGTAGTCACCAGTGAAGTAAGTGAAGAAGCGATAGGTCCCATGATACAGATCGGGACGGGTGACTAGATCAGGATTGGCCTTCATGAATTCGATGTGAGCATCGTTCATTGGGCTAATCACACTCGAGAGATTCAAGAATTCTGGTCTTGCATCAATCATAGCTTGCGCTGTGGCTACATCTTTCAAATAGTAGATGATTGAGAATCCCAGGCGATTCACTCGATGGTCAACGCCGGCCAGGATGGATTCGAAATGGGAACGAATTTGTTTCCCTTCTCGACCACTCCGACCAGATCTGTTGAATCGGCTTTCTCGTTTACCCTTGGCGTTGACTTGAAACACCAGTCTGAATGGGAACTCACCCCAAAATAGGTGATCCGATATTTGCGTTTTTGCTTTTGGGTGAAGATTTTGCAGCATGTGTGGGGAATTACTCGTTATGCTTTGAGTATACAGTGAGACTGGCAGAAAGCAAGCCGCCAGTCTCACTTCAGTTGTTACGCTTCGGCGGATTCAGCGGGGGCCGCTTTTGCCACTTCAGCTTGCGTGACGTTCAGAACCACCTTGTCTTCAACAATCGAAGCTGTGATCGTCGTGCCAGCACCCACATGCTCAAAGATGATCGCGCGGCTCAGCGGGGTCTTCAAGCTCTCATGCACCACACGAGCAGCGGGACGGGCGCCCATCAGGGGATCATAACCCTTCTTGGCCATCCAATCACGCACGTCCATGGGAACAACCAGCTTTGCACCACGGACTGCAATCTTGGTCTCCAGCGGGGTCAACATCTTGTCGATGATCGACAGCATGTTTTCAGGTTGCAGCGGATTGAAACGCACCACAGCATCCAGACGATTGCGGAATTCCGGACGGAAGATCTTGTTGATCGCATCCATGCCAGCTTCCACCGTGTTCGTGGAACCAGTGCTGAAGCCCACCGACGTCTTTTGCATTTGTGCGGCACCCGCATTGCTGGTCATGATGATCGTCACGTTCTTGAAGTGAACGGTTTTGCCGCTACTGTTCGTGAGGTGACCTTCGTCGAGGACCTGCAGGAAAATGTTCTGGATATCCGGGTGAGCCTTTTCAAACTCGTCCAGGAGCAGAACGCTGTGGGGCTTGTTTTCGATTTCGTTGGTGAGCATACCCGAACCAGCGCCACCGTCACCGTGACCCACGTAACCCGGAGGGCTGCCGATCAACTTGCTGACCGTATGCTTTTCCATGTATTCGCTCATATCGAAGCGAATCATGGGAACTCCCAGGTTGGTCGCCAGGGCTTTAACCATTTCGGTCTTGCCCACACCCGTGGGACCCACGAACAGGAAAGCACCAGCGGGCTTGTTGTCGTCGCGCAGTCCCGCACGGGCGATCATGACAGCATCGACCAGGGTTTCGATTGCACCGTTCTGCCCAAACACCGTCTGGCGCAGAGTGCGATCCAGATTCAAGAGTTTGGTGCGCTCGTCGGTCTTGACGCTTTGTTCGGGGATCTTCGCAATCTTGCTGACTTCGAATTGCACCAGATCGCCAGTGATTTCCTTCAGCTTTTCTTCTTCGGGGCGAATGCGTTGGCGAGCACCAGCACCGTCGATCACGTCGATGGCCTTGTCGGGCAATTGGCGATTTTGTACGTAACGCGCAGTCAACTCCACCGCTTGATCCAGCGCTTCATCCGTATAGGTGACGCCGTGGAATTCTTCGTAGTAGGTACGCAGGCCGCGCATGATCAGCTTGGCATTTTCGATGCTGGGTTCCAGAACATCCAGCTTGTGGAAACGGCGGATCAGTGCGCGATCCTTCTCGAAATGCTTGCGGTATTCTTCGCTGGTCGTGGAACCGATGCAGCGCAGTTTGCCCTTCGCCAGTGCCGGCTTGAGCAGGTTGGCGATGTCGATCGAGCCCTGGGAACCGGAACCGGCGCCCATGATCATGTGGATTTCGTCGATGAACAGGATGGGCGACTCGATGAAGGTCAGTGCCTTCAGCACCGCTTTCATGCGTTCTTCGAATTCACCGCGGAACTTGGTGCCAGCCATCAGGGCTGCGATGTCCAGGCTGTACACGATGCCGTTCTTCAGGATTTCGGGCACTTCACCCTTGACGATCTTGACTGCCAGGCCTTCAGCAATGGCGGTCTTGCCGACGCCGGGCTCACCCGTCAAGATCACGTTGTTCTTGGAACGGCGAGCAGTTGCCAGCACGATGGCTTCGACTTCTTCTTCACGGCCGATCACGGGATCGATCTTGCCTTCACCGGCGGTCTTGTTCAGGTTTTCGGTGAACTTGGCCAGGATTGCTTCGGCTTCTTCACGATTGGTGGGCTCACGCAGCGAGCGCTCACCGTCGGGACCGACCATCTCGGGTGACCCGCTGGATGCCGACAGACCGCCGTGGCTGAGATGTTGCTTCAGCGCCAGCAGCGTCAGACCAGCTTGGGTCAGTGCCGCATAGGCCGTGGTGTTTTCTTGCATCATCACTGCCACCAGCAGCAATTCGACACCGATTTTGCTTGAGCCCGTTGCGATCGCGCGAGTAGCGGTACCTTGCAACAGGGAACCAACCGCGGTAGTTTCGCGGGGCGCAATGCCAGGGGCGACCGGGCAGAGCGAGCTGTTGAAGAAATTGTCCAGTTTGTCATCGACCGACTGGATGTTGATGCTCATCGCCCGCAGGATATCTTGGATTTCCTTGGTGGCGATCATGGCCTTCGTCACGTGCTCGATGGTCACGTATTCGTGACAGTACGAAGCCGCGATGTCGCGAGCTGCGCCGAGGACGTTGGTGATTGCCGAATAATCGATATTGGGACGACTCATTTATTTGTTCCTTTGTTTGGGCCTACGTTTCTTGGCAAGATCAAGTGCCATCTTACTGACTTTACTGTCGAACGTCACACCATTGAGATGATCCAGTTCGTGCTGAAAGCACCTTGCTGCCAATCCTTTGAATTGCCGTGTTACTTCGTTTCCGTGAACATCAGCGAACTTGCCAATTATACACGAATGGCGCGTCACGTGCATACGCAAGCCAGGAAAACTCAGACATCCTTCTTGAGCCTTTTCAGTCTCCTCCAGGACTTCAACGATCTGAGGGTTGAAACAAGGAAAGCGACTGCCTTCCACCTCCATAACAAACACGCGCTTATTGATTCCAATTTGCGGTGCCGCCAAACCGATACCATGATTGGTCACCATGGTATCAAACATTTGTTCGACCAACGAGGACCGTTCTTCCAGAGTCGTGCTCTGGAAGTCATAGTCTTCACTCATCAATTTGAGTCGGGGGTCAGTTTCCGAAATTAAGTCCATTGTTCCTCATGAATTGCAGCAACACGTTGTCCGTGATGTTTTGAACTTGTTCGGTGATGCGCTGACACTCCCATCCTTCGCCCGTGTAGGACTTATTGCGGATTTTGGAAATGTAGGCACGAGTATAGAGTACCAGTTCATTTTGCCAGCGGTTGTATGCATCATAGTCAACTAGACCTTTGGCATGCACACGCCACATGAATGCACCAGCATCGTTTACGTAAAGGCGGCTCGTATCGTATGCCGCCTTACAGGTTTGCCGATCTTGCGGCGTAGCGGGGACCGCTTGGGAGGCAGCACTTGATGCAGCGAGCATCAAGCCCAGAAAAGCAAGAACAGCCTTTTTCATTTGCACCTCCCAGTTATCACCATATCGTAATATGGCACAGGTGGCTTATGAAATCAAGCCTTTTGCCTCTTGGAGAAGTGTAACCACTTCAGGTTTTAGACTGGTGGGAATGACTGCTTGAATTTGCAGGAAATGATCGCCGGCTGGCTTTTCGTTATTGATGGTTGGGAGCCCCTTACCAGAAATGCGAATCCTGGAGTTGTGTTGCGTTCCAGCCCTGACTTGAACTTCGTATTTGGTACCATCGGCCGTTTGTGCAATGACAGAAGTCCCCAGAATTAGATCCAAAGCGTCAACACTCACTAGTTGAATCACGTCGAGACCCTCGACCTTCAGTGTGGGGTGCGGGATGATATGAACGGTCAACAGCAAGTCGCCGGGAGGCTTACTGGCGTATTTCTTGGAGCCATAACCCGCTACTCGAATGATGGTACCGTCCTTGACACCGGCCGGAACATTTACCTCAATGGTCACATCATCTTTGATAACAGGCAATTTGCCACCAGCAGCGACGATGTCGAGCGGTACATGAATATTCTGATGGGTGTCAGTATTGGTGACATAATCCCACCGGGAGTACGGTTTGGAATCACCCCAATCGTCATATTGCGGATTCGAAAAACCACCAAAACCGTCAAAATCACCTTTACGGCTATGTGAACCAAACCCACCAGATGGTTTGCGGACGTATTCCTTCTTGAATCCCAGATCGTATTCGACACGTTTCTGCGGGTCACCAAGAACATCGTAGGCCGCGTTGACTGCTTTAAATTGGTCCTCGGCGCCCTTTTCTTTGTTGCGATCCGGATGCCACTTTTGAGCCAGCTTTCGATACGCTTGCTTGATTTCATCAAAGCTTGCGTCTTTGCCAATACCCAATGTTTCGTAATGTGACATCTTGATTTCCAAATGAATATGATGCCACGTATGGTAGCATCATATGGTTCATCTAATCAACTCATTTTTGCGTTCTGGCGTCAATGATCTTGATCAAATAGTTGATTACTTCTTGCTGTGACTTGATGTAACGATTGAGCTCCTGCACGTTGCCAACCAAATTTGCGTTATTGGTTTCATCAAGAGCATATATCACAAAATCCTTACCCTTGTTAGCTTCCAAGAACTTGGCCAATTCGTCTTTATTCATAACCATCCAATTCACATCAACTAATTGTGTGGGTTCAACCTTGGGGATGGGAATCTTGTCTGAATACGTGGGTGGAATTGTGATCTCACGCGGACCATCTGATTTTGTGGCGCACCCGCTCAGAGCCAAGATGCCCACCAGAGCCAATTTACTTACTGAATTTTTTAGTGTCATCATTTATGCTCTTCAGATAATCATTGAACATGCGGTTGTATTCTGTTTGCGCCTTGGAGATTTCCTCTTTAAGCATCTTGCGGAAATTGGGATCTTGCAGTTGCTTGGACAGGCGAGAAGTCGTTTCTTTTATGGACGATATGTTGGAGTTGAATGTTTCAACTCCCTCTTTTATGACTTTCATATCAGCAGTGATTGCCTGGTTGGCGGCGACAATGAGGTCATTCTGTTTTTTAACCGTTTCCACATATTCAGTAAGAACGGCAATTTGTTTTGCCTGGAGTTCCAACTTGTAATACAGGTAATATACTCCGCCCAATACGAGCAGGGTTACGATCAGGTAACGAATGACCTTAGCCATATCAAACATCGAAAGTAATTTCTTGAACATGATTAACCACGTGGGACAAGGATCTTGGTGACGGTTACTACTTTACTGGAGCTTGTTGATGGCGTGAACAACAGTTCAACATTGGCACCATTCAACTGGGTATCAAAAGCCCCCAATTCTTCATCGCTCAACAAAACACCGTATTCGTTGTGGAAAGTTTCGTCATTGTTGTGCATGACCATAATTTCAACTACGTGAAACTTATTTGAAAACGTATCAGCTACTGAGATATAAAATTTCGCTGCTCGATATGAGTTTGCAGAAAAGGAATCCAATACCCGAGTCGTGACGCCAGATACTGACGTTAGGCGTGACAGAACTGGCTTATTTGTCAAATCATTGTAATCACCACTCACACCAACAGGTGACAGGGCGGGAGTCGTGTAGCTGATAACGCCAGTTGCCACATTATAGGTAAGGTCACCCGCCACACTAATTGCAGCACGGGCTCTGGAGTTTACAAAATACAGATTTGTACCCTCAGGCACATCGGAAGTGGTTAGTGCAATGGGCATAGTGGTGACACTCGTCACCAAACCCTTGTTGTTCACCGTGACTACTGGAACGTTCTTGTCGTCGCCAAATACACCAGGGCTCGCATTGACAGTTGCAAGGGTAAGTGGTGAACTAACATTGGACAAACCATTTACGTTCAGGGTACCAACAGCGTCGCCCGTAAATGCGAGGGTTCTAGTTGCGTTCCATCCACCAGCGGTACCTGTGATGTTGCTATCCAGATAGGCAACAGTTTTCCGTTGGCCGCCGTTATTCGTCATGTACAGATATGCGCCATCCCATTCCATGCTATGGGCTTGCGGAACCACGATTGTTGCCCCTGGTTGGAACTTCAGTGGAGAGGCGTTCGCCGTCCCAGGAGCCAGAACCAACTGACCGGTAAGTGTATCTCCCGCCTTGTTGGCTGGAGTATATCCCAACTGTCTGACCACATCACCGATCTCAAACACCGAATCCGTTGATGAGCCGTTACCGCGTCTCATGTACAGTTTACCGTCTGCGGTATTTACGCCAATTTCACCTATGGCAAGGTCCTGCAAGGTAAGAACCTTGTTGGGAATATCAACACGTTTGAGTAGAATGCGTGGCATTGGTCACCTTCATGGATCGAATAGAACATCTATATTTACACCTGGCGAACCAATGAAATGGGAGGGGTTTAACCCCTCCCATTTGTTAAGCTGGGACTACTTGACCAATAAGATCATATTCATTTGGACCCACCAGCTTTAGTGTAACGCTTGCACCCTTGCCCGCAGTCACTAGAGTTCCACCAAACGGAGCATTAATAGTCACTCCGGCGGCTGGAACAAATGTGATCTGACCATCACCAGCTTGACGGAAATGGTACTCATAACTGCGCAAACCATTGGAATACGAGGCAGTGGGTGCAGTCAGACTTACCGCACCTGCTCCCGTATAACGGTAATACGCATTTTTCACATTCGCACTGTTAAGATCAAATGCTGTTGAAAAGTTGACAGACGGGTGATCTTGTACAATCGAAATATCGGTTGCCGTCTGGGCGAACATCAAACCAGAACTGGCGCCGTTACCGATATTCTTGATCGTGACAGGGCCAGAATTCACTGTTGCTGGAACAAGCAACATACCAGAACCCGCAGCGTTAGCTACCGATGTGATGGTACCGTTGTTTGCTGTACTCAGAACGCCACCACTGATATTCAGACCAGAACCAACTTGAACAACACCAGGTGTGGTTGTAGTAGCTAGTGGAACACTTCCGCCCCCACTTGAATTTTGTGCCAGCAGTTGAACACCATCCAACAAAGTGTAGAACATCTTTGTGGTTGAGGGATTAAACAGAATTCTGTTTGGACCATACTCACTGAAAATAGTACGAGTGGTTGAAACCGTGTAATTGCCCTGGTCATCAGCTTCGTAAACCGCACCGTCACGAACATCAAAAACCAAGTTATTTGGTTCTGAGAACGTGATATCGGAGAACGAAGCACCCAATTGTGACTTGGCCACGTACCCGTACGGCTTAGGTCCACGGAAGATATTCAGTAATGGATCAGACGTGAGATCAATGGTGATTGTGGTGGCAGGATCCAGAGTCGAAGTATCAAATTGTGAACACTGGCACGTAATGAGATCATTATCACGTTCAACAGAAACAGTAGTACCATTCACAATCTGGTTCCATGCAGTGAAAGAGCCAACACCGGCCGTCACACTGTTATTGGTGATCAGGACTTGAGTGGATTGACTGAAGTCATAATACACTGACCAATAGGCGGATGTGCCATAACCACCAACCGATCGAATGGCAGTCAGAGTATGTTCGACACCCAAACTATCTTTTGCGAATGCAATAACGACACCAATCATGTCATCGTCGCCAGCGGTTGAGGACAATTGAACGGTGTGTTGGTATTTGGTATAACGTGATGGGCTGATAAAGCCAACCATCGAAGACGTGTTCAGAGTACAGGAAATAACATCAGTACCTGAGTCGTATGCCCAAGCTGTTAGTTCAGAGGGAATAGCTGGTTGAGCGGTCAACGAATTGGAGTGAGAAATGCGACTCCAAGTGTCATAAATTGCTTGCGGTCCTTGAAAAGCTTGTTGCGCGGCAGCGAGTTCAGTGTCATCTGAAACAAAGGCACCAAACTTCACATTATCCTCGTACCCATACAAATTGGAACCATCTTCCTGCAGATACAGGATTTGGCCTTCAGAACCCGCTGGGTTGAATCTCGTGTCTTCAATCTGGGTATCAACGTACAGTTTGGAGGCCGCGTGGAGATTCGCTGTGGGTGCTCCACTTAGGGTCAACGCACCGGTCATAGTATCACCAGTCTTACGAACCGGTATGAAACCCAATGCATTCGTTACGTTGGTTTGAGTCAGTTCACCACGAATTGTGGCTGAAGACTTGTTTTCCACATTACCCAAACCAACATCAGAGTTGACTAGGTTCACATCACCAGTTTTACCAGCAACCGATTGAACCGCTGCTCTGGCATCTACATACGATTTTGATGTCGCATGTTCTGGCAAGCTGGGAACTACGGGAAGGACAATTGGTCCCAGGGAGATAATCCCATTCTTTACTTGAAATTCTTTCATGATTTCACTATCCATCAAGCCATGAACTAATTGCTCATGGGACCACCCACGAAAAAGGGCGTCCACGTATTTATGGACGCCCTTTACCAAAACTCAGTTAAGCCAAGTTTTCCCAGTTCACCGTGATGGTGTTCCAGTTTTGAGTCAAATTGTCCCAAGTTACAGGACCGCCAACGTATTTGTAGAAACGTACGGCACCACGAAAAGGTTTCAAGCCTCTAATCTTCATATATCCCTCCTTGAAAGATACCCAGATATTTATTCATGAATCATGTAAGGAAATGTCTAATGTAAATACTTGATCTCTGGTGGTTTAGCCAGTAGACTTCATTTTCATCTAACAAATAGGAGATCGAGATGAAACGAGTACTTGAAATCCGCGCCGCCGAGGGTGGCGAAGATAGCCGACTGTTTGCACAGGATCTGGCTGCCGCTTACATGAAGCATTTCACCAAGAACGGCTGAAAGCACCGCCTGATTGACGTCCACACCGCCGATGTTGCCATCGAGGTTGAAGGGGATGATCTATCAGCGCTCAACAATGAACCCGGCGGACACAGAATCCAACGAGTTCCTCCCACTGAACGTAAGGGTCGAGTTCACACATCGACGGTTACGGTCGCAGTAATTGACCCCCAGGAAGTAAAAGAGATAACGTTCAACGAACGCGAGTTCAAGATTGAATGGTATTCTGGTACCGGTGCGGGCGGTCAACACAGAAACAAACATCAAAACTCTTGCCGAATCACCCACATCGCAACAGGGGTGGTGGCCACCGCGCAGTGTCGCAGTCGTGAAAATTCCCTAAATGAGGCTAAGACTACGATCTTGGAACGCCTCAATGGGCATTCAACCGCTGTACACAATGCCGAACAAGCAAGCACTCGTAAGAGCCAAGTTGGTTCTGGTATGCGTGGTGATAAAATTCGCACGTATCGTTTCCAGGACAACCAGGTAAAAGATCACGTGACTGGTAAGAGTGCAGCTTGCGACAAAGTGATGGGTGGTAACTTTAACCTGTTGTGGTAATTGGCAGGTGAATGTATAATTCACCTATCATTTAAAACAGGAGATGGCGATGCGTGAAATCAAATCCAGCACGTTCAAGGCTGTGGTGGAACACACTCAGACGTTTGAATACATGGATATCGGTAACGGTGTCGCCATCTACCGTAATGCCACATCGGCAATGGTTGAAGGCAAGAAGCCGCCCAAGGTGTTCAGTGGATACAAGGGCGAAGTGCATCAAGGAAACGCCAGTTTCTGTTCGTTGGTTGATGCCGAAAAGATGGCAGCTGGTAAGCTGAAGTCCATCACCAATTTGTTCCCCAATGAATATTTGTATTTGGGTGATCAGAACATGTTGGACATCATCGGCAAACACTTCTACGGCTCCAGGGAATTCGAACCCCTGTTGCAAGAGTATGAAAAATGTGACCCTTGGGAGGTTGCATCCACCAGGGATGTTGTTCTTGTTCGGTTTGATCCTCGCGACCACAGCTGGCTGAACTTCAACGGTGACTTTTTGCCACAAGGGATCCTGTATACCTACATGAATGGCAACATGCACAATGGCCACTATGACCTGAATAAGGTTCTGGAGGTCCTGCGCAAAGACAATCGTGTTGTCTTTAAGGATCTTGAACGTCGGTCCTATCAACCCGTGAGTGCAGAAGATCGCATCTTGAGCATTCCGTACTACAATATCAGTGAGTCTCACTCACAATTCTTGAGCTTCGTCTACACTCCTACGGCTGAGGACATGGTGAAGATCAATGAGTGGTATCGGGAATGCAAGGATCGCAACAAGTATTGGAGCCGTCACAAGTACCTGGCCGTCAGCGCTCTGGATCTGTTGGGTATCGAAAGCTTCGTGATCAAGGCAAATGAAGACTAAGCTTTGATTCCTTGTGATTTGGCTGTACAATAGCATTTTGCTCCTATAGCTTAAAGGCAAAGCGTGGTCCTCATAAGACCGGGAGTGTTGGTTCGAGTCCAACTGGGAGCACCAAATTGAAGGGGAGTGATTAATCACTCCCCTTCCTGCCGTGTAAATATCACAAACCTCATACGAAGAGAATTTGATGATAACCGGAATCGTAGCAAGTTGGCCGACAAGTGTAAGAGATTCAGATGGACCAACCAATTGGAATCCCGTACCACCAGCCAATATACCAGTCTTGACTGGATTTTCGTTCAATACCATAGCCACAAATGGCACTGGAACATGGATTGCTGCCGGGCGTCAAGGTTCTTCTGGTCAGATCGTAAGGTCTTTTGATGATACCAGCAATTGGTCAGCAATTAATGACCCCAATACTTCTACTGGTACCAACCTCATTCGTTGGGTCAACGATGCTTTCTATGGATTCACCTACAATAGACCCACCGCCGTGTTGAGGTCAGTTGATGGTGTATCATGGGCGTCATATGCCACATCAACGGGGGTGAACGGATATGTGTGGGAAGTCCGTGTTGATCCCAATAATACGAACAGAATTTGGCTAGTATGTAGCGACGGCCTGCGATTGTCGTCAAACGGTATGGCAGGACCATGGTCAAACGTTACTGGTGCCATATTCAACTTCACACCCAAGGATCTAATCACTGATGGTGCGGGAAATTGGCTATGTGTTGGTGGAAGTTCCAATGACCAAGCCCCAGGACGGTACATGACTTCGACCAATAACGGTTTGGCGTGGAGTGCAGTAACTACCCTTGACTCTGGGTCTGGTGCTAGATTCGATTGTACTGCCAGAAGCGCCACTCATTGGGTGATCGGTAGCAATAACAGAATCTGGTATTCAACTGATATGACTACATGGGCCAGCGTCCCAGTAACAGGGTTGATTGCTAGTTTGGCATACAATCCAGCAGACGGTTCGTTTGTGGGTGCTCAAGGTTCACAAACTCCAGTAGTGTCAAGGGATTCGATAACCACTTGGAAGAGTGTGGCAGTTCCAGGGCAAACTTATACCTACACTGATATAGCTTACTCAAGCGATAAGTGGGTGATCGTTGGAACAAGTATCGTCATTGCCAATGTAGCAAAAGGTTAACATGGGGTGGTGTTGTGAAATAATTTGATTTTGCAACCACCTTCCTCTTTACAGCTTGCCATTTCATTGTACCATGGGTGCATCAAAAGCACGGAGAAATGGCATGCAAGTCAAACGAGTAGATTCATCGGACGAAAACGTCAGCAAATACGTTTTCGATTTCGATAATGCGGTTGCTGAAGCCGTGCTCTACAAATATCCCACATACGAAGATCGAACGGTAATATGTTGCAGTACTCAAAGTGGTTGCCCAGTCGGCTGCCGTTTCTGTGGTGCTGGTGATGCATTCGTTCGTAGTCTTACCGCTGAAGAAATCGTCGCACAAGTGGATTACCTGTTCGCTGATCGAAACATCGATGTCACGAAAGTGCAGAAGTGTCAGATCATGTTCATGTCGATGGGTGAACCGTTGCTGAACTTTCAAGGATTGTCCGAAGCGATTCGCATCCTACATGCCAAATATCCCCGCTTTGCCCTGTTGATCAGCACCAGCGCTCCCAAGGTTGATTACGAGCGTGTGAATGCCCTGAGTGCTGAAGTACCCATGGTGGGGCTCCAATTCAGCGTGCATGAAAGTACGGATGAAGCCAGGAATGAGCTGGTTCCGTTCAAAGCCAAGTTGAACCTGGACGAGATCGCGGCTGCTGGTGAATCATGGTTTGCTGCCACGGGACGGAAGCCCTTCTTCAACTACTGCGCTCACGAAGCAAATACTAGCCAGGCTGACGCAGATCGAATCGCCGCCCGCTTTGATCCCAAGGTCTGGGAAGCAACCGTGAGCGTGGTGTGTGAACGCGATGAATCGGTTGCTGCCGCAAATGTACGCCAGCGTGAACTGGCAACAGGTTTCATGGCCCGTCTACTGGCTCATGGCTTCAGCGTTCGTTGTTTTGATCCCGCGGGACAAGATGACATCGGTGGTGGCTGTGGACAACTGTGGTACGTTCAGGATTGGATGAACAAACATCCCGAACTGGCAAAAGCAAGTGTGGGACGAGGCCTGGGTGTTGTTCATGCTCCCCGGGAAGTGATCAGAATCAACGCGGTTTGAGCGGCTTGGGTTCGTGATTGGTAAAGAATCGTACAGTGATGGCGATTCTGGTTTGGCCTGGTACGATACCATGGGCGGCGTGGTAAATGTCAGTCTTTAGGGCGTACCAGGTATGTGGTTGCAGGACAATTGATTCAATGACAGTTTTTCGATCATTTTCATAGAAAGTGGTTGTGACATTGGGACCACCAGGATCCAGGGTATACAGGATCCTTGTGGGAGTAAAACGATCGACGTGGACATCAAGGTCTTTGTCATCAGTGTTTGTTTGAATACCCCAGGCACCCTCCAGAACATTGGTGTTGAGCCATTCCTGGACCTGAGGATCAAGCAGATGCCAGCGGTAGTTTCCGGTCTTCTCGAATTCATCCTGAACTTCATAGTCCCGGATGCTGTCTAGGGCCTTTTGTACCAGGTGGTCTGGCAAGCGTGGAAATTTCAGTACTTGAGTGTAGAACATAAGAACCTTTTCAAATATTTAGTCACAATAACAAAACCAAAATGGCAACCAAATTTATCTGCGACGGCAACAAATTCACTCCCACCAATGATGCAAACCTGGACGTCAGGGATCGCCTGCCTGCCGGGGTGTACACGATCGTAAAGAACACCTTTACGGGTGTTTTGTTCTTTGAACAAATCGACAACTTTGACCCCTTGGGTAAGGTGTACGGCAACACCACTGCCAGGTCCGAACGCATCTTCAATACCTTCCTGTCACGCTCTGTCAGTACTGGCGTGATGCTGACTGGTGAAAAGGGTAGCGGTAAGACCCTGTTGGCGCGTTCCCTGGCCCTGAGAGCCTATGAGCTTGGTATGCCCTGCATTGTTATCAACGCTCCCTGGTGTGGTGAAGAATTCAATAAGCTGATCCAAAGCGTTGAACAAGAAGCAGTGGTGCTTTTCGACGAATTCGAGAAGATCTACAGCAGCGACCAACAGGAAAGTCTGTTGAGTCTCCTAGATGGTGTTTTCCCCACCAAGAAACTGTTCATTCTGACTTGCAACCAGGTTTATCGCGTTGATGCTCACATGCGCAATCGTCCCGGTCGAATCTTTTATGCTCTGGATTTCAAGGGTATGGAACACGACGCAATCGTGGAATATTGCCAGGATCGACTGGACGACAAACAATATATTGGCACGATCACCAAGATTTCTTCGACCTTCGATAACTTCAACTTTGACATGTTGAAAGCTCTGGTCGAAGAAATGAACCGCTACAAGGAAACTCCCCAGAAAGCTCTGGAGATGTTGAACGCGAAACCGGCCAATGATCACAACACTGAGTTCAACCTGAAGTTGACTCTGAATGGTGCTCAGATTCCCACCGAACGTATTAACTATAAGATCTGGTGGGGTATTCCTGTTCTCAGCCCTGAGATCAATCTGGTTGTTTATGACGCAAATCAGGGTGGCACTTCCCAGAAGCTGGGCAGAAATGTCGCCAGTGCCCAAACTCCCACTGATATCATGGCGAGCGAATGGGATGACAGCGATGATGGGGATCAAGATCAAGACGGTATCAACGTGGTCTTCACCCAAGAGCATCTGATTGGTGTGGATCCCAAGACCGGCTCTTTCACGTACAAGAATCCTGAGGGCTATCAGGTTGAGTTCACTCGCCACATTAGCCGTGCGTTTAATTTCAACGCATTCTGATATGGGCTACCTGGTTGTTGAACATGGAAACAGGTTGTCGGAAACCTACAGGGAAATCGACGACTTGACTAACCATCTACGGGAACACTACGAATTGGCTGATTACGGCGTGGGCCTGCGGGTGTTCTACGACAACCAGGGTCATCAACATATGTTGAAGGGGTGGGAGATCGATCTGAGTGAAGAGCAGGCACTGTTGCTGAAGATCCAGTATCCCCTGATAGTTGGATATCTGAAGTGATCATGTACCTGGTTGGTGGTGTCAATGACCCAGTTCAATTCAACGAATTATATCGGGATTTGGGTGAAGAGCGATTCAATGAAAGTATTAAATGGAATTCCTTTGTGATGTGCGAGGATAAGCTGTCTGATGCTCTGGCCGTGGATATTCAGTTATCAGAAGTGGAGCTTGTATGGATTAGGCTCAAGTATCCAAACGTGGTTGTTGATAACAGGGTGGTAAAGCCAATCATCAAGGATTCTTTCACGAGTATCCCAGTCATCAATAGAGATCATATTAGGGTCTTCTAAGACACTCACCAAGCTACCAAGGACACCTGGATGTCGTAAACTCCAGGTAGACTTCTGCAAACTTGATAAGAATTCATGGAGAGTCTCAACTATACCCTTGATAGTGGTCCCAACTCCAGGTAGAAATATGATAGAAATGTTCTCAGCCTTCCACAAACACCCAATAACAGTCAATGAAACCCTTATGGAAAATTGTGTTCGTATTGGGCTTTCTGGCGTGTCATACGATCGTTCTCTACTGATGCAGCGAGTGAGCGCACTTGATCCCGTATTGACGTATCCAGTGATAACCAAGTATGATAGTATGGCCCTTCTCGATGTGGACCTATTCGCAACCAACAAGATAGCTGATTGGTGCAAGGATCACCTGAACTACAAATGGGATTTTCTTCTGGCACCATTCGTTGTCGTGCTGGAGGATGAGAACGAAGCAGTCATGTTCAAGATGGTGTGGGGATGAGCCGTACTAGAATGTTGGGTGGTACGGAAATACTCGCCGAGGGTATTTTCACTGGAATGTATCCGGCCCTGATCAAATCAAGACGCCCAAATTTCCCCGTCTGTTACGTGGCCCACATTTGTCTGCACGAACGCCCAGAAGGAATAGCTTCAGCAGCCATAAGGGAATTCACTAAGACGGCCAAAGGTCGTGTCGCCAAAAGATCAGTGCGAGTTAGACGAGCGGCCCAACTAGTCTTGTTTGAGCACCCAGATGATGCTATGCTGTTCAAATTAGCTTGGAATCTCTGATGTGACCTTTGACGACTTTCTTCTACTCCATACTCATATTGATGCAGTCCATGACACAATACTGGACGGGAATCGTTTGGGTATATTGGATTGGGAAATAGTGAGTTTGACTCCATTCCTGACGCGCCCGTCATGGTGGGCCCATTCATCCAATGGTCCTGATACCTTTTACGCCCCGCCTGAAGCTGTTGACCCGATAGCAGACTGGTTGAGGAAACACATTCAAAAAGGTGATTGGAAGCTCATCCGCCCACCGTACTGGGCGGCGTTCAGACACGAGACTGACGCAATGATGTTCATCCTGGCCTGGAGTAATAATTCCAAGGATAACAAATGAGAGTCATCCACCTGTATGACTACAGGAACTTCATGAGCCAGATCAGCAATATACGTCATGGGGAGGTTCTTGGACTCTGTGGTTGGGAGCCTGAAGCAGTCATGCTCGTTGATCAGTCGGACAAGACTCTAGTGAACGATATCATTTCGTGGTTCAACACCAATGATGCATCTTTCAAACAGATTCCCAACACGGGCATCTTCATGGTGAAGAATCAAGCTGACTCACTAATATGCAAACTATCGTTGTAACGCCACAACCATGTAATTGATTTGCAAAAATTTTCAAACTAGGTGAAAAAAGTGTTGACTCACCTTTCAAATGAATACAGAATGTGATACATGGTAGACAGCAAGATGAAACGGTCTACAGAGCAACAAGTAGCACACACTTTCAACTGAATAGGAGATACACAAATGACCCAAGTTCAAAACGTCGAAATCCTGAAGGTTGGTCGCGCCCTGGTTGAAGGTGTGCGCGGTGCCAACGGCGGCGCTCCCAGCAAGGACAGCATCTGGGGCGTGGCGAAGGTCGCTGGCAACGTCGTCAAGTTCTACGGACGCCGCGGTGGTGTCCTGCGCTACAAGACGGAACGTCGCGCTGAACTGGATGCCGCTCTGGCCAAGTTCGAAGCCAAGATCGCTGGCAAGGACGGCAAGGACTACGAATACGTGGAACTGACGCCCGCTCAGCAGGAAGAACTGGTTCCCGGCCTGCCGCAAATCGTGAAGACCGGCTACTACAAGGCCATGGGCACGGGCAAGCTGAACACGCGCAGCACCAAGAAGCCCGCCAAGACGGCGGCTTAAGGTAAAGCGCAAGGAAACGACGATGCGTCTCAGAGACCCGCCGTAGGCTACCCCACCAAATAGATAACTGCGCCGTAGGGCTAGGGAATAGATAAACCCTAGCCCTTTTTACCATCCAGTACACTTGAGATGGTATGTTTATGCTACCATAATGATATGGCAAATATACGCAATTCCTACCACATGATTTTCAGCCGTTTTGAGCTGTACTTTATGGGCACTGGCGACACGAAGCCGCAAGCGGCTACCATTTCTTGTGCAGGGTATCTGGATACCTTCGGGACATTCTTTGCCAATCAGGCCGAGTACGACGTCGCCATAAAGAAAGCCAACAACCTATTTGGCAGGCACGAGGATAGTTATTGGCCGGGATCAGTTGGTGGATTTCAAGTTGCCAACGGTGACGACTCCCTTATGGTGTTGCGGTATTGGGCCAAATATCTTAAATCACAAGGCTTTATAGTGTGTGATGTGAAGTTGGTTGAACTTGACGAATACGGCAATCTTCCCTCCCTGACTGATGACGATCGAGCGAACAACGACGTGTATGAGGATGCTGTACAAGCCATTCGTGAACACCATTATGAAGGGAGGGAATTGAATGCCCCAGTATGAAGTCCTTAGTGAATTGAGCACCTTGAATTTTTCCAAACACCTAGGATTTGACGCCAAGGTGGTGGTAGTATTTGACACGGCCAAATACTCCGTCAAAGAGTATGGTGTGTATTTAAGTGAGATGTTGGCTTGGACGGCAAAATGTTCAAGTGGTGCTGGCAGTTATACGATTCCAAGCATGTTCGTTTTTGAAGATCCAGACGAAGCTATGATGTTCTATTTGGCTTTTAGCCACGTGTGAACGATGCGTTGATCCCAGAATGGTATCCCACATATTACCTTCGTTACAATTCTTCTTCACTTGGCGTTGACTGGTATGAAAACCAGGTGTATCATTTGATGTACGGTAAACAACACAAGGAAATGCACAAATGTCCACGATCACCAAGCAACTTTTGCAAACCCTGCGTCCGGAAATAAATGCAGCACTGGCAGAAGTCGCCAAGCGACATGGTATTTCCATCCAAGCTGGCAACGCCAAGTTCCATCTGGATGGTTCGCAGGGTGAATTCAAAGTGTCCCTTTTCGCCAACGCTGACCGCACTATCGCTGATGCTAAGGCTGACAAGCAAGCGGACACGCTTGCGGCATACCGTCCCCTGTATCCTGACCTGGACCTGGATCGTGAATTCACGATTAACGGCATCAAGCTGAAGGTTACTGGTTACAACTCCCGCGCCCGCAAGACGCCGTTCATCGCTGCAATCCCCGGCACGAACCGCTTTTACCGTCTGAGCGAAGATGACTTGATGCTGCGCATCAAGAAGTAAGGAGAACGTTCATGAATCTGCGCAAACTGACCGATATTGAATTGGACCGCATGGCGAATGATGACATGCTGGAGGCCAACGATCCTGTTCTTTTTGAGCAGGTTCTCCAGGAGGTTGAATGGCGAGCCCAAAACAATCCCCTGGACTTGGAGTCGGCCCAAGTTATGGATTATCGTGAAAACGTTATCCAGCGCGAACAGGAGCAGGAAGCCGCCCGACTCGCGTATGATCTCATGGTGATGGATTCCTGGTATGACTTCGAACGCGATCTCGAGCCCATGGAACCGTTCTACGACTGAATTGTCGATGGCCAAAATCACATACTTGCATTCGAAACCCAACTCACATGTTATGCAAGTGGGTTGGGATTTCGTCCAATTCGACCATTGTTTATTTGCGATAACGGATCTAAGGGTGGACGGTACCCTTATGTGCGCAACCCAACAAAAAGTTTGCGATATTGACCCTAACGGAGCCATATCGCAATGGAGTCCCCAATGCATAGTGTTGGGCTTCACCTCCGAAGAACACAGGGTGGCATTTATTTTGGCGCACTCGTAATGGTAGAAGTCACGAGTATCACTGGTGGTCTTTACGACTTTCGAGCAGCCATATCCCAACGTGGCAATTGGGGATTCATTCCGACGCATCAGAGTAGACTACCGATTGATGAATCTCAGGATACTGTTCCTCAAATCAAAAAGTTTGAGAAGTGGTTGAAAGCTCATTCAGTCGGCAGGTACCGCATTACTGAAATGGGGCGCATCTTCTTTGAAAACGAACAAGATGCTATGCTGTTCGCATTGACCTGGTAGCTATCAATCATGAAATACATCATTGATACACTGCGCGTACCACACAGCCTATGTCAATTCGAACATAAGTTGATAGTGACATTGATTGGTCATACGTCGGCGATACCAACATGGAAAATGATGGCTGACCTTAAGGAAACCACCCAACAGATATCAGAGTACAGCCAAGTTCTGCATTATGGCTTTAATATGATGATTGTCAGTTTTTTCCGAGAAGCCGATGCTCTACAGTTCTACTTGCAATACAACCAAATAGAATTGTAACCAGGTGAATTATTTCTTCATTTGGTGTTGACCCCATGTGAAACCAGGTATATCATTTGATACATGGTAAACAACACGGAGCAAACACAAATGTCCAACGCACAAATCGAAGTGATCAAGTTCGCCGCTTTTTACAACGAAGGTGAGCGCGGTGCGAATGGTGGTGCTGCCAAGAATGACAAGGTTTGGGGCGTAGCCAAGATCAACGGCACGTTGGTCAACTTCTGGGGTCGTCGCAATCATAAGCTGCGTTTCAAGACGTTCCTGACGGGCCAGATGCCCAAGGTCATGGACAAGTACGCGGAAAAGATCGGTGGTCGCACCGACGGTGGTGACATCTACACTCCCGTAAATGCCCAACCCATGCGTGATCTGTTGTGCCCCACGCTGGCCGCTGACCTGACCACCCACTACTACAGCGACATGTCGCGTGGCAAGCTGAATACTCGCCACTAAGCAACATAGCTTAATAGAATGGCAAGGGGTTGACTCCTCTTGCCATTTTGCTATTCTGGCATCTCATAGGAGATTTCAGCATGTATCAAAGGGGCAAATATCTGATCGGTGAACTGGCCACCAAATACGTGGACCAATACGTTGCCATTTGCTTTCCTGAAACAGTCGGTCATGACGACATTGGGAAGTTTTTCAATCATGGCACCGTGATTGCTGGTGGCTTCTTTTACATTGAGGATGGCAAAGTCATCCCCTACGACAAGTCGATCAGTATGGGCGTCGCCAGTCGTCCAGAGGATGTGAAGTTCCTACAACGTGCTCTGGGACTATCAGATGAATAAGATCGAACGGTGGTTGATCCAACGAGGCTGTATGGTGCGGATGGCATCTAGTAAGGTTGGACGCCAACGTATTTGGTTCACCAGAAACAGAAGCCCCAAGGGATCCAATTACCGCCACTATCACGTGTTTTCTCTGGGTCGCGTGATTTCCTCCAAGGATGGCTCGGCCTGGCAATTGATCATCGGCCCTCTGAATATTATGTGGGGACATCGCGATAGCGCCAGTTCAAAATAATTCATAACCATTTGAAATTTTCATGCTACAATGTGGCATTGTAAGATTCCCGCCCACGCAACCTCTTAGGAGATCATTATGACCCTGCAAATCAATCCCGAAGTCGAACTCAAGGTCCGCTTGGCCGTCCTGATCAAGTTGTCCGATCCGACGGGTCGAGCGACGGAAACGGCCACGTACCGTGATCTGGCCGTCACCGTTGCGAATTTCATGATGGAACCGGCCAACCACGCTCGCTACCTGAAGATCAGCCAGGACGTCAGCAAGGAACTGTCGCTGGCTCGCCCCAGCACGGAAGGCATTCCCTCGGGGCTCATCGCAGAAACTGCATGACACCCGCTTGTCTGTTCGCCATCCTGGTGGTTGGCGGCTGTACGGTGGGGATCATTCTGCTGATCATTGGAATGATCTCCCACATCAAGAGCATGTTGTAAAAGAATGACGCCCAGGGCGTCATTCTTTTCATTTGAGTGTTGACTTCATATTCATTTGGTATCAGAATACAAACATGGTAAACGAAACGGAGAAAATGAAAATGAAGGAACTGTCCTACTACACCGATTATGGCACTCGTCCGCGCAAGTCTGACTTCACCAAGTATTTCGTGTACAGCAAGGGCAAGGTGATCGTCAACGGTCTCCTGAATCCCAGCGAAGACCTGCGGGCCGAATGGCGCAACAAGGGCTACAGTGTCGAAACTGAAGTGGATGACGTTGCATACCGCACCGCCACCCTGGCCCATGTTACCAACATGAATCGCCTCAGCGATGAATTCAAGGCTGATCTGTTCGCTGACTACGACGTCAGCGGTCCCAAGGCCGAAAAGGCCTACAAGATCGCCTACGACGAACGCCATTCTTCTGGCCTGCATGAAGTCGTGGATCTGTTCGATGATCTGGCTGAACTGATCAAGTGAGGTCCTGTCGCTAATCAATAGCGTTAAATGAGCCATTAGCTTATAATGGCTCATTTCTTCATGGAGTCAAAATGAAACGAATCCTCACTGGTATCACGACAACAGGAATTCCCCATCTGGGGAATTATGCTGGTGCCATTCGTCCCGCGATTCAGGCAAGTCTACAGCCCAATACACAATCGTTCTTCTTTCTGGCTGACTATCATGCTCTCATCAAATGTGACGAACCGGCAAGGGTGGCGCAGTCAAGACTTGAAATTGCGTCTTCGTGGCTCGCCGCTGGATTGGATCCCGATCATGTGACTCTTTACCGACAGTCAGACATTCCCGAAATCCAAGAACTAAATTGGATTCTGAGTTGTGTGACTGCCAAGGGGCTGATGAATCGCGCCCATGCTTATAAGGCCGCAGTCGACCAAAACAACAAGTTGGAGCATGATGTAGACGATGGTATCAGTATGGGGTTGTATTCCTACCCTGTATTGATGGCGGCTGATATTCTACTGTTCAATGCAAATACGGTTCCAGTCGGCTACGATCAGATTCAACACATTCAGATGGCTCGAGACATCGCTCAACGTTTCAACCATGTTTACGGCCAACATTTTGATTTACCCGAAGCACAAGTGTCAACTGTTGCTGATGTACTGCCCGGTCTTGACGGCCGCAAGATGTCCAAGAGCTACAACAACACCATCCCGTTGTTTGCTGGTGGTAGTAAGGCATTGAAGAAAAACGTGATGCGGATTGTCACCGATTCTTTGTTACCAGGAGAACCAAAAGATGCGTTGAATTCAAACGTTTACAAAATCTATCGTGCATTCTCCACAGATGACGAAGCTCAAGCATTCAAAGACAGCCTTGATAATGGGTTGGGATGGGGAGACGCCAAGAAAGATCTCGTTGCCTTGTTGGAACGCGAGCTCAGCCCTATGCGTGACAAGTATGAATATTACATGGCCGCACCCAGCAAGGTCCGTGACATTCTTCTGGCTGGTGCATCCAGAGCAAGAAACCTAGTGTCTGAGCGGGTTCAGAAGATACGTGAAGCTGTTGGCTTATACGACATCTAATGCCATTTGCATGAATGGTAACCATCCTGTAATATGATGGACGTAAATAGATGAAGTGTAGTCTTCACTGAGAGAAATCACGTTATGTGGTCCAATCCTCTTGAACTGAAACTGTTATCTACAGATGACAGTGAATCGTTCAAAACAATGCCATGTGGTTATACGGGCCTACCGGTCGGTGACCATTGCGGTGCCTTTGGCGTCCAACGTACTCATCACGTACACGAAGGCGTCGACCTTTATTGTCCTGAATATTCCAAGGTATTCGCCGTAGAGTCGGGTACGGTTGTCGCCGTACTCCCCTTTACAGGGCCTCTGGCTGGTCTTCCGTGGTGGGAAGACACCCAAGTAGTCCTAGTTGAAGGCGAAAGCGGTGTCGTCGCATACGGTGAAATCATTTCATGCGTAGAGGTAGGCAAAGTCCTGCAGACGGGTGATCGCATTGGGTCAGTCAAACGAGTGCTGAAGAATTTCAAAGGTCGTCCTATGTCAATGCTTCACGTGGAGTTGCACCAACCTGGAACTAGGTCATGCCCTCCCTGGGACGTTATGGAAGAGCGACCCGCTACCTTACTGGATCCCACACCACTCCTGATGACCGTATGTTGTGGATCACATGGCAATTGACTACTAGATGCCATAATGTGTAATATTCAACAATCTATTCTATGGAGAGTTGAATGAAGGTTTTCAAGGCTGTTCTTGCCAAAGTCAATGGAACGATTGCATTTGCGGTTGTGATGTTGATAGTATCAATCATACTAGCGTATTTGCTACCTGGTGATACCGGCCAATTGGGTTACGTGCTTGCGGCTGTGACTGGGGTCGTAATGGCGCATACAACCCAAGACATGCTTCATTTGTATGATCGCCCATACAAATTCAATCGAGCAGCCACCTATGCTTCTCCACTACTGTTATTCAGTGCCATGGGGATGATTTTTCTGAATGTCAGCTTGGATATCCCCGTGTATGCGGTGGTCCTCATATCGTTGCTAGTTGGTTATCAGGTCGGATGGTTCAGCATCATCTATAATTCGTTTTTGCGATCAATGCAAACGAACACCAATGTCACTGTCCTAGATGTAATGAAAGACGCTCAGGAAATCCTCCAGACTCGAGGCGAACATTCAGAATTCTGCGCCATTCATCCCACGGGTCTCGTAGTTAAGCAAGACCTGTATTGCTCTTGCGGCCTGGAGCATTCCATCAAGCAATTGCGAGAAGCCATACGAGTAGTGTCGAAGCCTTGACTCCTAGTTCATTTGGTACCATAATGTGAAACATGGTAAAACAAACGGAGAAGCAAATGGAATTCGGCAAAGAGATCAGCAAGCTGGGCTACAAATACAAGAGCGGTGGCTCGCGTGGTCTGTACTTCATTGCTGAGTATGTGCCCAAGGTTGGCCTGCTGCACAAGAATCTTGCTTGCATTAGCCACTTCGAAGTTCACACAGACGCTGAACAAGAGGTTACGCACTACACGTTCTATGGTGCAAATCGCAAAGTTGAAGGGACGGGTGAAGAAACCCTGCAGAAAATCATCGATACGGTTCGTGAAATCAACGAACAGCGCATGAGTAAGTAACACGAAACAACCAGGTTTCAAAATAAAAGATGGCTAGTGCTTGACACTAGCCATCTTGCCATTTAGTATGATGGGCATAAACCATAAAAACATTGAGTGCCCAGCATGATCATTGAAGGTAAAGTAAACGCCATCGAAAGAAGTGGCGGGTTGAACGAAAGCAAGTTCACCATTGAAGCAAACGGCAAAGCCTTTCGCGTCCTCAGTGACTCCCTGTATCCCGATAAGCCCAAGGCAATTCTGCGTGAATTGTCCTGCAATGCGTACGATGCTCACATCGCCGCGGGATGCCCTGACAAGCCCTTCTCTGTACATCTCCCCACAGCTCTGGAACCCTGGCTGACCATCCGTGATTACGGTATTGGCCTCACTCCAGAAGAAATGTGTGGTTACTGGAAGACGGTCACGAATGAGGATGGTAAGGAAGAACGAGTCTTTGTTGGTGGTATCTACAATACGTTCTTCAAATCCACCAAGACCACCAGCAACGATTTCATCGGTGCATTGGGTCTGGGCTCAAAGTCTCCTTTCAGCTATGTGGACAGCTTCACGGTAATCAGCCGTAAAGATGGCATGAAGTATAGCTTCACCGCTTACATCAACGAACAGGATGAACCTGAAATTGTTGAGCTGGGTCGTGAACCCACGGATGAAGGCAATGGCCTTGAAGTGTCCATGCCCGTCAAGAAGAACGATTATCACGTGTTTGCTGAGAAGGCCAAGCTGGTCCTGCAATGGTTTGACCCGCAACCTGTTGTCACTGGTGCCCACAACTGGCAAGTGGCTACTCTGAACCCCAAGGTCTCAGGCTCCAACTGGGTGCTAAACACCGCATCACCGTATGGTTCGCACGGTGCCATGGCCATTCAAGGCAAGGTTGCCTACCCCATTGATGCATACGCTCTGGATTTGGATCATAGCACCACTGAAGGTCAACTTTATTGGAACCTGCTGCGTTCGCACTTGGTTATCCAATTTCCCATCGGTGATCTGGACGTAACCGCTTCGCGCGAAACCCTCAGCTACAAGGGCCCCACAATTCAGAATATCAAGAATGCTCTGAAGGTTGTTGCGGCTGAACTCCCCCTGAAGTTCAAGGACGTGATTGATGCTTGCACGACTGAATGGGAAGCTCGTTGCAAGTTTAGCGCAATCCTCAGCCAGGTTTCAGTATTGAGTTCTGTCATCACAAATGACAATCCGTTCATGTGGAAGAACAAACGGTTTTTGCCATACGACAATGTCATTAAATTGTCCATGGCTAACTATCCATCAGTCGAAGTAACACTGTCGACTAGTTACCGTGCGAATCGTCGGGCAACCTTTGCCACTGCTAACGTCAAAGAAACCTATGCTGTTAGCCCCAGTGGCACGGTGGGAATCTTCATTGATGACTTGAAGCGCGGTGGCGCCACTCGAGTCAAACAACACATCAAGAAGAGCGGAACGCTGGCATCAGGATACACCATCAAGGGTTCTGATGCTGATGTCAAGAAACTGTTGAATGCGCTTGGTGACCCGCAAACTACCAACACGTCAACGCTTGATCCATTGCCATCGCGTAGCACTCCGTCCAGCGGTGGCAAGCGCACGATTTATCAGGAATTCTTGAATCCACATTACGGCAGTTCTGACCTCGAACCGGACGATTTGGATTTTGAAGATGGTGGCGTTTACTTGCCAATTCTGCGTAATTACCCGTGCGATGGCGATCGTAAGGATCAACGATTTGCTGATGTGTTGACTATGGCGAGGTCAACTGGTCTATATGCCGATAATGAAGTGGTGCTTGGCGTATTGCGTTCCAAGACCAAAGAATTTGACGAAAGTGACAAGTGGATTAATTTTTACGACGATATCAAAGATCGTTTGAAGAAGAAGCTCAGTAAGGTTGATGTGGCAGGCGCGGTTGTACGTCGTCAAGCATATCAAGCCTGGCGCCATTCGTCCGAGTCACATTACTCTTCATGGGCTGCTGTGGCAGTAAATGAGTTGTCTGAAGACCACCCAATTCGCAAGTTCCGTGAACGGATCGAAGAAGCAAATCAAATTCAGACAGCTACCCAGGTCGAATTGCATCAACTGGCCAAACTCCTTAATTTCAAAGAAGATTCGCAGACTTTGGTTGAAATCGACTTTGTGAGTGAGTGGAATGCCATCACTGACAATTATCCCATGTTGAAGCTCTTGACGAAATATTCGTATGATCAGAAAGATCGTATGACGGTCATCAACTATGTTAAGAGTGTTGATGAACAAGCATTGCAGAGTGATGACAGTTCGTTGTAAAATGGCAACAAAGCACCAGAACAACAATAAACAATAACAGGATCAAACATGATTCCATATCGACTAACTCCCACGTCCATCAATGTGATGTTGAAGGGCAAGACATACACAATCACGGAAGATTCCCACCAAAAGTATCACGAAATTCGTGAAGCACTGAAGGTTGGTGATTTTGATCTGGTTGAAGAACTCATCAATATCAGCCGCGCGATCGTGAGCTTTTCTCAAGGCCTCATCCGTGTCGCGGATGGTGTTGTCTATTACGATGACTTCGCAGTACACAACACTCTGACTCAACGCATTCTGGAGATGCAAGCTGAAGGCTTCGACATCAAGCCCATGGTTGCGTTCCTGGATAACTTGATGCTGAACCCCAGCAAGCGAGCAGTTGATGAACTGTATGGCTTCCTGGAAGCGTGTGATCTGCCAATCACAGATGATGGTCACTTTGTGGCATACAAGAAGGTAAACGCTGATTACACGGACATCTACACTGGAAAGATTAGCAATGCAATCGGACAGGTAGTTACGATGCGCCGTAATCTGGTTGACGAAGAAAAGTCCCGCACTTGTTCGGCCGGCCTACACTTCTGCTCCATGTCGTACCTGCCCTATTATGGCTCGTCTGATCCCGAACATGTTCGTGTTGTGTTGGTGAAGATCAACCCCGCCGATGTGGTAGCCATTCCGACTGACTACAACAATGCCAAGGGGCGTACTTGCAAGTACGAAGTCATTGGTGAAGTACCAGTTGACGATCTAGATCTGGGTAAGAACCGCGTCGTTTACAATACCCAGGATCCCGACGATCCTGAATTTGATGACGAAGAGGGCTTTGATGCATTTGGAGATCACACTTGTGATGAAGATGACTTCAAGGTTTGTTATCGCAATTCGCCCGATGCTGAATACCGTCTAGAATCAGATTATCTGGACAAGGATTCGGCTCTTGAAATGGCAGAAGATCTTCTGGAAGAGGACAACGTGTTCTCGGTTTGTGTTATCAATTCCGAGACCGGTGCTACCGTGTACGAAGCTGAAAACCTTACGTGGGAGGAAAATCGTCCCACGGTAGTGGATGCGCAATACACTTTGGAGCAACGTACTTCAGCCGATGCTGATTATGAATACGCTGGTATGGATTATGACTTTGACGATCTGAAGAACGAAATCAAGGCCGGTGTTCCCAGCCACATTTACTCTTCAAGGATTGTTCGTTGCTCGGACGGTCAGATTATGAGTGAGTCGCGCAATCCGGCCTATAGGGCTCCCACGGCACCGCATATTCCTGCCACCAACCCCGTGGACACAACATGGCCTTTCCCCACTGGTACTGCGTCGAAAGTCACCAAGCCTGTTGTGAAGGAAGCGGTTGCTGACACTACGCTTCCTAGCGAAGTCCTGCTTTCCAAGAGCCAAATGGCATCATTGATTGGTGGAAATAGTGCCAACTTTGCGGCAGTGGATGCGGCTATTCGCGCAGGTAAGGTCAAGCCTGTCATGCGTGATGGCTTCACCTGGTACACGCTGATCAAGTAAGGTCACCACTCAGCAAAAGGCCCCGAATATTCGGGGCCTTTTCTATTTGGCTGCTGAAATCGTTTTCATGATCTCAGTTATGTCCTTGAGCCCTATAAGGCTGGCTGGTTTCCCTTCCCACTGCATGGGAGCGCAACTGAGTAGTAAGTCTACTGTTTGGCCGTTTGACGCTATGGCCCCTACCACCGAGCAATGGCTGCTGACGTCACCGTTCAGATATTGCATGATGAGTGTGTTGAGTTTCTGTTGTGAATCTTGATGAAAGAATGAAGTGGCCGGCTTTGCGATCATTTCATCTGTTTCGTATCCCAGCATACTTCCAACGGCTGGATTAGCTGCCACAACATAGAAATTCTGAACTACAAGAATCCCGTCAAAGGAGCTTTCAAAAATGCCACGGTAGCGAGTTTCACTCAACTGTAATTGTTTCTGGAGTTCAACTCGAGTGGTGATATCCTTGATGAGAATCATCACAATGGTTGTTCCATCTTGGCGTTCCAAGAACGTAAGATCCCCGTCCACATAAAACGGTTCGCCCGAACGGCGGCGTCCACGAACACATTCGATGCGTGTCATAGAATCAAGTTCGCTTGGTTCTGAATTCAGACAATCAATGATCTCGTCGTTCGTTTTCTTCTTACCCGTCTGGTCCCTGAACAGTATGGACAGATCTTTGCCAACGATATCTTGAGCAGTCCAATTGAAGATTCGTTCTGCTGCTGGATTGAATGTGGTGATAACACCAGAGCTGGTGCAAGTAATTAGAGCGTCACTCAGCAGATTGCTGGTGAGTTCTAGTTGGCGAAGACTGTCATCCAGGCGCGCCTTGAGTTTGAGGGTAACGTCTTGCGCTACATCGGCCGTAGTGGTGGCGGCATTCAGGAGAGCAAACTGACTCTCCTGAACCTTGCGCATACGTTCTTCTTCGCGAGGGTCGAGTGGCTTATCTTTGCGCCACCATCTGAATTTCATTATAGCTTACCCTTGATTTCATACAGAACCAGTTTCAAGCTATTAAGGGCTTCGCTTAACGTCATGTTGCCCTTATAGTAATCATCAATGATCTTGTCGATCTTTTCTTCGTTCTTGTCCAGCTTTTTCAGCAGGCGGCGGCGCTCAAGCACCAGCATGATGATGACTAGGACCAGAACCGCAATGATTGCGTTAGGTCCGCCACTTACCAGCGCCAATAGAAGTTGTTCAATTACAGAATCCACGGTAGGTACCCTCACGTACCTGGTATTTATTGGCGCAGATGAAGGTTTAAACTACTTGCTTTTAATGGCGAAAAGGCCCGGTTTCCCGGGCCTTTTCTTGTTTATGTGAGGAGGATTCAGTCGAAACGCAGCTTAAACATCAGCATATCGTCGTCGTTAGTGAATTCCAGTGCGACACCATCGTAATACACACGGTCAGGGTGGACAATGAACACACCCAAGAGCCGTTTCAGGACAATACCGTTGTCCTCAATCCATTGCTTCACGACATTCATGTCGCTTTCGGATTTTTTGCTAATGAACCCCTTGAGGCGTTTTGTGCGATAGGGCAGCCCGTCACGTCGTACCGCATCTTGGTTGAATTTAGTGGACGACGCTTGGCGCCAATTGAACGGAACTTTGACCCTCATTTCGACTCCATGATGAAGACGGTTTGCGATGCTTCTTGTTGGTTTGTATTGCGGAGGTGTAGCAAATGAAGGCCTGCTTACTGTTGGTAAAGTCCTGCAAGTACCACGCAGAACAAAGTTACTTTCTTGCTCAAAATCAGGCTCCTATTAGGACTTGCTGGGGAGTAAAGCAGGGCACCACGCATGAACAGCTAACAAATTTGCGATGGCAGGATAATATTAAACGTAACGATGAGCTTTCACAATAGCCACGATAGAAAAATTTTATGTACGCGAAATTACAACACATTCATCTACCCCAAAAGCAAGAAAAGCTCTGAGACTTCTCAGAGCTTTTGTTTAGGGTTCAATAAGGATAGCTCGGTCTGTTTGGGTATTCACAAGCAAGTATTGTTCACCTAGCTTCTCTACGGTCCAGTGTATCCCCAGCAAATTGTTGATATTTCTACAAGTTCTTTGCGAAACAATACATAAGTCCACTGCGCGCTCATCTAAATTCTTACGCCTTGCAACATCTTCTAGTGGACCGTGGTCGGTTACAGAAAATTGCATCTCCTGCGCGTCGAAATGAACCGTGCAACGTCCCTCAACCAAGATGTTCGTCGCAGTCGTGTCTTTAAAATATTCACGCAGGGCATCAGAAAGCCCTTGGTCAACGATCTTTTGAATCTCTTTCGCTGGGATACCCTTCGTTTCGGGTTCACCCCTAACCTTCACTCTCCAAGTGTCAATGTCACCCAAAGAGGACAGGTCATCGCATAGCTCTGCAATCTCCGCACCTACCTTACTGTTCATTGGAAGTTCAACGAACACTAGGTATCGACCGTTCTGATCAGGTGAAGCACTCACCTCCGAATCCAGAAGCTCAACAAAACTCTTCTGGATGAAGCGACTAACATCTTGGGCGGCGTGTCGGTCAGAAACGTAGAAGGCGATAACAAGAGCAGCTTCATCAATCTTGCTCTCGTATTCATCTACACTCACGTAATTGTCTAGCATCCCCTTTAGATCATGGGGGCGTAGACCTTCCATCAACTTATGCATTGGATTGTGCTCCAGTATCACCACTCTGGTCGTAACCAGATTCTTGATCCACGCCCAGATCTTTGGCACTTTCGATGTCTTCTATGTCGATTTCATCATCATAGAAGTCGGTACCTGAATCGTTCATACCATTCAGTAGTTTGCGAGGGACGTCAATGGTTACGATCCAAACGGTTTTGGTGTCGCCTTCCTGGCCGTGTTCACTTATATCTTCTTCTTGTTCTTTCTGATATTCGACCATAACGCCATGTTTCAACAGACGTTTGGCTGCCCTCGGATCGGGCATTTTATGCTCTTCGAATTTGAGCTTGATTGAAACCCAATAACGCTTGACTGATGGGCCGCTTACGACTTCTCCGTCAAACCAGTTTCTGAATACGTAGACATCCAGGGAATCCAAGACGTCTTCCACTTCCAGAAGCAATTCCAGCAGATGAGGGGTTTCTTCGATATTTTTGATGTCGAGTTCCATAACTACACCTATAATTTCAGTGTATTTATAGTGGGGTGGACTTGCCACCCCACTATCAGGTTACTCGCCCGATTGATCGTCTTCGTACAGACTCAGGATCTGTTCGATGACGGGGTGACGTTCAACATCGCCTTGTGCGAAGTTGATCACGCTGATATTCTCGCAACGGCTGGGCGCCGCAGAGAAACGAGCAACAAAGTCCTTGAGACCGTTGTCGTTGAAACCACGATCGTGCTGGTTCAAGTCACCAGTCATCACAATACGGGAGTTTTCACCGATACGAGTTAGGACCATCTTGGTTTGCGAAATCGTGCTGTTCTGCATTTCGTCCGCGATGACGATAGCATTCTTGAATGTGCGACCACGCATATAGGCCAGGGGACTGATTTCGATTACGCCATCAGCGATCATCTTTTCAATCTGGTATGGCATGAAATGTTCTTTGAATACGTCCAGGATAGGAAGGATCCAGGGTTCCATCTTTTGATACAGAGAACCAGGCAGGAATCCGTGTTGCTCATCAACACTTACTGCTGGTCGAGTGATAACAATCTTGTCAAACGTGCCTTCAATCAGCGCCTTAATGGCGTATTGGGTAGCTAGAAGGGTTTTGCCGCATCCTGCAGGGCCCATCGCAAAAACGATGTACTGGTCAGATTTGGAAAGAGCCTTGACGTATTGCTCTTGTGTTAGGTTTCTGGGGATCAGATCAATGCGTTTGCGGGGACGCTTTGGCGGTTCATGGCCTTGATCTTGGGGAAATTGTTGTTGATTACGTTGCTCTCTGAATTGAGAAGGGTTTGAATTGCCGTGAAAATTGCCGCGCTCGCTGCGTTGACCTTGACCATCGCGACGCGAGGAGTTTCTTTTGTTACCCAATTTCAGTCTCCAATAAGGACTTTTATAAACAGGCCGCTCGACAATATTTATGTTCAGTTGGGCCTGGTGCTACCGACAAATGGTGGTCTTGAGTTCACCACCATTTGCCTTCTTTAACGAAAACGGTTGAGGCGTTCGAATTCTCGTTCGCTTCTACGTTTCATATATTCGCGAAATTCTTCGTCGGTTTCGAATCTGGCGCGAATCTTGTCCAGCTTTGCTATAGTTCGCTTCACTCCATCTAGGATTTCTGGAGAGACTGGACGTGGTAGCCTAGCCCTAAGCTCTGCGAGCTTCTTGGGGTCAGGTGCGCCGGGAAGATTCTTAGGCCGTTTCATTTTCCACGGTGGTTTCTGTGACTTCAGTCACAGCTTCAGCAACCGGGTCAACGGTCAGAGTCGAAGCACGCTTACGGGCCTCGCCTTCCATCCAGATGCCCAGAGCTTGAGAAACCTGATCCTTGTACTTGGTCATGAAGTGCTGCAGAGCTTCCTCATCCGAGGCGCCACGCAGGCGATTCACGACAATGCTGGCTTCCAGAACGTCAACAATGACGGTGGCATTCACCAGATGCTTGTGAGTGACGCGATCAACCAGTGACAGTTGCTCGTTGACTTCCCAGCCAGAAACTTCCGACCAACCAGCCTTTTCAGTGCGAGCACCAGGAGCAGGCTTGTAAGAGGCGGTGATGACCATGAAAGGACGCTTCGCCAGATATTGCTTGTTGTACATGATTATTTCCTTCGTTTATTTTTCTTTTTGTTGTGCTTGCGTTCTGGATTAAGGAATCGCCAATAATCCGGATCACCATCATCATAAGCCTTAGCACAATCCCGCAACTCCAAGAATTCTTTGACACGATTTAGTGCCGCAGGAATCTCATGATTGCGAGAAATTGACAATGGTTGATCCGACGCCGACATATAGGTTATGAAATCCAATATGGCGCTTGTTGCCACCTTATCCACGAACTTCTTGCTCATTTCTTCAGCTGGGTAAGTTCAACAATAGTTGCAGCCAAGTTAATCTCAACATCGGCCACCAGCCCGTGATTTACCAAACCCTTACGAATAATCAACAGAGCTTCGTTCTGTTGTTCCTCAGTATCTCCCCAAACCTGCAAGTTTTGATACATGAAGCGGTAAATCTCTTCGTATTCTTCGGGTTGTGCTTGCCCAACGATCAACTTTCTGGCTGCCAGATATTGACCTTGTTGGAACAACCCAACCATTTCCAACAGATAGTCCTTGCCACCACTATCACGGACTTCTGGTTTGCGAAGTTTGCCACCCAGAACGTTTTGTTGCATGAGGTTGATACACTTGCGCAAGTCGGGATGGGTCATCTCCACGAACTCGTTCAAGACCATAATGTCTTCCTCAGTTTCCATAGCCACACCCTCATTCGAAAGAATGGTTGCGCAACGTACCATGAATTCGTTTTGATCCAAGGCATCAAAGTGGAAACCCTGGCAACGACTATGGAGAGCTGGAATGATCTTGTTGGGATAGTTGCAAGTCAGGATGAAGCGACATGAATCAGCATACTTCTCCATTTCACCACGCAGCATCCGTTGAGCCAACTGACTCATGGAATCAGCTTCGTCCAGCAACACATACTTGAAGTCACCAATAGGCCAAGTGCTGACAAAGTTCAGGATCTTAGTCTGAACATCTTCGACCTTACGTTCGCGACTGGCATTCACTTCCAAAATGTCACCTGGATTAACGTTTAGAAGACGTAGCATGAGCTTCGCCAAAGACGTTTTGCCACTACCTTGCACACCAGACAGCAAGAGGTGAGGCAACACCTTATCTTGCAGCCAGGACTCTACCTGAGCCCTCTGTGCGGGTTCCCGCCATACATACTCATCAAGAGTGGTAGGGCGATACTTTTCAGTCCATAGATCGATTGCCATTTACTTTCCTGTGGGCTTGAGTTCGGAGGGGAATACGTCGCTTGCCAGCAAAACACTCTTGGGATATTCGACCATCCAGACCTTGAACGTTTCGCCGTCTTCGCCCCGAATGTCAACACCGAAAGACCAACGACCATGTTCGATCAGAATCCATTCACCGACTTCGATACCCTCAACCCCATTACCAACTGCCCAAACCTTACCCCAGCGTGGGCGGATACCATGGTTCTTCATGTTGTCATCAGGGATCAAAATACCACCCATCGACACTCTTTGACCATTTTCCAGCTGTTCAACAAATACCTTCCCAGGCATCGGCTTCAGCTTTCCTGTAACTGCCATCATGTTTTGAAAACTCCTTAAAGTCATATCATTGTATTTGCCAGTCTTATTGTCGTCAAAATAGAAATGACATGATTTACTCAAAATAAAAGGCCACCAAAACATGGTGGCCTTTTAATGGAAGGTGACTGGAGTTTAGGGCTTGTCTACAATGCGGCGACCCTTAGGAGCTGGTGTTGCTGCCTGGGGAGCTTGATTGTTGAGTTCGGCCATAACTTCTTGTGGTGTCAAGAACACATCGGGTTGAACTTCCTTGATGCTCGTACGTTTCACGGCATTGGGGTTGCTCTTATGATATTCTTGAGCCACTTGTTCCTTGCGCTTCACAACCTTACCGCCAGGCCCCACGATATCGCCACGGGCGTTCATGTTTGCATTACCAATGGCAATTGACGTTTCGTTCTGCGCATAGACTTGAGTGATATCAAGCACCTTACCACGCATAGTTTTGAGTTTCATTGAAATCCCTCCGTTCATGCATTATTTATGCACTTAATTTTCAGTCCCTTATGAACTCTTTGATATCGAGATCATATTTGATTGAATCAATCTTATGGACACCTATCAGGAATAAACAATAACTGGAGACGCTACTACCACGCCCCACTCCCCACCATACGTTGTTGGTTCGAAGTGTTTCAGTAATGTAGATGAACAAACGCAATACGTCGTACATCTGATGTTTGTTGAACAATTCCAGTTCAGTCTTGACTCGATCAATCTGGATCTGGTTGTTGCATTTGGCATAGAGCCATGATTCCACATCCAGATCCAAATATTCTTGAGGAATCAGCCAATTGGCTTGTCGTTCTGCGTGATATTCTTCAGGAGATTTGTCCATATCCTGGAAAATGATCACTTTCTTATCCGCGGCATCAAATGTTTGACACCACTGATTGTATGCTTCAACTTCTGGAGTTCTTTCAATAAGAACATCCTGGGGATTTTCAATCCCCTTATAAAAGAGTTCAAGTAGCCCTTGTTCGTCAAGGACCACTCGACCCCAATTATCAATTCTCTGGTTTGTCCTTTCCACCGATAATGACCTCAGGCTTGAATTTTTCAGGTCTGATTACGATAGCAGTTCCGGACTCAGGTTGCCTAAATCTTTGTTCAATAAAAGACAAGTCAACACCAACGAGTGGCGGATGTTTGAGATCCGCATCCTCAGGTGGCACAATATCTAGGGTTGACCCGTCATTGCGCGCCCACCAGGGCTTTGAATGAAATGCGCGTTCACCCACCCATTCGTCCATATCAGGTAAGAACAATTCACCATATCCAGTGAAGGTACAGGTAAGTTGTTCCCTGGTATCACTTTGAATTTCAATCATACCAAAGGCCAAGGAATCACCCGCTAGAGCATTCAGCTTGCTGTGGAACACCAATGCCAAATAATCGTCTGTGGGCTCTTCTGGGATGGCCATAGGGAAGTTTGCTGACTGCAGGGTACCGTCAGCACCAAACATAACATTGAACGCAAATTCATTGTCTCGGCAAAACAATACGCTCAATGGAACAATCTGGTCGAACCAGAAATGAATTTTCTCCAATGCAATCATTACATCTTGATCTGATGCATCGTCATCAACGAGCATTTCTGCCTTGATGGAACTATTGTGACTAGTGATCGTATTGCCAACTATACGGATAGTCTTGAACTTGAAGTTTACCCAGGTGTAACTTTCACCCAAAATATCATCGTTAACTTCACTCATCATACACCTTTGATTGATACTTCATTGCAAGCAAATGGTAGCCGGGCCCGACTTCGCTTGGTGGGTTTGAGCGGCCTTATTAAGGATCCCCACCAAGCTACCAACTTTATTTATTAACACTCAGGTTAAAGGTCCGTAGTTCCAGCAGTGGAGCTTCTTGAGCGTTTGAGTAGGCTGCCGCCACCAGAAACACCACCCTTCTTTTTGCTTGGAAGGGAATCATCTTTCTGCTTGACGACCAAATCGGGTTCAGTTTCAATCACTTGTGGTTGCTTTCTGGACATCAGATCCCAGGCTCGGCGGTTCGCTCTATCGCTCTGTTCAAATTGCAAAGTCTCCAGAATCCATTGAAGTTGTTCAACGAATTCCTGGGCGTTGCTGAAGTTATAAGCGTAGATAAGTTTGCCGTGAATTTCGGCAATCTTATTCATCAACTGGTCGTCTGTTAATTTAGAAGCGTCAAGTCCTGGGTAGTCCATTTATTGTTTGCCCGTGGAGCCGAATCCACCTTCGCCACGTTCAGTAGCTTGGAATTCGTCAACCACTTCAAAAGTTGCTTGAACGACTGGCATAACCAAATATTGAGCAATGCGATCAAGCGGGTTAATTGTGAAAGGTTCAGATCCCTTTGCGTTTCGATTCCACACCGAAACCATGAGCTGACCTTGATAGTCGGAGTCGATCACACCAACCAAGTTACCCAACACAATGCCATTCTTGTGGCCCAGACCAGAGCGAGGAGCAATGATACCAACAAGGTTTGGATCCTGCAGATAGATTGACAAACCAGTTGGGACCAGAACCGTTTGGCCTGCTTCGATGACTAGGGGAGCATCGATGGCGGCACGCAGATCAAAGCCTGCTGAACCTGGTGTTTGATACTTGGGAAGATGTTCCTGAATACGAGCGTCCAACACTCGAACTTTTACTGCTGACATGCGTAAATCTCCTTGCCTCTATTTAAGGCTAAACGTGATGACATATATTAAACGCCATCACGCTTTAGCGCAAAAATTGGCAACAAGATTAACGAGATTTTGTAGGTTTGGGTGGGGTGAAGGCTGGGTTTGTAACCTTGTGAGCTGTACCACAGTCCTTGCAGTAGAACTCCATAGTCCTGAATATCATATTCTGTGGCTGAATATGCGCCACAGTACCACATGGACAAGTAAAGCTGAACGCTCCCATGAACATTGAATTTTGTTCTGTTTGCTCCTTCAACAGAGCTTTACGTTCTTCGCTTCTTGGGAATTTAATAACATTGCTCACAATCGCCTCCAAGGTTCCCTAGTCCAAATATTTATTTGTGAGCCTCAGTAGGCAAAATACTCATTTAAAATGAAAGCTTGAACAGACAAGCATCCATTTCTTCCCTGAAGCTCATGTTGACAGAGCCCAGGTGTCTAGTGTTGCTGAAATTGAATGAGCACGCCCATTCACCACTGCAATAGGAATTGCACCAACTATGAATAGCAGACGCCATCCCTTCTTCTTCCTGAACGGATCGATTTACGTCAAAATCAATTGAAACCTGATATTCGTAATCTTTGCTCATATTTCAATATGACAGCTGAAACAACAGCGCGTCATCCTCTTCTTCAAAATGAATAGCAATCATGACGGAGTGCAATGACTCAACGGATTCCAGGGAAGTTTCCCAGGCTCCTTCACAATTATTTGCACACCATTCTCTTATTGGTTCGTCCCAGAATTCCGCTAGAAATAGCTGCTCTCCAGTGACAACCCGATGGGTTTTAAAGGGTAGATGATCAAACATGGATTAGAAAGTAAAGCTCTCACCACATCCACAATATGTTTGGGGCGTTCTGGTATTGAACTTATATTGAGATGACAAACCATTGCGTTCGTAATCCACAGTCATACCATCTAGAACAAACAGGTCATGTTCAGACATTACGACATGCCGGCCTTCAATCACCGGAACGGATGCCATAGAGGATGAATCACCAACAAAGTGCTCAAATGAGCATCGCCATCCACTGCATCCTGAGTTTCGAACACTCAGACGCAATGCAGTGATATCATTCTGCTCCATATAGGAGATGAGTTGCCGCCTTGCTGCGTCAGTAAATGAAATTATTGCCATCAATTTGCCTGTAAAGTGCCATCGTTATAAGTGGTATTTATTCATACACTTTTTACAGTTTGTTTGAAGTCAACATTTTATTCTTCGATTTCGTGTGGCACAAACAACATTTGATGAAAAATTTGTCTTGAAAAAGTCAAATAATTTCAACCAGAATATTCATAGAACTACGTAGGTTCTTGTTTTATCTAGGTATTCTTCTGACTACCAGAGATCGCCATAAAGGTTGACTTGGCACGTAGTTCGCAACTATTATGGTTGTACGCAAAGACAAAACAACTTTGTGATGTGGTAAGCAACTCCATTCACCTTTGTAGCACTCTCGATAAACTTTTGAAGGAGCACCAACATGCAATTCAACCTGACCCTGAACAAGCCCGCTGTCACCAACTTCATCGACGGCACCACCAAGGCCCTGAAGCTGAAGATCGTGGACGGCAAACTGATGATCAAGCCCGTCGCTTCCGAAGGCGGACGTGACACGTTCCCCCTGTCGTCGCGCACCCGTGGTGGTGTCGGCGTGACCGTGAACGGTCGCATGGCCGAAGCTTTCCTGAACGACGCCGGCCTGCAACGTGGCACCCACCTGACCCTGGAACCCACCAGCTACAAGTGGTTGGCGGCAGACGTCCACGGCGAACCGGGCGAGAAGCCCAGCAAGATCATCCCGACCGCTCGCCTCTGGCGCGTTCGCGACGAAGCAGGCTCCATGGCCGCAGATGCTCCCAAGAAGGCTCCCCGTGCTTCCCGCGCCACGAAGACCAAGGCCGTCGCCAAGAAGACCACCGGTGCCCGTCGCGGCAAAAGCCAAGCGGCCCAAGCCGCAGCCTAATCGGGCAAGGGTATCAGCAACCCCCGCTGATACCCATCCCTCAGGCCCCTAAGTCAGCAAGGGGCCTTTTCTATGGCTGGACGAATCATGAACTCAAGAAAAAGCCCACCGAAGTGGGCTCCCGGTCATGTAGCTAAGGATTAACCCTTCAGCTTGGTTTCCAGGCTTGCCAGGAAGCGATCGTCTGCACCCTTACCCACAACCGCAACGCTGGCGGGTGAGGCGATCATGCGGGCAATACTAGCCTTCACGTCTTCAGCGGTGACTGCCTCAACGCGACGAACGAATTCGCTCGCGTCGCTGATTTTACCGTGAGTGAACAGATCCTCAGCAGCATTGGTGGCAACTGCGAAAGGACGCTCAGTCTTGCGGATCTCGTAAACCAGCAGGGAGTTGATGGCGCGTTCCAGATCCATGGGAGTGATCGTCTGGGTGTGGCTCAACAGTACGTCGCCGATGGTGTCGAACATTTGATCCAGATGTTCTTCCGTGGTGCCTGCGAACATGTACATCTGGCCATTGTTGTCCGAGAAATCCGTGCTACTGGCGATGCTATATGCCAGGCCACGCTTTTCGCGGACTTCAACGAACAGCGGGGAGCTCATACCACCACCCAGAAGTTCACCAGCCACCAAATCGGCGTAGAAGTCTTCCTGCAGGTTAGCGGCTTCGAAGCCGATCACCACGTGGCTTTGCTTGAATGAACGCTTCAGGGGTTGAATGCCACCCACGAACTTGGGCAGTTCGACCACAGCTTCCTGACCTTCCGGAATGCTGCCGAAGTGTTGTTCGACGAGCTTCACTGCCTGGTCTTCGTCAACATTGCCGGCGATGGCAACGATGATGTTTCGACCAGTGTAATGCTTGTCCATGTACCCCTTGAAGTCATCGCGGGTGAAACGCAGGATGTTAGCCTTGGGACCCAGGATAGTGCGACCGTACGAGCTGTCACCGTAGCGAGCCTTCTCGAACTGGTAGTACGCGATGGCCGAGGGATTGTCCTGGTAGCGTTCGAACTCTTGTACGATGACGCCGCGTTCACGTTCGATTTCATCTTCGGGCAACACTGAATTGCTCAGAATGTCACCGATGATTTCTACGAAAGTGGGCAGATGCTTGGCCAACCCACCCATATGGTAGGCAGTGCGATCGCGACTCGTGTAGGCGTTCATGCTGGCACCCAGGCGCTCGGCATCAGTGGCGATCTTCAGGTAGTCACGAGTGGTCGTACCCTTGAACGCCATATGCTCCAGGAAGTGGCTGATGCCGTTGAGCTTCTTGGTTTCATTTCGGGCACCAACGTTGGTGAAGGCCCCAACAGTCACGCTCTGGACGTTGGGATTGTTGACGATCAGGACACGAATGCCATTGGCGATGGTTACTACTTTGGTTTGCATAAAGCTCCTTTAGAGGGAAAGTTTCAGCATGATGAGGTCGCGATAGAATGCTTCTTCACCGTTGTGAATTTTGAAGTCGATGGTGTCGTTGACACGGCGCCTCTTGAAGAAAGGCTCGTTATCAACCCAACCAGTGTAAAGGGTAACCCGGGGTTCAGAATCACGCCAGAATCCCAGGAATTTAGAGGTGGAGAAGGAGATCATCCAGTCTTCGGTTGAGACCCGGATCACCACATCCGTAGATTCTCCAGGGGAACCAGCCGCATATTCATCGACCATATAAGTCGTACCCATATGCTCCCACATCCAACTGACTGTGATGAGATTTGATCGTTTATGGAAAATCAAGGCAAGACGCTGGCGCATATACTCTGGAATATCTTGACGACGTGACCGCTCCAGGCCCATATAGCCTTCATTGATGACCATATTGTCATTGATGAAGTTCAGGAAAGGTACCAATGCCTGTTGCAGTTCTGGAGTAAGAACTTCACAGCCCAAGGCGCTACGGCTTCGTGTCGTAGCTTGGCTGGCGGCATCGATGCTCGCAACATATGTGGGCGCAAAATCGAACGTCATCCTTCCTCCCATTGATTCCATAAAGCATTATGGCGCCTTTCAGCGCCATAATCAACTGACTGTTACGTTTTACCAGAGATTCTTGGACGGTACGATGGGTGCGTTGATGTCAGTCGAAATGCACATGGCGTAGCGGATGGGTGTGGGATTCACCTTGTAAATCTCAGCAAGACGTGTCTGACATGCCAGCAAGGACGGCATGGGAATTTGAACAGCAGCGGCATTTTGGTAGCCACCAAAATTGATGACCAGGAAAGCTGCGGCGATAAAAGTATTCATTGTTGATCTCCTTAGACGATTTCGATCTTGCAGCGCGTCAGCTGGGTACGACGCACGTTGTTGAATTCTTCGTGCCCCTTAACCGTTGCACGAACCTTGACGCTCTGGCCTTCACTGGCTTTCACTTCAGAGCCCGTAAACCACACAAACTCGTTACCAGTAAGGTCCTTGAGTGCAACACGCAGGGAAGAACCAAACTGCGTTTCGCAGACTGTGATACGGCCGATCGTACCCTGGAATTCGATCTTGTCCTTCTCAGCACCCACAAACTGGCTCACATAGCGGGGGACGTTTGCTTGACCCTTGGCAAACAGATTGCCGGTTGCACGGCTCCACGCGGGGATAATGGACATCACGTAGTTGACTGAGCGCAGAGTGCAGTAACCACTGACAGCCAGGGTCTTGATATTGTGCTCGTAATCCGAGAGCTCCCTGCCGTCATCACCCAGGTTCTTTGCCCATTCCAGAGCCTGCTCCGCAAGCAATACGTCCTGTTCTTCGACTGGGAGATCCTTGCTCGTAAAAGCACGGCCACCAGTGGTCTCCAGGTTCTCATTCGCCATGGCCATCTTGCGGCTCACGTAACCTTCAACGCGGGCCGTGTAGGCAAACTTTTCCAGCAAGGTAGGAATGTTCAAGTACAGGACGAATCCTTCACCAGGCTTCGAGTAGCTGTGAACTTGGCCCAGCTGAGCGGCAAAGCCCAGGAATTCGGCACGCTTTGCCATGGCTTCGGGATTTTCGTGACCCAGGAAGTCCTTCAAGCAGGTTCGACCCACTTGCTTGGTTTCCTGGGTGGTTTCGTTGTGAACCACGAACGTATCACGACGGAAACGATTCACGTTGCAATGTTCGCAAACGCTACCAGCGTCACGATATTTGGTATCCAGGACTTGACCGGGTACCACGTGAACGATGTTGCCAACTTCTTTGTTGGCATGGTCGATGCGAGCCAGGAATGTCCAGCCATTCAGCTTGGGAGCCTCGGCGGTAAGCAGCACATTGAAGCACTTGACTGCTTGACCCTTCTCGAACTCCTTCATCTCGTAGCCAAAGACCACATAGGTGATATCATCACCAGTAAGCTTCAGGGACCGCTTGTTGAGCTTGGCCATCTCGGCCTCAAACTTGGGGAAGTTCGCTTCCGGGATCAGAAACGTGCCATTGCTTTCAATCGCTTCCATTTAGCTCTCCTGTCTTTACCATGTTGTGATGGTAAATTCATTTGGCTACCAAGTCAAGCGAATAGCAAGCTGGAGTGAAAGATTATGTCTTGAATTGTATCAAACGGACCCACATCATCTTGACGACAATCATCTGATGGTTCAGCCGGAATCAGATACCACTTATGAGGATCGTGTTCAAGAATTACTGCATTCATGGGAACATCACCAATCATGATGTTCAGCATTTCATCTTGATCCGTGTACGGTATCAGGAACACCAAAGCTGTCATGGTTTCTCGATGTTTGTTTTTGCTTTCATCATCAAGAACAATGTCATATTCCCAATTAGTGTGCTTCTTGAGCCACAACAGTTGAGTCAATAGTGGCTCACTCATTGGGTACATCCATGTCTGAATATTCGTTCGCAGCCACAATAGCGTCATGCAGGTTTGTGAATGGCCCTTGATCGTCAAACAACTCATCCTCATTTCGAGAATTGGCGACCAGCCACCATCCGGTGACTTCTAGATCAGTCAAATGCACGATTATGAATTCAATCTCCTGCTTCACCCAAAACGAATTATTTCCACTATGAGCGACCGTGTAGTCAAACAAATACTGGCGGTGACGACGCCCAGGATATGAATCCATCGTCAATTGGTCGGAATCGAGCAATTTGAACCATATGATATCTTGCTCCAATTGATCATGAAGATCCAAAATCGTTTGGTCGATCACAGTCATTCCAGTACATCCTTGCGCAGATGCACATAAGTCAAAGCTTCGTGCAAGTCGTTGAAGGGACCGATGTCTGTAAATTTCGCATCATCGCCATAGTAATTGGCCACGATGAGCCATCCTGGCTTGTCCACTAGGGAGAGAACCACACAGGCCATACCATCAATGTAAAATGATCGATGCGTGGGACTTACAACCGCAAGCATCTTATTGCCTCGATGCCGCTCAATGTTGAACGCGGTAACTAAGGAATAAACACCCTCAGGCAATGTATCGAATTGTTCTTTTACTTCCGCAATGGTATATGGATTCATTCGATTTGTCCATCCAAACGATGTTCGTGTTCTGCTTTCAAGAAATCTAAGGCAGCCGTGGCGGTGACGAATGGTCCAATGTCTTTAAACATCAAGTCATACAATGGATCGTCAGCAACGATCCACCACTGACCCGTACTGATGAAGGCCACCAAGGTGCGGAAGCCATTTACATACCAGTGTGGTTCATTGCCTGATATCACGTATTTGATGTGATGACTTCGATGCTTGAATCGCCAATCTATGTCCAGGATCGTTTTCTGCTCACCAAGCAGGCGCAGAGTAACGACTTCATGGTCTGCTGAAGATAACTTGTCAGTTGGACAGTTTACGGTGATGGGTTTTGAATCGATGTCAGTCACATGCTTGGCCTGTATTTGCCACATCAGTATAGAGTATGGCAAACTGGCAATCAAGGGGCTGGTTTGATATATGTGGAGAAACTTAAGAGTTTCTTTTGAAGCGCCTTTCGGGCGGCGGTGGCTTTACGGGATTCAACTCGACCTTCATTGCGGATGCGTTCAATTTCCTGAAGGCTGTCATCAACGAATGCAGAAGCTTTCTCAATGAACTCAGTACTGATAGACCCCTCCAGGTCCTCTAAGGTCATCACCACGCGATCAACTTGTTTCTGAAGGGTCTGACAAGCCCTATTGTCAGAACGTCGCTTGGTGTCCCCTTTCTTGTACTCTATGAGGGGTTGGGATAGTTCGTCTAGTGTTTTCATATCAGGGTTCTCAAGAATCAACTGCAAGGAAGGTGGTTTACTCTTCATGCTATGATTCATTGAAACAACCTGATCATCCATCAAACGAAGAATCATTGCCTCAGCGTCGCTCTTGACTTCAATAATCATGCATGTTCGCAGACCGAAGTTTTTCAGGAAACCGCCGATAGCGTGGATTTGGTGGGATTCAGAGCAGTGAAAGATGGCTCCTGGACAGGCATCCAGAATGGCTTCTTGGTTGAACCACGGATTTGGGAAGCGATAAATGCAACCGTATCGAGTTTCCACGTAATAACAGAACAACCAGCTCATAGCCTTTCACCATAAGAACATCAAATACTGTTCTTATTTAAAACGCCAAATGAGCCTGTTGTGTGCTGCTTTATTTACTTCCGACTAGGGTCAACATGACATAAGCGTCAGCGCTGGTATCGTACGGGCCCATGATATCAAACCATTCTTGATCGTCTTGCCAATACGCGCCAATCCACCATTGGTCGTGTTGATCGGCAAATATAACTGCCAATCTGTCGTCCACACGGTAATGTACAGCGTCAGTCAGTTCAATGTACTTTGCTATCAGCCAGCGCGTTCCTGATCTATTGAAATCATAGTACCCAAAGCCATTTGAACAATCGTGTGAGATCAACGAAATCAATGAGATTTCTTTTAGTTCCATGATCTATTCAAATGAATAGCGATGACTTTTGATCATCGCTATTCATTTAGGCTGCGACTGCTACCGGACCAGGTTCACCAACAGCAATGGTGTACGGAGCCATGTTGATTGCGTTCTGGATGCGTTCTTGCTCGTTGCCGGGAGCCAGAGCTAGGATTTGCAGGGCGTTGGTGGAAACCGCGTGACGGAGTTCCACACACTTCACCGCTTCTTCGGCGAACAGTTGCTCACCAGTCTGCAGAAGGTTCAGGGCTTGGTTCAGGACTTGTTGAGCTTGCATGGAGTTACTCCTTGTGATCTTGCGGCAAGCGCCGCTTGAAGTATCGAATGGCGACACGGGTGTACTCAACCAGCAGGTAAGTGAACATGCCGATCACGGCACCAACACCAAAATATCCCGCTGCTTGGACGATGTAATCTACGTTTTGCATATTGCCAATTATAGAACAATTGGCAATCAAGCGCAAATCACTCCCTTTGCAGGTTGGCTTCCGGAATCTTGGTGATAGCTCCCCATTCCGAAGCCGTGAACTCCAGACAATTGCCGTTTACCAGTTTGATGATGAACGAAATTGCATCCAGGTCGATCTTGGTGTCGTCGGTGCGCAGATAAGTTTCGCGATTGTCCAACTGTTCCTTGTAGTCGGCGACCGTGTAGAAATCTTCACAATCAGTACACAGCCACGCATTGGCCACGAGTTCCGGGCCGAACAGATTCTTGGCAGCTTCCAGCAGTTTTTCGTTTTCACGAATGATGATCTTATCTTCCATGTTTTACCCCTTGAAAACTTTCAGTTCTTTGGCTTCGCATTCCACGTAGGCGTCCTGGATGTTATCGGCATCCAGCTTCTGTTTGTGCTTCAGACCGACCGTACACCAGCCCGTGGAATGCGGACGCATATGTTGATCGCAGTAAACGTAGACTCCACGACCGAAATAGGTTTCGTCTTCGGTGATTTCAGGCATGATGCTCTCCTTACAGAACAATCGCAGCCATCACGGCATTCTTGATGCCATCAGGGCCAGTGCGGGTCAGCCAATCCATGGCCTCGACCTTGCTGTTGAACTTGAACGGGGTATTGACCTTGAACGAATGCGCCCAAGCAACTTCACCATCCCGAAGGGTCAGGACGAAGGTGCTGGGTGGGATCCAGGGACGGTCAGCAGTGACGCGGAACACGGTCACTTCACCGTTACCGTCAGTGATCACCTTGAACTTGAAACCGCAGTACGTGGCTTGTTCTTCGATTCTGGTGACTTTGAGTTCCATGTGTTTCTCCTTAACCCAGAGCTTTGACGGCGGCTTTGTTCATCTTGAAGCGGGTCTTGGAACCGGTGATCAGGCCCTGTTCCAGCATAGCATCAACCACCTTGGGCAAGATCTTGGACATGTACTTACCGCAACGGTAGTAGTTGGTCATGTTGAGATCGATCACGACTTCCTTGCTCTTGGCCCAGTCCAGCAGAAACTTGGCTTCCTTCACCACATCTTCCTGGGTGACCTTGACCTTGGCATCACGTTCCTGGTTCTGCTTTTCGATCTTGGCGAAGAACGCATCGACTTGTTCAGCTTCGGACATTTGTTTACGGGCCATTTGTTTCTCCTGCGTGTTGTTTACCATGTATCAAATGATAAACATGGATTCATTTGGCGTCAAGCTAATTTCTCGATCTGCATCAAATGTTTTTGCACTGGATCATCAGAACTGGTTTGCAGCCTGAGAATCGTCAACCAGTCCAGGTCGTCCGCATCAAAGTAAACCACAATCGAAGCGAAACTCGGATGTTGATTGATGCTGTATTTCGTCGCATCAATATGAATCATGGCCCGCTCAACTTCATCCAAGGCGAGATTCATTTCATGTGTTGATGCCAACATGAAGACTGCCCTGATTTTGAAACTGTAGTTTTCCCACTCCCACCAAATTGGATCGTAATCCGTTATTTGGTCTAGCCAGGGTAATGACACGTCGAACACTTGCTCACCTTATGCCGGCAAGTTCTTCACGAACGTTTCGCGGCGCACTTTGTTGGGGCCACATTCCATCACCACGCGGAAGACCACCGTAGCCTTCGCCAGGGTGTAGTCGAAGCGCCCAAACTCGCATTCAACGATGATGCCCGTGGCAGTGGACACGGCAGCACGCGAGGGGCGGTTCTGAGCAGCGAGACGAATGGTGAGTGACTTACCCAATGCTTCACGGGCATAGACAGCAGCCTTTGCTTTCAGATCAGCTTCAACTTGGTCCTTGTCGCGCTTGATGAAAGTCACATTCATTTACTGCTCCTTGTGTTTGCTTACCATGTATCAAATGATAAACATGGTTTCACTCAGAGTCAAGCACCAAATGAATGATCAGACAAAGATGACGTAATGACCGCAAGCGTACAGGTCATAATCGGGCTTGTCATCACTTTCATCCATGTGTTGATCGTATTCATCTTCTTGGATGAAGCGCAGATTGGGGAGCTCCGTATCGATAGCCAGGGTGCAGTCCCAATTGCCTTGCCACAGGAAATTGTCGAAGAACAGGGCGATCTCGGCCCTCAGACCCGAATAATCATTGCCGTTCAGCTTCTTGATCTTGACGATCAGGTACTCCGCTTCCGCAAGGGCTTCGTTGGAAGGTTGGTCAATTTGATTCTCGGTCATATTTTGTCCTATGAAAATGGTGGTTGAGAGAAATCTCAACCACCAATATTAGTATGGGAAGTCAGCTTTCTTGATCTTCACCATACGACCATCTGGATGGTGCCACACAATTCCTTCAATGCACTTATCAGACAAGTAAGTCATCAAGCCTTGAAAGTCTCGCGGGCAATCAGCCAGTTCATCTTGGCCATGACGAACCAAGATGTGCTCAGTCAGTCCCTCAGGGTTGGCACCATGGCGGGTTCCGATACGAGGCCCACAAACTTCGTAGGTCCCATCAGGGATCGCGCCGTCCTGGAACAGATTCCGCTTGCCCCACTCGATTCCTGCCAAGATGTACTTGGACTCGGGTAGAACAGCAGGGACCCAACCAGGCCAATGCCCACTCTTCGGGTCAGGTTGCGGTTGGGCCGGGATGAAGTCCTGGGGAGGGGTTCGACCGGTCTTGGCGTCGTAACGCCGGAAATATTGGCCTCCCCTCACCATTACGGCGATACCATCCCATTTACGAGTGGCAACGCCTTCTCCATCAGCTACCCATTCCGCTCCAGGCGAAACCTGGTCCATGACCTTGCGATTACCAGTAAAGTCACGCACGAACAGCGAAACAATCTTCTTCATGTAAATCTCCCAATAGTTGTGAATGGATTTTCGAGCCCCATCCGCTACCATTGAGTTACTACAAGGCAAATGATAATGCCAGTTTGGTTTAAAGTCAACACCAAGCCAGCTTAAAAGTTGCCACGTCTTCCAGCAGTTCAAAGCGAAACCGAAGCGTACACCAGAAACCATTGGATTGTGGCGTGGCACTGCCTCCATAAAAATTGATAGCCCCCAGACAACTGTCTTTTGCCCACCGCATGATCTCGTCCTTGAACGCAAAATGTTCGCTGGGAGATTTCGCCCTCCAAGAAAGCTGCATAGTGGCTCGGGGCGTTTTTCGCCGCCCGTCAGGTAGGAATAATACCTGGCCTCTACAATAGGTATTGATTGAACAAGTGAATCCAGGCTTCATAAGTCAGCCCCAAGAAAGTCTGAACATCATACCATCTTCTTCTTTTTCAAACAGCACCCAGATGCGATAATTTTTGTTGTAGGTACCTGATACATAGTTTGCCCGCCCTGATGGGTTGGTCCGCAACCATTTTTTCAAAGCCTTCTTGTAGACATGAAAACTGTCATCACCCACAATGCTGACTGTTCTGGTGACTTTCATGTATAGGCAATACTCCAAGGTCGTCAGCCCACGCCGCATCCAGAAGCCTTTATGGACGTCCTTTGGATCAACTATCTTAATCTTTTTGGGAACTAGAATCATGACGTTTCCCACGACAGTCTGAACACCATTGCATCACTATCGCTTTCAAATAAAATCCACATTTGAATAGATCGACCGCCCGTTGATGTGATGCAACAATTCTTGCCAGAGATGTTAGCCTGAAGCCACTTCTTCAACTGCTTCTTGTAGTCGTGATATTGATCCTTGGCTTTTGGCGAAGAATTCTTCTTAAATTGCATGTACACACAAGAGCTGGGCCGCAAAGTCTTGGCATAGAGGTTGATCAACCCAGCCGGAACACAACTGGGTTCAACTGTCTTGATCGTTGTTGGTTTCAACATCAGCCGTCGATAGCTTCCATTGCACCTTGTGGCACGTCGTTGGGGATAGACACATACTTGCCCATTTCCCATTGACGGCTAGCGACAGCCTCGGCTGCGAGAACCAACGCATATTGTCCACCGATCCACGAAAACGCATGGCCCTTGCCTGCGGCAGTTTCAGTGGCGAACCAGTCAACAGCACCAATGCCGTCAGGACCACTTTTGACGGTTTTCAGGAGTTCGATGGCTTCTTGGGACACGCCCAGGTTCTTTTCGGTGTTCATGATGACTTGACCGAAGTTGCCGGGGTTGTCCATCGACACGGAGGTTTCGTTGGGGATGGAAACCAGCGTCAACAGTTCGATGACAATATGGCCCTTGTAGGCGGTGACGCGAGCGTGCATGGTGATCCTCCTTGTTTGATGAAGTATTCATTCTACATGAAAATTCGTTTGGATCAACACCAATCAAACTTCAGTTCACCCACCGTATTTCAACTTGATATAGATGGCGTCTTCGATGCTTTCGAATAATATTCGAACACGATAGCAAGGTCTATCGTATTCTTTATGAGCTGAATTCATAATGACGTTAAATCTGGCTTGGCCATTATTTTTGAGCCACGTTTCCATTTCAAGACGATAGTCGAGTGCTTGCATGAAGTCACAATGACAGTCGATAACAAGTCCGGCCACCATAGTGACTTGTTCATTACCAACCATATAGATAGGCGACGACGGTAGCACCATGTCGCTCATAACGATATCACGTTGGTCCATCAGGCGGCTGCCAATTTGAACAATAGGGCATCTTCCTGGTGTTCAAAGTAAATGGTGAATGTTATACAGAACTCGTAGTCGCGCAAAAGGGTTTCGTAGTAGTGATAGACTCGCCCATTTACAGTTTGCCACAACGTAGCCTCGATGTCAGCGAGCGCGGCAGACTCGTTGGCACCAAATCCTGGAAGTGTATAGAGGATTTCAAAACAAGCACGAGGCTCCCAACCATATTGGTTGACAATGTGATAACTTGCCCGATCGGTAATGACACCGTTGGAGATGGTCTTTTGCATGGTGCCATTATACAACGAAAAGGGACCCCAGGGGTCCCTTTGTTGTTTGTATCCTGTTTGTTTAGGCCGTCGCAGCGTCTGCCACCGGAGCAGCCTTGGCCGGCTTCTTGGTGTCACGGTTGTTCAGCTTGCCGCAGCCCATGGCCTTGTAGAAGCCCTTCTTCACGAAGTCTTGCAGACCGGGGACCACGATCGCTTGTTCGTCGGCCGTGAGGTCCTTGTATTGGATGCCCTTGCCGTCGGTGCCGTTCAGCTTGCTGTCGTATTGCGCGAGGACCAGTTCCAGATCGACCTTACGAGCCGTCTTGTAGCGCAGCACACCACCGCGACGACCGTAGAACTTGACCAGGTTGCCTTGGATACGCGCCAAACCCCAGATGCTGTCCTTGCTAGGAGCGCCGCCATTTTCACCACGGGTGCCAGCGACCAGAGCGTGACCAACCTTCAGGATTTCGACCGTTTGTGCGTTTGCCATGTTTAACTCTTCTTGTGTTTGCTTCAGTTGTTTGTGCGTTACCGCCATGTATCACATTGTACATACGTGGTTGGACAAGTCAACACCAAATGAAGAAATATTTCACATGGTTACAAAAAAGGTGATCCGAAGATCACCTTTCTCAGAGGCCAGTAGCCTTTACACGAGCTTTACGCTCTTGGCAAACTCATTGAGTCCACCAAACAATCCGCGTTTATTCAGAGCACCAGCAATTGCCTTCGCGTTTTCTGGGGCGAGACCAGAGCAAATGTGTGACCACTTGCCATCATCACGCTTATACCATACGCCGCAGAAGCCGCCTGCCTTGCCTTCGTCAACAGGATGGAAGGGCCCAGTGAAACCTGGTACTACCTTCGATTCATCGATCTTCTTTGCCATTTAAATCTCCTTCAAAATGACGCCGGTATTTAGTTAGGCGTTTGAGAAGGTATCAAAGACAAATGCACGATAACGAGTCAAAGTTTCCTGGATGTCAGGGTGAACGGTCGACAGGATGTTAGATGACATTTCGTCAAAACGATCACCATATTCCTTGCCGATCTTGGGCATCACCACTTCCATAGTGTCGCGCAACATGTCACCAGTCAGTTGGTCTTTCACGTCACTATACATCAGAGTGGCATTCAGGAATCCGATGGCATAGCTGTGGAAGTAACCAAACATGCCGTGATTCCAGTGAACATCCTGCAGGAAGCCTTCCCAGTCGTTACTGGGAGTCAACCCGATGTATGACTCAACCAGCTTGTTCCATGCTTGCGGGATATCGCTTGCTGGCATATTCTCCTCGAACAACATCCGTTCAACTTCCATACGGATGAAGATGTGGATGATGTAGGCCAGTTTGTTGGAACCCAGGCGATACAGGGAGGCGGGTTCCAGTTTGATCTCAGGATTGATGCCGCTCAGAGAAATCTCGTTGAAGATGGACGAGCTCTCATGCAATGACAGGGACAGACAGTCACCCAATTGGCCGATGGGTAGCTTGTTCAAGAACATATTCTGGTAAAGAGCGTGGCCGACTTCGTGGGTGACACTCGACAGTTTCTCGAAATCGCTCTTGTCAGTCTTCGCAATGTGGATCCGAGAATTGTTCTTGTCCAAAGCTGTCATGAACGACCCGTTTTCATCGGAGATCTTGTAGGAGATACCCTGAATGGCATCCATGTATTGGAGACCATCCTGGAACGTTTTCGTAAGCTTTTGCTCGTTCACATTCGTGCGACCACTCTGCATGAACTCCCTACTGATGTCAGCCATACCACGAACCAAGTCGTAAACTTGCTTCTTGGTACCCAGGATGGGATCCTGAAATGTAAATGCATCACCAGAGGTTCGGCCCAAATAAGCCAATGCCTCCTTGCTGATCTCGATTGCATCCTGGAAGAGACGGAAATATTCAGCGTCAGCAGGAGCCCTGGTCTTCTTCATCTCCTTGTACTTGTTGCTGAGACGATTCGTAATAGTGCTGCTACGAGCAATCAAGTCACTGTTCAGGGTATTCTGCCCAACAAACTTTGACACCGGATGATCTGGATTCGCAGCAATGAATGCCACCAATTGATCGTTGTATTCAACGTCAAGTTGCTCCTCCAACGACTGCGCGTCAGACAACGGGTTGGTGGCCACATCCCATGACACCACGTTCTTCAGAACGGCTTTCTTGTACAGACTATCAAATGCTGCATTCATATTGTTACCTTCAAATTGATTGGGACGTTATTCTTTTGGGCAAAGGTAGGGCGATGGATTATCCATCGCCCTAGGGAACCAGCTTACGCCAGCGTGTAGCGGTCAACCATCACAGCTTGCAGCATGATGTTCATCGGGTCGAAGTTCTCGGCCTTCAGAACGGTCTTCGCGATCGCGGGCGAGAAGCCCGAAACCAGTGCAACACCCGACTGGTTGAAGCGGGTCGGAACGTTGCCATGCGCGTTCAGGTTCCAGAACACAATACGCGGAGCGTCGTAGCCGGCGGCCTTGTACTCTTCGCGAATCATGTCGAACGCCGTAGCGTCGTCACGCGACACCTGGTCGAACTGCATATCGCTCAGGATCACGATGTTTGCCGGCATGTCAGCTTGAGCAACCTTACCTTCCACCGCCACACGCAGAACTTCACGGAAAGCGGCTTGGATGTTGGTGCTGTAGCCAACCTTACCGGTCATCTGATCCATCTTCTGGAAGACGTCACCCTTCAGGTTGTACAGCTTGGGCTGATCGGTAAACGTCAGGAACGTGTCCTTGAACGCGCCCGTGTTCTTTTCCGCCAGATACAGACCAAGCGAAACGGCGACCTGCATACAAGTCACGTTCGACTTGGAGTTGTGACCACCGGCCGGGCAGTACATGGAACCCGACACGTCGACCATCGGCAGAACCGATGCATCGCCCACGAAGTTTTCCAGAGCGGCCCACTGGGCGATAGCGTGTTGACGTTCCGGCAGAGGCATGGAGTTACGGCCATACTGCGAGAATGCGCCCTTCAGCACATCGTACGGGAACACCGCACCAGCGTTGACCTTGGCTTCACCCTTGCTCAGCGCGTCCGCGTAAGCGGCGAAAGTTTCCGGCGCGTTACGGTTGAACGCCTTCTTGTAACGAGCAGCGGCGACCGAGGGCACCTTACCGAATTCGATTTCATCCCATTGCTGGGCGCACATCTGCGTTTCGACCACTTGGGTCAGCGTCACCAGAGTCTTGCGGTAACGCTTGGGCGAATAGCCCAGGAACGCGCGAAGTTCTTCGGCGACCTTACCCTTGCGCGGCATCCACTTTGCGCAGAGGCCGTTGCCGGCTTCCAGCGCAACCTTGATCAGGCCGAAAGCATGTTGCTTCAGCAGGGGGTTGGTCAGGACCAGGAGGTCATCCCAGCGTCCGATCTCCGGAATGTTGTTGATCAGACGCTGGGCGTCGGCCGGAGCCGAGTTCTCCAGGTGTTGCAGGATGTCACGGAAGATTTGGCGTTCTCCCGAGCCACCACGCACGTCACGAGCCCATTGCGCGATACGCAGAGCGACATCCGGATTCTCCACATAAGCGGCGGTGAAATCCGAGATGATGTTCTTGCCACGGCTGGCGCCGATCTTGAAGAACAGATCAACCGCCGCACTCAGGGTGGAGGTGTAAGCCTTGGCACCGTTGGTGGTGGTCGTGGTTTGAGCGGCAACTGCTTGAGCGAAAGTGGACATCGTGTGTTACTCCTTGGTTAACGGGTGGTTGTTTGTGGCTATTCTCTAATATGAGCCACAAACGGTCTACACACCCAAGTTCATTTCAAATATTCAATCTATAGTATAAGTGTGTTTGTCGTTCTGGATCAATGCCTATTTTGAGATTAGGCAATCTTTGTTGTTTTCCAGCCTGTAGCTGGAAAGTGCCAAATAACTTTGCTGTCTTGATCCATCCGGCTTGGTAATAGTTCGCCGGGTTATCTTCAGTATTATGCTAGGTTTGCCATTTGTCAAGCCTTTTCCTGATAGGTTTCGTCAACTTGTTCGACGGGGATATTCTTGTCCTGAATGACTTTTCGGTCCAGCAAGTACACTATTGGTTGATGGTGATCCGAAAAGTCTTCGATGATCTTGCTGATCACGGCCCAATCACCACCACCCAGATCGCCACCAATGAGAGGATAACCAACCCTGGGGATCAGGCTGGGGTCGCCCTGCATGTCACAGCTGGTGTAGATTTTGCTGCGCTCCACACGCATCAGTTCATCGACCGTTTGAATTGCTCGCTCGATTGCGTCGTAGCTCACATAAAGGCCGCCATCACGTCCAAAGAATTCTTGAGTGATACAGTTCAGTATCGTGTGGGGGACACAGTCTGCGACAATGACGTTGCCCAGGATCAACCCAAAACGTTCATGGTGGGCGGCATACACATCATATGCCTTAGGATATCGACCCCTGATTGCTGCGGCTACTCCAGAGCCCATCTGGCCCTGGGCGTTGCATCCTTGTGCGATAAATTTGTCGGGATGATTGAGCAGGTTCCCGATACGATATGAAATCTTCATGATCTTTGTCCGTGTTGACAATTGCTAATTGGCACCAGTATAGATTGCGCCATTTCAAAACGTCAAACACTTATTCATGTTCACCATTCAAAATGATGGGGAGCAATTGCTCCCCATCATTAAGTGAAATATATTACCAGTTTGCCAGCAGGCCACCAGTCATATATTCGCGAACTTCAGCCAAGCTAGTCAGAGCTTCAACTTCAGCGCAGTGAGTTGCTTCGGCGGTGAAGCAATTCTGCACATGAGCAGCGATAGCGTCGGCAATAGCTGTCATTTGTGTCATAGTGATGGTATTGAATGCACCATCTGGTGACTTGAAGTTGATGCTTTCCATACCAACACGAGTGCCGTTAAGGACAACACTGCTGATACGGTTTTGTGCTTCGATGGTAGTGTCAACCAGAATGCCACCAACAGTGATACCACCGCTTTCGACAGCCCAACGACGTTCACCAACGCGCTTCTTCAGGATAGCCTTAGCGGTCTCCAGAGAAATGTCGTTCTGCACGTAGTCCTGAAACCACACACCATCTTGATCTTGTTCGTAATCACCAACGGTGACGACTGTGAATTCGTCAACTGCTGGGTATTCCACGTATTTGAAACGCCCATAGCCCAATTCTACCAAATGTTCGTCAGTTGGGTTTGATGGGACCGAGGTCGAAGGATTTGCCATACGGATACCGTCGATTGACACGACGTCACCGGTTGGAAGTCCTGATTCATTAAGTTTGATATACATTCCTATCTCCTGTTCTACTATTTAATCAAGTACCCAGGCTCGAACGACCATACCAGGTTGTACCACCATTACGGGTGATCAGAACCACATAGTCAACGCCGCTTGTGCTCAAAACTGGAGCCGTGGCGGCTGGCCACACAACTGAGGCGGGCCAGTTCAGGTTTGCCGAGCCACCATTGGTGATCTCGATCGTGATGCTGTATGCATCACCAGAAGTTGGTGTGCCACTGAATGCAAATGTGGTGGCACCGCTGATAGTTGCGGTGAAGTATGTACCAGTCATGACTGGAATAGTGCGAGTGCCAGTCGTACCAGGAATTGCCACAACAGTCTCAGTCGTGGTATAGAACTTCACATTACCTGTAAAGGTGGTACCAGTAGTGGTCACATAACCATCACGCCATTCCAGCTGATTGGATGCACCAATAGCCAGAACTCGGTTTTGGTTTGCGCCTGTCGTGGGCCACACCAGGTTGTTGATTGATACTTGGGTCGTGGAAAGCTGCAATGGAGAGACGTTTCCTACGCCATCACCAATTGCGTTGAGTGTTGACCCGATGCCAGCTGCGTTATTGTATGTGAGCAGTTCTGCCAGCGTGTCTTTGGGCGAGCGCCCTACTAGAGTAGCCATGTTCGTGTCCTCCAAAGCTAAAGCAATGGTATTTATCGCCGAACAGGGTTTCGTAAATGTGTTGTTTAATTCACCTGACCTAGATGAAGTTGAAGATCATATTGGCTATTTGGGCGCAGATAAAGAAAATCAAAAAGCCTATATACACCCTAAGGAACAGAATGCGCCAACTAAAAGATGATGATTCAACACAGTCGTTGAATAGTAAGCCGTCACGAATATGACAGAGATTTATGTTGTTCATCAACAGATCAGATGCACTCAAATCTTTGTTGTGTTTGATTCGCCGCAACCATAGACGCCCAGAAGAGAAACTCGTCCACAACAAGTCCGCATTCTCATGAAGAAAATGCCAAGCTGTTAGCTGAGAAGAATGCTTCTCCAGTTTGTGGTCAGCAAGAAGCCAGATAGCTATACGACGGGCAAGCCGTCGCTTTCTATTCAGCTTGAAGCGGCCGAACATGTGATCAGAGCAGTGGCAGAGAGCCGGTGATCGCGTCGACTTTATCAGCCCTATTGGGACCGACTGCCACCGCCGTATAGGTCGCCTGGCCCCCAAACTCCGTCAGACCTGCGTCTTGTATCAGGGCACTGTAAAGGCCAGCGTCCAGGGCCTTCTGGTGAATTGCCAGCAATTCTGCTTCGCTGTTTACCGATACGGCAATCTTCTTGAAGCGACCGTTGATCCACACATGCATTTCTGGATCCATGGGGATGACCAGATAATGGGTATTGGGATCTTGCCCTTCGGTGATGTGGCCTTGGTTGATTACAGCCGCCATGCTGGCGTGAGCTCCTTGCGCAATCATCTTGCCTTTGCGCATCCCCAGATCCTTACGGACCACGATGACTTGTTTTGATTCAATTTCCATTATCAATCTCTTTGCGAAGTTTGTTGTAATGATCCAGAAAATAGCTGGCCTCATCGTAGCTACCAGTCACCAATGCTCGCTTGATGCTTGGGTCTTCCATCAAAGCCGCCCACTTTTGGTTTCGACCACCATCCCTAGTTTCCAGACCGTATTTGATCAGAATTTCCCATGGTTCAGAATCGGGCCAGAACGTCCATTTCTCCATAGCCAGAGCAGTCTTGTCAGCCTGGTCCATGCTGGAGTGAAACTCATGGTTGAAGCCGAAAGTCTCAGCCAAGTTGGCAAGCACTCGTCCTTCAATACCAGCATATTCGGGACAGAGCCGCTTCAGCGGGGTCACCATATCGCCCATGAACGCTTCACTGGAGTCATGCATCAATCCTTCGTATTGTACATGAATGGATTCACCCATGTGGTACAGAATTTGGCTGACGAGGACAGAGTGGCTGGCTACTGAATAGAAACGAGGACATTGCGCGCCATATCGGCAGATAAACGCCAGACCATGGGCCACATCCTGGATCTGAACCCTGTTGTTTTCGGGCTCATCAAAGTTGAACCAACCACCAGATGCCAAACGAATTACATTGAAACCAATTGCCATTATTCAACCTGTTATTGTTTTGAAGCTGCCATTGCTTGAGTTTGCAGAAGTCTACCTGGAGATTGACACATCATCAATGAGTGATTACCAAATCTCGTCATGAATCTGTGATATTCTTACCTGGAGTTCTACGACATACAGAAGGTTCGTGATAGCATCTACGACATATTCGTGAAACATGTCTATACTACTTTCTTCCCTTCCTCCACCCATACAGACCTCAAGTCCCACTTATCCATATTCCTGATAGGATTCAACTTTATGAACATTCTGATCTCATCTCCTGCTCCATCAAGACCAGCATGATCCACCCAGTTGATGAAGTTCTCTTCTGAGGATCGCATGAACTCTGGCAAGGTGTTATTCACCCAGTCAATCATATTCTGAATCAGATCATCCTCTGGGTAAGATTGCATCATTCTTCGGATCAAAGCATGAGCCGTTCCTTTAGCCAATTCGTAGTCACCCAGAATGATGGCTCTGCCACATGATCCTGGGTGAAGGCCGTGCATCACGTAGTGCTTGATACTCTCTATGATTCCACTGTCCACTGTTTTGCTCATTGAGGTCCCACGTAGTCTGCCCCCAGATACAGATGATACTTCTCCGGGAGATCGCGCAGTTGGCGAACGTCGTCTTCTGTGAAATCCGACACCACATTCAGGAAGAAGCCACAGTCCAGAATGCCGTTGAAAGCTGCCTGGGCCGTATCAAAGACTCGGAAGTCGCCCTGAACAGCGCTCATGATTTCTTGAAATGCCAGTTCAGCTCTGGTGATGAACTCTTCCAGGAAATCAGGGATTTCGATATTCCGGTATTCCTTTTGGCGGTCCCACACTGCTTCCTTGACATCGCGAGTGTTGGCAGCCTTAACCTCCCTGCCCTTCCGTTTACGGAGAGTTTGGCTTGCCCGCAGGATGCGATCGATCGCATCCTCTTCTTCGTCGATTTCTTCCTGAGATTGGAAGGTAAGGGCAGGCCCCTGATACCCAGGGCGATATTTGACTTGGCCACCCCTGGAATATTCCTGCCGATCCATTGCGTCTGGGTAAAACACAATATAGGTTTGGCTTGCTTCGATAAAGCCGATGGGTGCCACATCGCTACCATTGGTTGCCTCACCAACGATGTTGCCGTATTTTTCAGTGAAGCGCTTTACCAATTCATTCATGTTTCCGTACATCCTGTGTTCGCTACTAAGGAACACAATTATACGATAAGAAATGGCAAAGATGTCGAGGTGCCAAAGCATTTGGCACGACTTTTACAATCTTGTGTGACGAATCTGGTTTGTGAAAGCCAGAAAGCATGAAAGCCAGGAGCAATCCTGGCTTTCACTTATGACTGGATCATCCGGTGGGCCTTACCACCGATGCGAGGCTCCTATCCTGCCGCTAGACGAAAACCAAATTAATGGTCTACGGGAATCGAACCCGTGTCCGGAGCTTGAGGTATCGTATGTTGCTGTAATGATCCAAAAATTAACGGGTTCGTGTTTTTCCGTCAGCTGCCTTACCAACTTGGCTACTGGAGTGTAAACTCCAGGTGGGATTCGAACCCACGGTAAGCTGATTCCAGTAGGATAGTTTGTTTGCTGTAACGAACCCAAAACTGCAATTCATAATGTGATCTGATACCAAAACACATTATGAATTGGGCTCTGCTCTTTCAAACAGAGCCCAATAAGGAGAACAAACTGGTTAGTTGAGTCTAAGTCCGATGTGTCTACCAATTTCACCACACTACAGAGGTTTTACCCTTAGCAGTGGAGGGAGTCGAACCCTCAAAGAAGCATTCAAGCGACCGACTCAAATGCTTCTGGGCTTGCGCCACTTGTCGGATTTTCAGAGTACATTGCTGTATCTAACCACAGAAAACAGTTTACAGAAAGATTCTTTCAAAAGCAAGACCCAAAGTTGGGGAATTTCTAACTATTTCAAGTTGTAGGGTATTGACGCCATGTTCGGTGATGTGATGCACTGTGATTCGCTCATCTGGAGCCCTCTTGGGAATATGGCGAATCAATTCCAGTTGTTCATACCTGGTTGGTTGACGACCAGGCCTCTTAATCCTTTCTAACATCACTATCCCTCTTAATATGAAAGTCTTGTGCCATATTGATTATAGCTTCCTCGTCTATGAAACTCACGCCATGATGGACGTTCTTTCTGCCATTGACATCCGTGTACGTGATGCGTCCACTACAGGACCAGCCCAAGATTGCTGGCTGCAAAACGTCAAAATGTCGCCGCATGAATGGCCGCTTGTGCCTAATAGTCTGTTCAAACCTATCCAAAGCCTGCAGGAAAGGCGCTGTCAACAATCTGCGACCCAAGTGATATACAACCTCACCCATCAGAATGGCGAGCTTTCGTTCATATCTGGGTTCCAGATAATTGTTTCCCTCTGGATTGTCAAATACGAACACCTTGTCAATTTCTTTGGCCAGTTCAACAATATGGCCCATACATAAGGCGTGATGGATCTGACATTCTGGGAACTCTCTATCCGTAAAAGTTGGGATGAGATCCTGCAACGCTTCCAAAGTCTTGTACTCGGGGTCATCCATATCGATATCACCCAGTAGCTTGTTGTCAACCAGAAAATCCAGGTACCAGTAAACGACTTCGTCCAGGCTTTTGAACACGATTGACGGATGTTCACCACTACCATAAATGCCACCACCACCCAGCACCAAGCAAGTTTGGTCGGCGAGCCACGCTTCGTCGTCCAACATTTCAAGGGGGTGATAAAGCCGTAGGCCCAGGAACGAGCCCACGTCCGAGTGATCAAAACAATCAATGTACGACATTATTTCACCACGTTGATCTTAAAGCAAGCTCTACCAGCCAAAGCCTTAAGAATCAAGATCACCTTATTGGGCTGTCTGGGTGGCGGAGGTGGCAAGGATTTCCGCAAATCTTCTTGGAGTTCCTTTTGTCGGATACGGGCACTTCGAGTATTATCCCGCCATTTTCTTATGGCTTGATAGATCACTGACCACACAGCCGCCAATATATGAGGCACGAACCAAAACCATATCACGTGTTTTTCCACGAAGCTATCGATCTGTTCTTTTTCCATGCCTTGAACAAAGTGTAGCCACAAGGCGACTACTGCTTCACCGGCGAAGCGAAAGAATGCCCAAAAAGCCACAATCATTATCGCTATGATCGCAATGCCAATCAGGTACTTGAGACTAGCGATCAGGAAAGAACGCAGGAATAAACAACCGTTTACCTTTTCGTCGGCCGACGCTTGCTTCCATGCATCGCATTCTTTCATGAAGCGATCCAACTTACCACCAATTTTCAATGTGAACATTTACTTTTCCACTACCTCTGTCATTGTTTTGAAATCTACGACTAGCCACTCACTAGTGTCCATCGTAAGCCTGAGCATCACCGCCGTTTCCAGATCCTTGATAGCAATGGCGGCCGAAGTCTTACCCATAACCAGCTTTGCCGTATCCTTGTCGAATTGCTTGGTGAGTTCTCGGAATTCTTTTTTCTTTTCGTCAGAGAACTCCTCGTACCAAATGCTATTCCACGTGGTGTCTTCCTTCTTACCCACATAGAACATCGCAGCCGACCATTTGTCGACCTCACCCTTCTTGTCCAAGTCGCCGTATAGCTTTCGGACCGCACTACCATACTTTACGGTCAGATCACGAAGTTTCCATGCTCGATTGAACGTGTCGAGGGCTTCGATGCGTTCCATTTCAACCTTGGTCAGCTTGTCGTACTTGACTATGACCCAGGTATCAGGAACATCGAATGATTTGGATTGGCACATCCAGTCAGGAACGGCTCCCCAGCTTTCATGGAGGTCGTAATAATAACCACTCTGAATCAACAGGTGGGCCCTGACATCAGAAAGGCGTTTGAATTTCTTGGCCTTGGAGTAGCGATCCGAATACGAAAGGCCTGCATTTGTCCACATTTCTTGAGTGGTATCGTATCCATACGGATTACCGGTATAGAACTTTCCAGTCGCAGTATCAAGCAATACGAACTCGGGAACAACTTCGGGACCTTTCACCATTTCCGCATTCTCGATCAGTCGATAAAATGCCCACGACTTGACCTTCTTTCCGGTCACTGCCACGAATTCGATAGGGAATGCGTTCTGCATTTGTGACCATATGGAATCGGTTGTGCCGTTGGGATGAAAGAGCTTCTTGGCCTTACCAGTGATTGTGAAGTGAGTCCCTGCAGGGATGGGTGTGAGTTTATTTTCAACAACCTGAGAACCTGGCGCATTAAACGCGCGCCAGTCATATGTCACCAGTTGAATGTCAGTGTCACTCTTCCACACGGACTTGGGTTGCATCTTCTGGTAGTTGGTGACTTTTACTTCCTTGGCTTTGACTTCTGGGGCTGGCACTACAGCTACATCAGATGCTCGAACGAAACGATTCTTACTGATTTCCACGAAGTCGCACTGTTCAGCAATCACGCATGACGCGACTTCGGCCTGCCAAGCATGCCATTCTTCCATCCAATCCTTTATGCTATTGCTGTTGCTTGGCCATGCCGCTCTTGCCGCCGCCTCAGTTGGATAGTCACTTACTTGGCTGGAGTTGTGGGGTAGCGCACCATAATGGCAGTGGCCACTAGGTTTTGACGTACTGCGCCGCAAAGGAAAACTATTTGATGATGCATTCCGTCCACAATAGCTCTGGTGGTCCTCGTATTGATAGATCGTCACTGATGTGACTTTCACCACTTCGGTTACTATCTTTCTTCCCGATGGAATGGGGAAGTCATTGAAATATGGACCATGCCACACATCAGTGCCTTTGGGGATTTCAATATAGTCACCGGTCTTGATTGTCATTGTTGTCCTTTTGGATATGGCGATTGCCACTCATATCGTACACGATAGCACGAAAGGAGTGGCAATACTTCAGAAGGTGATTATAGGCCGGCTTTCTTTTCGAACTCACCAACGATCTGGTGGTCAACACCCCTAGCCATCATGTCATCAAACCGTGGATCATTATGTGGCATACCTTCGCTTGAGACTGAGATCAACTTCAGGATATCTACGCCTAGTCTGGCATCAAGCTCCACGATCTCAGTAGCCAGGTTGTCTAGTATCCACTTGTGCTTCCCGCTTTGTATCAAACACACAACGTGGGCACCATAGCCAGCGACTTGCACCGCCAAAACTTTGGCGTCATATCCTGCCCTACGAGCAAGAATATATTTGAGGATAGCCAGGTCTTCGCAGTCACCAGTACCAAGTTGAATTGTTTCTTGCGGTGTCTGCCACAAGTCTTCACCCACAGGTTCAAGCAGGCCCTTTATGAGCCTGTTTACCGCATCATTGATTTCCACAAGGGTCGCCATAACGTTCTCCAGTTACGACGATTTATCCCAAGTGTGAATCATTCCTTGAATCCTGTCCCCTTGGCGGCCGGCAATTCGATGCCACGAGTCTTCGCGATCTCTTCGATCATCACGCACACCATTTTCATGGGGCCAAGCGGTCCTGACCCCACAGGTTGATATTGGGTGTACAAATAGATAAGCGCCTCGTCCACAATGCCATCGGGGAACATGCTGTCAATGTGACGCTCATACGGTACCTTGTTCTTCTTGCTCATGTGGTTCTCCGCATCAAGTATTCAACTTGGGTAGGATCACACCGCGGGTCCTGGCGATTTCTTCAATCAAGATGCAGATGTTTCGCGCAGCACCTTCGGAATGATCCGTGAAAGGCTGGTAGTACGAGTACAAGGATATGAGAACACTATCCGGAATCCCATCGGGATAGAATTTGTCAATGTACCGTTCCGTATCGATTTGTGACATACTATTCTCAGTTATTGGGTACGTAACCGCGGAAGGTCAAACTGATACGAGCACCGCACATGAACGATGCTTTGGGAATGCGGTGCTGATGCGTGTCCTGCATTCCGGCATTCATCAAGCACAGACTGCCGTGTCCCAGCTTGACCTTGTGAATGTCATTCTGGTTGCTCTTGTTGCCGATTTCACGGAAGTGGATTTCACGCTCAACACCCAGGCTGATGATTGCGATGGGACGGTTGTCATCCATCTCCGGCGAATCGTCGGAGTGCCAACCCAGCTGATCGGACTGATCTTCATATCCGTTCAAGAAACAGACTTCAAAGTCATGGCCGGTTTCTGCCTTCAGCATGACCTGTAGGGTCTTCATGACTGGGTGCCAGGGCTGCGGCTCGTACGTGCGAGCATAATCCTTCAACCCGTAAGTGTAGGGCTGTGGTACGTCGTTGGAGTAGTACTCGCGACGGGGAACCTTGTCATGGCGCACCCACGCGAGTTCATCCCACAGTTGCTGAAAAGCAACATCAGGATCAGCAACAAATTTCGGAATGTAAATGATGGGTGCTTCCATGATTGTTCTCCTTACTGAAGTTCAAATCCACACAGGTGGACAATGTCGGCCGCGGTTTCAGCTCCAAAAAGTTCTAGATGAATGTACATAAGGAGCTCGGCCTTTCGATCAAGTTCGGGGGTCATGCACACTGGCATTGTGTCAGTTCCCGGCCAATCCACGCACATCCATTCAAATCCAGCACAGTCAAGGCCCACCCCATCGTTCGTGATTCTGACTTCGATCAACATCGTCAGCGCGTAGGTTTTGCCAGCATATTGCATTTGCTCTTTGGTGCAAAGAACAGCAAGTGCGTGTTTGTTGACCTTGTCGCACTCTTTGGTATGAATGCCACTCAGCTTCAGTGATGGATTCCACTTGAGAATCCACCACAATTCCAGTTTGTTGAGGAATGATTTCATGGCAGCTTCTTGAACTTGTGTTTGTTTTCTTCCAGTTTGCTAGTCCATTTGTTGAGCTTGGAACTAGCGATCATCATCAGCTCTGCTTCCGTCATGTTGGGTTCCAGCACATGAATGAGATCCAACAAACTGATGATGGTGTCGAGGGCTTCACCCAAAGGACCATCGTAGCCTGGTTCCTTGTAGCTGTCGCCCATCAAGATGGCAATTTCTTCAGCGGTTTCACCGAGTTCGGCCTGAGCGGCAGCCAATACAGCATAGGGCGAACGCTGCGGAACAATCAAGTCTCCCTTCCGACTTGCTGTCTTTACTGCTTGAAACAGGGTCATGGGCTTCACTCCTTTGAAATTCGTTCCACCCTTCGAACCGCAGTTCATGTTCGTGCAGTGGACCTGATCGCCATCCTTCAGCATATCAGATTCACCACACATGGGGCAATTGACCCAGTTACTCATGCGCCAGCCTTGATGATCTCGTCGATGATGCCGGAGGCTTCCTTGCCGTCGTACTGGTTGGCGAAGTTGTCCTTCAGGTACTTCATCGCCACACCCTTGAACTTGGGGCCCAGTTCGGTCTGTTGGTCAGCCAGTTCCGACAGCTTGGTGAACAGACCATCGCGATCCAGTTGCTGAGGCAGGAAGGACTCCAGGATGGCCTTTTCGGCCACCAGAGCGTCAAGACGATCACCCGTGACACCGCTGGCCGTGAATTCGTTGACCTTCTTCAAGAAGCTCTTGATCGTGGATGTCACGACTTCCGCTTCGGGTTTGGCGGCCGGCTTGCGCAGTTCGGTTTCGATTTCACCGATCAGCGTCGTGAGCAGGTTCTTTTCGGTATCGAGGCCAGCCTTGCGGGCAGCGAGTTGGCGGGATTTGATTTCTGCGAGTGTCGTCATGAAACGTTCTCCTATAAAAATGGTGACCTATCAGATCACCACTCTATTACCAAATGATACAAAGATCAATGCTTACTTGGTATCTTTGTGTGGGCAAGTTTCAACAGTATGCCCAAAACGTTGGCAGCCACCAGGAAATCCCTCGTGATCACAACCGTCTGAGAATTCTGGACCTTGGTCATCTGGTTGTTGAACTTCCTTCTTACCAAAGATGCGGTCCCAATTGTCCCGGTATGCATCAGTCACACCCTTAGTGGCGATAAGATCGCCCGTGATATCATTTCTTGCTGTCATTTCTTCAGTGCCTCAAAAGCTGAATTTATTTTTCTTCTTATTTCGCCTTGTGAGCGCTCACCATTACCATCACTGTGAGCCATAGACCAGGCGCTAATCGCATCCAAGAGCTCGACCACCTTTTGGTGGTTCATAGTCACGGTGCGATGAAAGTGCAAGTCATGGAGCAATTGCTCATAGACTCGCACCTTTTCTTGTGGAGTTGGCATCAATTCCTGGGAGCGTGGGAGGCATCAGGAAGTTGCCCATCAATAGCCAGTCGCAGAACTGTCTGATAACTCTCCCAGGCCTCTTGAACGGCCGGATAGTTATTTGCCGCGTCAGTTGGGACAAGATCCATCCACACAAACTTCGGAGACACCATCGAACGATACGAACCCGAAACTCGCGGTTGATGAATCAAACCTCGATCCATAAGCTCTTCCGCCACCTTCACACATGCTTCGCGCTCGAGACCATCCAGATAACCTGGACGGAACAGGTACTCATCAACCAGCCAGCCCAGTTGTTCTCGGGTGACTTGTGTGCGGGCGATGACGCACATCACATCATCGATGTTCACCGTACCGTTTACGATGTCACGAATGCAACGTCCGAAGCTGAAACCAATTTTCATTGTTGTTCTCCAAATATAGTTGCCACATTGTATGGCGTTTCACATCTTTGAGTCAATAGAAAAGGCCAGTCATATGACTGGCCTTTGTAATGGTGCGGGCGGTGGGAATCGAACCCACGGTGTGACCTTATCAGTGTGGGATTTTAAGTCCCATGCGTTTCAACCAGCTTCGCCACGCCCGCTTGATTATTACGATAACACCGCAAGAGCAACACGACGCAGTTCAGCCAGGTCGGTTGCGAAGTCTTCCACGGTGCAGACGTCAGGACCGTAGCAAAGGCTTTTGCTCGTTTGCATTACTTGCGGGAAGATATAGTGGATGAGATTCCAGTTCTGGGCCACGTCATTCCACACGTGAACGCGGGCATGGCATTGCAGCTTGATGGAATTCGAACGAATGTCGAACTTGATCTTCTTGCCTTCGATGACTTCGATAATGTGCAAACACACATCTTGATCGGTCTTCGACACCGATTCGACGATTACGTTCTTAGCCATGTTGTGCTCCTTGCTGTTGTTTACCATGTATCAAATAATACATTCATTTGGTGAACAAAGCAAGGTTTTCCTAATAACTGGTTGGTATGTTTTGTGCTATCCACTACACCACGTAGGATCCCAACCCCACGCCAGGATTCGAACCTGGGCCTTTCTTTTTGCAGAAGAGTAAGTTTTGTTTGCTGAAACCAACCTGGGATTCTGGTTGATCACTTACGAGTAATCAATGCTCGTAAACGACCATAAAGCCATGTCAGGGGGCGAAAGTACAGTTTCACGTCGACCATGAAAAAGGTCCACATGTACTTCAACTGCGTCTTGAATTCCTTCATTTCCTCGCTCCCTATATGCCATCAGTGTGGCATATTATTTACTTGGGATCAATACCTTTGTTCTCACTGTTCTTACCAATATGATAGCCGTCACAATGCAGGCATTTGTAGTTGCTGAAATAGTTGCCAGTTTTCTGTTTCATCTTTTCAGCGGCCTTCGTGGCACTAGCCTTGGAAGAATAGGCGATCTTTGGGGCGCCATTTGCAGTCAGGTGTGAACGTTGACTCAACAAACCAATCAAATGGCCCTTGCGAATGTTTCTGATCAACCGGCTGAGTGGTAGTTGATCTTTGAAGGCCAACCAGATGTTGCGAAATCTCATTTGTTATGCCGTGAATACGTGATACATGGCTTGGAACCCGTCAACGATCCATAGGAGGTCATAACCGTTGGTCCATCCCTGCACCCACATAATACCGGTCAGGGACAAATATACGGCAGCGTATCCACCCCACAGCAGTGAATGCATCTTCCATTTTGGGCCATTATCACGGTAGTGTCTTGCTCGCAGTTGCGTGAAGACAATCACGAATGCGACTATGGTAAAGAAAACCCACTTCAAATAATCAGGCGGCACTATGACTCCCAAATAATGGCTTTGAACCGTACGCATTCCAGTATAGCATCGCCATCTCGATTAATCTGGCTGAGGAAGTCAGACAAACGATATTCCTGCCCATCAAAATAAATCATATTTTGAGCACCTGCGGGATTCGCACCTTCGTACTTCTGCCAGATAAAGAAGGGGTTGCTGGCTGGCCCAGCAAATGCAACGAAACGAAAACGCTGCTTGCGCATCTCGGCGCGGTGACCCCAAGTGCGGGTATAAGAATCAAAATATTCGATCCCCACAACCGACAACTTGGTACCAATCAGAGCCAATGCGGCTTGAATGTTTTCATAGTTGGTAGTTTGACGCTGAAAGTCAAACTCTTTGGGGTCATATACTTCCGCTTGATAGAACGCTATCGATTTCTTAGTTTTAGTGTTTACGTTCAGGCGAGCGGGATACAACATTGTGAAACCTCCAGGGATCTAGAGGCCAGATGATACTGAAGGTTTCACATGGCGTCAATCTGGGAGGACCCACGCCTGCAGGATGATGGGTCTGAGTAGAATGTCCTGCTCATTCTCAGGCTTTTCCAAGAAAGGAAGCAAGGGCATGGACATCTTGTCAAAATACAAGGTGTGTTCACTCCTCCCGTCCTGAACGTAGTTTTCCCACAACAGGATAGGGTGATCAATGTCACCCAGGACAGCGACGAACGACCCGTCAGCTTCAGCCCCCACAATACGAAGATGAACGTTATTGCGGGTCAGAATGTCAGTCAACTGACGATGCAGCTTCTTGCATCCATCAAACGAAAACCCCGTCGCATCACCGAAATATGCTTTCGATGGGAAGGGGATTTTCAGATCACCAACACCCGTTGCTATTCGGGCCGGAATCGAATCTCGGTCGATGGTCTTGGGTGGTGATGCCTTGGTCTTTCGTTCCTGCGTAGCTGCCATGTGAAGCTCCTTGGGTTAGTACCGTAATGACAGTACATTGAGCTCAAGCAACTCGTCAAGGTTACATGGCGGAATTATGCGCCGTCAGTAACAACTGCTTGCGGTGATACCTCAACTGTGAGATTCACTTCAGTGACCGTGTATTCGTCGGGTTCATCACCGTTTTGCCTGCAGATGCCGTAGATGATGGCCTCGATATCGCGTCCATGCATATCAGCCGACACATAAATGGTGGCATTGGGGCCGCCAATCATCAGACCAGCCATCGTGTTGTTCGTATCACCAATCATGATTTTCTCCTATACCAAAATGATTTCGTTTTGTGTGATTTCATATCTCATATTGTGCAATCGACGAATATGAGTTTCATTTATCCAATCCCATTCTACTGGGAACTCCTTGCCATACTTTGCGTAAATCTCCAAATAGGCAGGCTTCAGAATGTTGTGGGCCCACAACGTCAACTGATACATAAATTCATCTGAATCTGAAATGTCATAACTGGGCTCTTCTTTACGGCATTGATTTGCGACATCGTAGAGCTCATCCTTAAATGCTCGCTCAATTGCCAGCCACGCCTCCTTCTCGGCCTTATAAGCCTCAAGCCGTTCGTAAGATTCCGATACAGCGATTACTTGTGATGTTGACCATTCGTAATCACTGTCGTGTTCGACCAGGGAAAATAGCCCACTAATCAATTACTGGCACCTCTTCATATTCAAAAACGTAATCGTTCGGGCGGCGGCGAATAAAGATCGCATTGTAGGTGATCTCAGGAACTTCGTGACCCCACTTCTCGTGAAATTCGCGCCATTTGTCGCCCAACTGCTTCACAGCAAACTCAAGGAGTTCGTCTATGGTGATCTTGCCAGGCCCGTAAACGTACGAACGATATTCTGGCGTTGCTCGCAACGGGCCCACGATCTCTTGTTCGAAATCCTGGTATTCTTTTATTGCGTTGGATTGGAGTTGTGTGAGCCGCTCAACTTCTTGTTGGGCTCGCTCTTCAGTGAGTGCCACACCCACATTTGTCACAGTGGCCTCCTCGTAGCGACCCCAAGTTTCAGTGATGATGAAAAGCTTTTCCATATCGATCTCCAAGTATTTGACGGTCGCATTGCGCGAAACATGCCAGATGATAACACAAATCATCTGGTTGTCAAACTTGGTAAATCATGGTAGTAGCGTGGGGAATCGAACCCTCATCGTTCCAGCCCATCTGACCAGTCTCCCGGAGGTATAAGCTCCAGCCGCATACCAATGCTCGCTACCAGGGGTATTTATTGATCTTCAAACAGATGTGAATAGCGACTCGAATCGATCACACTGATTCCCAGGGATTCCGGAGTGGCATCATCAGGGACTTGAATGGTGTCGTAATGAAAACCATCACCATCAACACCGATGCCGTTTTCATAATCCATTCGATCGTTATCGTGAGCTTCCTGCAACTTGGCGATCAGATCCGAATCCAGCGTGTAGCAGGGATATGAGCTACCATCACCACCATCTTTGATGAGAACATACAGGGTTTTACTCATTTGAATCCTTTTCCTGTTTGGGGCCGTAAAGAACATCTGATCTGAGAACGAGCTTAGTCCCCGCTTTCACTTCCGTTCCTTCATGCCAGGTTTTATGTTTGAATAGTACCAAGGTACCAGCTTGGGGTTGAATCCTGAATGTCTTAAAATCCGTTTCGCCACCCTCCACCCAGTCGTTCAAATAAATGAGCAATGTGAGGCGGCTCCACAAACCATTTTCCTGCCATGCACCATCCTTGTGCATCTTGAACCGCTGACCCGGGCTATATTTGTAGAATCGCAGAGATGACGGGAGACCAACCGGAATCTGATTTTCTATCTCTGGGAGTGGCAGTTCTTGCAAACGTTTCCAAATATCCGAGACGATGCCAGGAAGCTCGATAATACACTTCTCATTGTTGCGGATATTGGGAAGGGATTGGGTGTTATGGTCCGTGAAAGCACCGACTCGAACTTGAGCGGGTTCAAAACCATGTCTTTCTGACAAGTGTGCAAGAGCTTCTGCTTCAACTGGATCAAAGAATCCAGGAACAGAAAACACAGCATCAGAATGTTCAATCCATTGATATTGAGTAGTCATTTTGAATGGTGCCCGGGGTCGGATTCGAACCGACACGCCTTTCGGCGGGGGATTTTGAGTCCCCTGCATCTACCTCTTACACCACCCGGGCAACGGGTTTCGCTAAGCCATTAAGATACGGCAAACTGGCAACCGTGTCAATAGATATTTGGCCCATGGAAAGAGCCCAGGGTCTACTGGGCTCTGACCTGCTAATTATTCAACTTTGGTCCAGGAGCGTCAGACCAACGTCAAATTACTTGCAGCCGAGTTGAACTGGGTAGTCCAGTTCGCCGAAGGAATATTGGCCATTGGCCTTGGCATCCTTCAGTTCAGCCTTGACTTCAGCACGAGTAACCGTGCTCTTTTCACCAGCTGGGACCAGCGTTTCTTCACCGAATTGAACCAGACCAGCAGCCTTAGCAGCAGCCAGTTCAGCCTTGACTTCGGCGCGTGTCTTTGTGGACACGAAAGCAGGCATGGAGTCACCTGGGTAGCCCGACTCAGTCAGACCACTCAGAGGGAATGCCTTCTTGAATGCAGCCAGTTCGGCCTTAACTTCGGCACGGGACTTAGCTGGAACGGCGTCGCAGGCCATAGCCGACGATGCGAACACCATCATGATTGCAGCGATCAGAGTCTTCATAAGAATTTCCTCACTAAAACAATGACTGAAATGCCATTGTTCATTTTTATTTATGGGGAAATCCTCAGATGTAAAATCGCCTTATTAACCGATTAGTGGTTTCGATTACCGTCAAAAACGCAGATGAATTCCAGGTCAGACCGCCCCTGGTTTATTACGCGATGGAATGCGCCATCCGGGATAGTAACGACGGATCCTGCCTGCACGGCGAAGGTTTCCTCGCCAACAACCATAGTACCAAAACCAGCCACAAAGAAGTAGACCTCTTCCTGGCCTGGATGACTGTGGCCCCTGGTTGCTTGATCGGCGTGAAGGCTGGTCTTACTCAACACCAAGTTCTTCAGATCTGTATTGTCAACCAGCAAGTAACGCTCATTGTCGGCAACTACGGTGCCGTTGATTTTATCAAACGAATGGATCATATTATTGTTGTTCTAAAGATGCGAAATTCGCTCACCAGTTTAGAACTTTTTCGACCACTCGTCAAAATGTAGTTTGGATAGCAGGAAAGGGCCCCTGGGGCCCTTTCCTTATTTGGGAGCTTGTAGCTCCTACGGATTCATGTCCTTCTTCAAGCGGGTATCACGCCGCTTCGTCCAGTTGTAATCGGGACCCGTTACGTCCACACCGCGCAACGAAACACAGTCAGGATTTTCACTGGACATCGCAATGAATGCGACAGTCCCATCTTCACGCTGACGCTTTCGCAAACCTTCCATGAAGGACATAACTTCATTCAGTTGACCCTTTGCGAAATCCTTCGACTCGGGGGTCGCGCCAGAAGCACCAACTTCCGACCAATACACCATAAACATCGTATCTTCTCTCTTTTCTCTTTTAACCTTGCCAGTATATAACCACTCTGGTCTAAGAATCAAGTGAAGAATGAATATGGCCTCTGATAGTGGAATCGAACCACTATTTCATTCTTAGGAGGAACGCGTCTTATCCATTAGACGAATCAGAGATTGCTTTACGCTTTGGGTGTGGGCCCCAAATACGTTACTTGATCGAAGGGATGAATGGTTTCGGCCGGCCCATTTTGTTCGCCACTTTCATCAACTGGAATGGCGGTAGTAGGACCGATGTTCTTGAACAACTTACCCCAGAATTTGTAGAAGTGATTGTGAGGCACGTCGCCTTCGTTCATTCGAGTTCCTGGTTCCATCATATACCCTCCGGTGATTTATAGTTTAGCATGACATGAAAGCCAGGCTCAAGCATGATTTCATGTGGGTCGATGTCATGTTTCAATTCCATCGTGTAACTGTTGTCATGCACCCATTGGCTATGCAGAACTCGCGTGGGCTGCGTTTCAATCAGCTTATGCCACATGCCACTTGCCATTTTGCTATGTTGATAATTGGACACGAGGGGAACTTTTTCGTTGATCCAACGATAGAGTCGTGGCCCCAAACCCTTACCCCTGAGCTCAGGCTCCAAATGCATATGAGGGACATATGCGAAGATCGTACGATCTTCGAGACCCTCTTGAAACCCAGTGATGTAGAAATTGATCTTGTTCAGAGCCAAATACCCCAAGGGGGCTTCGTCACGTTCAATCAACACAAAGTCACTTGAGTATTTCTCATAGCACTTCAATGTGAGATCACCAAATTCAATGATATTGGTGGGATTACCCTTCAACAGCCCCTTACCTTCCCACTCGAAATTATCTTTCGACTTGTCAGTCAAATTTTCCAGCACGATCACTTCGGCACCCCGCCTGTTATTGATGCCAAAAGGTTAATGGCGCGGTTGCCAAATAGCAAGGCTTAACCACTTTTACCTGGCACTAAATATTTTGACCATCTCTAAAAAGGAGGATTAACATGGGACGTCCACTCAATAGCCGAAATTTCGGCCCCGGTGCTGGCAAGATCGTCATTACTTTTCACGACGGTGACAATGTTGTTGACGGTTATATCGTCAAGCAAACAGGAACCCGTCGCTATCAAGTGACTGCCGACGGTGTCAACATCAAAGAAGTAACTTTGGCTGAAACAGTTGAACAGGCAGAAAACCTGGTCGAAGGTTCAGCTACCATCGCCGTTCAAGACGGTGAGGGCAACGTGTCATATGTCACAACTCTGCAAAGCGTGACTGCTCGTACTGCCTCGGGTGAAACAGTAACGTGGTCTGATGATCCAGAATCAGACAGTGCAATGACCATCGTAACTCGTCCAGTAGTTGGTGCATACATGAATTCGATTCTGAATGCTGCCGCTTTCGCTGAACCAGCGACTCGTCGTATGTACATGGGCACTGGTAACTACGGTGTCAACTATCAAATTGCTCGAGACGAAGATCAAGGTCTGGAAATTGGTCTGAAGGTGCATAAGCGCAATGTCAACACTGACTATAAGGCTGAAAGCATCGAAGGCGGATTGGCAATTGCCGTTCCAGAAAACACTTCAACTGGTGATCTGGATTGGGTAGTGGCATTCAGCCTGTTGGCTGGTTTGAATGGTGCTAACACCAAGTTGGCTGATTATGATTTCAAGATCAGCCTGAACTTGGACCCAACAGCTGAGGGCGAACCTGTTGACATGTTGCACCAAGGTGACGGTTCTTGGACTATTTCCGGTACCGAAATCATGGAACTGGATCCAGGTTTGGCGTCAAAGGGTGCTGATATCACCAAGGTTGAACAGAACATCTTCAATCTGGGCTGGGCTTCCCTGGATGCTTTCCGTCCTGAAGGTATCTCGGCTGACTGGAGAACCGAATTGGGTTCGTTCAACATCACACTGACCGCCCAACAGGACGGTGAAGATGTGTTGAGCGTGGCCATTGTTGTGAATCAAGCAGGTGATGAACCTGCTCCTCCACAAGAGCCTGAACCCGACGTTGGTGGTGATGAAGAACCACCAGTAGATGACGGTGTGTAAGTAAGCAAAAGGGCCCCATTGGGGCCCTTTTCATCGCCTCTGGGGCGTTCTTTATGAGGATTTGTTCGCGGAGTCTAGGGGCGCTGTCATTCCCTTCCACAAGCACACAAGGGCTGGGATGATAATGAACAACAATGGAATATTCCTGAAGCCCCGCAACGTGTACCAGGTAGCTTCAAAATTCCAATCATATGCTTTGATCCAGGGTTCGATCACACCGGCAACAAATGCACTCCAGAAAAAGATCTGGAACATAAATGCCAGCACAGCAAATACACCAATTATGCTGAAGTAATTGATCGGCGCTGGTATTTGGGCCCAGCGCTGCTTTGCATTGGCGATCTTCTTAGCCATCACAGCGCGACGTTCAACTTTCTTTTGGTATCTACGATCGCACCAGTCACTGAAGTTTCGTTTGACGTCCATCAGCATTCCTTGTTTTCAGAGCGCAAGAGCGTCATATAGAACAAACCACACACGAGACCAGCAACAGCAACAAGCATGGGCCACATGAACAACCAGATATTCAGGAATCCGGCGACTCGGAAGGAGAATGCTTCAAACAACATCGGAGCAAAAACCAGAGTAGCAAGTGGCGTCCAAACAAAGATGCTGAATGCACTCCAGAAAACGAACCAGATGGCCGCGATCGTACCAAAACGATCCCATACCTCCATCTTGGAAAACTTCGCCTTGAAGTTTTTCTTAGCAAGACTGAACCAACCCATCTAACCCCCTATGCTGCCTTCCGTTTCTCCAGGACGACAGCCAAATATGTTCCAGAAAAAGCCCCTAGAGTTGCCGGTATCAGCAACCAGGGATCGTTCACATATGATATAGTGCCAATTGCGCCAGTCAAGAACAATCCAACTGACCATAGAGCGGAACGGAATGGCTGGTGGTCTTTGACACGACTAATATAGAAGGCCCAGCAAAGGTCAGTGACGAACAGGGCCAGAAAGGAAATGAAGCAAAGCAGAGTAAAGGACATGATAGAATCCGAAAGATGGTTCAGATTCTATTTACTTGAGTAATCCTTGCTTTCTCATTTTTCGATAGATCTGGAACATTTCCATCTTCGCATACTTGCGCTGGAAATTCCGAGCCATGTTGATCACGTATGGATCCCTCGAAGGACGCCCAGTTCCTCGCATCATTTCTTCAATGCCCAGAAAGAGCGCATCATCTTCAAGACGCTTCTTTTCTCGCCACCATCGCCACCTGGAGCGAATGCAACGAATCATTCGTCTTCGTCCTTGGGGAACATAGCTTTGGTGGTTTCTGAGCAACAGAACGAGCAGCAGATCGGTGCCCCGCAACCCATGCAACCCGTGAAGCGGTACATGTACACGGTGTGATTACCGCAATGTTCGCATTCCAGGCCCTTCTCGTCGTCATTGGGTACGATTTTCATGTCAATGTTCTCCTATATGATTGTTCATTATAGCGGAGATTGCCAGAAAGATGTTGGTTTTCGACCAGATATGGCGAAGAACCCTTTCGGGTTCTGTCGTTTGGACCACTGAGATTACATGGTTCCTACTAGTGCCTCGAGCATTATTGGTCACCTTGCGGGCAACTTTCTCTCGACATCCACAATACGGACTTTCGTCTCATACTGTCCACTAGCGTCATCGCCGTTTTTAAAGCCAGGCAGTAGGCTTGTCGCATGTTGCTATTCTACGTTCTTCATTACGCTGACCTTGCGGGCCATTCAGCAGCGCTAACCACTTACGAAAATCTAAACATAAACCAAGTAGGCCTTGCGAGCTTTCCTGGACTCAGTTAGCCGAAGCTCTGAGCATTAGATGACTTTCACAACATACCGAGGCAGACTTTGCATTTTTATCAATAGTGGGGTTTGAACCCACCGCCGATTCCTTAACATGGAATTGCTCTACCAAATGAGCTATATTGCAACCTACTATGATGTGCTGCCTCAGTTGCTTCATGACCTTTTGAGCCACGAAATACAACACACCATGTACCTTTCGTCTTGCGGACTACTCAGTCGTTCTTCACGATTAACGTGCATATGCCCGTCAACCATTAGAACTGCTAACTACCCCTTGGTTGCAACACCTCGGAACAATTAGCTACCCTTTCTCATACAAGTTGGCAAGTTGGTTTTGAAGTGAGGTCAGCACCACCTGTTACTCTCTTGTTGCTCACGTTCCCCGTAATGACCGAAGTCAAAACAGGCGTGTAAACGACAATTCTTTCCACTTCACTTGCTTCACAATTACCACCACCCGTTGGGAAGTGATGGCTACCTTTCGGTAGTGAGCAGGCTTGTCTAAATGGACCATGCAAGCATGGCGCGGTTATGTAGGATTACCCGCGTTGGGTGAGTTACCTCACTTATCCTTTTTGTCAGCGACCGAAGCCACCAACTGGAACTTAGACGTCCCATAATCCTTATTATTTGACTCACTTTCCCGACTTCCGATCTGGACCACTTGTTTCAAGCGTCTTCATCACGGGTCTAGTGCTATGAGTCAAATAATAAGGACTCTTGAATCCCTATACTAAGGCACACCACAGGATTCGAACCTGCAACCCCACTCTTATTAGGAGTGCGGCTGTGACCTCACTTAGCGTGGCCTACGCCTTAGTGCGCTTAGTATAAGGACTCTTTTGAATCAGTTTTTAAAGAACGGTTGTTGCTTTGCTACACAACAGAACAGTATTGTAAACCTGTTTTGCCATACAGTCAACAACTTTTTTCAAACATTTTAAAAATTAGTTTTGGTGCCTCCAACCTGCTTTCAAGGTCTCAGGCGGTTCACTAGGAACCATTGGTTACCCCTGAGATGACCATTAGGGCGTTACCCCACGTTATCATCTCACTGTTCTCCTGCTACTGTGGCTAGGCCTCAATAGTGAAGCTTGAGGTCAATCTCTTTAAGGCGGATTGACCACATCACGGTGTTAATCCATGATCTAGAGTGTTTGGCTTTCTATCCAAACCTTAGTTTCGCTGAGAGGTTCGATGATCTAGGATCACCTAGCTTGCACATCCGACAGTGCTTGCAGCCCAGGTACTATACACCAAAACTAATTTTTAAAGAGCGTTTCCGTTAGTTTCTTAACGGACATCAATTGTAGGACAACCATTTCAGTTAGTCAACAACTTTTGTGAAAAATTCAAAACTTTGTGGTGCTCCGGGTCGGAGTCGAACCGACACAGTATTTCTACCGCTGGAACCTAAATCCAGTGCGTCTACCAATTTCGCCACCGGAGCAGCAAGACAATCATTATGGCATCAACGATATGGATCGTCAATAACTATTTGGCATCTCTGACAGGATTCGAACCTGTGCCTGGAGCTTCGGAGGCTCCCGTTCTGTCCACTGAACTACGGAGATTTAAATGATCTCGACGTTATTGTAAACGAACTGCCAGGTGTGGGAAAGTAGTTCCCGTTCATCCCAGCGAATTACAATTTCGTGATCTCTAGCGAGCTTTGCTTTCATCTTGGGGATGAGACGCTCGATAGTCCCTAACCGACCTGTCAAAAGAGATTTGACACGGTTGCCTATTTGCAAGTTCTCGAACGGTGTTTCGCTCAGAGTCATGATAGTAGGGAAAGTGGTGGACTGTGACGGATTCGAACCGCCGACCAAGATCTTGTAAGGATCCCATTCTACCGCTGAAATAACAGTCCTTGGGTTGGTATGGCTTGTTGCCATACCATCAATCTATTGTGGCAAGTACCGCAAGTCAAGATTATTTAGTCATTGAAAACAATAATCTTGCAGCCCTTCAAGTGGGGAAACTTGCGAATGCTTTCGGGTGTGGGCTCAAAGTCCCAGGACACGATGTCGCCATCTTGACGCGTCACTTCTTTCTCACAGAAGACAACATGTTCACCGGTCTTACCGCTCACCATGGTGAAACCCGCATCCGCGGAATCGGGATAAATGCGTCCGATCCAGTTACCACCCTCAGACGTATGATCGAGTTCACTCGCCTCAGCCGTGAACGTATGTGTGGCTGCGTTGTAGCTGAAAAACTTCGAGGGCAAGTAGATCATTTGTGACTCCCTGTTATCTGATAGCGTATTCTGCTACCAAATGAACAGGGAGTCAAGACCTGGTTTAGATTGTTCCGAAGACCAGACCCACGGCAACAATCAGGATCACCGACATGACGCCAATACCAAAAGCGCCGCCTTCAGACAGATTGTCAGTCTTAACGCGCTTCAGTGGATAGTTGCCGAACACATTCTTGGAGGTTTCGTCATATTCGTACAAGTCATTACACATACGACGAGCCAAGTGGCGAATCATGATGAAACCCACAATACCCAGAAACAATCCACCAAAGATGTGGGCGAAGAACGGCCCTACAACCTTTACAGCGATCAGAACAGCGACGAAGGTTCCGGCACTAGTGCTGAAAAAGTCGCTGGCTGCAACACCTACGCCTTTTGCGGCTTCTGCTACGCCAACACCAATTGCTCGACCCCATTCGGCCATTTGGCCGCTGACGGATTCCTTTTCAGCCTTGGCGGCCTTTTCTTGAGTGGCCACATCTTTGGTCAGGGCTGACGCAATTTGCTTCTTGACTTCCGGACTCAATTGGTCGAGAAGTGTCGCAACTTCAGGTGGGGCGGATTGTGCCTTAGCGGAACCCATCCATAATCCCATAACCACCGCTACAGTGATAACAACAGCCAGCAAAATCTTCTTCATTATATTTCCCAAAAGTTCAAAAGTGCCATTCTGTATTGTGGCAAACAATGAGTCAAGTTCGTTTCAAGTATCTTATGCGGGTAAACTGATATTTTCTGAAGTGAGGCTTGCCATCCACGAAGTCAGTGACTGTGGCGATCACATATGGCTTCAGATGCCAGAACTGAATCGCGCGCAACACGGGATTTACGATGAGCTTTAGCGGTGAACGATGGCGCCACTGCCCATCTATTTTCACATAATAGGAGTTGGGGTCAGTCACTTGACAGCATACCCATGAGAATGTCTTCAAGGGTCATGGTGGGGTCACCTTCGAAATGGTGGAACCCATGAGCTCCACGAATCACATCGAAAATCTTGTCACCATGCAAATGCAGTTCGTAACTGTCAAATGAATCAAAATCATAATCAACGATCTCGTAATAGCCTTTGCGCCACCTACGAATGGTAGTATCAGAGTACGCTCGAGTATGGTACCCGCCATCGTATTGTTCAGGATTTCGTCTACGTTCTTGACAAAACTTATGCAGATAGTTGGCTATTCGCCACCGCTCGTAGTTCTGCACGGAACCATGTTTAAACCAGATATGAATACGATGCCAGAATTTCATTAGCTCAACATCTTCATGATGAGAACATCGGGGCACATTCCAGCTTCCATTCGGCCCGAAGTGCCGCGCAACCATCCACGATCGGTGGCCTCAAACAGTAGCGACTTCTTGCTGGTGGCGACGTGGTAGTAGGTAGTACCATCTTTATATTCTTTGACGACGAACCGGATACTACCTTTAAGCCACTGATATTCCGTGTATTCTTTGAGGTTCAGGATGCCAGCAGAAGACTTCTGTTCTAGGGTCATCTGCTTTAAGACTTTGATGGTCCGATAAAAATCCAACCATTCAGTCAATCGATGGAATAAAGCCATTTCTCGTAACCTCCCATTTCGTATTCTTCACCAGATAAAATCATCATAGTTATGCTATTTTGATCAAAACCACCGTTCACACACCATTTATCCGTTAAAGGTGATTTACGATCATAGTACGTGTAATCAAGAATTTTGTTCCCGAGGTTCTGGTGGAAAACCTCGATAACGGTAAAACCCGCACCCTCAAACACTCGTTGTTCAATTCTAAACGGACCCGTAATCCATGAAAAATAGCCAACATCTCCTGATCGACTCGTCATGGTGCATGTTGTCTGGTTGTCCTCACAGAACTTGCGATAATGGGCAACTAGAGTTTCTGCGGCCTTGTATTTGCGATAGGTTTCTTTAGCTTCCGCTAATTTGTCAAGCCATCTACGAATAAAATTAAACATGAAGAAACCCCTTGATGCCAAATTGTATGACATCAAGGGGTTTGCATCAAGCGAATATGGCTTAGTCGTAGTAGCCTTCCAGCATCATAGTTCTATCAACTGACAGTTTGAACTGAACGGCTTCTTCTGGTGTTTTGAAGACCAGATAGTAGGGACCAGAATCTGTGCGGGTCCTGGCACGATTCAACAACTTTACTTCGTTGGCTAGGTTGCTGATGCACCAAGTATGTGCAGTTCTTGCAGCATAGACGTATTGCACCCTATTCCAATCACCCATTTCAATCAGTACGAAAGTATCCATGTCAGAGCTTCAAATGCGTTTCCATGAACGCGATAAATGCGGTAGTTCGTTCTTCATCATGAATACGAACCACATATAGATCAGCAGTGAATGATTTGGATACCGAACACACCAACATGTCGTCAACGATGAACAAACATTGACGGTAGTTGGGGTAGGTTGAGGTGCGAACCAAGAAGGTTCCGTCATTCACATATACGCGGTTCACCCGTTTCCCTGCTCGCGTTGCTGATAGGGTAGGAAGGGTCGGGAGGGCTTGTGCTATTGCTATCATCTTATCACGTCTATTATTACTTGAGCGTGATTCTTTCCACAATGCGATGTATTTCTTGATCCAGTTCACCATATCGCCCTCCAGCTTGTTATAGGTGGATCACTGACTTTACGTCAGGATATTTCTTCGTTTACCTCCATGTTACCCACGGAGTAATAAACCGAATATTCATCAGTCATGTCTTCAAAGTGTTTACGGAACTTTTCTTCCGCTTGGTCGGCATTGTCGGCGCGAACAATACGGAGTACCTTTTCTTTCTTGGTGTCGCCCATATATTGGGTGATCGAGATTTCGCCTTCAACGAGAAAGAGCATGTTGCCTCCATTTATCATAAACTTGGAAAGCCAAGTCTACAACAAGGTGGCAACATGCTCAAGTGAATGTTTAAGCATTCAATAAATTCTGGCAGGGGTGGAGAGATTCGAACTCCCAACATACGGTTTTGGAGACCGCCGTTCTACCAATTGGAACTACACCCCTGTAGGTGGATGATGTCATGAAGGGTTGTGGCAGTTTCTACCACTTACCCCCACGTTCATGTTTGTTCGAATTCGCCCATGAACCAGCGCCTCGTACATCATCCCGGTGAAAATGTCGTTGCTGCATCAAATCAGAGTGCTCACTCCCTATGGGGGATATTTCCGACGTGACATCCACTCAACGACCAAAACTCACAAATGCGCAAAGAGAACCAGGTAATCAACACGCGGAAGAATCTCCTGCGGCTTGTACCAGCACTCTTCACCATCCCATCCTTCATTAGCAATGGCAAGCTCTTCGTCACGAACGAAACGAACAACCTTACCTGTATGATGAGACGTAACTTCAACAACTTGGGGATAGTTACCCACCCCCGAACGACATTTCAGAATGCCCTTTGAAGCGTCAAAATCACAATCAACCGTGTTCAGCTTCAAAAGATTCATATCGTTCTCCCTAGTTACCATGTAGAACATTCTACATTCATTTGGTACTGGGGTCAAGACATGGTGCATCCGAGAGGGTTCGAACCTCTGACCTACGCGATGTCAACGCGGCGCTCTACCAACTGAGCTACGGGTGCAATAAAATGGTAGCTGGTACCAGATTCGAACTGGTGACCTTCTCCGTATGAAAGAGCTGCTCTGACCAACTGAGCTAACCAGCTATTGGTTCTTACGTGATCCTGAGACCAAACCACCATAGGTCAATGCGGAAAAACCATCGTCCTACGTTTTTGCCAAAGCCAATTCGTAACATGCGATTGTCTTTGTTGTGCTTTAGTGGTGTCAGTTTCATGATCTTAATATTTTGGTGCAAGGGCGTGGGAGTCGAACCCCGAATAACTCATTCCCTACGTTTCGGGAACTTGTTCACACGCACCGTCGTTCACCCCTGCATTGCCGGTGAACCACTACTATACTAATCGCCATTCATGGCGTCAAATTCTAAATGCTATTTGATGTGATACTCCTACCACATCCTGGCTTCTTTGCGAATGCTCCGAAATACTGGCAGCCTTAGAGTTGAGTAGACTCCGACCACGTTCTTTCATACTGGGCCAACACCAGGTACCACATCAAATAACACTTGTCTTGCAAAATGGTGCCCAGTGATGGATTCGAACCACCAACCTCGTCCTTAGCATGGATGTGAGTTTGATTGCTGTAACTATCCTTGTCAGGATAGTGCCTTTCGGCTTCTACGCGCTCTAACCAATTGAGCTAACCGGGCATTAAAACTGGTGGGCAAAGTCGGACTCGAACCGACAAACCATTGAATCTAAACCAACGAGGTATACCAAATTCCCGTCATTCGCCCTAAACTTACTTGTTACTTCGGTATGCGATGATCAACCCACCAATGATCACAAAGGCGAGGACACCGAGCATGATGGCACTATGGAGATCCATGATGTCAACACACCCGTATTTCGATATCAACCTGAACCACGGGATCCTTGCAGTCCACATCGGGAGCCAGACCAGTGAACCAATCCGGCGTGTCACCGAAGCTATATTTCCGTGAAGCTGTCAGGTCAGTTTTGCCAGCCAGAGCTTCTTCGATCAGGCGTTGAACATAGCGATACTCGCCTTCGTTCTCCGCGATCCAAGCCTCCAGCTTGCGGGTACTGACTTGAAGTTCGTGAGTGCTGATAACACGATCGTAATCCTGTGGATCACTCTCGTCAGCTGACATCACAACCGTTTCGTGAAAATGGAATATTTTGTGATCCATCTTTCTCTCCATGTTCTTTATGTATAACCAAATGATACATGGATGAATCAAATGAATCAACTGTTATTTGGCGTACCCCGTAGGATTCGAACCCACATTACCCAGGTTTGGAGCCTAGTAGCTTGCCAGTTAGTCTGAGAGATACGTAAAACGGTGGTCTCTGCGGTAGGATTCGAACCTACGTTATTCTTGGCCCCCAGCCAAGTGCCATCACCAGACTAGGCGACGCAGAGATTGAAAGGGTTATTCAGTTGTTTGAGGAACAAACAACTTGATAGAACGGCCTACATATTTGTAACCCATACCATCATTTTCATTCGTAATCAGGACTGCACCGTTGGGGTGTTCAAAATAATACCCCAGGTTGCTGCCGCGACTTAATTCTTTGCTCTTCTCTGGATTGTAAACGAACCCCAAAGCTTGGGCATTTGCTTTTGCATTGGTGAACCATTTCTTTGGTTCACCACCACTGCTGGATAGGGTAGCCGTTACGCCATTACCCTGGTCTGCAAATACAGGTTTTCCACCAGCGAGAATAGCTTTGTAGGGTTTGAACATAGCCACCAACGGATTAGCTGGTGCTTCCATAATTTCTTGATATCGCATATACACTCCAAGATATGTCATATGCTATATTTATTGGTGGACCCTAGGGGAATCGAACCCCTAAAAAGTGATACCGACAAACTCGGCTGTGCGTTCCTTGGAAACCACGCTTCCCTTGCTGTTTGCTAGAGGCTCACCCCTTTCGAGGCCGCTATAGGTGCTTCTGAGAACCTTGTGGAACGTCATTTTATCCTTGCTTCCCAGGTTATCATCCACAATGCAGAAACAAACCAGTTATCACAAGTTTTATTTCACTTCGGCTATTACGCCACACCCTCCATTGATTTTCGGTGTGTCTGCGCCACTAGACGGGAGGGCCCATAAGCTGTGGTAGACGAGGTCGGATTCGAACCGACAAGCAGTTAGGTTTGAGCTAACTAGGTATACCAGATTCCCTTCACTCGTCCATTAAATGTCATCAGATAATGCTTCATGACATAGATGACACTTGCCGATTGTATTCCGTTCACCATATACTTCATGATCATACGGATTGATCATCGTTTTGCTAGTCACCGTGCCATGATAGCACTTGTGCATGGGTCTGATTGGCTTTCCGGCAATGAGGTCAGCAACAATCGCTGGGGTGACGACGAAGGATTCTTTCACCTCGTCACCAACCCTGCGCTTTAGCGGAACCCCAACTTCGGAATTCTTGAACAGGCCCTTGCCTTTGATCTTCGTGTGGGTTTTCCCAATCACGTACTCGTACTGTTTGTCGTTAACAGTGATCTTTCTATACGACATAATACCTCCTGGTACTAGCTGGTTAATTCTTTGGCGACCCGCCGGAGAATCGAACTCCGACGACCTCCTAGACAGGGAGGCATCATAGCCATTAGATCAGCGGGCCAAAGTAGGGGTTTGACGCCCTAGAGGGTTACGAGTTCCCTCACCATGTCTATCGTTCATGGTCGGTTTATTCATTGTATTTGCTGTACTGACTCAATCGGTACGTTGGTTAGAGTCAGTACAGCAAATACAACTTGATGCACGTGGTGGGTGCCGACCCCACGTCTCCGGTTTCCCGGTGTCTTTACCGCTAGACGACATTTCGTGCATTGAAAAATTGGTCCCTGCAGTCAGACTCGAACTGACAACCTACCGGGTAAAAGCCGGTTGCTCTGAACCATTGAGCTATACAGGGGATGTGTGGTAGGAGTACTGGGATTCGAACCCAGAACCTCGGGATTAAAAGTCCCTTGCGCTAACCAATTGCGCCATACTCCCATTATGTTTCGGGAGTCTACCACACAATCCCCAGTAGGGTATTAGGTGATGACTCCCAGGCGTTTGCCAGATTTGTCACTTGCCATGACAGGCTCTCCTGAAAGTTAAATTGAAAATAACGGGATACACACTTGGGTTTTTCGCATGAAGAAAAAGTAAGTGAGTTTGCTGCAGGTATCCCAAAACCAATGTTAACGCCATTTCTACATGACGTCAAGCAAACATGGTGCCCTATAACGGAATCGAACTGTTATCCCCTGATTACGAAACAGGTATTCTGGCCATTGAACTAATAGGGCAAAGCTGGTGCTCAAGTAGAGAATCGAACTCTAATTTCATCCATACCAGGGATGCGTCGTAGCCATTGGACCACAAGAGCGATATTTGGTACCTGGAGTTGGGATCGAACCAACGACTAACGGCTTATCGGGCCGCTACTCTACCACTGAGTTACCCAGGCATTGTTGACTTGTTGGAACGGCCAGTCCGCCGGTTGTTCTCTCGACTCCAACTGCGGAACAACAGACCTTTGTCGTTCCTATATGGTGCGTCCACGGGGAGTTGAACCCTTCTCAACATCATGTCTTCCAGCTAAGGCCAGTCATGAATTGGCTCGCTTTCGATGTTGTCGTCGCCGGACGAGCCTAGGATGTGGACGCATAAACTTGGTGGAGGTGGACGGGATCGAACCGACGACCTTCTGCTTGCAAAGCAGTTGCTCTCCCAGCTGAGCTACACCCCCAAGGTATAAAAAGTGGTGCCTGGAGAGGGACTCGAACCCTCACGCCCGAAGGCACTGGCCTCTCATGCCAGCTTGGCTACCATTACAACACCCAGGCAAAACTTGGTGGACCGCCGGAGGATCGAACTCCGACCTAAGGCTTGCAAAGCCCCCGTGCTCCCATTATCACTAGCAGCCCATTGTTTCTTACTGGATGACCTTCAGGAGATCATCCATGCATTCTTGCGACAATTCACGCGCAACAAACTTCGTATCGTACGAAATCTTGCGCTTGCCGGCTCTGACGATTTCGATCTGCTGTTTCTTGAAAGCAATTTCAGCTTCAAGCTGAGCGATCGCGGCAGCGTCTTCTTTGTCCAAACGCGCAGTTTCTTCAGCGAACAACTTTTGCAGATGCGCTTCGATATCGCGACGGCGAGTGGTGAGATTCACAAATGCCTGGGAACCATCAAAACCACGACCGTTGCGCTGTTCGCACACTACCATCTTTTCTCGGTAATCCGAAAGCCCACTGAACTTGTCCAGATCAATACCGGGAACAGTGGTGAAGTATTTGTCGTTTGCCGCCACTACCACCAACTTGCGGAACGTATTCAACGTCTTCTTGTGGTGATACGGATTGTTCCAGAGACTCATGTCCTGAAAGTCGATCACAACATCACCAACATTGAAATTACGTGCTTGCGACATAACGTGTTCTCCTTAACAGTGGTGCCACATTCTATTGAAAACATGGCACCACGTCAAGGTGCTTTAATGAACGCCGTCCGAGAATTGTACCGTTACCGATTCTGAGTAATATCCGTTGGACTCACCCAGGAAACGGATTACGATTTCACCCTTACGGGAACGAAACTTGTAAAACGTCCAAGTAAAGCTTTCAGGTTCGTATTGAAACTCGAAATCATTTGGGGTTTCCCCGTCAACAACTTCGGCCACCATTAGGATTTCACCAACGAGGTCAGCGACATCACCAACAACAGACTCAATATATACCGATTCACAGCAGTCTTGATCATGGTACAGGTAGATGGAAGACCCATCCTCAAACTTCAAGGTAGCGTCTTCATCAGAGATTTGCACCTCCGACACAATCTTTCCTACACCCTTGTTCAAGGCGTCTGCATCATTTTGCCAATACATCATTTTATTCTCCAATCAGTTGTCAATAACCAATGATCAACTGTCCTGACTGAAGAACAATCCTGCAATATGGCAACACTACAGGAGCCAAATAATAAACTGATTTGGCTCAGAAATCAAGCAAAATTGGTGGAGAATATGGGTGTCGAACCCATCAAAACCAGACTGCCAGCCTAGTGTGTACTCCGGTACATTCCCCATAAAACTTGGACCCCCGAGGTGGATTCGAACCACCGCAATCAACGTTCGTAGCGTCGAAGCCTGTCCGCAGGCCGGGGGAAAACCTTGTGAGAAGTTCGGACTGGGCTCAAACTAGTATCGCTTCGGCCACTCTCACAAGGAAAAAATTGAATTGGTCCAATTTAATCTGATAATTGGGAAGAGTCGTTTTTACTTAGCTACTGGCTGCATTTACGTAATAGCCCCAGATACGCCTACCACGTTCGGCGAGTGCCCATTTAAGGGGTTAATTGGTGGTGGATCACATGAGAATCGAACTCATCGTGCCCGTCGGCGGCGTCCAGCAACAATCACTTAAGATTGTTTGGGAATCGAACCCAACCTCGCCTCCTGGATGACCCTAAACTTGGTACCTGGTATTGGGATCGAACCAATGACCTACGCCTTATCAAGACGCCGCTGCTACCGCTGAGCTAACCAGGTGTTGAAATCCGTGGGACCGAGGGATCAGAATTAACCAATCCCTGGTTACCGCTTCCTGCTCCTTACTGTACGGTTGTCGTTGTTTGAACTACAGGCTCCGCTCAAACACTCTTTGGCAACCGTAAAGCCCACCTCCAGGGTGGTACCTCCTAGGAGGAATTCTGGCGCGTCCTGAGAGAATCGAACTCCCGTTTGCGGGTTCGTAGCCCACTGTCCTTTCCACTGAACGAAGGACGCATAAACATGATTTGCTCCGGAGGCTGGGCTCGAACCAGCGACAAACGGATTAACAGTCCGCTACTCTACCACTGAGCTACACCGGAGCAAATCATGCTCAAAGAAATATGGCGGGCAGTGTGGGGTTCGAACCCACGCGCCATTTGACCGACCTAACGGTTTAGCAAACCGTCCCCTTAACCACTTGGGTAACTGCCCATTTAAAATTGGTCCCCTGGGTCGGATTCGAACCGACAGAGGCACGCCGTCTGAGGACGCTACCTGTACCAGATTTGGATTAGCCACCGGGGGATAAAACTTGGTTTGTGTAGAGATCTCGGGGACCTACAATACACTGTGAAACTTGGCGGTCTGTACGGGGATCGAACCCGTGTGTCCGGATAGACAGTCCAGCATAATAACCATTATATGAACAGACCAGCGTAAAACTTGGTACCCATGGAGATCATTTCAATCGTCTTTCACTACCTGATGGTAGCACCGTCAATCTTCCGGCTCATGGATATAATTTGGTGGGTCGCGTGGGAGTCGAACCCACCTGGCACGGATTAAGAGTCCGGTACATAAACCGCTCTGTCAACGACCCGTTGAACTTTTCTACTGCAATTGGCGGGGGAGGTAGGATTCGAACCTACGAACATACTGGCTCAGAACCAGTCGGCTTAGACCACTTGCACTCACTCCCCATCAAACTTGGTGCAGACGGTTGGGATCGAACCAACATATCTAGTTTTTCAAACTAGCACATGAACCATCACTGTCACATCTGCATGAGATCATTTAGGGGTGACTAGAGGGTTTCGATCCCTCTTCCGCTGATTCACAGTCAGCAATTCTAGCCATTGAACTATAGCCACCCCTAAATAATCTCTTGATTTCTGGCAAGGGTGTCTGGATTCGAACCAGAAATAGCTGAGTCAAAGTCAGCTGTGATAGCCATTTCACTACACCCCATCAGATACTACAAAACTTGGTAGGCAGGGTCAGACTCGAACTGACATGCTAGATCTTGTAAGGATCTCGGACTAACCTTTCTCACCACCTGCCCATTGAAAACTCTTTGCTCCGCATCTGGGGATCGAACCCAGCTAATCATTGATTAACAGTCAAGTCCTTGCACCAAGCTTGGATTCTGCGGAGCAAAGAATTTTCATTCTTTGCTGTTCAGTGAGCTCTTTGTCTGGGATCCCGGATTCGAACCGGGGCCCTATGGTTCCAAACCAAATGGATTAACCTGACTTTCCTAATCCCAGACAAAGAACTCTCTGAACGTATGTGAATGCCAACGTACAGACACTCACATATGAACTAGTTCTTACTAACTGGTTATCGCCCAGTGTTCATGCCCTAGCTCCGCCCCTTTGATTCTCTTTTTGCCGTGTGAATCGAGGAGCTCGTTTCCTCATTTTTCACGGTTCGCTTGCCAAACAAAAATCCCTAGAACTTTTACATTCTAGGGATCTTAGTTAAGCGTATGCGCTTGACTGAACTTACGTTCCTAAGACCCCTACCCGATTATCGCGAATATTGCGAAGCTGACTGCGGGTTTGCCATTGGGCGGCAAACATCGCGGGCAAGCTCAGCGCTTTCACGACGGGTTGATGGAAAAAGGGTTTCATTTCAGTCTCTAATCCTAGAAAGTGCCTTGGACACAATGTCTTCAGCAATTAACAATACGTTTATGGTAAATCTATTTAGCAAACAGTGTCAAATACTTTGTGATAAAACAACAAAATTTTTAACCTTGTTCACAAGGTGTAGTTTTTACACTACACCAATGAATTTTTCCACTTTTCAGTGGGGGTTAACAGGATTGCGGTCCCCCTTCTATAAGACACGTTCAGGGTCCTACGTGCCCCGTTGGTTTCTACCAACAATATCATGATTTCGGTCATGAACCTAGTTGCCGCACACCTTAATCAACACCCTTGCGGAATGGGGTCATCTATACGGAGTCATTCAAGACCCCAGATGCCCTGCTGAGTTTCCTCAGCAACGATTAAGTCCAGCAACATCGACGGTTAAGTAGATTTTGGAGTTTGCTGTACCAATCCTAAATTGCAAGCTGCTTCGTTAGAAACAACCTACAACAGTTTCAAGTCTAACAATTGCTTGCCAAACTTGCAAGAACTTTTTGATGTCATCTCAAATTTCTTGTTGCTTGTGATTTCTCACTTGCGAGATCGTACTTTACGCACAATCGTTTTGCTTGTCAACATATTTATGACGAAGCTTTGAAATCTTCAACCTAACTCAATATTTCGTGCAGCCAGTTCAGAACGGAAGTCTTCCATAGATTCCAAAAAGGCGTCAGCTGCGTCAGCGAGTTCTACGTCGTCTTCGACGCTTGTGGCGTATCGTGCCAGCTCTTCCAAGTCAATGGGCGCACCATTGAATTGCTCGTCAAATTCTTCCAGAGTTAGTGTTTGTGCCATAAAGAAGGCCTCCTTTGAGACCATACTCTATAGGAATGGCAACAGGATAGCAATTATGGTTGGCGACTCTTTAGCTCATCAACAAAGGTGGCAAGCTTGTCCCTCAGATATGTTAGGTAAGGCTCGCCATGTTTCTTCATGCGTTCAGGTGGGTAGTTGACGACTGTGATCTTGTATCGCTCGATTCGATCCTCTAGGGATTTGATTGTGGCGATAAGTTCTGCCTCGGTCATGTTCTTGGACAAATGCAGAGCATCTTGGGCAATCTTTTCAAATTTCATATGAATTATGGGTAAAGGGCTAACATCAGAGCAGTCTGACTGTCGGGAGAATCCGTCCATACAAAGTGCTGCAAACCAGCAGACACATAGATGCGGCGTCTTGGGTCTGAGTCCAATATCGACTTCAAGGGTTCGATGTACTTGGGACCAATGTCACTGTTGTATGGACCATCCCAGAATTTATCAGAAATCTGAAATATGATTCCACCCCGCATCAATGGTTCGCGCTTGCACCATTTTTCAACAACCGCTTTGGTGAAGAAGCCCCCAGGACCAACGAACATGGGAAAATCAGGATCTTGAAATTCGTAGCGTGAGTCAGTCATGTTGTATCAACGCAACATCAGTTTCAACATCATTGCCAGTTCAACGTTGTATGTGTGAACAAAGGTGGTCCTGCGAATCGTAATAGACGTGAACTCTTCGCCGTATGCACCAGAGCGTTCAAAGAACGCAACCGTGAAAAGAGGTTGAACCCAGGAATTATCAAAGACGAACTCTTTGGCAATCTGAATCACATAACCGGTTTGGTATTCAATACCAAACTTGGCTTTGGCCCAAGCCTTGTCCATATCGTTCAGGAGATCAGGTGGCGAAAGAGCCCAGACAAAGCTGAGCTCTTGAGTACTATCATCAGCCATTAGTAGCTGGATTTATTGCGCGGGGCGCGAGCCATCGCCAGTTCAACATGGCGTTCCATGGTGGAGTCGGGGTCCATGCCGCTGAACTGCGAACGCAGATTTTGGCGGTTGCGACGAGCGTTCTTCACGTTGCGAGCACGTTCGGCCGTTTCTGCGTTCATGTGCTTGTAGGACTTGCTCATTTATGGCTCCTTTGCCGTTTCGTTTACCGTATGTGAATGATACACGAAAGAAAATGCCAGTCAAGTGAATGGCGATGAATATTCATCGCCACCTTGTAACCATTATTGTGATAACTTGTTGGCCACATCCACGGCTGGTACCTCCACATAACGTGGAATATCAGGGTCGTAGCGACCACTTAACCATGGTCTGGCTTTGGTGTTGTATGCAAACATCTGTCCCAGAAAGGTAGATGCCTTACATTCATCATAGTATGAACTAGTCAGTTCAACCTTACGGTTTCCACGATTGGATTCATAAAAATGAAGATAGAACAGAACATCCCGATCCTCCACTTTACGCTTCTCTTCAATCATGTGAACATGAAGCCAATGCTCGGGCGGCGGCGGAGGTGGTGGGGGAGGTTCAGGAGTAAAGAGTTTCTTCAGCCAATTCATTATTCACCCAACTTTTTCATGAGGTCTTCTGCTGCGACTTGTGTGTAATGAGGGATACCTTCAACATATCGCCCATGAAGCCATGGATATACAATATCGTGGAACTCAGTCTGACGTTTTACGATTCCCTGAGCATCACAACGACTACTGGTACAGAAAACTTCATAACGTCGCTTGCCTTTGTTTGATTCAAACAAGTGGATGCGAAACATTACGTCGTTTTCCGTATAACTGACTTCTTTGAACTGATTCACGTAATTGATTGTGATAGTCAGTTCAAGGGTATGTACCAGGTATTCACGCTTGCGGGTGAACAGATTTTTGAACCATGTTTGAAGTGTCTTCATGAACAATCCTTGAGCCTTGCCGCAACATCCAAGCTTTCAGCTTCGGAATAAGTTGGCGTATTGGCCAAATACCGACCATTCACCCATGGATAAACATGTTCGGCCCAGTCTCGCAATTTCTTGAATGATGTCTCGGCATCAAAGCCAGAAAGACTGCATCCAAATTCAACTCGCCGCTTACCAGATTCGGATTCAAACATGTAAGCATACGCGAATCCAGTTTCACCTACTCTGTCTGTTTCTGGTGAGCGGGTGACGGTAACATCCACCACATACGTTCGCACCAGCAGCCATTTTTCAATGGGCTGATTTTTTAACGGTGCAGTGAGTGTCTGGAAGAATTTAATTATTTTGGACAGAATGTTCACGGTTTATCAACATGAAGATAAGTTACCAGTCAATCTAAAGGAATGGCAACTGGGGATCAAGGGAACCTGGTTATCGGTAAATCATCATGTCACGAGTGATTCGCATCATGTCGGTGATGAATCGTTTTGCCAATTCTGTGTCATCATCAATCGACTGAAGAAGCGCTTCACGAGTGATATGCCCGTTTTCATGGTCGTATTGCAGAATCTTCTCCTCAGGAACCTCAGCAATGATTGATCGAAAGAAATCCCTTGCAGGTAGAGGACCAGAAGGCAAGTTGTAGGTGTACGCTTTGGCACTGTCACTTGCCTTAACTTTGGGCTTCTTTTCCTTAGTCTTTGTTGCGCTTGACACTGTTGTCCTTCATGAAATATTTTGACAGCCAGGTTGGGGGCGTTTCATTCTTGGCGGGTGACCAGCTATATCGATAGAAAGTTTTCCCGTCAGCGTTGGTCCATGCCGAATGGTAGATAGTTTGGCCGACAGCGTAAGCGTTCGAGCTCTGAATGTAATAGCGTTCACCATTCGACCATGCAATCGTGTAATTGCATGAAGATCCCTTACCGCCAGTACATCCATTGTTTGATTCAACAGTAACGGGAGTGACGTGAATGTCACTTGTATACGAACTACTGGGATTGCCACCTTTTGCGACCAGATAATCCATTCCCTCGCATAAGAAAAACCATGCGCAATAGCCAATGACTAACCAAAAGGACCACTTGATAGTCTGACTGCGATATTTGAATTGCTTGAGGGTCACAATTTCACTCATTAGATTTCCTTCATGAATTTGTTGAGTTTACTAATGATGCTCTGAAGTTCAACTTGACGTTCTGGTGATAGCTTTTGCTCGAATGCCATCAGTTGTTCGCGGGCGTCTTTCAATTCTTGCCTGCGAATGTCACGTTTGGATGGCCGACGTTGTGGATATTTTTCAACACCACTAGCGAGAACCTTGGCTCGAGCAATGGGAATAATCTCACCCTTCCAAGAAGAAATCATGTTACCCAGCCGATTGACCAATTGAGATTGGCTGTACTGGAGGCATTGCATGGTCATAACTGCGTCCATTTCTGGGTCGTTCTTCAACAACGTGAGTACAGCCGACCCGCATGGATAATGCAAAAATGAACGGACGTTTTCCGAGTATTGATTGACGGATGGATTATTGAGGCCGAACCGAATCGTGCCATCAATATCAATCCACGTCATGCCGTCCGTGAGAAGTTTGGTGGTAACAAATTCGATGATTTTGTTCTTTGCTTCTTTCATTCGTCGTCATCCTCATCAGGCATCGGTTCGACAATGGAGATCAAACCCCAGGAATTTTGTCGGAGAGCCTTGATAATGATTTCATGTTCTGGGCCTACCAACGTTTCGATGATTGCGCAATCATCCATGATGCGCATAGCCATAGCTTTGGTGTCAGGAAAAATTGGATTGACTAAGATGCCACTTGCTTTGCCATATTCGACAAATCGTTGTTGTAGCATCCATTTGATTGTGCTGAAATGGCCATCATTCAATAGATGACCACACACTTCACTCTTTATTGAGTCAATCCCGTCGTCACTCAACTTTCTAGCAATGACCGTGGGGTTGATTTCTGGGTGATCCATGACAGCATAAGCTAACTCGAACAATTCGTGTGCGGTAATATCAACCTCAAATTGACCATCCGTGGTTTTCCCCACATAGATATGGCCACCGTAGTCAACCCACACCATCTTGTTTTGAATCAAGATGTCGGCCGCGATTTCACGGATGCGTTCACCCATTCCGTTGAGGTTCATCACCAGTGGCTTCCTTCGGTCACCCGCATACGGGTCTCGACCTTGCTCAGGATGCTTTCAAATTCAGCAATCTGGGCTGTGGACAGGGTTTTGCGGAATGTTTCGATCTGGGTGCGAACTTCCTGGCCTTCACGCTGCCAAATCATAACCTTGGTTTCTGCCTGAACGGCCATACAACCTTCGCCACGCTTGGCGATCTCAGCCTTCAATTCCTTACGGAAGAGTGGCTTAGTGAATTTGAAGCACATGTTGGAGATGAGAGTATGAGTCTCCCGATAATCACCGGAAAGAACGAGTGTCGTGACTTCGCTGGCGATCAGCGGATGTTTCATCAAGGCTTCCACCAACGTGTCCTTGTCAGAACCACGAATAGTTCGTTCCCAAATACCCTTTTCGGCATCGTTGCCACCAACAAATACCTTCTTGTCACCACTGTACCAAACCAGCTTCAGGTCAAGGGCTACTTCAGCGGCGAGCTTGAGGATTTGTTCTTTGTTCATCGAGTTCTCGGGTTGTCAGCAAAGCATTAATGTAATGCCATATGGCAAGGAATGCAAACGTCAAATGAACAAGAATCGTAAAACTTGGATGAACGAAAGCCCGTCAATTTGACGGGCTTTCTGTATTGGTCTGAACGGAGAGATTCGAACTCCCGACATCTTGCTCCCAAAGCAAGCGGTCTACCAGACTGACCTACGCTCAGATTGTTGATGCGCTGTTGCTGCATCAGAACTCTATTCTACTGCTTTCCTGCCAGTAGTCAAATTTATTTATCAATAACCGTAATACTCCGCGACCATGGCCTCAAGTGCTGCTTCATCAAAGCTATCTTGACGAAGGTGAACAACCTCAACTCCGACTTGTGCTAGAACTGGATTAAAATATTCGTGGCGCCAAGTGGCATCGTTTCCATCAATGATGTCAATTGGCTTGGTAAGGTTGTTGCCGAAAAAGACCGTGCATTCCCCGTATTCACCACAATAATCCAAAACGTGCAATTTCAAGAGCTTCTCCTATTCGGTATTACTCTATTATTTGCACGCCAAATAGTCTAATGTTTTATAGTTCGCAGTATAGCGTGTTTGAACCTTATTTGTAGACGTAGTCGGAATAGTGAATACCGTAACCACCCCAGTTAGTGCCATGCTTGGGATATACTGTAACAGTACCATCCGGACATTCAAACGTGGTTGACATTGCTCCCATCTTCTGACCTATGTACTGGGTAAATTCTTTCTTGAACATATCCCAAACTTTGATATCACCGCGATCAGCAAGACCAGTACCGATCTTCAGAAACGACTTGTATACCGAATTACCGACTTGAAAGTCACGATGGAATGCAATGCCGCCCCAGTTGGATGCCCGGAACTTAGTAGTATCGGGACCACCCGGTGTTGATGAATCCTTGGTGATAAACTGCTTACCAAATGCAGCACATTTTTTCATCAAATCAGAAATTTCAGTAATGACTTCTTGAGATGACTTTTGTGTCCTGATACGGACATGATATTCCGAACTTTCGTTCAATTGTGTGAGTTCACTGTATCGCATAATTATTCCTTATTTGAAGACGGCCAAGCTGGCTTTTACATTCAGACCAATATCGTTCACCTTGCTGACAATTTCGCCATCAACAATGTGGACAATGTTCAGGACAGTATAAACGCCTTTGCTTGCACCAGTTTGATCGTGGTACGTTTCGCTGCTAGTACCCACCTTGATGCCCAGATCACCACTTGAGGCCAGAAACAGGATTCGATTCTTACCGTTTTCTTCTTTACCACAAACATAGATGACACTGTCATCCCATTCAGATGCTGCGGTCTTGATGTCGACTGTTCGCTTGCCATAAAGGACCATGGTTGCTGGTAGAATTGCCCAACCACGACCATAGCTTTCGTCTAGTGCGCGCTGCTGCTCGTTGAGAGCCTTGACTCCCACTTCTTCCAGCTTTGCTGCTAGGTTACTGGAACCCATATGGCGCATATGGTTCAGGATATCCTTCAAGCTATAAAGTTCTTCTTGCTTGAGACCATCTTGTTTGTCGTAAACCAAGTATCCACGAATTTCCATGGTTTCTGGGTTTACGCCCGTGAACAGTTTTGCAGAAAGGCCCGGACCGCCACTTACATTCCAGTACCAGCCATGGAATTCAGAACTATTCAATCCATCAATAAAACGGTTAACGAGTTCGCTAACCTCTGGTTTTGCACCATTAAACCAAGTTGGGCTAATGGCACCAACTTGAAATTCTCTCAATACCTTGTCAAATACGTTGATGAAATCACGCATGATCCCTACCTTAAATAACTGAAGTGTTAATGGAGGTATTTATGCGTGGACAGTCACTTGAGGGACTTTTGACTTATGAGGCAAAAAGAAAACCAGAAGTTCAAGCCCTAGTTGACCGAATTGATGATTTGACCGATGCTGATATTGAGTCGGCGGTCGTTCCATTACCGTGGTTTCGGCAAGCATTAAAGCAAATGCGAGATAGGCGAGCGGCTGAACGTCGCAATGGTGGAGTATTGGAAAAGGTGGTTTACGGAGTGAATCCCGAAGTAATGGGACGAGTGTTCTACTGGAATAATGAACCAATATTCATTCAAACGAGTAACATCGCAACCATCGAACTCGGTCACCAGGAACTATACTTCTTGCCCGATTCCGGTGGTCTGTGCTTGGGCTACAGTACGTTCAAACTACAAGACCCCAGGCTATTGCAAGGGGTCTTGGAAGCTGAAGGACAAACCCGTAGTCAGTATCTGGAGGCCTATCAGTATCACCTACAGAAGCGTTTTTAGGCTTTCTGCGTCATCAAAGTGACATTGCGCACTGCTGCACTCACCGCACCCTTCAACAGGTTGTCTAGGGTGCATATGACGGTTGATCCTATTTCGTTTTCATACACCCGCAAACATGCCCCCTCCTTGTCCGCCCAGTCGTTCACCTTGATGCTGGACGGATTGTCGTCAAGGACAATAATTTCAGTGCCCTGATACACTTCACGGTACAAGGCTCTGAGTTCGTCTGCTCGAACGTTGGGGATGCTCACCACCATACGAGTCCCACTGAAAGTCAACGGATCGACCTTGGGGTGAAAAATCACTGGACCGCTTGCGCCTGAGTGTGTTTTGATTTCCTGAACGTGTCGGTGTTCTCGATTCAGACTGAACATGGTTTCGTTCACCATGAGTCCATCAGTAACCTGGTTTATGAGCTTGGTCCCACCAGAAGAATATCCAGCGGTCGCGTCCAGATACACGTGGGTATACCTGGGTATCATGCGACCTTTTGTTGGTGGTTCCAAGGCAAGGATGGCCGCAGTGGCAAAGCATCCAGGATTGGCCACTCGTGTAGCATGACGGATTTTATCATACCCGTCATGTAGTTCGGGCAGTCCGTACACCCATGACGGATAGTTGCGAAATGTGGGACTCACATCTAGGACTCGCACTCCATCTGGGAGACGATCCATGACTTGAGAACTCACGAAATCTTGACCACACAATACGACTACATCCTTACCGTTTACGCTGCCCTGCAGGTTTCCAGTAAGGGCTTCGTCGGTGGAGATGACCTGGACCTCAAAGTCATCCTTTTCCAACCGTTCGCGAAGTCGTTGGGCAACAAGGCCGCGCTCACCCACAATCAAAATCCGTACTTCACTCATTCACGTCTCCTGTCATAAGCTTTGCGATCGTTGATCCAACTCTGGTAACTAGAGCTCCGTGAAGCATATACGTGGTACCATCAGGACCATGTATTGACGCCACCAAAGGGCTACTGGGTAGCGTAGAATCCAGATTGGTGAATTCAATCAGATACTGACCTTGCGCATCAATAAGGCGCTGAACCAATTGTGCGCGGGAATATTTCTGTTGACGATTGTTCTTACTGGTGAACAACATCATGTCAGGGTTTCGTTCACGGAGCCCTGGGAGTAATTTGGGTAGATCGTTGGGAACATCTGCAAACCAGAACAAATGCGTAACATTCGGAGTTTGCTCAACTGTATCAACCAACGACTGGTAGGTTCCACCGTTAATGATCGTTGCACCAACACCAACCGATTCAACGATTGCCATGGTGAGTTTTGCGAAATAGCCAGAAGCTCGCCCACCCTCGTTATTGAACGTACCACCTACCATCAAAATCTTCATCAACCCCTCCATTGTGCGCTTCATAGTAGCATCAAGGCTCACTATGAACAACCCTAAGCTGAACGTACACTTGTAATCAAATTTGCAGCTTGAGCATCATGATGACTTCATCAGAAAGATCGTAAATTCGGACCGCGTCAGGATGCCATGTTGTACCCGAACGTGCCATAGAATCAATCACGACGAACTTATCGTAATCAAGTTTGGCAACAGCATCAAGGGCTTTTGATAGTCGGCTTACTGCTCGGAAATCCGTAGCCTTGCTGCCCACCAGATTCGAACCTGCAAAATGTTCGTATATTGATATCGAGGAAAGAGGGTTTGCGCCAGCACCCACAATGGTGAGATGCGGTGTGTCAAACCATAGTTCTCTTGGAATCTGAGTAAATCGCCCCGTCCACCTGGATGCGTTGTCCAGTTTTATGGTAGTACCACGATATTTTCTGGTTTTGAAGAATCGTTCCAAGTCCTTGCGGTATCGCCTGGGGTCAACATTCCAACTGTGAATGACCTCACGATCTTCTTCAGGAGCCAACACTTCCACGTTGACAAGAAACAGGCCACTATCCAGAATCTCCAGATAGTGGCGAGTAATCCAGAAACTGTCGTTGCTGTTCATGCACACATGCGAACGTAATGGCCACCCTTGGTGCGGCGTTGGATGAGACCCAGGGTCACTTGCAGGACTTCGTCACCGTCTTGCACAAACAGACTCGACGGTTCACCGTCACGCTTTTCCAGTTCTTGACAGATTTCCGAGAACACAACTTGGCCCAGATGCAGATGATCCAGAATTTCGCCGGCGATCAGGCTGCTTTTGCGTGACATATCCATTGTTTTCTCCAATTGCAAGGTTGCGATGAACTTATTCTATGTTCATTTGGTGGAGAAATCAAGACATGGTCGCCAATTCTTCACTCGAAGACAGGATGAACATCATGATGTCTTCTTGTGTTTTGGGAATCACATGCTGCCCAAACTGCAACAATAGGCCATCGCCAATATTTGGCGCCAACATCAGCAACTTGTGAACATCCTGAGATGCGTTGGTTTTCAACACATAGGATTTACCCTTGAGTTCCCAACTACGCAACTCCCAATAGGGACCACGATATTTGGTGCCCTTTACTCGCCACAGTTCGCTATTGACGTTTTGTCGATAGTCGTGATCAATCGTCTTAAGTACCACAAATTGTTCTGGATTGAAGCTGCGTCGCAGGGAAGAAATCATACTCTTGTATTCACCAGCAGATGCTCCAGTGATTCTATGATCGTACGAATATCCACCCATTGATATGGAGCGAAGCGTCACGTCATGACGAATGGTTCCGTCATGAAATTGGACAACAGTTCGCTTCAATATAAGCAACGGTTTATCTTTGGCGATACGAATGTTGACATCAGTATACCGTAACCGAGCCCAGCGCAAGCGCCCCGTTTTGATACGGCGTCGACGTAACCAGTCTTTGATGAATTTCATTATCCCTCCCATTTACCGACTAGTTCCACGCTTAACCCTGATTTGGCGGTACTGTATTCGTCGCTTGATCATATTGGGGGTTGGTGGAGGGGGTGGTGCAAAATCTGGGAAGTTTTCCTTGAATTCGTCGCCATCCGAATGCCAATTGTCGGGATTGATCCCCAGAATACCATATTGATCTCTGAACAGAGCGTAGGTGATCGAGGCATCATCACGATCGATCGTGATCCCCGCTCCCCTATATCCCGATATCTGGATTTTCTCACTAGCAGAATGTTCCAGAACATGGCCAAGTATCGCTCGAATGCAGGAACTTTCATGGGTGCGGTGCAGCCACACACCGTTAACCAGGTTCCAATATGACGCAGTCCAGGTATCCATTCCTGGATCATGGAACATACTCAGATTGACAGTTGTTTCCAGAAAGTCTGGTGACGGATTGTTGAATAAATGGGATTTGACAATTAGGATTTTGCCATCACCAGTATGGGCCGATCTCAATAATTCTCGATACTGAGTGGCGGAGATTCCATTATGTCGAGTAACAGTAGCGGCGGGAATCCAACCAGATTGGTTCTTGGCATGGCAACAAACAGTCAAGTAATGGACCCTGGTGCCATCTGGGTGTTTGTGGTCCCAACGAAATACTGACACCTCCACGGTATCACGATCAACCGCAGGAGGGTTCCACAAGAATTTGTGGTGTCGGGGTTTCCGAAACAACGACTTGAACCATTTGACGATAGACATCACATCACCACCTTTTGAAAAGTTTCAGATTCACGAATGAGGAGTGCCATAACAGCCGACTCATGGGCCATAACATAGAACGACTCCCGCTCCACATGTATTTTGATATCCTGGAAACTACTGTGAGACAAAATCCCAGCAAGAACTTCCCTGAACGTTCCTTGAAATGCATGACCCATCACGGAACCACAATTGCCACGACGCCAACTGGTGCCATCCCACCGCTTGTAAATGGGCTCATAATACATGGACGTTTGGTAAAGCTGTTCAAAGGGAAATTCAAAGCGAACTTCACCATGATAGATCTCAACAACGGAATATGACTGCATGTGATACCGCAACCATAAACGATAGGTGGCACCATCAATACAGTTGAATGTGGAACTGCTCCCCACACTGGGTCGAAAGATCACATAGTAGGTATAGGACCCATCGTTACTGTACATACGTTGACGGAACACGACGAGGACACCTGGTTTTGTGGATGGGTATCCGTCGTTGTAATCCCTAATGGTAGTGATGTGTCGGCTCATCGTCGTACGAGGTCTTCACCATGGGTTAGCATGAATGCCATGATATCTGGAGTGGATACACCACACTTCAGGTAATAGCTGTATCCGAAACGAAACTGCACTTGGGAAATACCAGGAACTCTCTGAGCAATATCAACAACTTCTTGAAGCGTTCCAACGGTCAAATTCCGGCTTAACCATCCATTCTTCAATGAAGGAACTTCAATATGATATTGTGTTCCATTTGTGGATATGGTGGGTGTGAGGTCAACATCCGAATTCATGTTAGCGTCCGGCAGACCAACCAGGTAGATTTGGTCGTATACGGCACGAAGTCCTGTTACGGCCTGGTGATACTGAGCAGGAGTGAAACCATTAATGTCGGCAAAGGGACGGGTGGCAAGAGGTTCGTTGAAATTAACAGCCATGATGCTGACAGCCAGGTAGCGAGCATCATTGTATTTCTTCAGATAACGAGTTATGGCGATACTCTTACCAGACTCTTCTTGTACTCGAGCTTTTACGGTGGTCCATTGCCCGAATCCAGTATCTTTAACGAAAAGTATCTTTGCCATTATTCCTCATTGTCAGGTACTTCACGAACAACTGTATACTACCTGGATCTCAATGTCCCAAATAGTCCCAAATAGTCCCAAATAGTCCTTGATGTCGTAAACTCCAGGTAGACTTCTGCGAATTAGCCATTGTAATGCCATTCTTCACGGAGAGTAGGACAATACTCAATGGGATTTGGCATCTAACCCTTTGATAGTATACCAAGCAACATCACGAGATTTGGTAATCACTCATTGATGATGTGTCAATCTCCAGGTAGATATTCGCAGATTTGGCTACAGCTCACCATCCAGGACGCGGGCTGTCCGCTCCTTACGTTCAGGAGTAGCAACGTTCCAGTATTGATCCTTGCATGACGAACTACCACGTTGAGTCTTCTGGTTGGAGCAGAACACTTTGTGATAGGTGGTTTTAAGGAAGGATGCCCTGCAGACAGGGCAGGATAGCTTGGAACCGATCTTTGCAGCACGATTCGCGTCGTATTGCGTCTTCATCGTGGAAGCACGGGAAGGGGCTTTGGAGGGCTTGCCAGCACCCTTCATCAAAGCCCGCAATTCGTTATAGCCTTCTCGCGCTTCAGCCCATGCATCAGCGTCTTCGGCACCTTGACCCATGATCGTTCTCCCATATGAATGTATGTGTGTACGATACATTCATATGGCGATCAAGTCAACGCTTAGTAGTTGGTGGTGTTCTTGGGAACCATCTCTACCCGCACATCCTGCACCGTGGGGAATGACGAACCAAAGCGATCATCGCCACTACCACTAATGGTGAAGCGAACATCTTTGATGGTGTGATTGGGATACATGGATGCCAATTGGTTGGTCAGCATCTCTTTCAGCTGGGGAACCGTGATGGTGATCTCAGTTTTGTAGCTCATCGCTATCCTTTGATTTTGTTGATTGCGTGTGTGATCGTTATCAGCAGGAGCAGGTGAAGAAGTTGGAACGATGTTCTGCAGGTACTTCAACACCACGCACCTTGGCGTAATGTTCCCAGAATTCAGGACTGGTCGATTCGCCTTCCAGGTTGCCACCCTTGCACAGATATTGACCACCCCAACGACCATCGTTGGTGGCGATCCAATCGTCAGCACCTTCCATCAACTCGTCGTAATCCAGACTCAGGCTGTCGGCGTAATCTTGGATCCACTGTTGTGCTTGATGTCGCCCATCCAGGCGACGAATGACTTGATCCTGTTCGTAATCGGTAAGATCGACGGGTTTGAGATCCTGTGATGCCGGAAAATCCGGATGTTCCCACACGTGACGCAGGCTGGTAATCTGACGAGGATAGACGACAAGCCAGAAACGTTCGCCTTCCTTTACTTTCCGCTCCAGGAATGGATCCACGATCCCTAGGCCCTTGACCTCGAACATGGGTTCCTTGGGATACTTTTCTGGATAGTGCTCACCCACGCTGTAGGCTTTCCCGTTATGGATACCGATATGCTCACCAGGAGCCAACTTTTCGCCTGCTTCGATGGGCTCGACACCAAGGTGAATGGCATCACGATGCTCGGCACGAGTATGAATCGTGCCGAGTGTTTCCAGTGCATCAGTGCTGGGGGTATGCTTCGCGTAATCTGACATGCTTGCCTTATTAGAGTTTTGACTTTTGTTCTTTGGCGTGTGTTAGTGCCGCCTTGAAATACGGCAACAAGATACTGGGTTCCAGATCATAAAGCAAGAACGTTTTGGCTACATCAGCTTTTACCATCCTCATTTCGGCAAAGACGCCACTAGCACGGCAACGGCCCGCAACCTTGACTCGGAATTCGTGATCACCAAACCGATCCTTGTAGCGAACAACGATGAGAGGAGTGAGATCTTCTTGGGTCATAAATCTCCCATAAATTCTCTGAAAGCATTCCAGGGAAATGTTTGCGATACCAGCTTGGGTGAACTCACTCGCAAGTGTTGAAGTTTCTTTGGTGACTTCAGGCGAATATATTAGAGCGGCCGAACGTTGTTGCTGGATCTCGGCATCGTCACCGCACCCTCCCAGGATCAACAGAAGAGCCACCAACGCGACGAGGAGAAGAGATTGTTTCTGGGTCATTGAATCGTCCTTACGACTGCCATTTCGAATTCGTAGCACTTGCGGGCCAGCTTGGTGCTATAGTCGGTATGACCGGCAGCCATGGATTCCCACATGTAGATTTGCTCCAGGTTGGGAGCGGTATTGCAACGAGCCATCAGCTCGTCACGGATTGCCATGGCGAGACGCACTTCGTACATGATGTGACCACCATCCAGTACGTGGCACCAGTCGGCCTTTTTCATTTCACGCCCGCCGAGGTCCATGATGATTTCCACCCAGCCACCCTGAGGTTTGTGGACTTCCTGCTCGGGCATCTTGGGCATAGCATGGGGAGCAAACTTGGCGAGAACGTCGAGCAGGGCACGGGTTGCGAAGTTCATTTGAGTCTCCTTTAACAAGATGTCGCCAGTTTAAGATGGTAATCATTTGGCGTCAAGCACAAAATGATGGGGAGACAATTGTCTCCCCATCAACCACATCAGACCTTAGACCGACGGACTGTCAGCACGGGCGCGAGCACGGACATCGTCCCACTTTTGACGGTAGACGCGATAACCGTTTTCAACCCAGAGCTGCCAACCTGCGCAGGGCTTCAGGAAGCTGTGAAGTTGACCACCCTTCAGGGCATCGAAGACTTCCAGTTCGCCGTCAGCGTTTTCACGGCAACGAACGAGACCAGTGAGCGACTTCTTGCTGGTGTCGGTCTTGGGTTCCTTCAACATCGGAATCCAGCGAGTGCCGTCGAAACGGGCAATAGCCTTCATGGAGAAGCTGAAGTCATCACGACCGCCTTCATGGGTAATACCACCACCCATACCCAGGACTAGGCCAGCAGTAGCAAAGCCACTGTCAGCGAAAGCCTTCAGGATGGGACCAACGGTGGTGACCTTTACGCCGTCACCTTGGATTTCACCCACGTAAGCGGGGAATTCCTTGTAACCCTTGCTGTTCAGCGGGGCTCCGAAGGTGGCTTCGATGTCACGGGCGACCATGGATGGTTCGACCAGAACATCGCCGCTATCAGGACGCATCACCATCTTCCCACCGGAATTAACGATGCGATCCTTGAGACGATCACCCATGTAATCGCGCACAAAGCGGCGCGGATCGTAGGTGTCGATCACAGCGGAAACCACGGGTACACCAATACCGTTCTGGGTGCGCTTCACAGCGTGTTCCAGACGTTCAACGGCCATCAGAGCAGCACCGAAGTCATCCTTTTCACGGGCGTCGGAATTGGCGCACATGCTGGAGTGTTCAGTTGCGATGACGGAACTGGTGGCGGCCTTGTCGTAACCGTACATCTTCTTGATGAAACGGTTGCTACGGGCGCAGTCGGAACCGTTGAACAGAGCTGCATGGCCGATACCAGCCATGACAGGTGCTTCTTCGGGGCTGTCAGCACCACGATCGCCGAAGTTGTGGAGCGCCCAATCCAGGCCTGCGAGGGATGAGCTGGTGGCTTCCATGTATTCGCGAATGGTCAGTCGGCAAGCGCGAGCAACACTCGAGACAGTCGACATTTTCCACACGATTTGCTGGACCCACGTTTCCACATAGCCAGGCAACCAAGCGTTAGGCTTGCCGCCAGTATTGATGAGACCCATGACAGGCGTTTGGGGCAAAACGATACGACCTTCTTCGACCGCGAAGACTTGGAGTGGGAGACGACCGCCAAATTCCTTGACGATATATTCCCAGCCGGAACGGTTGAAGTCATAGCCTTGTTGGTTCACTTCCAGTTCGGCTTCGTCGATCATGTCCATGGTAATACGGACGTTGGCCAGAATTTCAGCCACGAACGTTTGGCCCATTGCCACGATCTTGTCAGCATACTTGCTGGGCTTGCGAGGCACCACGACAACATAGATTTGCTCCGTGTCGGCGGGGTACTGGGCCCAGTGGTCGAACTTGTACGTGTCACAAGCAAGGATGAAGTTGGAAGGAAGGATATTTTCAAACATGATAGATTCCCTATCTAAGTTGGCTCAACGGTCTATCCGTTGAGGGTTCTCTGCTGAAGACCATCTTCAGCATGAGTGTTCAGTTACCAGTGACCGAGTCACGCTTGCGGTGAACGTTCCACCACTCGCGCAGGCGCTCCTTGGAAATGCCCGCGCGTTCGTAGTCGATCAGGGGATAGTTGACCACGCCATCATCGGAGGGACCGAGAATCTTGACGAGATCTTTTTGTTTGGCTGCTGTTGCATCCAGGGCGCGGAGGGTCGCGCAAAGTGCAGCTTCCAGGAACGCGATTTCTTCGCGTTGCTCAATTGCGATCGCCGCTTGCGAATCGCGTCCATCATAACAGGGCATTTGTGTCCTTTGAGAAGAAGTGTTGCCAGTTTGGTATCAACTGGCAACAAAATCAAGCATTTTATCGGGCGCGATTGTTGTATCGACCCATGAAGTAGGTCAGGATGTCGTAGTGGTCCTCGAAGCAATTCTGGCGTGAGATCTGGTGCAGGGGAACCCACACTGCCTTGACTGCGTCATCACTGCCCTTCAACTTGGGCAGGCCGGGATTGTCCGGATCATCCAGGTTGATGAATTGCGCGATAGTGATCACACGGCCACGGCGGCTACGGTTGAGCGCGCTGAAGATCTTTTCTTCCACGATGCTTTTGCGAACGATCTTCTCGGGAACCTTGATCTTGGTTTCTTCGAACAGTTCGCGAATTGCCGTTTCCATAGCGTCAGGATCGGTATTAGCATTCATGAAGCCACCGGGGATAGCCATCAGGCCCTTGCCTGGCGCTGCGCGGCGTTCGATCATGATCACGTGGTTGTCCTTGAACACTACGGCATCACCAGTCACGAACGTGGGTGGATATTTGAGGTGTTCAAATTGCTTGCGGTAGTTGCGAATGTATTCGCTTTCTTCCACGATGTACTTGTAGGTGTCCGTTTGCATGAACGTCCCCAAGAAGTCCACTACCGCGTGGGGTGCAACGCTCTTGAAGAAATTCAGATTGCACTTGTCACTGAAGTACATGCTGCGGATGGTAGTCGCATCCAGAACTTCAACCAGTGGCATTTCGATGGGCGTGCCCCATTGCGGGTACATCTTCAGATAGAAGCTGGATTCATCCTTAGTGTGACCGATCAGCTTGACGTCAGTGCCGACCTGGTGTTCTTCCACGCCCTTTACCACATTCAGAGCCCACAGGGGGTTGTTGTAGATGGTGTTTTCCACGTAGGTGAAACGGACGCGATCCTTGTGGGCGTGAGCTCTCAGATCGTAGCCTGCTTCTTTCAGGGAAGCCGTGATCATCTGCTCGCGTTCCGCGGCAGTGAACGGGTTGGCGTCATCACGTGGTTGGTTGGCACTGCCGATCACCACAACCACTCGTTCAGCGAGCGTCAGGGCGTGCAGAATCGTCTGCAGGTGGGCATTATGGAAGGGTTGGAAGCGTCCGATGTAGATGAGGGTGTCGTGCTTGTAAGACATGGTTTCATAGTTCCTATGAGAAAAGACGCCAGAAGTCTATCTGCTGGCGTGGTACTGCGGTTATCTGCGGAGTTGATTGATTTTGGCGTCGAGTTGGGCGCGCTCACGTTCCATTTGTTGAAGCAAACGAGCTCGTTCTTGTTCGGCCTGGGCGAGAAGGAGGGCGCGTTCCTCTGCTTCCTTGGCTTCGACATGGGCCATGTCGATCGTTGCGATGTCAAGTTTCTTGATGTTGCCACCAGCGCCCCATTGCCAGAAGCTATTCATCATCACTGCGTGGCGGATGACGTCTTGGAGTTTGCCCTGGAACGTGCCGATGAGGGGTTGGTGATGCGAACCATGAAAGTCAGCATTTGAATCTTCGCCGTACACTTGCCACAAACCTTCTTCGCTAAGGCTATGCTTTTCGAGAAGTTGGCGGCCACTGTGGCAGTTTTGGGTAAAGGTTTCGTACTTGGATTTGGTATTCATGGCTCACATAATTCCTATGTAGAGGGTGGCGCAACAAGTCTATCTCGTTGCATTTGTATTTAGTGTGCATGACTGCCATTCATAAGTCAATACCTATTTGAGGTTGACATGGCAAAAGAGCGACTAATTTAGTCGCTCTTTGTTGAAAACTGTCAGATCAAACGACGTTCCAATCAGAACCAAAAATCAATGTTACGCTACCCCTTGCGGTGGTTATGTCCAATGATGTGGCTCCGTCTATTTGTTGACCAGATGTGGCTTGAATAGTCAGAACGTTCGTTTCTGATACGAATCCACCTTCGTCTTTGATGATAAACTGTTTGCCTTCGGTACCAGTTGGCAAAGTTAAAGTTACGGATCCGTCAAACGAAACTCCCACGTAATGCTGGGCATTTGTCAAGGTTGCCGTTGCACCAGTCACGACGGATCGCGTTACCCGGGAACCCAATGGTTCCCAGCTTGATCGATATTCAAACACCTTGACAGTTGATCCGCGTTGAATGTACAGATCACCAGATTTTCCTGTGATTGTGGCGGTATTAGGGTCATCTGTTCCCTGTGATACCGTGATGCCGCCCTTCCCGACCTTGAAGGAATTGCTCAGGGTTCCAGCCAGTTTTTGATATGTTGGTTGACTCATGTTTGCGCCTAATTATGTGTGCATTTTATTTAGTATGGTGCGCCACCATAAATATTAAACTACAATTTTGATATCGAACGGTCAACTATAGCGTTATGACGATTTCTCAAAGACTTTTGCTGGCGAGTAAACGGCCGGCCCCTCCGGCAAATTCTTATCGATACGTTCGAATCGTATTACTTGCTGGTGGACAGTACCCTACTATTAGTGAAGTGGAAATACGCACCACTACCACTGGATCCAATTTGTGTGTTTTGGGTACCACACCATGTTTCGCATCAAGCGTTTATGACGCAACATACAGAATAGTTGGGCCCATTGACGGCGTCATATCATCAGCGACTACAAGCATGTGGTGTGGCGCCGCCAACAATTCCCCCAATGCGAATAGATCATGCTGGTGGTCCGTTGATCTGACTGCATCCAAAGTTATCGGCAGTGTGAAGATTGCGTGCCCAACCGACTTTGGTAGACAACCAACGAGTATTTCAATCGAAGGGTCCAATAACAATTCTACTTGGACGATTATTAAGAACGTGCCAAGTACAGGCTTCGCGCATCTAGTCCTTAAAGAGATGTTGACATGAAGATTGGACGCCAACTATTGTTGGACTTTTCAAAAAGGGCCAAACCAGTTGTGCCGTATCGATATTATCGAATGATGATTACGGCTAGAAACCAATCAGCTGCCATAACAGTTGGTGAGTGGGAATTATACGATGCATCGAATGTTAATAGGGCTCGAGGTAGAACCGCTACCGCCAGCGATGCTGGTTTTGGAAACCCTTCTGGTGCTTTTGATGGTATAGTTCCAGCCACATTGGCCCAACCCAGATGGCAGACGAACGTAGCGACGAACCCACAATGGTTGTCAGTAGATCTTGGTGCTGTGTATTCCATCAACCGAACGGTATTGTATTGTGACACCTCGCAAATTCCAAATTATGCCCAGTATTCACCAAATACCTGGTATTTCCAGGGCAGTTTGAACAATACTTCGTGGACTGATATTTTGCAGGTGAGCAATTATACTCAAGCGTCATGGACTGCTAAACGAGCACATGAATGGTTGTTCGTATGAACGAAGGGCGATGACTAAGTCATCGCCCTTATTGTTTGGAGATCCCGGGTGGATTCGAACCACCGTGTGCTGGGTTGCAGCCAGCCGCCTAAGCCTCTCGGACCACAGGATCGTTGTTTGCTCGTATAGCGTAAAGCTTATGAAGAGCTTTCTTCAAAATTTCTTCTGAGCTTGGCAAAGCGCCATTAAGTATAGCCTTATGATACTCCACATCTGCTTCAATGTCAAGCAAATATCCCATCATTGTTTGCAGCCATTCCCGGTCCTCTGGGTCTAGCTTTGACATGATTTCGTTCATTCGTTTATGACGTGAGCAAATGGTACAGTCGCACATAAGGTGGTTATAAGGTTGCGGCAAAACTAAAGCCCAGTTTGCAACAGTGGATGAGGGCATTCATCAATGGGTAGCTACTCCCGCGATCATATCCTTTGTCTCGGTATATTTTCTGTTACAGACCTTGCCTCGAGGGTGCTCGATATTTTATCCGGGCCGCTTTTGACATTAAGTTTCCCCAATGCCCTGTGTATCAGCTAAAAAGCCAATATCACTCACATAAGTCTGATAACGTTTTAAACTCTACCTACCACACGTACTGGACCCCTGCCAAGGGGTTTTGCCGCATAATCAAATACCACAAGTGATGCTTGATTATAGGGCAATGGTACGGGGAGATGGATTCGAACCACCGACCTTCGGCTTATCAAGCCGACGCTCTTCCAACAAAGCTTTCATTTCAGCGCCAGCCACTGTGGTGATATCAACTCCACGACTGCCTGAACCTATGAGTTTATTGGCGGGCGGTAACTAACTGCGCGAGTCAGTCCCATACCTACTACCTCTGAGCTATCCCCGTATAGGGTGGTTGTTACGCCAACCAACGGCTGAATCATAACCAAAGAATACGTTCACTTCGCCTCAGCCTGACTCACAGAATTGAAAGTCCCAGCCTACTCAAAGTTAATATATCCTTGGAGGTGTGGATTATCCAAAAGGTAGACAACCCGCATGGTTACTTCAACTGCGTACGATATGTTTGGGCCACTCTGTACGCTTATGCCGTGATGTTTTCTTGCCAAAATCATCACACGTTCTCAACTGAAAACGCCCGCTATGAATATAAAAGCCGTCTTCTTTCGAAGGGACTACACACAACCCGTTCACCAGGTATTCTTAAATTCACTTAAAGCTGGATTCTGTACGCTGCCTGCGGGGGTCGAACCCACCTTGCCCGCCCTTACGACCGGGTAGCCTACCAGATAGCTGAAGACAACTCGACGAATGATTCGGTCCCTGTTGACAGAACCATCAGACGCAGAATCCAACCTGCTTTATGAAAACAGGTCATTTCAGCTTTAAGGGAATTTTGGTTGCGAGAGGATGGATTCGAACCATCGACCCCTGGCTTATGAGACCAGTGCTCTACCGGGCTGAGCTACTCCGCCATTGAATTATACTAGAAAACTAACAGGATGTCTTTTTACGGGTTTGATTAAAAGTCAAATGTATTGGATTTGCTGCAAACATCCTAAAATTGACGGGATACACATTGGTTTCATATTAGCAGATGAATGTGATTTGCTGTAGGTATCCCAAAACCTTCTATATGATATTTGAAGCGGGCCCTGGACTTGAACCAGGACGAGCATTAGATGTCTCGGGGTTATGAGCCCCGCGTGTTAGCATTACACCAGCCCGCGTCAAATACCACATTTTGTTAAAGAGCGAACAACCTTCTCCATAGTGTACTAGCACGGCAATATTCTTCGCTAGAATAAAGCCAAATATATCGAAAGATACACTAAGGAGAAGATTGGCGGGTAGTGTGAGATTCGAACTCACGGACCTTTTACAGTCGTCGGTTTTCAAGACCGGTGCAATAATCCACTCTGCCAACCACCCGTTGCAGTGCTTTATTTATCAAACAAGTCTAAACTCATTTAGTACGTCAAGCAACTGTTTTCTGTCGCTGCATCTGCAGCACCATGCCGTAACTATAGTATCTGCGTTCCAGCCAGTCAAGAAGAAGGTGGCAAATATTTGCCACCCCCTTTGCACTCTACTTAACTTGCTCTAATGACGTACTTGAGGCCACTTGGCACTTCAGTAACGGCGGGAATGAACAAGTCACCCTTTGACACCATCAGGAAACCAGTCGTATTAGCCAAGTTTCCAGCGATGAATGTGGTCTTACCATCAAGACTAGTTGAAGTATCGTAATAGGTCTTGATGCCCGTTGAGCCGATATACAACTGTGACGCAGTCAAACCAGCGTAGGTGACTGTGGTCCAATTGGTGCCGTCCTTGGTGTAATAGTAGGTGTTGTTGGCAACGTTGCCCACACCAATGATACCATTTGCGGCCCAAGCATTACCAACAGCTACTGTTGCTGGCAAATCATACACTCCGTAATTGATACCACCGTCAGTACTCATGAGCATCTTGGAACCAGTAAACGGCGTTGTGGTACTACCACCAAAGATAGCAACCTTCTGACCAGTGGCTACCGCCTTGAAAGTCTGCAGGTTCGAGGCGCCGCCAGTTGGGCTGGCCGTCCAGGTAATGCCGTCAGTGGAATACATGTTAGTCGTGCCAGTTTGCGCCAACGAGTGCAGGACTTTATTCTGGCGGTCATACCAGATCCAGTCACTAGCAGCTAGGGCTACCGAAGTCCATGTTGAACCACGATTGGTCGAATAAAAGATTGTGGTGCCGCCAACAGGACGCCAAACAATGTTTTGTGTACCAACACCTTCGATGATCGCACCAGTCGCGGCGTTGACTGTTGGTGTTGTGGACGAATTCCAAGTCCAATTGACCAAATCAGTTGACGTGCCAATCCACATGGTTGTACCGTAATATGAAGAGGTACCGACAACAGGGCCACCACAGATGAACATGTTGTCATTGGCAGTAAAGTTCAACCATGTGATTTGCGTAGTACCACCGTTAGGACCCTGAATCGTGAATGGTGTCCAGTTTTTGCCATCTGTTGAACGCAGGCCACTCAATGTTGGTGAGGCCTTGGTAACGCCACCGTTTTCAACACCTGGAGTTTTAGCAATCATAGCCATCAACCCGCTACCAATTTGAATTGGGGCGGAATAGCTTGTTGATTGCATACCCAATGGATAAACACCAGAGTTTGAAACAAACTTCGTATCTGATGCACAAACAAAGGTTTGGCCTGGCGATGCTGCGATCGTGCCACTGTTTGTTGTGCTAGAACCAGCAAAAATCACAGTGTCAAGAGCGGCATACGCTGTACCATATCCACCAAAGAATGTTGACGAACCATTGATCGCTGATGTCATGTCAGTAAACGTGGTGCCATCAAAGTAAACACATTGTGGAATGCGATAGTTGTATGACGAAATAATGCAATGGCCGTTGTTCAGAGCGGTCGTTTTGGTGTTCGTACGATCAGTGAATCCACTCACAGTGAGTGATACGGTTGTCCATGATGTACCAGTTGTACGATAAACGGTCGAACCAGTACCACCAGGAATTGCGATGACGTTTGTGCCACCAACAGCCAAAGAAGCGATGCTAGTCGTACCAGCACCTTGAGCAGTCCAGTTTGCTGAACCACCCTGACCATTCGAACTACGATAGACAGTAGCAGTTCCACCAGCTGGACTTTGGAACGACAGATACCAATATGTTCCGTTCCAAGCAACGTCAGTCATAACACCGTTACCAGACGTCACACCGATGTTGATGGATGAGAAGCTCATAGACGATACTGGTGCGCTTTGGCAAAAATATTGCCCAATAAATGCCCATACCTGGTTGTTGTAATAACGGATACGGTTAGGGGTACCAGTCGAAACATTACCTGAACGAATGAACACACCATTGTAATCCATCAATGTGACGGTACTACCAATAAGAACAGCCAATTGACCAGAACTAAACGACGAGTCAACATGCACTTGGCCGCGCAATGGATATGTCTTGACTTCAGTCAATGTACCGATTGTGCCGTCAGTTGACTTGAAGAAGTAACCATTCGATGTGATCAGATAATATTGGCCGCCCCACTTATAGGCCAATTGTGGATTGCCCAATTGGGCCAAACCATTAGTAACAGAGGGAAGGGCAATCATGTCCCAGGTTTCACCAGAGAAATCAGGAGAGATCACTTTGGCCAATTCGGGGAATTGATCTGGATCAACAGTTGATCCAGTGTCAGCATAGTCAGGCGATGAAAACGAGTTTGGTACCAGGAGTGCTTCGCCAACAAGAGGTTTGTTTCTCTTGATGGCTGAGAAGGTAACGGGATCGAAATTTGAATTGCTCATTTATCACCTCATTGATTTGTAGCAACAATGCTGGTGACATTACCAGCTTCGTCATAGCCGTAGGTTTCAACGCGAGTCACGCCTTGAAATGTGGCCGTAGTAGTGTTCACGGTATTGTCAGGGTTGTATGTGAATACAACCGTACGGGTGTCGCTCCCGTAAATCTCAGTCACCGTATCAACGTTGCCGTCACCGTTGTAGGTGTATGTCACCGAATCAAAATTGGAATTACTTCCAGATGATGGGGTGGACCAAACCAAACCAGTTCCGTTGTAAGACAGAATTTGGTTTTCGGTTGGTGTAGTTGTTGGCCAAACGATACCATTCAGAGAAATCTGGGTGGTGGATAATGACAATGGTGTGGAAGTTCCCACACCATCTTCAACTGCTTGCAAGCTAGTTGTCAATCCATCAGTACCAGATAGTTTCAGAAGTTGCTGATACGTATCTTTGGGCGTTTTGTTAAAAAGTGTCGCCATATTTGAACCCTCCTTGAATTATTTATGGGGTTCTGCGACAGAATAAAAACAAAACAAATGAAGAATGGGGCCCCTAAGAGCCCCACCATGGGAATATTATAACGATCTTGCTACGGCGTTACAGAATGCGGCGATGAAGCTTATGCCTGAGGATAAGCCCGTGGCGAGCAGGATTGGATCAGGGATTTTAAACACAGTTAGCCAAGCTGTGAGCCACATGAAGTTAAAGCCAATGAACAGGCTCCACTTCCAAAAACAATCCATGTAATCAACGAACCAGGAGAGAATATGCTTCATATCGTAATTTTGAATTTATATCAAAATGATATGGCATCAATGACAGAACGTCAAGAGATTTGGCGGGTAGAAGGAGAGTCGAACTCCTAAGGCGCTTTCGCACTCGGCTGCTTTCCAAGCAGGTTTCGTCACCAATCGATTTGCCTACCCATCGTGTGATTATTTATTCTACTGAAATTTGGCCAGTAGTCAAAGAACAAATAAACTTTGATCCCTTACTTGTCTGGTCTATTGACGGGTTGGTTTCAATCAAAGCTTCGGCTAATGAATCGTGAGCTCTATGCCAGAATTGATCAAATTTGCAGAATCGAATTCGACCATATAATTCCCGCAAGTAAATGCCAGGTGTATGCGAAATCCAATCATCGGGTTGTTGATTATCTGGTGATAATTGCCAACCAGAATCTGTACACCAGGTTATGAACAGAGTCTTGGTATTAGGGCTAACTTTCACAATCCGATGGGCGTCAGTAGCTCGACGGCAGATGATCGAACCAACCGTGTGATGGATGATTCGATCATTAATCTTCTCCCAATACCCACCACTCACTATGATGCTCACATAATGAAAGGGATGGGTATGCAGAAAAGGAGTCTTGTCTGCTGACAGAATGCGGTGGATGCGAATATGTACCCTACCGCATTGCAGGATAGTGAAACGCTTCAAGTAGCCGGTGAGGCTCTTATACGGCTTCCAGAACCTCACCAGCAAACCTCATGCAGTTTCGTACAGGAACGTCGTGCCGGCCTTCAGTGCGCGGTTCACGCTGGTACTTTGCACGAACACCTTGTAGCGATCACGATCGAACGTGGGGCTTATGTCGATGTTGGTGCCAGTAGGCAAGCCCAGAACTTCACGGGCAGCCGCACCTTCGTACATGTCGCCAGTGTCCTGGTCCAGGATGATGACTTCCTTCTTGGCCTGAATCGTTTCGCGCTTGGTGAACTCGTAGAAGCCGCGACCCTTGACGAACGGCAGACCGTTGTTCTGGACCAGATCACGAATGGGTTCGTCTGCCAGCACCGGAATCTGTTGGAAGCGGCTGGGGTCCACTGCGCGGGCATCGACTTCGCGGTACCGGCCGTTGGTGGGATCGCGTCGCAGACGAGCGAAGATGTCGGACAGACCACGAGTCATCTTCTTGTTGGTGACGATTTCCTGCTCGAACGAATCGAGTGCTTCGGGCGATTGTTGCTGGTAGGCAACAGCCAACAGCATGTCGGAAGCTTCGGCGAACTGGTTCAAGTTCAAGTGAAAACCACCCGTCATGTCACTCAGGCCTTTGTAGAAAGCCGTCGCATAGTGGCGGTTCAGACACTGGACACCATGGACCAGAACACCTTGTGCCGTCAATGCTTGAACTTCCGTGCGCCAGTCAAGACGCTTGGGGTTGTGGGCCGGCGGATGAGGAATGTCATCGCCGATCATGACCAGCAGGCGCTTGGCGTCATCACGCCATTGCATGGATTGGGCTTCATGCAGAACCAGTTCGTAGCACTCGGGCGCGTCGCCACCATAAGTGGCTTCCACGTTCTTGATGAAGTAGGACACCGCATTGGGGTCATTGGTGAGGGCCAGATGCTTGGTCACATAGGCGGTGCGGGCGTCGCAGTAATCGCCGTGAGCGATGACACCGATTCGCAGGTTGGGAATCTCGCGAAACATGCGAGCTGCCAGTGCATCGACAGTGCGGCGCACCTGAGTCAAGCACGGATACATGGAACCGGTGGTGTCGAAAGTCACCACCAGATCGATCGGTTGGGTATCGCTCATTACGTCTCCTGGGAGAATATTGGGACGCTGATTCTATTGCCAATATTGGCAACAATCAAGCTAGTAAACCCAGGGGAGTAAAGTTCTTTACACGCAGAGACTGTAGAGATTGCGTTGGCTGTCAGTCAGCTCAGTCAACTGAACTAGTTCAGTTGGGAAAGAATTCCACACTTCAGAAACAGTGTAGGGTTCCCTGCCAGCTTTGTACCAGACTTTCTGTTCAACCACGTAGTGATAGAAGTTGAAATAAGCATTTGCCATTTGAGTATATGACGCTACATCTATGATGGCGTAGAATCCATGTTGATACAACTTCTTGATCGTACGACTTTCGCAATCATGTTCGATCCAGATAGCGTTGTCTCTACACGTCTTAAGATGATCCTCAGATATCTCGATGTCACCAGACAACCAAGAAAACAGGAGATCAACATCAGATGACCGGCGAGCGAACATTTCTGGATCTTCCTGCCATTGTTCAAAATGCGAGAATTCGTGCAAGAAAATTCGCAGCCACGCTTCGTATGGTTTACCCACCGCCACAGCAAACTCGAGTGGTTCGTTGTTGAAATAGCCAGAACAGCCGAGGGTATCACCATCCAGAAAAACCTGAGTGGTATCCTGGATCTTGACTGTGACACCAGCAGCGAGCAGAGTGTCAACAACTTGTTCCAAGTAATAATGAATTGTGGGATTGGACTTGCTGAAGAGCAAGTCAAGAATGGCAGAGCGGTCCATAGTTTCTCCTTTCGGATATTTATGGACCCAAGGAATTACATCTGACGAGCCGTCTGCGCAACCATGCGGACGAACGGATCGGGTTCGATAGTTTCGTCCTGACGCTCAGGACTGAGTGAGAAGAACTCACTCAGGGTATACCGCACCTGATCAAACGAGAGAGTTTGATCTCGGGGACCAACGAAGAAGTCGCATACGATTCGTCCACGTCCTGCGAACAACACTCGAATATTTTCTTCTATTGGTTTTGAAGTGTCTTGTACTCGCTGGCGCCGACCAGTTTCAGGATTATCGATTATTTTGGTTGGGATGAAATACGTGTTAGTCACAAGCAACACCTTCGCACCATTCCGTTCGTGGCAACGAACAACACGCTCAACATTCTTGGTGTGCTTGCGGAAGTTTTTGAACTTATGAATGGGCCCAACCCAATCAGGACCGATACTGTGGATTCGATCGTTAAGTCGAAAGTTGATACTCCCATCAATGGATGTCAATCCCACCGACGCAAGTTCAGCCTGGTATTTCTCAAACGGATCGTCAGACATCACGATCCTTCAATTCTCGACGGAATACCGAGCTATCTTTAGCTCGAGCAATTCGACGATCATGTACCTTGGATTTTGCTGCCGACTTGCGATTGTTGCCAAGGCGATGACCCGTGTTGTAGTCGTAATTCAACTTCTCCATCATGGGCTTCACATCACCCGGTACTTGATCTTCCGTGTACTTGCGTTTGGTGTCGCCATGATACACCAGGCCAGTGCCCTGGATCTTGGTGTGATGCAGGAAGTGATTGGCTTTGTCTTTGCGAGTGCGGCTCATGACATTTGCACCGCGAGAATTGCGTCAGCGGGTTCGCTGTTGGGGAACATCTCCTGCCATTCCTTCTGGAGTTCTGGGACACCAGCATCGACCTCGATCTCCCAACCCAGGATCGGTTCTTCACCATCCAGGCGGTTCAGGTAAATGCATTCGAGACCATTGGGCCATTCCTCCTGGGGATCATAGCCATGGCTTTCCAAGAAATCCTCGATGTCGCCCTTGGACTTGAATTCTCTTCCGAATGCGAGGATTGCCGTGTATCGAACGCTCATTGGATTCCTTGTCAGTGGCTCAAAACAATTGATGCCATATGTTATGTTCATATGGCATCAAAGTCAAGCATCTTGGAGTTCCGAACAGGATTCGAACCTGCGTGGGGATTTCTCCCGCTAACGGTTTTGCAGACCGCTGCCTAAGCCAACTCGGCCACCGGAACATGTAAACTGGAGCGTGGGACGGGGTTCGAACCCGCGACGTCCTGGTTGGCAACCAGGTACTCTACCAACTGAGCTACCCACGCATAAAACTTGGAGCAGGATATCGGATTCGAACCGATGACATTCTGCTTGGCAAGCAGACATTCTACCACTGAATTAATCCTGCAAAAACGAACGTAACGACGTAGACGGATATTTCCGTTCTTCGGGCAAGGTTAAGGCTCGTTGCCCCGATTCTGTCGTTCCCTTGTGACTAGCCAGGAGATTTCTCTCACATTCAAAACTGGAGCGGATAGTGGGAATCGAACCCAACTCTGCGCGGCTTGGAAGGCCGGCGACTCACCTCGAGCTTACCCGCGTAATCGGTCAATCATCTGTGGACCATTTCCGTCCACGTTTGCGGGACTTGATTTCAAGTTTCCCCGCATTGAAAATTCTGCTTCGTCCGTAATATCTACCAGTGAATCTCCACTCACAGTATTTACCACGAACACTACCAAATGCTCTCATGTTGCCTCCTTATTGAACGTCAAGCCCCATGTTCCGGGCAGCGACAACTAGGGCATCACAAAATCCTTGTACATTACAACTGATAGTGACGTATCCACCCCAGGACCCACAAACGTAAATGTTCTGGGTTGGGACATCAACCGTCTTGCGTGCTTCTTGAATAACAGCATCCGCGATTTCGCGATCATACTGCCCATCAATCAGCTTACCCCGAAGGGTCACGCGATCAGCCATATCGTTCTCCTCGTTTACATTCTTACCATTATGGCATCAAATGAATACGAGGTCAACTGGCACACCGTATGGGAATCGAACCCATCTTGCCGCCTTGAAAGGGCGATGTCCTAACCGATAGACGAACGGTGCATTAAAACTTGGTGGGTTCCCGAGGCTTCGAACCTCACGCCAACCAACCCACCTTATTAGGCAACGGTTTTACAGACCGCCGGCGGGAAAGGAACCCATTAAAACTTGGAGTAGGGGTGAGGACTCGAACCTCTGGGGTGTTTAGGGCAGCACCCATCACACTTTTATCGATTTTACCGTCAGCCTTACGGAACATCCCCTACATGAAACATCTTTGTATTGCCGACGAGGATCGAACTCGCCTAGCCAGGTTGAAAGCCTGGAGACCTCACCAGAAGTCAACGGCAATACAAACATGTCTCAGACAGCTACAGATACTTGATGGGGGCGGAAACACCATCTTTCCCTGCAACTGTTTCGCCCATTAGGGCTCATCAGTAAGACTGGAATAATTCTGGCACTCTGTACGGGAGTCGAACCCGTCTTTCCAGATTGAAAGTCTAGCGTCCTAACCGATAGACGAACAGAGTAAAAACTTGGTGGGGATGGAAGGATTCGAACCTACTCACCCGAAAGAACTGATTTACAGTCAGCCGCCCCTCGCCATCTGAGCCGCATCCCCATTAAAACTTGGTATCCTGTGGGGGAATCGAACCCCACTGTGGAACAGGGAAGATTGAAAGTCTTCTGACGGTACCCAGCCGTCATCACAGGATATTTCAAAAACGTTTTGTGTATCAGGTAGGAATCGAACCTACAAGCCCGGAGGCGACTGTTTTACAGACAGCTGATTTAGCCAGTTTACCATCTGATACACGAAACGTTCTTGGCGGGTAGTAATGGAATCGAACCATCCCCCATCACTGGAGGGGCTTGTTTTCGAGGCAAGTTAGCGCCCAGCGCACCTACCACCCGTAAATCTCAACATCTAAAACACGAAACCCCCGAAACTATTACGCTTCGAGGGTTGTTAGCTTTCGCTAGGTGAACGCTTATCGCATTCGCCAACCCCCGAACGTACCCTCATATCCGCATTCATAGCCGTAGCCGCGCGACGACCCTTCGGTCTCCGAGCAGTACGAGAAATATGAATAAGCGTTCATGAAAGTTTCCTTTTCGAGAAATTTAATAATCAACAGAACAAATAGTACATGAACCTTTTCGGGTTTGCAATAACTATTTGTGAAAATTTTGTGCAGTGTTGCGACAAATCTATTTAGCAATCTGCACCACAGATCATACTTTAGCAAACGGAATGCCACATGTCAACAACTTTATGACAAAGCGTGCATGACGAGATCATCAACTGTGAATCCCTTCCGTTCCATTCTGGTTATTTCACCGTCGACTTCCATCCATGACATAAGAGTTTCCGGCTCCCTGTCTGGACCTCGTTGCATGACTGCGATTGTCAGTAGGTTATGTTCAGAAGTGGCGACAACATACACACGTCCAACCTGCCAGGCCTTAAGGCCTGGCACATTCAGGTCGGGGATGGCTTGCATTCTGACTCTAATCGCTTCGATGAGTTCAGATTGTATGCGAGCTTCAGCCTTTGCTGTCTTGAAGAAGAAGCTCTTTAATTCTTCTATCATTTTTCAATCCTCCCAACATCAATTCCATCAAGCCGGTATCAGGGTACCAGGTACTTTCGGGGGTTGGCCAACTACTGAACCACAACGTAGCATGATCACCAGTAAATGAATTTTCCCGAGTTTTGTAGAATCCAATAGTTTCGGTGTTCAGATAATGGGTGATCATCCCGCACCCCACATGCCAGTGTTTGCCCAGGTATTTGCCAGTTGGATTCTGCTGGTTGCCGTACACGAACGAAACCAACTCTTGTCTGGAATTGGCGAAGGTTCGGTTGTTGTCATAAACGACTGGCTTACCTAGAAGCCGTAGGAAGCGTTCCCAACGACTAGCCATTAGCTGTACACCGTAAACAACAGGAGACGGGGTAAGCATTGAATACCATAGGCAGTGTCAAGCTCTTGCCTCACACGACTAAATTCACCCCGAGTATCAGATAGTAATTGGCTCAGGTCGATCATATCGAAACCTGGTTCCTCACTCGTATGAACAGCAAGAATCCTACCCAGATATTCCACATCACCCATTCCGCCTGCGATGTACTTGATTCCAACATCCTTGAAATCGATAGTATCGTGATAGCCGACACGAATATCATCCAGTTGTTCACGATCATCACCGAACAATTCTCGCATGACGTCACTCTCAATTGTGGTACCGATAATAAGGTATGAACGTTCGTTTACTGACATGGGATTCCTTTTGAATATATGCCATTCTAACGGATTGGCAATCAAAAGGTGATGATTTCATATAACTGATTTGTAAGACGGAATGAACGAAGGGGCAAATTTGCCCCTTCATCATATTCGGTTGTTTTACTTCTTCAGCATGTTGATGAATTCCAATGCTGCTTCGTCCGAACCCAATCGTTCCCACAATTCACGAAAGCGCAGCATTTTGCGGAGCTCTTCGGGTGATTGTGATTGATCCATGGGGTTAGCTTTGAAATCCAGATATTGATCCGACGGATGATCGAACAAACCCAAGGGATTGATTCCGGGATGACCTTCTTGAACATCAACCGCCCATTCCGGGATGGGCGTCACAGCCATAGCCACAAAGCGTGAACCTTTGGGCGAGTCGACATGCGCGTAATTGACGTAATCCTTGGGGTTGACCATCAGTTGGCTCCTTGACGGTGCTTGGCGATGATTTCTTCGTGGGTCAGGCGACGCACACCAGCGGCCTTGGCGGCTGCGATAACTTTGTCGCAATGCATGGTACTGATAAGCATCGTGCCACATGCGTCCTTGAACGCGCCATGCTTTTCACCCTGTGTTTCGCAGAAAACCACGAAAGCCTTTTCATCCAGGAAATTGCTTTGGGCAACGTATGCGGGGAGGTGTACCATTCAGTTCTCCTTGATGTGTTCTACCATGTACCAAATGATACTGAAAGGTGGTTGAACAGTCAAGCCATATTTGACTAATTGTGGTAATTCCTTATAAAGATGGTATAAGAATAAGGATAACCATGGCAGTACCAAAACTATCAAAATCAGAAGCGGGAAAACTGGGGGCGATCAAATCAGCAGAAGTAGCTAGACTCAAAAAGAAAGCCATAATAGAAGCTTATGGCTTTGATCCCGCAAAATGTATACAATGTCATATTCCTCTGGAGTATGAGAAACGTGACAATAAATTTTGCGGGCACACTTGTTCAGCATCGTTCAACAACAGACTCAGGGCCAAAACATTTCAGTGCCAAAACTGTGGAAATATCAATCCTGAGCGAAAATCCCCTGGTAAATATTGCGATCGGAATTGCCAAATTGAGGCCGAATACAAAGAGAAGGACAAGTTGGTCGAAGCCGGCAATGCCTCCAATTCTGGGCAGATGAAGAAGTATCTACTGAGAAAACATGGAAATGTTTGTATGAGTCCCACTTGTGCTTGGGATTTTACTAAGGTTCAAATCAATGTTGAACTTGAACACCAAGATGGAAACTCAGACAACAATACTTTGGGGAACTGTATCCTTCTTTGCCCCAACTGTCACTCATTGACTCCTACATATAAAGCCAAGAATAAAGGCAATGGTCGCCATTATCGCCGAGTGCGTCGTGCAGAAGGGAAAAGTTTTTGAATGAACGAAGAGCAGACGTAAAAGTCTGCTCTTCTTAAGAGTGGTGCCCCAGGACGAGATTTGAACTGTCGACCTGCCGCTTACAAGGCGGCTGCTCTACCCCTGAGCTACTAGGGCCTTTCTTGCTGTGACGTATTTCTACATCAGAAATCTATTCTAGCACTGTGGCTAAAATTGTCAATACTATTTAGCAATCAATGCCATACTTAGAACATATGCGGGAATGTATCGACCTGGGATTGTTTTTGCAACCAAACACCATAGCCTTAGCCATTCTATGCAGTCCATCCAAGACTACCAACTTGTCATTCCACCACGTAACCAGAATGGGAGCGTCTAAATCGGCAGCCATGAGACGGCGAATATTTGGAGAATCATATTCAAGAACCCAAGTAAGATCATCGACCAATACATCAACGACTGGGAACAAGGTCGAACATCTTAACAGATAGTTGAGATCATATTCGCGCCCGTCATGGGTGAAAGAACTACCTGGTTCTTCCTGATACATTACTGACCTTTGGCTTGTTTGCGATCCTTGATTGGGAAAGTCGTCATTGATCCGTAATTGAAGATAGACGACGCGGTAGCCTGGGTGTAGTCCCACATAGCCATTGCTCGACCAATCAAATCAGGATAGTGGAAGCCAGATGATTGATCGGTGGGGGCCACATTGATATTCAGGCCCGATCGCTCGGCCATTCGTTTCACGCAATCATTTTCAGACAAGCAATGGCAGAAGATTGTTGAAGCTCCTTGACCTTGTGCAATTGCGGCGGCTTGTTTAAACAATTCAGAGCCAATACCTTGGCGACGATGCTCGGGAAGAACACTCAGACCAATCTCTACAGTCTTGTTGGTTCGAGTGAACTTTGAGGTCTCGAAAACCAACTCAACTGCGGCGACTAGCTCTTGGTTTTCGTTGAAAGCTCCGATAACCATTTGGCGGCTTCTGAATTGTGAATCCACATAATGTTGAATCTGTTCATCAGTAGCCTGATGGCCGAAACGCAGATACCTGTCCGTAGCGTCTAGCTTTAGGAGGTGATCTGCGTATTCCTGAAGTTGATGTGAATCGAGTTGCTGGGTCGAATAACTCATGATTGATAAGATCCTTGGGAAAGAGATCGTATTTACACCGCGCCGCGGTAATGGAATGAGCGAACACCATTGTTCGCTCAAAATAACTAGGGCTGAGATTACACCCAAGACCAGTTGACCTTTCGTTGACGTACGGTTCTGTTCCTCACCAGGACCTTACCAACTTATCCACACAGGATTGGAGTACACCAATCGTCCATGTAGTCAACCACGGCTGCCTTTTTATACTGGTGGCGTATCCAGTGCCATGTTGCAGCTTCAGTAAAATACAGTTGGACTATATTCTACTCTTCCACACCTCCCGACTTGTGGGTCGTCCATAAGAACGAAGCCGTTTCACTACAACACCTTAAATGGATTTGTACGACTACCTGAGTAGAAGTTTGCTTGCCGTGTGATACCATTCCATGCTCCCGTCATTAACGGGAATACATTCACACGCAATAGGTATGCATAACATACCAGGCTTCGAGGACTACACTCCACTTTCATCCCCTAAGCTGTAAGGTAGCGGATTTACTCCACATTCCATTACCAACCCTTTACACCAGCCTACATTGATCCACGTCGATCAACTTTGGTTCTGCCTAACGGTGGCACTCAGTGCGTGGGTCTTGCTTGGTGGTCCTCACATCTTTGTGTAAGGCGGCAAATTGGCAAGCAAAGCCCTTCACCCTTTCACTTCCCGTTACGAAGTGATATCCATCAACGTTTCCAAGCAAACTCTTTGTTTTCAGTGCGTTTGTTGCTGCACATCCAACACAAACAAGTCTACACCTGTGATCTGGCAACGTCAACAAACTTTATGACATAAATATGCCAGTAAACCATATGGCAAGGTATTCAGGATGGCAATCGTATATCCAGTAGAAATCAAAGACGTGTTGAAGATTCAGGATGGGCCCTTGACTGGCAATCTGAAGCCTGTTATGGATGGAACCAATACTGCTTCACCACTAAGACTATCAACTACCGAGATCGAACTCAATGGTAAAGTGTGGCCCACCGCAGGAGCGACAGCCGGCAAAGTTCTGTCTATTGACAACTTCGGCCATCTGGTCTGGGTTGTTCCTCCAGGCCAAGACGACACTGAATATCTACCACTGGCTGGCGGTACCATCACCGGTGATCTGACTGTTCAAGGGGATTTGGTAATTGAAGGAGCGCAAACGTTCAACGAACTATCAGTAACGACCAATCTGACCGTTGATGGTGCGACTGAATTGGATGGTACTGTAAACGTTGGTGGTGATCTGGGTATTGGTACTTCATCCGAGACCGTTGTGGCCTTGGGTTCGGTGTCTGGTGCTGTAACGATCAACACAAACATTGCTTCCTACTTCACCGTGACTATTGCTGGATCAACAACATTCACCTTTGGCGGACGTCCTGCAGGACGAGCAACGGGTTTTATTCTGGAGATCAGAAATGGTGGGTCTCAGAACGTATTCTGGCCAGCATCAATAAAATGGCCCAAGAGCATTGGGCCAACGTTGTCAGCAGCTTCTACTGATCTTATTTCATTCATTACCAGGGACGGTGGAGTTACCTGGTACGGGACCTTCAGACCCGGTGCTTAATTCAGGTGGTGGATTCTCGGGGTCATATATGGTGATGTTGACACAAGCTGGTTCCGTGTACTGACCATAGTAATTCACCATTCGATAACTGAACGAATCCTCACCCAAGAATTTGGGGATATACGAGAAATTAATCTTGTCATTTGCTACTCTCGCGTATCCGCGATATGGGAATGTGACAATTTCTGGAAAGAAGGGTACGCCAAGTCCAAGTTGAGCCCTTGTTTGAGGAGCAGCATACCGCTTGATATCAATGATACCCGTGCTGAATAGCATGACGTCGTGAAACGTTCTAAGGGTATACATTCCAGGACGCTTCATTCGCACATTCATATCCACAACGTCGTAGTCCCTTGATCCCGTATACAATATGGGATTCGCCATGACAACCTTTGCGTCATCAATGACGTCAAAATTCCCATTAGCTGGAACAGCGATGTTGGTATCAAAGTCAACATCCGTGTATTCAACCCTGAACAGCTTCTCCGGCAATTCAATGTAGATACGAATGTTGGGTAGAACCGGTTTCACGTATCGAAAGAAGTTCGATGATTGGCTTACTGTCATTCATTATCTCCAGAAAATAACCTTTGAAATACCATCTTCAGGTGGCTCAATACGACATACTGCGGCAAAGGCTTCAGGATCAGTGGTGAATCCATATTTGCCGTTGTATTGGAACAAACGGATTTGCTCAACGGTAAAGCCCAGTGATTCCGCGTATTCGATAGCCTCTTGTTGGGTATGATATCCGGCCTGTCCATCCAGAAGTTCAACCTGTGTCAACGGGTCACGAACAAGCGTGAATGTTGGCTTATCAACCACTTGAATGTTGTGGCGTACCAATCCAGTCGTCTTGTTGACTGTGATGATTTTGGAATCAGCCAATGTGGGAGTGACTGAAGTCAGAGCATACGATGGTTCAGTAGCCTTGTTCCATTCATTGTCAACAGTAGCAGTGACGTGGGGGCGAGTGATGAAATCGTAATCAATAAAGTACGTTTTTGCGTCACGAGGACCAGTCACATAGTCAACGCCAAATGTGTAGTTGGATTGATAAACCACATGCTCGAATCCAATACCAACAGGAATACGAACAGCCTTAGTCCATTCAAAGAACGTACTTGTCACACCACGGCTAGTGACCTGAAGAGTATGAGCGTATTCAACCTGGAAGTAGTACGATTGGCTGTCGAGATGCTTGGTGTATGTTGCATGGACGTGGTAATCGCTAGCGGTCTGATACGTATCATATTTGTGATCCACAGCAATAGCTTCGTTGGTTCTATACCATTGCCAAACGTCGTTGATATGCAGTTTGCCATCAACTTGATACAGTTGATACACGTGATCGATGGGCTGAGGTTCATTGAACACCTGGGCGTAGAAGTTCAAGTCAACAGGAACACGTTTGACTTCTTGTGCTCGACTAGCCAGATACGGAACCTCGGGGTATGAGGTGAACCAAACGCTGTATGTCAATCGTGAATACTGCGCATCCAAACTCAACCAGTTTTTTTGTGGGTATGAATTTTGATAGACATGATCGATTGCAAGCTTGGTCGATTGTACTCGCTCAGCAGAAAACTTGTCAGCTATGTTCTTTGATTCATTCGTACGAATCAACGCGCTTTCCCAATGCTTCAAGAACAATGCGGGATTGTCAACACTCAAGTCCCAGCTTGCATTCTTTGCATAAGTGATGTTCTTACCACTTCTAACCGATTCAAGAGCATATGTGGCCCAGCCATCGGTATTGTTCTTGACGAACAAGTTGTCTACTAGAGTTCCAGAACTCGTCTTTAGCGCTGCCACCAAAATGTCTACTGTTGCGGTAGTCAACTTACCAGTTCGTACCGATGCCATGGTGAAACTACCATGCTTCAACTTTTCATGCGGGCGAATAGCAAAGTCTGGATTCTGAACCGCAGCAATCGTAGTTTTCGTCCACGCAAAGGCGGTATCCGTTACTTGCACGTTTTGTCCAATGACCTTTGGTGTGTTGACATCAGTCCATTGCGTAGTCACACCACCAAGGATCGGAGTCATTTGCGTTTGCTGCGTAGTGACCTTCTGCAACAGTGGAGTGGTTTGCGTCCATTGTGTTGTGACCTTTTGCAGAATGGGATTCAATTGAGTCCAGAATGAGAGTGTGTTCATCACTACTGGACTTAGTTGAATCGTATGAATGTTCACACCAGTCAATTGTGGCGTGAGTGGGTCGAGCTTGAGGCCAACCAATTCAGTGACACGGTGTTCTGGTGTTGCATCAAAATCAAATGTGATATCTGGGCGCAGGAACGGATCACCCAATTCAAATGCCCTAGAACTGATTTCAGCTACAGGATAGAATGCATCCTGGTACGTGGACTCCAGATAGTAGGTAACGATTTCTGGGAAGGTGATTGGCATGGGACCGCGCCAATACAGGCGGATCACATCACCGTTCACGACTGCCGCTTCTGTCACTGGAATCTCTGAATCGTTCACGAAGAATTGCAGTCGAGCATTACGACTGAAAATCATATATGGATTTTCTTCGTAGTCGATGAACGTGTCAAGCCCAGATACCGTTTGTGGGTCGGTAGTAAATGTGAACGGTAGTACGTTTTCGTAGAAACCAAAATTCAAGTAGTCCATTCTGTTGGACGCCTTGTTTATCCAGCTCACATACAGGACATTGTCACCGGTGATGGTGAAATTAGTCGTAGCACCATAAGAGGAATCGGCTGTGGCTTGAAACTGAATGGCATCACCCAGATTCAAATCAAGAATCTTACCAGGGGCCTTTGTCTGCAGGACGCCATTCACTATGACGTCACAAGCATACGAATCATCCAAGCGATACTTGCCCACGAAATCACTAGTAACCATCCAAGTTGACGAAGTTGACACCAAACCTGGTTGTCGTTCATCAACTTGAAACATCACTGTGTTGATTTCGTTGTCAGCAAGCACTGACACTCTGGCTCTATTCGAATAAACTTGAAGGTCACCACGAACCAAAGCGGTTGTCACTGCTTGATTCGAACTACTGTCGGCCGCAGTATCACCGCTTGACAGAGCGGTAACGGTTGCTTTCTGAGAGAAGATCTGCAAATCGCCTAGAACCAACGAACTAGTGCGGGTCCTATTGATATTGGTCGTCATGTCAGGCAAATCACCATGGCCCAGAACTTGGGTTGTAGCTTCGCCCGAATAGATTTGGAGTTCGCCATGCGCCAATACTTCAACTTGCGCATCGTTATTGCTTGAGGTTGCTCCCAAGTGGGTCAACGCCGTTACTTGGGTTTCGTTATTCGTTGACGTGGCTGATTCGTAAGGCAGAGCCGTAACGAGAACATCATCGTTGGATGATGTTGGGCCCGTGTAAGCATTTAGCGATGCGGTAAGTGAATTATATTCAGTGGACAGGTTTGCTTCTTGGTCTCGAGCATCGAGCGCTGACATAACCGAATCATTATTGTTACCATACAAGATGGTATTAAAGAAGGTAATGGCCACACCGCCCGCGCCTGCATTTGAAGCTGCCGAGCTTGCGCCGCGTCCACCACCATAAGTACCACCCGGTCCACCCACGCCCGTATACCTGGTTCCGGTGTAAAACACACCACTACCGGGATTCGTCTGATACGTACATGTGCCGTTTGAAGTAATAGTCCCGTTACCACCATTTGTGCCACCACTACCACCAGCACCAAGCGCTACGCCTGATGCTCCTTCACCATTGAGGCCGACACCGCCCCCACCGCCACCATAAGAATAGGAACCACATACATTGGATCCCGAGCCAGTTGTTCCTCGTTGGCCGGCACCGCCTTGTCCACTATTACCAGCAGCACTATATCCAGCAGCACCACCACCAGCGAGGCCAACTGCTGGGCCACCGGCATTAGTAGCGATCATTTTGAAATATGGGCCACCTCGCCATGCCACACCGCCGGCAGAGCCCACGGCAGCATGGGCGAATCCTATCAAAGCCAAAGGATTGCCTTCTCGGTTACCGTAAACACCAGTTCCCTTACTGTCAACTATGAAGGTGAGTGTTTCCCCTGGTGTTACTACCGCATGACCATGAGTCAAACCACCGCCACCGTAGTCACCAGAACCAACCATAACCAGGTAAGCCGAATTGGCACCTGCAGGAACTACGAGTGTGTTGGTCCCTGTAGTGAATTCACTACGCCCCAAGTTGATTGGAGCTTCTGGGTCTTGATCAGCCGTTCCGGTTGATGGGAAGGCTCTGTTAGGGCCCCAAATCAGACGCATTGCGCCTACTTGTGATCCTACTGCGGGTAGGGTGGTACCGTACGAACTACCACCACCATAATTGCCACCAAGTTCTGGGGTGGCGTCATTGATGTAGGCACCGCCGTTGGCACCACCAGAACCACCAGTCCCATAGTTTATTTGGTTGAATGCACTACCATTACCACCGACACCGTTGGCTCCTTGGCCCATAAGGCCCACGCCACCACCGCCCGCTGCATAGTAACTACCACCTGCTCCACCACCGCCACCTGATCCATTACCACCGATATAGGACGAAGTGTACGGGGGTGAACTACCACCATCACCAGTATAGCCGCCCGCACCACCACCGCCCGCATAAACAGTCGAATTGGAATTACCGCCGTTGCCACCACCACCGTTGATGATGTTGGCGTTCTTACCACCACGTCCACCGTTGATGCCATTGGCGCCTTCGGCAATCATCAGGATTGTTGAACCACGATATAGCGCAGTATGGGTACTGGCGACCGAACTTGCTTGGTTTACGCCAATTTGAATCGTAAGAGTTTCACCGGGCGTGACGGGGATATTGTTTCTCCAAGACAAACCGCCACCACCACTCGACGTGTTTCTGGATGCCGGCCCGACGGCCACACCACAAATTGAGGTGACGCCTGCGGGGACCACCCAACTAGTAGTTCCCGCAGTAGTGAATACGATTTGTCCAATTTCTGCCATACAACGCCCTAGTTACTTACAAGGTCTTCAAACCAAATTCAGCATCGGTGATCTTGTCATTATCCCAAGCTTCACCGTCAACCGTTTCTTCCAACACATACGACAATGTGGAACCACCACGGTTGATAACTCCAACACCAGAAGCAACAGCATCAACAGCTTGATCCTTTGTTGCTGAAGTGAGCGAAAAGTAAGTGTCAGTATTGATTTGGAACTTTACTGCCATGATGTCATTCATAGAAGCCGTAGCATCAACCTTGTACAATTCGGTCTGATCACGAGCCGTCGATTGCACTTTAGCTGTCGTGGATTTTGCGGCTTCCCAGTTCGCCAAAGCAACGTCGGTAGAGGTAAAATCATTCTGTGAACCGTTTGCGATCAAATCCATTTCACGAACGCGGCGGCTTGAGATGATAGGCAGATCAGTGATGTTCGGGTTGTTTGGGACACCAGCAGTAAAGCCCGATGGCCAATCAGCTTCATCACCATGAACAGCTTGAACGACAATGTCGTCAACCGAATACTGGCACTGTGACACACCACCATAAAACACAACGCGGTCCATTGGTGAAGTGCTCAATGGATCAGTTGTCATAGTGATAGTCAAGTTCTCCTGAATCGGGATATTGTTCAAGTAGTAGGAAGCGCGAATGTTTCCGTTGGGGTAAATCGCATACTTGGAATAGAACCAATAATTAGTACCAACCTGCAAGCTAACCTTGAATGGGTTAGAAGCAGGAGTGGACAAGTTGGTCGGTAAACACAATTCCAAACCCAATGCTTGTGAGTTGGAAACAACCACCAGTGGAATATTACCGGGAGTCAGCAGTGAACTGAATCCAATAAGAGTATTGGCAGCAAGCGTAGTCGCGATAGAATCAACTCGCAGCCAAGTACCAAAGCCATAAAGAGCCTTGCCGTTGTTTGCGGTGTTGTTTCTCTGGAAGGTACCATAGTTGGGGAATGCAAATGTCAAACACTGTGCCAGGTTACCAGTTGCGTCCATGGTGAGACCTTGGTTGCCCAAGAATGCGCCACCACCAGCAACAATAGAACCCGTTTGTGCGCCAATTTGACTCCAGGGGAAACGGGTGGAAAGCTTGCCTGTGGGCTGCCAATCCATACCGTCATAATCTGCAATGAAATTATCGGCCATAGTTTTCTCTCAAGAAAGATGCAAATATTTATCAGGTAAAACGAAGGGGCCATGAGGCCCCTTCGTTAATAACCCCTAGGTATTAAGGGTTGCTGTCGCCAACCGAAATCAGGGACAGGATACGGAAGCCAACGTTGTTGGCGCCGCTGGCCTTCATGGCCTTGTAAACACGAGGTTCGCTTTCACCGTAAACCGTGACTGGCACGTCACTGTCTTGCGAGATAACGTCAGCAGAAGTATAACCAATCAGATCCAATTCATCTGTATAGGCATAGCGCTGAGTATTCAAGCGGTTAGGAATGGTAACCAGATATTGGTTGCCGGTCGAGATGGCGACTTGTTGCTGTGTGTTGATGATAGCCGCCGAGTCAGTACGGTCGACGTCAGCACGCACGGAAGGCGATGGAACAAAAACGTCCGATTCGTTAACCACAAATTTGTAGATAGCAACCGAATCAACCACATAGCCCCAAGCGTTTTGAGCTTGAACGCCACCAGTTTGTGTGAAACCACCAATTGGCGGCTTCAATTGACCTTGCAGCCAAGTGTTGAAGCCAGCAGCCAGAACTTGGCCTGTTGGAATGGTCTTGGTGTAGTTCACCAATTCACGAGCCAACCAGTTGCTTACTTGTGTGGCAGTAGCAACACCATCAGGTGCCGAGTTGCAGGAGTACACGCAGAAGATTGGTGACTGCTTGTCCAGACGAGGGGCACCGGTTTCCTTATCAACTGGGCTCTGAACGACAAACCAGCTGACGCGTGGGTTGTGTTCGTTGTCGTCGTTCCAAGCAAAGAAAGCCAGACCGTGATCGGTCAAAGTCATCTGATAGCTCATTGGGGAGCTGGACAGATCTCCGTCAGCGTAGATAGCTGGTGTGCGAACGATGAACTGAGTGTCAGTTGGGAAGTCATCAGTAGGAACAGAGGCGTCATCCCACTTAGTGCCCAACATGCCGCTCTTGGTTGCTGCGCGGAATGCTTCCAGACCTGGGACGGCGGCGACCGTACCGTCGTTCTTGATCTGAATAGGGTTGGCGATAGCAACCTTGATGCGGTTGTTCGTCACGCATTCAACATAGATGCGATAGGGTTGAGTTGAGTTCAAAGGATTGACTAACGAGGTCGATTCAACAACGAACTTCACATTGCCGTCTGTATCAACGGCGGGTGGGTTGACGGTACCAGCAGGCAGAATGCTCGTGAAAGCGGCGCCGGTGGTCAGGTCAGTCCACATTTTGGTAACAAGGCTAGACAAAGATACGATTTGATCTTGTGTCTTAACGCCAATGATATTTGCCATAAAGGGTTCCTCTCCAGGATTAGATTCTTGGGTCCAAAAGGACGTTTGCTGTATTTATACGTTTACCCGTTATCAGGGGGCATCCATATGTCTTCGTGGTCATACACATCGTCATATGACCCTTTCAATGTGATTGAGATTCCCGTCATACCACTATCTTCAGGAAACCTGAGGGTGAGAACATCACCGGGATCATACGAGAACGAATATCCGTAGTAGGCATACGAACCGTCAGGTTGAACTGTGATCTGGCCCACAAACTCCTCATAGTTCTTTTGAATCTCGATAATCTTCTCTTCAGTGGGATAAGTACGGGCGGCAAAGGTAGAACCTTCGAAGTTCCCACCAAAGTAGATCTTGTCAGCAAAGACATAATCTACCTGCCCTTCCAAGGGGCTCTGGTACACGTAAAGGGACACCCTGAACACGTGAGTCGAATCCAAGCGGAAGGGGCGCCATGACGTCAAGTCATCAGCTAGTTGCCAAATCTGCTTGTCATCCTGAGTGTAAACCAGCATACCTGGTTTCAGGTTAACGGGATTGATGCTGTCGCGTGCCGCGGCATCAGGTACTGATTGATAGCCACCTTTTACAAGTGTGTCATCAACAATGTACCAGTCATTATTGCCATATGGCTCAATGTTGGAAATTACTCTAATGGCCATGGCTTACCTCAAGTGATTGAAATTGTGATAGTGCCCAGATTAGTCTTATCGCTCTCATACAGGGAATAGACTTCCTGGATGCCGTATTGATTAGTAATCAGGATGTCATCTGCCACCAGAAAGAAGCCACCCGAGAAACCGTCAACGGTAAATGTGGGTTCACCATATGCGGTTCTGTGAGCGTAATAGATCTTCTGTGTGGGATTAGCGTAGACGGTGATTGAGCGGTTCTTGCTGGTAGTCAGGGCCTTGCTGAGACTCTTCACAAAAGCTTCACCGCTTTGACCAGGCAAAGCAACACCCCAAAAGGTATTCGAACCCCATGTCAAGGTGGATTGGGCAGCTTTAATCGTACCGCCATTACTGGTTGCCGTCAGGATAAATGCAACACTTTGGCCATGAAAGGTCTTAGTGAATGTTCCCGTACTGTTGAATGATGTAGGTGTACTAGTGACATCACGGGCTGGTGTACCCTGGTTGTCAGTCAGAACTGCCGAGATGACGCCTTGATTGTAAGAAGCAGTGAACGACGGATTGGCGACAGTTGCGCCGGTCTCAACAATATTTGAACCCTGTAGAGTCATGCTGACGGTGAACGCAGGAGTGATATCGTCCATTGTCAGTTTGCGGTATTCCCAAGACTGACGGGAAGGATTCCAGGCAATTACTTGACTGGGTTCAGGTGGAGTGTCAAAGATAGGACGGCTGTAAAGACCTACTACCTGCTTATCATCATCGGGATCACCAATGACGTCGCCCTTGAATACGCCACCCGTGACGTCGGCCAGAATCTCATTCAGGGTTCTGAGGTTTACTGCATCCTGAGGATTTACTGGATCACCCAGGTTGGTAATACGAAAATCGTTGAATGAAACATCATATGTGATGTTTTCAAAAGCGTTGGTACCATCCTTCCCAGGTGGGCCAGGAGGTCCAGGTACATTTGATCCACCACCCGTCTGTGGGCCGCTGTCAGTAGTCCCGTCATCATCGGGATCGGTTACTGAAACCAGATTGGTAGTTGCGTCGATGCCCTGATCGTCGGGACCGAACAAAATCTTGCCGTCACCTGACTGGACTCTTGCTTTACTGATACGTGGCATAATTTCCCCCGATTAATCAGGGTATTTATGCCGATTTCACATGGAATTAAAAACTCCTACAGCATGACTTTGCTGGGGATCAGCTGGATTTCGATGGGATTTTCAAAGGGCCAGAAGCCACGCTTTACCAAGTCCTTGGATTCTGCAGGATAACGATCCCAATCCAAGGACCAGGTGATGTGATAGCGTTCACCATCAGGGCGACGGTCACTGCCATCAATCTCCACAACAAGGGCTTGAACACCACGGTCCATGATCTCACCGATGATGAAACCACGAGTTGCAGTAGGCAGACGACTCTGGACTGGAACACCGTACAGGTAGGTGATGTGTTCCGCTACGACGCGAGGATATTCAGCAGGAATTTGAGCCAGGAGTTTTTCACGCTCACTGGGTTCCAGCATCCAACACAAATAGCATCCTGGTTTTCGCGCCATACGTCCCTCCGTTCATCGATAACCAAATGATAGTTATTAATTCATTTGGTGTCAACAAAAAGAATGCGAGTCAGCCCGATGGACCGCTCGCATTTAAGTCATCAGTGAGGGAGCTGATGAACCAAGGGTTAGTGCAGAGTTTCCAGTTCGCTGGAAAGAAAGCTGTTCACCACCACGCTAAACTGCATGTGAGAGACAAGCTTGGAGTAAAGTCGTTCGGCCGCCTGGTACCTTTTGAGTTCCTGGGGGTTCTTGGAATTGTCCAGGATTACGGGCTTGAACGATTTCAGTACAGTTTTCCAACCGGGGCTCATCCCGATCTTCTTGATGTTTCGATCCCGCAGGGCGAACTTTGCAAGCGCCATCACCACATGAGTGGGGAAGTTTTCACGTACATACGACGCAAAATGCTCCAGGCGCGCAATCTGCTGCTCTGGGGATGACCCGTCTTGCTGAATGTTCATGACTTCGATCATCATGAGCGCGGTCTTCAGGCCGTCAAGGCGCTTTGTTGATACACCACTCTGAAGTTTAAAGCAGGTGCGGTCTACGAGGGTGAGCGGTGCTACAGCGCTCACGCCCTTGTCCAACAAACTAACACAATGATTTACGATCATACAACCGTCCCTTCCTATGTGTTCTTTTTAGAGCGATTTCTCACTCAACCCCAAGCCCCCAAGGGTGAAACAGTCAGCTTCATAATGATACGAGAACCACTAAGAATGCAATAGTGACTTTCACTAGGTGTTGCTTGCCTGCTACGTATAGATGAATTGTAGTGGACAACTGCAAACCTTCATATCTCGCACTTGTAAGGGCGTTTAAATGTTAGGGACAACCTTAGAAGTCCTGGCGGTAATGATAATGTGAATAAGTCAGTCCCCAGGCTGTGAGTAATCACAAGAAGGTAAGGTGTTAGTGAACGAATACATGGTGCCAGTAATGTAAGAAAGTTGATCCTAGGGGAATTACTTGTGGGTGGACCTGAGTTGTTCATGTACTCCCCAGTAAGAGGGTTCAATGGGTAGTATGGAGGTATGAGAAGGGTCTAGAGGTTTACAGTAAGGCTCAAGAGCATCACTACTAAGAGTCCAGTATTCAAGGATACTTCACGATCCTTCAAGACAGTCCAAGGATCCACCAATGATCCACCAATGATCTACTGATAATTACGATGTCGTAAACTCCAGGTAGAATTCTGCAAACTTGAATGCTACATGCCCTAGTCAGTAAATTCTTACCCTGTTCTTGGGTGAATCAGTAAGATGTACATACGTTAATATTCGTACAATGTTCACACATTGTAACCAACAATGTGAACAAGTTGTTCAAATGAACCTGTGAATAACTTCAACATTTCATACAGTACCAACAAATTCATTTACATATTACTCTCGAAAACTTACGATTGCGCAAAGAAGTTTGAGTATTTCGTAATGCCCTAAAACAGAAAAACCGTTACTTGGTTGTACCAGAGTAACGGTTTCACTTTTGAATGAACGTATTTCAGGATTTCAATAAGTCCCGGTCCAGCAATTCTTCCAGCTTGGGGCCACAGGCGACTTTCACCCGTTCGCACATGTCTTCATCAAACCATCCGATGTGACAGTCCTCTGCTTTGGGGATCCCCAGCTGTTCAGCCAACCAATGATACGCTTGGGTGCGGGTCATCAATCCGTCCTGCCAGATGGGATTGAACCAATCTTTCGCTTCCTTACGAGCATCACGAGTTCGTTGGTCCGCAAGGGTCCCCAATGGAATGTTTGTCTTGGGGTGCATCCCCACGTAAGCACCACACTCCTTCTTGGAGCAACGGTATGCCCATGGCCAGTCACCAAAGGACCTACCATAGATCTCTGAATTGTTTATGATACAAACGTCAGACTGGCAATAGCGACACGTGGTGGGGACGGGAAGGGGGTTCTTGACGAACGAACACCACTTAGCGGACGGATTCCATGGGTCAAGTTTTCGCATAGGCTTCTGAGTGTTGGGTAGCCGTTCATCAACCGTTCGATTAAACGCCTTGCCCAATTCACCTTTGAGAGTACCCATCATTGCTCCTTTGGTTTACCATATTCAGATGGTACAGCCAAATGAATTGATAGTCAAAACATGGGATGATCGAAAGTCAGCTTGAATTGAAGAGCGTGGTCTGAGGACTCTATGATAACGCCACGCATATAGGAAAGGTCAAAGCTCCTGGTACGCAGGTAATCATTGGTTCCAGTGAGTACCGGGGTGAAACCACCTTTACCACAGATGTCCATGCACCAATCCCAGATCTCATTCATTAGCACCTGTTGCTGCTGTTCCACTCCCGACCAAGGAGCAGGAGTGTTCCAGTGCGCGCGATTCAGAACTTTGTTGAAATCAACAAGTACGTCCTTGAGAATGAAGGTTGGAAAGATACTCTTTCCAACCAACTCGTCAAAAGTCAGGCAATAATGATTTGCCACGAGTGAACGATAGTATGCTTCAACAAAACCCGTCACTGATGTCACACTAACCCCCTTTCCAAATATTCTGAAAACGTGAGTTTGAATTGGACAGCGTCAGCCTCATCCTGAAAAATAAACCCACGGATTTCACGAGCGAACGTGTAACTGAAATCAAACCACTTCACAATGGTCGTCAGGTCTGTAGCGATGAACTGGTACCGATAGGCGCAGTGCAGCTCACACCAGAATGTCATCTCTTGGGCAACCGTGGCCCAGTTGCGTTCCACTTCACGCAGATTTGAAGTGTCACACCATAGCCAACGTGACTCAACCGGAGAACGAAGGAATATCAGATTGAAGGGACAATCTTGTCTGAGGTTCGCGGTATCACGGGTTCCCGCTAAAGAATAGCGGTAATACCAATTCGCGACTATGTTGTCCATGACGGCCCCCAACATTAAGAGACCACCAGTGTATTACCAAATGAACTGAATGTCAAGCTTCATCGAAGCTGAGCTTGAACATAGTTGCGTCTTTGGAATCTTGAAACATGTACCCAACCACAAGGCTGTATCGTTCTGGTACTAGGACAATATTGTGGGAATTGTTCCCGATATGCAGAGGAACATAAGCGTTTTCATCCAAGTTCTCCTTGCACCATTCAAACTTGGCTCTAGCGATCGCTGAGTCCTCTTCTTTCAGAATGGTGTAATACAGATTCACTCCCAACAGATGATTGGAATTTTCCCAATATTTGGGATCTTGAATGACTACTGGTAGTGGGGACAACTTTTGCAGAGCAGGATACGGCAACTCACCATTATAGGTGTTGACGATGGTCTTCAACCAGAATTGGACTTTGTTCATATGCCGGTGTTGCGAAATTTACTACGAACCACTCGATACGTGAGCAATGGTTCTTGATCAACAATAGTTCGTTCAAAATAGAAATGGTATTCGGTGATAACTGTCGTGTCACTGAATGTGAGCTTAAACTGTGCTGCCACATCTTCGTCATGAAATATGAATGCCCACATACCCACATAGGGTTCTTCTTCGATGGTGAGTGGTTCTGGCTCATACACAAAGGGAACGCAATGATTGTCGCAAGTGGCGATCATATACGCCTCTGGGGCATGTTCTTCACACCACATGATCATAGCGGCATGGACATAGTTGTCCGCCAATTCTGGGTCTGCTTCAATCTCTTGTTTCAGTTCAGCGAGCCTGCGAGGTTTAATGGCCCCGATCATTTGAACACGAACGATCGGGTACGGGCAAACACTTGTGAAGTTTGGGATCGGGGATACTGGAAATGAAGTAGATGTTGGCGTTGGTACGTTACTCCACAATTTCTTTATGATTCGTTTGTACCACGCTTTAAGAACTGCTGATTCCATGACTCTCCCCGTATGATGGGATGACGATAAAACGAAATGGCATACCAATCAACAGAAAAGCCACCCTAGGGTGGCTTTTACTGGGTTCCGAAAGCTTAGGCCTTCAGATCGTAAAACTTGATACGGTTAGTACGGCCGTACTTGTCGACTGCGCCCTTCTCGGACAGGTTTGCGATGTGGTCGCAGGCGGTGCGGCGGGCGATACCAACAACTTGTGCCACTTGAGCCTGCGTCGGGGCACGACGCTGACTGCGTTGGAGCTTGCGGATTGCGCGAACTACATCAACTTGGCGCGCGGTGAGTTGAACAGACTTGGACATGGTTTTTCCTTGTTATTATTGTTGTGGTGCTTGTCTGCACCATGTCCACAATATAAACGCAACCGCGTCCAAGTGTCAAAATTAAATTTTCATGTCTTCCAATTTTACCGGGAAACTGTAAGGAACCGGCAAACTGTTCTTGGGCTCAAAGATGGGAGCCATCTGGATGGAGTTAAATTGCAGGAATGATTGCAGGCACTTCATCACATAGTAGTGAGAAACAACCAGGATCTTCTGGCCATCAAGAATGCGAGGAAGAACCTTATCCCGATAGGTCTCTGTGACTCGGTCATAGACTTCCTGTAGGGTTTCGCCACGATCATCACCGGGACGAGCGTTGACGTCAAACTCCCAGGAATCGATAGTCTCAGAACCATATTGAGCAATCATGTCTTCAATGGTTAGGAAACCGTCAAAGCCAAAGCCGCGCTCACGGAATCCGTCGACGATTTCTGCGTCAATTGCCTGGTTGTCGAACTGACTCAGGAAGTTGAACGCAGTTTGCTGGGCCCGGAAAAGGGGCGAGACGAAGACGTGATCGAAATGCAGTTCAGGAAACACGCGACGGAATCCATCAGCATGGCGTAGGGTTTCCTTGACGCCCTTGGGAGTCAGGAGATTCTGGGTGTCTTTGTGGACGATCTTGCCAGAATTGGTATAGGATTGGCCGTGACGCAGGAGTACGAGATTGATTGTCATTTCTTATAGTCGTGAAAAAGGTAGCAGAAAACCATTCTGCTACCTTTTGTGCCAAATTGCTAGAGTGGCGTCACTTCATGAACAGCGGGGCGATGTATCCAGGGCCCCACAACAGGGCAATAACGGCCACCACAAAGAGACTTCCCGTGAACACACGTTCCGCTATTTCCTTCTTGGTGAGGCCCCACAAACGCATTTGGCACTGTTTCATGATGCTCCTTTAAAGGTTCCAGCTAGTTTGGGCGTTTTCTTCGTTCGCTTGCGCGAGGTCGAAATTGTAGTTGCGCCAGCAGAATTCGTGCAAGCTCAGGCGATGAATCTTTACATCACGGCCATACGTTTTCTGGATGGTGACAGTCTTGTCGGTGATGCCAGTGATGATCCCCAGGTAACGCAGATTGTAGGAATCGTATTCTGCGGTGTCGCCCATCTTGAACGACACTTCGTTGGTGATGCGGCCATCACGTTCACGCTTGACAGTGATGGCCTTGTTCTTTTCGATGGAAACCAGGTACTCGGTGGGGAGGGGATCGCTACCCTTGCGAGCTTTGGTCATTACGCGGGTTTCTTGCATCTTCATCTCCATTTGGTTTACCATGTTTCACATTATGGTACCAAATGAACACGAAGTCAAGCACCCAATGCAGGAACTTTCTGAACTACTTGTTGCCAGAGTTCAGGAGGAATTTCTACCTCATGAACCTTTGATTGGTCTACCAGCATCTCCAGAAAAGCTTCCGTGGCGCTGGAATGATCACGGCTCAGCAGTTGTTCGATACCAAAGATGATCGCTTGCGCGACGTCGCTGGAATTGTAGCTGAAAGAGCGATCTACTACATTGATGATGTCTTGTTCAGGACGCTTCTTGATAGGCGTACCATTGATGAACACGGTTGGTTCATCTTCGTTCAGAACAAAAATTTCTTTGATTCGCATGTGTCTCTCCCCATAAAAGCACAATTTTATTTATCAGATGAATCGCGGCTCACTCTACGCGAACAGCCTTGCCCTGGTCATCCAGATAAACGACTTGCATCTTGAGCTCTTTTGCATACTTGATTTCAGCGGACACGCCCTCTGATGCTTCCCAACCTTCAAGCATCAGCACGTACAAAGCATCACAACGATCCATCAAGTTGTAACTGTATTCTTGGAAAGCTGCCCAGTCACTTGCACCATCCGAGTGGGGAAGAGTGTAGTGTTTTAGCAACGGAGTGATGGTGTGAACCCCACGTCCCATCAATGTCACGTCAATCCTGCAGAGCGTTTCCATGCGCTCTTGAATCTGTTGGGCGACTACAGCCGGGTCATCATGCTTGACACTGTAGGGAGCCGCCAGGTATACCATTTTCTTGCTCATCCTATTTCTCTCCGTTGGTGAATGATGCACGGGACCATGGTCCCGTGCAGTTTACTTTACTTCAGTGGCGGCCTTATTGCAGATCGTAGTAGGCCCACTTGCCCTTGTTGTCCGGATTCACATCCTGCCACTTGGGGTGCGTACCACGCGAGTCCTGGATGGCGCCCACTTCGTTCATGAAGCATTCACGGGTGGCCTTCAGGGAGTCCAGAACCTTCTTGCTGCGATACGTGCGGGTCACGAACAGGGCTTCGACAGCGACCGAGGAAACGCCAGCTTGGTTCAGATTCGTGTAGCTGATCTTCTTGGGTACGTACACGGCCTTTTCGCCAGTGGTCAACTTCTTGATCAGCTCATCGCTCAGCGACAGCAGGCGATAACGACCGTCCAGCGCTTGCACGACCTTGGAGGGCGCACCAGCGACAACCAGAATGGAGTCCACTTCACCATCCAGCAGGCCCTTCAGGAGCTCCACGTTGTTGGCGTATTGCTTCATTTCGAAGCCCAGACCCGACACACTCGAGACCACTCGACCGCTCAGGATCGAACCGCCCACGGCGCCCACTTGTCGACCGGCCAGATCATCGACCGTGTTGAACGTGACCTTGTCGGCGCCGAAGCCGAAAATGCCGCCTTCCTTCTTGACGTCAGCGCGGGCGATGAAGTGCAGTTCTTCGGTATGCAGGGGAACCAGCGTCTTGATGTTGGTGACGGAGTCGGGATCGGTCATCTTGCGGAAGGCCAGCAGATCGCTTTGTACGAATGCACCGTTGACCTCGTTGCCCACGAGCTTTTGCACGTTTTCCACGCTGCCCGTGGTTTCCACTTCGACCAGGTTCAGGTCACGACCGCATACGCGGGCGAATTCGCGGAACATCTGGGAGTACGTGGAGCCACCCTTGGAGTCACCGGTCGCGACTGCGAACGTTTGGGCGTGAGCCAGGGAGCCGGCCAGCAGCGCCAGGGAAGCAGCGCCGATCACGATGATTTTCTTGAACATTGTTTGTATCTCCTTGTTGAGACGCGGATTACATCCGCAGATTGCTGAAGGGGTCGTTGCCGGAAGCAGGTTTGCTTGCCGGGGCACTGCGTTTCTGGGGTTTGGAGTCCCCGCTGAAGTCGAAGCCATTGTTGACGCCGTAGGCCACCAGGATAACCAGGACCAGAGCAATCAGGCCGAGAAGTTTACGCACGGGCAGTCTCCTTGACAGTGGTGAATTTGGCGTCGATGATTTCCGTCGGATCGTCTGCCAGTTGCGGCACGTTCTTGACGTCGTCGATCGAGTCGTAGTCCAGTTTCAGGCTGAGATCCATGGCTTCCAGCGCACGATGTTTGGACTTGGACACAGCATCCAGCGCCGTTTGACGCATGATCTGATCCATGGGGTCGGGTGCATTGAACTTCTTCAGCGCATTGCTCGCACGGTATGCAGCCTTGCTCATGTCCCACACCCGCTTTGCGGATTCGATTTCGGTGTTGAACTTGCGGAGTTCCACCTGAGCCTCGTTGATCTTGGCAACCTGGTAGTTGTATACCTTCACCATGCTCACGAGCGTTTGGCGGAAATCATCGACCTTGTCAGGATCAGTGCGCTCGAACTGCGCCAGCTTTTCGCGATACGATCGGGTTTCAACGCCCAAATCTTCGACAGCTTTCTTGGCGTCTTCGATGCGCGCGGCATCCTTCTTGTACTGATCGATCAGCTCGGGAATCGGATTCAGATTCACAAGGCCGATCATTGCGGCGATTTGCGAATGTGCGGCCCATTTGGCCAGTACCGGAATACCAAAGTACAGTGCCATGCTGCCAACCACCAGGGTCGTCAACGCGACTACCCCTTTGATGATGGTCATTGCCATCAGACCAGCACCGATGACAACCACACCAATGCCAGCGATACTGAGAACCTTTTGAAGTTTGTCGCGGTTCATGTTTCCCTCTTCTTTATGGACACATCTTTTCAGTGATGCGTATACTGTTAATTCAGTAAACCAATTCTGCGTTCATTTGCGAGTGCAGTCAAGCAGAAATCGCAAATTATTGGCAAGGAATTTTGTTACCAGCTTGATCGACCACCGGTACCAAACCATCTTGCGTGTTGGCGAATTTGAAGCCACTCATGCACGAGATGGGATTGTATTCGGCCTTGACGGCGTAGAGTCGGTGAACGTTCGCTTGCCCGTACCAACCAGCAAAGAAGGCCAGGGTAATCATCCCCAGATAAACGGCCCAGAACTTGTAGTTGGGTTTGTCTTCTTGCTTTTGGTCGCTCATGCTGCGTGTCCTTGTGCGTGAATGGATCGGAAGATGTTCAGCTGGGTTTGCAGCGTGAACTTCAGGTTTTCGTAAATCAATTCTTGTTGCGGGAAACGGCGCCGGGCTTCTTTCAGGAACTTGAAAAACCAGGTTTCTGTTTCCTTGCAGTATTCGATTTGCTTTTCCAGCTTGAACACACCGGCCATCGTATGTTGGTTGTTGACGCGATCACCACCTTTACCAACACTGGATACGGGATTCATAGCCAGATTCATGAAGTATTCCTCGGGTTCCTTCTTCTTGCCCCGATATTCTTTGGTCAGCAATTCGATGTCGACCATCGACTCAGCACCAAACATGTCACGAATTTCTTCGTGGCTCACGTTGGTATCTTCAGGAGTGTCATGAAGCAGAATGGCGACAATGGTGCGCACCGGGAACATCAGATGCGGCAGCATAGTCATGATGTGGCTGGCGATCTGGACCTGGTGCATGAAGGCCGGAGTCACGTTGTCCTTGCGAAAGCCGGGATGATGGGCCATACCAAAATCCAGAGCTTGCAGGGCCTTGTACCATTCCTTGTCATACGTAGCCATACCCAGAAGACGATACCGGAAAGCTTCGACCAGTTTCTTGAACTGGTGTTCCTTTGCTGCTTTGCGTTTCTGGAGGTCTTCGGTCATCGCTTGCTCCGTTTCGTTTACCGTATTCATATGGTATGTTCGTTTGAGATGCCAGTCAAGTGAAAAATCAACCAAGGCTTTTCAGATAGTCGATGATGACTTGCCAATCCGTTTCGGGTTCGAAGCCGGCCTTATCATCCAGCAAAATGCTAAAGTAAAACTTGGTGTCAAAGTTGCCAGTCTTGGTGTTTTGGACTTCTGGGTTCTTGTTGAATCCATGCACATTGATACCGTGTGCATTCATGAATGCAATGATATCAGGTTGTTCGTATTCATGGCACGACGACCACAAAATGATTCGGCTCTCTGGACGTTTTGAGATATGAAGTAGACCAATGCAAGCCTCATCGTTGATGAACTCATAGCCGCCATTTTCATAATTGGACTTCAGGCAAACGCCATGAAGATCAATGGCCCAGTAGACAGTATCCCAATTGCGGTCGGCCATAGTCTGATATGCGCGTTTGATTGCGGTTTCAAGCATCGTAATTTCCTTTAGAAATAAATTGAATCTTTGTGCTCAATTAGTTTCATGAGCATCTCTTTGTCTTCGTCCACGTATTCCTGCCAGATGTCACGCTCTCGTTTATCGCGAGCATGCCATTCAAGGTTTTCATCTTGTTCTAGCATTGATACTGACCAGTCTGGTCCGTATTTGGCAGTGAATGCTTCCTCTAGAGTCCGAATACCAGCAGCAATGTTTGGTTGCGGCCGCAACGGGCGAATAACCGTCCACCAAGTATAAAGGTCGTAAGCAATTCTGAGCTCTTGCGACAGATGATATTCTTGGTTCAAGAAGCGCTCAATAAGTTGAACACCATATTGCGGTTTGCGCCACAATATTTCTCGCATAGGTCCAGCGACCTGCCATTTTGCATATCCATACTTCCGCAGCTCTTCGTACTTTAGGCTATTGGACCAACTTCTGGGGATTTCTCGCTCCACGAAGTCCACCAAGATATTGAACGAAGTATGCAGAATGGCGTTTCCAACATCCAAATCACAACCTGGTTCCGTGCCATTATTGGTAAGATGCTGTCGGGACACCACACGGCGAAGGAGTCGTAGTGAGGGTTCATAGAAATAGAACCAATACCAATCCGCCATCTGATATTGCCAATCAACCGTTGTATACACCAAGAAGCCCCGTATTGGATTCTTCTTTTTGAATTCTTCAATCTTTTTTAGTCTTTTGGGATATGCGAAGTCAAACATCGACGCCGGATCGTGACGGCAGATGTAATTGATGAATTTCCTAAGCTTGATTGGCATAATGGCCTCTGCAACAACAGAGGCCATTATAGACTAACTGGCACCAAAAGGTGATGAATATTTGCCAGTTTGTAGAGGGGCACTAGGCCCCCTGATCTTACATGCTCCAGTAACGTTCCGTGGAAGGATCGCAGCAGCCACCGCGCTCGCTCTTGCGAATCATGACCGGGGAGCCGTTCATCAGGTTTTTGACTTCGACCATCCCGTCTTCAGCGTCATACGCTTCCATGGTGTCGATCACATATTCACCTTCCTGTACACGGCCCTTCTTGATTGCAACAGTCAGGACGCGCTTCGCGCTGCGCGAGCTCAGACGCTTTGCTTCGTCGCCCGTCGCGGTCCGCAGGACGTGCATGTTCACCGGGTTGTAAACTACGAAGTTGTCGGTCATTGCGTTCTCTCCTTGTTTGTTCACCATGTCGCTATATTAAGTTCATTTGGTGAAGGAGTCAACACCTGGTTGTCAAATAGTTGGTTCGTCCTTGACCGTGCGATTCAGCTCATCATACCGTTGATTGTAAAGCGACCGCATTTGAATACCCAACAGGACCGACATAGCGATAGAAACAGCCAGCAATGGATGACCCCAGTATGCGAAGATACAAGCATACGCGACCATACAAATTCGATCAGGCCACACCTTCACAAAGTCAGTTGATAGTCGCTCTTTCAGCTCATTGACTTTTGGCAACGCAAGGATCATGAATATCATCAACGCGATAATGACAATACTGATGAACCAATAAGCGAAAGCCAGAGCTTCTTGAATTTCGGTGTTGCCGTTCAGTCCCAAGTAAAAGCAGAACAGTACGAAACCTCCCAATACAGCGCTCAGTAGATTTTTAGAATTCAAAGAGTTCTCCGCAAAATTGCCAGTTTACAACGGCATGGTGTTTTGGCGCAATTCTTTACGAGTCGTGCGATACTTGAGACGACGTCGCGCGGCATAAGCCATGCCTCGATGATTGACTACGTCTTCCCAAACACCAGTCTGGGGATTGATGCGACAGACTGGTAGATCACCATAATCATCCGTGATCGCGTGGCGAATACGTCCACCAATCTTCTTGATGTGGCTGATCTTGTGACGAATACGCACGGGAACATCACGCCAAACAGTAACCATATTCACTCCTCGACCATTTCGATGTGGCGACACTTGCTGCGATATCCAAAACCCGGACAGTTGCATTTACGCGATCCATCAGCTTTCACGGTAACCAGGTATTTGTCACCCTTGCTACCCTGCACTTCAAAGACGCGATCCTTGGGTTTTTCCACGGGGCCGCTCTTTTCCGTGGGAGTGAACGTGAACTTCTTGCCGTTTACGCTCAGAATATTCTGGAAGGCAACGGTTCGAACCGGAAATCCAGGATTGCTGGTTGTGAGGTTCACCGTATCAGCGGGTTCCCATCCATCGCTCCTGACAACTTTGCCCGTGTATGCGACAGAGTCAGGGCGGTTGGGAAACAGAGCAGGCAATAGGTTGCTGTGGTGGCGAACGATCACAGTCACGGTTTCACCAACTTTGAACTTGTGCTCAACCATCGCGCTCTCCTTATTTGCAATACTCACATGATAACTTCATATGGTGAAAATCGCAAGGACGGTGTCAATATATGCGGAATTCAAGCTCTAAGCCAAGCATCATCATTTCACTGTCAGCAATAGGTCTATCAGTTATCAGGATGTGGCCACATTCGTCAACCTGCAGGACGGAACCATATATCCCACTCATCCTGGAGTACAGATTAACTATCGCATGTGAACCAATTGGTTCGATGCGGTATACGAAGTTGGGATTAAACCGATATATGTCTATGATCCGCTTACACCATTCTCCCATGTTTTTATTTGGCTTCTTGGAGAGAATTTCTCGCGTGTACTCGTCGTATGTCATGACAAAGTCCAGGACTTTTCAGGTGGGAGGGGCCGAAGCCCCTCCTCTCCTTAGTGTGCCTTAGCCTTACGGCGGATCTTACGCTTCATCTTGCACGGGCGCCGCACTTGCTGCTCACGCACCTCGAAGGTCAGCTTGATGAGTGCAGCGTCACCTTCGTCGCTCAGGTAGATCTTGTCCACGTACATGATCTTTTCGTCGAACTCGTTACCGCGGCTGTACTTTTTGCGTACCGAGTCTTCGTGGGTGTAGCACACCACCTTGTAGAAGCCCTTGCAGTTTTCACGGCACCACGTCAGAACGTCGTCGGGTGCGATCATGTGCTGGCCGAACCAGAACTTGATCGGGAATGCGTAGTAGAACGGAATGTTGCCATAACGATCGCTTTCGCGGCCAAAGTCCTGGATAGTCGAAGGCATGTGGGTTCTCCCCTGTAGTTCATCACAAGCCAAATGATATATTCACTTGGCTGAAAAATCAACTACACACTCAACTTTATCAAGACCAATATTTCGTCTGGCAGCTCTTTGTCGGTTACCAATATGGACTTGTAAGTAGTTGGACGTTGCTGATCAGGAAGCCGCATCAATCCAGACACAGTCGCGATGATATAACGGACCTCGGTTGTCAGCAGAATTGTCTGGACTTCGTGGTCTTTATAGTATCCAGTATTCAGCCCATACCAATACGCCGGAATAAAGCTCAGATTTTTCAGCAAAAACTGCGCACGAGTTTCGCCGACCTCATCCTTTAGTGTTTCAATTTTCATTGTGTTTGAGCTGTTCGGCCAGGAATTCAACAAATTCCTGAATGAGTGTTTCGGGAATGCCAAGTTCCACGGCTTCGTGACGGATACGCTTAAACCACTTTTCTTGGCTGGTTGAGAAGCCAAGCGCTTTGTGGAAGGCACCCGAGGACTCGTCAACTCGTGCATCAGCGCCCAAACAAACCTGTTCGAAGGGCGGGCACGTCCGACGGTATTCTTTGTCGGCCTCGAGTTCTTGTTTCGAGGTCTTCAGCTTTTCACGAGCAAATTTGCGATTGGAGTAGGCTCCGGCCAGAATGCCCAGCTTGAAGATTTGTTGGGAATTGAGTCCAACGAAGAATTCTTCCAGAGTTTTCATGCCCATCCTCCAATGTTTGATTTTGCCAATCTAACACTAGATGAATATGGCGTCAAGACAAAACCAGTCGGAGCATTACTACCATGGCTGGATCGTCAATGATGATCCGATTGTTCCTCCAGAAGCCACCATATTGCCCCAACAACAGCTCTTCGAATGGATAAACTTCGGCAATTCCCCGAGAACTATTGACCTTCCTCACCTTGAATTCATAGTAGGTGGGGTCGTCTGAGTGGTTGATCGCGTCATACTTTGTACCCGCAGACAACTTCAACAACAGAGTTTCAGCCTGGTTACCTGTGGCAAACAACTCAGCCACATCAACGACTAGAGTCTTGGTCTCAGAATGAATGACAGGCAAGGTTGAACTCCCAATTGATTTCTACCATGATAGCATGGGATTCAGTTGAGAGTTGGATCCTGGTCGTATTTTGTGAGAATGGCTTCTTGGCGAGCTGCTTCAATGTAGAAGTGTCGCTTGCTGATGTCTATATCTGGGTTGTCGAAAGCTTCTTGGAATAGGATTTCCAAGAACGAATCCGCCAACTTATTGATGTCTTCTATGGTGGAATCAGGCTTCTTACCGACTCCTATTATGACTTGAACTGGCCAAAACATGATAGACTCCAGATGAGTTATGTCGGTATTTAGTCAGTAGATTCGTTCAATTTTGTGATATAGTTCAATAGGTTGAATCTATTGATGCGAAGCCCGTGGGCTCGTACGGATGCTTCCAAGTCAGTGTAACGGTGGTTTGTCACCAGGGTCAGCAAATACAAGTAGGTATGCATGAACATACCTCCGTGGTCCAAGCTATCATTTGAGTTAATTGGATCCATAACGCAGTGAGCCAATTCATGAGCAAGCACCGTGTAGTTTCGGGCCCATTGAGGCAGATGCAACTCATGACACTCTTTGGCACGAGCATAACCAGCCCCACGCCCATCAAAAACTTGGGGTGATGCTTGGACAAACCCCAGCTTGGACCATAACGTGGTGACGATTTCTCGGCACTCGTCCAGGGTCAAATATGACAGGTAACAATCAGTGAAAACATGCTCTTCCCATGAGTAAACTCGTTGGGTTTGCTGGGATGGGAATACGAAATTCCTGGGGTCGATCAACAGCTCTTCTGGGGTGATTTGAAGGGCTGGATCTCTGATGATGAGACCTGACATAGTAGCCTCTGGCAGTTCAGATGAGACACGATGTTCATCTAACTGTATTTACGGGCATCAGTGGCCCGATAATAAGCTACTATTCAAATGAAAAGAGGCCGCGACTAACGGCCTCTTGGAATCCAGGGGCGATCAGCTGGTGGCGGGAACCTTCTCGGGTTCTTGGGTCTTGGTGCCCGGCTTGGCTTGTGCCTTGCCTCGAGCCGGCTTCTTGGTTGCGGGCTTGGCGGCTTCACCGTCGGCCGGCGTGGAGTCAGCAGCTTGAGCAGGCGCGGGTTCGCTGGCCTTGCGGCGCGAGATCGTGATGGATGGGTCGGCATCGGTCAGATCGTCCTTTTCTTGCAACAGATACCAGCCGTAGCCGATGTCGTTGAAGTGGTACGTGGTCGAGGACTTGGGAGCCGGGAAGGTCGGGTTGTCGGTGAACATCTGTTCGGGGATCTCGGCGATCAGACCATCATCGGTCTTGTCGGTGCGGATCATGGTGTTGCGGCCGGCGACACGGTAGCTGGGGCGCAGAGCCAGGTAGTCGATGCCACCGCGGGTGATCTTTTTCACGCGCAAGCGGGTATTGGCTCCCAGAACAGCGATTGCAGCCGGGTTGAACGACAGGATTACGGACATGGACATCAGTGATTCTCCTTAAAAGGTTACCAGCATCATATGGCTAGGTGAGCATAACATCATGTGAATTTTTCTCAAAGAACTTTTCATTCATTTGCTAGTCATGCATGACAAGTGAATATTCATATGATATACTAGCCCACCACCACCGCAATGCTGCGTTTGTATTAGTACCAACGCATATCACTACTTGCGGTAGGTTTCCCTACCCAGCCCCATATAGATGAATCCGGCACCTTCCCAAGAGGCTTGGTTCAGATCGTTGAATCCGTCAAACACAAATGCATTGCTGGCAATAAGCTTTGCCATAACGGGATCGTATTCTCTGAATTCCTTATCAGGGCAACCCAGAATGATGAGCGAAACATCTCTGATGGCCTCAGTGGGATCATCAACCAGTTTCGCTTCAGCTATGTTTGAAATCCGAACATTTTCAACTGACCCCTTGTATCCGGGAACATATGCCTTGATACTGGAAACCGCGTGTCTGGCTACGATGTGATTCAATAGGGCTATGACTGGTGAATTAGAGGTGTTCATTGATCCCTCTTTGAAACCCAGACCCCATACACCGATGCTAGACACTTCACTTGATAGATGATTGCCTAGCTTAGTTGCCCAATGAGCTATATTGGCAGTGAGCGACGAACTCACGTAATGAAGGAGAGAATCACTCGTGGAATGTTTACGCATCTCCAAAGAAGATGGCGGCAAACACGAACCACCCCAGCCGATAGCAGCATTCCGCCCATAGCCGTTAAGCCGTGGATCTGCTTTGATGGCGTTCATGATTGAATCAGATTCAATATGTAGCCGATCAGCGCCTCGAATGATTTCCTGCGTGAGTGCGATTTGAGCCGCCAACAAACTGTTGCATGACGTCTTCACATACTCGGCTTGTGCGTGACTCATCCAGAACTGCTCGGCGGGGAAATCGTCAATTACTTTCTTGAATTTTTCGTCCACCAATGAATCTGAAGTACCAATCACATGTCTGGACGGGGTCATAACGTCATCAAACGCATGACCTTCCCTTAGAAATTCGGGTGCCACGATCAATTTGAAGTCAGGGGATAGCTTGTATCGTTTGATGACAGATTCCGCAGTACCAAGTGGATTCGTGCCCTTCATCACAACCATCGGGGCCCGATTGCGGGAGCCATAAAACGATACGACTTCTTGCAACACTTCACTGACTTTGGCTTCCGTAAGAGTGTTGTTTTGGTGCAACGTTGATACAGTAATGAATACCATATCAAATTCTTGATTGGCAAAGATGTCAGTACTGTTTGCAAATGAAATCGATCCAGCCAGTTCGTTATCCCGAGCCTGTTCCAACAATTGATCAAACATGGGCTCATGAACAGGTGACCGCCAAGCAGCCAATCGATTAAAGCGTTCAGGGCTGTTCTCGACGCCAAGGACTTCATGGCCTTTACTGGCAAGGGCCAAGATATTAGCCAGCCCCACAAACCCACAACCAACTACGGCAATTTTCATTTGTATCTTTCGTTATATGCTAGAAACCATTCAGCAAACTTATTGATACCATCTTGAAATGAAGTCTTGGGGACTCGCCCAGTCAGTGCTTGTAATCTTGAGGGATCACAATATGTGATTTGGGGATCACAAGATGGCAAATTATCAGTTTGAATTACGGCTGGTTTGCCATAATGACTCTGAAGCTTATTCACTAACTCTACAACAGAAATGGGATTATTGCTGCCAATGTTGATTATTTTATTGCCAGTTGATTCACATTTCATCAGATCGATCACGGCATCCGCCACATCGCCCACATAGGTAAAGTCTCTAGCCACATTTTGGCCATATATGGTCAACGGTGAACCACTCAGAATCTTTTCACTGAAATGCCAATACGCCATATCTGGGCGCCCCCATGGACCATATGCGGTGAAAAAGCGCATCCCAATCGTGGGTATGCTGGTTTGTTCACCAAAGAGCCTAGCCGTCATTTCATTAGCGACCTTCGTAACTGCGTAGTAACTCAAAGGATTGACTGGCAGATCCTCATTTGCGGGGCCCTGGACGTTACCATAAACACTTGATGAACTGGCATAAAGTAGACGTTCTGGCTTGTATTTCCTGCAGGCATCAATTACTTCTTGAAACCCAACCAGGTTTGCCATCGTGTAGGCCATGGGATTCTGTTCAGAATACCTGACACCCGCTTGAGCTGCAAGATGAATGACGGCTCGGGGTTGATATTTGGCCATAACGCTGTCAAAGATGGTCGGCGTTTCTATGGGGAACCATTTAAATTCGACCCCCAATTTCTTCAAATATTCAATTCGGTCTCTTTTCAGTTTGACTGAATAGTAGTCATTCAAGCTGTCAACGGCAACCACTCTATGGCCGGCAGTCAATAGGCCCACACATACGTGATAGCCAATAAAGCCCGCTCCACCAGTCACCAGGATGTAATCAGTATTCATGGTGCCATTGTAGTTTTTATGAAAAGATTTGTCGAAATTTGTTTCACCTGGTACTTAATGAACGTCAGATTCACCTTAAATAATTTGGCATAGTCTTTGAGGGAGGGTCTATGTCAAAATATAAAACTTGGTGGTATTGGCTTTGGAAGCAATTGTCCAATGTGATTGGTTCAATCAATTGGACGTGGCTAAAGGCCAAATTTAGTAAGAGTGGTAAGGGGTATGACTTGACCCCTGAAGATCATGAACAATTGAAGACACTGCTGGCTGGTGGCTACTACATGATCCTGACCAATCGCAAAAGCCACTTGAGCACATACGCCATCAGCATCTTGACTCTGCTGAAGACTGGCAAATGGCCCAAGTACACGCATATTCTGATGAATTTGGACCTGGAGGACAATCCAGAGAACTTTGAAAAGTTCAAGCTGATGGAAGCCACTCGTGAGGGCGTCCACTATTCCACGTTCATGGATGTTTTCGACTGCGATTCAGTTTGTGTGATGCGCCCAGTAAATCTGAAGCCAGAAGACTGGGAGTCAATCATGGAAGGTCTTGCCATGCAGTTGGGCAAAGAATACGACAACTTGTTTGACATTCAGGACACTTCGCACGTGAGCTGTGTGGAAATGGTTCTGGATTCGTTGAAGAACAACCCAGACTATTTGAATGACTTTCCACATTTGGAAGCCATGATTCAGAAAGTCAACAACCTCACACCACAGATGTACCGTGATTGTGAGGATTTTGAAGTGGTTATGGAAGTTATCCGCTAACCATCAATCTAGCGGCAACCGCACCCTCCATCGTCATAAAAACGAAACGAGCGGTGCGGATGTTGTCCTTAGTCCTTGTAGAATAGGACACCAATCCATATTCATCCAATCGTGTTCGAACGTCAGGTTTAAGGTGTCGTATCACTTGGCCACCATTATCTGATAGTACGAACCAATGCTTTACGTGATCGTAATCCACATCAAAAGACTGCATCAAAACCTCAACTTTGCCATCATGGCTGAATCTCGACGAGCAAATACGATACGAGTTTGGCTACCATCTAGACTCACTCGATACGGTCCCTTGTCAATAGCCCATTCCTTGAATGCTTTTGTTAGAGTGTAGCTCCATGGGTCGGGGGTGGCGAGAATGATTTCCTCATATGATCCGTCAGGTATTTCAAATGTGAACCCCACGGAACGTCTATTGATAAATCGTCTATCCTGAATTATCCAGCTTGCTTTCATCACATGAACGCCAATTTGAATGCCACCAAGTCTTCCAAGTCCAGAAAACATATGTGGAAAATGTGATATGAACGGCCCTCGCCATATTCCTGGGCGTGGAATTTCTTTACAGTCTCAACTACTCCATTATGCTCTATCAGGAACTCGCTCACTTCGGTCCGCATTCTGTGACCACCAACACCAATATTTTTCAAGTTCCTAATGGTATTTCTAGCTATGGGTCCAGGCAAACCAACGCTGATCGGCCATGAAACTGTCATAGGCTCCAAGCAATAGCAGGAATAGTCTGACCAACATAGTGATACCTTGTGGCCAAACCATACAGGTCGTTGACCGAATGCCCAAACCCTGAATGATCGAACCAGTTTGCGGAATATGTTCATATCATGAGTTTTAGTTGGGTGGCGAGATTGGCATCAAAGACCATAAACTTGAACAGAATTTGCCAATTGAAGTTCTCACGGTGATGGAAAACTTCATTCCCTACCCATACTACTTGCTCGGGATTCAGGCACACTATCTCCATCATATCATCAGGAAGATGCAGAGCATACGCTACCCCAAATCTGAAATGAACAATATGCTCCCTCGATCCCCAATCAAGCACAATAGGTTTCGTCAAGATACCGAGTTCATACCAATCTCCGGTATCTTTGATTTTGATTGATTCTATGGGGTATTTTTCCAAACTTATGGACATAGGAATTGCAGTCTGAAAATACAAGCAACCGCTGGATCGGAGAAAGTTATTGTCACCTTGCCGTAATTGACTGATTCACCAATCAACATTGCATTAATATCAATGAAATCCGTGATTGCGACATCAGAAACATTCACTGAATGAGCGAATTGATCCAGAAATTCTTCCACCTCTTGGGATGGAACAAACACGTATTGGGTATCGGATTTTTGTTTGGAGTATCGACCATTGATATCACCCAAACCGATATGGTGGCCAATATCAAAAGTCACAGGATGGCCGAAGGTCTTGGGCGCGATCTTCACTAATCTTGGCCGCAACAAGGTTTTGAGCTTCTCCCACATCACATGCATTCCAGCTTGAATACAATGGCTGCTTCTGCCGTGGGGAAATAAAACTTCACCCAAGGATCCTTGAGAGCCATACCTCGAGCCTCATTCTCCAGAGAAAAATAGGCACATTCGACATGGCCTATTTTTGCGCCAACCGATCGCAGCCTATCATTCATTTCTGGGGTGGGTTGAACTTTGAAGTCATAACCCAAATCAATTCTGAAGGCCACAACTTTCACAAAATCGTACTTGTTGATTTCGACGTCAACCACGTGCCCATATTTCTGGTGATTCACCATGAAACGCAAATAGTTGAGAAGACGGGCCAAAAACAAAATCATGAGTTCCCCTGGAAGTGATGCACCAATTCTATTGGCAGTTCTGCCATTTGTAAAGGCTATGTGAAGCGAAGTTTGAACTCCACCAAAACTTCTTCTGATGGGAAATAAAGCGTTATGGCACCGAATGTTATGACCTGATATTCTTTGTTTGGATATTTGACTATTCCATGTTGATCCATGAACTCTTCAATCTCCGGCTTTAACAATTCCGCCAAGTTTGAGGTTTCGGGATCAACGAAGAATCGCTTGCCTTCGTTTATCGAGGCATCACTGAATGTCCATTGAATCACAAGAACCTCAGCTTGAATTCGATCATGTCCTCGTCGCAAGCGAAAAACAGAGTTTGTCTGAAGTCCATGCCTTTTGCCGTGTAACGAGTGAACATACTATAGATAGCCTTCTTTTTGACCTGCCTGTCAATAAAGAAGCGTTCAACCTCCTCATTGAATTTCACCACTCTCGGTATGTTGAAATCATGAACACGTTGGTTCGAATCCATTACATAACGAGGGCCAGGTTCAATTTCCTCAAAAGCGTCGGCCAAATCATCTCGAGACTCCAGATTGAATTTGATCATACGATGTATGGGTTTTGGTGGCTCCGGTTCAAACAACTCATTGAGTAGCTTCATCATAAACATTGATGTGATTCCTTACATGAAACGCAATTTGAACATCACCACAGATTCTTCATCAGGGAATGAAATTCGATGGAGCATATATTGGTCTTGTTCGTGTTCACTGGGTGGGAAGTCGTAGAAGGTACTCAAGCCCTCCAAATTATTGGGGAGAACCCGTCCACCTCTGGCTCCTATGAATTCTTGAACATCGGCAGCCATAATCATCCAATGCAGTTTAGCATTAGGATTGCACGCTTGATGCCATCCCATGGTAAGATGTTCGTGCGTTCGACGATCGATCACGACGACGTGGCCATATGATTGAGGAGCGATGCGATGCCTTACCTTCTTGAATAGTTCGATAAAGAATTTCACATGAACCTCAACTTGAAATCAACTACTTGATAGGTTTGGGCAAACACCAAACCCTGAACGAGTGGTTCTTGGTTCAGAAACGTCAATCGAGCCTTAAGTAGGGTGATGTCGTCCGTGTAAGCACCATTGATATAAAATCCAATATCAGTGTTTACCATTTTGACGGCGCCCACGGATTCCAAATATTCTTCAACTTCTGGTGGGTAGACCAATACGATGTTGCTGGACAGTGACCGCAAGGTCTTGGGATATTGAGATGGCCATATCACGCCAACATTTGATTTCATGGCGTGAATCTTTCCTATTGGCTTCAACTCATCGATATTGGCAGTCAGCAGGATGCCACTAACTGGATTGATCTTGAACAATATTTCCCTGCACCATCGAATCATTCGATTCCAAAACATATGGCTCTCATGGTAGTTTCATATGAATGGCATTGTAGCATATCGTCCAGCCAAAAGTAAGGCCCCTTGGCGGGGGCCTTACTGCATCCTTGACAGACCCAGGGTAGCGAATCCGGGTAATCTGCACCGCATGATGCCGCGGCTTTTACCGTAACCTAACGGTCCTAGGGTAAAATCTTAAAAACGGTCGTAGCGATAGTCGCGGTCGTAATCTGGATCGGGTTCTTCCTGAGTGTCAGCATCTTCCCAAGCACGTTCTTCGATACGCTTCATAACTTCTGGGGAAATTTGGCTGGTGATGTCAGTTCCGGTAGCCAGGTCATAAACTCTGATTTCATCCATTTCTGGATGTTCTTCTGGTTGGGTGAGGGTAGCTGGGTAATATTTACCCGAAACACTGTAAGTCACACCAACATCAACCTCTTCTTCCCACGAGTCATCATCTTCGGAAGCGGGTTCTTCCCAGTTGGGGATAGTGGTTTCAAAGTCGTAACGGACGGCAACAGGAGCTTCGCTCATCTGGTCCATAAACTCGCGCAATTGTTCAGCTAGGGATTTCATTGTAACTCCTGATTTCGTGATTATTTATTAAAAGACCGCAATAGTCAAACCAGGTTTGTTCAGACGACGCTTGTCTTCCCTACTGTTCACATCGCTATCAAATACGAGCTTGTAAACATGATGACCGTAATCCATGTCCTTCTGCACATACTCCAGAGCATACCTGGCGTTAGGACGAAGGCCGAGATTTGACAGTTGGTTCGTCGTTAGGCTAGAGCCATAGACGCGAGTGCCTTTACCGTCTTCGTTGGGTTCTGGGTTGCGGGGATGTAGCTTGGTGAAGCTGTCAGGGCCACCACCAAAGATCTCAGGGCCGAAAGCTTCCAAATAATCAACACCGGCGATGATGAGGAATACGTCACCACCGTTACGTGTCAAACGAACACCAGTGATGCCCGTTTCAGGCAAAATGTCCTTTGTGAATTCCACGTTGTAGTCAATAGTAGCTTTGCTGGCTTTGAGTGCCGCTTTGTCATTGGCCATATGGCGATCAATTTCAGTCTTCACTTTGTTGATCGCTTCTTCCTTAGTCTTGGCTACTGCCTTGGGGGTGGAAGGATTGCGGACGTGCATACCGATAGCTTCGTAGTCACCGTTTTCCTTGGGTTGCTCACGGTACTTGATTGTCCAAGTACCGTAATGCATTTCACCAAATTGGAGCTTGGGTGCCTTTTCAGCTAGAGGACGCTTGAAAAGTTCAACGAGAAACATGGCGGTTTGTCTCCGTCAGACCCTGGTCATCACCAAAGTCTTCTTCTTCGTCACCGTCGACTTCGACGTCATCGCCGTCATCTTCAGAGAGTTGATTATTAGCCAATTCACGCATGAAGCCAGTTGAAGGGCCAGCTGGGGCACTTTCAGCCATTGCAGCCTGGGCCTTCAGAGCATCAAGCTTCTTGTCGTAACCAGTAGCCCAGTTCATGATGGCATTCTTGAACTTGCGCAGAACTGCGGTGATCCTGTCCCATACACCTTCGTTCAGGTCCAGGGATTCGTTCTTGGATACGCTCAGAGCTGGAGCCTTCTGCGTGGAACCTTCATACTTCTTCTTGAGGCTTTCCAGGACGGTAATCAGTTCTGGGGTCAGGTGCGATGTCAATTCCTTGACAATTTCGGCGTACTTGTAGGTGGTAGTTGCCTTAGGATCCTTAGTCAGTTGGAACACAAAGGACACGGTTTCAACAACACGGGTACGAACCGTATCATCAGCTGAAAACAAGTCGGCGACGTGATCGCGAGTGTCTTGCTTGACTTGTTCCTTCAATGCCTTGGTCATCTTCTCCAGACGATCAATGCGTTCAAGATTCTTTGCCAGACGGGTGTATTCAGCACTCTTGTAGCTGGCCAGTTTGGCGATTACTTTGGTGGGTTCCACTTCATACGAAATGTTGGAATCCGAGCGACGACCTTCTACATCACGGATTGCGTCAGCATTGCGGCTGTCCGGTCCGAATTCAAGTAGGTCCATGATTTGGCGAATGTGTGACGATGACATTGGGGTTTCCTTTATCTCTGGTCTGTTCCAGTTAACATATAGGATATTTATACGCGCTGCTTCAAATGATTACACGACGGGCGGCCCCAATAGTCAGTTCCTTCCATTAGCATATCTGGATTTTGCTTTAGCAAGTCCTGGTAGAACCAAGAGAAGTCAGAAGCTATCTCGGCGTATGACGAGTGAAAATGTGTTGTGTAGTTGGTGAACAAGTTATCCCAGTAAACATAGACGCCCGGCCCATCTTCGACCGCTAATTCAAAACGTTTCGCCCTACCCACCAGGGTATAGTGATGTCTGAGCTTCTTATATGCTTGCCACAAGTCCTTAAACTCTTTAGGCCCGCCAAACGTTTCTAGGGCTTTCTGCCAAACCGCAGGGACATCATAACGTGCGATGTCGAAGCGAAACATGTCTGCATAATCCCCTATGAATTTGGGGAAGTTCTCACCATCCCAGTCTTCTAGCAGAACTTGCCTAAATGCCAGCTCCGTAGTTGTTCTAGCAAAATAGATGACTTCAGTATCAGATGTGAAGCCATACTCCATCAATATCTCCAGGGGACGGAAACCGTTTGGTACACTGTAGAGTTTCGAGATTTCTACCTGGAGTTTACGACATCCAGGTGTCCTTGGTAGCTTGGTTGGTTGTTTGGTAGGCGTCTTGGTATTATTGGAAACGATTGGCGAAGACTCCGTGATGGATCCTTGAAGTCCTGGAACCAATAACGTAGTGCTTGATATCAATATGGTATTATTCGTTGACTTCGCCATTACTTGGCCCATACTATCCAATATGGCAGGTTGATGACTAGTAATGATGGGTTGAACTACTTCCCTAATATTCAACTGTCCGTCGTCACCCACTACTGGCTGGTTCGTATCCTGTCTAGCTTCTTGTACCGTCTTGATTCTCCAAGGAACCAAACCGTTCTCATTAGTCAGCCTGCAGATAGTCCCCTCCAAGGTCTCATCGTACATCATAGCCAGAACCAGATATGTCTCTGAATCAAGCTCATCCTGGTAATAGATAAGATCTTCAAACAAGCATTCAGCTAGTTTATCCTGATACTCGATAACTGGCATCATCTTCGCATTGTTTCTGAATCCCACTGGTAGGGTTCTGACTTGCTTGTGGTGCTCCAAAGACTTATGAATGATATTGTGACCGTGACCAATCGTAGTCTTGTCCTCAGTCATACCTGTACTCGTCAGTATATCTGGTGCGGCACTAGTCTGATATGGAATCTTTACTGGATGGGTGCCACCAGGTTTACCCCAATGAGGCTTCTTGGATCGTCGCCATTGGTCTAAGTCCAAAAAGGCAGCAGTGTACTCCAGCATCGCATAAGCAGGTGATGGGATGGAGATGTCACCCAATAACATGGTTTCATGTTCGCCCACTTCCCTGATACAACTAAGCACCGCCTGCTCATTTAACAGAACGGTGCCTGGTCCCAGTATCATCAGATATGAGGAATGTGTGGAGTCTGCCCACGCCAAAATTGCCTCGTAGTCACCAGAGTAAAACATTGGTGACTTGGGGAACAACCGATTAGCATGTAGGCGAGTGATCTGATAACACTTGTCAGCCACTTGTTTGTCAGCAAACTTATGGCTCAAGTCCAGAAAGGCAAAGCAAATTGAATGCATAATATCTCATGTGAGTTAACGTGAGATATTTATGGTTAGAATTTAATTGTTGTGGATGATAGCCAGCAAGTCGTCAAGTGGCTTTTGCAAATATCTGGGAACCAGATCAGGACGATTGAAAAGTTCACGAGCTTCATCAGGCGTCACCAAGTGTTCGGCCTTCTCGTACATGACAATAACCTGATCACACGATCGCTTCATGTACATGACCCTTGCACCAAACCGCTTGTATCCGGTTGGTGTTGTGGTTGCGATGTACCAGCGATTGATGCCACTCACAACAGATCACCTTGAGGTTTGCGGGGAGTAGCGCGATCACCCCGCTTGGGATCCAGGGGTGGATCAAACTTGGGGATGGTGCCGCTTTCTGCCGCGATATCCAGAAGTTGCTTCCAGTATTTCATCATCTTTTTGCGGACGATGGGCATTTGACGAGCAGTCAGGCTGCCGTATTGCAGATAGCCCTTAGCCACGCTTGTGAGAAATTCTGCATCAAACGCGGTGAAACCAGCGTTGTTGTGGACTTGGGCTTCTTCCGCCCGTTGCTCATAAGCAGTCTGGCGGTTGTAGATTTGAATCAGGGCGCGTTCCACCGCTTTATTGCTGGTGGCCAACAGATACTGGATGTGTTCCTTCGTCCATCCGTTGTAGTTTTTCTTTTGACGCGCCATGTATTTCTCCTCTCTGTATCTAACCGTAGCCAAATGATACAAAGTAATTCATTTGGCGTCAAGACGTTCTGGATGCGAACGCGATGAGAAACAACAGCAAAACAGCCGCGAGGTTAATCAGTCCGATCAGAATAACGGGAAACCAAGTACGCATCACGCAGCCTTGGGACAAAACATGTTGACGAACAACGAGGTCCCAACACCAGCAATGTAGCCAGCAACGACGCCCAGAACGGGACTCATCAGGTAATCGGCTGCATCACGAATGTCCATCCAACCCAGCATCGTGATGAAAACCGTGGCAACTATGAACATGATCACACCGCACGCCGTAGCAAACCAATGATCGGGCTTTTCATTCGCGATCATCTCTTGATATTCGTTCGCGCGAATGTCACGAGCGTGTTGGGAATTGCGGGCATCAAGATTATAAGCGGCCATGCTTGCTCCTAAGGGTGAACAAATATGTACCAACTATAGCTTCATTTGGTGCAACAATCAACAGATGAATGATCGTGAGTTTCACCACCTTTGAATATGACTGGAGTCACGATGCTACCACTCCACTCCCTCAGAGTAACACCGCCTTCAGCCAGGATATCAGCACCAAGTTGAACTTCTTCAGTCCATGAGGGGCGCACGGGATTCTCTTTATGAATGATGACTTCTCGGACTCCACTCTGAACCAATGCCAACGCGCATTTGCTGCATGGAGACCATGTCACATAAGCACGACTCCCCTTCAGGCTGATATTCTTCCTAGCGGCTGACAAACAAGCGTTCAGCTCTGAGTGAACGGTATACACCAACTTCAGGGGTTTGAATTTTCGTTCCGCGATGTCATCGTCAAATCCACGAGGGAAGCCATTATAGCCAGTAGCGAGAATTTCATTTTCATCATCAACGATTACCGTACCCACTTTGGTACTTTCGTCCTTGCTCTTCATGGCCACTAGATAGGCCAAACTCATAAAATACTGATCCCACTCCACGGACGGAACTCACAAAAATGGCGAGACAATTCTCGCCATTATTGTATGGACTTGGGATTACCGCCGCATTATTTGGCTTCAAACACCCAACGGCCTTCATACGTTTCGTTGAACGCCGGCCACTTGGTGTCAACTCGCCAGCCCTGGTTTCGGAACACCGGTTCGAAGTCCAACCACTTTTGTTCAAACAAGAAGTTTTTAGCTTCTCGAGGATCCATGGTCGGATGTGCGGATTTGAAAGCAGGACTATTGATGATTCGCCCCACGACTTCGTTCTTGAACAGGGTAGCGGAACCGCTACTGGAGAGCTTTTTCAACAGCAGTTCATTCACTGCATCGATGACGAAGCCTGGGATGTGGGAACCAGTATTTGCATTGCAGCGAGCCAAAGCTTCTTGTGGGGACAGAGCGGTCATGCTTTCTCCTGTAGATGAATGTTCATATGGTATTGTAATTCTTGCAATATTGCAAGAAGGTTTACCATTCAACAAAATGTGGCAACTTCATGTTTATTCTAGGTTTTTGTGTATCATGCACTCGCGGTACTAAGTTAAAATTGTTACCGCACTAAGAATGAACTACTTTCGCGAGGACGTAAATGAATTCAAGAACAGTTCGTCGTGTCCCCATACGCTGGGGAGCAAAAGAGTTTGAGCTCGTGGCCGAGCGGTGGATATCATTCTGTGAATCTCACGCCCAGGACCCACTAAAGCCCACCATGCCGTTGAGTCGAATAATAGATGACGCTCAAATGGCCCTACCCTTAGCTTTACATCGCCCACGCCCATCCCTACAGGGTGTCAAGAATCTAAAGCCCGTCCTTGAAGCTGTTCGAGTGCTTGTTCGTAAGAAGCAAGAGCAAGCGGCCCAGGCTGCGGCTCAACAGGCTGAGCTAAACGGAACTGCCGCAGTGGAGCGAGCAAGGGATCAACTACATGAGACCGACGATCAGTTGGTCTTTCGTTCATCCAAAGACGGTGAGCTTGATGAACGAAAGCTAGAAAACATAATTCATGACTTTGCTCACAACATTGCGGTGGTCATAGCGAGCCAGACGATGAAAGTGTTACGGGAAGAGTTCAAAAACGAATTCCCTAAGTTACATTCAAAGGCTCTTAGTTCAACCAAAGTTCTCCCTAAGTTACTCGTAGTGGGACCATTGGGGAAGCAACAAGAAGAGCTGGAACGAGCGGTTGATGGGGTTGTGGACCTAAAATTCGTTTCCAGTGAAGAGAGCCCGCGCCTGGTGGGTCTCAGGGGCCCGTCTTGTCAAGGTTGCGTACTGTGGACAGCCTTTATCAACCACGCGCACCAAGAGGCTGCCATGAAGGTCTTTGGGCGGAATAGTGTCACATTGGTGCAAGGTAGAGGCCTAACAAGCGTCAAAGACACATTGGAAGAGGTAGCGATACAGCTTACTTCCCCAGCTTAACCATCACACATGGTTGTACGTCAAAGCCCTTGATCCCGATAAGCCTTCGAATTACTGCAACCGATTCGAAGGCTTCAACTACCGCGTCAGCTTGGTTATGGAGCGGTTGTGGCACTTCAAGACACATGGGCCACGTCTGCCCATCAAAATTACACCTGATCACCAACTGATACTCCCTAACCAGGTAGTCACGCAGCGCTTCTCTGAAATTCGGATAGTTGTCTAGCACGTACATGACATCGTGCCCGGCCAACTCCTTTAAACGTGGTAGGTTTGGTGCAGGTGAGCCACAGTCATGCAGATCGAGTTGGCTCAATAGGCGTAGAAAGGATGCTTTGGGGATCATGCCAAATTTATAACATGGTGCAGCGATCGTTCATAAATACCAGTTGGTATATTAGGCGAGACTCTCCCATGCACAATATTGATGAAGACAGCTATTTGGATGACGCAATCGTTTTCCACCAAAGACTCAATCCTGCCATCTGGTCCGATGGTGATATGAAGCCTGAAGTCAGGGAAGCATTGCTGGCTATGGCCGCTGAGTTCCAAGAATTCTTGGGTCTTGATGAACTAAACTTGGTTGATATTACGGTGAGCGGTTCAAACGCTGCGTATACCTACACACCACACTCAGATATCGACTTGCATCTGGTGGTTAAAACACCGGCTGCCCAGGAACAACTCTACGCTGAACTGTTTGATGCCAAGAAGAACCTCTACAATCTCACCCACAATCAAAAGATTAAGGGTTTTGATGTTGAGTTCTATGTGCAGAACGTCAACAACCCAGTCAATTCGATTGGTATCTATTCAGTACTTCGTGGCAAGTGGGAAAGCGTGCCCAAACGCATCCGTGCAGAAATTGATGACTTGTCCGTATTGAGCCGTGTTGATTCATTCAGTCACCGCATCAATACGGTGCTGCAACACGACGATCTGGAACAGACTCAAGCAATGTGGGATGATCTCAAGAACATGCGCAAGGCTGGCCTGGAAGCTGGCGGCGAATTTAGCCCTGAGAACCTGGCTTTCAAGATCCTGAGAACTCGTGGCTATCAACAACGCCTATTTGATCGAATCCTGGAACTCAAGGACAAGCAACTAAGCCTGGAGGGTTTGACTGAGCAACAGTTGAACGAATTGTTCAACTCAAACGTTGACTATACGGTGTTGGCAAAACGTCGTAGCTTCTTTAAGACTGAAGCAGAAATCAACGACCGCATCATTCAGTTTGAAGCCGGCCTAGCCACCGATCGTTCCTTCCCATATTGGGAAATCGACTTCCGTGAACTTAAGGATGGCAAAGCCAGATACGATGCGACTGGTAGTGGTGGTGAAAAGGAAGTGTTCTCGATGGTTATTGCCAGCTTGAATGAGTTCATCAAGGAATACGCTCCAGATACCATCATGTTCTCAGCTATGAAGGGTGGTGCCGGCAATGCTAGAGCCAATATCTATACCAAGATCGTCAAACGATATTTGGCTGACCGATATGAGACTGAAGAGTTGGATTCGAGTGCGAAGCGATTGTTCGTACTGAAAAAGAAACAATGAAATAAGGGGAGCATTTATGCTCCCCTTTTCTTATACTGCGTTCCACTTGAATGTGACTTGTAGGTGGACGTCGTCGTGGTTTTCGATCATGTAGTCATCGCCCATACCTGAACGGTAGAGACCCGCCAATTGCTTGATAGAGAACCCACCAGGCTGATCGTCCAGGATCACATTGACTTCCTTGCTGATAGTGTCGTAAAGGACAGCAACTGGCCCATCTGTTACTGGAATGGCCAGCTCTTTAAACACCTGCAGGACATGGCGTTCAACTTGTTTTTCGTGGTCGTAGAGAGCGTTCAGCTCTTCTTCTTCACGGTCCTCGTCCTCATCTTCGGCGATGATGCCCGCGAGGCGGTGAAGGCGTTCTTGGTCTTTCCAAAATTCAGTCATAGGTGTAATCTCCCTATGACTATTTAGTGAATCAACTTACACGAATGACCTGGATATCCTTGTAGTCGATATCACCAAAGAAGTTGTTAAGCCAGGTGTCAGCATACTCGTCGTCGCCACTTACGATTTGGTAGATGGTGCGTATGCGATTGATGTGAATCGCTCCGATTTCCGGAGACCAATTCAGTATGAGATCACTGACGAGAGTGATCTCGTCATATTTGGGGTCAATCAATTTCATAGCCCCGTAGAGGTCGCCACCACCGCCACCACGGTTCAACATTTCCACGTTGAACTCAGCCTTACTGGTGGGTTCAATCACCAACCGATGATCAAACGCCGCAACGTCGCCATCGAAATCGAACAGGATTCGATTGACGAGGTTTGACAACAAGTCGCCAACCATTGCACTTCCGGAAACGTCGATCAGTAGCAATTTCATGTTTTCCCTCCTGTGTGTTAGAAGCCTAGCACACCAGCCAGGTGGCGCAACACCGCTTCATCCCCCTCGGTATACTGTAAGGGACGGTTGTGAGTTTCGATCACACGGAGACCCTTCCACATGATGACATGAGTGTAACCCTCATCCATCATTTGCGCCTTCACGTTGCCCAGAACCCAAGTATCAACAGTCCACATGCCACCAATAGTCTGGTAGTTGCGAGGAACGACTTCACCCTCGGTGCGAACCTTCTGGTAGATGCGTTCAACGATTTGTTCTTGGGTGAGCGTTATCATTTGGCGTCTCCTGTTCAGTTAGCCAAATGATACATGATTAGCTGGAGAGATCAAGTTATATCGTCCAAATTCAGCTCGATCATCTTTTTGCTGAGCTCTCGATATAGATCACTGAATACCTTGCATTCATCCTGTTCGACCAATTCTTCTTTAGTTGGTATTTGCAAATCAAAGTCATATTGGTACATTCGCGAAGTGCCGTCACCTTTGTACGTCCTAGCTCTTGTACCGTTGAAATCGGCAGTGAGAACGGTTGTGAAAGCACCGTTCCGAACTACAAATCGGCCCCGAGTATATTGTCCCAAGAGCAGCTTGGTATCGGATGGGAGACCATTAGCCACTAATATATCAAACGTTGCTTGTATTCGTTTGCAGGTGCGGCCGGTCGGCTTGTAACCGGCCACATAATACGTATGCAACATCATGGTTATGGCATGCAGCAGGCCGACGACGTTCGTATGCATTGAATCTCCTAACGATGATGGGGGCCGTAGCCCCCATCAAGTTCAACGGATCAGCTTAGACAGCCGGGTTCAGGGGGATGAACTCTTCCTTGTTCACCCGGATTTGACGGATGCTGGAGGCCTTGAACGTGCGAACTTCGACCTTGTTTTCCAGGCCGCCCTGGGAGTCTTCATCGACCTTGCGCTCCAGACCAGCGATCTCACCGTGGAGCTTCTCGTCGTACACCTTGCCGTCAACCAGCAGGGTCGTCTTGCCCGGCTTCAGGAAGATCACTTCCAGGTACAGGCCGCCGTTGTGTTCGATGAACGGGGTCTCGGGAATGCGGGTGCCCCACTTGCGCGGGCTCAGTTCGAAGCTTTCCGGATCCTTGCCCTCGGCTTCCAGGCGACGCTTCACCATGTTTTCGTAAGCGTTGGACTTCTTGTTCTGGAAGACCATCACTTGGGCGCCTTCGTGCAGCTTCTTGACGCGGCCTTGGTGGGGGTTCTTCTTGCCGCCGGTGAGAGTCACGTCGGTCAGGGTGTCGAACGAGATGAACGAAGCGCCGTTCACGTTTGCCAGGATCTCTTGCAGGGTCTTGTTGGTGACAGCCATTTCGTTAACTCCTTGTGTTGTTTACCATGTATCACATTCTACGTTCATTTGGCTATAAATCAAGCACTAAATGAACACCATGTGAAAATATTTTCAGAACAGAATCGAGAACAGGCCAGTAACTACCGCCACCACCGTGATCGTTTTAGCAACAACTCGAACGAGCTTGTTATCGGGCATCAGGCTATACGAACGCCCGTTAATTTTGATGCGACCAAACACGATCATGACTACGATCATGACGATGATCATGATCATTGGCCCACTCACACCCAGGTGATGGCCGAGTTTCTGGAAGCCCAGGTAGAACAGAACCGACATGCCGATGGCGAGAGCAATCATTGCGCCGAACAAGCCCCAGGCAAAACCGTACCACGTGAGTAGGCTCACGCGCTTGCCGTTGATGGTGGGCCGGCCGTTGTTGTACGATCCTTGAAACTTGAACATGTTTTCTCCAGTCTTATTGAACAGCTTACAGCGTCTTGAAGTGACGACGCACGTTCTTGCGATCATCTTGATTCTTGAACGTCAGGCGAATTGCCGCTGTAGCCCAACCACCAGACATGGCCGAACCACCGCCGCTTGCGGTGCCAAACTTGATTTCGTATTCGATTCCAGCGGGGATGTTGGCTTGGACGATTTCCTTGAACTCGTCGTCAGTGGCGGCACTGAAAACGTTTTTGATCAGGTAGAGATGGCCATCACGCTTCAGTATGATCTCACGAACTACGTCGTTGAAAGTATATGCCATTTGCGTTTGCTCCGTTGCGTTTACCATGTTCGTATATTACGTTCATTTGGCGCAACTTGCAAGCACTAAATGGATAGTAGCGTGATTATTCCCATACCCACGCAACCCATTTCAAGGATCCTGCAAACTCCTCGAGCCATGGATCCACTAATCCGTCGATTCCGAAACCCCTTGTATCGCGCAAAGGTGTAAAGGACGAAGGTAAGGATGGCAGTGGTATTACCATCAAAACCAAAATGGACCCCCAATGCATATGCGCCATGATAAGCCAGATAGATCGCCAATACACCAAAGATGACGGCGCAAATGATCAACAGAAACACCACAGTTTCAAGTTTGTTGAACCTGACTGGACGTTTGCGTGGCAGCACCTTTTCATGGCCGGTTTTCAATGTCATCTTTCGCCCCTTATTTGTTGATTACTCGCTGCATGTTGGCTCTCGCCAACACTTCTTCTTGGGCGAATTCCGGAGTGTGGAAGATGTTCTGATTGATGAGAACCGACTCAAAGAACTTAGCTCGACGAATCGAATACTCCTCCCAGGTCACTAGAGATTCCACTTCCTTGTAGACCAACACCGAATCATCCAGAAAATCTTCCCAGGGTTTTGCCAACCCGGCCATGTCCAGATCTAGCACAATTGCTGATCCTTCAACAGTTGGTTGATGGTCAATGGTGTCAAGGATGATTCCCGTTGCTTTCTGAATATCACTTGTTCCGATGTAATATCGGGCACCAATCGCACGAAGCATTTCGGCCGACTGCCGCTCGTTCTCACCCTTGGGGCGAGTGAGGTTACTCACTGCATCATGAAAATACAGCGCCAACCATTGAACGTATGACAGTTTGATGCCTTTGTCTCTCACACGTTCAATGAGCTGCGCAAGATGTACGAGCCCGTGATAATGACGGTGTGGCTCACCATACAGGTAGATGAGAAGGTCGGCCATGGCAGGCAGAAAGCCTTGAGCTGATACGGACTTGCGAATGATCGCTTGATGGTCCATCAGATAGGCCCGTATTGATGAGTCGCGGCGAAACTACCATTCTGGATCATCTCCAGTTGATCGTCATTGACGACCAAGATGGCAGTTGCCGTGGATGTGAATCCACCAGCGAACAGTTCCACGTAGGATTGATACAAGATTTGCGCCTTTTCCAGCGCAGTGGCCAGCGTGTGATTCTCTTTGGATGGAACCACTTTGGGCGGACGGGTAGCTTTGTAGATGACAACGTGATACATGGTGCTCCTATTTGCTTTTTTCGTATTGAGTGCAGCGGCGCTTCAGTTCGGCCTTGATCATCTTGGCCGTTTCGCCTCGGTAGCCCGATGCATTGGACAAGAAGTATGCCACGATCGTGTAGCCGGAATCTGCGCCATACTGATCATTGATGGTGAGTAGATCCAACATGGCATCCAGGTACGGACGAGCATGAGGGCTCACCGGTTTCCAGTCCGAGAATATAGTGGCAGCAATATCCGAGATTGACTTGGTTTGCAATGAATCCTTGGTAACTTCCATCGTGTTCTCCAATTTCTACAAACCAAAGTTTATATTCGTTTGGCTTGCGGATCAACTACAAGAGGCCGACGATTTCTTCGGCCAGTTCTTTTGCTTGTTTGTTGTTCTTTGCATAGAGTGTGGCAACTTTGACCACCGCATCGACGCGGCCGGGATCCAAATCCGGAAATTGTTTGGTGATTTGATGAGCGAGTACTTGCTCTTTGGTGAGTCCTCTGGCTTGCTCTCGCGCCCTACGCTGCTTGCGTTCGTTGGCAACACGAACCAAACGAGCAATTTCCTGTTCAATGCGTCGAGCAAAATGCAGAACACTGCGTTTGTCTCTGGTCCCCAGCAAACGTTCATGCGTTTCGAGTTCGTTTTCAGCCAACACCCGTGACTTGGGTAACGAACCAGAATCCAGAACCTTGAATGAATGACCATTGAAAGAAAGGGCGGTCACTTGTACCATGACCGCCATTTGGGAAGTGTTTGTGATGGTAAGTGAATATTCGACAGGCTTACCACCTGGCAGGATGAGTTCTCCGCCTTCCGCCACACCGTGATCTTTCATCCACGTCTGAGGTGAAGGATATACGAAAGTACAATTCAGGTACTTTTCAAGTGCTTCACCAAAAGAGCGGACCTTCTTGGAACTCACGGACACCTCCTTGAATACATCACTCGTAGATGGTACATGAATGGTGCTCAGAGTCAACACCAAATGAGCATCAACGAACGAATTCTGTCAAGGAAGGTAGTTTGCAATCAACTTGCTTGCCGCACCACACCGATTCCATCGCACCCTTCAGGCCGACTTCATCGATCTTGTCGTAACCCTTGACGAGAAGGACACCCAGAAATACGTACCAGGCTAGTATCAGTGCGAAAACCACACAGACGAAGAACGGGACGACCTTGAACAGCCAACCCATGGGCATGTCCAGGGAGGAACGGTGCATGGAACCAGGACGATTCGTTTTGCGGCTGAACATGATTTATTCTCCTTGTGATTGCAGATATTGTTGGATGAGATCGCGTGAGATCAGGATCGTACCCTCGTACTCCGTGTGAACTTGGATACCTTCGGGAACGAAGCTCACCGTGTTGAGGTCAGCGATTTCAAATTGACGTGCGCGGGCTTGAGCCTCGGTGCCATGAACAGGACAATCCGGGTCTTCTGCGATGAAGGGGCCACCGATTTGGTTACATTGACACATGACGCTCTCCTATGAATAGATGCCACATTATAATGACATCTTCATTTGGCGTCAAGACTACCAGATCAAATTTTCTTGCTTGGTATCAATCTGGTATCCAGTCTTTTCCCTGTATTCGTTGATGAAGCGACAACGAGCATCGTGCATTCCGTCAACCACTTCACCCCAACATCCATTCAGCCTGCGGAACACAAAGATGGCGATTTCCATCTCCAGGACATGGCGGATAGCAGTACCATGTTCAGCAAACAGTGGGACGCTGTAGGGATCATCACTCTCGTCATCGTCGCTCATCAATCCGTCACGATGACCGAGATCGGCTAGGGTCCACACAATCCCCGCTTTCTGCGCCCCATCGTGGAAGCGTTCCACGATTGCCATGGCTAATTGATGTTCATCAAAGGTCATTAGTGACTCCAAACATGAAGATGCCACATTATAGTGGCATCTTCATTTGAAATCAAGTGATTTGGTGGACGATGAAATTGGCGATGTCACGTAATCTCAGAACATTACCACCATTGACCAAATATCTGATATTACGTGTTCCACCCTTCACTTTGCTGATGAGGTCAAGGATTTCCCCATCAAGTATTTCCATGTTATTGATATGTGAGCGAAACTGGTATTTGACTCGACGCAGTAGTTCTGGTGTGGAAAGTTCATCATCGCGAACCATTTGCACTTGCAGAGTTCTGCGATTCAATTCAAACTTCATTGGGGTACAGTCTCCTTGGGTTTGTTGCGCAGGAACTTTTGCACCCACTTCTGGCTGTGACCCCAGGTAGTGAGATGTTCTTTTGCGCCCGACTTCTCATGAACCATGAGAGGCTCTTTTACATCCTTGTGCCGCATTCGCAAAACCTCGTAATCGCCCTTGGCGGGTTCAAGGACCCAACCTTGTGTCGCACAATAATCACGGAACTCTTCAAGACGGGTTTTGTGAAGCAGGCAACGACTGCGCATAAGACCTCCAGTGAAATGAAGACTGTGTCACCATAGAGTAACACCGTCTTGCTCAACTTGTGTGGATGTGGGTTACAGACCCACAAGCTCACCAGCGTCGGCCCAGACGGCCAGCTTGTACGTGGCCATCAGGTTCGTGCAGTGGCTGGACGAGCGGCTGGGGAAGCGAGCACCGCGAACGATTTCGCTTTGGATCACCTTGGTCAGACGTTCCAGCATTTGCTCATCAGTCAGGTTATCCGTGGCCGCAACCAGCTCAGCAACCTGCTTGTAGACGAACACCTTGGCAGCATCATGAAAAGCCTTGTCGCCCCACTCCAGCGCATAGTCGGGCCGCTCTTGCAGGTTCTTGGCGAACTTTTCGAGTTCCTTTTCACCGCTTGCCACGTTGCTTGCTGCAACACGACGAATGTGCTTGATCGCCATCGAAACGTTTGCTTGTGCCATGTTTTGCTCCTTGCTGTTGTTTACCATGTATCAAATGATATACCTGGTTTCACTTGGAGTCAACACCAAATGAAGAAAATATTTCACCTGGTTACAAAGTAATTTCGCCATCCAGGTATGCATCAAGCAAGTGAGCATACTTTATGTGCTGGGCCTCACCAGGTTTCAGAAGCTCCCCAGCCATATCCCACAATTTCTGCAGGTTTTCTGCGCTCATCTGTGGGCGGGGCGGTCCCGTGTACTTGTTGGCATCGTACGCCAAAATGTCTGGCTCTTCCGAGATTTCACCGATCAAATACCTGACTTCATCGGCGGCATAACGAACACGATCGGGATACTCGGAACGATCAATCGTCATCGTTTGGCCCCTGAACGGACTTTCGTCAGCACGATGTAGCAGTGCCGTCCAGTTGCTTTTGCCGTTTGATTCTGGCATGGAACCATACCATACAGCCAACTTGGGTTGATTGCCAGCCATTGCTTGTATGCGCTCGGCCAATACCTTTTCACCGCTCAGGGGTGGTGCTTTCAAGAACTCACGAACTGCATCAGCGTGAGTCTGTGGATGTTCGAGCAGGGTCCGTAAATGCCCCAGAGCTTGCATTCGATGTTCGTCGAACTTTAGGGCTAGGTTCCGCCACTGATTGTCACCAGACATGCGAGTACCTTAGATGGTGAAACGGATTTCGACCGTTTCACGGTTTTCCGTGCCCCAGGGGTCGGGTTGCATGATCACGGTAGTAACGTATTCACCCTTACCGAATTCCGAACCATCTTTGATGATGCGACGGCGCACCCGAGATGCCAGTTCACTCATGGACTTCACCGTGAAGTGGTCGATGCGGCCAACGCTGAAACCATTGGGACACATCGTCCGGTGTTCACGAGCGAGCAGCGCACCTTCAACGTTCAGGGGAATGTTCTTGAATTTCGAGGTAACGATCGCCATGTGTTGCTCCTAGTGTTTGTCTACCATGTTTCACATTATGGTACCAAATGAACTAGGAGTCAACACCTGGTTATTAGTAGCTGATACTCAGTGCGTTCAGCAAACCAACCGAGATCGAGCTGAAAGCCAGGAATACTGCACCAGCAACCCGACCTTCTTTGACGCAATCACCAAAACCATGCAAGCGATGAATGACTTCGAAGGTAATGAGTTGCACCACACCAACTACAATCGCCCACTTGATCATTTCAACCAGGCTATGGGTGAAATAGATCACACTGCAGAGCGGGATCACGAAACCCAGCATCGCGCCACCAAGTGCAATGGCTGCGGCAACATTGCCTTCCTTGATGAGTTCGAATTCACGGTACGGCGTGACCTTTTCGTACATGTAGGTGAAGACGCCCAGCAGGACCAGCCCTGTGAAGAAGTACAGGATGAAATTGAAGAAAGGGGTAAGATTCATGTTAAAGCTCCTTGATTATTCAGTGAAATAGTGGGGGATGAAATTGCTCATGTTGGTGGTGATCTTCAGCACATCTTCGCGAATGCAAATACCAGCCGACTCGTCACCAACAACCCATGAGCCAACGACTGGATAGCATCCTTCGAATACCGGTAATTCAGTGAGTTGCTGATAGACATGGCCTTCTGCACCGTAGGGACCTTCGTCGGCAGCAACTTGTTTGCCATCTTGAATCAGTTCGACATTCGCACCTTCACGTGAGAAGAATGGCTTCTTTGCGTACGATGACAGCTTGTTGGGTTCCAGATATGCAGGCAACAGGTTGGGATGATCGGGGAACAATTCCCACAAGATAGCCAGAATTCCCTTGTTGCTCAGGACTGACTTCCACATGGGCTCGATAAACAATGTCTTGGATTTGGCAACGTGCTGGCCAAATTCCTCAACCATCAACCACTCCCAGGGGTACAGTTTGAACAAAGCCAGGATCTCATCACCATTGACATCAACGAACGTTTCACTCTTTTCATTGTAGCCAATGTCTTCAACATAGATGTGACGAGCAATGCGACCAGCCTGGATTGCAGTTTCCATCAAGTAATGGACGCATACCCAGTCTTCCTCGTTTTCAGAGATTGAAGCGAAGTGAATAGTGTGATACTTGGGATCGAGGGCTTTCCAGCGAGCAACCAACTTGTCATGCAGAGAATTGAATTGGTCAGCATCTGGAAACTTGTCTTCCATCCAATACCATTGTGCGACGGCGCTCTCCAGCAGACTGGTTGGCGTGTCAGCATTGTATTCGAGCATCTTGGGAGGATTCACGCCATCATACGCGAAGTCAAACCGACCATAAAGCGTGAAGTCGCTTTGTTCGAAAGACTTGGCGATTGCATCCCAGTATGCTTCGGGAATACCCAGCTCAGCAAATCGGCGGGTATCGATCACATGCTTGACTGCTCGAAGACACATGGAATGCAATTCGTTTGTGGCCTCTTCCAGTTCATCAACTTGCTTTGCCGTGAAACGATAACACACGTCTTCGTTCCAATAGTCATCCCAACCATGGAACGACAGGCCGATACTTTCCAGCTTCTCGGCCTTATCTGGCCGAGCCATAACATGAAGACGTTCCATTAGCCACCAACAGAGGAAGCACGGGCCGAAGACCCAAAACCACCACGAGCAATCGAGCTCTGTGAAGTGGTACCAGTCGCAGCAGACACCGCACCAGGGCGGGTCAAATACGAATTTGAGAGTGCGCGAGTCGAACCATCCGATCCAACCGCCATGGGCGTGCCGGTTGAATGGTTCCAAAAGTAATGCGGGCCCACATAGCCGCCCCCGCTTCTGGGAGTACAGTCACGCGAATCGTTACCCCAATCACGGCGGCAATCTTCAACTGACGAATAGCGGTTTTGTTTGGTGTCAACCTTATCACCACCATCACCACAAGCGGTGAGTGACAGAGTGCCAAGCATCAGGAGCGGAATAACTGCGGATCGTTTCATTTTTATAGGTAGAAGTTAAGGTGTGCCAGCCTAAACAACTGGCACTACCAAATCAACAACTTTTCAGAAAACCTTTGATGCTCAAATCGCTAACGGTCCAGTCAGTGGAGACGCCACGAACATCACCCAGATATGGCAATGCTTGATTCAGAATGAAGTCTGAATCCGTGTCTTCCGCTTCGACCACACCCTTGCGAGAGTTCTCAAGCATCCACTTAAGGCCACCGATAATAGTCGCAGTGACTTGAAGGGTGGTTGCACTGTTGTGATCGATCAAGGAAATTGCATCTTGATGATTCAGTGTGGAACCATACCAATAAGAGCCAACTGAAGTGACGAACAAAACTCCCAGCTCGTCATAGCCAGACTTGATGGTAGGGCCCATGAGCGTTTTTATTTCAGGATCTTTGAATTGATCTTCTACCCAATTATCGATTGACTGGCACGTCTTTGGTGACGGTCGATATGCGTAATAGGTTGACGGGCGATACTTACCAGTATCCAGAAATGCACTGATAGACAGAGCTTCGTGGTGCGTGATCATGTAAGCTTCTTGCTCACCCTGGCTCGGTACCCATGAACGAACTTTGGTAGTTGCTCCATGAGTACCAGTCGTCGCACTGATGCCCAATTCTTCATGGGTACCGCAACCCATTTCAGCAAACTGATAGCCTTCTGACAATAAACCATCGACAGACCAAGTATTGGCAAATTCACCCGACTTAAGGGGAATGCCATCCTCTTGTGTGTCCACTTCCGCTATGTGAATCGTCTTGATCCCTAGAAGTTCGGCAACTTCCCCAAAAGACAGATCGTCAACGTCAAGTCGTTGGTTCTTCGCCATCTCGTGGAGACCACGCTTCATGAAATGGGACACTAAACCTGGATTCGCACCATGCGCAATAAGAGCCGTGGGTGCGTCAGCACCAAACGTTTCACGCAGGGTCAAAATATTGTCACGTAGTTGAGCGTTGGTTAGGGGTTGATCTCCGCTTTGGAGTCCATAACCACCAGCCCACGGTTCCACACAGGTGTCAGTGTACATGACGCCATGTTCCAAACACCATTCAACCAATGCGTAGCTGGACACGTCAACTGACAAGTTGATCAGGATGTCACCAGCCTGCAAATGAGTGCTCAATAAGCGTTCATAGTTGTCTGGTGTTAGGGGTTCCACCGTAAAGGGGATCCCATATTTGTCAGCAATCTCTTTACCTCTGAGATCAGCTGTCAGGATCTGAATCTGGTCTGCCGTTATATCAAAATGCTTGAACAGCAGGGGAGTCAAACCTTGAGCCACAGAGCCGTAGCCCACCATCAAATAATTACGCTTCTTCATACTTCACCTACAGGTTAGAGTTTATTCAGTGGCCAGCAGCCACTTCGTCGTCGACTTCCTTGTCAAATTTTGCTTTGTTGAGCGGGATTACGATAGCCAGTACAGCCGCGTAAACAAACGTGCTCAAAATAATGTTGCCGATCACGATGACTTCAAAGAGCTTCTTGTACTCAAAGGAGTCAGGGATCATATGTACCATCAAGATACTTATCGCACCCTTGCTGCCAGCAAACGTGAGAACCGACCACCAATGCTTGCTGATCTTTGCTTTCATCATGTTGGACTTGTTGCTGACGATCGCAAACTTCAACATGGTGACTGATCGAATCAGGGTGCTGACGATGAAGATAGCAATGATTTCCTTCCAGTACAGGAGCATATCACTGAAATTGACCAGAGCAGCGATCGACACAAACAGAGCACCAGCAGCCATCATCGCCGCAAATTCAAAGATCTTGGTGATGAACTTGTGGTTTTCGGCTGTCATGGGAGTATGACGCAACAATCCAAAGTCATCAGTCAGACCACTCACCGTAACCTGGCCGTCTAGCAGTCGGCGAATCTTTTCACTGCAGAGCACAATGCTCACAATCACAGCCAGGATTCCACTGAAGTGGAACATTTCAGCCACGATATAGGATGCGTATGCGGTCATGATCAGAATGGATGCTTCGATCAACGGATCTTCACTCATGCGCAGCAATCGGAACGACAGCAAACCCAACGTGGCACCCACTACCGCGGCGCCGCAAATCACGCTAATGATCTTGGTGCCAACGAATTCCATGGTGATAGCATCGTGAGAGTTCAGTGCAATGAGCGCAATGCTGAATGCAATAATGGCCGTTGCGTCGTTCAACAGGCTTTCACCCTCGACCAGAATCTTCAGCTTGTGCGGTACTTTGAAGTTGCCCATCACGGCACTTACTGTCACGGGGTCGGTTGCACTGATGATGCAGAACAGAACCGCAACAGCGCTGAGAGTCAGAGGAATATCCAGGAACAAGAATTTGTTCAGTACCACACCCGCCAACACACTGAAGATGACGGACACACCTGCAACCCAGACCAAACTGGCCCAGTGTTCGCGCATGTCTGCCCATTTCAGTTTCATGGCATCAGCCGCAATGAGTAGTGGGAACGCCAACACCACCAAGGCATCGAATCCTGAACCGGTGACCGAGAACACGTTCATGCCTGCGGCTTTACCAGCAAGAACGACCGTGATGAGGGTGATGGGTGACGGAATCTTGTATCGATTCTGCAACACTGCCGACACGATAATTAGTGCCAGCAATGCGAAAAAGGTGTCAATCAAAATATTTTCTCCGGTGACGAATAGGAACAGGTGCCAGTATAGCTGATCTGGCGCCAAACATGATGAAAACTTACAGATGGCTTAATGCGGGGTTACAGCTTCGCATTTGATATATCGGTGCATGGAGTCAAACAACATACGAATGGTACCCTGATTGTCACGTACCTTGATCCAGGTACCAAACGATGGAAATTCAGTACCCGATTCCAAGATGTTATCAGTTGTGAAGCTGAACTTGGCATTGTCTCGAAAATCAATGCATTCGACCGTCTTCACTTCCTTATTGGGGCGAGGATCGGTGTGGTTAGACTTCACGTAAATGATAGTGACAGTAGCGCAAGCGGCAAAAATGAACGCCAGTAATGTATGGCCTTCACAAAACAGAAGCAAAAAGCCAGCAACAGCCAGAACAACGAAAACAACAGTCATTACCTTCTCCTTATACGGAATGCTTGCCAGTCTTGGCAGCAGCTTGCTTGGGTTGCTGGGCCTTGATCTTTGCCAGTTTGACCTTCTTGAGATCATCAGCAGTCAGGGCTTTGGTGTAGAAAATGTGTTGGCCGACTTGCGTGATCTTAAAGTTGTCCGACGCCCAAATGGGCGTCTTGATGTAGTCAGTGTGGTAGAACAAGGCATCCTGGAGTTCAACATGGCGAGTACCGCGCATAACGTCCTGAGCTACTCGGACGCTTTCTTCCCACAGCGGACCCTCAGGCGTCTCGTTGCGCTTTTTGCTGAACAACGTCCAGCTGAATTGTGCCTTGCTGTAAACCACCTCACAGATTGTATCACCCCAACGACCATCTTTCATACGGTTGATGGTAACTTGCCCAACTGCGATCTTGCCCACCACATCTTCTACACCAGCTTCAAAGAAGATGTTTCGAGCCAGGCATTCCGCTTCAGCTTTATTCAGCTTCATCAGAGCAGGTGCCGCCGCTTGCTCTTCCATTACGCGGGGGATTTGGCGAACCAAAGCGGCTGCAAGGTCTGGGTCGACTTTTACTTGGGCGACGATCCGTTCACCAACCATGTCCACAAACTTGGGTGCTACGACACCAGCGCCAAACACGGTTCCGAAAATTGCTCCGAATACAAAACCGCGAATGGTATTGGGATGGAATTTCATATGCGCCTCGTTGTTCATTTGGTAGACGCATACTACATTCATTTACCAAGTGAGTCAAGCCATTTGGTAAAATTTCATTGTGTAAATATCTAAAAGAGCAAATAGGTATAACATGATTGCAAACAAGTTATTGTCCGCCATCCAACCACCCATTGAGGCATCGCCAGCTGTGGCTTTTATGCTTACGGGAACGACAGTAGATAAAGGGCAATATGCTATGCCAATTTCGGCATCTAATGCCATGACGGTAAACAGTTCTGTCTACAAAGATGCCATATATCCATCAAGTTTGTACTTGACAGCCAACAGCTATGCAACCTATATAAATGCTATAGAACCAACAACATGGCCAGTTGCATTCACCTACGAATGCACGGTCAGACCAACTGCTGACAACCAATGCGTCATAACTGAAATTGGGAAGGGGAACACTAACGCCTTTGTGGTATCGATATCGGGTAGGCAATTTCAACTAAGGCAAGGTAACATAGTTGGAGGACCGTTAGGATCCGCCGCACCAGCCAATACTTGGAACCATCTAGCAATAGTTGGCGATGTATCAGCTAACGTTATACGAACCTTCGTGAATGGCGTTTCGTCAGGTAACTATTTGTTTTCCCAATACAACTTCACATTTTCTGGTGGGTCCATTGGAGTTGGTGCTATAGGATATACGCCAAATTGTTATATAGGCGGTGTGAGAATGTTGATTGGTACCAGTCTCTACACGTCAAACTTCACGGTACCTTCTGACAAACTATTCGCCGTTTGATATGATTAAAAACGCCATCCTACTTTCCTCTACGTCCAAGAAGAATACTGCGCCAGTAAACAGCAACGTGCTTCTTCATATGGATGATTTCACCGATGCGAAGGGGCATCCAGTTACAATTGTTGGTAGTCCAACAATTACCACAACAGCTAAAAAGTTTGGAACTGGCGCATTGAGCGTTGCAACCAATGGTCAAGCGGTTCGTGTTGGAAATACTGCAGATGTGAGATTGGCTAATGATTTCACGATTGACTTCTGGTTGGGTGGCCGCGGAAGAACATACAGCAATCAAGGTATTCTGGGTTTTGCCGACGCCACTGCATCTAAATTGAATCTGTTGATGCAACTCTACACAAACGGCACCATCAAAGTATATGCGTTTGACGGGCAGAGTAATGGTGAACTTCTGTCTAGCACTGTCGCTATTAGCAATATTGACAACACTTGGACTCATGTTGCTTTGACGAAACAAGGTTCAACCTGGAGATTGTTTTTGAATGGCCAGCTTAATGTTTCTGGCACAAACACTTCGACTCAAACATCCGTGGCCGACTTGTTCGTGGGAGCATTCCTCCTGAGTGGAACGTATTACAGTTTGACTTCGTTCTATGTTGATGAATTCAGATTGGTTAATGGTGCTGCGGTGTGGACTTCGAATTTTGTCCCACCAACAGCACCATATACCAAGTAAAGAAGGTTACGCCTATTCCTTTTGTTCAGTTACGGTAGGAATCAAGGACACTGAGATGACAGTGTGGTCCTCTTGATGCAACCACGCTTTCATTGTGCCCGTAGGTTCAACCTCATGGGCATTCGTTCGCTTCAGATTCAAACCATCAGCCAATGTCTGCGCAATGAAGGTGGCGTAAGCTATGTCACGCCCCTTACATACAGTCATCCGTTCGACTGGCTTCCCAACAGTGAAGCAAAAGTAGATGACTGAATAGTTCATCACACCACCTTGATTTTGTTGGGAACTACCGCTTGACCTCGCATCCAGTGTTTGTTGGTCTGAACGTGGCCTTGACGCACAAACTTGGCTACCTTCTGGTGATATTCAGCAAACGGGAAACCCTTCACGGTCGTCACCACATAGCCCTCCATCGTGTCGTACTTGGACTCGTCCCACAGCGCTTTGATGAGCTTTTCATCCCATGGCCCCCTGTATAGGGTAGGCGCGGGGGTGACTCCCAGCAGATCAAACCACATCAGCATGTCGTCCCAATCCAGACGCAAGTTCTTCTCGTCCCACAATCCAAACCCATAAAAGTAGGTGTCCAGATCATCGTACTTGATAGAGTGTTGAGCGTAAACGTTTTCACCGTTCAGGCGCCACTTTTCAGGAATATCACCACAGATCTGGGCGTGGAAGGCTTTCACCCATGAACGCGAAGGATGGCCAGCACTGTCAAGGGAACGGGCGTGGATGTAGTCCTGATACATGCTGGTGTTTTCACCGTCCATCTTGACAGTGACAACTACTTCCTCGTTCTTGAACGCATCCAGATTGCGGATCACTCGATCATCCGAATGAATACCAGGCGACCAAGGCAGATGCATGGTCTTGCAGGCTTTCACGTAGTGATCAAACAAGTCCAGAACGCCACCATCGCTCAAAACCTTCTGAACGCTGGCATCGTAAAACAGTGGGCCGCGACTGCGACGTCCATTGGAATGGATGGGGTTGCCCCACTTGTCATAGGGTTGATCATCGTAAAGCACGTCAGGAACGGCAACAAACTTGATACCGGCCGCTTCCCTGACTTCTTCCACACTGATGATGGTCATTTCGCATTCGATGTGATGTTCACCACAAACGCTTGCGCCATTCTCCAGATAGTAGCCACCATCCGGCCACAGACGACGCTCGATGATGTGGTGAGCATCTTGTGCGGGTTTGTCACAGAAGACGCATTTGTGCCCATCACGGGCAAATACACCTTCGCGAAAGTCATCCCGCGTAAGCAGTTTGGGCTGATACATTTGATTATTCCTGTTTCGTTACTTGCGTGACCTTCTCCCAAATATCGCGCGGGAATTCACGGTGAAATTGTTCATTGCCTTCGCGATACAGCCGTTCGATAAGCTTTGCATCAGGCTTGCTTTCCAGCATCGCTTGACCCATAACCGATGAACGACCTACTGACATATCCTTGTAGCGGAGATTGCTCATTTGTTTCCTATGGTCGATGGCTGACAATACCAAATGATACTGTCAGCCAGCCGTTTAATCAACTGGGGATTTTCTCCCCAGTGACTTTATTTGATACCGATGAACGGGAGTGCGGAACCGGGGACCTGGGTTTGGGGCAGCTTGCCATCCCACTTGTCGATGGCATTCAGGTTCACGAGGTTCGTATTCGCAGCCAATGCTTGGGCCTTTGCACGGATCGCTTCAGCTTCAGCATCACCACGCAGCTTGATACCATCGGCTTCGGCCTTGTATGCTGCAACCTTTGCTTCGGCAGCGGCCTTGGCTTGCACCACTTGGATTTCAGCGTTGATGGTCGCGGTTTCCTTTTGCTGGCGCGTGGTTTCGATCTGCACTTGAGCCAGCATACGCTTTTCGATGGAATCTTCGTAAGCCTTGCTGAATCCCACTTCTTCGATCTGCACGGACACGAGGGTCATGGGTGCATCAGCAAAAGCCTTGCGCAGAGCATCGTTGGCTTCAACACCCAGTTTAGCCCGTTCTTGAATAGCGCGCTGGGCCGAGAAGTTGCCAAATACGTTCTTGATCACGTCATACGTACGGCGTTCGATCACTCGCTGTTCCAGATTACCAAGTGTTTGGTACTCGGAGTACAGGGCGGCGATCTTTTCACCAGGAATTTGATACGTAACCGAAACGCGCAGCGAAGCAGGCTGTTGATCGTAGCTGTAGGCTTCCAGGGGAGCGGAACCCTTACCGCCGAAGACGATGGTGTGATCGCGCACCGACAGGGTATGCACTGAGTCGATGAATGGCACCTTGAAGTCCAGACCCGGTTCAGCGACGCGAACCAGCTTGCCGTTGCGCAGCACCACGCCACGTTCGCCCTGATCGACCTGGAACCAGGAACCCATCGCGATCATGATCAGCACCAAGAAGGTGACGATTGCGGCGCCCAGCCATACGAAACTGCGAGTTTGATTTGCCATTGTGTTTTATTCCTTGTTGTTGGTGATTTGAGGGGGTTGTTGGGTATTGCGACGTTCGGCCAAGAAAGCACGAACACCCTTGATCAGAAGGTATGCCACCACAGCGGCACCGATCAGAATAAGAAACATTCGCATGTGGCGCTCCTAATTGAGGATGATCTGATGATCATCGGTTATTGTTACCTGAGTGACCTTGAACTCAAGTTCATGAGCCTTGTTACCCAGAAGTTTCTTTACTACCTGGAAGTCTTCGAATGCCGAATTACGTTCAACAATGGTTTCACGGACTTCCTTGAGGATGCCTGCCTGGTGACTGGCATCATTAAGCTTGGACGCCATATTATAGGCAAACACGCCATTTAGCAAGGACTCATGTGCGTCCAGATAGCGAATAAGCGCATCCACCAAAACGGGGTCAGTCAGATTTTCATTGAACGAAAAAGACCCGGCTCGAAAGTCAGGCAACGGCGTACCGAGCTGAATGTTGGCCTGGAGATCTTCATACCAGGACTTCAAGCATTGTCGAAACCAGGTCTTTTCAATCACGCAGATTGCTCACCGTAGATGTGTTCGCATACGAGTTCGCCGAAGAGAATTTCGTAGTGGGCGCGGGTGATTTGACCCGTACCGTCAGCCTCTACGGCGAAGTCGGGTTGAAAACCTGCGCGGAACACTTCTTTGTGAATGTCGTCAACGTGGACCGCTTGGATCAGGTCTTCTGCACCCACGATAGCACGACCATGCCAGACCACGCGACGGACTTCCTTGACGTCAGGGCCGAAGGTCAGGGTGAGCGTAGCGTTGGGTTCGGTGGGAGCCTGCTCAACCTGTTCTTGCTCGACATGTTCGCTGGCTTCGTTGTCCTTGACGGCCAGGATGCGGTCGATTTCCATGTTGCCGTCAGCATCACGGTGAGCCTTCACGTCAGTAACTTGGACGCTCTTGCCCTTCTTTTCGCGGGGCTTGAACGATTCATCGCTGATTTGACCGTCCTTGACCGCTTGCTTGATTGCTTCCTTAAAGGCCGCGTCTTCTTGCTTTTGTTCGTCCGTGCGAACGTCCCAGGGATCATTTTCGGCCAGCCCATGGATTTCCTCCAGGGTCCGCGTATCCGAAACATCGTAGGGATCGGGCTCTTCTGCCACCAGCATGGCGTTGTGGTGATCGATGCTGCGAGCAACCGAACACATCAGAATGCCGAATTCGTCCACGAAGGCTTGTTGCTGTTCTGCTGATTCGTGCTCAAAAACCGTGACGCCGTCCTTGAACATCTTGAATTGATCGTCCGTCATGGACGTCATGAAATCCGGTTCCTCCATGCTCACATAGAGGTCAGTGCGTTTGGAAGCTCGTTCGAGAAAGTCAGCGAGAACCGACTTGAAGATAGCCGCGGCAATGACTGTGGTATGGCCGGGCTCGCGGGAATAACCGTAAAGCATTAGAGCTCCTGGTGGGTTGCAATGCAGGCATTATATTGCCACACCACCAAAAGTCAAAGCTATGGCAAGAATTTAATTGCCAGTTGATTGGGCTCATTGATGAGGTTCAGGATGTTGAGATGATATGAACCTGGTTTCACTATCTGTTGATAGAAGGGAACTGGCTCGTTCAAGCTGGAAGTGGTCCCTGGGGTCAAAAAGCTGAACCCGTAAAGAACAACTCGTTGAGGATTCCAGTAACCAATGACTGGTGCTCTGGGGTCTACTGATGGACCTGCAGGATATTCAGACAGCCAGCATCTGATGCTGAAGTCTTGAACTGGGACCGTGTGAATGGTCGTTAGGTGCAATTCCGAGGTGATGTCCAGGGGAATGCAAATCATTTGACCCTCAGGAATATTGATGAATCCCTGAGGGTCAAGTTCACGAAGAATAGTGTAGAGATAAGCGGCCATACCGCTATTTATTTCACCTACTAACTATCCGTAGAAACGTGTGTCCGCCAATCGTTCCTGTTCGTTCCAGTGTGTTCCTTCGAGCCCAACCGGGAGTACCGATCTTTGTCGAATAAAAGTGGGTTGCACCTTTTGCGATCGGATCCACCATGTTATGGTACACGATCATTGCGGCGGCTACACTGTCACGCCATTCACGAAGAGCTTCAGGACGGATTTTACCAGAACGATCCTTTAGGGGAATCGCCTTCAGGCCCATACAGAACCATGAAAACTGGCAAACCTTCTTCTTGACTTCGATTTCCGAATTATCTGTTTTCTCAGTGACTGTGACAATCGTCGATTGACGGATTACGCCACATGCATCATCTGGGAACTCATCTGATTCAGTCCTGTTCACCACAACCTCGGCTACGGCGACCTTTCCCTTGAAAGGTTCACCACGAGCTTCAAAGTAAGTGTTCTGCGCAATGCAAAATACTTGCCTGTCGATCGTTTGGAGATTGAAGAGGGTATGTTGGTCGAGTTCAAGATCTCTCTTGGCTTCTGCCAACTGTTCTTCTACTGTCAACTTACGGGCTTCTTGTACCGGTTCGAAACGTTCTACTGCTTCTTGGGTTTGCTCACTATGTGAAAAAGTTGGTACGAGGGCCAGAAAGAGAAACAGCAATCCTCTGAGTTTAGTCATATTGATTTGTTTTCTCATTTTCTTTCCTCAAAACACTGAAGTCAGTCACCTTTCAGTAACTGACTTCAGTTGGGTATTTATGGCTTATTGCGAATGCGTTAAACGTGTTCTTAACTTACCATAAACACACGGTTTGGCAACATATTAACACCTGTTGCCAAACTGTCAAGAAACGAGATTCACCGACGGCTTCGCTTCTCCTCGTACATGCGGGAGTCAGCCAGGGCTATAACATCCTTCAGCGTCTCTCCTTCGCTGCGCAGGGCCCCACCAACACTAACTTTGATGTCCGCGCCTGCGAATTGTTGTTTGATGCGGTAGATGCTGTTCTGAAGGGTTTCAGCACTTGCGGGATAGTTGGTGTACAGGATGACAAATTCATCACCACCAATACGAGCTGCATAGTCGGTGGGGCGAACAGATGCCCTGATGCAGTCACTTGCTTGTTTGATCATTTGATCACCAGCTTCATGGCCCTGGGTGTCATTTACAATCTTGAGTCCGTTCAGGTCCAGGAACACCACGGCGACATCAGTGTCATCCAAGTATTCAGTTGTTTTACTTTCCCAGCCACGACGATTACCCAACTGGGTCAAGCCGTCCACCTCTGCGGCGGAACGGAAAACGTTCATTTCGGCTTTGTAGGATCCAACCATTGCTTGAATCATTTCTTGAATTTGATTCTTTATGTTGCCCAACTTATCAGCCAAGTTGGGGTTGGAAGCAATCAATTCTTCCAGTTCAGCAATGACAGGTTGGATTGTGTTGGCGTGCATTACTTGGCTTCCAGTAGTTCGATGAACCAAGTTTACTGCCATGTGAATTGTGAATCAAGCGATATTCACAATATTGTGAAATGTTCTGGAGCGTCCCGGAGGAATTGAACCCCTTGGCTCCTTCCCACTGTTTTATGCCGTCGGTTTAGAAGACCGATGTGGGGACGGGACGCTCTGATATTTACTGCAAGAAGCGTTGACCGCCCCATTTTAACACCAGCTCTTCATCCTCTTCATCATCATAGAAGAATTCAGGTTCAGATGGGAGAACATGACCGTCATTTGGTACAGTCAACAATCTCGCGGCGTCTTCAAGAAACTGACGTTTCTCTTCTTCTGACAACACGTACCCTTGCGGAAGTAGAAAGATCATTTCCATTGAAGATTTTCTCCTGCTGTGAATGTACAGTCTAAGCCTATATGGCAAGAAAGCAAGTCAGAGTTGGTTATTATTTGGTTCCGACCAACGAAGCCTGAACATAACTGCTTCCTGGGGATCTCTGATGGTGCATTTCACCCGACTGGATTGACTTGCGAGCTCAAATTTGTCAACAAGATTGGCATCACACCATTCCTTGAGTTCTCGAATGAACACGTAATTCTTACCTTGATATTCAGCCGGTATTGGTAAGAACATCTTCTCTTGTTTTTCGGTATAAGTCCACCAGGTAATAAAGGAATGGTAATCTGCTTCGCTTTTGAATACTAGCACCCAAGATGGCCAATGACGCTGAACTAGCACCAAGTCCTTTACATTTTGGGCTAACCATTGGTTGAATTCAGAACGATCCCATACCCTTGCCATTATTTCGTCGTCGTTCATCATAGTGAAGACGCTAGATGCTTCCAACCCATACCAACTTTTGTAATCGGCCATTGGGTCATAATGAAAGGTGTCTGTACTCGTAATAGAGTTGACTCGACCGTATCCCATAACCGATCCTTGGCCGGACGTATGCACTATCACATCTGGGTTGTGGTTGTATATTTCGGCTGATATGCCGTTACCCATAATTCGACCATTTCCCACAGCGAAAGGTGGCGGAACCATAACCAAATTCATGGTTTTGCCTTATTCGGTATCATGCTTCTTGTTGAAGTTCTCGATGATGCCAGGGCGTCCGTAAACAACCGCGAGGCCCATTGCAGTGAAGAAACCCAGCAACAGAATGGTGGGGAAAAAGCCGATGATGCCAACCAGTGCCATCAAGCACAGCACGGCGACGGCTGCGCACAACATTTGAAAGCCCGAGTAAGGGCCATATACTTTGGAGTCTTGTGTCATTTTATTTTTCTCGTTATTGACAGGTTAATTCTACTGTACGACTACGATCTCATCAAAATCCTTGGGATCAGGATCAGTGAACTCGGAGATCATTTTGTTCATTACTTCACTGGGGATAGTTTTCCCTTGCGCCAAGCGTTCGAGGGAATTCTGTTGGCGCAGGATGACATCAATGGGCTTCTTGATAACCACAGCGCGTTTGATGTAATGTTGTGGCACCATTGCCAGTTTGGCCTTACGGATGTCATCGTTCAAGTTCGTTTGATCATTGATGATGGACATATTACGGCTGAACAGCTCAGCCGCTTGTTCAATCAGCATGTTACGAAGCACTATGGGATCGAGGGCGTCGTGTGCTTCTCGGTAGTTCAGATTATTTCTGGCAGCATATTCCATAATCATATTATCTGAACTTGTCACCACATATTCTTGATGGGGCTTCACCTCGCGGATCAGTTTGATGATGGTCGACTTCCCACACCCAGGCAAACCAATCAACATGATGAATTCAGGCACCATTCAGAAACTCCCTTATGAGTGTAACCACATTGTTGTTCATCAACACTTCAAAGTGATTCAAGTCCACTTCAATTTGACGAGTACCAGTCAATGCCTTCTGGCTTTGTACTGATACTACTCCGTCGTTGGCGCCACTAATCATTGGGCTACCACCAGAAGTCGTGATTATACTACAGAGTGGGAAAGAAATGTTAGATGAATGAATCTTTCTTATGACTGGGCCCATCTTGTTCAAGCTTTGGTACAGCTCGTGCGGACTCAACCATGCCAATGTTCCAGCTACATCACTACCACCCATTGGTGCGCTGATTGTTATCACCCGCCCCACCAAAGGATTATCAAGTGCCGCTAACAAAGCTACCAGCCCACCCAGACTATGAGCCACTATGTCGGCTCCGCCCAATTCTTCAACTAGGGTATTGACTCGTTTTGCCACACTTTTTACTGAATCCCTAGCGTCGTACTCGATAAAATATGCACGATGCTCGGGTAATTTTTCTACTATCCAATTGAAGCTTTGTTTGGTACTAAAAGCTCCATGGATATAAATGATTGGCTTGTTCATATGAACACCTCCCAGGCTATTTACATGGGAGGTGTGGCTCATTATTTCAAATCGTTAACGTGGAAGTTGACGTTGGTCTCAGAATCCTTAAGCGTCAACTCTAAGACAAAATAGTCAATCTCATCCTTGTTGATCTGATAGGTTTTCTGTTCCCTACTACGGTAATAACTTGATGAGTTGATATTGTACTCTTGAACAATTTCAATCGTGCCTTTATCCAAAGCAAATACGTTGATCTTCACAGCCTGGACTTCATCAACTCCCAGGCTTCGGTAGTAATAAGACCGATAATTGGGGTCCATACTGTTGCCTTCGATCAGGTAACATTCGTCATCATAAACGCCCAAAATCGAACTGTTGCTCTTGGCTTTCATAGCTTCATCGTATGAAATCGACCGCCGTTCCTTCTTGGCAAAGATCAAGGTGTCACCATACGTGAGCGTTGACACATGCCCATAGCCAGACGTGACTTTCCGGAATGTAACCGTCTTATCCTTGATGTCATTCACCAACTGTTGGCTCAATGCTTCTTTGGTTTGGGGAGTGGAATCCAACACCTCGGAAATTTTCATTGTTGGGTAACCATGATATTCCACCGAAGTACCACTATCGCCTTCAACACGAACGATGTGTTTCTTCTTTTGTGAAATGCTCAAGTTGCGGTTGTAATCACGCATGATGGTATACATGGAACCCATGTAAACACCCTTAATGCCATCATGCAGGAGAACCTTATTGCCTGGTTTTACCGATCGAGTATTGACTCGCTTGGATACCCGCTCAGTGTTCACAACGGCATCCAGATATGGTTGGCTATTGATTGGAAGCAAAATGTTGATTGCACCATCGCGAGCCCATACACATTGCTGAATAATTTCGCCATTATGAATCAAATTGCTGTCGGTAAGCATGATCAGATTGGCAACCGAAACTTCAAATTCGAAACCTCTGGGATCTTCGATGCTAACGGTTTGAATATCAGAACGCCAGCCGTTTGCTCGAAGCTTGCGGCTAATCTTAAACCCGTACATGGGTTTATTTTCCAAGACTACTGGCTCAAGCCCACCTTCACGATCGGCATGGGTTGAATGCCGCAAGTTGAGTTGGCGCTTCTTGGAAGCTGAGTCAGTGCCATAGGGAATGGTATAACCTTTGTGGACGTAGCCATCCTGATTGCTACGAACGAAAGCCACAAACATCTGATCGGGAATTTGAATACTATGATTGACTGACATGATTACCTCGACAACTGAAGGAGCATTGCGTAATTGGCTTCGGCATCCTTGAGTTCATCATGGAACTGAGAATCGACACCATTTACCGCGTCAATTTTTGCTTGATAGATCTTGAGACGAACGCTCTCCAGGGCTTCCCAGGATTCGCGAATTTCTTCGCGAGTGATCATCAATTCTGCTTCAGTTACGTTGGAGGTAGCAGCGCCAGCCGCTCTGGCGCTTTTAAGGTATTCTTCAGACATTTGTTCTTATTATTTTGTAGTTGTATTTGTATCTGGGTATTACTTGACAAACTGCATTTTGAACATTAGGAGTTCAGCTTCGTCCTCAAAGTAGAAGATGTCTCGATGCCGATCCAAGCGAGTACGATAAACTTTGCCGTGGAAGTTTGTCAAAATATAAGTCCACGTTTGGAAGATCGTTGGTGGATTGGGATCTTCATACGTATTACGGAACAATACGTGGCCATGGAATTCCCCATCCGGAAGGGCCGGAACGAATTGTTCCAAATATTTGTCGTCCTGAAACTTGGCAAAATAATCCGCAAACCAAGCGCTTGCATCGTCTTTGGCTTGCTGGTTGTCAGTCATCATCATCAAATAACGATCACCGTCAACTCGATGAATGAAGAACGTATAGGCGGATCGATCAACAACCGCTTGCTTCCACCATACAGCAATGTGGAATTTGAGTTCATCCGTCATAAGATGATTGATTACCGTCAAGAGTGGGCGCCCGTCATGCAAGCGATCATTGAGAGTCAGGAAATCAAATTCTCCATCTTGATCTTCAATCTCAGAACTGATGTAGTCATCGGCAATAAGCGTCTCACCCTCACAAGGATCATACTTGTCTTCATCATAGCGAGTCTTGAAACGGATGTTGAACTGGCCGGTAAGGAAATAGAAAAGTTTGGATAGGATGTTCATGCCAGTCATAATGCACGGTATGTGCCATATCGTCAATAAAGAAATTGTAGCTTCACTTGATTACTGGCAGGGTTACCTATATACTAGATGAAACTTAGGAGATCACATGCACCTCAATCAAATGATACCTCTTCCCTTGCGTGCGCTGCGCGACTTGTTCGTACAGGAGGGCTTTGACCTGCGTTTGGTTGGCGGGTGTGTGCGAGATTATCTGAACAACGAGCCGCCCCATGACGTGGACCTCTGCACTGACGCCTTCCCTGATGAGCAATTGGCATTGTATCAGAAGCATGGCATCAAGTATGTGGAAACGGGCTTGCAGCATGGCACACTGACTGTAGTTCTGGAGGATGAATCCTACGAGATCACCAGTCTGCGTACTGAGGACGAGCACGACGGCCGTTACGCTAAGATGACCTACACTCGTGACTGGGTTGAAGACTTGTCACGTCGTGACCTCACCATCAATGCAATGTCGCTTGATTTCGACGGCAATCTGTTGGATCCTTTCGGCGGCCAAGCTGATCTGGAAAACAGAATCGTCCGCTTTGTTGGTGATGCAGAAGGTCGTATGACGGAAGACTATCTGCGCATCTTGCGCTATTTTCGTTTCTTGGGCCGTATGCATCCAGTGCAACCGCATCCTGAAAAGCTGAAGTCCATATTGCCCGAGCAAGAAATCCGCAACTGTGTTCATGGATTGCGTGGCATCAGTGTCGAACGGATCTGGACTGAAACATCCAAGATCCTCGAACATTTCAGCGGCTATTGGATCTATCCCCTCATGATGGAGATGGGTTTGAGTGAGCATACTGCTCTGCCTAACGGTGATTCCGCGTCCATGGAATGGTTCAAAAAGTTGCACGACAGTATGGCTCGGCACATGCTTGGTAATCAGGCGGCTGTTTTGCTCGCACCTTTCATGCGCGATGAAGCACATGTTGAGCAAACTGCCAAGGCATTGAAATGGCGTTCCGCTGAACGCGACGTAGTCAAGCACATCGTCTCATATGACTACGCTGTCACTGCGACCGAAATCCTGTATCAGTATTTCGTCATGGGGCGGAAGCTGGAGTTGGTTTTTGCCGCGGCAGTTTACTTTGATGTTGACTACGCCGTTAATTTGCTGAAGCGAGGCCTGGACGGTAAGTTTCAATTAGCGACGTTTCCGGTCAGTGGTGATGACTTAAAGGCGTTGGGTGTGAAACCTGGTCCTGACTTGGGTGCGGCGTTGAAGCGCCTGCGGGAATACTGGTTCTACAACGATTGCAACGTGTCACGTGAGGCTTTGTTGCAATATATGCAAAATCAAACCATGTAAGCTTGCGTTTCACAATAGGGCCGCTAGAATGCGGTCTAGTAGCTTTGCTCCTCATTGCATAGCTGCGGTTTGCGAAAGGTAGTTCATCACTTAAGCGGTGGGGCGAAAATCCCACCGCTCTTTTTTCATGTGGTGAAAAGTCTTTACTTCATATGAACATTCATCTATAATACAAAACATGATGAACAAGGAGAAATCCAGATGAGCTACGCTGCACCCCGCCCCGCAAAAACCAAGAAGGAACTGGTTGCAAAAGTGATCGGAACCGGAACCACGAAGACGTACAAGGCTGGCAAGGCTTGCCAAGTTCAACGCAACCCTTCGCAGCCCGGCATGTTCATCGTTTATTTCGCGAAGAACATCATCACGCAAGTGAAATCCGAAGACATGCCCGAAACCATCGAATACACGGATGGTAAGTCCGCACTCTGGCAGTAATATGGCCCATACTATTGTTTACATGGATGGTGGTTCGGCCCGTCACTATCAGAGCAAGGAATGTCTGTTGTCATGGGGTATGGTTGCCCTTACTGGTGATCAGGCAGTCGAACGCTTCGGTTGTCATGCTCGAGCTCAACCCAAGCATTCGGGTTACCATGAAAAGGTAGCATTCGTGGAGTCAGTCCGATACCTGGTGGAATCGGGTCATATGCCCCACGAGCTGACGTTCTACACCGACGACAGTGCGGTATGCGACGTCAATCGTTCGTGTGTTTTGACGGGCAAACTGCAGAACTCCAACACGATCGAGCGGTTGAAGAACGTGTGCGCGACGTTCTATCAGGCCGAAAAGGACCTAATCAACCACTGTCTGGAATACTTGAAGAACAGTCGGTTCGTGAAGGTCAAAGGTCATGACAAGACCGTATACAACCTTCGTTGTGACTTCTTGGCTGTCCACGCCCGTGACTGGGCTATTGGCAATCTGTCGCCACTTCTCAGTTTTGAAGAGTGGCTGCATGACGGGTTTACGTTCTATGCTCCTGACCGTGATCGGCCTGGTGAGAACAAACTCAATTACTGGTACGCACCGTTTTCTGGTTTGCACGGATTACCATAAGGAAGGGGAGCATATGCTCCCCTTCTTTACAGCCAATCAGTTGGTCTCTTCTTTAATTGTCTAGATATGAGATCTTCCAAACTCATAGGACTATCCTGCTCTCCTTCATCGTCCATATCATAACATTCAGAGGAGAACGAGTCAAGTTGATAATCGTGCCTAAACCTGTAGGGGTCGTAATTGTCATTGGTGACGTCCTTACGCTTATTGCCTTCGTCATGCAGTTTGAACATGACTGCTTCTTCCTGGCTTTGGAAGATCCAATGGCAGGGTGTCCACCACACCTTACTTGAGCAAGTTTCAACGATCCAAGACCACTCCACCAGAAACTCATCAGGTGTAGGGAAACGATCTCGCCCCCACTCCGCATGTGGATTATGCTTCACCATGACACCTGAAATGACTTCACCATCTCCAGGTTCCGGAAGTGCTCGATATTTGATGGCATCGCCGACTAGCAGCTTGTACTCGTTCCACCATGAATTAAAGGCTTGGAAGTCAGCCTCATGTTCAAAGGCGATAGCCTTATGGTACCGAGAATCGTCCCCCTTCACTTTGAGATAGGTCGCCTTCTGCGCCAATTGTGGCTGGGCGAGTTCCCATACAGATACGTGAAATTCGTTAGGTGCATTACGGTCAAGGACCATGGCCATAAAGAATTGGCCTGAGAATGATAGTGCCATATTGTTCTTCTTGTTTGTTCAATCATTTTGGCCCCTAGTGGCCACAATGTCAAGCTTCTAATGATAAACCTTTGCCCAAATGTGAAGGGTTTTTTCGTAACCACTCAATGAAACATGTCGGCGCTCGTTGCCAATTCGCTTCGCAAATACGCGATGCGAACCCACACTTGCATCTTCCGTATAACCAGCAGCCACAAGCTTAGTAGCCAGAACTTCGCGCATCTTGCTTGCCGTAAGACCTGGAACTGTTACATCGATTCCCCATTGGTTCACTTCGTACCGGCTATGCAGAGAGTCACGTTTGATTGTGGCTTGTTTGCCCCATTGAACGTTGATCATTGCATAAAACCAGTAGAGGTGGGAATAGGAATTCATCGTTTGCTCCTTAATCTTGATACCACATTATGGCACCAAATGAACATGGAGTCAACGCTTGCGTTTGCTCGATACCGATCCGTCATAGAATTCAGGAGGCTTCTTTGCTACCCATTCCACAAACGCTCGGATCATTTCATGTGCTTTCAACGACTCCCAGGTATTGTAGGATCGCGCCAATTCTTTCTCAGTGAAGGTGGCATGAATCTTCCGATGACAAATACGATGAATCAAGAATTTGTCATGTCCACCCTGGGACTTTGGAGTGAGGTGGTGCTTGTCCACATTCACTAGTCCCAGGGTTCGACCACAAAGTGGACAATCAGTCGTCGGTGTCTTGACGTCCGAAGTCATAGACATATTGTTCACCACTCTTCAGTTTGATCACCACGTCAAGCACGAACAGACGCTTCAACTCTTCATCAGTCACATGCCATTGTTGCTGATGGAATTTGTACTCGGTAACTTTTTCTTCTGTCAGATCAGCCTTGATGCCGATGAAACCGCCTTGAACTTCAATCTCAGCATCATGTCGGGACCAATAACTGCCAGGATTCGGACACAGCATGATATTCGCATACTTACGCGGAGTATTCTTTGCCTGCAGGAAGTTGGTTGTGAAATCCATGTAACCATTGCTGGCCGTATAGATTTGACCATCAGCACTCTCCATGTAGATGGAACGACTGGCGTAAGTCGTTCCATATCGATTGTGCTTCAACGTCTTTGCGTAATCTTCTGCAATGTCTTTCTGGACGATCGCGTAGTCAAGCGTCTGATCGGCCGCCAATCCCACGAATCGATCGTAGTAACTGGTCGAGCTTACATGATTGACAAACTTATTATTGCCTTCGGCAATCTTTGTGGCAATCAGCTTCTCGACATCTTGGGGCTTGAGCTTTTCCTTGGCTTCCTCCAAAACTTCGGCCACTTTGATACTTGCGTAAACGTTGAAGGTTCCCTTCTTACCCTTCGACGTATACAGAATGTACCGTTTCGTCCCACGAATTTCCGGGGTGTACACCTCTGTAGTATTTCGTTCGTGGCGGTAACCAGAACGAGTATCCGTATGTTCGGCTTCATGTTTGATGAAGATTGGATAGAGCGAACCGTAATAGATACCGGTTTCACCAGTCACCAGTTTCACCTTGCTGCCCGGCTTGACGTCCTTCAGAGACAGAACGGCATTGAGGCGTTTGGTGGTGTTCAGGGAAGCCTGATAGGGTTCGCTGTTGGTTGGCAACAGAATGTTTTTGCCACCATCACGGCCCCACACGCACTCTTGCATGATCTCACCGTCTTCGACGATGTTTTGATCCATCACCATGACCATGTTCTCGATACTGATTTCCAGTTCGAAACCACGCGGATCCTCGATGCGCACGTAGGAAGCATTTCCACCCCAAGAACGACTGCGGCGAATTGCCCGGCCGATCTTGAAGCCGATCATGGGAACGTTTTCCAGAGTCACGCTGTTGAAGGTCTTGTTACTCCCCCAACCTTTCGCCCACTGATCAACCGTCTGCTGGCGCTTCTGGCCTGCCTTGGTCTCATCATAGGGCGTCATGAACCCCAGAGGAACCTCATCGACTGCACGACGACCCTGGAAGCCCACATAAACGGTTTGCGGGATCTTGATGGTGGAAAGTTCGTTCATTTGCTTCCTTAGAAATAGTCGACGGAATTAGTCGCGCTGCTGATCTTATGGCCGGCGAGTTCAACTTTGTCCCATTCGATATTGATATGGGTGGGCTGACTGCTATAGTGATAGGATTTTTGAATCGTAATCACTCGATTGTCATCGCGCTTCATAGTGTATTCCGTGCCATAACCTACTCGACATTTGAAATACGAATATGAACTCGGGTCGTTGTCAAACAGAACGTGCATTTGATCTTCACCCACTGCCTTGTGGGTAGAAATAATGTGTGGTTTCTTGGCGAACCAGGCGATAACGTCTGTTGTTCCCTTGTAATCGCATATGAACTGATTGACGGCTAGGGCGGCAGCGATTTCGTTTTCGGAATCCTGAACCGTCAACGCATTACCAGTATGCTTCTCCAAGATGGAACCCTTGAGATCCACGAACCCCACGTATTCTACGGAATTGTCATCATACGTGACTTTCAGTACCGGCTTCTTGCCAGACATGGTTTCGGGCTCTTTCCAACCATCAGATACGCCATACAGCATACCCATGTAGATGCCGGTTTCACCAGTCACTGCTTCGATCTTGTCGCCAATACTGAAATCTTTGCATGGGAGGGCCTGGGCAACTGCTGCCTTGGTTTTGACTGCGCCACGATACAGATCGCTGTCAACCGCCATAAGCAGGTTCTTTTGACTGCCGGCAACACGGCCCCAAATAAGAGCGCCCACGAATTCACAGCGCTCCATCGCAACGTCTTCCAGAATAGCAACCAAGTTCTCGATGCTGATTTCCAGCTCAAAGCCCCTGGGGTCTTCGATACGAACATACGAGGCACCGGAGCCAAAGTGGCCCGAACGACGAATCGCACGTCCCAGTCGGAATCCATACATGGGTTCGTTGTCGATGATGACACTGTTGAACGTCTTGGTTTTGCCGTAGTTGCGACCGCCAGCCCATTGATCAACAGTTGACTGGCGTTTCTTGCCAGCCTCGTCATCCGTGTACGGCGTCATGAAACCCAGTGGTACTTCGTCTTGATCGCGCCGACCCTGAAACCCCACGTACACCTTTTCGGGAATAGTTACCGACATGCTTACCTCGACATCGTCAACAGAAGAGCGTAGTTGTCGCTCAACTCAGTGAGACGTTCCTTATATTCAGCGTCGACCTTGCGGCTGGCCTCTTGCTTCTTCAGCGCAATTTCACGACGTAGAGCTTGCAGGTCGTCCCAACCTTCTTTTATGTGCGGATGAGTTGCATGGAGTTCGGCTTCCGAAATCTTGCTGTCATCTTCCAGCGACTTCGTCTTGGTGTTCTTCAGGTGGTCAACTTCGGACATTTGGGATCCTTTATGAAAGTGCTCGCAGTATGGCATCGTTAGCCATATCAGTCAAGCCCTAGGGCAAACGGTTAACTTTGATTTGGATGATTCCAGAATGTTTCAACGTCAACATCACTATCTGTTCGTCACTCAAGCCTGTTATTTTTGAAAAGATGGTATACTTGCGATTAGTTCGTTCGTATGAATATCGATTTATGCATCTGACTATTCTTACGTGTTTGAACGCCGAGTCGTTCAAAATTAAATCTTCGAGATCAACAATAAACGCCAACCCTTCGTCTTCATATGCCAGCACGTCGATGTTCATTACTTTCATGGCAAATACCTGAATTCGACCTGATAATCACCATTTAGAACATGCGCGAGTTCAATGTATTGGAATTGGGTGAGCTTGGTAATCTGCACCGTTCCCATCCGAATACGATGATCCCAGTCATCTGCCTCCATTCCTATTTCATGGAATGGAATATCATTTTGATTGCACCATTCTAATATCGCGCGATAGATATTTCCTTCTGGTGAGACTTTTGTTACTAGCAGTTTTATTATGAACATAGCGTGAGGCCAGTGTGTTTACCAAACTCTAACACGAAATGGCATGAAACCACCCGAAGGTGGTTTATTGGTATGTGGGTAGATTAGTTACCCAGCATCGAGCCGCCAATCTTGTAGCTGCTGTTCAGCATCTTGAAAGAATGAGCCCACGCCCATTCATTCTTGATATAAGCGCGGAAGCTTGCCGAATCCAAGTTGATCGTGGTGTCAACCGAATGTTCCAGCATGTCAATAACTTCAATGAATTCACGTTCGTGATTCTGAGGGAAATTGACCGTGAAGTTGAAGTCACGCAGGTCCTTGGGTTCTGTCTTACTGACCTTCTTGGCGGCCAGCTTCAGATCTTGCTCCAGACGATCCTTGAAGTCGATCAGTGCTTGGGCATATTCAGTACGATGGATCTCCAGATTGGCCTTCAGGGCTTCCAGAAGCTTGATGCGATCCACATTTACGGTTTGCATATTGCGAGCGAATGACAAATGAATTCTCCTATGGGGAAATGTTTGGAGAACTTTACATTGGCGCCACTCTAAAGTCTATTTGTTGACAACGTCACCAAAGTTAACAGTGGGCCGTTCGTATAGCAAAGTCATCAGAAAATCGCAGTTTGAATCGCACATAATCGTTCTGATCCTTGAAAATGATCATGGCTTCATGGTGCTTCTCATAGAGCGATTTGTTCATTCTGGAGAATGAACATTGATCAGTACCAACATTGTTGATGAAGTCCAGCAAGTCAAAAAATGCCGGTGTCATGTCACCGGGAGAAGGAATCCCGGTGACGACCAGGTACAAGAGTTTAGGCACGTCGTACTTTAACCCCTGGTACTTTCATATTCTTGAACAGCGTTTTGTTGTGGTCGAAATTGGGTACAAGGGTGAACGATTCGTTCCCAGAGGCTTTGAGTAAACCACTATCACTCAAACGGGTCTGATCACTCAGATTCACCATGTCCAGATACAAGATACCCAAATAGCCAGTCTTGTTGGTGAAGAATGCTTGCAGCTGGGAACCACCACCACTCAAGACCCATAGATCTCCCTCAACTTTCATTTTCAGGTAATCGTAAATGCTTTTGATCATGTCATGATGGCGCTCGATCAAAGGCAGGATGTGCTCCATGTTGTGCTTTACCTTGGACACATCAAACTGGCCGACGTGGGCTTGATTGTGGTACAGAGCGTACGGTACCCCGTCATGGTGGTGAGTCACGCTGAAGCTGTAGGGACGCGGACCCACGGACGTTTCTACGTCAAGGCCATATTGGCGATATCGCTCCAGGAAATATTCCATCTCTCGGCCACGAATGACTTTGGTGGTTTCGATTGCATGGGTGAACCAGCGCTCGATGTGAAAAAGGTCGGATTCGCTCGCAGCCCTTACTGCTGGATGTGCCAGGTAATCCTGGCGGGCCAAGACTGCTTCTTGGGTTTTGCCCTGTGCCATGATCTCGGAAAGCTTAAGGGCGCCGAACGTGACGCCATTATCATTGATGATCAGGTCAATAAAACTTGCACGATCAGCAGCCATGGTACCCCCTAAATGAATAAGAACCAGATGATACACTCATCTGCCCTCGCGTCAAGTGACAACTTCAGATGAGTTCCAACAAACGGGAACGAATTGCAGAAGCGTCACCCTTAACTTGTTTCATGATTTGACCCATGACAGCACCCAGTGCCTTCTCCTTGCCAGATTTGTATTCCTGGATGGGCTTGGGATTGTTGGCGATGACCTGCATGATGATGGCATCCAGGTTGGCGATGGGTTGTTCCTGAAGAAAATTGGTTAGGATCAGAATTTCATCCAGCTTAAGTCCCGGCCTTCCCATCACCATATCAAACAGAGCTTTTGCTTGATCTTGGCGAACAGTACCTGAGGCGTACAAGTGAGCGAGGCCCAAAAGGGAGTACGGCAAAGCCTCGTATTCTTGTAGATTTTTGAATTCGTCCAGCTCATATTCGACCAACATGATGTTCAACATGAACGAGTACACCTTCTTATCGAAGGAACTATTCACCTCGGCATCAAGTCGCTCATCAGTGAAGCCATGAATGTTGCGCATACCCTGCTTGAATACGGCCGGATGTTCCTGAGCAACTCGAACCGTAGCGAAGTATTTTCGCATTTCGATAAACGAGAAGCTATACGGAATGGGCCGCAATTGCGCAAGCGCCGCCTCAGTTTTGACGTCATACGTCATAATGTATCCTATGTTTGGTGCAAGAGTCAATGCACTTTAGACCAGCATTGATTAATTCTTATCGCGAAGAACGCGAACGCAGGTGACGTACCAGGTTTCAGCAAAGTCCACCGAAGCACGAGCCTTGTATTCGGGCGAATTGTAGCGTGGCCGCTCGTAGGCTTGGATGATCATCGTTTCCATACCCTTGTTGTCGCCAGCAACCTCCATGAGTTTGGCCGTGGGAACGCCTGCTTGCCTGGCGTTCATCACCGCTTTGGCAGTATCGGAAATATCAGAACACTGCTTCTTCCAGGTGTCGTTCGCTTGGGCATTTGCACCAATGACCAGCAGAAAGGTTGCGATGAGATAGCGCATGATGTTCTCCAAAGTTTAGATGATTCACTGTACTACCATGTGAAACAAAAGTCAAATGAATGGCGAGAAATTTCTCGCCATGTTGTTAATCAAATATCTGTTTGATTAAATCACTTGGGCCACTGGTTTTCCTGGTGGTCAACCCAGTCAACGTGGATTTACGCCACCCCCACTAACGGTCCAAATACTGTTGCTTCTATTCTTCTTCTTTTTGCTACAAGACTTTTCTTGCTGCCGTTTTTTCTCTCGGGCCTTGTTCATTTTGGCCGTTACTTTCTTGTATTTTTGCTTCTTGGGATCCCAGATCCAGTCACGTCCGTTTGTCATGTTTATGTTTATGGGGAGCAATGGCTCCCCATATATTATTCAACAGTAAATCAAATTACTTGAGGTGCTCGTCGAATTCGTAAGCTACCCAAGGAGTGAAGATGCCAGCTTCCTTAAAGTCTTCAGCCTTCACACACCACACGCCACCGTTTTCGGTGTTGCCGAAATCACTGTGCAGCTTCAGCGTCGTGTAGGCACCGATCTTGTCCATACGGGGGAAGCGGGTACCGATCAGGATCACGAACAGCTTACCGAATTCGCTGTCGGGTTCCGGGCAAGCTGCCACGAACTCGTCAGTCAGTTGGTCCGGACGAATTTCCAGAGTGACGCGAATGCCATCAGCCATCAGCTTGTTGGCGGTTTCGAACGCACGAGGAATGTCCATATCCAGCGGATTACCAGCCGGATCATACATGAAACCGATCAGAATGTGAGTGCAGTTGTGTTCAACAACCATGTCCTTGCATTCCTGGTAGTCATACTGGCCAGGGGCGATCATGGTGGGTTGCAGGAAGTGGTTGGTGGCCTCGATTTCCAGGCCCTTGAAGAAACGTACAGGTTGATTGCGATCCATGTTGTTATCCTTGTTTTATGGAGTGTTTAGTATAGGTGTGGATGTGGTTATTTGCAAATTACAAATCGTAAGCCTTGATGTATTCACTAAAGGCCAGAACAAACATTGCCATCAGATTGGGGTCTTCGATGTTCACATAATAGCCTGATGGCTTCGAATTCTTTTCACTAGTCCATATGCGAACCATTCTCAGGGGACGAGACGAATTGCCTGACGCTACCCCCGACAAGTATTGTAGGGGATTACTCTCCTGCTTGACGTTGTTGTCCAATAACCATTGAGTAACTGCGTCAATCTGTTGATAGTGAATGTGATAGATCTTCACGGGAGCTTGCTGAGAATTTCCGATTGCAAAGGGAACACAAGTTCAGTATGGCGATCGCCCACTAGAACTTCCGAAACCTCGGTATTGGGCACAAAGCTATTCAGGTCATCTTCATGAACCAGGTAGTTGACTAGCTTCATGAATACCAACAGACGATTGTGCGCCGAGCAGCGGGTGGCAAACACAACCCAATTTTCTGGAAGAGTCTCGATACCAACCTCTTCCTTGAATTCCCTTGCCATTGCTTGTTCTGCGGATTCGTGTTCATCAACGTACCCACTCACACAAGCCACACCACCAATTGGTGCCACTGCTCGGCGAATAAACAGAAAGCGTTCGGTTTGATCATCGCCATAAACTGGCACAATCCCCACAGCTACGGGGACGGGGTTGTTATACATCAAAGTTCCTTGTTAGTGTATTCAGTATGGCTTATTGGTGGCCCGTTGTCAATTAGTAGCAAACGTCAATCATATCTTTGTTATCTTGATTGATTTGTTTGATACGGCATGGCTGAATGCGAGCTTGAACATCATCTGTAGATCCGGATCTGGGAGGATCAAGATCTCAATTCCATCTATCCGTAACTTGGGGAATTTGCTTAGGGCGTCATGGGGGTTAACCCCCATGGCCTCGAGCCATTCCCTAACTTCACCCAAATACTCGGCTTTGAAGAATAGAATGGTATCTTCCATCACTTGGCCAGCAAAGCGTCCAACATACTAGTGGGTTCCACGGGCTTGGGCGGCTTTTGTGCCTTCTTCTTGGCGCGGTTGTCAGTCGTGATCGTTTCCAGACCAGCTGTCTTGGGGAACAGTTCTTGATTTTCCAGTGCGCTAACACCAGCACGCTCACCAGAAATCAAATCCTTGAACTTACCAGCTTCACGTTCGATCAAATCCATGGGCGTTTCGGTAGTGAACAAACGATGCACAAAGTCCTTGAATTCCAGGAAGATGGCAGGAATATGATCCACAGCATCGGGGGCGTCCAGTTTTGCGTTTGCATATTCCAGAGCATTCAATTGCATCTGGACATTATGCGCCATCAAGTAATAGTAGGACGCAGTATCCATCCTGTATGGCTTCTTGGACTTTTCGTCAGGAGCTAGAATCAAATCACCCATAGTCAGCAACTTGCTGGCTGGTGACTTATAGTGGGTGGGATCGGCCAAACGATCAGCAGACACACCTGCATAGATGAAGGGTTCCTTGCTTCCCACGTATTGAGCACCCATTGGAATGTCAGCGCTCACTAGACCCATATGCTTGGGTGACACATTGAAGTCAGTCACGTATGTGCCATTAACCGAGTACAGGAACGCACTTGATGCGTCGTAGCTGATCTGACAGTTCTCATTTACGTGTTGTTTGAGTGCTTGGTTCAGTGACGTCAAGTACACGGCAGTTGACAGCCTGGAACGCCCTAGGACGTGAATCCAGCGATCATCACCATTAAGGTGTCCGTCGTCGCGCAGTCGAATCAAAAGACGCATGGTGAGGCTGGGATCGCCCCCGGTGCTACCCCCCAGAGCCCAACCCTCGAATGCTCGATCACCATACTTCTCAACACTGCTGAACTGATTCACTGCGTCATACCACACGTTTGCTTCGTCGATTGAACGACCTTGCAGAACGTTTAGGAACTTGGTGGCTCCTGGTGTGCGATTCTTGATGAAGAATTCATTGTTCCAGATTGTGCCCTTCAAGCAGTTGTTGAACGGATCGTTCGTGACTTGCATGGGCGAAGTCGTGGGATCTGCAACCATAAGGGTTTGAGGCAGACGTCCAGTGTCAATAGCCCAAGCCGGCCAATCAAGAACCATACTGTATTCGGCCGTGTGCTCAAGCCAGCGCATCAACTCCAAGCGTTGATCGATCGACTTCTGGCTCAATGGATCCTGCCAGTCAAAATCCAGGACGCCGGTTGCGGCCTGGAACCCACCCGAGTCACCAACCATAATCGTCTTGGTACGATCACGGCCTTGAATCATGGGTTCACGTTCATTGCTCTTTTGGGGATCCAAGTAAGCATGGCCGGCCGAATACAGGGCGTATGGATAGTGGAAGTGATGAGCGTTCGCTTCATCAACGAAGTTCAGCAGATCAAAGTCAACTGGCATACGACCCCAGCCCTTTGCATGTGCCAAAACGTACATTTGTGAAATCGAGGGCAAAAATATTGCCCAATCATTACCGTATTTTTTCTGTCTAATCATTGTTCTTATTGTTGGTTGACAGCTTATTCTGTGGCTACACTTTAACATTGCGAAATCATGTTGTCAAAATGTAAGCTGGAAAAGTTGATGGGGAGAACAATTGTTCTCCCCAGTATTTAGGACCAGTTACCTGTTATGCTTCTTCAGCGATCGCTTTGAGCGGATGTTTGTTCTGCGCGGCGATCAGCGTGATGTCGTGGGCCTTTTGCTTGGCGATTTCTTCCGTGTAGGTCGAAACGACGCCACGCCCAGTGTTGTGAATGTCCATCGTGATTGCGTATGCTTCTTGATCAGTCTTGCCACAGAGTTCAATCAGCACTTGCATCACGAAGTCGATCGGGGTGAAATCGTCATTCAGCAGGATCAGATTCCACAAGGAGATCGTAGCGGTCTTGGTGACGGTCTGGTTTTGGAGAGTGGTGTCAGTCATGGGTCCTTACCGAGATGATTAGCATGTAAGTCAGTTTACGATTGGCAAGCCAATTAGTCAAGGTGCAATCTTGCGTTGTTGCAAATATTGTCGAAGTAGACCCTCGATATTACCAGCGCCAGTGGGATTCTGGCTGTGGACGTAAAAGTCGAAATCCTCAGGAAAAGAAAGCTTTCCATCCAATTCAGACTCAACCAACCACTTAGTGATGTCCATACCAGACGGTTGATTTGCGCCCAAGTCGTGGTCGAACGAGATGAATGATGGCATTCCCTCATGATCGATCACCAGTTGGACTTCAAACAGATTGCGGCAGATCGCCCAATCATTTTCATCCCCAGGAGGGAATCGGTCGTCATCAATGAACATACGGTACGACATAATTAGCCCTTATAGCCGATAATTTCCAAAACAGTTCCCAGACGTTCGTCTAGTTCACAATTGAGCACATGAATATTGCTGAGCTTGTGCAGATTGCCAAAGAACAGATTCATATGCGTTTCCAGGGTTTCGATTTCGTCAACGCTCTGATACCTGGTTCCATCTGTCAGAATGTTGGGGTTTGCTGCATAAGTCTTCGCACGTGGCAGGAAAAATACGTAATCGTAACGGCGCTTGTAAATGTCGTCCAGGAAGAACTTATACATGTCCTGCAGAACCAAACGCTCACGCTCGTTTTCCTTGTTGGAATACAAACAAGTGTAGAAGAATGGCGTCAATGTGCCTGAGTCGATGACTGCGTAGTCCACTGACGGTGGGAGCGAATCTTCGATTTCCTTCTGGCTGAAGCGGGTGCGGTACTGTTCCCACACACTTTGCATGGGACCGTTAATCTGGATGTCATTGCGGATGAATTCCGGTACCAGTTCAACGTTAACCCCACTGGGTTTAAGTGCGGAGAACAACTTACCAGCCAGTGTGCTCTTACCAGAGCCAGCGTTACCAATAATGCAAATTTTGATCATATTATGTGCCTCGTTCGTTTGGCCCTTTCAATGGTTGGGGCCCGTGATCTTGTTGTTTTGATTCTTCAGTAGCATTCAGATTGATTCCTAGCTCGGCCTTGCCACCACCAATCTTCTTAATCCAACCCCTGACTACCTGTGCCGCTTCTCGATCGTATGGCAGATCAAAAGAAATAGGAGTCAGAGGATCTTCTTTTGTTCTAGCCCATAACCAAATTCTTCCCTGGTAATCGCCATGTGGTTCTTGCACCACAGCAGCAACAAGGATGAATTCATCTGGAAGGATTCGTTCATTTGGTTGTGGATATGTGATGAGCCCTAACCAAAACCACAGCAGGAACAGAATAACCCGGTGTAGTCTTGATTGGAGCAAGACTATCATTAGACCAAATAACAACGACGTTGCCAAGAAAGACCACATAGCGTGAGTCATGATGAGTTCCAGGTAGAATAGAATATCAGTATAGTGATGGTGATGCCATATAGCAAGAATGGCACCAAGGTGCCATTCTCTTTACAACTTTCGGAGCTTGTTCACATCCGCCAGTTCTGTCCAAGCTTTGTGTGCTTCACCTGCTTGTGGTACTGACAACATACCCTCAGCACCAGCAACAAAGTTCTTCAAGCATTCGTGATACCGCTCCCAACCAATATGGGGAACGGAACTATTGATTTCATAACCATGTTTGATGAATTGGCTCAATGAAATCTTTCTGTTCACACCCTTTTGCGATCCACTAGTCAGTAGTTCATCAACCTTATCGCCACGCATGATAAAACCACCAATGAAGCAAGCGTGGTCTTCTGAGATCAAGATGAACGATGTGTCCTTGTTGTGATGACCCTTGGCTGTTCCGTTATGGACTCTAAACTTGGCTTGAGTATTATGAATCAAACCGTTCTCACTGCCTTTGCGAATCACATTACCCTGTTTGCTGATAGTCAGATCGTCGCTTTTGAGGAAAGCCAATTTCACTTCCATGGCGTTGCCATTCACATCGATACAGTCATCGCCGTTCTGTTGGTCGATAGCCAGGTAATGAACAAACGTAGCTGCCAAAATATCATTTGCTCTACGAAATGCATTAATGGGAGCCGTCAACTGTTGCTTCTTGAGGTTGAACATTCGCATTAGCGAATAGTCGGTCATGCGTAAACATGGCGTCACAATGTCAATGTTCAGGGCAACTTGTTTGCTGATAAGCTTTTTGGTTTCATCACTTATTGACAACATTCAACACCCCGGCTTTGAACTTGAAATATTCAGTAATGATCGCCTTGACATCTTCTTCGGCCGTTTCTCGGTAAGCCACACCCCAGGAAGTCCCGGGATCAAAACCTGCTTCGATCTTGTCTTCGGCGCTCTCCAACTTTGACACGGTTTTATTGGAAGGATTTTCGGCATTTAGGAACCCATCAGGATTCATGTCAAGAACCAATCCATCTTCATTCAACTGTGCGGGGATAGGCGTCGCTGTCTTTTGCTCGTTTACCGAAAGATCAAATACTCCTTGATCTACAATCACAAGAGCGCTGCCATTTTCTCGCTTGTACTGAACAGGACGGCATCGACCGTCATCCTTCTCGTAAAACTTCAAGCGATACATGGTCGTTTCTGGTTCACGATAAATGTGAACGAAGCGACGATCTGCCAGCTTTAGTTGTTCGGCGATACTTGGTCGAAAGTTCAAACATACTTTCAACTTGTTTGAGGTAGAACCTGTGGTTCTGATGCTGCCAGTGATTTGCGTTTCCATGTTTCTTATTATTCTTATGTATGGACAACCTAGTTATGCCACAAATGTAATAGCTGGTACTAGGGGTCGCAATATTATTTTGAACATGGTCCCCAATAACCTAAAATGTGGTTATTGAAGGAGAATTACATGGACGAAATCGATTTAGTGGCAGGCCAAGGTATACGTATAACTCGACGTGACGATCATGTTGAGATCAACGCCCATCCAACATTTGACGAGTTAGACAAATTGTATTTCAAGATAAAATATTTGAATGAAATGGTCACACACTTATATGGCAGAGTCGCTGAATTGGAGATGTCCGAGGTCAAACATGATAAGTTTCCAGCGCTCAAAGAGGCGTTTGAAAGTTACAAGATGATTGAGCGGATATGTGACGAGCAAGACAGCCAGAAATAAACAAGGGGCCTTGGGCCCCTTTTCTACGAGATCACGTATAAGATTGCATCAAGTATCCATATGATGCAATCGAGTATGAATGTGGCAATCGTCAGTGGGAGCGCCACAATAAACCAGAACACTTCTGTGGCTACGTCGCTAAAGCCCCTTGGGGTCAATGTAGAAGCCGTATCTGTTACATGTGCAATGGTTGCACCAGACGGGGTTGCAGGGGTACCAGTATTGAACCACCATATAGCGGCTATGATGATCAGGATCAAGCCGATGGGGTTGGTGAATAGTTTGATGATCAGACCCACATAGGCCTTGAGGAGCCACAAACAAGCAAACACAAGAATGGCCATACCGATCCAGAGCAACATTTGCGGACCCTCCTGTGTTTGTGATTAACGATAAACCAAGTCTACGTTCATTTGAATTTTTAGTCAAGAAGAAGGCGATACGTCAAGTATCGCCTTCATTCATGTTGTTACTCTACAACGGGTGCAGGCTTGGGTGCCGGAGCAGGTGCCAGGATCAAACTCAACTCACGACCACTGTCTTTGAGTGCCTGTTCGATCTTGGAGTCCCCAACCTCAGCCATAAAGGATTCCATCAATGTCGTACCAATCTGCTTGTGGGCAGCTTCTCGACCACGAAAGCGCATGACTACTCGGACCTTATTGCCGTCAGCCAGAAACTCTCTGGCTTTGCGAGCTTTGATCTTCATATCATTCGTGTCCGTTACCGGACGCAATTGAACTTCCTTGGTTTCAACTTGAGCAGCTCGTTGTTTCTTGGCGTGAGCCTTCTGTTGCTTTTGCTGTTCATATAGGTACTTGCCAGCATCCAAGACCTTGCACACTGGCGGAGTGGCATCTGCAATCTTCACGAGATCCAGATCACGTGATTGAGCGTAGTTAATAGCTTCGCGCAGACTGCGAATGCCCTTCTGTGCCCCAGTCTCATCAATGAGACGAACCTGGGTTGCACGAATACGCTCATTCACTTCCAATTTAATTGACACGAAAAATAATCCTCATTTGGCCACATCAGTTTGTTCAGAGTAAACGACATGTGGCTCTTTGTCGCTTGTGATGGTGTCAGCGTCGATCACAATCTTAACTGCTCCTTGTTCTTTCAACTCAGGCAGGTCAAATTGAGTCTTCACCAACTTGTTTTCGATAACGCTACGGAGACCTCGAGCACCAGTTTTACGTTCTTTGGCAATCTTGGCTACTTCCTGAAGCGCTTTTTCATCAAAGGACAATTCAACCCCGGAGAGTTCAAACATCTTGACGAATTGCTTTATAACGGCATTCTTGGGTTCAGTCAACACGCGAACAAGTTGATCGCTAGAGAGTTCTTCCAATGGAGCATGGACGGGCAAACGACCAATCAATTCTGGAATAATACCAAAACCAACCAGGTGTTCCGGACGTGTGTGACGCAGAACTTCGTTTACGGGCTTTTCACCACGAGCAGTAGAACCAAAACCAACCGTGGGACCGTTTTGCATGGCCTTGGATACTACCTTCTCCAGACCCACAAACGCGCCACCGACAATGAACAAAATGTTCTTGGTGTTGATCTTTACCATCTCGGACTGGGGGCTCTTTTTGTTGCCACCAGTTGGAACCATGACTTCCGAACCTTCAATGATCTTCAGAAGAGCTTGTTGCACGCCTTCCCCTGAAACATCCTTGGAATTACTTCCGCCTTCCTTCTTGTGCTTCTTGTCGATTTCATCCAGATAGATGATGCCGCGTTCTGCTTTCTGGACGTCACCGCCAGCTGCTTGCAGGAGTTTGGTGACAATGCTTTCGACATCATCACCCACGTAGCCTGCTTCAGTCAAACTAGTGGCATCGGCCATTGCGAATGGAACATCCAAATACTTGGCAATGGATTGAGCAATCAGAGTCTTACCAGATCCTGTAGGGCCGAACAACAAAATGTTGCTCTTTTCCAGCTCAACGTCATCAACAACGGGATGAGCGAGTCGCTTGTAATGATTGTGAACAGCTACACTCACAACCATCTTCGCGTAGTCTTGACCAATGATATATTGGTCAAGGTACGACTTCAATTTACTAGGGCTTGGGATAGCGTCTTGAACTGATGGTGCTGTTTCCTTGGCTTTTGATACGTCTATACTATCGCTCAGAATCGAGTGGCACAAATCCACACATTCATCGCAAATATAAACACCTGGGCCTTGGATTAGCTTCTTGACTTCGCGAGAGTCCTTCGCACAAAAGGAGCAATGCAGGTTCTTATCCGCTTCTGACATATAATGAAATCCTCGTTGTCATTTCACCTAGTATTTATTTTGACGGACGATTGAGCCAAGCTTTTCCTTTCGCCAAACCGTCAATAGTCTCTTGTGGTACATTGGTTTGAATGACTTCTGGTTGGTTGTTGTCATTTCCCTCTAGAATTTCTTCCTTTGGGACTGTTACTGCTGGTTTTGCTGTGGTGTCGGCTTCCCTAACCACCTCAATTATGTCATCCAACAAATCGGGACGTTTCTCCAGAATTGCCACCATTTGCTTGTTCTCCATGATCTTTGCATGATCCAGAGTGGGGTGAGCATCTGTTATGTACTGCTTCAGATCCTCAGTGGCTTTCTTTTTACGAGAAACCCTTGGCTTCTTTGCTGGTTTGTTGCCCCCAACCAGCGGGGCAACTTCCTTCTTTACTTCGTCGGGGATGGTTGGATTATCCATCACCTGATTCAAGAATGTTGATTCTTCAGCGGTAGGCTGAGAAATAGGTTCTTCATTCTTTGGGGAAATGGCTGGAGCTTCTGGAGCTAGAGGAGCTTGGGGAACGGCTTTCGCCGCCTTGTTGATCCTACGTTGGGCCAGCCATTCAGAGATCGTGATGTTAGCGCAGAGCATCAAAACAATAGCAAGGGGATCAAACGCAAACATCAGAATCAAAATAACGATGCGAACAGCAGCTTCAGTGTCGGTTGCATTAAACAAGTCTGCCACGTATTTGACTGGGCCCAACTTGGCTTCAACCGCATTAGTCTGCATCTTGAGTGGCAGAATATCCTGATTGATAGATTGAATCTTATCGTTATTGGCTGTGATTTGCTTTTCAAGAGCATCACGATCAGCCTTCTGTTTGTTCCGCTCGTTGATAGCGGCGCGTGTCGCATTCTTGTTGTTGATCAGTGCATTAAAGCCAGCATCAAGCTGATTCATACGTTCGTATGCTCGCTTGTTTTGATCTTCAAGAACTTGGATTTGTTGTTCCTTCTGCGCAATCTGGAGTTCCAGAGTTGCCGTCGGTGCTGCCTGCTCCAAGTGACCTTTACTCAAGAAGCCGTAGATACCCAGACTGGTAATAAGCATGAGTGCAAAGACTGCGAAAAGCAGATAGGACTTGAGCCAACGCCCCACCAAGGGATTGGACCAATTGGATTTAAGCCACTGCGCTCCGGCCAATTTGCCGGCTTCTAGGGCCGATCCCATGATTACCACGGGAATAAATGCAGCTGAGAAAAGTGCCGCAAGACCAACAACTGAGAAATATGCTGCGATGCCTGAAATTATTAGTGCCAGGAGTAGTACGATGATGCCAGATAGTAGTTTCATTTTGTAATTATACCTTGTATCTCCCAACCAGAATAAACTGGCTGGGATCAGTTTGCCAATAAAAATTTGTATGAATATCAATCACTCGATTGTGATAGTGATACTGCCCTTGATGGTCTCAACATCGTCACCCAAACCCAGGACTTCCATATCCAGGATTCGTTCAACTTTGCCGGCCAACATAGTACCGTCTTCGCCCTCGATTTCTGGGTCTTGGACAGTAACGTGCTTGACTACATCACCAACAAGGGCTTCGGCGATGAGTTGCTTCAATGCTTCGTCAGTTTCAAGAGTCTCACCATCACGAACAATAGTGAGCGCTTCATCAGACACAAACGAAACGGTGAAATTAAATTCAGTGGCTAGACTGGTAGCTGTGGCATCCAGTGCTTCCACATTGGTAATGGTTGGATTAGCAGCCATCGAAAGTGACTCAATAATGCGAGTCCAACGCAGAACACCACGACGGTTGGCGTCACATTGCTCAACAGTCAGAGAATACGGCTCATCGGAGCGATATTGAATCTTCAGGTTGTCAATGAAACCTTGTTCCGCGGGGCCTGCAATTTGAGCAATGCTCACGTTGTAAATGTTAGGCATGGAGGGTCTCCGAAAACTTATTCAGGTATTTATTGATAAATGAATGGGATAAATTAATGGTGATGCATATTTGCGTCACATTTCTTATGGCCTCATACTCAATTACCCATCAACTACAAAGAGAAAATATGGACAAAACACGCGGTCTCTACAACAAATTCATCGTGGAAAGAGCAGATGGCACCAGTGAAGCTGGTGGCAAGCATGACGGATGCGAATATTTCGTACTAGATATGCATCACGATCCCTTTGCACGAGAAGCCATCGCAGCGTATGCTGATGCTTGCGAAGCCGACCACCCTCTTCTGGCACAAGATCTCCGTAACAAATATTTGAATGGACAAACGAAGTAATCATGTCTGAAAAGATTATCAAACTCAACGACTACTCACACGCACGTTTGCGTACTGAGATGTATCTGGGGTCAAGGGATCCCCATACGCAAGCCGTTTTGAGCTATCCCGATGGAACACCTGAACCCCAGGAAGTCACGTGGGTTCCCGCAGTGTTTACCGCATTCCGTGAAATTCTAGACAACGCGCTTGATGAAGTGGCCGGGCATGGTCACGGTGATCGTATCGATGTCACCTATGATCCCAACACTATGGTGTTCAGTGTTCAGGACAATGGTCGTGGTATTCCCATCGACTATTCTGAAGAACATCAAACCTATATGGCCACATTGGCATTGAGTCATGCTCGCGCAGGCCGTAACTTCCAGGAACGTGGTGAAGTGGCTGGTACGAACGGTATTGGTGCTTCTGTCGTGAACTTCTGTTCCGAATATTTTGTTTTGGAAGTTGAACGTGACGGTCAATACTTCAAGCAAGAGTTCAAGGAGGGCGCGGACGATTTGATTACTCTTCCAGCCATTCTCAAGAAGAAGGCTACCGCAAAGCATGGCACTCGAGTGGAGTTCAAGCTGAGTCCCAAGGTGTTTAAGGACTTGACTCTGCCTGAAGACTTCCTGCGTTCGCGCATTTACGAAGTGGCTTTGTGTAATCCCAAGATCAAGATCTACTATCAGGGTGAACGCATTCAAGCCAAGTCGGTTGAAAAGAACCTGTTCCCTGGGTTCAAGCCTATCACGATCAACATTCATGAAGGCACTTTCCGTAGTGACTTCTGGCTGGTTCCTGGATTCTTTGAGTCTGGCGAACATCAGCATTCCATGGTGAACAACATTCCGGCATTCGACGGTGGTGTACACATGGACGCATTCAAGCGTGGCTTCTTCAGCGGTTTGATCACTGCTCTGGAACGTGAAAGCAAGAAGCGTAAGCTGACGCCGAACCGTAGCGACATTTCGGAAGGGCTCCTGTTGTTCAACGTGACTCGCATGGAAGCGCCTAACTTCAACAGTCAGAGCAAGACTCGACTGAACAACGAAGAGACGGCAAAGATCATCAAGGCAGCATTGGAAGATCCCGACTTCTTCAAGAACATTATCAAGAAGTTCCCCGAATGGATCAGCGAGATCTATGAACGTTGCGCAGCTCGTACCATGAAAAAGGACATGAGCGACGCAGCTAAGGATGCCAAGAAGATGCTCAGGGAGAAGGTTCCTGGTCTAATGGATGCCACTGCCACCAAGCGAGACAAGTGCATTCTGTTCCTGGCTGAAGGTCTGTCAGCTATCTCGGGTATGGCAAGCGTTCGCAATCCAGAGATTCACGGTGGTCTGGGTCTGAAGGGTAAGGTCATGAACGTTCACGGCGCGGCTATCAAGGACGTGTTGGCTGATGGCGCTTTGCGTGACATCATGAACTCGGTTGGTATTGTACCAGGTCAGAAGGCTGATCGTTCGCAGATGCGTTATACGCAGATTTACATCGCACACGACATGGACCCAGACGGTCTGAACATTGGTGCTTTGTTGAACAATTTCTTCTACACTTATTGGCCTGAACTGTTTGATCCCAAGTTGCCACCTGTCATCAACATTTTCATGACGCCTTTCATCATCGCTGAGAAGGGCAAGCAACGGAAATATTGGTATTCTGATGACTATCTGGATTTCAAGCCCGACGACTATAAGGGTTGGTCAATCACTCGAGCAAAGGGTCTCGGCACTTTGACGAAGGAAGACTGGCAGCATAGCTTGACGAATCCCAAGTTATTCCCAATTATTGATGACGGTAACATGCAGAAGACCTTGGATCTGATCTTCAACCCCAAGCGGGCCGATGATCGCAAACAGTGGATCGGTCTGTAAACTCTTTGCCATTCCGTGGTTTGGCTGTAAACTGGGCTTCTGACTCAGAGTAGCCAAACCATGGATGATCTCAAACTTTCCTTTCTTGACATTGACGGTGTGCTGAATAGCAGCCGCTCTGTTGCCGCCTTGGGACAAGCTCCTAAGGATTACGATCCCACCACCTGGGAGCCGTATTTTGATCCCATTGCAGTAAAGCTCTACAGACGCTTTGTCCGTGAAACCGGCGCAAAGACTGTTCTGTCGACTTCGTGGCGCCATCAAGAAGGGATGGAGGCGCAGCTTGCTGACTTCCTGCAGGTTGATATCGTGGGGTCAACCCCATATTTGCCTGGTGAGCGGCGTGGTATGGAAGTCAGACAATATTTCACTGACCATGATCTGTCACCACTCATTGTGCCATACGTGATTTTTGATGATCGTGTGGACTTTCTACATGAACAACGAGGTCATTTCGTGCAAGTGTTCGCGCATGATGGACTCAGCTGTGACAACTTTTACAATGCCCTCCGTATTCTGAACGTAAGGGTTGAACCAAGGGCAATAGTATGAGCGATAACGGTATGCAAGATTATGATCGACAACCCAATTTCTGGTTCTCCAGTATGCCACGACTTTCGTTGTTTAGGGTGAATACAGTCAAGGCGTACACTCAAACTTTCCTGTTGGGCGAATCACTCGTTAACGATTGGTCCATTGTTCACTCATACGATGCCATGCAGGGTTTTGAAGCTGAAATGATCAGGGATTTGAAAAAGTTCTTTGATTTAGCGGTCCAACATGTTGGACCTGACGTGATGGTCACCGTGGAATTTGTTATGGCGCAGAGAGCCAGATTCAAATACGGAGTTCCGTGCTTCAAATTCATTCTCAACACATTGCCTGACGCATCAATGGCGAATCTTTTGGCACTGACTCTCACCGAAGAACTACCAATCCGGAAATATGTATGAAAATCCGCAATCGAAAGAAACTCACGCATTCACGCCTTATCGCCTGGTTGGAACCTCATATTTTGGAGGACAAACAACTCAGACTTCATGAGGATTACTTCAAGCTGCATGATTTGAGCAAACTGTATTACAACTGGCGGTTCATTGACATTATACCAAAGCAAGTGACACAACAAGACAATATTCGAGAAAGAATATTAAAATTCCTTCCATATAATGGAACATTCAAGGTTCCACATTATATGGAAGATATTCTGTTCACTGTTACTGGAACAAAATCACCCAAATATCCAAAACAAACCGACTATGTTAATTGGTGTAAGGAACATGCGACTGGGTATTGGGCAGTAAGTGACACACCGTTACTCGACAGCATTGTCACGGTGGCATTCAGCAGAGCCGAAGATATGGTGATGTTCAAACTCACTTTTGCATAACTAGGTAGTCAGATGTAAACTGACATATCACAACAATAATAACCAAAATGTCAACGAAACAAACATCAAAAACTCCTGCTAGTGATTATATCAATGAATCATCTAAAGACTATTCGATCTATGTGGCGCAGTCACGAGCGATTCCCAGAGTCGCCGATGGTCTAAAGGATGGTCCCCGCAAAGCACTCTGGCTAGTCAAGTCCAAGAGTGAAAAGATCAAGACGGTTTCCCTTGCTGGTGAAATGATCAGCAGTGGACTCTATATGCACGGTGACGCATCTGCGTCTGGTGCCATCTCCATGCTTGCCGCTCCATATGTCAACAATGTTCCCCTACTGGAAGGTATCGGTGCTTTTGGTACCCGTGTTGCCCCAGTGGAAGGTATCGGTGCTCCACGTTATACCTACGTGAAGAAGAGCAAGGCTGGCGAAATGCTGTTGTATCCAGACTTGGACGTGGTTCCCATGAAAGAGAACTACGACGGTTCAAATTGGGAACCTGAGCATTTCCTACCACTCATTCCCATGGTGTTGCTGAATGGTGTTGAGGGTCTGGCTGTGGGTTGGTCTACCAACATCTTGCCTCGCAACCTCAAGAAGCTTATTACGGCTACGCAGGCTGCCCTAGAAGGGAAAGAACCAAAGGGCCTAGAGCCCAGCTACGATTACCTGAATATCGTGGTAAATCCCCTGGAGCCCAACGTATGGGAGTTCCGTGGACGTGCTGAGGTTGTTGACTCGTCAACGGCGCTCATCACAGAACTACCGCCAGGTCTGAATCTGGAATCGTTCAAGAAGCGTTTGAACAAAATGGAAGAAGAGCAAAAGATCTACAGTTATACGGATCGAAGCACTGATACCATCCACGTACAAGTCAAATTCAAGCGTGGCGCTCTGAAGGATTGGACAGAAAACGATCTGATCGAATATTTCAAGTTGCGCGAACGCGAAACAGAGCGTATCGTGGTAATTGATTGGAATGGCAAGAGCATTCGGCAATACGAAAATCCAGAAACAGTAGTGAAGGAATTCGTTGTATGGCGTTTGAGCTGGTATACCAAACGTTATGCAAAAATGCTCGCCGATGACGAATACGAACTGCGTTACTGGCAGGGTGTGAAGGCGTGCTTTGATGATAAGCTGCCTGGACGTCTTATCAAGCAGACGGACAAGAGTGCAATTATGGCTGACGTTACCAACGTGACTTCCGCTATTGGCCTCGATACCGATCAGATTGACAAGATTGTGAGCCTACCCACGTATCGTTGGGCCCAAGACTTCCTGGGTACTGTCAAGGAGAACATCGCGCGCTTGACGGCAAACATCAAGGAATACAAGGCCACGTTGAAGTCGCCAACCAAGATGAAGGAAATTTACAGTTCAGAACTGGAAGCGCTCAAGAAGCTCAAGTAATACCTCGGGGCTGCCTTCCATAACAGAAGGTGGCCCTTTCTATGGTAGAAGTATTAGTAGATCCTCGTTGCGTCGTTTATGATTGGATGACTAGTGGCGAAGGTCAGTTTGAAAAGACCTTTATTCTATCTTTAGTCATGCAATCGTGGTTCATTGAGCATGGTATTGAAAAGCCATCGGTCATGTACATGCCAAGAAATGGTCGATGGAGCAAGCACGAGAAAGTGTCTTTCCTGTTTGCCTCGGATACTGATGCGATGATGTTCAAACTTAAATGGATCCCAGAGGATTATTTGGAATGACTTTCTATCTGGTTGATACTCCCGAGGGTGTGCTGCTAGTATGTCATCCACTACCAGCAGATCGAATTACAATGTTGTCCACCTATCGACGTCATATCGGTTATCGACAATTGACAGCGGCATCATTCTGTATCGTGAACGTTAGCGATGATCCCAATATTCTCAGGTATGTGGTAATGAAATCTCGGCACTATTCAGAAACTGCCGTTGGTAACATATTAGCCGAACATTGGGCTCAATGCCGCACTGAGGTGATTCCCGGAATCAATGACGGTTTAGGTGTTACGAGTAACCCAATCCTTTCATTCGTAGTTGACGATTCTAATGAAATCATGATGTTGAAATTGAAACATGGCTAAAGCTACTATTCATCCCAAATTCATCCAACCAAAATGGATAAACGACCCCGAACGACCTGGTTATGCCAGAAAGACTTTCATATTGCGACCTGAAGTGGTGTTCTGGTTTCATGAACACAATATCATGGCACCATACGACGTCAAGTACGAACCATTAGTCCAGGCCTCTTCTCGATACGAAGTCATTTTGTTTTTCGCAAATGACGAAGATGCAATGATGTTCAAGCTGACATGGAATAACGACACGAGCATTCTGGGTTATGAATAACGATCTAGTATTCACAATCAAAGGTCACGTGATTCAAATCACAAGACCTCAAGGGTTTGAAACAGCAAATGAAAAGTTTTCACATGGTTTGCGTGATCTTCATAAATTGGATCTGCTCCTAATTGATGTGGGAGTAAACCAAGATGTGGTATTGTTGGCCGTTGCTTGGGGTGAAAAGAACGATCAGGTGCTTGGTGATTTCGTTGCCCACTTGCTAGAGCGGAATATACAAAACCGTGTGATGAGTCAGGAGTTCAAAAATCCCAAATGGGGATATAGCTACGGCACCAGAACCGTAATATCAATCATTGATCCTGAAAGTGTTGTTCTGTTCAAATTGTCCTTTTGAATTTGAACAGAACGAAGGGCGATGACTTAGTCATCGCCCTTCGTACCAGCTTCAGCTTACAGCTTAGGCTTCTTCGCGGTTGTGTTGCAGAGCAACCCAGTACACGACGCCCAGGTAGTTGTCCGAGTTCACACGCAGAACAGATTGTTCCGAGTTCAGGCGCTGGATGGCTTGATCGGACACCAGTTCACGGGCAAAGCGACGAAGCTTGGCGCCGAGTTCTTGGCTTTGTTCTTGGGACAGACGGACGGGAGGAGTGGGGTAACCGAAGTCAACCACGACCAGGGCGGTCGGATGGTCCTTGCCGTTTACATGGATGGCGGGCTTGGTATCCAGACCCAGACCATTCAGGAAGTTTTCGAGTTCACCACGAGCAGACGATTTCTTTGCCATTTTCTTTTGAAATTGAGGCTAACGTTCTTGAGATTAACTGAGAAAGGTGAACGCATTACCCTTGTCAGCTGTGACAACATTTGTTGCCATATCGTCATGATACATACAAGTGGCAAGCAATCAAGAGTTTTGAAAGAAATATTTTCCGTGCTAAAATGAATTATGAAATTCTCTTGGAATCAACGAACTTACAAAGCGGTACGAACTTTTATCAATCATGAATTGATTGATGAGGGCAACGTCCAATTGGTGAAACGTGCTTTGTATTTTGGACAATATCGTTGGGCCCTTCTATGCAGCCCTGACGTTTCGTTATGGACAGAGTACAGCGACATACTGAATGATCTACAGAGCCTTACCAAGGGTACGGATCATAGGCTGGTGACTAGCCAACAGGGCCTGTACTTTAACCTGTACTCTGACGACCCTGCCCTTTTGGGAACGATTCGCAGATACATGAGTGACAAGCTGGAGTTTCAATCCATCCGGGTTATCCACGAGTCATGCTGGAATATCGTCGATGTGAAGCCCAAGAACAAGGGGCCATTTTACCACAAGTTTGAGCACCGGGTGCGAGTAAAGGAACCAATTGATACCAGCCCCTACAAGGGATTGATGATTGGAGAATGGTTCGTGAACAAGAACCTGTTCTATTGTCACGAGGTAAGGGATCTGGTGTTATTCAGACTCATGAACTCGCAGGATATTGTGGAGATTACTGAGAGGTCGTAGAAAAGGGGAGCAGAAATGCTCCCCTTTTGTTATTGCTCTTCGGGTGGTGGCGGACGCCAACCCATCTTGTTAGCCAATGCATCATTGAGTGCATGATGATTGGGCAGTCCAGTCAATTCGTAATACTGCCGGACAGCAACGTCATCAAGCTGGTGGCGAATTAGTTCACCCTTCACCCATTCCGGAAGCTTGTCACCCAATACGTCCAGGAACAAATTCCAGTCACCCGCGTAATCCACGCTGATAATCACGCCCTCGTCCTTCCACTTTCCCAGATACGCCAACACTTCATCCCTGATGCGAGTCAGTGTGGCATACTGGGCTTTGGGGTCTTTACCCAACAGTGGGATAACAATCTGTCGGACGAAATCTGAACACCAGGAGCGTTCATACCCCTGGTGTTCAGCGTAGAACGTCTCCCCGCTTTCACTGACCATCCCCAGGGAAATCAAGTCCATGTTGATGAAGTCAGTGAACTCCGTATCCAGGAAGACGCGCATGTTAGTCCTTCTTGACGCCGATCAGATTCAGCAGGTGGATGAACAGGTTGATGAAGTCCAGGTACAGGGTGACTGCGCCCATGATTGCGACCTTGCCGTCGGAATCACCATCCCACATCATTTCACGGATCTTCTGGGTGTCATAGGCGGTCAGGCCCAGGAACACCACAACGGCAACCATGCTGATGATCGTGCTGAGCATGGAGCTACCCAGGAAAATGTTCACGACCATGGCAATGATGATGCCGATCAGAGCCCAGAACAACAGTTGACCCCAGGACGTCAGGTCTTTCTTGGTGAAGTAACCGTAGAAGGACATGGCACCAAACAGGCCACCCGTGAGTAGGAACGTACTGAACAAGCTGAGTCCCGTGTAGATATGAGGCAACGTGCTCATACTCAGACCCATCACAGTGCTGAATGCGACGAACAACAGTTGCAGGGCCGTTCGGCTGAGCTTCTCCAGCGCGAAGCTCATGATCAGGATGAAGACCAGCGGGGACAACAGTACCACCCACTTGAGTGGAGTACCGAAGATCGCAGCCATCATGGCCGGTGATTGCGACGTGATGAAAGCCACGAGAGCAGTGACCAACAGGCCAAAGCTCATGTAGCCGTAAACCTTGCTCATTGCGGTGTTCAGTTGCACCGCACGGCTGTCAGAGGTGTTTGCGAACAAGTGTTGTTCTCCTTATAGGGTTGAATGTACAAAGACGCCACATGGTATATTATTCCCATGTGGCGTCAAGTGATGATTACAAGTTGGGGTTCAGCCACATAGCAGAGTTGCTGGGGGTTTCCCGTACCTCAACCTTACGGAGTTCAACCCGGCCCTTGTAACCGTTTTCTTCCATCCAGATATCCTGGATGTATTCAGCCAGGAAAGTTGCCAGACCTTCGCAGCCCGTTCGTTCGACGACAACCATCTTGATCAAGCCCTTCTTGTGCAGTTCCTCAAAGGTTGCAAATTCAGGATCGTCTTGTGCCACCAAACAAGTATGATCAAACCAGTCTTCCAGCTTTTCCTTCAGAGTCTTCAGTGAACCAAAATCCACCACCCAGTTACGGACGTCCAGTTCTTCGCTCTGGAATTCAAAGTGAAAGCCCATAGAGTAACCGTGAATCAGGTTGCAGTGGCTGTCAGCTCGCCATTGGCGATAAGCAACCGCAAAACCACGTTCGGCACCATAAGTCTTTGTACTTACGTACTTGGCTGGTTTCTTGGTCATACGAGTCTTGACGTCATCAATCAGAGCACTTACTTGTTCAGGCGTCATGCCCTCAGGCAGTTCGAGTTGGTAAACGTTACGTTCAGTCATTTGTTTTCTTGTAGTTGGTTCGCGCAGAATTGGAAGGGATGAGCGAGTTTAGAGACCTTTGATTATTACTATGGCGGAACATCACCACCATGTCAAAATTTATCCACACCAAGCTCAGCTAAGTTCAAAACGATTTTCTTAATAAGTCGCTTGTATGTGGGATGATATTTACCAAACTCAATCCTGTATTCCGTGAGGTGCGGACAGGTATATGGATCCAGATTATCGATGTCACGAAGTATTGATGTCTTATTCTTTGTCCACAGTTCATATGCGATCTCCAGGGCAAAGGCATCAACTTCGATGTGTTCGTTCAGGTAAGTTTTGTTGTCAGTTGATTCTCGGTTTATCTCATCACCACACCATTTACCGAACTGTTTCCTGTGGGTAAGCTCATGTAGGATTGTAGCAACCACCCTTACGGGAAAATCCTGATTGAACGGTGTGGTGAAAGAAACCACAGACTCACTGTATTGCAGGTAAATGTCGATCTCAGCTTGCCGTTTTTCATATTGGCATAGCCCGGCGACAAGCACCGCATCACTAAGATTTGAAGCTCTTTGTTGATGAAAGCTCATATAGGGAAGCTGGCAAGTTTCGTTCAGGGATTGAACGATCTTACCAACTGTCTTCCCCTTTTGATTCTTTAACGCATCACCAACCCAGTCTTGAATCTTAGAGATTTCCCCCAATACCAGCTTCCTTACTGGTTTTGTTTTTCTGCGCATGTTCGACCCGCTTGCGGAGGTCGCTCGTGCTGAACGAGTGCTCACGCTTGTTGAAGTAAAGCTCAATACCACGTTTCACGCAGATGTCACGCCCAGTGAACGCCTTGTCCTGGTATTCATCACCCAGGATCCTGACATCAATCGGCAACATCAGCAGAAGATCCTCAAGGTCTTTCTCGGTGTTGTAGACCAGAACTCGATCCACGTATTTCACCGCTTCAACTTGCAGGAATCGTTCCACAATGCTTTGAACGGGTTTGTTCTTCTCGGGTCGATCCAGCGTGGGATCGTTTTGCAATGCGACAATCAGGTAATCGCACCGCTGTTTGGCTTCTTCCAGCATACTGATATGGCCGGCATGCAGGAGGTCAAAAGCTGAAGCAGTGAAGCCAACCTTCAGCTGTTTTCCATTCAAATTGATCATTTGATTAATTGTTGTTGTTTTGCCATTTGATCAAATTCAACGACTTCCCAGATTTTGGAAAGTTCGCAGTAAGTGACAACTGTGTGTTCATCACCCATTCGGGTTTCCGGATTCTCCATCATTGCCTGCCATGCTTCCTGATACTCAGGATTCACCCAGATCAGATAGTTGTCCGTATGAATGGCCAGACTTACCAAATAGACAAGTTTGGAATCTGGCTCATACACCACATTAGCATAGCCATCACAAAGATCCAAATAACAACCACCAGGGAAACAATCCTGGTTGTAGGAACCACCGCCCGTGATGTGAAAGTCGAAACCTGGGATTACATCATGGAGGCGGATCATTGTGACTTTCCGAAGACTTCGTTGATTTGTTGGGTGACGCGAATGAATGTGGTGACCTTCGTGAGGTCTTTGAGTCTGGCAGCCCCCACATAGGTACAAGTGCTGCGAAGACCCCCTAGGATCCCCTGGATGGTCGCCTGCACGTCTCCCCGATAAGGAACCCTCACGGTCTTACCCTCTGATGCACGATACTCTGCCACCCCTCCATTGTGCTTGTTCATGGCAGTGTCAGAACTCATACCATAGAACTCTTTGAACTTACGTTCCTCGTGAAGGTTGCCAATAGCCGCCCCGTTATCACGAATGATCTGGGTGGTTTCATGCCATTCAGAAATGATGTCTCCACCCGATTGGTCATGACCAGCCAGCATACCACCCAGCATTACGAAGTCAGCACCGGCCCCAAATGCTTTCGCGACATCACCAGGCACTGTACACCCACCATCAGAACAGATGAGTCCACCCGCCGCATGAGCGGCTTCCGCACATTCAATGACAGCAGACAATTGGGGATAACCAACACCGGTCATCTTGCGAGTCGTGCAAACAGAACCAGGCCCGATGCCCACCTTGACGATGTCCACTCCAGCACTGATGAGATCGTGGGTGACATCAGCAGTCACGACATTGCCAGCCATGAGGGTGACATGGGGGAATTGCTTACGGAAGGATTCAACGAATTTCAAGAAGGAAGCCGTGTATCCATTGGCGACATCGATGCATACGAATTTGAGCGGATGTAAGTGGAAATCACCAGTTTTGATGATGCCAGTTTTCTGCATGAGGGACAGATAAAGAGCTTGGAACTTTGCATAGTCCTCATGAGTCCGTCCCATGGAGTAAAAGGAATACTGGCTATTAGTGGCCTTGTTGGGCTCATAATCACCACGATTACTCAATGGGATTCCCAGAGCATTCCTTTGATGCTGTTCAATCTCCAGGTAGAATTCTGCAAACTTGCTTGGGTCGGTGGGTGGAACCAGCCCACCCATGAAGTGATCCTCTAGGGACCATTGATGCTTGTGCAAAGCGGTCATCATCTGGTGCTTGGATAGCGCATAGTGCATATCCAAGGTACCGACGGTATCCATGTTGGCAGCGATGATAGGAACACCACGCCAGTAATGGCCTGAGTGTGGAAACGTGAATTCGCGGATGAGATCAACATCCTTACGGCTATCAAGGTCAGAACGCTTGGGCTTGAACAGAACGTCTTTGAAATCAAGCTTAATTTCGTTTTCGATTTTCATATTGTTTTGCCAAAGTAAGAAACTCTAGCCAAACAATTTACAGCAAAGCAGATGAAAAGCAACATGCCAAATGTAAGAATGGCTAGGACGATGCCTAGCCATTTCATTTAAGTCACTCTCTTAGCACGAAAACTGAACAACTGCCAATTAGCCCATGCGGCAAATGATGCTGTGATGACCTGATTGGTTTGCGTCAAATATGATCCAAGCACCCAGTCCCAGGTGGCATAACGATTTCCCGGATAGTTGGTTGTGAGAATCAATGAGTCATCCAGGTACATATAGTAGACTCCACCAAGTCTAGTCAACTTTAGGATGTGGCGAGTTCCATAGGCTATAACACCAGATGAAACAACCCCCAGGTTGTTATAACTGAAGCGAATTGTTCTAGTTGCTGAATCAATGAAAATCAACCAAGAAGCCGGGTCATTGGTCGATCCTTGCTTGTACCTTGACGCCAGCACCATGTTTGGTGAACCACTGCCATTTGATATGGCATTGACTTGGAAATCAATTGTGATTTCAGTAACGTAATCGGTACTCGAAATGTCTGGGGTTCCAAGGTATGGAATACGAATATAGTCTATCTGATTCGATCCAGCTAAACTGTAAACTCCACCCGATACCGTGACGCCACTTGATGTTGTGGGAATCCCCGTCCACCCATCAATTAATAATCCGGTTGATATTTCTGCTTTGGATGCAGCGGCCATTAAAAGGTTTTTCGCCAAACTCACAATATGTCCCCAATGAATGATGGTGCCATTAATGGCACCATCATTCGTGTCGACGATATTTATTTCAGATATTCAGCCAACTCAGCAAGTGCTTGATCATGATCGACAAGCAGGATGCCATGTCCACCATGAGCCACCCACTTGCTTGTGTTCTTTTCGTGGTCATCGATCAGGACGTCACCCGGCGCCGTCATGTGGTCCGGCTTGTTGCGCGAGTAGCAGGTGATAACCGGAACATCGGAACCCAGGTACTTGGCGATCCAACGACGCTTTGCATCCGCAGCCGCTTCGTACCCCGCCGTGGGGCAGCCAGTCAGGATGGTTGGGTTCTGGGGTAAGATGGTGGCCCAGTATTTCTCAGCACCGGCCATCATGGGCAGCTTGAAGTAGAAGTCAGGATCCTTGTAGATCAGCTTCCAGGCCACATTTGCTGGGGTGTCGTAAAAGCTCCGACCGAACACCTGCTCGAAGCCGGTTTCAAAGTCGGCCAGTACACCGTCGTTATCAGAGAACAGATGTGGCATCAATACGTTTCCTTACCAAAGCTCGTGAACTCCAGACCAGCCATGTTGCCCACGTACTGGTTGTTCTTCTTGACCAGCGTGATACGGCTTTCGCCAACCACCACGACCAGACGTTCATCAGTCTTGCTGTAGACCACGACATCCATTTCCCTGCCATTGTCCGTACACTTGATTTTTGTCTTGGGGATCTTCATCTGTCTTCCTTGTGATATTTCATGTACCAAATGATACAAAGTTATGCCATGTAAGTCAAGGCGCCCACCTGAGCTTAAACATCATGGCTTGGTTCCAAGTACTGAACAACACATAGCTGGCTCCCAGCATGTCGCTCATCACATGTTCCTTCCCGAATTCTTCCAGGGCCCAAAGAAGGGCCTTTGCTCTGACTTCGGGGTCAGTACCTGGTGGGAACTTCGCATACGGAGCACCAAGCTTCACCGCATCATATGTGTCGAGTGGGGAATTGATTAGGCGAGAATAGTCAAGCACTCGTTTGGATATCGATATGCTTTCATCCTTGAATTGTTGGGCCTCAGGGGCATACGAATAGACGGTCATTGTTCACCAAAGTGCAATTTGAATATTATGGCGTCAGCCTCTCTGGTGAAGAATACCAGACCTCCCCACCATGTACAATCGGCTGCGGGTACATTGTCGTCCAACCAATGAGTCCATTCATCGTAGTAGTTGCCACAATTTACCATGTAGAATCTGCCGGCGGCAATCATAGCCCTACATGGGACGCTGAACTCCCCACTAACGCTTTCGTAATTATGCAACCATTCTTCTACTGACACTGTTTCATCAGTAGAGAATGGACGAGCCCACAAGCTCACAACCTTAGTATAGAGTTCAGCACGAGTGTGAATCAGCTTGACGTCAGGTTCCCACATTAACGATTCGTGGGGTTTGGCGTAGTCAGTCAATTGAATACCATGAAATCTCGCGCCAGCGGAATGGTACATGGTGTGAATGTTAGGATTCATTTGTCCTTTGCAATCATGCAGGCATACGTCCAAGCGAACGTTGCTGCGGCAAGAGCAGTAATCTGGCTGTTATCATATGCTGGAGCAACTTCAACAACATCCATCCCCGCCCAGTTGAATGAGAGTTCTCCCATTTCTTCCATGGCATCGAGGACCCAAGCGGTAGTCAGGCCTGCAATTTCAGGGGTTCCAGTACCAGGAGCCATGCTGGGATCCAGGCTGTCGATATCCAGAGACAGATACGTGGGAGTTTCACCAATGATATCCCAGCATTCAAACATCAGTTTCTTGAAATCCCCACGCATGGCGTCTCGGGCTGAAATTGTTCGACCACCTCGTTCTGCCAAATAGTGCCTGGAAGTTTCACCCCCGGGAGCTCTTACACCGATGCTGATTGTCTTTTCTGGATTAACCAAACCTTCGTCGATGGCATTGCGGAGCCATGTGCCATGACCCACAGGATCACCCATGTGATCGATCGAAGTGTCACTATGAGCGTCGAAATGAATCATAGCCAAGGGACCGTGGCGCTTCGCCACGCTGCGCAAAATACCAAGCGTAACTGCATGATCTCCACCAATACAGAGCGACTGGCGTTGATCCGTAGCCCCATAGACATAGTGGTCCAAGAAGCCTGTTATTTGTTCCAAGGACTTGCTGATGTTCGTGTTGCTGACTGGAATATCACCCAAGTCTACGAGGTGACGGGTCGGATCGATGTTCCATAGTGGATGAACACCATCGGTGAGCATCAAGGAAGCATCACGAACCCCAGCGGGGCCAAACCTTGCTCCTGGCCTATTGGTAGTCGCACAATCAAAGGGGATCCCCACGACACATAGTTTGTCCTTGAGGTTGCTGACATCGGTCGTGGCCTTCAGAAAAGTACGAAGACCCTGAAACGGTTTTTCCATTTACTATTTGGCTCCTAAACGGATTGGCATTCTATTGATATCGAAGTATGAACGCAAGCATGTCCATTTCAGTCTTGAACCGAAACGCGCATACCAAACATTCGTACTCTTCAGATGGTCCAAACCGCTCAGATACTTTGCCATAAAGAGCATTGCACTGAGCGGCTATTGGCGCCAAAATCTCATCTGGATCACAGAGTTCCCGGCTTCTCACCAGGTCCACATACAATCTGTCAATTACCCGCACCACTAGCGGGTCGTCACCCTTAAACCAATACATCTGAGGCTCCGGCAAGAATTCAACTTGCCTATTTATGGCCTCAGTGAATCAACCCCATTTCAACATGAATGCGATGAGACTTTCTTCGTCATCAAATATGAACTTCGGCCATATAAAAGCTTGTGATGCGCGTACTGATGGCTGAGAGCCTTTTGGTGGTTTCAAGAAACTGAGCGGTCGACAATTTTCTGTTTCTATAAATTTAAGCCAATCGGAACTTCTATATTCGTGAACGGCCAAATATTCGTTTGACAAGGCGTCATATACCGGATACGACAAATCAAACGAATCAATGATCAACCCCATTTCAGGATGAACGCTAAATGATCTTCCGGGTTCGAAAAAATTAGACATATGGTGTCGAACTGACAATCGTTAAGGTTTACGCGACCATTAAATTCTAGCACGGCATCGACCAACCATTGACATGGCTTGGTGAATGTTTTGTCACTGTCGCCAATCATATTCTTGAACAATTGTTTGTATTTGGGATCACCCACAAGAATGGTAGTCGCCCGCCAATGGGGATTTCCATTCCTGGCTTTCTTATTGCTGTAATCCAGATTACCTTTACGGGACAAATCTGGGTAGATGAAATCGAAGTCGTTAAAAGAAAATCGAGTAGGAAATATGTGTCCTGTCGCGCCACTTAGTGGTTGGACACTCACCAGTTGGTTGGCAATCAGATTGGGTACCACTTTTCTGACCACAGGCATGACAACTTTGTTTGTGAACTTAGACATGATTTACCAGTACAATTTAAACAAAAGGATTTCTTCTTCACTTGCCATCCACACGGTCCCTTCCGCCGTGATGAACCAATCTTTGACGTCATAATGGTTGGTACAAATTTCTTTGGCCCGATCCAATTTGGCTACGACGCCTTCCCATTTATTCGCATATGGATCAATGAAACGGAATTTATGGAACCCTTGATGTTTGGCAAAATCTAGTCGGTTTGGTACACGACCTTCGTGGACGGTGAATCGATGTACCCAATCACCCACGCACTCACCTGATATTACCGGGATTGGTGATATTAGGTAGTCAGGTATAACCTCAGAGAAATGCTTCGTGTTTTCAAACTTCAATGGAATATCTCCGGGAATCTCAATTTGAGTATTGCCACTTGATCGGTGGTTGACAAGAACAAATTAGCCGAAGATGCCAGCATGATTTGATCGGCTCCAAAGAATTCTCGTGCCCATATCAACACATGCAAATTGCTTCGATCCAACTTGACTTTGGGGAATGGGCATTCAGCCCATTCTGTAGGGGACAGCGCTGTCAACTTTGTTTTTACTGCCTCGGATAGCCATTTCCTGGGAGAAGTAAAATTCGCCATGTCAGCCAGTCTGGGGTTCAATTCCGTCAAGGTGGGAAATTGAATCAAGGCCATTATTCTTCCTTCAATTTGTTGGCAACAAACAACAAATCAGGATTTTCCACAATGACGACTTCACCGTCCTCAATGGTGAGAACGACCATATCAACACCGCCACTTACTTTCATATAGTCTCGGCCACCATCAATAGTCACCGTGCCATCTTGACTAACTCGATAATCATGACGATAACGACTATAGATGATTTCTCCGTTCTGAGCTTGCACTCCCATAATTGGGATGCCAACCGTTGAAGATGCGTCGCAAATCAGAACACTGCCAGCTCGAGTAAACAAACCAAAGTAGTGACCGTAACCCTCGGGTGGAGTTGCCTGGTAGAACACAGCGACCGGCATATCCGACCAATTACTGTTTGAACCCTTGATGCAGAAATCACCCACGTATTTGGCGTTGCGAATCTGCTCAACCTTCTTGATGTCGAACACCTTGCTGTATTCGGATTCACCAACATTTATCCACGGCGTCACGGTCATTTTCATTCCTTATCGATATTGAGAGATTACTGACAACAGGTCGGCAATCAATTGTGGTGAACGATCGGTCTTTGCAATCATATTGTCCAGACTGCCGTAATGCTCTTCCAAGCAATTAAGCAGGAGGGCTTTGATCTGATCTTCATCCGGAGAATGGCGTAGCGTGGACGTCGTATAAAGGGCCTCCAGTTGCGCTTCCTTGTTGTTGAAGAACTGTTCAATTTCTTCAAACGTCCATTCACCGCGCCGAATGCTCTTAAGCTGTTCGCGATTGCGCTCCAGATCCAGCGTACCATGCATGAGGATCTGTTCCACTTCATCAATCAATCGAACAACGTGATATGCAAACTTGACATCGTATCCAAACTTTTCAATGCTTTCAGCTCGTTTGGGATTTTCACGATTGGTCTTGTTCTTGATCTTACTCATCTGGGCGTAAGCATAGCCCTTAAATTTGTGCCACGAACCCTTGTGCAGAAACAGATCACGACTGTCGCGCACCATACCACCCACTTTGCTCTTATACAGAACGCAGCGGTCTGGCGTGTACAGACTGTCGACCATGTTGGGGTTGTTTTCCATACAGAGCTGAAAGAACTTAACGATGTTGTAGACACTAACATCGTACTCTTTCTGGCCATCCAGGCTTTTGATGTGATGCTGCTGAAATTGTTCAAACCGTTGGATTTGACGGCCGAAGCCCTGAATCTCACCTTTCACGTGCGGGAACACGATGTCACGCGGTGGAATGCAGAAGCCATAAACGTCAACGTCACTTGCGTCATTGCTTACGCCATATGACACTGAACCCATGATGGTTTCATATTGAATGCCCGAATTAACAAAGTCGGGTGGATTGATGAGCTTTTGTTCAGTGAGCTCTTTTATTATAGAAGTCATGCCAATTTCCTTTTAATTATTGTATGGCATATTGCGTAGCACAATCAAGCGCCATTCGTAAAAAGAGCCGGGAATTCCCGGCTCTTAGCACTGGAGGACTTACAGTGCCTTCTTCACCATGCGGTCAGCAATGGCTTGGAAGATGTTGCCGAAGCGAGCGTACAGGAACTCGCCGAACGTAGTGATGGCATCGGCAACCAGGAACCACACAACCGACGCCGGCCAGTAAAGACCCCACGTGAACAGTTTGTACTTGTTGCTGTTGACTTGCGGTGTGATGTAGCGGACAACACGTTCCATGGATTGCACATTGTGCCAGTCGATCATATTGAAAGACTTCGACTGGTTTAGGGCGCGCACCAAACCCTCAATGTGGCTGGTACTGGGGTTGGTTTTGAAATACGCGCCATCCAACTGGTTGGTGGTGGAATACGTATCCTTGATCACACGGAATTGGCGAACCATTTTGTTAACGGTAATCATCCATTTCACCAGGGACCACACCACACCCACAGCTACATAAATGCCAATGGCCATGAACGTGTGGTCTTTGACGAACGTGCCGACTTCAGGCCACTTCAGGAATGACAGACCCAACACCAACACCGTGGTGATGAGGGTTTGCCCACCCTTCGCACCATCGACGGCGTACATGAGCCAGACAAAGGCACCGATGACGACGGGCCAGAAAAAGATTGAGGCAACCAATCCGGTCAGGATGCCATTGACGAATTCCATGGAAAACTCCAAAATGTTAAGGTATGTGATTTAAACGGAATGGCAACCGGACGTCAAGTGTTAATTGACACCTGTTGTTTAATTACGGCAATATGCCATCTCAGTCTCAACCAACGCGCCACGTTGAGCATTCCAACAGGCACACGATTCAACTGTAACCTGGTTGGTAATAGTTTGCATGGATCGAGTGACGATCTGACAGCTATTGCGTTGGTAGTCGGGCCCACGGGTGATAACGATGGGCGATTGCTGGAACCCCTGGCTGTAAGGATTGCCCTGAAATACATAGCCGGGATTCTGCGTGTATGGGTTTTGATACTGTTGGTATCGAGGTTGCGGGGGCTTGGTCAGTTGTTGCCCCACGATTGCACCCAGGGTCGAACAACCAATGATCGCTGCGGTTCGACCAGTGCCACCACCAAACTGAGAACAACCTGCTCCGCCCGCTGCCCCACCCAGAATGATGCCGGCGATTTCACCGGCACTGAACTGAGCGTGAGCTGTTGATGTGATCATTGCGGCGGTGACTGCGACGAGAATTCGTTTCATAGTCGTTCTCCTTGTTGACTCTATACCAAATGATACACAATCAAATGAACAAAGTCAAGCCGTCCGTTGTTTGATCGCCTGCACCACCAAGGGATTGACCTTCTTGGCGATTTGCTCTTCCCAACCCTCAAATCCCACAAAGCCCTTCACGATAGAAGAACTGACCGTGCGAAGATGAGGCGGACAAACCAGGTATACAGTTTCAATCGAGGAATCGATTTCGCGATTGACTTCCTGAATGCCTGATTCGTAAATGAAATCGGTCGAGTCACGCAACCCACGAATTAAGTGAGTGGCAGACATGCTGGCTGCATACTTGATCAGGAATTGATTGTCGATGTTGCACACTCTGACGCGACTTGATTCACCATCCATGAGCTCGTTCATAACCACATCTTCGACCAGCTTGCGCCGATCTTCTTGTGAGCCCATGAAGTATTTCTTCGCAGGATTGATACCAATTGCCACAATCACTTCATCAAACAAGTTCAAAGATTGCTTGATGACACTCATGTGACCATTGGTGATTGGATCGAATGAGCCTGCGTAAACGCCAATGGTCATCATGTCAGATACCCCACAGGTTGATAAGTTCTTCCAGTTGAGGCCTGGTGTCTTTGAAGTCCAGATTGTTGATCACGTAGTCAGCCAGGTTTTCCTTAACGGAAGCCGGGTACTGGATGGCGCGGATCTTGGCGATTTTCTCGTCAGTGAAGCCGTTGCGTTCCTTGATGCGACGGTTCTGCGATTCCTCGGGGCAAGCGACGGTGATGACACGTTGATGTCGATCATGTCGGTTGATATGACATCCCATCTCAAAGTAGAGCGGGAATTCGATGATTGCGTTCGGGAGTGCGAACAGTTCGATCACCTTGTCATGCAGGTCTCGCATGGTTCGCTCTTCCAGGCTCTTACGCAGAGAGGGATTGGCGAAGGCCATGTCACTGATGATGGAACGGTCAGTAGTGCCGCACGTTGCCATCAGAAAAGCTTCAGCTTCGGGAGTCGTATACCAGTCGCGGACCAACTGGTCGATGTCGTGAAATTCGTAGCCAACGAGCATCTCCTTGAGACGCTGCACGATGGTGGATTTGCCGCAACCAATGTTGCCGGTGATGATGATGTTCATATTATCCTCTTGATATATTGCCACCATTCTTGCATAACCAGTGGCAATACTCAAGTGAATTTACGAATTTTTATCTGCCAACTGGCGCTTTAGCTCTTGGATTTCTGAACGGAGATCCTTCACTAATTTACCAAACCCGTCATCTACATATCGACAATCGGGATTGTGACATATGAAGTCAGCGGTCCGCCAATCAACGCTCAGGCATTCAACATCGCTGTCGCTCAATCGAATGTTGTGATACGATGACCCTGGAGCTTGAAGCAATGCCTGAACTTGCATCGTCGTGGTGGAACCACATTTCACACAAACTCTACACATGACATCTCCGATATCAGCATCCTGACAAATATTCGCATACGGCCATCACAATGGCTTCATTGGCTGAATCGTAATGATCACTGCAATGATCACCGGCCCATTCTGGCTTTGCGAATGAGCAACAGAAGAGACCAGGCTTGTCAGAGTGCAGATAGAAATAATGCCCCGACCCTTCGTGATTGGTGAGAGTCTTTCGAGCCCAGTCGATTGCCTCACCTATGTCACAGTCCCGAATGTTGGCAGGTAAAGCCGCAAACATGGCATCAGCAGCCTTGCGCGCCCGCTCTTTGTGAGTCGTCATCCCATCCTCACACTGCCACCAGCGGTGACTTTTCCGCTCACGTCATCACAGTTGACCGAACCACCAGCAGCCACATTCCCACCCACGTCGTTGCAATTGACGCTCCCACCTGCTGACACGTTACCCGTGACATTCAGGCAATTCACGGAACCATCAGCCTTCAGGTTGTGAATGGTTCCTTCGGTGACACGAATCTCCAGAATGCCAGACTGGCCACTCATTTGTTCAACACCGTCAATGATGACTCGACCACCAACGATGTCCACATTGTTGCCAGTGAAAGTCTGGCCGTTGATGACAATCGTTCCCATATTGATTCCTAGACGTTTGAAAAGTTTATTGAGCATTGAACAGAGACATCAATCCGTTAAGATGGGTGGTCCCAATAACGGCGTCAAATGTGACGATAGTCATTGACCCACCAACTGTTGCCCAAATCAACGCAAATATAGTCCAGGCCAGGATGACACCGTATGCCACCCATTTAAATGGGCGTGGAAATACGAATATCCCCACGAGCATCGCCGAATACATGGCAAAGAAGTACCACAAATTGAGTGTGATGTTGATCATTATTTGGCCGTTGTGGTGATGTTTACGAACGGTGAATTCCAAGCAGTCGTCAGACTCAGTTCACCACCAACCAACAGGATGACAACCACGACAGTAAAGAACAGGATGATCGATACCATCTTGAATAGCCTGGAAATGGCCCCATATTGAATGGTATACTGGTAGTAGTCGGCCGCCAAATAGACCAATGCCCACACCAAAACGAACCACGTATTGAATGCTATGCTGACCATGATCACGACCCCTTTACACAAAGAACTGCCTTAAGCGTGTGGACCACATCTACCAGATCCCGTTGGTTTTCCATAACATGGTCGATGTTCTTATATGCGGACGGAATTTCATCCAGCACGTCAGCATCCTTGCGGCATTCCACACCTTGCGTTTGGTCCGCCAGATCCTTCAGAGTGAACAGTGCCTTGGCCTTCGTACGCGAATACATACGCCCTGCACCGTGCGAACACGAGCAGTAGGAGTGAGCATTGCCCTTGCCACGAACGATGTAGCTCTTCTGCCCCATCGAACCGGGGATGATGCCCAGCGAACCTGCGCGGGCCTGGATTGCGCCCTTACGGGTGATCCACATGTTCTGGCCGAAGTGATTCTCGCGAACCACATAGTTGTGGTGGCAGTTGATCGCTTCTTCAGTCAACGTGAATTCGATCGGAATGTGACGACGCAATGCAGCGATCGTGAGCTCCAGCATCTGCTTGCGGTTTTGCATCGCGTAGTCCTGCCCGATGCTCACAGCCGCCACGTAGTCATCGAAGCTTTGCGTACCTTCAGGCAGATACGCCAGGTCCGGATCGTCAAGCTTGATGAAGTAGCGGTTCATTTCGGTCATGGCCTGTTCAATGAAGAACGTACCGATCTTGTTGCCGAAGCCACGCGATCCCGAATGCAGCATCACCCACACATCCTGGTTTTCATCCAGACACAGTTCGATGAAGTGGTTACCAGATCCCAGGGAACCAAGTTGGCCCAGATAGGCCTCACCACGCTGTTCCAGTTGCGGATGCTTCTTCAGCAATTCGTTGATGCGACCAAGCAAGTCTTGGCGACCAGACCAGTGAGCGCTCACCAGATCGTCGCGTTCGTGCTTGCTGTTGCCCAGCGGCACATCGCGTTCAATTTGATGGCGGATATTCGCCAGGGATTCAGGCAGGTCGCTGGCCTTCATGCTGGTGCGCACGGCAACCATACCACAGCCGATGTCAACACCCACGGCAGCGGGAATGATTGCACGTTCGGTTGCGATAACGGAACCTACCGTGGAACCCTTACCAGCGTGAACGTCAGGCATCAGGGCGACGCCGTTGTTTGCGATGAAGGGCAGGCGGGCGAGATTCTTCGCCTGCTTGAGTGCCTGGTCTTCGATTTCCGAGAGATCACCCACCCATGCACGGATGAGAGACAAACCTTCCTGCTTCAATACCTTCATCATGACTCCTTCTTTTCAGATGGCAAATATTACTGCCAATCTGGCAAGAAGTCACGACATATTCATAGATGCTTGTACATATTTGGCGGAAGGAGATCACCAACAACCACGTAACCTTCTCGCAGCAAGAATGCTACTAGGTGTGGATTCAGGATGGATTCAACATATACACCAACGAAGCCATGTTGCTTGGCTATCAGTTCAGCGGTTTTCAACCAGGATTTAAAGAGGCCTTGTTGTTGATGTTCACGCGCAACGTTGACATTGCTAACATCAAAAACTGGATGCATGATTGAGTATCCAATAAGACGACGACTTTTTCGCACATATACTTGGAATATTTTGTTGTCGTCATGCAACCACACTGAATTTATTGGGCTTGATAGAAAGCTGGTCAGTGAAGCTGATATAGCATTTGCGTCCATGAATTAGGCCTCTTGTTAGAGGCCTAGTGTACTGGATATTGTAACGTTCGTGCTTGAGCGAACTGTTACCGAACGTAGCGATTAGCCCGGACCGTAAAAGCTGTCGATGCTCTGACGCGACGTGCGAGTCCGGCTGGTGGAACCAGCACGCTTTTCCAGACGTTCTTCACGGGCTTCAGCCGTTTCGCTGAAGTCTTCGCTGCACAAACCGGCGGCCGTGTAAGCGGCGCGGGTTTCGGGCGAGCTCTGGCACATGATGTCGTCGGCCGCTTGCACACGACGTTGGCGACGTTCCGGATTCTGTTCCACTGCCGCACCTTGCATGGTACGTTCGTAAGCGCGCAAGCTCATACAATGCTTGTCGCTCACGGGAACCACGCCCTGGACTGCGATACCAGGCAGGAAGGACGCACCACCGCCCGCGCCAGTGACGCAGGAGTCAGGCGAGAAGCTGCCGGGGAACGATTGCCCACCGATGCTGGGCGCCGTTTTCACCGTCGTCGTGCTTTTGCCGTCGCCGTTGGATTGGAACTGGATGACCTGCGCGTTGCCGTTGTTGGAAGCGTTGGATTGCGTGTCAGCGGTCGCAGTGGACGACGAGTGTGACGCGGGGATCGTTTGCGCGAAAGCACCGAACGAAGCCGCCATGGCGGTGACAGCAAAAAGGGTAGCGAAGCGGTTCTTCATCATGTACCTCCGTGTTTTTATCATGAAAATAGCGGGGTGATTTCTGGCCACCCCGCTACAGGGCATTGCTTACAGCTTAACGGGGGCCGAAGTTCGACCACTGGTTGAAGCTGGCGCCACCGATGCCGGCGATACCGCCGATCGCGATGCCACCGCCGATTGCGCCGGCGTTCCAGGTCGCGTTGCCTTCGGCCTTGACCTTGGTGTCACCGAAAGCCTGGTTGCCGTTGGCGATCGACTGGGCACCTTGGGCGCCCACATAGGTGGGAGCCGAGCCGGTCGTGGTGCCAGCGCCCGTGGTTTGTGCGAACGACGTGGTGCCGGTCACGACCTGCGCGCCCTGGGAATTGATCACGCTGCCGATCGTTGCGGTGCCGCCGGTCAGCGACGTGGCTTGCTGGAAGGACGTGCCGTTGCCTTCGACCATGGACGCGCTGGTGGCTTGGCCATTCGAGATCGATTGGGCGGAACCCACGACCGAACCCGCGTAGCCGGAAGCGGCACCGCCGATTGCCAGACCGCCACCGACGACGGTGCCGCCAGCGTTGGACGATTGGCCACCGTTGTGGGCTTGGGCGACGCCCATGGTTGCGAACAGAGCGGCCGACAGGGCCAGGGACATGATGGATTTACGCATTTTTGAAAGTCTCCGAGAGAAAAGTGAAACACCTGGTGAAACCCGCCAGGACAGGTACATCTAAAACCCACCCTTACGGGTGTTCACGAAAAATTGATTATCAACTGCTTCGCGTAAGTGCTAGACTTGCTACATTGCTATAACTACGACTTGTTGCAAGTTCATCATTTAAGCGGTAACAGATGTTAATCTACCTTGCGAAAATAATCAAGCAAAACGTAAGTCAATCTACTGAATGTTGTTTCGCCACAAATGAATTTCTTTACTTCATGCGGTCTCGCGAATATTGATGATCAGCGTGGGCACTTGAGTGATGTTTGCACTCAGCTTTCGGAAGCCTTCCGTGATTGCAGTGTCGACCAGGTCCAGGGAAATCATGGCCGTGAGGCGACGATATTGGTCTTGCGTCAGCAGGTCATTCACATTGTCCATCTTGCCGAAGCGCTTGCTGACGTTCTTGACGATCATGAATTGACCCATCGTATTGACGATGTCTTGCGCAGCTTGTTCGATGCCCCCACGTCCACGATCCATGAACAAGAAAAACGTGCGTTCAGTCAGGAATTTCACCACTTCTTCAAAGGTGAGTTCCTGATACGTCTTGTCATATATCTTCGTGAACATTTGCGGGCTCTCCTGAATTAAGTTGTTCATATGGTATATTCACCTACCAGATCAGTCAAGTGAATTTCAAAAATTCCTTAATCTTACGAAGAAACTTTTCGCGAGCCACTTTACGTTGGCGCTTTCGGCGGCGATAGAACGGGCCACCAAAAGCTTCATCAAGGTCCATGGGTTCATCCAACCAATTTGTGATCTTTTGGGCTTGGGTGAGTTTGGTCGTCATACCGAATATCCTCAATTAGCTATTCTTTTAGGTCGAATGTCAGTTTAACGAACACGGCATCCGACTCGTCAATCATCACACTCGCGCCATCGCTCCATAGTGCGTAAATGATGAACTTGATATCATGTTCGGCACAGAAGGCTCTGAAGGTTTCGTTGGGGATACTAACCCGATGATAGCCAAGAGTCTTAGCGGTGGCTGCCTCCTTGGGGAGGTCTGAGAACAAAACTTCGTCACACAATCGCGAGGGCACAAAGATATCATGCAGCGCCTCATAGAGGCGATTGTGCTCTTCGAAGCTCTCAGGGGTATAAACGAGTGGCGGGAGTTCGGTCACAGCTTCACGAAGTCGTTCTGGAAATCGAACCAGTCTACAGCATGTTGAATGCCATCGTCGTAGTTGAACAACATTTCCATCTTGCCAATGTTGTTATCGCACACATAACCGGTCACAGTAGCAACCTCGCCAGTTTCAACGCAAGCCCACTTACCAAAGGCTACAGTCTTCAGGTCTTCTTTGGTCAGAACGTCAGTGATCATTTGCGAAACTCCGTTTTGTTTACCATGTAGGAGATTCTATAGCCAAATGAATGGCGAGTCAAGGTTATTGACTCGCCATTTTACAACTTTGCTTCTTACTTGCTGAACTTGGACTTCAGCTTTTTCCAACCGTTCTTGATGCGTTCGCCTACCTGGTATTCAAGATAAAACTTGTAAGCTTCCAGTACCGATGCGGCAGTTGTTGCCAACTTTACGCCGTACTTGATGATAGTAATGATCATCATAGCGTTCTCCCATTATGATGGGTTCTCCCCAGAACCCATCAATATTTATGGTGAAATCGCGTCAGTTAAACGGTACACTTAAACGTGAATTCCGGCTTGCAATCGCTTGTAAATGTGATCAACACTCTGCCGCAGCATGAACAAGTTGGTTCCGATACCGTAATGTTGAATGGAGGTGGCCATGTCTAGAACAAACTCTTCTTTCATGGGAACACCAAAGTATTCACATTCTTCAGGCCACGTAGGATCGATCACCAGACCATCACGATCCAGCAACCACGCATGTTCCAGGGGAATCAAACCTGGTTTCAGGGCATAGCCTTCACAGTAGGTGAATTCGTCGCTCATCATCAGCAAGGCTGAGTTGCGATAGCATTGCCCCATCTCCTGGGTGCCGCTGATATCGTGGACGATCTTGGGAGTCATCACTCGACCATGTTCGCACAGGATACGCAACCACGGATGATCGCAATTGCTTCGTTGGGCCATGTCATACATGGAACGGACGAATTCTTCACAGTGATTCATATGCCCTCCTTTTCACCAAGTGTAGCACCATGTCGTGAAAATGCAAGGTGATGAGATTCAAATCACCGCTCGCGCTTCAGGCAGACGGTATCACCAGGTTTGAGGATAGCTTGGTTGAAATCAACTATTCGACCGTCCTCGAGCAGGAAAGTCGCCGTGCGGTAGTTGACTGCGAGGATTTCTTTGATGGTGCCCGAGTCAACACACTCCCAAGGATGATTTTCATCATATGCGAATGCACAAACGACTCCTATTACGAGGAGGACGAACCACAGTGCAAGTTTCATATGACTCCCTTGTGTAATTTGGTGGCCACGGTGGGAATCGAACCCACGATCGTCAGTTTTAGAGACCGCCGCTTCACCATTAAGCTACGTGGCCGATTTGATCAGTGAAGATCTTTACGGAGGCGTTGGCGAACCCAGACCAGCGGATCTTCATCTCGCCCCTTGGCAACACTATAGGGCATTTGACGGGATTCCATGTAGAAGACGAACAAGTCTCCGTACAGTTCGGAATCCGGATCCAGCAAGGCTGATGTGCGGAACTCAGCTACCTCTTCAGCGTGTTTCTGCAGAATGTCGTTGAGTTGCATATTTGCCTCCGTATTCATCATGTTTAAATGATAAGTTGCCATAATGGCAAAGTCAAGCGTTAATCGTGATCGTATTCGTCAACCGTGATACCGGTTGCCGTAACTTTGATTTGAACGTGGTCGCCAAATGCAAACTGCAAAACGTCTCGACCAAGCTGGCTCTTCATGAAGGTATTCAGTGCCATTAGGTCAGGATATTGCTTGGCTTCACGGCCATAGCCCAAGTCAATAGTAACGAGATCATCGGGCTCTTCGTCCTCATCATCGTCCCATTCACCCCATGGCGAGATCGTTTCATAGTTGCTCACATAAGCGTCATGGACACTAAATTCGCAAGTGTCACCGTCATTGAAGTACGGCGTATATTGCGCCCAGGTCATGACCTTAAGTTCTGGGTGGTTCGCGAACACTTTCTTGAGTTCGCCCAAGAATGCATTACGGGCTGTATTGCGAGCCTCTTGCATGGTTTGTTCAAGGGCTGTGATGGTGGCTTGAAAGTCTGACATCAGTCGTCTGCTCCAAAGGGAATTGACATGGTTTTTGTTTTATTTTTCTTTTCGGTACCTGACATCCAAGGCTGCAGAGTCATGTTGTTCAGATACTTCTCGACTGTGGGAATGAACCCCAGGTCTTCAATGATGTGTGCTTCTGCCACATCCCTGGGGCTGTATTCCCGCCCCTCGGAGTTCACACGAGTTGCACCATACATCTGCTCGACCAGAAAGCAGCCAAAGGCGCTGTGCAGGATTGCGCGATGCCGAATGTCAGGCATGCAAGCCTTGCTGGAGTCAATGAAGTTGTGAATGTCCATGTAATCCTCTGGGACACCACCGAACTTCTTGGCTGAGATCTTGGCGTGTAGATATGGCTTCATGTTATGTGAAAAGTAGTTTGAATTGAACTGCTGTGCTCGGATCTCTGAAGCGGAATGTCACATCGTAAGCGCGGTCGGCGAATTTGGTGGTTTCAAACGTCCAACACCAGTTTTGGTCTATGGGACCAACAACTTCACGGCACCATTCAGCGGCTTCTCTAAGTAGAGAATACGAGCCAACTAGTTCAACCCGATTGTTCACAGCTGGGCGATGATCGTGGGGATGTGCTTGTCGTCAGCCTGGTATCCGGTCTGCGGAGTGACAAACGTATCACCAGCGAGTTCCACTTCTGTGATTTCGCTCTCGTTCAGGAGACGCCAACCTTGGTGGTCAGCAGATTCAGCGATCTGATACACCCGCACCTTGCCCTTACCGTGCTTGTCAAGGCCATAGGTGTGGGGTTCGACCAGACGCTCGGTACCGTTGTACGTGACCTTCAGGCGTTGCTTGTTGTTGATTGCTTGGGTGATGATGGTGTTCATGGATTATCCTTATAGATGATATGGGAAACGCTACAAACAAAAACAGTTGGTGAATCAGTGTACTCAACAACATAGACCCCTTGATACTGAACGTCACCGAAATCAAGGTTCATGGGACTGGGCATCTTACCATCGGAATACAAAGATGGTGGAGTATCCTCAAAATCAATAATGCACTTTGAGTATATGATTCTCCCCGCGTACTCGTGTTTGATTGGTTTGCGGTCGCGAGGGTCAAACGTACCAATCAGCATTCGTCCGTAGTCAAGCAAACTCAACGGAACACGCTCGTAAAATATGACTGGGTCGTATGATACGACTGATGGTTCGATCAGCTTCATTCCCGAACCAACACAAAGTAGAACAACATGATCCCGAAGGTTTGGAAGTACGAACGTTCACACGCCGCGCCCCAATCCTGGGTTGTGAATACTTGATATATGAAGTTGCCCACGGTGAGGCCAAGACTGAACAGCAGGGGAGTTATAAATGTCATTGTTGTGTCCCGTTATGTCACTATTATGGCACAAAAAGAAATGGCAAAGTTGGTTTCCCAACTTGCCATTTTGTAACAAAGCCTTGCCAGTTTAGGCGAAAGCCATCTCCTCCTGGGGGCTGAGGATAGCGTTTCCATCACGGATCGTCAGGTAGACATTTCGGAATCTAATACTACCCTTGGTGGACGGATGATCGGGCGTTTCACGGGTAGACCATGGTGCCGTGGAATCCAGATGATGGACGTAATGCGTTTCGCCCTTGGTCTTCAAAACCCACATGGGAATCTGAGGATCTTGGAAGTGGCCCTTGTTGAAGTGAAAGTCAACCACCTTGCAGAATTGATTTTCCATTATGCGGCCTCCTTCTGCGCCAGGTATTGACGTTGTGCTTCGAACTTGGATCGGCCACGCAATTCGATCATTTGATTGGCCTCGTACTTGAGACGGCCCAGAGCAACACGGGTACTCTGAATGTCGTTGTAGATGTCAGAGCGTTGAGCAGCCTTGTATGCGTGCTTCGCTTCACGGATCTTGGTGGACAGTTCCTTGTATTCGGCCTTCCATTCGGTGGCCCAGACCAGGTATTCTTCACGGGTGTTGAAATTGATTGCGTTCATTGTCATATCTCCTAAAGTTTAGACAGGGTATTTGTGGGTTTTGATTGAGTCACCGTAAGCTAGGTACAGGGCCATTGCGTCGGCCTCAGTCTTTGCTTCCCAGAAGTGGTAACGGGTGACATGTTTTTCACGACGGCCTTTGCCCTTGCGGAACCTGGCGTCCAGGTTCATTTGCTCTACGTGATTTTGAACGCGAGCTTTTGCTTGGTTGAAGGTGTCGTCAGGGTGGACAGGAACTCGGACTTCCCAAGCATCGTACAGGTTCATTGACATAGACTGAACCTCTTAGTGATGTTGCGAATTTCGTCCTTGCGGGCAGGACCAATACCCAATGCGGTGATGATAGGTTCACCGGTGAAGTGGGGTGGCATAACGTGATGCTGGTCGATGATCAGGGAGCAGGGAATACCTTGCGCCTGGGCTGCTTCGTAAGCCTTCAGAATCTGTTCTTGATTCTTGGCTTTGAGGCAAACCTTCGTGCCGATACCATCGCGTTGGTAATGAGCCGCTGCTTCAGGTCGTTGCTGTTGTGCTTGGAGATATGCGTTGAGATACGCATGACCGCTCTGGCTAGAAAGCTTGCCAGGGGGCATTTCAAGGTCGCCGCGTACAATTGCGTACAGGCGATACGGGTCTTCTTCGAATTCAGACCGCGAGGTGTTGAGCAGTTCGTCAACCTACAATTCTTTCATTTGGAACTCCTGTAAAGTTGGGTGTGGGAATAATTTCGCCACACATGTATTTAAGCACGGACGAAATGATTGTGCAAGAACTATTTCTTTTCTATGATTTCCCAAATCATATCTTCCATAGCATAATAATTCTCCAAGGCTACTTTGTGGCGTCTGCGCGTAACTTTAAAGAGCCGCCCATAGATTGCTAGGTTCACGATCCATAATGACATGTTGAACCAACTTCCCTGAAGGGCGAATATGGCACAGAAGAATATGGCGACGACTATCATACCACCGCTAAACCGCATAATCCCCTTGTGGGAGTGGCTAAAAATACCCCTCAAGATGGATTTGATGATTTTGAACGGGTTAAGTGTCATTTCGCTTCACTATGGATATGGTCGATGATAGTAACATCATCGACCATATCTTACAAGCTTATCCTGTTATCGCCAATTTTTAGGTGGCGTGCATGACATGCCTGGGAAGGGATCTGGGGTTTCCAAAGAGCGAGAACGCTCTCGAGTTACTTCAATCCCACGAGCCTTGAGACCCCTTGCATCGTCATAATACATGACGAGCGTTTCCAGCACCTGATTCTTTTCAAACATGGTTGACACAGTTTGAAAGTCAGTGGGCTTACCAAACCCAGTGCCCAAATTGTTCAATGTGGCTGCTTGAGCTACAGCTCGAGTCAAACCGTTGTCTGTACTGAGTTGAGCAGAATTAACAGACGACGTGTAGCCGTTGAGTGTTACGTCATTGAACGTATTTGATGCACCATTACGCATAATGGGACCCTTAGGGATTGCACCACCCCAAGGTGACGGTAAAGTGTCATTGAGGCTGAACTGCGGGATCACCGCTGGTTTCTCCGACCACACCATCACACCGATGACTCCACAATTGTGACTGGTACCACTTGACAATTGTGAATAGCTGTCACGCTTGCCCGAGAATGTGAACTTTGCGGCACTTTGTCCGTTTAGTTTCCACCCAGGAATCTTGATTGAACCAAAACCAGCGATCACATAACCAGGGCTATCAGGGCTTGCTGCGTTACCATTGATGACGCTTAAACCATCAACGCTTATGATTGCCATAACGCGGTTAGGCGTATGATTTCTAACCTCGATTTCGAATTCAGAACCAGCTCGACCTTCAATGAAGGTATTATCGCCGCTCTTATATTCGGTAGCCGTAGTGCGCCCATTCACGGTGATTGACACCGAAGCTTTCGTACCTTGCATGATCGATCTCCTTACTTGACGTTGCCGAAGAAGTCGGTCGCCGCTTCCGTGGAACCAACAATACCCTTCGAGCGAACCGAGCGGTAGGAAGAAGTTGCAGCACTCAGAGTAGCCATAGTGTCGTGCATGTTGTTCGTGTCGTACGTCATGGTATTACCCTTAGACATACCGAATGTTTGACCCACTTGCCATGCATCCTGGTTAGCACCCAGGAACACGAAGGTCCAACCCTCTGCTTCCTTAGCCTTGATCAGTTGCGACAACATGCTGGGCGAGTATTCACGACTCACATTGTCCTGGCCGTCCGTCATGATGACGATCAGCTTTGCTTTGCCATCATCCTTATTGGTGCGAGCTTCCAGGGCCTTGATACGTGTGCCGATGGCATCGTACAGGTTGGTCATACCAGTGGGATTGTAGGTGGCCTCGTTGAGGTCTTGAACTGTCGAAATAGCCGCATCCAGATATTGAGTGCGAATACCGCGATCATCGAACTTAGTCAGAGTCAAGAAACATTCACCAGGTTGCGAACGTTGACCGTTTACATATTCATTGAAACTGTCAATGGTGGCTTTACGGACATGGCCCATTGAACCGGTTTCATCCAGGAGAAACTCGATGAGGGTTGAGGTGGTGGGAGTTTGAGATTGAACGATCTCGTATGCTTGAGACATAATGATTTCCTTGCAAGTCTTCTGCGTCACCTTCTTGCGACGACTTCTGCTTGCTGTTTGACATGGCATCATTGCCACGTTTCTATTTAGTATACGGGTTTCTGGCTTCCTTGCAATATTGGTGTTGTGCTGAATAGGCAATTCGCTGTATCATATGGCTATCGAATAATGGAGTCATTGAGTTGAAACGCAAACCTGTTAGGCAAGAGCCCGATTTTTATCACCACGAAATGCCAAAAGATTTGCGTCTGGCTATCACTGACGCTTGGGCGAAGATTCAAGCCCACAATAACCTGCCTGACATCATGCAGGAATTCTTTAAGCAATGGAATATTATTGGCTGGGCAGGGGTTTACGGGGATGTGTTTAAGCCCAAAGTTTTACAAGACACCATTCCTAATCTGATCTCTTTGTCATATCGCATGTGGTATTCACCACGATGCTCAAATACTCATTCGTCACCCAAGGGATTCCCACAGAATTTTGGACAACAAGCAGGGATCCCCAAACACTATCCTGGCTTCATTGGTGACATCAGGGCGGTACTAGATTGCGATCCAAAACGGGCCGGATTTCGGGATGCCGTGAATAACACCGCATTCAATACCGGCAGTGGCGGTGGGGGCTTCAATGGCAAAGTCGCAAAGTACAGTTATGGTATTACTCTGTTTCTGGCTGACTTCCCCAACATGGAACAACGAATTGTTGACGAATGCGTCATGGGTCGTCTATCTCAAGGTGGTGACAATTTCAACTTTGTTGAACAATACGACAACACATTGACAGCGGAATAAATGATGGCCCCACTTAGTGGGGCCATCACGTTGTTGCTACTTACGGGCGGTACTTCAGACCCAGCGCTTCACGCTCTTCGGGGCTCAGCTTGTCGTAAGTCTGACGGGCCAGTTCCAGCTTGCGTGCCTTCTCTTCGCGGTCGCGCACGATCTCGTCGAACAAACCGTCAACCCGTTCGAAAGTCCACTTTTCGCTGTCGAGCGTCAGTTCTTCTTCGTCGATCCAATTTTCCTCCCGCTCGTCGTATCGGCTGAATTTCAGCGTGAGCTTCATGTTCGTCGCCGGACCGCGGAAGTTGTAATCCACTCCGAGTTCATTGGCTCGAGCCATCGTGGTCAGAAGAAGCATGGGCGCTTCTTCGCGCTTGAACTTTTCGGCTGCCGCGATACGTTCTTGACGGGCCAGTTCTTCGGCTTCGCGACGTTGAGCTGCGGTTTGCTTTGCCATGTTCATTTCTCCTTGCTGTTGTTTACCATGTATCAAATGATAAACATGGTTCAACATCAAGTCAAGCACCAAATGAACTATTATTCATACTCGTGCAGGTATGCACCAATACAGAACGTCCATTCCTCATCGCTCAGATTCTCGCAGCTTTTGTTGAAGACCAACATTGCGAGTTTCTGCTCATCTTCCTTGCCAAAATCCAAGAAGGTATAGCGTTGAGCGGTGCGATTGAACTCTTCTTGTTCGAATGCTTCAATCGCGTTTGTCCAACGTTGCTTGAGGATCATCCCCAACTGGTAACGAGTGTAGGGCCTGGGTGACTGCCATACGTTTGTGAGTGCGGCCTTGGTTGCATTCACGATGTATGTCCAAACTGGGTTTGGTAACGATTGAATCGCGCTATACAACATAGCTATGTCACCAGAATCACCCACCTTGCGCAAGGCTGTATGGGTGAGCTCACTTACATTTTCGATCATTTCCTGGTTGAGATTTACCGTGGTCTTAGAACCACGATTTTCAAGGATGGCTTGATACAATGGATGATCGATGCGTTCTTTCATGAAGGTATTCATCATCACTACCCGCATGTCACCGTACGCCGGGACGCTGAAGAACATCACGTCAGCATCCTTGATCAACGTGATCACCTTACCCAAATAGTATTGACCACTCTTATCTGGTTTGTTGTTGGGACCGACCGTTATCGAATAACCCAAAGATACGGCAAAACGAATGATATCTTCCATGGTAGCTCCCAGAATGTTTTCGCCAGTTTAACACCAAATGAATACGGGGTCAAAGCATTTTAGTCACTACTCTGACATTGGGCATACGATCATGGGCTGGTTGGCAATCAATACAGAACTTGCAACCTCGAGCTGCGATGCGTCGTGCTTCTGGAATGGGATCACCACAATCCAAACACACCTTCGACGATTCACCCGTATGTTTCATCATACGAGCGATGGCTATCGCATTGTCTACGATAGCCATCGCGTTTTCGGCTTCCTCGTCGGGATTGCCGAATCCACTCATTCTGCTTGGGGAACACTGGCCAGAACGGCCTTCATGTATGCCAGCTTGGTTTCGTAGCCGGCGATTTGGTTTTTGTAATGAGCAGTGGCACCATGCTGACCTTCACGTTCAACAGCAGCCAAGCTTCGTTGGGCGTAAGACAGGTTCTTTTCTTCCAGTTCGATCAGAACTTCAAGCGTCGACATATTTCTTTCCTTGGGGGTTTAATGGGGCGGCAAGCCGCCCCATTGGATCAGCCGTTCAGGGGCAGCGTAGCCACGTACTGGCCGATGCGCGCCGCTTCAGCGGCGGTCAGATCTTTGGGGAGGTTCAGGGTGATGGTCAAATCTTCACGCAGGCGGAAAGCGTGTTCCAGACCATCAACGGCACCAGCAGTGCGAACCGTACGCGAGATCGTTTGGCGAGCAGCCATATTGGCGGCACGAGCTGCGCGGGCCTTGGCCAGATTGGCCAGTTGTTGGGGAGTTGCAACCGACTTGACGGCGCCCTTAGCGGAAGCACGGGCTTTTGCCTTAACCTTGCGGGCCTTGGCGCGGGCACGTTGAGCGGCGTTGTTCAGGTTGTAGAACTGGCGAACAGCAGAGACATCGTAATTGGTAGCTGCGGTCGAGTATTCCTTGCCGGCGCGACCATCACGAGCGACGATCTGGCCCGATGCGAGCAGCGTGTTGATGGTGCTGCGTACGGCAGCCAACGTCATGGTGGGAAAACCAGCTGCGGCTTTGCGAGCAGTCGAACGAGGATTCGTGGCCAAGAATGCAAACATCTTCTGGGTGTTGGTGCTCATTTGTACTTTTACCTTGGTTTGTTTTTGCGACTTTTGTTATCGCGGAGTTTTGGCAACGTTGCCATAGACCGCATTATGGGAAATGGCATGCCAATTGTCAAGCAAATTTGGCATGCCATTTCAAAATATTTTTGACGCTTTAGATGAACGAGGCTTCGCCGTCAGTGTCGTCATTGCGAACCTGATTGCCAAACTTTGCCATCAACAATTGGTTCTCGAATTCTTCGGCGAAACCCGGGCAGATCTTTTCGATCTCCGAGATGCTGACTTCCACATAGGGCGGCTTGTCACCACTCGGATACAGCTTCTTTTCAGCCAGATGACGAAGGTCATAGAGACCACTGCCACCATAATGGCGTTTGAAGCTGTATGTTTTACCACGACGACCCCAGAAGTTGTACAGGGAACCCGGCTCTGGCGGATACCAGCGCGGATTGCGCTTCTGCATTTCTGTCATTTCGGGACCATTGTTGAATTCCACGTATCCCCAGACTTTGTCGTTCTTGTCCGTTTTGCACCATGCAAAGAAACGAATGGTGTAGCTGTCGAGTGCCATATGTTCTCCTAGTGTTGGATGATTTCAGCTTGAAAGGAAAGTTTAACCAACATGGCCAATTCTTCCCCACGAACCGTAACAGTGAAAGTAGATGAATGTGGGGGACGGGCGGCGAAGCGAGAATTTCTCGACTCCAAGTCAGACGAAACAGACCAACGAGTGGTACCGTTCTTCTTGAACCAGGTCACAAGTTCTTCCCTGCTGGCGCCACGCACCTTAAGGAAAATGATAGGTTGTGTGCTCATCGTTCACCTCACTGTTTTAACCCAACTAGTATAAGTTCATATGGCGGATTTTGCAAGTAGATGAAAAAGATGGTTACAAGGAGGGGTTCCCCTTGTAACCATTAAGTGTGTCGCAGTACGTACATGCGTGGACGTACCAATGAGTGTTATAGCATCTTAATGCAAAGTTGCAAACATATTGCGTTAAAGGGCAACAAGACGCTTGGTGGGGCTCTGGTGCCCGTCAATCAGCATCAAATTCACCAACAAAGACGGGGTGTCCGACAAGTTCAACAAGTGTCGATGACGGTTGCGCAAGATCCCACTTGGCTCTGACTTTGGGGCTCCTGCTGAAGTTGTACCCAGTGCCGAATCCATTCGGATGGTAAGTGAAAGTTTTGCCAGCTTTCAAGTCATCAATAATGGCTTGTTTACGTTGCTCAGTCAGAAATAACGTGATAGGCCCCAGATTGAAGGGTTGCGTGTTGCGCATATGTTCTTGATGGCCCATAACCACCAACCGTTGATCCACAATCGCTTGACGGATGTCATCAACTTCGTCCAGGTAAAAACTGTCCGATACACCCAAGCGATTCAATGAGAACCACTCACCACGAGCGCGATATCTGGTTTCGCATGAAGGCAAAAGACTGTCTTGCCTGTAGTGAAACACGATCTCCATGCCATCTCCTTCAGGGATACTCAGGATGTCATGCTTCTTTAATGCCGTAAAGACGGCCCCAGGATGTTCATCAAGTAGATGATGAATCGCATCGACTACTCGTGCTCGAATATTTTCTTCAGAACGCTTTTTCATGCCTTGCTCCTGAGGATAATCCAAATGGATCACCCTGTCTGAGTTTGCGAGTTTGAAATGAAGTGCCTGTTGGGTATCCATTATGGTGATTAGGACACCGTCAGGTATCGACCAGCCACGATGCTCGATCGTGTAGTCTATTTTGTGTTCAACCAACCACGATACGACGGCGAGATATTTCACACCGTCGTATGTGGCCAATTGAAAATCATGTCGTGTAGCGTTCACCAGTAAGCGCATTCACAACAGTTGTACCGGGACCAAACGCGGCTCTTGCTTGAGCGCGTTCTTCTCGGATTTGTTCCGGAGTACGAGCGGCTTGCTTTGCTCGGAACCGGTTGATGATTTGAGCATCCTCCGCTTTTCGCACCAGGATGCTGAGTTCCAGATTGAACTTCTTGCCACTCTGGTGCCACAGGACCAACATGTCACTGAATGGGATGCGACCGTTGGATTTCCAACGAACGATTCCATTCGTGTCGACCTGAGCATCGGTTTCGAACTTGCTCAGGTTCTGCTCGTCCTCTCGGACTTGCCAATTCGCCTTCGTCATTCTTCACCTCCAAGTTAGGACCATACTCTAAGGTCAAATGAAACTACCATATGAACTTAAAGTACAGACTATGCTACAGCGACAAGACATGAACGTAAACAGAGCGCTTACATAATCACGCAAAGTTGCTCAGGTAACCGCAGCACGGTGTTCTTATGGCCTTCAATGCGAATACGAACATGCGTATCAGTGAACGCCACGACTTTTGCGAACACGAGTTTTTGAATGCCGGAAGTGGTCTGAAACTGGTCAGCACACAGAACCTTTTGATGAAGGTCCAAGTATTTCCCTTGAACGTCCTTCTTGTCACCCTTCAGTTCTTTCATCAGGTTCTCCGCATCGTTCTGAAGCAGATGGGCATCGAGAGCCTTGCCCTGACGTTCAAGTTCCTCTTGGGTTCGTCGTAAATGAGCATGGATCACGAATGCTCCTTGTTTGAACGAATCGTTGCAGTTCTGGCAGCAAGCGGGGCGATCGCCCTCTTGAATCAACATCCCCGCACGTCCATCACAAGCTCCGCAGACCCCGCAAACATTGAATCCCATGTTGACCTCCGTGTTTTTGATGAGCGTATTATGATACCAAATGAATACAAAGTCAACAGCCAAAAGAAAACGGCCCCACTAGGAGGCCGTTTGGTTGTTTCTGTTGCTAGGCATTTCCTGCCCCGCCTTAGCCCTTAGGCTGCGGCAGCGTAAACGTTGTCGTTTGCGTTTGTGGTTTTTGCTTGATTTACGGTCATCGCCTACCGTGCTGTCATCTTCCACTATCTCGCCCTGTCGAAACCATGTCAGCCCCATCATCCACACACTGGCACCAAACCGGGTCTAGGGCTTACGCCTTGCGATACGGAGGTTTTACCTTCCCCTTTCGCGACCAATGTGTGGGTGGTGGAGCTGGCGGGAGTCGAACCCGCGTCCAGAACGCCTTTGCTTCACAGTCTGGGGAATTTCTTCCCCTACAGCAATACAGTCAATTGTACTGATCTGGTTATGAAAGTCAACAAGATCAAAGTGACAGTTTGTATCTTACGGCTACATGATCTGAAACAATCATAGTCAATGTGGTGTAAAACGCCCAACTCGTGTAATCGGCAGTGTAGTTTGCACATTCCCAACTAGCCGTTACCTCTTCGACGATCTGTTTGTTTGCGTGACTGAAATTAACTTGAAGGACAACCAAATATCTGGTGTCATTCAGTTGTATGAATTTTACAACGTCACATTTGTCCATGTAGGCAAAAGACATCATTACCAATCGAACTTAAAAGATGCCACATTATCAGCCAGGATGGATTCCAGAAGCTCTGTCATCTCTTCTTGAGTGAACATAACCTCGCCCGTATAACGAGTACAGGCTTCAACCGTACCATCTTCCGTAAAAGCATCATCCAAAATTTCAGCCCAATCCACTTGGCGTCCTCGTCCATAAACCTCAGGAGCATCACAGTAGAACTTTACATATCGATTCTGGATTGTTCCATATTGGGGCAACCAGTCATGGTTTTCTTTAAGCGAAGACGGAGCGAAAATCCAGAAGTCCCATCGTTCCACCAAAGGAATGGTTTTGTTCTTGATCAGTATTTGAAAGTCCGCTTTCATGGCAGATGATTCTTCATCCACCTTCTTTTGGAGTTCATTCAGATTGGCGATGCGTGTGTTGAATTGTTGTAGTTGTGTCATTTTGGTTTTAGTTGTTATCAAGTTTGCGAATATCTACCTGGAGATTCCCCTATCGTTAGTAGGTCGATTACCAAATCCCATTGAGTTATTGCCCTACTATCCGTGAATAATGGTGAATTCCCATATGTCTACCTGGAGTTCTACGACATTCACGTAGTATCAGCATAGTGCCAAGTAAGAATGACCGTGAATACTCGTGAATACTCGTGAATACTCGTGAAGTATCGCCACATACTCACATCATTGCCCCAGTTAATAGATTAATGAGAACCAGTCTACTCACTGGTTCCTTCCTGAGTTTAAATGCCAATACCTGTTCATCAGTCAACTGGACGTCATCTATACTGGCTGTCATCCAGTTGTTATCAACCCTGAATATGGGTTCTCCATCAAGACCATGTCCGTACATGAACGTTCTTACCTGATGCTGGAATTCTTCCCACGCTTCTGCGACCCTTATATCCACGAATGTATTTGGTGCTGTCATGGTATTGATTCTGGACTTCCACCCAGTATTTGGGATCACTGCCAGGAACAGTATCATGGCTTTGTTGCCTGACACCGTGTAAACAAAGTCCATCAGGTAATATCCTGGAGTTCTTCTGGCCTTTCGAGTATTCGTCGAGCCAAATGTTCTGAGGTAGGGTCAGCTAGTTCCAATATGACCTTTTGTTCATCAGTCAACTGAGCTTTCAATTCTGTTCGCACTAAAACTTTGGAACCCAGAACATCCATATAGGTTTTATCTAGCTGGTATTGGTGAGGTTCCATATTCATGGTCTCCACAACTGCCATCAAACTATCGACCAAACCTGCTTGGACTCGTTCATTAATGATAATTCTCAGGTCTCGGAGTTCCCACTCTTCCAACTTCTCGTCCATAATGAACTCACCATTCCTGATAGTTATCTGGTATGACCACACATATCGGCCATCAACGTCCACGTAAAAGCGTTTACTCATGATTCCATAAGCCTCAGCATCAACATTTGACTATCTGATAATCTGGCCGTTAGTACCAAGCTGTCCACAAACTCGATACCTTTTTCCGTATGAGTAGTGTTGGTGATCTGGTAATCAACAAGAACCAACTCGTCTATTATTTCTTGTATGGGTTCCATCAACTGATCGCTGTTGTCTCGGCACCATTCGAACTGGCTTTCGTCCATTTGATCGTAGAAATCGCTCAAATACCTTTTCCTGATTCGAAAAGTTGATGTCCACTGAACACGACCATCAGGTAGTAGATCGTAGCTCATAGGTGATCACCAAACAATTCACTGTATTTCAGTCGCATCAATACCTCCTGTTCTTCACTCAGAGTCACAAACAATTCCAGGGTGGAATTCCAGGAGACACCAAACGAAACCATCGTGTATTGTTCAATTGATAATCCCAGAGTGGCAATAAGGTCGTCAGCCCACGCCGATCTGGATTCCTGACTCTTTCCGCGAATTAGAACCCGCATCGTTGAGGTGCAGTCGTCGTTCTTTATTCTGTTGTCAACTATTGCTTGCATGTGATCTATGGTGAATGGTGGTAATTTGCGTATTTTGGTTACTGGGATCATAGGTGATAATCCGGCAGGATCCAGCATAAGACTACTAGGGCCAGTCCTGCACCCAAAGCCGCAGGACCCAGGGGAAAAGTGGGGCCATGATTCCAGCCAATTATTCCCCAGGTGGTGAGAAAACATCCAATTGAAAACTGACGAGGCCAGTCCTCCATGGGCTGAATAAATCTACGAATCATAGCGGACATTTTTCATCCAAATTCATCTGTTCCTTACCAGCAAGTTCTGGAACCCGTAATTTCAATATGATGGTTTGTTCATCAGTTAATTCACATATGAATTTGATCTCGGCTAGAACCATCAAGACCTTGAAAGTTGTTTCACCATCTTGTGAGAATTTGAACCGGATTGGCACATGACGTTCGATCATATCGTAGTATGGTTTCCTGAGATCCAGCATGTCGACCAATCTTTGGAAGGCATCACGCAACATGCGTTCTTGGTCATTCAATTCAGTAATCAACCTACTAGCCAGGCAACGATCCTGATCCCAATCACGTAGCCAAACATCACCCAGTTTGGTTACACCATCCCATTCGTAGTAGTGCATACGAGTCCAATCCTTATGATGCCATATTGTACTTGACTGGAATTCAAAAGGTGATGGAAATTTGAAATGGTTGATGGGGTGGCATTTGCCACCCCATCAAGTTCGATCATTTGGGATCAGTTTTGGTCTTGATCTTCCAGTGCTCGCCGAGTAAGTTCGTGGAGGATTTTGATCTGATCGCGGTTCATTTCAACGCAATCCCAAGCGCCGTATTTGCTCTGATAGCCAAACATATAACGGATACCCACCCATACGCGCTTCCAGAATCCACGGTACTGATGTAGATAAACGCTGGTGTAGATTTCTTGATCTTCGGGATCGTAACGATAGATGAGTTGATGTTCATCTGAACTGCAAGCGCAAACAATTACATGAGTTTCCAAAGTTATTTCCTTAAATCAAGTCAAAAGATCAAAATATTCACTAAACTTCAGTTTAAACAACGCCATGTCTTCGTCATTGCTCAACTTTAGTTCGAAACTGTCGTAGAACGAGAACTGATAAAACCGCACGACCTCATATCGACCGCCTATTTCATCAAACAACCATTCAACCAGTTCGTCACTCGACGACGGTTTGGGATTTTTGGGCCACATTACCCCGATCAACCAACCAGGTTCTGATACTAGCCTTTGATACGTGATATCAATTTGCGTGTCGTGCGCCGTGACAGGTTGAGTGATTTCCTGACACAAATTGGATGATTCAATAAGGGGTGCTTGCTTTTTCTCAACTGGAGTTTTCTGACATCGCCAAATTCTCATCGCATGAACTCCGAATATTGCAGTTTGAATACAAGGACTTCCTGAGGTGTGTCAAAGTTAACCAACACCATAGCTCCATTCTGCGCCATGATGATGGTATCGGCGACCATCGGCGACAGGAACTCAATCAAGTGGTCTCGTTCCGCAACATCGCTAAAGCTCATCATGAACGACACCCGATCGGGGAACTCAGCAAGCCTCTTCGCGCTGTGAGTTCTGAAGGGTTTAATCCACTCTAATTTCATTGCCTTTCCACCAACGCCAAACAACCCAGATCGCGATGAGTATCGCGCCCAGCACGGCACCCCAGAGATCCATAGTGGATTTACTAATGACGTTCTGGTAGAATCCCCAAATGATACCACCCAAGCAGGTGCCGAACATGGCACCGCCTAGGACTAATCTGAGATTCAGAAGTGTGAAAAGTCGTCTGAGTTTTCTGTGCATTGCTCAATTGTACACGATTGGTACAATGGCGCCAATGCTTTCCAGATCAATATCCTGAAAATATTCTTGCAGGATTCGAGTGGATTCTAGACAAATGGAACCCTCAGTGCCTAGATGAAACGATACCACGATGTCACTTTCTTCGTGGAACTTGACTGGATTTATGATGTCGCCACAAGGAAGCACTTGATAAACTCGTGTGCCCAAAACTGATTCAGCTTGTTGTTTCAACCATGTGTGGTGTCTGTCCAACGCCTCCAAGAATGCTGTTCTGTCATTCTCCAGATCCGTATCTGCAAAGATCTGTTCAGCCGTAAACTTGTATCGCATCATAATCTCCTAAGAGTAGAGTGTTTACAAAGTTATTTATGGCATCAAGCCACCAGACTGTCAATAACCTAGAATTCAGTCACCATGGGATCAGAATATGAACTTATCTGCGAGGTCAGACAGGATAGCTGGAGACATACCACGGGCAAACCAAAGGGAACCAGGTATGGAAAAGCCACCGAGACCCGGTGGCTTTTGTTTAGAATGGAATCTCTGAACCTGGTGGCATATTGGCTCTAACTAGATCGCTCATGTCTTGAGTCAACACCGAGTTTTCACCAATGATGACATCTTGGGCGCAAGGATTCATGCTGCTCAGGCTCTTGATCATGGATGCAAAGCCAGCTTGCACTTGTTCCACGATTGCTGCTGCGGTATCCGTGATAGTACCAATGACATCGCTCGCAACATCTTGAACAGCTGAGATCGCATCCGCGATGCCGCCAGAAACAGTGTCAAACACCAATCCAATGGCTTCTTGTGCTCCTGAGATGGCTTCACCAATCATGGCTTTGACTTGTGCAATACCTTCGGTCGTCCAGTCAATTATGTCACCAACCGTTTCTCGGATTTGCTTATAGATATCGCCAATGGCACTTTGCGCACCACTGATTACATCTGATACCATGCCGTTAATGTCGTCAACAATCCCACCAATCCAATCCTGAACTTCGCCGATCGTTTCTTTCACACTAGCAATCATTCCCGATACTCCATCCATGAATGATGAGCAGGGATTGTCTTGATTACGACCTAGTGCCGCGTCAAGGGCTTGTTGGCTTGCCGTTACGTTGAACAACGTGGTAACTTGCGGAACACCCAAACCATCAACATTATTGGGGTTCGATATGACTTTATTACCATGTGCATCTTTCAAATACTGCCCATTGGGATCATTCCCGTCATCGTCATCGCCATTCAATTTCACATATTTCCTAGACCATGTGATCATGTTGTCAGGAATGTTCATTCTACCTGAAAAGGGATGAATGTCTGTGAACATTTTTGATGTCACACTCGCTACGCTTGCTCCGATACTCGCCACAGATTCGATGCCTGATTGTAGACCACCGAACAATTGTTCACTGATGAGCGAATCCAAGGATCCCTGTGGATTGCTGGGATCTGGAGCATTCCCGATACCCAAAGATGAGCTGATATGGCTACCCAAGGATGACATTTGCGATGTCAAACTACTGATAGCTCCACCAATAGGATCGACTAGTGCCTTACCCTGCTTAATCAGGTCCAGACCCTCATTCAAATACTGAGAGTCAAATGCTGGTTTGGGCAGCTTGTTGATTGCTGCGTTGATTGCGTCTTGATTAATTGTCATGTTACACCAAAATCAAACCTGGATCGTACTTACCGTTCTTTGTCGTTGTCAGAAGTTGTTTACGATTTCCAGTTTCACTGTATGAAAGATGAATCCATGGCTTGTTGCCAATATATTCAAGAATCATTTGATCAAAGGGCACGTTGTCCTTGATCCATTGAACTCGTTCCCACCATCCTTGTTTGCTCAAAGCACCTGACCACTGATCACTAAACTGAAGGTCGATGGCTTGCCCTATTTCATGCTGGGAGCTACCGTTTTTCTGTAGTCTGAAGCCGCTAGTGATACCAATGACCTGACGCCCATATCGTCTTGCAACAGGCTCTAGAACGTTCACACATACAGCCTTCAGGTTGCATATGATTTGAAGTTCAGACAACCCTCGTTGTGCCTTCACCCTAGTGGGGGAAACGACTGCCTTGCTGCTTACAGTTTCCAATTTGAAATTAGGGCTCAAAAACATACCGTAGTCAATGTGGTTTGGAAACTCACCACAATCAACTGGAGTCGTTGGTGTAGGTTTCGCTTCTGTGACTTTATCTTCAGCTGGCGGAGTAGGTGCCGCGGGATCATACCCCAATTCTTTACTGCGTTCAATCTCACGACTGGTAGCAGGACGACCTTGAATTTTAGGATAAACGACTACACCTGGGTTTTGCGTATCAACCTCATCATCCCAAGAACCCAAATCAGCCTCATTGAGCTCTGCAGGAGTCCCATCCGGGAATGTGAATTTGATTGCTGGGCCACTGCTACCGCCCTCGTATCCCACAATACGGTTAGGGGAGCCACCGACAATAGTGGCACCGCATGAGCATAGATCGCCAACCCTAGCAGTCAGGGGACCGTTGGTGGATGTGGTTTGAGCGCCACCAACGATTGTTACCGTTCCGTGTTTGTCACAGTAAGCGAGATCACCAATACGAGCAACACCAAGACCGTTAGCCTGAGTATCAGCACTGGCAGAAATAATACGGCCGCCATGAGAGATCGCATCATTTAATCTCGCTACGCTGGGCATGATTACAGACTGGCGCTGAGGTCAAGTCCAGTGGTGGACTTGACGTATTGGGTTGCGGCATCCTTGCGGGCGACGATCGGCTTCATGAGCATCTTGTGATATTCGATAGTGACTTCCGTGTCATCGTCCAGACCCATCATGAACGGAGCAAAGCTGACACCAGCCTGACCGTTACCAGTAGGAACAAGAGTCAGAATAACGGGCTTGCTGAACGTGTAGGTTTCGCCTTCGACCTTAACCAGCTTGGCCAAGATTTCTTCACCACTGGTCAGCTTGACTGCGACGATGTCACCAGCGGCAACGGTTTTGTTGGTATTGATTAGCATTTTGTATTTCCTGTTGTGTGATTACTTATCACGTTGATTAATAGAGTAGGCCCAATTTGCGGAGGGCTTCTTCCGCTTTTTCCTTCTTGTCCAAAGGCACTACGATGGACGCTTGATTTGCAACCGCGGCTCGTTTGGCATCTTCTGCGGCTTTATTCGCCAGCTTTTTGGCCTTATTAGCTTCCATGGTCGCCTTACGTTTTGCCGCAGCTTCGGCATTCTTACGCTGGGTGATTTCCCGGGCTTCTTTGATTTCTTCCTTCAGCAAGCCTTCCAGATACTCGACATCAATGTAATCAAACAGATCGAAGTCACCATCATCCATAAGTTGTTTGAATGACTTATCAATGGCTTGCTTCAATGCTTCAAACGTTGCGATGTTTGAAACCAATTTTGAAACATCGACCGTTAGGTTTTGATGGCGATATTTCAAATAGCTGACACCTTGTTCGAGGTGATCCTTGTATTCTTCGAAGGAAATGGGAACTTGCATGGTGAAGAAGTCTGCCCCCAGTTTGGCAGCCACCAGGTGCTGGTTGAATTCGTCAAGTTCCTGTTGGGTGTAGGTCTTCTTGCTCATTTGATCAATCCTGCGGCTTTGAGAATTGCGACTGCCATCTTGTGTTTCTTTGGATCAACAGTGATAGTCATGCCATTTGCTTCCAATGCTTTCTGTTCAGCAAGTCGCTTTTCTTCATGTTCTCTTTTGGCCTTATTTTCTTCTTCTCTGATTCGAAGTTCTTCAGCTTTGGCCGCTTGTACTTGTGGACGGAAGAAGCGTTCACTGTTGTACCATTCCATGTCGTCTTCATCAATGTTGTAATTGATAGTGTTGGTGTACATGGTTTCTATTTGCTGTTTGAAGTATTCGTAAACATCGATATTGTTGAGAACTTCTTGCTTTGTCAGCTTGATATGTTCGTGGTTGGATTTCAAATAGTCCAACACGTTTTCAGCGAATGCATCAAACGAGGTCCAATCAACATCAAATGTCACTTTAAAAGGCAGAGACCCAGACAATTTGGACTGCATCATCTGGTCTTCGTGTTCTTCTTGTTGTTCTTTTGTAAAAGCCATCATGACTCTCCTTTGTGAACATTCTAGGAGTGGCTTTACTTGACGTCAAAATAGAATTGGGGAGCAATGCTCCCCAATTTGTAACTAGATTTGTTTAGAAATCCAAGTTGTTGTCGAAATCAACATTGCCACCAATACCAACCGTGTATTCAGCGACCGTGCGCTCGAAGAAGTTGGTCAGTGATTGCAAGTCTTGCAGTTCCATGAAAGCGAACGGGTTGGTAGAACCGTATTCCTTTTCCATGCCCAGACGAGTGAAACGCATGTCTGCAACGAATTGCAGATACTCGCGCATGTTTTCCTTGCTCATACCAGCAACACCCAGATCCAGAACGTCGTCAGCGAATTGCATTTCGCATTCAACTGCTTCCTTGATCATTTCGCGCACACGGCTTTCCATGCTGTCATCCCATAGTTCAGGATATTCGGCGCGCACTGTATCAACGATTTCGAATGCCACGTTCATGTGCATGGATTCATCACGGAACACCCAGTTGGTGCCGCTTGCCAGACCATGCAGCAGTCCACGCGAACGCAGGTAATACACATAGGCGAATGCGCCAAAGAAGAACAGACCTTCGATAACGGCTGCGAACGTAATCAGGTTCAACAGGAAGGTGCGGCGATCTTCTTCAGTACGGCACTCATCAAGGTCCATGACTGAGTCGATCCACTTAAAGCAGAAGTCAGCCTTTTGTTTGATCGATGGGATGTTGTTGATGGCATCAAACGCAGCAGCACGTTCATCGGGATCCTTGATGTATTCATCCAGGAGGGTCAGGTAGAACTCAACGTGAAGCTGTTCTTCAAACAGTTGGCGACCGTAATACATACGAGCTTCTGGGGAGTTCACGTGCTTGTACAGACTCAACACCAAGTTGTTTGCCACAATGCTGTCGCCAGTGGCGAAGAACGCAACAATGCGATTCACAATGTGTTTTTCAGCTGGGAGGATCTTGTCGCGCAAGTCGGCAATATCGGTGTTGAAACTGATTTCTTGAACGTTCCAGTTATTCTTCTGTGCGTCACGGAAGAATTGGAAAAACTGCGGATACTTCATTGGGCGCAATGTCAGATTGAACCCGGGATTCAAAATTCCCATTCGTCTTATACTCCTTAAAAGCTTTATTTAGTGGTGGTTATTGTGATATGTACCATATTCACCAATGAGGTGAATATCAAAATCTGGTTTCACTAGGTGGGAATAATCCCAATCCCCAATGTCAGGACTTAGCGTGATGTGCGGGTTATAGACTGGATAGTCATATGTGGCTCCTGCCGCGATCGATTCACTAAATCGAAAGTGCAAGTAGGGGCTGAACAATCGCAACACTAGGGTCCTTCCCATGGGAGTAGGCCAACAATCCAAGAAATTAAGATCCTTGGGAATGTAGATGTCCACCGTGTGATTTTCTGGGAAGTCAACCGGGTCAACACTGTTCACGATAGTTACGTGAAAGCTTCCCTCTGCGGTTGGATTCGGAATGTTGTTGACTTTAAGGTATTCAGTCAATCGTTGATTCGTATCAGCATCAAAGAATCCGGCTACGAAGAGTCCAGACTCCGATGTTGAATCGGCGTATTCATCAAGCATTTCTTATTCTTATAATGTGCTTATTTGCTATCAGACATGATAGCTTTTATTGCCGTATCTGCAATAAAGAAGGGGTGAACCAGTCACCCCCTTTTGACCAATATTAAAAGGCCATGATGTGTTGGTATGCTGCCATACAAGTTGCTTCCAAATCAGAAGTCAACGTGACATTTGGTGCCTTCTTTTCAATAGTATAGCGCAGATACTTTTCGTTGGTGAAACCTGGTTCTATGCCCACAACGATCGGATTCGCTCCGCTAATCGCCAGCGGAGCGATTGCTTCGCCCAGCTCAAACAATGTCGTGAGACCGAAGTTGCGATGCGGCATCTCTATGGTTTTGTTCGCCAACCAGAACACCATAATGCCAAGTGCCTTGGTTCTAGCCAAGTGTTCATGTTCCCAATCAACTTGTTCATAGAATGTGTCATCAGAAAAATCCTTGAGATCGGTGAATTCAGGACGACGTGGATTGAACACATTGATATGACGAGCTGGATCCAGATCCATACCAGCCAATCGAGTGAGAATTTCTCCAGCCTCGTTCTGCCAATCACCAGTACCCAGGATAGGACCAGCTAGGAAAATGTTTAGACCATGGTTGGGGTCTTGCGCCTCATGTGGCGAGTTAATGATTTCTATGGTTGCCATATATTTTGGTGGTTAAAAAGGGGAGCTATACTCCCCTTTTACTACTTAGGTGCAGGAATCGCAAATTTCAGGGTTCTCAGGAGCCATTGCTGGTGCTCCTGCCTGATTGTCAACCGTTACCTTGTTGATCTTCGTTGCCGAACGACCACGCAGATAGTAAGTTGTCTTCAGACCCTTCTCCCAAGCATACATGTACATGCTGGACAGAACTGCGGTACGCTTGTCTTCAGGGAACTTGTTCAGGTCCAAGAACAGATTCAAGCTCTGTGACTGGTCGATATACGCGCCGCGAGCAGCAGCATGTTCGATAGTCTTCTTCTGCGAAATTTCCCAAACCGTCTTGTACAGTTCATACAGTTCGGCAGGCAAGCCAGGAACACTAGCCAGAGAGCCTTCACTCTGCTTCAGCTGGTTAATCGTGGTTGCATCCCAACGACCCAACTTCTTCAGATCAGCAACCAGGTACTTGTTGACTGCAATAAATTCACCACTGAGGGTTTCACGCTTCAACAGGTTTGCCTTCTGAGGTTCAATGCACTCTTCAGCACCAGAGATATGAGCAATGGTAGCTGTGGGAGCGATAGCAATAGTCAGACTGTTGCGCAGACCATGCGTCTTGATTTCTTCCTTCAGTGCATCCCAACGAGTGACATCCGAGGGAACGACACCAGCCAGATCAAACTGCAAAAGACCCTTAGCGGCGTGAGTATGTTCAAAGTCACGGTGAGGACCAGAAACCTTAGCCAGTTCACAAGAAGTCTTGAGAGCCTGGTAGTAAATTTCTTCGCTGATTTGAGCCGACAGCTTGATAGCTTCATCAGATTCAAAAGGCAAACGCAATTGGAAGAACAAGTCTTGCAAGCCCATCAGACCCAGTCCAATAGGACGCAGGCGCATGTTGGAAGCCTTTGCTTCGTGAATGGGGTAGAAGTTGCGGTCGATAACGCGGTCCAAATACTTGACAGCAATGGCGACGTTCTTGTGCAGCTTAGCCACATCTAGCTTGCCGTTCTTGACATAACCACGGCCGATGTTGATCGAACCCAAGTTACATACGGCAGTCTCACCGTTCTCAATAGCCAGGAACAAATCGGTTTCTGGATTGTAGTCCAGAATGTTGATGCTACGAGCAACGAAATCTTCTGGGGTCAGAGCAGCGACTTCTTCACGAGTCAAATGCACGTAAGTACCAGCGTTGGTGGGCTCGATAATTTCGGTGCAAAGGTTTGACAAGTGAACAACGGAACCATTGACTGCGCTGTTGCAACGAATATTGCTTGCATCCTTCCAGCACATCCAACCATTACCAGTTTCAGCCAGCGTCTTCATCATGCGGGCATAGATCTTTTGTGCGGGCAGTTGTGCTTGGAACTTACCAGCAGCTTCCAGCTCCAGATAACGAGCTTCGTATGCGGCACCAAACAGATCGGTCAGTTCGGGAGCAACGGCAGGATCAAACATCGACCACACACCACCTTCCTTGACGCGCTTCATGAACAAGTCAGGAATCCAGTTAGCGACGTTCAGGTTGTACGCACGCTTTTCCTTTTCACCCACGTTGTCACGCAGTTCCAGGAACTCCATGATGTCAGGGTGATGCGTTTCCAGATACACACATGCGGCACCCTTGCGCTTGCCGCCTTGGTTAACGGCGGCAACGCTACCACTCAGTGTGTGCAACCATGGCACAATACCGTTCGACTTGCCGTTCGTGCCCTTGATCAGAGCACCGCTTGAACGAATGCGCGATGCTGACACACCGATACCACCAGCGAACTTGGACATCAGTGCGATATCCTGATAACGCTTGTAGATGTCACGCAGATCATCCAAGCTGGAATCCAACAGGTAGCAGGAGCTCATCTGAGTGTGCTTGGTGCCCGAGTTGAACAGGGTGGGGGTCGAGGTCATGTATTCCAGGCTTGACAGCAAGTCATACAATTCAACCACTTCTTGTGCATTCTCGGACAAACCTGCCGCAACACGCATCAAGAAATACTGGGGAGTTTCCAATACTTGGCGCGTTTGGGGATGCTTGAGCAGATAACGATCATAGATCGTCTTGATGCCAAAGTATTCAAACTGTTCATCGCGCTTAGGCTTGATAGCGGCATTCAGCTTGCGCTTGTTGGACATAACCAAATCCAAAGTCTTCTGGCTGGTCAAACCTTCGTCAAAGGAGCGCTGGATTGATTGGCTGAAGCTGTGAATTTCTTGTTCGGCCACTTCCTTCTCGATGAAGTTGGCCATCAGCTGGGCGGCGCCCTTGCTGTAAACGGGATCCTCGATAATGAATCCCACTGCGGTCTTGATGCTGAGCTCATCTAGCTCACGAGTCGAGACCCCATCATAGAGGCCACCAACAGTCTTGACAGCAATTTTGGTATGGTCGAAACCATCCAAGTTGCCGCAAACTCGTTCAATACTGTTTACGATCTTGTCCATATCTACTGGCTCAAGATCGCCATTGCGTTTGCGAACTTGCATACTTCTCTCTTCTCTTTTCTTATTGTTGTTTGGGTGGTTATTTATGTTGCTCGTTTAAATGAGCGACCACGCCATTGGTAAGAGTAAAGTGTGTTGATGCATTCTTTAATGTCATCAACTTTTTCTACTTCACCATGACTATAGTTAAGAACATGTTGGTCATCAATTATCAGAACGAAAAATTCCTCACCATCTTCGGTGTTCTTGTTCATTGCGAGCTTAAGACGTTCTGGATTCCATCCAGCAAAGCGCAGAGTGGCTTCCATACCCAGGGCAATTGCATTCTTGCAGTATTCGCCTTCATACAAAATTTCCCACACGGACAACCATTCCTTAGTGTTTTCGGGATCCATTGTCCAATTTGAATATGGGCATTGGGACCAAAAGTGAGCAACCTTAGACAATTGCTCAGACTCGTTCATCTCAGGGAGTCCATCACGGAAGACACCCCAGGCCTCAAGCCTTTCAGATGAAGAAAGCATAAAAGGGTTCATCTCAATTCCTTTTAAGAAGCGATGCCACCCTGAGGGAGTTTAAGGTGGGTGGCAAGGTTATTTAGTACCTTGCGCTTCTGGCTCCTGATGCTAAACTGGCACAAAGGAATAGCGATGACTTTACCTACACTCAACCATACAGTTCTAATCAAATACAAGGGCAAGCGGCCCAGACAGTTCGCCGGCGATGAATGTTTGGCGAATGAATGGTGCATGGACAATGCAGGCCTGGTGAACTATTCATGGAAGACCCTGTATCACTATGATCACTGGACCGATGCCGGTTATGTGATCTATTACTTCAAAGATCCCATGGTCGCTACTATGTTCAAACTGACTTGGGATATCAAATGAAAGTATACGAAATTTCCATTGAAGATATGAATCAATGGAACAAGGACCAACAACGAACGTTTTGGTTGAACTTATGTGAATGGTGTAGAACCAATATAGGCCAGGAAGGTGTTGACTGGAAGTTGCAATCTTCTGGATACGATGCGTTCTCTACAGCCGCAGCTTCAAGAACGCAACGTCAAGCAACTCATCTCAACCCTGGTATAGTGCTTCTAAACGGTGAAGACCTCGCAAACGAAGTCTTTACTGACATGATCATGTATGCGAAGTTAGGACTTCAGCTTTTCTGAGGCAACGTTCCAGCAGCAGCCATTTCCTGGTATTGGACGACGCGTTCCTTCCATTGTGCAAGGTACTTGTCAAACTCTTCGTCATAGATAATAAAGTCCTTGAACTTTAGATCTCTACTCACCATGAAAATAACGATGGTGCGAATGTTTGTGCCAAACAGATGATTATGTGCGTCAGCGTATGCAGCACACTGGCAGAAATAATCACTGATCATTTCTTCAGTTTTCATCTTGTTCGTTGTCTTGAAGTCCATTAGAGCCGGACTACCCTGATACACACCGATCAAGTCAGCAGTACCAGCGTATTGTTCTGGCATGTACAGGGGAGCTTCAATGCCCCAGATTTCATCAACGTTGACTAGACCCTGATTAATGACTTGGTCGGCCATGTTCTTAGCCATTTGCCGCACTAGGTTTGAACCACGTGGGCGTTCAACACCCAGCATATGATTTTCCAAATGTTCATGCATCAGTGTACCAAGACCTGTTGCTTCATCACGAATCTTATTTGCTTTGGCTTCACCCACAAACGCCCGCCAAGCTTCTAGTTCAGGCTTGTAAGAGGTAGCGCTAAGGATAGTGGTGACGCTTGGGAGATCCCCGCCAGGTGTGCGGTAGACGCGTTCACCAGTAGGCTTAGTGTCTCGCTCCAGGGGAGTATAGGAGAATTGGTTATTAATCTTCATCGTGGTCATTATAGGGTGCCGTTGTCTTGGTGTAAAAAGATGGCTAGAAATTAATCTAGCCATCGTATTTACTAAGGTGCCAAGACAAGTGTTCTGCACTTGACAAGTTTATCAGAGCTTAATCCTTGGTAGCTTTGATTGCCTGTTTTGCTGCGGTGTCCTTAATCTTTTCAGCTTCTTTGTCCTTTTGGTCACTTGATACTGAACGTTCTGGTGCAACTGGTGTTTTCAAATACAGTTTGTCACCCTCGATGCTTTTGATGATAGGGAAGTGATCTGGGCTCAAAAGATCCATAACCATTTCGCGATCAACATGGAATCCCGAGGGAATTCTACTCATACGATTGATAAGGTTGTCCACGGTGACGTATTCAACGCCATTGCTGGCGAGGGGAGTGAGGAGATCCAATACTGAACTGATCAAGTTGTCAGTCGCTTCACTTTCGTTCACCGCCTTAATTTCAACAGTTCTAGTGATCTTTGGGTTTGTCAAACCTTGGAAGTGTTTGTCTTTTGTTATTCTTTTGGCATGATTCGCATCAGTAACCGAGCTGATGTTGAAGGTCTTTGAAACTCTACCTTCCGCCTTATCATAACTGACAGTGACGGCAAACTTACGCTTACCGGCACTTTCGACCAGTTCACTGTATCTCATTTCTTCTGGCGTTCCTTGACGATAGCGATGATGTCTTCAGCATCAACACCATAAAGAGCAGCGGTCTCATTTACAGCTTCCAGACCCTTCATGCCCTTCTTCATGCGCTTGAATGTTTCGGTCAACAGGAAGGTATCTGGATCCTTGCTTTCACGCAGCATGTTGATTGGATCCTTGGCGACGCTTTCCTTTTGAGCACGGCCCACGGGAGCTTCATCACCAAACACGTCCTCTACGTCATCTTCTGTTGCACCATCATCGGCGGGTTCTGCAGCGGCATCGCCTTCCACTTCAGCAGCCGATTGGTCATCGTTTTCAGGGGCAACTTCTGCTTCAGCAGGAACACCCAGGTTGTTGGACATATCGTTACCTGGACCTTCACCGGTGACGAGTTGTTCCATGTTGTCGATATTGGAACCAATTTGTTCCTTTGCGCCCTTCAGGGACTCCAAGGCACCGCGCAGGGCTTGGGTGGAAACATCACTGAAGCGATCGGCAAATTCAGGACCAAAGCTGGTACGAATACCGTCCAGCAAAGGCATGATACCTTCTGCTTCCATCTTGGCGACTTTTTCAGCCATATCTTGCAGGTCGTCTACGACAGCCTTGGCTGCCAGGATCAACGAGGCGCGATCCATTTCGTTTTCAATCAGATTAATTCTCATTGGGTTCTCCGGGTTTTCTTTTTGCGTACTGGAGCAATTTCGCGCAGATAGATGCGGATAGCTTCTGTTATGAGTACGCTTTTGGTGTAATCAGCATTCATATTTACATTCGAGGCTTCGGCCATAATTGCGGCTCTCTTGTCCCCGTAGTGTGATAGAACGCTCTCCAGTTCTTGTTCAGGGGATTCCCAATCAATCTGGATACCGTACATTTGGTTGAGCATTTCAGCCAGTTTTGCCAGCTTTTGCTCTGATGATGTTTTGAAGTCTGATACTTTCATGTTACCAGCCAATAGTATCAGTTATTTATGTATCTGCTTGACTTTCAGTTCGTTTGGTTTAACAATATTATCATCATAAGCATTCATTGGAGGGAACAATGTCAAGCAATCTCGCGGTCTTGTGCATAGTCATGCTATGTTGGATGCTTTCTATTGTGGGCTTGATCCTGCATATGATGGCTCAAACCTTGGCGCGGCGAATTGTCGCATTTATGGTTTTTGTATTACCGGTAGTGGTTGGTATGGCGCTGTTGGCACTGATGGCATCCAAGTTTACTCTTTGAACTCATGGAAAAGGGGAGCTAATGCTCCCCTTTTATCACAACGTCCTGGTGTAGGACACGATTTCTTCCCGTAGCCTGATCGCGTGGTCTCGATTCTCTTTGAATCGATCCTCAGCAACCGCTGCTCGGAAACTATCACCAGCTTGGGTACGCTGTTTGGCGCGCACCTTGAATACTGCCGCATCCTGGCGATAGCGAGCATATTCTTCTTCAAGAGCCAGAAGCTTCTTGATCTTGGGGTCGTTGATGCCCACGTGGAAATTCAGCAATTTGGTCAACCCAACTGCCGACTCATATAGAGTCAAATCCAGAGCGATAGCTTCACTCGTGTGAATGTTGATGACGTCATAGGTTTTACCCGTCGAGTCTTCATTCACTTTGATTTCCCATGATCCAATTTGGACCCCTTGGGCCGTTTTATGGGTGGCAATTGCTTCGCGGAACCGTGGACTTTCCTTTACTTGTTCTTGAACTGCGCTTGCACCGCCAAATGCTTTCAAGATATTCTTCATATCCTCAATAGCACTCGGTGCCACACCCTGAGTCGGATCAACTCCTGACTCATCACTTTCAAGAATCTCACCATTCATGATGCGATTCAAACGGGCCATTGCTTCAATTTCACGGGGATCTGTTGTCATTAAATTCTCCAAACTTCCTCAAGACCATTAGGCTCATAGTATATCTTGCCATCTTTTGAAAGTCTATTTAGGAGGCCCCTTGATACCATTTTTCTGGCAACTTCCTGCCCACGTTCATTCAATTCCTCATCAGGAATCATACCAACGTGATTATACGCCTCCAGCATGTCACGCTCTTCTTGATCCACTTCCATACGGATCCCGCCCAGAATCTCAAAGTATCGCATTACTTACTCACTTGATTGCGGAGCTTGTCAAACCATGAATTCAATTCAGCGATAAGCTCTTTTACTTTGGCGAGTTCGGCTACGGTGACATTTTCCAAACGCAAGCAGATTGACTCCAGATTGGATCGGATCCAAGCAAATTCTTCAGATTCTGGTTCCTCAGTAGATACATTGTCTACTTGGGGATCTACGGGATCAACGATGAGATCTGACAAGTCTTCCGGATCATCCATAGAAACAACACCAGGCGTCAATTTGAGACCCAGTGGGGTTGTTTCCACACCAAAGCGACCAAAGTCTGGTAGGTCTGACACCTTGATATCAAACATGTCTTCCATCGTTTTATTGATGGCATCAGTATCAGATGGTTGACCGGCTAGAGCCAACATACGTTTGATTTCAGGTACTGCGCTAACCACACCTTCAGTCACGACAGATTCAATGGAAAAAGACGTACCGGCGTCATCACCGGTACGTCCCTTATGCTTACGATCCATTTTCTCAAGCTTGCCCTTCTTGTTAGGGGTTTGCTTGGGTTGATTCTGAGGTAGTGCCAATGCCTTTGCGATAGGATCGCGAGGCTTTGGAAGCTTACCCTTGATGGTAGTTTTCTTACCCATGGCTTCTTCCACTGTGTTGGTGATTTGATTGAAGGTGTCTAGTAGTTTGGCATCATCCTTTTTCGACATGGCATCAATGATGGTATACATTTGATCCATAGTCAAATCGTCAACCAATTCGTTAATTTCTTCTTCGGTTTTGCCGGTAAGTTCAACCAGCTTATTGATGATATCGGAATTCATAACTCACCTTCAGTGTGTTGAATATTTATACGACAAATGAAAAAGAGGCCCGAAGGCCTCTTTTGGACTACTGCTTTCGCAGATTACAGAGCAGCGGCGTAAACCACTTCAGTGTTTTCAGCGGTGAACAGGCCAGTAGCAACCAGAGCAGCCAACAGGGCGGCTTCGGAAGCGGCGGCGTCCACGCCCCACGACAGAGTGTGTTCGATGGCGAACTTAACAACACCAGCGCCTTCCAGTTGGAACAGAACGGTTTGGCCGTTCAGAGCGATGGTCTGGTTCAGAGTGTCCAGAGCGATTTGCGAAGCGGAACCAACGGCACCAGGGGTGATGTTGACCGAAGTAGTAACAGTGTAGAAATCCAGGTTACGGCCGACGAATTCGCCGGAACCAACCTTTGCATTTACGGGTGCAACCATTGTAATTCTCCTAAGGAATTGGTTTTGTAATGTATTTATGTTCTTTGTGCGAACGGGGAACTAAAATCCCCGTTAACACTAGCTTTTACAGTTCAGCGTGGTAGGTAACCGAAACGTTGTCGGCAGTAAAACCAGCAACGCCCACCAGGGACTGAGCCAACGAAGGAGTGGTTTCCCATGCGCCTTCGTGTTCAATAGCAAACTTCAGGGTATAAACAGAAACTGCGCCAGAACCGCCTGGCAGGTCCTCTGGGTCGGTTTCCGTAGCAACAGGTTCGATGTTGACGATGATGGGCTGTGCGCGAGTGCCGATGATTTGAATCAGAGCATTCAGGCGGGCTTGGGATTCTGATTCCGAAGCACCACGGCTGATATCCAGCAATGTGCGGACGGTATAGAAGTCCAGGTTACGACCCAGGTATTCGCCTTCACCGGCACGCTGTTTGCGGCCCAGTGTTTCAGTGGAGTTGAGTGTATATGACATGATAGTTCCTTAGCCTTTAGGCTGTTGTTTGCCGTATTTATTACGAATCTTCATCTACGGAGAAGAACTGGCTTGGTCTTCTTTTTCTTCTTTGTGACAGCGGGTTGGGCACCCAAGGGAGCCACAACTGTAGCCACGTTTGAAGCCGTAGTTGTACCGGCATCACATTCTTTCAGCTTTGTTTCAATGAGTTCACGATATCTCATACAAACCTCTTTGGTATAGGCTGTTTGATCTCCACCAATCGCTCTACATAAAGCTGCCAGATTAAATCCCGGTTGATATAAAGATGATGGCTGTTTTTGACCAAATCAGCAATTTGTTCGTAACTATTTACCATATCGGGAGTGACTCCGGTATCAAACAACCGCTCACAGATAATCCTGGGATCAGTAGTAAATCCGTGTGATTCTTTCTTGCTGACTAACAACGGAAAGGTGGCTTCAAACAACTCGATATCAGCATCACTAACCTTTACCATTTTGACCGTATATCCTTCACCGTCTTGCCGTGGTTTGCACCACCTAGGGCTGTATTCAAGGCCTCGATCATGATGCAGAGTATAGCCAACTCTTGCCACAACTCGCCCATCCACTGATTCTACCCTGCTGAGTGACTTTGCCACAGCTTTCAAATATTCAGTCCTATGTGCTCCTGAATACTGGCTAGTATGTGGTTCTGGCGACCAGTGAGTGAATGCTAACAAAGCCATGTCACCTAGCATGAAGTCCACCTGAACAGGATCGCCGCCCTGTGGATCATGCCATCGAGTATATATTTGACTGAAGCGAATATTGGGTTTGACATTGTCCACACCCAAGATCTTCTCAAGTTTCAGAACCATAACACGCAGTGCAGCTTCATGGGCAAAACCACTCAAGGCGCCGAAATCAAATGTGAATCCATTTATCGATTGTACGGCCAAATCAATGTCACCACTCATATCCTTCTTACCGGTACTACCCAGAGTAGTGAAACGAAAACCACCCAACGCCTTCAGATACCATTCGATGATAGGTATGATGCGATCCCTAGCTACTGGTTTTGTATCATCAAAGGCTTTACCGCCCATTTTTCTTTTCCAATTCGGTTAAGAAGGAAGCCATAGCCTCCATATTTCGCATATGCCTTGAATATTCAGTTGATGGATTGGCGAGATAGTTTTCCAGTATCGAATAAGCCCTAGAACGGGCTATATCGACGGCTTTGCGCGTTTCCATACCATCAAACAAGTCGCGTTCAAGTTGATCCGCCACGCTGTTGGAGAGCCTTCTAGGGGTTCTGAATATCTGTGTGTTGAAGCTGTTGTTGTCTTTATTTCTGGCTGTGAAATCTGCGCGATCAACTAGCTTCACCATCCAGCCATCAGTAATGTGCTTGAACACCAACCCTTCGATTCGATCGGCAGAAAATTGCCCACGTTCCAATGGGACAAGATATAGGTCAAGTAGCAATCGTTCCTGTTCTTCTACCGTTCTATCATCAAGATCACCCGCCGCATGGACACACCACTTGGTGGCAAGGGTGGTCACGAATATGTCAAACGCATACTGATATGCTGTCAACGAAATACCATCTTGGGTACTCATTGACGAAATACATGCACCGGCTGACGATTGTACCAACCAGTCATGATCTTCCGTGGCATCAAATGCGACTAAGGTTAAATGGTCCGTTCCTGGGTGTTTTGATTTTATCGAGTGGTAGTATTTCACTGTATTGGGATAATCACGACTCAGAATTTCACAATTTAGAACGAAATCATCAGTTGGAGCAGTGCCAAGACTTTTGCGCATTTTGAAGATTTCAGAACACGTCCAATGAACTGCCCTGAATTGTCTGGTCCATGGCAGATTGGGCCAGTCATCAATATCATAATATCGTTGGGTACCACTCTTTCGAGAGGTCCACAATTGCCCATCAGTCATGCCAACTATGAAATTGGAACCATCAATTTTCTCCTGATACATGAACCTCTCGGGGTGATCCAAGAATTCAGTTCGGCGTTTTTGGGATAGATTGGCGAAGTGTTTTATGCTCATATCACCAGAATACGCTTCACATTTGGCCACGTCAAAATAATGGTGCCAAGATATCTTGGCACCATGGGGGAGGGAGAAGAAACTACGAACTTACTTTTTGTTCTTGTAATCGTTGATCGCGTTACCAATAATGCGGCGGGCCAGGGCCTTCACATCTGGAATGTCACTATCAACGGCATCGACGATATCAGTTCCGTCCAGATCATCAATCAACTGCTTATCCGCCTTGGTGAGTTTAACATTCAAACCACTTGGTACTGCGGTTGATGATGCTTGAGCTGGCTGGCCTTGTTTGGTAGTCTGTGCCGAAGGTGTCGATTGCGTGGTCTGTTGGCTAGACTGCTGAGCTTGTGGAGCAGCGGTCTTTGCACCAGGAGCACGATATGCACCATTCTTGTTGATACGATTCTTGACACTGCTGATCTGGCGCTTGGCTGTTGATTTAGCTTCACCCGACTTCAAAGCACTTTGAGATACTTTCAGGAAGAAGTCACGCAATTCCTTATCATTCAGATCTTCATTCAACTGAACGCTTTCACGCAGTTTGAATTCTTGACCAGTAGGCTTGTCTGGAACACCAACAATAAAGGTATCAGCCTTGCGTACATAATTGGAACCAACCAACTTACCAGCTTGGTTCAATGCATCCTTCATGATTTCCGCCATACCAACCTTGGACTTGGGGATTTCAACACCTTTATCCATCAGCAATTCTTGAAGATTTGCCCAGGAGGTCATGGCACCCATGCCTTCAAGACTGTTTATGAATGTTCCCCATTTTTTGTCAGCTTTTGCAGCGTCTAGCAGACTCTTGACCTTAGTTGCATTTTGGGGAGTGACCAAAATCAAGTTAGGTGTTCGACCACCATTACCACGAATTTGCATAGACATTTCATTGTACATTTCTGTTTGCATGAAACGTTCAGTGCTGTCTTCGCGTTTTTCCTTTGCTTCAGCGTCACCACCCTCAGATTTTCCTTGCTCACCATCTTGCTTGGTGTCAGCCGGTTGTTCATCGGCTTGCTTCTCTGCGGCGGGTTCTGCTTCTTCGGGCTTGGCTTCTGATTGCGATTTCGCTTCGGCTTCGGGTTGAGCTTCGGCCTTTGGTTGTTCGGCTGGTTGCTCCTTGGTATCAAGTGTTGGTTCTTTACGTTCGTCGCCGCCCGCAGCCCCATCAGTCGATTCGTCACCCTGTTCAGAACCCTGTTCATCGTTTGTGTCGTCGGCCGGATCTTCATAATCGTAGCCATTAACGACGTTCTCGAAACGACGTGCTTGATCCTCAGCAAACTTATCACTGAACCCCAGATTCTTGGACAAGAAATCCATCATATCTTGTTCATTCTGCTCAGCTCCAGTCTCACCTTGATAATGCTTGAACGCATCATACAGCGCGGTAGACAGGTTTAGTGCCGAAAGCTTACCTTGGGAATTCTTATTACCAGCAGCACCACTAGCAGCCAGAGCGCCACGCTTGGCTTGTGTGATGAGTGAATCCCAAAACCCTTCATTTATATTACTTCTTGACATCTTTTTGCTCTCTAAGTTGACCTGCTTTCCTAATGCGGCGGCAGAACTTCTCACTGTCATCATTCTTGATGGCAGACAGCAGACGCTTAGTCAAGTCTTCTGAAACTTCTGGTGGGAAATTGGCCTCTACCAATTTAATGAGATTGCGAGCGCTTGCGATAACTTGTAAGGCGCGGCCCTCAATAACCGCTTCCTTGTTCTTGGGTGGGACATATGAGCTCAGCTCGTCCACGATACTTTTCAGTTTGTTATCCATTACTCGCCCTTTATTCTTGTAATCAAATTTTCTAGCATATCAGCAGCTTGACTCATACCGGCTTCCATTCCGGCGGCATATTCACCGACTTCAGGGTCCTGGTAGTTTCTGAGTTTGAAGATGAGATCCTCCAGCTTTTGCTGGATGGCAGGATCGAGAACTGGGTCCACATGTTCGACCAGCACCTCCTCTGTGAGGATTTCTGGTTGGGGTAATGGCCCCACGAACATGGACTCAGTTATTTCGATATATTCACGGATCAGATCTTGACTCATCGAATTAAAAGCAAAGTTTATTATCCTATTTAGTGAAGGTGAATTCACAATAACTTTGCTGTTAATCCATGTTCTTTTTAACCTTGTTGAGAATGTCCATCATATTCCTTCTCGTAGGAGAAGCAGATGGGGGTGCTGGCGGTGGGGGCGGTGGCATTCCACCCTTGGGCGCAACTGGTTGATATCCCTGTCCTGGTACATTATTGGCTGTATTATTGGCTGCCTTAGCTGCCGCCTTAATCTGGTTGCCAATCGTAGCAGCATCATTCTTTTGCAACATATCAGCATTTAGATCCGGGTCACGAATACGCAGTGATTGCGGATCATACCCCAGTTCAATGTGCTGGCCGACCGAACTCGAGCTACGAGTTTTCAACATCTGCAACCGATATTCACCACGTTCGCGCATTGCCATAGTGGTGAAGATACCGAACACGTTGTCAGCCGTGTTGATTTTCGAGATACCACCAGCAATGTGGCTATGGTCAAATTCACCGTTAGCTTCCACGGAACCACGATTCAACTGTGATGCGGTAGCAAACAACAGATGGAACTCAGAAGCCAGAGCGCGCAGCTCTTCCGAAACAAACTTATCTTTCACGAACATATCCGATGGATTGATTTTCTTATTATTAGGATACATCAGGTCCAGATAGTCAACCAACATGGCTGTTGGCTTGCGGCCAGTCTGAATCTCATATTCCTTGATATACGCCCTGATATCATTAGCGCTAGTACCAGCTTCTGGAAACTTCTTGATCTTTAGATCACCAGCCTTCTTACCAGCCATACGAACTCTAAGGTCAACGTCATCAATCTTGCGGAAAATATCCTTAGTTGAATAACTGGTAACCATTGAGTCCAGACGAGCTGCCACCAAGTTTTCACTCAGTTCCAGGGTAATGTAGATAACGTCGTGACCCATAAACGCCCAGTTCAATGCCAGGTTCTGCAGGAACAAGCTCTTACCTGAACCGGAACCACCAGCAAAGATGTTCAGGGTTCCCTTCGTGAATCCACCATACAGCTTGGAATCAAGTGCATTCCAACCCGTAGAAACAACGTCCTGACGGTCCAGAACCTCTTGGATGCGCTTCTTGGGGTCATCGAAGTACCCAGTACCCAAATCATTTTGTAGACTGATGGTGAGGGCTTCTTTCAGCTTGGCTTCGACTTCGCTGTATTTGCCTGCCGCGATAGCATCCGCGCCATCAAACATAACCAACTCAACCGCACGGTGGCGGCAAAACTGTTCGATTTCGTGTAAGAACCAGTCAGTGTGTTGTTGCTGAATATCAGCAATCTTTTCAGTCGTAATGCCAGTTTCTGCCTTAATCTGTTCAACGGTGGGCAGTGCCTTATATTCGTTGGCAAAATCCAGCACATAACGGACCGCTGGCTTCAATCGGTCATGCCAATGATTGGGATCCAGGATATTCTGGCAGCGAGTAAATCCCGTGGGATCACTCAACATGAAGTTCAGGTACAGGGTTTGCAGATCGATATTGTAGTTTTTATTTGTCTCTTGCATATCACCACTTTTTGCGGGAAAGGTTGATTTTTAGCTTGTTGTCAGTTGCCCCGTCAATAATGGTTTTGACAGTCCACAGTCGTCCATAAGTCTTGATGGCGTCGTTTGCGTCCTTTATGCCATCATCCCAATTCGGGAAGCTGACCATAAAGTCATGTTTCAACGCGATGTCCACCATAAGCTGACCCTTCTCATCTCGGTCAGGTAGGACGATTACTTGCTTGCCTATTTCTTTTAACCAATAGGCTTGTTGTTCTGACAGTTTTGCTCCTTGTGTTGCCACGCCATCAATCGACAGGGCATCAAAAATACCTTCAACCAATATCACATATTTTCGATCACGGTACAGGTTCACGTTATTGAACAAGAAGTGAGCAGGTGTATCGGTGTAGTATCTGGGTTGTCGAGCGGCATCTACTGACCGACCAGTCCATCCCACGATATCTTCTCGCCAGAAGAAGGGGACAATAAGGCGACGATTCATGCCGTTTTCACGGTCGGGAGTCCAGTAGAACTCATAGTTATCGAATACAGCATCTCCCCGCGACATCGCATATTGCGATACGGCTAGGAAGTCAGGATCGTCGCAGTCATTCACCGCCCATACCGATAATGGCAGGGCGTCTTTGGGTAGCTCCCGAACATCAAACTTGGGAGCAAATACAGCACTGGGGGTGAGGTTCGCCACACCTTCAACACTGTGAGTCAATTGCCAGGCAGTGAAGTTGAGCTTCTTGATTTCAAGTTCATTCACCCCCAAGTTCTTCAAGAACTCACGGACATTTTTGTTCAACAGGTTACCGGGTGCCCACCTAGTGGAAAATCCGCAGTTGAAACAGTTAATACGGATGGCACCCAATGGATCGGTAGCGAAACCACATCGCTGTTTGGTGTCAGGTCTTGACTGACCTCTTGATAAGCACATGGGGCAGTTGAAGTTGACAGAACCGTTGGGTGATCGCCGTCTTTTGGCGGGGAGGGCACTGAGTACCCTCTGGCTGAGGAAGTCGTTTTGCATTGTTGTTATAGCCTTCTTGGTAGTATTGTACATACCACCTTTCCAGCTATCAATTCTTCAACAATGCTTTTGTGATTTCACCGTCGTTATCGACAGCTGGTTGATAATAGAAGCGAACCCACATGTATGAACCAGTGAATTGCACGCTCTTGATGCCATTCTGTTCAGTCATTTCAAAATCCATGACTGGGAACCAATCGGCATCGTTATTTGGCACACCACTTTCCAGGCTGGCTTCAACCCAGAACTGCCCTGAGAAGTTATCACAGTAGAGTGCTAGTGTGTGCTGACCCGAACGGTTATCGACTTGTGCCGCCCCTGGGAAGGGTCCTGCCACGTAATAGGTCAGGAGAGGATTACCCCAAGTTTCAGATACAAACTGGTTCTTGGAGATCTCAAGCGATGGGTTGGGGTTAGGAATAGGGCCATCAAACATTTCCAGATAGCCTTTGAATGAACGATTCTGGTCTGTAAAGACAATCGTCTGTTTGTCACCGACAGTTTCGGTAATGGAATAGCGATATGAGCCATTATCTAGACCAGCCACATCGCTAGGGCTCAACGTGAGACGGCAATGTCCACGGGTTTCACTAATTGTAGTCAACCCCGTTTGGACTACAACCGTATTGGTTCGCTCATCCACAATGAATATGGACAAGGTTTTACCCAACAGGTTTGATGGTTTACGATCCGCATTTTTCAGCAGAAATTCGATTTCATTGGTTACGCCACGGAACAGATTGAAATCGGTTCTGTTTACCACGGCGTGAACGCTTAGACCAGATTCTGAAATTTGGATCACTTGCGGCATCTTATAAAGAGTTACGCTTGGCATCTTTAATCCTCACGATGCCTATATTTAGCTCATGTGATTTTTACGAAACTAAATATCCACGTAACCAAAATGAAAATACCGTTTTCATGAACGAACAAATCGAAAAAATCCTCGAAACCTTCCCTTTCCTTAGCTATGGCATTTTTGATGGCAAGGAGTATCTGGGCATCATCCAGAATTCAGACAATAGCCTGTTGTCCATGTATGTTCTGGAGATGATCCCCACGGAAGAGCTGCGTGCTCAATTCCTAAAATTTGGTGACGAGTGGTGGTGGGGTAGCAACCGCCAAATCCCCATCAACATTTTCTTCAAGGAACAATTCCTTGCATTCCGTCCGTACATCAAGCACTTCAACCGTAAGGACTTTGATCTGAAGGCCGGCCACGCCGTAAGCCTTCAGGAAACTATCAGTCGCCGTATTCGCAAACGCCAGATCACACTGGTTCGTCGCATGTGACTGGATATACCTTGATTTCAGTTAAATCGCCATAGCGAAGTTTCATCGCCATGGCGATTTCTTCATCGACGATAAAATGCCACTGAAGAATCTGATCATTCGGTACTGCCTCAAATTCATACTTGTTGTCAAGTAACCATTCTGTGATTACTCTCGAATGAAATACAAACCTCAGGACGGCGCTTGAATGGCCTTGAACGACGCCATCATATATTACGATTCGAACCTTCATAGCTCCAGGAATCCATCAAGGTCATCACAGAACGCGATGCGAAAGTGGGTGATATCAAGCTCATCCATCAGAGACACAATGATGCTACCTTCCTGAGATTGCGTGAGCCCATAGGTTCCCACTTTGCAGTTGGTGTTCAACCACTCGATCACAACTGATTTGTGTTTGTTGGGCAACAGGAAGGTAATCATAGGGTCAAGTCCATATATGGCCGAAAGCCAACTTGAACATTATAGCTGTTTCTTCGTTTGGCAGCAAGAGTACAATCCTATTATCCGAATCAAGGGTCCATTGGTAGTCATCTGGTACTACTTCTTTCAACCAAATATTCATTTGATCCATGGTAGTAGGTGCGGGAACCGCATCCCTAATAGCATATACCGTAAACGAGGGATAAGTGGGGTACATGGCGGACCAGGGGACTACTAGTTCAATCATATCAGCATTTTCAACATGACCGCCGACGCATCATCCTCAACTTGCAGGGATAGAGTAGCGGAACCCATATGGTGATATTCGTAACTAAAACCCCAATGAGTATTTGAATCAACTGACATCTGATTTGCAAGTGCCATCAAGTCTATGATTTCCATTCCTGTTCTGGCAGTAAAATCAACAACGTGTCCCGCACACTTGGGATCAAAGTTGGAAAAGCGTCCACCATTTAGTGAAGTTTCTGTCTCTTCTAGCTTTCCCAATATCATACGATATAGTTCCTGACCAGCATTTGAATAAACATCAATAATTAGATGAGGCTCATCCTCATCTGCCCTGACGACTTTGCGACGTGCATTGCCTGAAGCGTCAAGACACAAAATGCCAAAAGGATTAATCTGATTTCTCAACAAGCTTGTTCCAAATATAACAAAACTGCCAGTTCTGGGTTCGTGGTGAAAAAGGTAAACACCACCTTGACTGACAAGTTTTCTGGTGATCTATTGAAGTCAATCGACAGGTTCCATTTATCAGCCGTACCATGAGTACGATCATGAAACCAGTCTATGAATGGGCGAAGGATATCTTTATTGACTAGATCCCCAAAGGAATTCATAACTTCAACTGTTATGGAAACCCTGTTCGAATAACAGGCGGAATCGAAGTTTATGAAGCGTCCTGCACTCAGCAGGAGTTCATCTTTATACAACGGAGTGAACACATACCCATCACATATGGGTTCTACACCCCCAGCGGTTGAAACCCCCAAATAATCACCACTCTTGAATGGCCGGTTGCCGAACTCACGGTCCTCTTCAAGTACGCTCATGGTGGTGAAGTCACACAAGTACAGTTCATTGAACTTACTGGGATCAAGGAACGCCTGAGTCTCTTCTGTGGGCCTACGCCAGTGAATGATAGCTTTTCTGAAAAACATATGCCATTTCCGTTTCGTTCAGTATACAGACAGTATTCCGAATGTCAAGGGAAATGGCATAGCTCACATAACGGATTCAACTAGCAGATTCATTTGTACGACGATAGAAAGGGCGTAGGCCGTCGCATGTGATTTCTTGAAGTGGTATGTACCATCTTGAGGCGGTACCCATACTTCACGCCTAATTTGATCCATGGGGCAATTGATCAAGTGTCGCTTGCCTGGTCGAATGATGGCTAGGACTATAGCCAGATCTTCGATACTTTGTGGCTTGATTGTTTGGACGATGTTGAAGTGGTCGTGGATGTGGGCGAAGAGCTCAACCACTCCCGGGTCCGCAAGGAGTGACCACTCGGGTTCTTGGGAGACGAGCTTATCCAAGTGTTGGGCATCACGGACTCCCTCATAGACTGAGTTGTTGATGAAGTCGATTTTGAAATAGCCGAGTTCTTCTGCTTGATCATAGGGGATGCTTGCAAGGTCCGTGAGGGGGTTGACGGGAATGTCATGAAAGTAGATTCCCGTATTATGGCGCATTTCCTTACCGTTGTTCAACATCAAAGCTGGCACGTGCGGTAACACGGCCAGCGCCTTCAATCTATCCTTGAAGTCGATGTCAACGTCCGTATGGATCTTGCTCATTTCGTGTTGTCCACTACCACCGAGAGGCCACCCTTGGGTTCATCATCTTCCATACGTCCCTCAGGGATCATGGTGATGTTAGCCTTGAACGTGACCTCGATATCATCAATACGCATGATATTTAGGGAGTCAACTGCCATATCAGTCTTCACCTGCAAGTTATGCACTAGGCCCAAGATCATGAAATACAGGGTTTGGATGATGGGTTCCTGATCGTCGTAATGCGAGCTCTGAGGAACTTCCAAATCTCGTTTGCGAATTACATTGGTGATCAGGATACGAAAATGTTCAGTGCCCAGATCACACCAACGAGTTTTACCGGCAAACAGTTCAATGTCGTTCAAGGCCAGCAGGAGTTCCGACTCTTCTTCCCAGGAGTCTACCACTGACTGCATGTGGTCATCAGAAAACAGAATTGATGAGCGCTTGCGAGTCACATAGTCGTCGATGATTACGTTAAATGCCATGTCGATTGATCTTCTTCTTGAGTTCTTGTTTTATTTCGGCTAGTGCCTTTACTAGCCCATTATGGGCATTTGACAAACGAATGTTGGCGGACTCCAGCCTTGCTACTTTCCGTTCAAGATCAGTAACCTTCTGTTCCAATTCATCCACATATTTGGCTTGTGGAATCATAACCGTAATGTTGCCTTTCTTGAGCCTCAACAGCTTGGGGCCTTGTGGCTCCAACGTCAAATCTAAACCCAAGGGAAGTTTACCAAGTAGGGATCGCTCTGAGATGCTTTCCTTTGGTGGATCATTATCAGGGCCATAAAGGGCGGCGCGCATCGCACTCGCACCCACATTTTTATCAGTCATACACCAGCCTCAGCCAAAATAGTCTTGATGAACTTCACGTCGTCGGGGCATGATTTGAACTTCATTTCCCAAAACACTGGATTCAGATATTGTTCGATCAGTTTGATTTGTTCATCGGTAAATCTAACGAACAGCTTCTCACTAGTTGTGGCCGTATAAAGAATCCATGGTGAAAGTCTACCACTTCTAATCCATTGAACAGCTAGGTTTGTGCTGACGTTTTCAAAGAAAGTATGCCAGGGCTGCCCATAATCATCCTCCCATTGCTGCATGAGTAGAATGTTCCGTTCAACTGCCGCATCAGCACTTTCCCTTTTATTCAATTCCCTGATATACTGTTCGTAAACGAATGGCTTCGACCAGTTGTTCATAGGTACCGTAGCTTTCAAAAGAAAGTCCACGAATGCCTCTGGATTGATTGCCTGAATTTCCAACATGTATCGGCCAAACTGAACAAAGCTTGCATAATGCTTACTGTCCATGAAGTCAGTATATGTGCGGGGTTTTGCTCCCCTGTAGTTCATGTCATAGAATTTCTTGTAGACGATGAACCCCATCTTCACATATTTTTCATCCTTATCCAACCACCTGCGCTTACGAGCACAAAGGTGACTGGCAAGGGTTGACTCCCTGCTGAATGACTTCTTGCAGAAGTCACACTCAAACTTAGGACTTTGACTTTCGGGCTTTGGTCGGCTTTTCGGGCTTTCCGTTTTCCGCGTCGTACGCTTTGAGGAGGTCTTTGAGTTCGGCATCAGGGGTGCCTGCAGATTTAACGAATTGTTCAAACTCATCTCGATTCATTGATTTGGTTATGATCTCCAGTTCGAGATCGTTTGCGCTCGGATACCATTGCAACATGTACTCTTGGATCTTACTAGCCTTCTTTTTCTTGGGCATGGGGATCCAACTGTGGCGCTGCTTCTGGCCCGAACCACAAATCGCCATAAGCTTCCATTGCAGCTCTGGATGGGCAGTAAGGTCCCAGAAATTCATATTCAAAATCTGATTCGTCAAGATCAGGGTATAATCCCTATATTGCGAACTATCAGAAACTGCACTGAACCAACGCATGGCTGGGAAGGATGAAAATTGCTTCTTCAAATCGTCATCCAGGTTGGCGTAGAAGTCCTTATTGCAAAGGTCAGCATTTGCCATTTCGTCAAAAATATCTAGCTTCTTTTCAGTCATTTTATTGCTTTGGTTAAGCTTACATGATAAATATTTGCAAATGAAGCTGCAATATAAGAGCTTCTGCAAGTTTTACGCCTGGGTCTCCCTAAAACACAGGATCAAATCCCAGATGGAGTAAAATCCATCTGGGATTTTCTATGCTTGGATGACAAAATTTCTAATGGTCATCAGGATCTCACCAAGATGGTTGAATCCCACACCATCAACCTTTCCCCAATACTTGTCGCCCCACCAATTGCTTTCTTCCAAATACTTATTTTGGGTACCAATCAGTATCGCCAATAAGTCTGGGTTCTGCGTAAACTTGGCAAACAACACCCTATACATGGCATGAATACGATGAATATCATCCCAGTCATCTCGTATTTGAATCTTATAGCCTAGGGCTTTGGCATCCTTCCCAGTAATGCATTGAGCGAATTGCCGTTTGATTTCTGGATCAAGGGTTTTCTGCGCCATATAAGCCGCTTCCGATGAACTAAAATTCAAACCATCAATGCGAACATTGCAAGCGTGGAAATTAGACAGGCATCGATATTTTCCAAAGAAACCCCGAACTGAATCCAGGGTTTCCAGGGTATCGACTTTCCCTTCAGAATTCAGAAAGTCTTCTTTAGCCATTTACATCAACTTGGTGATGTCCAGGACATCAGGCAGCTTGTTGATGTCTTTGACAAAGTAAGCGCATACCGGTGACGGACCATCTTCCAGCGGCACAGCCAGAATATGACCATACTTGAGCTTGGGGAAGAACCAATTCACGTCAGGGTAAATGTTCAAAACGTTGATAGGCAGGAAGGATGGCATATATCCATTGATAGGATTGAAACCCCATGCATCAAACTCACGGTCATTGATGTTCTTCAATTCCAAAACTTCAATTGCGCCACTGTCCTTGTCCACAATCATAATGCTCCAATCAAGTGGCATCTGGATCCGATACGGCCCCAATTGCAGATCAGCCGCTGGACGAGGGAAATTATCCAGAAAGATGAGTGGCATGAAATAATAATCCACGTCATCCTTGTCGCTGTAGTCCAAAACCCCATAACGAACATCATCAATTTCGTTAGGAATATCATTCATGTCAAACGGGACATTATCCGGTGTCAAGATTTTCATATTGTGGATCTCATTTCTTGGTTGAGCGATACGAAATCTTCTCAACCGTATGTGGGTAGGATGCTTCTTTGTAGAAAACCTTTCGGGCTTTCATGTGTTTGGCGCTGAACTTCAGTGTGCTGCAAACGTCCCAAACGTCAACGTGATCCTTGTCTTTGGCTTTACGAATGCCACGACCAATACTCTGGATCACTCGGACGAAAGACTTACCAGGCTCGATAAGAACCAGGTTGAAGATTCGGGGAATGTTAATACCCACGGCAGCCACACCATAGGTGGCAATAATAACTTTGTTGTTTGATTCCTGAATACTGTCGTATTCTTCCTTGCGTTCGGAGTTCTTGACTGAGCCGTTCACAAACACACTGTCAGGGATGAGACTTTGCAGTACATCACCAGTTTCAATACGGTCGATGAGAATCAAAGTATTGCCTTCCAGTGCCAGTGTCTTGGATAGATTGGCGATATATTCCAAGCGTTCAGGATCTGATGTCAAGTATGCCTTTTCATCAGCATAGCTCTTATATTCAACATGATCATCATCAAGTTGGGCAATATTAATCTGACATTGTGCCAATACACCCTTCTCCTGGAGTTCAGCGGCTGTGATATTGCCAACTACTGGGCCAATAAAGGCCAACAGACTGACGCGGTCGATTTCATCCTTGGGGATCGTTCCAGTCAGACCCCAACGAATCGGAATACCCGCCAGAGGCCCTGCCAGCATGTCCTGCAGGTCTTGCCCCTTCGCGGAGTGCCCCTCGTCAACCACGACTGCCACAACGTCTTCTATCATGTCCAAAATAGTGAAGTCCTGCTCACTGTTGTTGCGGTTCTTCCACAACGAACTCAGGGACTGCCAGGTCGAGATCGTGTGCGTCTTGCCAACTTCCTTTCGGTCGCCGTAATAGACGCCAACATCCAGGCCGATATTTCGGTAGTCGACTTCAGTCTGAGTGACCAGTGACTTACTGGGAACAATGATCAGGGTTCGACCAAACGGTTCACACAGTTTGGACAACGCACCAGTAATAATGGTCTTACCAGCACCAGTGCTGATCTGTTGCATGGACTGGGGATTTTGGAAGAACCTATTGATAGCTTCGACTTGATAGTCACGAAGCATAATCGGTTCGCCTTCAGCCGGATGACCCTTGGGCCATACGGTATCAGCCAACAAGAACTCATCACATTCGGGAAAATTGAAGCTTATGGGCGCCCGTTCGTCGTCCAGTTCGATTTCGTAACCCGCCGCTTCCACGATTGGCAGAAGGCGTTCAAGCAGGTTTACGTATGATGCGCCCGATACTTGGGCGAAACTTTTAGTGCCGTCCCACTTTCCCAGTTTGTATGCTGGGGTATGGCGGGCATGTGGTAGAAAGAACTTCAAACTATCTACCATCTTACGGCGGGTATGGGGATCCAGATCAAGGAACTTACAGTTCACCTGATCGATGATCTTGAGTGTCGTTTTTTGCATTTAACCCTTTGTTATTCTTTTAGTACAGGGTTAATTGGTTCTGTACATCCTCCTATTATAAAAGGTGGTTAAACGACACTCAAATCTAACCTGATTATGGTTTCAGGAAACCCGTATAAACACCATAAAGATGGCCAATCTTGTCAGGGTCGGTGGTCTTGAATTTCATATCATGCAAATCGGAATTCTTGTATCCGAATACCCTGGACCACATGACGTCATCGTTCAGGTCTTCCAAAATACCAATGACGTTGTAATTATCCCACCATTTCGTGGTGCTACTACCCACATCAGTTCCCGTAATGATTTTGGGGAAATCCAACGCGATCATATTCGTGGGGTGATTTTCCTTGGTCCAGAAATCGTGTGGTTGCTCCCTTGCCCCAGAAGATACCGTTCGAAGGACAACCCGATCACGATTGTTATTGATGAACCCATCACTCATCTGATCGGGTCTCGTGATAACGATCCGGTCATTGACATGGTCGATATTTTCATCATACATCGCCCACGAGCGCAAGCCCGCAAAGCGAAGGGCCGCAAGCCAAGTGGTTTCCGTTTTGGATGTGGTGACGATCAGAATTCGCTCAGAGCTAATCATAACACTGGCGAGCATGACTGTGATAAGGCGAGTCAGGTCAGTGTCCAATACGGCCGTGCGATAACCATGATCCGCCACATATTGACAGAAGTCTTGAATGGTAGGAGTGACAGTCAGAAACTCCCCGGGAATGGAATTTTGAACGTGTTGCGGGTCGATCAACCCTTGCTCAGCCATTTGTAGGATCTTGTCATCCAATGAAATCTCCATAACCTCGCTTGCATGTTTGAGGCGCCTGCAGACGGCGGGAGAAGAGGGAATGATGTAGTCCAAATTCATACTGCTTTCCCTCCCAGGGATTCGATGAGTGTTGCGAGCATGGGATTGTTCACCACATTCGCCACGATAACGTTGGACTCGGGTTCGAGTTCGGCCGTAGTAGTGTGGTTCTTGCTGTTCTTGCAGATGGTAAGATATTCCAAGACGCGCATGTCATGCTCGAACCGATGGCGGCTGATGATGCTGAAAACCTGGTCCAGATTCTTTGCAGTAACCTCGACGATCCACAACCGGTAACTGGGTTCGAATCTTGCCGGATTGCCCTTCACCATTTCGGCGTCCAAATTGCGCAGCTTCTTCAAATCGTCAACTACTGTGGGATCGGCCTTGAAACGAAATGCGAGTTTGTTGGAACCCATATATCGAACTTCGCGCTTCACACTGATGCTCTGATACACGGGTCGGCGATATTGCGGATGAGCAATCGCTCTTTGAACAGATGTGAGATCTGTTCGCATGACCTTGTGCAAATCCCCAACATAGCGGGTTGCCATCTTCAGAATCGTATCGCTCTGACCAGAACTCAACGCGCTCTGATTCGTGACATGTGCCTGTACATTGGAAATGAAATTCTTGGACCATTCGTCCTTGATCTTACGGCTGACGACCAGGCTACCAAGCCCTCTCAGCATATCTTCAACAGTAATCACGCATCTACCCTTCAACAAACGATTTGCGCCAGTTTAGCACGAAAATGGCAGTAATTGTTGATGGATGGATGATGGGCGAGGAAATTTCCTCGCCCATGTGGCTTACGAGAAGCTCAGTTGAGACAGCGCACTGGTCTTCATGGTCGTGATTGCGGCAAGACGGCGCCAGTCGCTGCCATCCATCTTACGCATCGTACCGATCTTCTGCACCGTACGGATGCTGACTTCACGGAAATGCATGATGTTCTGCTTGAAGAAGTCCATACACTCCTGAATCGCGTCATGCTCGAGTCCGAGCTTTTCCAGCAATTGATCGTCAACGCAGACCTGCTCAATACGCAGGTACTTTTCGCGCAGCGAGTGCATGGTCAGGTCCAGGTAGAACACGCGGCTCATGATCGCCTCAATGTGAGGAGCAAGGCTGCTACCCTTCACCTTGGGGTTTTCAAAATCCAAGTTTGTGATGAAGATCACAGAGCCCTTGAACGTGAATTGATCCGGCGTGTCACCCCTGGACGTAGAACGAGAACGCCAGCTCAGGACCCGTTTGTTACTGTGATCCAGGGCCTTCTTGAGCAAGTCCAGGGACGTTTCATCACTGAACACGTCGCAGTCATCCAGCACCACTACACTGCGTTCATCGCTGTAACGGAACAACAGGTCATAAAGACCACCAGCAGTCACACGTCCGCTTACAACTTCATAGCGAACCTTGGGCTTGGGCTTGGGTACTTCGGGTTCCGGCAGGTCACTTTCACCACGGACGGTGGGATCGACTAGTGCCGCCATCACAGCCGCGCTATCGTTCTCATGTTCCAGTGCCTGAATGAGTTCGTGGCTCTTACCAACACCAGGTGGCCCACTGATCACTAGTGCCTTGATTTCACCGTCACCTGCAGCCCAGGCCAACTGCTTCATCACATGGAAGCGGTCCTTGATGCGAGACTTTACGACCTCATCATCTTCGCCATTCAGCGAAGCAATGATTGCTTGATGCGTTTGCTCATCAGTGGTAATGGTCGGTGCTTTCACGATGTCGCTCTCTACCGCTTGAGCGATAACACCAACTTGATTGCACTTTTCTTCATCACCTACGACGAAGCTCTGTTCGTTCTCCACGAACACGCTGAATGCACGCTTGGGATAGCCCCGTACGGGACCACCATCAACACGGATGAACAAACCTTTATCGTTTTGCTGGAGCGCACCGTCGATGAGCGGGAACGTCACATGATTGATCTCACGGTACGTGTCCTTGCCCTGGCTGTACTTGCCCTTTACGATATGAACGTATTCCACTGAATCTCCCTCTGCTTACGACGGTTTCAATTGAAACATATCTAGGGCCGTTCAGCAACGCGCCAATTGCAACAGAATGGGCATTACTGCTGATAGTCCAAACTGGCACGACTCCATGAAGGTCCTCTATCCCTTGAATCCAAGATACCACTCAGCTTCAATAGTACGGCCTTATCGGGGTCGTCAACCTGCAACCAATAGCCATACTTACCCACTGGTCCGTAGTGATTGACTTTGCGCCAAGCATAAGCCTCGATGTCTTTATCATGTTCATGACACTCATGAATACCCCAACCATGCCCTCGCATGGGGATATTGTAGGTGTAGTCCCGGAGACTACCAACATTTTCATGCAACCAGGTTATGAGCGCGATGTCATCCTCAGTCACATCCCACACTATCTTGGATTCGGGAGGTTCACCAAAACCAGACGATGCGTAGAACGTCTTGAACTTGAGGAAAAGTTGAAAGCGGTTCAATTTGAATGAAGTCCGTAACCACCAATTGTGATTTCGTCGCCCCCACTTAGTTCCCAACGAAGGGTTGGCTCAACCAAACGGGCAATGTACAGATACAGTTCGGCGAAGGCGGCGGCGGAGATGTATTCATATTTCTGAGCTTCCTTAATTAGCCTCAGTGCGTCTTCTTGGTTTGTGAACGAAACCAATGCCTGTTCAATGAACTCTTCAGTCAATGAACTGTCTTCGTATTCTTCGCACTGGGTATCAAATTCCAAGCCATGGAGGCGGTTTGCCGCATCATGGAGTCCTTCAATGTCTGATGCCGAAAAGTTGGTCGTAAACACATGTGAGCTGGTGATACCGTGGCCATCAGAGCTCCAATCACCAGTCGTGAGGGTAATCTTGTGGGCGAGTTCAGTCATATTGTTCTTCTTGTGGGTTGATGTTTAATCAGGGAAAAGTCCGTAGCCGCCCAGATCAATTATCTGGTGTTTGGAATTCTTCCATTCCAAAGTGGGTTCTGAAACTTTGGCAAGGTACAGATACATGTCCATATGCCCTTCAAATTCAACACGACCATCACATTCGTGTTCAATATAGTCAAGCAACTCCAGGGCTTCTGGTTGCCCCTGAAGGGTAGAACGGGCGCGATCAATGAAAGCTTGCGGCATCACATCCTTCCGCCAATCCAGAAACAATTTCGTGATGTCTAAGTTGAATGTCCTGGCCGTCTTCCTGAACGCCGCCATAACTTCGTCACGAGCGTGACTCATGTCAAAGTGGAAATGTCTGTTCTGTTTGTGACCGTAGTCACAATTAGCCACACCGATCACGAATGAAACGAAGTGGGGAAGGCTGCTGGTCGTCATATGGCAATATCCTGTTTTGCCAGAACAATAGCAAAGGGGCCCAGCAAAAGCTAGACCCCTTGTTCAAATCATTTGGCTTAGAGACTCGCGTCCTCGATACCAGCAACACGCAATTTAGTGATGTTGCCAATTTGGAAGTGTAAGTATTCAATACCCTTGCTCACACCCAAGAACTTGTTACGAAGTAACGAAACTTGATTGACCAACAGAGCAATCTCCAAAACTTCGTCATCACTGTCAGCATACTTTTCAGCATCACGACTAGTCAAAGCACGGTCATACTTTTCCATGTAATGACGATGCGCTTTGCCTTTAGCTTTATTGAACTTCAATTCCAAGTATCGGAGAATTGCTTCAAGTTCCTGAAGTTGATTGTATCGGTATTCAGCCATACCAGGAAGTTTCTTTTGAATGACTTCGATACGGCCGCTGACATTCAACTCCTTTCGGGCTTCTTCCAACTGTGCTTCGTAATACGCGAAGCATTCAACCAGCGGACTCAAATCGTCCGGATCTGCCGTAATTCGGCCATACCAACCACCACTCATTTAGTCCTCGCTGTCGTAATCGTCTTCGTCGTCAAACTCTTCTTCATCTTCACCGTAAAGTGATTGGAAGGCTTCTTCAAGGTTTCGATCTTCACCAATCAAATCGGCCATGTCTTCGGGTTCAAAGCCATAGTCTTCAAACGATCGAATCCAAGTGACGGCTACATCGGTGCGTTTTGCTGCTGGAATTTGATCTCGAACGGTATCCCAAAGTTCAAGTATCAAACGTGATTCACTGCTATTCATGTTAGGTAATTCCCATTAGTATCTAGAATATTCTACTTATGCCATATCAAATCGCAATATTACCAATTATGGTTTTACACAATAAGGGCATTCGTAGAAAGGGGGAGCAAAACTCCCCCTTATAATCTCGCATTAAGCGTTCAATACTTCGCCAGTTTCTGGGTCAATGACAGGTTCGAGACTCTCAGTGTCCTCAGCCAGCTTGGTGTTCCACTCAAGCATGATACGCATCAGCAATTCGTCAGTGATTTGCTTGCGGAAGTGTTTATGTTCCGAGCCATCATTTGCGATATACTTCAGCTTGTTGCCGTCTTTCGTCAGAATTCCACGGGATTCAAACAGATCGATCAGGCCGCTGTAGGGATCCATACCAGTGTCATACGGAATCTTGATTTCCATAGTTTCAAAGGGCTTGGCATAACGGCTCTTCATAACCTTCACCGCAGCACGGATACCAGTTACTTCAGCAACCTTGTTGCCGTCAATGTCTTCCTTCAGCTTACGCTTTTGCATGGCAACCACAATCGATGCAGCGTAAACCACACCTTGACCACCGGAGATTTTGTCATCGGGATCAAACATGTCCTGAGACGCATACGAGTGGTTGGTAGTTACCAGACCGATGTCAAACTCACCAAACATATTGGTTACGTTCGTCACCAGCGCCTTCAGTGCCTTGGGCTTGCGACCCATGTCACCCTTCAGTTCACCAGCTTCAAACTGGTTCACGTCAGTAGCCGTCATCAACATACCCAGCGAGTCAATAACGAACATGACCTTTGGTCGTTCATCCCTGTCCAGTGGGCCGTAGTTGGCTTTGTATTCCTTCATGAAGTCGCTGATGATCTTTGCCACGTCATCGATCATTGCCGCGCTAATACGCAACAGTTTGTCTTCAGACGTGTCAACATCAAGAGCCTTCAGCCATGCTTCGTCAAGTGCGTTTTCAGTGTCGATCAACACAACGAACACACCCTTCTTTTGTGCTTCGCGCACAATATTACCACTCACCAGGAACGACTTACCCGAACCCGACTGACCAGCAAACATGGTTGACTTGCCAAGGGGAACGCCCTTGAAAAAGTCGCTTGAGATCAGGAAGTTGAGTGCATAGTTACCAGTGCTGATCCACGTCTGGGGATCATTAAAACCAGTGGAAATACCATTGATTGATTTGGTAATATTTGTGCGGAATTTTGAAATATCTAGTGGCTTCATCTTGTTATTATTTTCCTATTGCCAGTTTGAACATCAACTTGGTAGAGAGGATTTTAAACCTCCCTACCAACTTTAGCGATATTTGGTTATCGCTAAAACGTTAATGCTTAGTTGCCACCAAGCTGCTTTTGCTTGATGCGGGCCAGGATGTCAGAAGCGTTGGGCTTCGCGCCACCAGTAGCTGCAGGTGCTGCCTGAGGAGCAGGAACCGCTGCGGCAGTGTCATTCCAAGGAGCGGGAGCTTCCGTACCACCGACCGGAGCGGTCAGACGGGTTTGAGGAGCAGACGCACCACCACGCATACCGAAAGGACGGTACAGGTGACCATACGACGCATTGTCGAACGGACGGCCAGCCAGCGAATCTTCGAACATCGCCTTGATCAGATCGATGCCATCGCGGTCAGGACGGGGGCCCAGGAATTCCTTCAGGTTGAACAGACCGAAGCTTTCGATCGCTTCCAACTCGTCAGCACTCAGTGCGCGAGTCTTGAACGACCATTGCGAAGTGCCGTAGTTGGCGTATTCGCCCTTCTTGGTCTTAGTCAGCTTGAAGTCACGACCACCCACGTAGTCGATCGGCAGATCTTCCATTTCAGGATTCATCAAGGAGTTCTTGATGATTTCAAAGATGGAGGGGTTGATCACGAAACGACGGATGGGATTTTCAGGAACATTTTCTTCCGAGAACGGGCTGTTAACCACAAAGCCTTGGAACAGGTACGACTTCTTCTTGTAGTACGTGCGGGCCAAGTCCTTCTTGGAATCATCCTTCCACCAGGGACGGATGTGAGCAGTGATAGGGCAAGCGTCGCCGAACATGTCAACGCAAGGAACCTGAACTTCAACCTGATTGTCGTCACGACCAACAACGCCTTGGAAAGGCAATTTGATGATCTGGCGTTCAACCCAGAAGAAAGTGTTGTCAGGATCAGCGTCGGGGAGGAAGCGGATGCTTGCCGAGGAATTTTCTGGAACGTTCCAGAAAGGATAGCTTGCATTATCGCCGGAGGAACCGGAACTCTTGTTCTCGGTGTTCTTTTGAGATTGTTCGAGCAGTTTTGCTTGGATTTCTGCGAGAGTTGCCATTTGTTTTGCCTATGTTGTTGTTATTTTAGGTTTGTTAAAGTTTGCCTAGACGAATGATTAACATTCGACATTTCTATTTATACCACGGAGATGGTAATTGGCTTATGATTTGCGCGTTCTTTCTTATTATTGTCTGCGCTAACCATGTATCTATAGTAATTGTGCTCACCATCTTTTGCAAAATAGATTTGAAAATCTTTTTCACAAATTTCTGGTTGTTGTTTGCCCAAAAAACATGATGGCACTAGGTTAACCTAGTGCCATCAGTACGTCAAATTACTCTTTAACGCTTCAGACCAGCCAACTGTGCCATACGATTCACATACGTTTCATCGTCGTTGTTGGGACTCTGGACATCTTTCTTGAAGTCCTTTTGCTGGTTAGCTGGGATGACATCATCACACTTATGTGATTCTTTGAATTCATCATCTTCATCCTCGTCCT